ACGACCGCATTCCGAAAACTCAAGTCGTCTCTCGATGGAGTCCTGAAGGAAAGCATTAATCACGAAGTTCGGGACGAAGCTTTCCGCTCCTCCGTGAGCATGTCCTCGAAAGGTGACGATATGCTCGTCACCTGCGAGATCATTTTCCCTGACACTTGATCCGGTTCAGACGCCGAGCGACAGCACGAGCCAACGTTTCCTTGTTCCTGTAGGCAGGCTTCGATAAGTCCACGCCAACGAATTTGGCGAGGCGCTCGATATTGGTGCGTATCGCCATAGAAATGTCGTCGGCATCAATGACCATGCCCCTTTACTACGTCACGAACTAGAAACAATCAAGACACACTTCAACGCTTTGTCGTGACTCTCTGCGTCATTGATTGAAACGCTTGGACTCCTCGGTCTTGGCCGGAGATGTGTAGTATTCGAGAAGTGTGTACACGGTGGCTACCTTGTCTCCCTTACCGTGTAGGACTGCGGCCGCATCCCAGGGTCGCATTCCTCGGGCGCATTCGTCGATGGCCACCAGAGCGCCGCGAAGGTCGAACATCTGGGCACCCTCGAAGTTCCCCTGGGCGATGAGCTCCGCGACCTTCTTGGGCAGGGACAGGTCTCCCGTCCTCGTGCCGATGAGGAGGTCCGGTTCGATCTTGTCGATTTCCGTCTCAGAAAGATGAGCGTCCTTGGCCTCCGGCATGTCGATGCGAACGGTCTTGATGACCCAACCGCCCTCCGCTCGAATGGCGTCGCCCTCGTTGGGAAACCGCGTATCGGGAACGAGGACGTGTTCGAAATCGGCAGTGTCTTTGAAGAGTCGTCGGACCCAATAGTCGGACTGGGCCTTGCGAACGTACTCGGTGCCGATGAACTGCATGAGCTCTCTGGGAGAGTGGGCGATCATTCCCGCGGGCTTGAGGTCGAGACCGGTTGCCTCTCGCATTCCGTCGAGGTAGTCGTCCATAACGATCACGCGCCCGTCGGTGAAGGGGGCTTCCTTGACGGCGGGATCGTACATCTCGTCGTGAGTGAGTCCGAACACGTCGGCGGCAATCTTCTTCAGGGCACCCGCGAAGTGGGCGATCTGAAAGTTCGGGTTCGCCTCCCGCACGAATCGAGCGAAAGTATCTTTTCCGTGGTATTTTTTACCTGAAATTCCATATAGTTCTCGCATGTTACGCTCCTTTAGGCACCTTTCCTAAGTGTTTTGATCTCAGACCTAAGCTCTTTGACTTCGGCTTCCAACTCGCGGACCCGACGTTCTGCTGCATCAGCTCGAGCCTCAGCATCGTTTGCTCGCCCCTGCAAAGTGAGCGTACTCTGACTATACGAACTTCTTGCGCGAACTAGCTCTTCTTCTCGCCTCATGAGCTCTTGTTCTAATTCACGTACTCGTGTGGACTCCGCACTCATGGCGGCGCCCTACACCGATTAAATTTTATCCGATTGGAAAACACTACTTGAGATCATGCGATTTTTACCGATCCTCAAGTTTTTGATCGCTGCCGTGACGTCCGTTTGCATCGGAGCTGGATACCGTGCATATCAGCTCCGAGATGGCAGTTCCCTGGATGAGGACATCGTGATGTACCTCGTCTGGACGGGAGGCATCTCGTTCGCCGTCCTCGTCCTCGTCTATCTAGCGTCGTACCGCTCCGAACAGCGCTACCGAATCATGGTGGACAGCCTCTACTCATCTCGTCCGCCGCCCCTAAAACTCAAGTGAGCTTATTGAGAGATCGAGTGATGTTCGCCTGAGCCATCGATTCGTAGTTTGCCCGAAATACGTCCGTCTCGTAGATGTAGGGCCTCTTCAGAAAGTCGATGAGTACCTTGGCACGACCTGCTCGGAACACGTTCTCTGGGACGAACGAATACTCGTATCGAACTCCCTTTTCATATTCATCAAAAATGGCTTCATTCTCCCCCAAGATCGAAAGATCGACGTCAACCAGGAAGAGATATCGTTCGTGCATTCCCCCAAGCTCCGCGGAATGCCTCGTGTACGGGATCATATCCATTACATCAGCGATAAACCGCTCTTTGAGGTCCATTCGCCGACCCCAACGTTGAAATTCAAGGGCGCTCTTCACCTCGTTGTCCGTTCGACCGGGAACGTAGACGAGGTCATGCCAGAAGATTGCCATATCGACCCAGGGCTTTACCTCTGAGGGCACGTGCTTGTCCGAAACCTCGAGACACGCTTTGATGTGCGAGAGAGAATGGTACATACGTGACGACGCGTCATACGACGGCACAAGCTCTTCCAAAAAGGCCTTTTCCGAAGGTAGCGTCTTCGCCCCCAAAGACTTTGTGAGGGTCATCCACCGCTTTTCAAGCTCCTCAACCAGCATCGTCGTTCTCCTCGGCAAAAACCTGAGACGCCAGCTTGTCCATATGCTCGTCAACGAGCTTCTTCATGTGAGCTTCGATGGTCTCAAGAGCAGAACGAAGGGGTGCGACGAACTCGGAACTCATGTGAATCTTCTCGAATCCGGACAATGAATTGACGTAAACCTGAGCCGCAAAGCAAAGTTCCCGAAGCTTTTCGACCTCGCCAAACTGCCCCACGGATTTGCCGAATTTGTCGACGTCCTCGGGCGTCGGGTCGACGGTGACCCTCAAGTTCACCGTCACCAGTGCCGGGGTCACGTCGAGAACGATCTTCGGCTCCTCGGGTACCCTGAAACGTGGCTCGCTGGGCATACCCAAAGGTTACACCGAGCGGCGGAGAACGGCCCGAACGGCTTCCCTGGCGGTACGATCGGACGCGACTTTGACGTCAGGCATGATGAGATTCAGCCAGTGTTTGACGATGGGCTGCACTGTAGCTGGACCGTACCCGACCAGCAAACCCATCACCTCGCAGAATGATTCTTCAACGTTCTTTCCACCGTAACCCGTGATGGGATGCTTGACGGTAACGAACTTGACCCCATCAGCAAGAAGCTTCTCGAAGTCTTCCCTCGTATTGAATTCAACTCCGCCCGATCGCGCTTGCCCGTGAGCTATGACGTCAACTTGAAGGGCTAAGAGTGGGTCCACGTCCACGAGTTTTTCTACGAGTTCATGAGCCCAAGCGCCTTCTGGCCAGACCTTCAAAAGCTTGTCAACGTCAAGAGGTTCGGCATCGTCGCTAATTGCTTTTGACCAGAACGTGCGGTCCGCCTCGCTCAGGTACACCTTGTAGATGTGGTGCCCCATTTCATGGGCAATAACGTGAGCCACGATATTTGGATTCTTGTGATCAAAGAACCCGCCCATAGCGATTTCAATATGATCCCCCTCATACCTACCGCCCTCGCCCATGGTAACATATGCATTCAGTCGAATGGGCAGCATATGCTGTAGAAGCCAGGGAAATACCTGTTTTGCACGGCGTCGAAAAACCCTAAGTCCTTCCTTGAAACGTTCCAAGAAGCCGTCTTCGTCATTCTCATACCCGACGACTGAAACATGAAAGCCCTCCATCTCGACTTTCTCAGTGTCCCGGGTTTTCACCGTGTAGTTAGGGGTGCCCGTGACTCGTTCTCGGTATTCCACGAACTCCTTCATCTCTTTCCAAAAGAGCCGTGCCTTCTCCTTTACCTTGGCTGCCCACTTGTCCTTCTCCATTTCGAAGCTGGCAAACAACGACTCCTGAGACTGAGGATTGTACTTGCTATCCGGGTACCCAAGAGGGAGATTGAGTTCAATTGAAAAATCCCACCCGGTCTTCCGAAGCTTGTCACCGTACCACTTACGGTCCGATTCAGAGACCTTGTCATCATACTTGAAGTCGTGATTGAGAAAGGTCTCGAAAACGATATGGTCGAAGTTCTTACGAAAGGCTTTGACACCGTCCCGAACCTTGTCCGCATCCTTGTAGCTTTTGATGCGAGGAATGTTCTTCATGAGTGTGAGAAAGTCCTTACGCAGGTTCTCAATCCACTCGAGGTCCAACGTGATGTCCTTCGCCACTCGGCGATCATAGCTGTACGTCATACCGCCTCGTCAAGGAGTAGGTCGTCCGAACCACGCTCGTCGGACTCGTCAACAAGAAAACCGCCGTGCATCCCCTCATGAACTTCTCGGTGGCAGCGGCAGCATAAAAGCACGCACTTTTCGAGCTCGGGGCGGATACGTTCCCAGGAAGTCATTCGGTCCGAAATCGTGAAGTCTTTCTCGAGCGGATTCACATGGTGAAAGTCAAACGCGGCGGGCGTCCCATCATAGGTACATATCCTACACCGACCGCCAAGGTGGGCTACCGCCATCGCCCGTAAATCAGTCCGGCGTTTGTGCGCCGCTCGCCTCTTCTCCCAAGCTCCCACGAGGAGGCGGTGTAACAAGAGGACTATGGCGGATCTTGACCCACGGAAGGTCGCGGAATATAAGGCTCGAGCCGAAGAGCTCATCCGTGAACGGTCCCCGGATTACCTGATCGGCGTGGATGAGGTCGGCTACGGACCAATCGCAGGGCCGGTCGTAATCGGCGCCGTGGGCGTGCCCGTCGATTGGACGCCACCCACGGGCCTTACTGACTCCAAAAACCTCTCCAGAAGGCAAATAATAACCTTGGCGGGGGCGTTCTACGACGAGGTCCTCTCACGGGGGATTGGGATCAAGTACGCCCTTTTCTGGGGCGACTCCGAAGAGATCGACAGAGACGGACTCGGAAAGGTCCGTAAGGGACTTCTTCAGTCCGGGGTGGAGTACATCCGGAGCACGTATCTCGAAACGGAGCCTTTCACCACTCTAGCTATCGTCGACGGCAATCTCAACATTCCGAATGCGGTCAGCATCCCGAAAGCCGATCTTGTGTGCCCCGTGGTGTCCATGGCCGCCGTCCTTGCCAAGTGCGCCCGTGACACATGGATGATCAACGTCGCGGCCAAAAAGTACCCGGGGTACGGTTTTGAGGAATCTGTCGGATACGACACACTCGAGCACCGCAAGGCGATCAAGGCTCTAGGTCCGTGTCCGATCCATCGGATGAGCACCCGGACCTTGAAAGAACGAGACGTCTGGTCTCAACTCCCCAATCTAGGGAGAGGGGGAAAGTCATGAAATCCTTGATCAAGTGGGTCGGTGGGAAGACACAGCTCCTGCCCGAGCTGCTCCGTGTTTTTCCCAAATCCATTGAGAACTACTACGAACCGTTCCTCGGGGGAGGTGCTGTCTTCTTCGCTCTGGCTTCCTCCAAAGAACACCCGTTCGTAATGGCACACCTGAACGATCTCAATGAAGAACTGGTCAACACGTACACTCAAGTCGCACATGACCACGAACGATTGTGCCTCCTGCTCACCCAGTGGAAAGAGATGTACCTGAAGGATCCAAAGACCTTCTACTACGACGTTCGAAAGGACGACCCCAAGACGATGCTCCCGCTCGACCGGGCGGCTCGGTTCATCTTCCTCAACAAGACGGGTTTCAACGGGCTCTACCGCGTAAACAAGTCGGGCGGGTTCAATGTCCCGTGGGGCAAACACGAGAACCCGACCTTGTTTGATCAGGACAACATCGAGGCATGCTCCCGCGTTCTACGAAAGGCCAAAATCACCTCGGGGGACTATACAAGGATTTTGGACCGGGCGGGCATCGGAGATCTCGTCTACTTCGATCCTCCGTACGTGCCCCTCAACCCAACCTCAAACTTCACATCGTACACCTCGGACGGGTTCACTATCGAGAATCAGAAGCAGCTCGCCAGCACCTTCAGGGAGCTCTCAGACCGAGGCGTTCACGTCGTGCTGTCCAACTCGGATACCGAAGTCATCCGAGATTTGTACAAGGAGTTCGCCATTTTGACGATTTTCGCCCGTCGAGCGGTCAACAGCAAGGGGAGCGGCCGAGGACCCGTGAACGAAGTTCTGGTCTTGTCGAAAACGGCATCCGAAACTTTTGAGGGGACGATCTAAGATGGGTAACGAAGAGAAGGGCACTTTTGGTGCCTCATGCGATGGCTCGGTTCTGTTAGCCGAGCCTCAGTACGACGTGGACGGCACCATCCTCGACAACGGCATCCAACTAATAGGAAACGCGACTAGGCAGTCGAACGGACTCTATACGTCTCTTGCCAATGTGAACGGCTCTTTATGTACCGTTGAGTTCAAACTGACAACAGCGATTAGACCTTCGGTGGTTTCGGAAACTTGAGCAGAGCATTCCGGGTGAGTAGGTCATAGAGAACGGGCTCAAGGAAACTGACCACCATCTCCTCTCGGAACCATCGAGTCTCGAGCAAGTTGCCTCCCAGTACCGAATACTTTATGTCCCCGGAGTGTGGGGAGAAGCACACGTGCAGTAGCTCGTGCAGAAGTTTCATCTTCATAAAGTTGTCGTCTGGGCCCCAGGTGACCTCAATGCAATTGTTGTCCGAGTCGTAGAGAGCGTCGGCCACATTGCCGTCATCATCCTTGAGGACCCACTTGACGACGTAAACCCGGAGTTCGCCGCGTTGGGTCTGTAGCTTCACCCATATACGACGACCCCTCATGACGGCCCCTAGGACGTTCGCTTGTTGTGTAGGGCCAGGATAATGACGGAGAGCAGAGAAATGCTCGCGGCGGTAAAAGTCACTATTGATAGCGTGTGCTCGGATGCGTGTGCCGCCACAGCTACGCCGATCGCAACCACGTTCCCTAGGTTTAGTCCCCCACAAAGCCCGGCTACCTCTCGTCGGTCCATGTCCCTAAGCTTAGCACCAAAGGTTATCGGTCGGTAAGATCTTCCAATGGCTGAGGTGGAACACCGTGTAGCTGATTGGGAGCCTCCTCGTCGACCCAGAGAGAGGTCAACATCGATTTCCCGCGTTTTTTATCCATGTAGTACATGGCTTGTTGGGGAACTTCGAAAGCTGCTCTGATACGTTGGCTGTAAGGCCCGTACCCAATGAGCGACCCATTGACTACGGCTCTACCATAGTCAAGTAGGGAGTGATGGTGCCCTATGTTGTGGACGTCGGCCCTTTTGACAAGGTCCCACATTGGTAGGGACTTGAGCAACGGAATGCCGAGTCCACCGACCCCACCCATGTACTTCACATCGTCACCGTGGTGGAAGTGAAGAGTCCAATCGTAGACCTGAACGTACTGGTGTGGGGAGTTGGTGATTTCGAAGTGAATCCGTTTCTCATTGCGGAACTCATCCGCCAGGGAGTGGTACATGAGCCACTCAAAACTATTTGCAAATCCAGAGGAGATTCGAGGCTTTGCAGTCGTCCTTCCGTGATTACCGTAAGAACACGGAACCTCGATATGGGCAAAGTCGAGGCGATTCAGAAGGGTCCAAATCCCATCACGAATTCTAGGGAGTAGCCATCGAATCGTTTCCGTGGGCGAGAGGGCATTCGTTTCAACCAGTTCCTCGTGAATGTAGCCGGTCATTAAATCGCCACCAAGCCAGAGCACCAGATCGTTGATGGTGAGTCGCTTGCTCGCACGATGGTGCTCGATGTTCCAAATGATTCCATCAAACAAGCGGCGAATTCTATGATCGGCGATATCGAGGTTATACTCGTTACGATAGGCAACGCTCTCCGGTTCAACCGGCTCTTCAACGTGCCAATCGGAACATAGGGCTACGGCTGTCATTTCTCTCACACCCGAGTTCTTCTCTCGAGGCATGATACGGGGCGGCGCCTTGAAGCTATGTACAACGTCGATGAACGACTGTCGAGCGCGGGCCTCACGTAGCTGGTCGACGAGCTGTCGGATCTGCCTCTTGTCCCGAGAGATTTCTTCTTGCTGTTCCCTTCGCTCCACCGGGTCGAAGTCGGGCTCGTCATCATCGCCCTCGTAGGCCTTCTTTTCTTCTTTATCATCGAGGAGCTCTTCCTCGGAAGGGCTGAGTTCCTTGCAGTAGGAGGAGGGGGCGTTCAGCTTGTTTCGCTGAAACGCGGCTCTCAGTGCCCCTTGGGTGACCGGGTGGTCAACGTTGTCCTGGATCTCCTTCAGGGCTTCCCTGAATTGGTAGATGGGGTACTTCGACAAGATGAGTTTGGCAACACGAAGATCACTCTCACTCCATACTAAGGACATTGGCGCTCCGTCTTGGGGTTTGGTCACGTGCGCGTGAGCGCGCACGTACGTAGATGAAACTGTCGTATTGATTAGAGGTTCATCGACGAATTTCACACTCCCAAATGAAAAAGGGCTCGTCGGATGTTCCGACGAGCCCTTACACCGACCCGAAATCGTAATCGTCAGATTACGTGGGGTTACTGTCCAGATATTTCAGCCATTTGCAGAGACCCTCGGAAACGTACTTTTCGAGGGCGCAGAGACCCTCGGCGGCGCTGCCGGTGTCCCAGAGGAGAGCCGAGCCGACTCGAGCGATGTCATCGGCATCGTCCGGATCTGCCTGCCATGATTCGGGAACCCATTCGATGGCGGGACCTACGACGGCCGGAACTCCTTCGGAAACCGCGTCGGCCGTCACTATGTTAAAAGTTTCTGTGAATGAGGCTTGAACGACGAGGTCCATATGGGAGACGGTCAGTCGGAACTGGCTCCACTCTTCCCATGGAACCTGAACAATCTTCGCCCAGCGAAGATTGTTGAACATGTTGTTTAGCGCAAGCATGATGCTCTTGCTCTGAGGGTTCTCCGTGCGACCCGAATTCACGTAAAATTCGAGGTCGGAACCGCGTCGATTCGCCATCATGAGAGCGGCAGCGGCCGAGGTCGTGTGATTCTTCAACAGACGATGGGCGCCGAAGCAGCCGATGCGAAGGCTCCGATGATCATGGCTGACACCGGGCTTGCGGTTCTCGCGATCGACGTTGTAGAGATTCGGCAAGAGCAAGCATCGGCTCTTGTACGTACGATCGATGAACTGCTTGAGACGCAGCGTATTTGCCGAGACGGTGAGATTGAGTTGGACTTCTTGCAGGAGGAGCATATCCCGGAGAATCTTGATGGCGCCCGGCTCGACTTGGAGGAAGCCGATCTGACTGTGGCAACGGACGACGAAGTGGACGCTGGGGAACTCCGTGAGAAGCGTGGACATGTCCGGAGCTTTGATCCAGAAGGCCTCGACGATCGCGTGAGTTGGCATGTACTTCTGGAGTGCCTTGCGAACGGAGTCGATGTTCCAGACGGGCGCGATATCGCATCGGACCCCCGCCTTGCGGAGGACCTTGGCCGTGTGAAGGGCGTTGACACCGAGACCGCGATGGCACTTGCCGCCTTCGCTGTTGTAATCCTCGTAGTCTCCACCGTAGGACTTGAAGTCGCGGTAGAAGATGACGACGTGAGCCGTTTCCTTGGTGGGGGTGAGGTAGTGCATCCTGATTTCCTGGGTTGTGGTTGGGGTTCGTTCTTAGAGTACACCGTTCTCGACGCATCAAGACGAGGTTCTGTTACGTACCCTCAAAACTAAAGTGAACTATCCGTGGAGTTTCTGAAACCGACTCGCAACCTTCACGGTCAGCGGATCCAAAGAGGCTGTTTTCTCCAGGGTTCCATTGTCGAGGTAGGCGGCTTCCATTCCCGGATCAAGGCAATTAAATCGGATCATGTCGGCCTCGAGTCCTACCTCTTCCGCAGTGGCTTCGAGTGCCTTGAGGAACTCCCCTTGAAGGAGCTTCGTTCTTGATCGTTTTTGCCTTGGGAGTTCGGGACCCTCAGATCGAACCTGAGACAACTTGGAAGACATGATTCTATTGGCGTTGAACCCTCGGATATCACTCATATTGAGCTTGAATCCGCCCAGGTATTCGTTCACCATGTCCGCCGTCACGCGACCCGTGTCGTGTGCAAAGAGCTCGTCGTCCACATCCTCGACCGCTTCGTAGGCATCCGCCAAAGCTCTGACGATCGATGCGTTGGTGATGGGCTTGCGTTTCCCCTTGGCTCGGAAGTACGCCTCTCGATCATCGAGCTGGACGTTCTTCTTCCGCCAAGAGAAGACGGGGTCCTCGCTCGTCTCAGCCATGAGTCCGACCGCCAACGCGGTGAGAAAACGATTGGGATCGCTCGAGCGTAGGTCTCGCTTGACTTTGGCTTGAAGCGCTTCCATGGAGGATCGGACACGGCTCAGTCGTCGACTGCGAGACCGAAGCTGTCGCTCCTCACTGACAAGCCCTTTCGACCGGGCGCGGGCAACAACAAGGAACCTCATTCGGGCTCTTCTGTGGGTACGGGTTCAGGCGCCTCGGGAGCTTTACCCGTCTTGACAACACTCTTGAGCCACTCGGACGGTTCTGGTTTTAGATGACCAAGAATGTAGGTGGTCATCATCTCTGCAAAATACTCCATGTGGTTCTTACGGGCATAGTTCGTGGGGACCCAATCATGTAGATGGGTTTTGTAGTCACTCCGTCCTTCGCCACTCTTTATGAGGGAGGACAACTCTACGTAAACCGTATGCCTTTCTTCCTCAACCTTTTTGAGTTCCGCCTCTTTGGCTTCGTCTTTACCAGCATAGGTAAGGGAATCGACGGATTCAGGCACAATTAAGGGTCCAGGGCCTCGTCGGTAGATTTGCTGACGCTTGATATAAGCCTCTGGGGCGTCAATGACCTCCACGTTGACAGTGCGACTATCCGCCTTACCAACGATGCGACCCTTCACATGGTACTGCACACCATTGACCCACGTATCGTATTCAAATACCTGTCCCTTGCGTGGCAATGGCTTTCGCTTGTTTTGCTCCTCACTCAGTCGGGAATACGCTTCATTCAGAGCCTTCATTTTTCGGTTCAGAATGTCAACCTTGTTGCTTTTACCGGTCGACTTCTGACGAACAGCCCACATGTGCTTACTGATGATTGCTGAGTTATTAATTCCACCTGGCACCACCTTATCGTGGCAGTAGTGTCCAAGCTCATGAATGACCGTATGGATAAGTTTAGGATCCTCGTAGGACTTCGGTGCAAACTGAATGGTAGGAGGCACACTACCCATTGTGTAAAGTGCGCCGGCATGGGAAGCACCTCGCCCGCTTAGTACAGACGAAATATCGTGAACGATGGGGACACCAGCAGCGGCGTACATACGCTCCGCTTCCTCGAGCAAAGCACCCAGCTTGTCCACGTGTTCTTCGTGCTGCTTCAGATAAATCACCTTGAATCGACCAAACTTCTTCTCGAGAACTACGGACGCCGCATAGCGCTCAACGACTCGTTCGGCAGCCGTCTTCTTCTCTTCTTCTTCGGGGTCGGGCGGGTCGGGGTCGTGCCAGATCTTGTAGAGACCCATGATCTTGTTCTTTTTGCGGCCTTGTGGGACTGGACGAATCTCAATCATCGGGTGTCCACGATCATCGGCCCAAATGCGCTCGATGATGCCGTGCTTGTTCTTGTACTTCCCGAATACAATTTCGTCCCCGGGGGCGAAGAACCCCCTGGCGATCAAAACTCGTGCGGCAACTCTGGCTGAGATTGCGTCGGTCGGAGCGACGTCGTCGTAGATTACGTCCTCAAGACCGTCCTCCCCCGAGCATGCGCTCATGGGTTGGCTACGGCACCACTCGAGGGCGGCGATGCCCCACTCAGGATCAATATCGTTCATCCTTGATTCCATAGGGTGGTGGCTTCAGCACAATCGACATCAGGACAGAGATAAATGGCGTAGGCTGCCAAATCGTGAAGCCAGAACTTGCCCTCATCATGATTGTCGTACAGGTGGCACACAGCATCCCCGCCCGGCTTCTCCTTGATGGTAATAGCTAGCCTGGCATCCTTACCACATTTGAAGCACTTCGTAGTGGGGTCAAACTCGGCCTGGTACGTCAGCCCCGTACCAGCGGGACCGTACCCGACATCCAAACCGCCATGCTCGGCGGCATAGCGGGCAGCAACTTTGAGGGTGAGCTTACTCATAGTGGCTTTCTTTCGGATCAAGATGCGGTCACCACCACTATTCATCAATGCAATTTCAGGGTCCCCAAGACGGTTGGGGTGTTGGGCATAAAGAGAAACGGGGCGGTCTCCAATGATGAGCTTAACAGTAACAGTCCTATCCCCTGTCCGTTGATATACGTCGGCTACGGTAGCGCTCGAGTGAGCTGGAATGTTTAGTCCCCGAGAACCCTTCTCAACGAGCACACGATCTCTAGGCTTGAGAGAGAAGTCACCACGAATCTTGTTTGGGTCCTCATCCTGCTCAAAATGCTTTTCGTACTTTTTCTTTCGGAGTAGGATTTGGTAGGAGGTGGGCACGGGTTTCCCTGGCCGCAGGCGAATTCCAATCTTAGCTGTTTCGATCGCATCGTCCTTCGTCGGGGCGTCATTGACTATGACTCGATCATCATTGAGAATGACCTGCCACTTACCATCGGTCAGCCAAACCCGCACATCATGATCCAGAATGGAGCCCTGGTATAATTGCGGATTTATTTCTCGCAGGTCCACATCCTTCTTGGGTCGCTTCTCAACGTAATTTCTAGCCTCTTCCGTAGAGATTGGGTCCATCTGATGATTTGAGTGCACGACGAATAGGTCGACATCCTCAAGTCCGACAATCATCGAGCACCCTAGTCCAAAACAGCAAGCGGAGTCTTCCATGACCCCGGATTGATGAGGTGGCCCGTTCGGGTCAAAGGGCACCTTTGGATTCAAATGGTGAAATCGGACGCCCATTGCGTCCAAACGAGCGAGGAAGAGATCGTCTCCGTACCGTTTTCCCCTGAGTTTATTCCCTATTTCAATGACTTCCGTGATGTTGTGCCCCCAAGACGCTCCGTGAGTTCGTTCCGCCTTGGCTGAGTAAGTCCCGCCCGTAATCCTTCCCGTTCGCAGAATACGACTCAACTCCTCCCCATCAAAAATGCGATACATTTTCACCGGAGACTCAAACGTACCGACGATTTGATCTGTCATCGATGGGAATTGCTGACGAGCTTTATTCGTGGCGTCACGATCTATCGTAATTTTGATAGCATTCGCTGACTTCCACCTGCTCAAAACTCGAAATTCGATGCGATCCACACCTACCCAACCTATCGAAAGAGCACCGTTCCAGGGGGGAGAATAAGGGTAATGAGCCAATCAACGGCAGCTTCTCGATCGGCAAACTGCGGAAAGAAACGGGAGATACTCCCTACGTTAACTGTCTGCTCATCGAAGAGACGCACCGGGCACCCCGACTCGCACTGCCATGATGGTATCGTTTCCTTCCCATCGGCATCAGCGTGCCCCCTCCAGGCACCCGTACGAGTCGTTGCAGTGCCCTTCTGGGAGAACTGAGACGAGCTACCCCCTGGACCGTTCGGGTATCCCCTGTGACCGTCCACTCTAGTATAACCCGGCTTGCATTCTGGGGAGTGAACAAAGATTATATTTGGTGGCCATCTACCAAGGGGAGACGGTCCAGCAAATTCGGACTCCGTGCGGAAGTGACCAAGTTGTCCCCCATTCATAATGCCTGAAAACTTGTCGGACGTACGCACCGTCATCTTCACCGGCTCGTTGTGTCTGATCCTACATGCGTCGATTTGAAGTGCCCCGGTACCAGTCAATATGGCCTGATCGATGACCGTAGGCGACGTGAGAGTCTTCCTACAAAGCAAAATGCATTCAGTCGTGGGCCCAGGCTTCAACAGATGGATAGTATCATGAATATGGTGACCGTCCTTCCGCACTTGAATCGCACTGTCTTCGTCGCAATTGTAGACGAAAAAGTAAGCACCAGCGGAGAGGTCTAAGGGAGCCATTCAGAGCATACCCTGTAACATCATTGCCATCTGTTCCTTAGACCTGCGTTCCATGGCTTCATGAGTCTGATCATAATTGTAGGGCACAACCAAACCTGGAAGCAGAGGGGAGTTGCCCAGTGAGAGGGTAGTTTCTATTTCGACGATTTGGATTTTCGGGATACTGTAGGAATCACCCCTACACTCAAGTACAAGACTACCACTATTAAACGCTCGGACACGCATGCTGTCTGTAATTGAGTCCCGAAAAGCGAAGTATAACCCAGCTTTATGCTTCGTCAGAACGGTTGCAACGAAGTTGCCGAAATGATCGGAAATGTTGGCGCCGCCGGTGACCTGAACCACAAATCTCACTGGTCCCGCGAACGTGAGTAGCTCCAACGTTCCATCGATACCACCGTCCGCGCTCTTCTTTCCGCTATGACGACCTTTGATTTGGCGTACCACCCATCGCTCGAGAGCATGCGGGTCAGACTTGGCCAAGTAACGGGCGTCCTCGATGTCCGAGGGGTATACATTTTTTTCACAGCACGTGCCGAACTCTTTGTAGATCCTCTCAAAAGCGACTTTTGCGGATTTGTGGGTGAGTTCGAAGCCTAACCATTGACGTCGGAGTCTTTGTGCCGCAATGGCAGTCGTGCCACTTCCCAGAAAGGGGTCCAACACGAGATCTCCGGGATTGGAAAACATTTCGATCAAACGAGATATCAATCCCACAGGTTTCTGGCCTACGTAATTGGGGACCCTCTCCCTCGAGAAATATGACACGTACGGTATGTCAGTCCACAGATCCTGTACCACCACCCCCTTGTGCTCATCCAAGAACCGTTTAATTCTGACTACACCTTTAGGTCGTTTTGGATCCTGAAGTCGACCAAGTCGATCAAGCTCCTCCATTCTCTCTTTAGAGAATCTCCATTGCCGAAAAACTCCCTTCCATTCGTAGGAGTACCCACCTCCATCGAGGCCATTGGCGGTAGGGTTATCTAAAGAGTACAATCGACCGTTATCATCCTTGTGTCGGTAGTGCCTCTTGATCCTTGCTTTCAGGCCTTCAGGAAGGTACTGGTTATAGGTGTAGGAATGAGACTTTGAGTAGATAAGGATCGTATCGTGCATTGCCCCAGGTCGATGTCCGTCACTGTGACCATTCGACCGTTTCCATACGATCTCAGAAACGAAATGGTCCGCTCCGAAAATAGCATCCAAAACCTCGCGCAAACGATGTGAGTACGTGGGACTACAATGGACCGCGATCGTACCAGTGGACGTGAGCACGCGATGACACTGGATCAATCTAGGCCCCATCCGAAAGATATAGGCCAAAGAGTCCGGATCGGCGCATTGACGTATGTGTTCGTAATAGCTCCACAAGCGAATTTCAACCGGGCTCTTGTTGACTTTCTCTTCGAATTCGCGGTAGTCCCTCATATCCGATTCCGACCACGACCACGTGTCTTGGTACGCTTTCTCGTGGGCTTCGCTATCATCGATGAGGTTGTGCCTTTTCCCTTTTCCGAATGGGGGATCCGCATAAATGAACTGGATAGTTAACGCATCCAACTCTTCTAACAGAAGTAAGTTGTCACCTGTTTTGATCATAAGTTGTTCCCATACACCGACGGTGCCCGCTCGAATTCTTCAATGAGGTACTCAATCACGGCGTAGGGATTACCCGTGTTGGGGTGCAGGGTAATGTTGAAGCCGGCCGCCTTCGTATGCCCGCCGCCCCCGTATAACTTGGCGAGCGCCGAACAATTGTACGTTGTGCGACTCCGTGTAGAAACAACCATCTTGGTGACCCGACCTTGATCGGTATCCTCCTCGAAGAAGCTAAATCCTGCCGCAAGGTCAGCGTCCGAACCGATATACTCCGCTACGCTGCTTGACTTCGTGGACCCCTCGAAGATTGCGACGCGAGTTCCCCGACTCGTAGTAAAGCGACGGGCCCCTTTCACCGTTTTTTCCGTGGATTGGTCATCTTTTTCAATGAGTACCTCCCCCACCCACTGAAATTGGGCTCGCCAGTTCTCACTAATGTCAGAAAGGTACATCTTCGACCAACGTTCCCACGGCATGAAAGACAGAACCTCTTTTTGAGCTCGAGCTTCCTCCCAAAATGGCGATTGCCGTTGCCAGGTATCGTAGACTCCAGCCAACATGGCAAAGCGTTCGGCGAACAAGGACAGCCGATCAAATGAAGCCACGTGAATACAGGGGTCATCACGACGATAACCCCTCAAAACTTTCCAAACTTCACGGAAGGCGAGCGTTGCCCCACACACTCCTGGGTTTTCCAACTCATCAGCAAACACTCCCCGGTTCCCGAACTTGGCAACCGTCTCCTTTGCCGACTTGTGGTGGTCGAGCACGATGGCGCCCGCGTCAACGAACTCCTGTGCCCGTTCAGGTGGAGGAGAAAAGTCGACGAACAGCATCCCGGGTTCCGCTTTCATATTGCGGTACTCGTCGTTACCGTATTGGTGAAAGAGAATCTCTGCCGTAGGAATGGCGTCGTGGATCAAAATCGCAGAGGCCTTGCCATCTGCACAGTTGTCGTGACTGATGACAACTTTGATACCGCTGAGGTCTAGGGTCATACCCCCTATCTACACCGACCTGGCCTCAATCCCGACGACGAAAGGCCTTCCAAACCTCGACAACGTCACTCCCGAACATCTTCGACGGAGTTCGAAGTGTAAGCCACTGCTCCGTGAAGAGACCGCCTGCCGAATACAATGCGAGCGGTTGAATACTCTGATGGCTGACGATATCGCCACTTTCCGTAACCTGCTCTTGCTCTATGCGATCGGCGTAGTAGAATCCAGCCGACAATCCGTACTGAATTGAGGGGTTTTTGTCAAACAGGTTACGGTAGATCTCGTACCGCTCCTCGGGGTAGTTGCACGGTTCAATCGAAAACAGGCTGATAAACGTGTTCGGTTTGAATGGGAGGTCCGTGTTCAGGTTGATTTTGCGATAATCGCCCTGAATGGTGTTTGCGCCGCGAGGCTCCAAGTCGATGCCTACGTACTTTGACCAGCTCCCATACTTCCAGAACTCCCCCAGACCGCAACCCAAGTCTACAACCTCAAGCCTATCCGGCCAGGATAGATTGCGGAACCACTTGAAAGCCGTGCTGTGACTCTCGCGAACCGAGTACTCTTCCAGGTACTCGGCATAGGCTTTGAAAAAGTCACTATCGTATGCCATGATTCAGTTACTCCTCGGGATGAAATGGGACTGCTTTGCCCGAATCCCATCGAACAGCTCATTTCTCAACTTCACGTCCACGATGGAGTCAATCTTGGCCCGGTTGACGCTATACCAACGGAGGAGCTCCTCGCGCGTCTTCATGGCATCGAGATCTGCCATGAACTGCTGAAAGAGGTCGGTCTCTCCGAACTCTTTGGGTGGAGCCTTGTACTTCTCCGCTTCGGAGCTCGTTGCGGATTCGGGTACTTCCTCGAGCTTCGACACAAGAACTGTGACATCAGCCGCGAGATCGAGACCTCGAAGAACGGCGTCACGTGAGGTGGCAGCGAGTTCTTTCTGCCCCAGAAATGTATGATTCATGTAGGCTCGAAGCGCGTCGAATGTCAGCATGAACGCCTCGAACTGAGCCTGGGTCTGAAGACCGGGCATCTGTTGGCGCAACTGTTGGAACATGAGCTGGTTCATACCCGAAACCTGGGGTGATGGGGGAACCGGCTGAGGTGGAACCGGCTGAGGGGGAACCGGCTGAGGGGGAACCGCCGCCTGCGGAGAATCGAGCTCGTCAAAGTTGACGACGTCCTTGAGTGCCTCCTTCACGACGCCCACGAGCTCGGGGTTCTCCGTGCCTGCCATGCGAAGGATCTCCGCTGCGGCCTGCTCGGCGGCTTTACGGAATGCTTCCTCACCGAACTTCTCTCGAATGGGGTTTAATCGGTTAATGATTGCATCAACGATCGGATGGGTCATGTTGGAACCTCAAGAGGGCTTGCCCCCGGCTTTGGACACCATCCTCGCTTGAACGGCGTCGGCGATACGTTCAGCCTGACTTACACCAGCAGCTCGTAGGTAAAGCTGCAACATTCCCTTGTAGAGCTGAGATCCCTGCACTTTGCTCGTAACGATCTTCCAACAGGCCTTGCAGTAGGTCGTTGTGTCGGGCGCAGGTTTACCAGTAGCTGAAGCAACCAGCAACTTCTCCTCAGACGTAAGAGTGAGGGTTTGGAAAGCTTCCTTGTCCCGGTGGCAAACGCAGCACTTCATGTGTTTTCAACGTAGTCTTTAAAGATGGCCATGTCTGCCCCGTCCAAGTCATATTCCCCGTTGGATATCTTTTCCCCCACGAGAACCGCCACACTGAGGGGCATGATGATGGTCGTGATTCCGTGCTTGCGTATCGCACGATTCACTCGACTGTGAAACTCCTCGGTCACATCCCTTTTATTGACGATTTCTGACTCAAGAATTCGATGGGGATGGCAATTGTAGGGATCCCCCGTGGAGTACGTAACTCGACATTGAAAAGGCCGTGCATTGTAAACCGTGCATTTCTTAGTCCCCTCATCGAGCAAGGGGCACGGAATCATACTGAGCAGCCAAACTTCGTAGGACGCATCCCTCACCTTGCTCGCGTGTTCCTCAAAGGTAGCCTTTAGGCTGGGCGTCCAGCGTCCCCTGGATACGAGGTTTTTATATAGAAGCATGCCCTCGACCACGGTCAAATGGACGGGGTGGTAGCAGCAATTCGAACACCCAGAACGACAAGACACAGTGAGGCCCTCGTCGTGAGCCGTGTTGCGTACTAACGCCTCAAAGTTGGATGCTACCTCAATCTCGGCCGAATACACTTGAGAAAGACTGATCTCAGCAATGACTGGGAGTTTGCGGGACATCAGGTATCCTCGTCATCTTTGAGCAAATGATCGAATACCGTTTTCACTTCGGCAACTTTCACCCTACCGAACCTTGAGGAGGCGGCCCTAATGGAGACGTTCCTGAAGTTCTTTGGCACAATGACGCTCGTGCTGCCCCTCGTGTAAGTAAGAACAATTCGGTCAAGATGCCGCAACCTTAGCTTGGGATTCAGGTAGAGAGTTCCGCCGCTCCTCTCAGGTTCACCAAGGAGCCAATCCTGAAAGATTCGAAGCGGTACGGGTGTCTCAAGAAGATTTGTAGGATGGGCCACAGAAGTAAGGTCACCCCACTTATAGGAGCGATGGGGCAACACGATAAAGGGCCACTGTTCAAACGGGTTGAACTCAACCTTGTACTTTGGATCATCCGATTGGACAATCAACACAGTGTCATCCTTGTCCAAGAGGAGAGTGCTATCGTCCGAGTTGACCTGGACTACGACATACCAGGTCCCATCACACGTTACGATGTCACCGCGGTTCATCAGTTGGCCGGAAGAACGCCCGCGTCTCGAAGGATCTCGTCCGTATTGTTGAGCTGGGGAACTCCGTTTCGCAGCACTTCTGCCGTGGCGGTCGCACGGACACGGTAGTATCCACGACCTTTGGACGGTACCCGCTCGAAGGTCTCGCTGAATGAGGAAAGCAGATACGCAATGTACGCTCTCGGATTGCTCGAATTGGGAAGCCAATCTCGAACCTTCAGGTCCTCGTAGATACTGAGGGCGTTCATAATGTTCGTCCCCATTACCGTAACCATGGCGTCGCGAATCTTCGGACGCCTTCCGTCCGCCACTTCACGGCGACCAACGGCGGCTCGATTGTTATTCGGGGGCTTGGAAGGCTTTGAGGAGGGGGCCGAGACTGTACGAGCGGTTGGAACAGCCTCGCTAACGACGGGCCGCCTAGAGGGCTCTGGCTCTGTACCGAAGATCGAATCGAACTTCTCAATCTTCAATCTAAGATGGTCCAGTTGGGCTGACTCATCCGCATATAGGGCGTCCAGCTCATCCTTTTGCTTTTGAATCTCCGAGAGCTTGTCCTGATGTCCCTGCAATTCTCTTTCGAGACGGCTCCGTAGCTCTTCTTCAATTTTGAGGGTTAGGGACATACCACATCTCCATTTTAACTTGGGGGTACACTTACCTATACACCGCCCAACAGAGTTTGAAGTACCCGAAGATGCCTTTTATCAAGGTTGCCCGCCTTGATATTCGTGAAATTGCAGGCTTTCACCTGGTAACAAGTAGCTTCTACCCCCGGTCCAGCCTTCAAACCATCGCAATTTTCACACCTAGATGTCCCGAAGTTCAACCGAAACCTGAATTGGGCCGCCTCATGCTGAACCTCGCGGTAGTGCCTAATGAGCTCTTCCGCTGCCCTGTATACCCTCGTGGCGTCTCCTGTTTTGAAAGACTCTAATAGGTTTTCGGCTAGGTCTTCTTGGTCGGGAACTCCCGTTGAAGGTCCACCGGACAGATGATCCCCTGTCTTCGTAGATACTGTTCGACCCGTCCCTCCGCGTTCGCCGCCATCAGTCCCGACAACCTCGGATCCTTCGTCTTCTCGGCGAGATCGATTGCCGACCTCATGAGGCTCTGCCATTCGTCGTGGGTTTTGGCCGCTCGAATGGTGGATTTTTTGCCGGGAAGGGACTTCAGACGAGGGCGGTTGACCATGACTCACGATTCCTCTTTAGATTGAGCCTCTGCTTGTGCTTTCAGCATGAGACCACGAGAGATAGCATAAAGAGCATCGTATTCGAAGCAGTATTGCTTCTCGAGCTCCTGGGCTTCCTCAAGGGGGTCCGATGGTTCGGATTTCGTGTGGTGATTGATAACGAACTTGGGCTTGTAAGCACCCTTGATCTCCATCACCATTCGCAGAAATACCGCCCGTTGTCGCCGAACCTGGTAGTCGAGATTGTCGAGCTCTTCTAGTACTTGAACGACGGCAGTTTGCGTGTCATCGATGGCGGGACGAAGACCTTTGAGAGAACCCACGGCCTTTGCGAGCTCGGGTGTCTTTGCGAGCTCCCTTGCTTGAGCTCGTCGCATCTTTCTGCCTAAACTCATCTGTAATCTCCATTTCAACTGCAAATGTCAGTCGTCGTCTACACAATCCTCAGTCCGTTTGGGCTGGGGAGTTGGTGGGTTCCCAGCGAAGGTATCGTAAAACGGATAGGACCCTTTGGTCCTAGACCGATTGAGATAGGCCTGTTCCATATCCACGAGTTCTTGCGTCGGCAGTCTGGTCACATTACACGCGAGATACTGGAGGTACGGATCAGATGTAACTCGCTTCAGATCTTTTGCCGCCCGCCAATCGTGCTCCAGAGAATAAATGATCTGGTAGGCGCTCATCGTATCGAGCAGACAGATTCCGGGACGTGCGTCGTCTCCTGGAAATGGGCCCCGTTCGACCCAAACGTTGTTTTTCGTATCCCTGTCGCACTTCGTGCATTCCCCATGTAGACCGCACCCACACGGGGAAGCCTGACATCGAGAGCACGGAGGTGTGAGGTCGTTACTGTTTCCCATGCTACAGACTTTTCAAAAGGAACAACTGACTGGTCTCGTGTCCAGCCTCGCATTTTACGGTCACCCGAGAGAAATGGGCGGGTTTACGGCGACGCCGTGTGTGCTTCACATGCGCAATTGAGGACTCACAAATGAGGCATTTCTCGGGAATATGTGAGATAACTTCCGAGTAGACCTCAATAGGAATAGACTTAGCGATCTCCGCATCCGAAAGATCGTCGGAGTCCTCATCAGGTATCGCTAGCGGTTTGAGTGCCATTTTTCCAATACCCGGTCGAAGCAATACTTGAAGCAAGTGTCCCACCCCCCACCATGAGAGGCGGTAGAATTGCCATTTTTCGTGTACTCAATCGCCTGACGAATGGCCCTCTCCGACTCCCAAACAGCAATCCAACTAAGGGCATCGCTAAGTGTCGGTTCCCGGCACGCACGAGCGACAGCTTCGTCGATCTTCATGGTATCACCACAAGACCCTTCGTGGAGTTCGACTTCTTCGGGGACAAGGACTTGTCCGAGGCATAACAGTAGCCACAAGATAGGGTGCACGATTCGTTGAAAGTGAACGGGTCGACCATGATGGCACAGCCACATGATTCGGATTGGGGTTTTGGCTCACCCTCGCAGGGAACACATACGCCAGCGGATAGATTTTGCTGGGCCCCCAGGCCATCCAGGGAGTCCTTGTAAACGTTGCAGAGGCGAACCCTTATACGGTAGGCATCCGCAATCTGAGCCAATTCTCGCATGATTTGGAGACATTCCGTGGCGCTTCGGGTCTCTGGAATCATGTCGTTTGGTTGTAAAAAGGACAAATAGACGGAGTTCGTCTTCCCTGTCATCCGAGAGGCAATGGACTCGAAACGTTGGTACAAGCTTCGAACCGAGCTTAGAATCGGAACGGGCGAGAACCGCCATGAAAGGTTCTCTCTGCCCACAAGATCCGAGAGGTTCGAAGCCCACTGCGTCGCGGTTTCGATGTTGGGCGCTCCCCGTTCCACTTCCTCCCAACCCGTAATCGTCACGTGAACCTTGACCTTGTAGGCGGACAGTAAAGCGTAATCGGCGACCAAGTTCTTCGGGACTTTGGTCCAAAAAACCAGGCTGTGCGTTTCTTCTGGCGCTAAAGACCACCAGTCGGGAACGCCCGTGCGAACGTCGAATGCTTGCATTTTCCCAGAGAGCAGACTCGCCCGAAACCAATCCCATTTAGCTCCCGGGACATCGGTCCACCGCGAAAGGCTGTAAGGTACAACCTCAGCTCTACCAGAACGAAGAATCGGGGTCATCCCTCAGAAGATACACCAGCGGCGTCTTCGAGGGCTTCCCTAATCGTATCCGGATCCAAATCTTTGAGTGCTTTCGCCGAAATGGCGGCGATGAGAGCCTGAAAAACCTCATCCTGAGTGGGGGGCCGGTCGTCTTTCGACGCGAGGCGCTCCATGAGCTTTGAGACCAGCTCGACCGAGTGGTGACCGATCTCCCCAAACTCGTGTAGAGTGGGTAGGTGCTGTAGGTGCTTCGTGACCGCTTTGACCGCGATCTTCTTTGCGGTAGAGCTAACGAACGAGCTCATCACGCCCTTCGTGATGGCAACGGCGCCCGCTCCAAGACCGAACCCCGCCCCTAAGGCCCCTGAAACTGCCGCAACCGTACAGTGGATGGCCACTTCCCGTATGGCGTGCTTTTGCTTCTTGGAGACTTCCTTGCCGGTCATCCAAGCATGGATGCCCTCGCCCGCCTCCTTGAACTCCTTGACCTCATGTTTGGCTACATTGTAGGCACTCTCGACGTATTTCATCGGGGCGCTCAGAATCGACTTGTGCGCCTTGAGTAGAGTTTCTCGACGATGATCCTCATCATCAACGAATTTTTTGACGGTCGACGGGGTCTTGTGGAGGAACTCCTGGGCCTTCGAGGACAGACTCTTTGCCAGGTCCTTCCAAGTCAACTTAGGCCCGGCACCGTGTTCGTGCTCATCGTGCTCGACACCGTGACCTCCGTCCGTCTTCTTTTCAGAAATCTCCCCCGGCTTCTTGACCGTATGATTTTTCGGGTCCGCCTTGGGATGTTCGTGCAGGTAGTCCTTCAGCGCCTTTGGAGTCGGAAACTCGAAGGCGAGCTGGTAACGAGCCGCCACACGCAGACTCAACACGTCCCTACGCATTTCAGACCTTGGTGTACTTTTTAGCGAAATGCATGAGGTGGTCGTTGACGAACTCTTCAGTGTCGATGTTCCTGTAATCGGACGACCACATGGAACGGGCCTCTCCGAAGTTGTTCACCTTAGGGCCGGCCGAGTAGTAAATGGCCTGCGGCTTGAACCAGAATCGGAAGTCTCCGTGGGGCGACACGGCGTACGGGATTTTCAGGTGATCGGTAACCCTCCAGCCCTTGGCCTTAAGTGATGCGAAAATCGCGTCCTGAGCCTGCTTGAAGGTCTTCTTTGCTTTGACCCGAGGCTTCTTCTCCCTCAGGGGATACGCGTCTACCTTCGGTCCTGGCTTCAGTCCCACTTGACGCATATAGTCCAAATTGATGATATCAGGTAGCTCATCGCAAAGGTCGAAGATGTCCTTGAAAACGTTCGTAACCTCGTGAGACTCAGAGGCGACCCGAGCGAAAAGCTGGCGCTGACCCTGAAGAAGCCTCTCGAGCTCGGTCAGATAGGTGCGAACCGAGTGAAGAGCTTCCTTGACCTCTTCACCCTCGAGCGTGGTGGCGTGTGAGAATCCTCGTAGCGCATGCCCCTCGATCTCTTTTGCTCGATGTTGCTCTTTGGCGGGAAGGTCGTTGACGAAGGGTTCTAGGCTCATGATGAGATCACGAAACGTATCCGTGGCCTGAGGACCGGTCCTAATGTTCCAGGTCTTTGCCTTTTTCCCTTTTTTCTTATCCTCTAGCTGAAGCGTAACAATGGCTTGTTTGGCAATCCGCTCGGGATCCATACTATGCTCGTCCCGAAGTTCGCGAAGGTCACCGACAAGACGATAGTACGTCGACGTAAACGAGGCTTCACGTCCCATCGCCAATCGCACGGCGGCAACCGCTTCGGGGTCCTTATCGGGGAATCGAGACGAAGCCTCTGGGGCTGGGGGCGACAAATCGTCCGTCTTCAAGAGCTCGTTTTGGACTTGGTCGGCTTCCTTTTTTCCGCCCGGCTTGTCACCCTTGTTCTTCATCGACCAAGCAAGTGCCCACGGGTTATCGATCTCATCGTGTTTTTTCATCTTTTTGACGGTATTCTCCCACCCAGGAGGGGCTACCGCGAGGTGTTCGTCAAGAAGCGGATCTTGCGCCATGGGCCCGGGACGGCTGATTGACGCCTCTTCCTCTTGAGTTTGGGCGATTCGTTGAGCAACACGAAGAGCTAGCTTGTCCATGGGTTACACCACCCAATCAATAAGTGGACTAGAGAAGTAACCCGGCCTCATCCAGAGCCATATACACGGCTTTCAAAATCTTGGCCTTACTTTGAGGGTTCATGTAGTCCCGAACCTTCTTCCAAGTTTCACTGAGGTCCACGACGGCTTCTACGAATTGGTGAGGTCTCCCCTTGTACTGCTTTCGCAGGAGGTAGCGGTTCGCGATGTCGAGGCATTGCGAAACAATCTGCTGCATGTACGCCCGCACCTCATGGGCTTGGTTGAAGTATGCGTTGCGCTCTTCTGGGCTCTCCTTAGGGTCCACAATCTCGTGGGGGAGAAAGCGACCTTCGGCCGCATGGGTTAACTCGTGAATGAGCACCTTGAAAATATCCGCTGAGACTAGGGGCTGATTTTCAGGATCCGCAAAGTCCCCGAATGTTTTCGAGCCGTTAATGTGCACCCATATTTCTCGTTTGACAACCGAGTACATCCCACCCACGGTAAAGGAAGTCGACTTGCTAAGAGTGCTTTCGAATAGAACCGGAATGGTGATGAAGTCGCCCCCGATTACCCAGACGCTGGTTTCCTGATTGTCGAAGATTTTGGCATGGCGACCGACAACCTGTTCCGACGGGAAATGAGCCGTGTATTTTGTGATGTAGTGGGCTATACGGTCGGAATCTCTCTTAATCGCCCCGTGGTCGAGAGGAATTGGCCGGGCTTGAATAAACCTGGCAGCGACTCGGAGCGTGAGAACGTCCACAAGAACGCTACCCTATAGAAGGGCTAACCGTGAGTCAACAAACGTTCGGTGCGGGTGACGACGGCTTCCCCCCTCGCGCAAATGGACTCAGCGGTAATCCGCAATCCGGTCGCATCCCCTTCGCTGGGAAGGTTGTACGCATAAGGTGCGAGGGTCTCCTCCACGATGGATCGCAACGACCGTGCGCCCGTCGGCCGCTTCTTTGCCTCCCGGCCGATCGCCAACAACGCTTCGTTGTCGAACTCGAGCGCAATGTCATCCATAGCGAACAGGGCCTTGTATTGCTTCACGATTGCGTTTTCCGGTTCCGTGAGGACTCGAACCATATCCTCCTCGCTAAGCTCGTACGTTGAGGTGAGGATCGGCAGACGCCCTAAAAGCTCTGGGATGTAACCGAACTCAAGGACGTCGTCCGGAACAACCGTTCGGTATGCTTCGTCTAAGGAGAGCCTCTTTTTTTCGTTGGATTGGGAACCGAAACCCAGTCGGGACGCCTTGTTTACACGACGGTCAACGATTTCCTCGATGCCAGCAAAAGACCCAGCAAAGACGAATAAGATGTTCGTTGTGTCGATGACGTCGACATTGGAGCGAACTGTTCCGTCGGCGCCCACAGTCGTCACGGACGCGTTCTTTCCCATTCCTCGGGTGACGGGCACCTTGCACCCCTCAATGATGCGTAGGAGCCCCTGCTGGACGCCCTCGCCCGTGATGTCTCGATAACCCGACGCGGAACGCCCGCTCTTGCGAGCTATCTTGTCCGCCTCGTCACAAAGAATGATCCCCCACTCGGCGCGGGCCACGTCTCCGCTCGCGTCCTGAATGAGACCCCGAAGCATGTCGTCGGCGTCATCCCCGACGTACCCCTGTTGCGTCAAACGAGAGCAGTCCTGGACGTAGAACGGAACCTTGAGGAGTCGGCTAATGGCGCGAAACGTTTCGGTCTTGCCGGATCCTGTCGGTCCGAGAACGAGCATGTTCGATTTTTGGATCGCTACACCCCCGGACTTGAGCATCTTCGATGCTTCGCGCCTCTTGAAGTGGTGGTAAACTGCCGTTGCGACGGTCGTCTTGAGCCGATCCTGGGAGATGATGTGCCGATCAAGGTACGCCTTGATTTCCTTAGGTTTACCCAGGGCAACCTCGCCCCTCTTTTCCCTCGTGATTTCCTTCAAAAAGATCTCCGAGGACCCCTTAGCACAATCGGCACAAATGTAGGTGCCTTCCTCTTGTCCCTTGATGAGCCGTCCGTCGGGGACCTCGTTCTTTGCGTGGAGGCAGAAAGAACAATGCTGGTCGGTGGTGGGCATCTCTTCTTACTTACACCGGAAAGACGACCAATCGTTGACCTATCGCCTCACTCGATGCCCTCGCCCGCAAGAGCCTTGCTCTTGATCTCGCTCGCGAGCTGCTTTTTCAGAGCCTCAACCTCCTCCGAAACCATCACTGACTTAGCTAGGTGTTTAGCTCTGTACTCTTCTCCATCCATGATGGCCCGAAAGTAAGCCTTGGCGATGATGGTCTCGAAGGAATCGTCGGGGAGTTTGGCAACGAGACGCGCCGCCGCCTGGCGAACCTCGGGTCCGCTCAGGATGGTGAGCCGCTCGGCAACTCGGGCTGCAACTCGATCGGCGATGCTCACTTCTTCAGCTCCGCGTACACGATGCAATCTTCGGACCATTTGAGTCCGTCACAATGAACTTTACCACTTTTTTCGATGACGCAAACGCCACCCTCACCAAAATCGTTGTTTGCTTCCTTTCCCCACACGTTGGAGACAGCGAGTGCCGTTTGATTCTCTTCCACAAAGTCCATCCATCCGTTGGCAGGCACACCCCCGTCACCCCAGGCACTAACCATTAGAACCAGATCCGCATCCCCAGGTTCATAAAAGCTGTTCCATTTGTCGTCTTTTTTGTCCCTTACGTCACGGCAAATAAGCAGACCAATCTTCCACTGTTCCCCATCTATTGTCGTGCGAATTACGGGAGGGTTGCTTTGGCCCCGACCGGCCCAAATGTAATCGTTACCAAAAGGGCAAATCTTTCGATAACTTTCATGGTATCCGTCCGGACCAATGAAGACCTGCGAATTGTAGAGCTTGTTGGTACCCAAATCGACCTCAACGAAGCCGAAAGTAATGGTCACCTGAAGATTGCGAGAGATTGACAATGCTCGACCCATCATTGTACACGGGCTTACCCCGTTCCAATCGTCTAACCACTGGGGACTCTCTGCGAACGGGCGAGCCTCCTCCTCTGACATGAAAGAGTACCCGGTAGTCGCCAACTCAGGAGCGCATATTACTTTTGCCCCGTTCCTCGCTGCCTCAACAATCAGTGCGGACAACCGCTCGATGTTGCCCTTCTTATCCTTGAACGTAGGCTTGAATTGTATTACGGCGACACGCATTTGGAGGCCCACCTTTTTTCCCACCTAGAGTCCCTGTTGCCATCCCTTATCTCTTTGAACGTTTTACCATAGACTTTTTGGAAACGTCCGACCTCCAGGAACATAGGACCTAACTTTTTTCTCTCTTTCATGTACTCCATTTGGGTCATATGCTGAATAGCATCTCTCAAGGTAGCTTCATCTACGGGGACCACTCCACGGCGGTGACCATCTCGAATCTCCTGGAATGTCTTGCCGTACAGGTCTACAAACAGCGCAGCCTTTGGAAATTGAAGACCCCAATCTCTTTTCTTGACTTCGTACTCATCTACTTTGAGTCCCTGGATGAGATGACGCAGCTCATTCTCGGATGCCCATTCTCCACGCCTAGCCAAATGGGGGTACCAACGAACGGCGGACCCTTTCTTACCTAACACACCCATTTGAGTTCGAAGTGTCTGATCATTCCTATGCTTTTCTCTCATGATTGCCGAATGTCGCACCCCATGCTGAACCGCTGCTAGTGGGTTCTTTCGATAGTACTCCCTCATAACGAATGATTGGTGTTCTCTTACACTGGGATCGGACAACCGCCTCTTTTGTGCTTTAGAAATCTTTATTTTGTACGACGAGGTTCGTTCATACCCGGCCTCACCGCCGCTTGTACAGTTGTACCCAACGCCAGAAGTGGTACTGTTCAACTTCTCCACCCACTTAGATTCCCCTAGGCACAACGCTTCTTGATCGGAGCATTGTTCTAACTCTTCGATCGTAAAGGCACCCGGGCCGTACTTACGAATAGCTCGGTGAAAGGGTACTTGAGACCCCCCACGCGAAGCCGCTTTGTGACGGTTCCAACGAGTCTTGAGGGTGCACACTGTCTGTCCAATGTAAACCTTCCCGTTCACCGTATTGGTAACCAGGTAGACTACTCCGTAAGGTCGATTGGGTGACACTTCCACTTCCACATCCAGGTACAACCCATAGAAAGAACTACGCGAATTGAGCTTGCCAGCCCTCCGTTCGGGGGCCCTGGTACTTGCGGTGGTGCCGCGCCATCGGAACCTGGTGCATTGCCGTCCCAGGTACCCTTCCGTTCTTTCCGCTCACCTCTCGAAGTAGGTACGTTCCAGGACTTGCGCTGATGTTTGAGCGCCCTTCTCTAAGGAGGCGGTCAAGTACGGGAAACGGGTTGATGACGTCGGATTGGAACCTTACGAACGATTTGCCACCGATCTGAATGATGTCAAGCGTATCGAGCCTTCGGAAACGACTCCGCAACTCGTCAGCAATATGTAGGACGAGAGCGGCCAGTTGATGGGGTGTCTCACCTGGTCGTAATTGGACAGCGAAAAACGTATTGACCTCGGGCTCCATGGCTCATGTAAGACGCTCGTATCTCCGATGTATGAGTCGAGGGTCTTCCTCGTTAGTTGTTTCTGACACCAACTGAAATCCGTCAAGAAGATTAGGCGGGAAAGTTGTGACGATACTCCCCTTTTCAAGATTCTCCTTAGCCACCTCGGGGACCAAGGTCAAATCAATTTCGTCGATGCCTTCCCTGTGATCTTCGAGCGCCATGCGGTATACTTCACCGCCACCGGCTATCCAAACGTCTCCGGTTTCCCCCTCGAGCGGAACGATCGCGGAACGCATCGCTTTAACGAAGTCCTGGAAGTACTCGCACGAACCCGCGGGGTGCTTCGACTGAGGTTTGATCTGACGGGTGATGACGACCGTGCGCCTCCCCGGTAACGGCTTCGGAAGAGACTCCCACGTGAGCCGCCCCATGACCAGAACGCCGCCCATAGTGATCTTTTTGAACCGTTTGAAGTCAGCCTTGTAGTGCCAAGGCATATCACCGTCGACTCCAATCACACCATTCGGATCCGTCGCAGCGATGACTCTGATTGTACCCATAATGGTCTACCTACACCGGTTAGACTGCCACCTTAAACGAAATCGCAGGATAAGGATCATACCCCTCGAGCACGAAGTGGCTCATGACCTCGTCTGTCGTGAGCTTCGGATCCATGAGGGCCTCAATGTCCTGGAGATCTCGAAGGGTCGGATCGATAACGAGACGGGGAAGCGGTTTCGGCTCCCGAGCGATCTGTTGCATGAGACCTGGAATATGATCGAACTCGGCTTTGCTACCGTCGGGCTTCATCGTGTACACGTGCGCGTCAACGAGAGTGTGGCCGAAGATTCCAGGCTCAATGCCGCTGAACTGAGAAAAGAGGCTGAGAAGTAGGGCGTAGCTTGCGATGTTGTATGGCACCCCAAGTGCGACGTCGCATGATCTCTGCGTAAGGTGCAAACAGAGCCGCTGCTTGTCCCCGTATTCGGTGTCCCCATTTTTCATACTGTTGAACTTGACCCACGGATCGTTCTGCACGTTGAACATGAAAAGGCAATGACACGGAGGGAGCTTGCTCGTCTGAGCATTGCCGGGTGCCCATGCAGACACCACCATGCGACGGCTCATGGGGTTTCGCTTCAGTTCTTCCAACACCCAGCGGATCTGGTCGTTGAACTCTCCAATCGGTTCCGACCCCTCGGACGCCAAAGTGACGTCTTTTCCGTGTATGGGAAAATGCCTCCAGAAATTTCCATACGCGCTTGGAACTTTCCCGCTCTCGTCGGCCCACGCATCCCAGAACTTGCAGCCGTGCCGCTTGAGGATGTCAATGTTTGTTTGCCCAGAAAGGAACCATAACATCTCAATGACGATGTTCTTCCAGCTCACGGCCTTCGTAGTGAGCAAGGGAAATCCGTTCCTCAAGTCGACTTCGTAGTAGTACCCGAAAGTCGATATGGTGTCTACGCCCGTACGATTTTCCTTACGGGTGCCCTCGTGCAGAACGTGACGAACGAGGTCGAGGTATTGCTTCATGACCCCCTCTACACCTCTGAGAGACCGTGCTTGATCATCTTCCGAACGAAATCCGCTTGGCGAAGTTCCCTAACGCACAAGGTCGGGTCTGCCGGGTATGACTCTGCTATAGCCTGACATGAGTCACACACATTGATGTACGGTCTCTCGTACGTTGCTGGCTGATAACAGATTCCACACTTCGTGAGGAGTTCGGCCGCCATCTTGAGGTCATCTTTCAAGTTCTGAATTTGACGATGCGCCGAGAGGTCGTAGTGCCGCGTCCCCGAGAAGTTTTTGACCCGTTCAATAACGTGAGCCCAGTCACGTACTCGGTACTGCTCCTCAACCGGTATATTTCGTGTGTGAAAAGTCGGCCACACCATTGCGAGACCGTGCGGGTGATGTTCGTGCCAAGTGTAAACGTTCGACGGTTTGTCATCTAGGCAGATATCGGCGTCCACGAGATACTTGGCCGCCGTGTGAACTACGTGCTCATGCCGTTTGAACCCGAAGTGCTTCTCGAGCCACGCGTCTCGCTCGTAAACCCAATGCCGCGAATCGAATGGGGAGGTCACGACAAACAGATCGACGTGTCTGCGTAGCTCCTCGACGGCCTCCTGTGACCCGGCACGAATGGGTAGGGACCAGCAAAAGCCTTGAGACCCCGCGATTTCAAAGAGAATCTTGTTCTCCTCGGGGGTGAAGATATCGAACACGTCCCAAGACGTGCCAGGATGGTCGAAAAGGTCGATTTCCTTGTGGAGAACCTTTCGGGCAATATCGAGAATCGCCATTCGGTACTCATTAAGTACCTCATCCACGTCAATCCACATTCGTTTGCGGGGCTTCACACCCTATTCCTACACCGGGAATCTATCGCAAACGTTCTGGAATGTCCCCAAGGATACTCGATGGGATGAGGTCCCAATCACCTTTGGGTATAGCACGAACGTCCACCAGTAGGTAAGCGTACCCTTCCGTAAAATCGGGGGGAAGCTCTTTTCCCTCGGCCGGACGAATCAGACGCTTCTCAACGAGGTCCGTTAGAATCGCTTCCGTTTCCTTCAGATTCATCCCCAACCACAAGGAAATCTCCCCCAAAAGGGCCGGTCGGTGGCGATCCCTCAAGTACGACAGGGTTCTCAGCGCCAATTGGGACCAAAACGTCGGATTGAAGCTGCGGGGCACCGGTCGTATGGACATCCTGTAACAACCCCCCATAAAGAGAATCCTTTGGAAGCGGGGTGTGATCGTCCAGTATGTTGTACCGAATGAGCCTAACCCCGTTGGCACTGAGCTTGTTCTTGAACGCGTCAATGTCGTCGACGAATCCGTTGAAGGCGGTTTGTCCTCTCTCAAGTACCTCTCCCATCTCAGGAAGGGGTACTTCACCAGGGGACCAGACGACGAAGCTGTAGAACCGTTTCATCGTACTACTTCCGCGGCAAACACTGGAGTTGGCATATCCGTAAGAATGGTAGGCGTGGCCAAATCCGCACGCAGGTGGAGGTCATAATCCAACTGCGCCACAATCTCCCATCGATCGTGAATCTCTCGACTTGCGAGGCTGGTGTTTCTTACATCAAGTCGTCCGACCACTCCATTGAATCTCGTGACTGGCACTCCCTCGATGGGAATGGTCGTGATTCCCGTGTGCATCCCCCGTCGTAGGACCATCGACTCCTCAGGGGACGCAACCCAGATACCAGAGGGCAACTTGTCTCTTGAGCTCTGCGCAACGGCTGGCTTCAGGTCATGCATGAGGGAGCTGACGGTCAGGGCGATGTCTCGTGCCCATTGAGCAGCAATCGTGGACCTGTGGGACCCAGCGATGTTGAACAGCAGATTACGAGCTTTCGCATCTTGAAGGCCCAACTTGACCCTGGCGAACGACTGAAAACTCAAGTACGACGTCATTCCCGTGGTATCACCTTCCAAGGAAAGAAGATCTATAAATCGACGTAGACCACCGCTCACGAATGTGGGAATGAGACTAGGGAGAGCGGTTCGGAGTTCATCGACGATGAACGACCGCCCCTTGCGGGTTGTGGCAAGTAGGCGTCGATCCCCGAGTGCCTTGTCCTCATCGGTTTGGGCAAGACGAGAAGACAAGTCCCTGAGCAGAATCTCCTCTCTCTTTTTCTCGAACTTCCAACTGATGACAAGCGCCTCAACCTTGGGATTGATCCGTGGAAGCGGCTTCACCATCCTTCCACTCTCACGAGGGACATCAGGCGGCTGCCATATATCCTCTTCCGTGAGGGTGGCAATGGCTTTTCCTGTCTCTCGATCAATCAGCAGGACCTTATCTCCGATTTGCAGGTATTCGTCGGCTAGGTACCGTGCTACCTCCTGGAGATCCTCAACCGAGCCCTCCTGAAGCTCTGTGAGAGGCTCCAGTAGCTCGCGGGCGAGGTTAGTGGAAGCTTCCTCGCCCGACTGTCCAGCGTACTTTTCGAAGATCGATCGGAGAGCCCGGTTTCGCTGAACCTCGAACCTTGCGCCCAGCAACTGTTTGGACTTGGGAGAGGCCAGACTCGTTACATTGGGTAGGGTGAGGTCAGCCATAGGACACTCCCGGTTTCAAACGATTTTCAGGGCGGCGGGCGGCGGTGCGTTTTTCCGAGTGGGAGGGGCCGCGTAGCGTGCCCGAATCCCGTCGTCGGCTTTGTCGTCGTAACCGACCCATTCGATGAGTCCTTTGACCTCGTCGACCATCGTATTTGCGAGGCGCGGCTTCCGCTCGAGCGTCAAGTGTAGAACGTCGAAGCTGAGAGCTGAAAACTTCTTGTTGAAGCTTTCAGTCATCGCCGCCTTGATGGCCTGTTCGATCTCTCGACCGACCATCATGTTAGCGGCTTCCGCCAAAGCGTCAAGATCGAATCGTCGCGGGTCCTGCTTGTTCTTCGCCAAGTGAATCTTGAGGATTTCGATGCGATCCTTCTTTGAGGGGAGGTCGAAGAAGAATCGCTCATCCAGTCGGTTGATAAATTCGATGGGCAAAGACGCGAGGGAGTTCGCCGTCAGAGCGAGGCAGATGGGGGCCGTCGTTTCTTGCAGCCACGTCGAAAGGATACCGATCATACGGCTCGTCGTACCGCTATCGGTGTGATCGCTCGACTTGCCGCCAGCAAGGCTCTTTTCCGCCTCGTCAATCCAGACGATGCACGGGGAAACCTGCTCGATCATGCGGATAGCCTGGTAAACATTGGCTTCCGAAGCTCCCTGTTGAGACGAGCGTAGCTTACCCGTTTCGAGTTGGACAACGGGGAGACCCCAGGCAGTGCCCATCGCCTTGACGCTGAGGGACTTACCGCAACCCCAGACGCCGACGTTGAGAATTCCCTTTGGCGGGGTAAGGCCGAACTGTTTCCCCTCCGGAGACCACGCGGATGCCGTGCTGACGGCCCAATCCTTGAATCTCTGAACGCCGCCGAGCTGGTCGAATGTAAAATTGCTCGTGTCGACGTACTGAAGGAGTCCGGTTTGCTTGATCGCACGCTGGCGATAGGTCGTAATGATGTGCGGTTCGATTCGAAACCGTTTGGCCGGGTCCGGATCCTTCTTCGTGGTGACAACCGACTGGGAAATGGCGGCTGTGATCTCCCACGAGGTCATGCCTCGGAAGATCGAGATGTCGTCGGGAACGGGAACCTTGGTGCTCCCCATCGTCTTGTTGAGGTTGGCACACGTCTCCTGGATGAGGGTTTGAATCTCCTCGTCGGTCAGTCCCGTATCGTGAACGATCTCCATGTACCGAGAAAGCTTCTCAGGAATCGACCGGCGGGGACCGACGAAGATGAGGACCTTCACCGTATGGATATCGTTGTGCAGGCAGTGCACGATGTTGAGGATGCGCCGGGTAACGTGCTCGTCCTTGAAGAGCCGCTCGGGGTCCAGGAAGACGTAGAAGCTCTGATCGTTGTGCAGGTCTTCTCTGTAGATGCCTTCGAGAACCGAGTTGATTTCGAGCTTCTCCTTATTTACGGTGTGCTTGTGCGCCTCCCAGTCGGCGATGACGTCACTGATCTGGTGGAGACCCGTCGTGAAGTTGTAAACCCACGTTCGGGGAAGCCACTTCTTGTTCACCGTCGTCGATAGGTTCATGAGAAATCGATCCTCCTCGTCCGTGACGAAGTAGATCAACCGGGAAAGGGACTTGAGGTGCTTATCGAATTCGGGCGTCATGAGATACCCATACACCACAAAAGCGAAACGGCGCAGCCTAATTTAGGTGCGCCGCTCACGGCTTGGGACTGGGACCCCAGTCCCAATTGAGGGGTGATTGAGGTGGTGTTAGCCGACCTGGTAGATGATCTCGATGTCGCCCTCGGACGTGACGTTCCGGCTGTGGATCGAGGCGCCCTTTTGCTGAAGCGTCCAGAGATACGACTTCTCGGCGTAGTGCTGCTTGAGCGTATCGAAGTCGCTGTCGTGGAAGCTCATGTCGTCGCCTTCGATCTGGCCCGTGGTCAAATCGAGGATACCGGTCGAGCGGCCGACGGTGATCTCGTACTTGGTCTTCGAGTGTTCACGGACATGCGCTCCGCAGGAGGCGAAAGCCTGTACGGCAATCGAACGATCGGTGATGGTGGATTCGGTGGTTACTCGCTTGGACATGGTTCCCTCTTTCGATGATTCTAACGTGGTTTCGGTATTTCAGCCAGCCGAGGTGGTTTCCGTTTGGGGATCGCACTCCGGTCCGGTGTCCTCGTCGCTCAACTGGCGACCGAGACTGTTCGTGATGGTATACACCGTCGAACAAAGATGTTCCTGGCGATCGACAACTTCGGTGACGACTCGTCCGGCAGGCTTCTTCTTGATGGTAGCTTTGACAATCATTGGGGTCTCCTAATCGGTTCCGTAGCCGCTCTAGGTTTTCTATACACCGGGAGTCGAGCGGAATCGTACTTTTGATCCAGGACTCACGACCTTTTCGTTGGTCTTCTCCGGTTCAGCTACCTCCCAAGCGTCCTTCTTTTCCTGGGGGAGAACATTTCCCACCATACGGGGTCCCTGATCCGGAGTATTCAACGTTGGCAAACGGATGAGCTGAGAACGTTCGAGCTTTAGTGGATGAGCTGGGACTGGGAACGGTTCAGCTACGCCTTTCGTTTCAGTCTGAATAGAAGCGGGCTTGACCGCTTCCTTGTCGTTCAGATCTCGAGGATCCACCCACGAGGAGGTCCAAACCTCGGGCGCCGGACCAGGATCGATCATGAGGAACTTCTTCCCCGAAATAGTCTCGTAGCGTGAATCGCTAGGGTCCAGCCTCGGTGGATTGGCGAAAAGGTTCTCGTACCAGGAACCAACACGCTTTTCGAACTTGCTTTGACCAACTCGACTCCTCGTGCACTCCGTCTGCATGCATCGATCGCAGAAGGTCATCTTGAACTGGTCAAGAGGAACGTTCTGATCATTACACACCTTGAGAAGGTCACTTCTATTCGAGGGCATCGTTCCCTAACATAGCAATTTCATAAACACTTTGGGCTTAAGTTCTGCTCGTAAAGGTGTTGGGCGAAGCGCTCTGGATTGACCCGAATGTTCAAGCTAGCTGGAATAAGAACCTCTCCCGTACCAGCCAAAGTCAGACTGAGGACCTTATTTCCTGGAGCCTCCGCATCGTAGAGCTTTCCACAGATGCCAAGTAGATCGTCCAAGGTTTTCTGTGTGGCGTACACGATCTGTTGGTGAAATACGTCTCCTGATGTTGAGGCTGGCGGCGGTGTTGAGGCTGGCGGCGGTGTTGAAGCCCTAGAAGGAGTGACTGAGACAGGTGCTGGGGTCTCGGACATTGGTGAGGCGGAAGGAACGCTGGCAGCAATGATTTCCGCAACAACTTCAGGTTGTTTTTCTGTTGTTTCCACCGCCTCGTACCCGGGTCGAAAGAGTCCCTCGAGCCAAGGGGGAACCTTATGATATACCCGTTCCCCAACGAGGACTTCGAGCCCCTTGATCTTGTCCCCTTCCTTGTAAGGGCGTCCGTGAGTGAGCATTCCGTAGTCATATTCACCGCCCCAACTATCTCCGATTAACGGTTCGACGATGAGGGGCACCTTCCACTTGGGAGAGTGCGGCGGAACTGCCATCATCTTAGGGGAGGCCATCACACGAGTGATAACATCGAGTGCCTGCTGTACTCTAGAGTGTTTGATCTCGAAGACTATTTCGTCATGTACGGAGAGTAGCAGGCGAACCGAGTCATCCCCGTTCTGCCTCAACCACCCTAACCTGAAAAATTCCCTACAGAGGAGAACGAGGCTGATCTTCATGATGTCGGCGCCCGTTCCCTGAATAGGGAAGTTCGTCGACTTTCGTTCGCACCCAGCAACGACTTTTTTATCCATCGAGTCGATGTCAGGAATGGCGATCCATCGACCCAATGCTGTCCAGACGCCCTTGTCCCGCTTGACCTTCTGGTGCTGACCTTTGATCCAAGAGGCGAATGTCGGAACCGCTTTATCGAACGCCCCTTTTCTCCGTGTCGCCTCAAGCTTGTCGCAACCCGTTGCACGCATGATCGATGCAGGACCGCCCCCGTAAAGTAGGGCGAAGTTGGCAATTTTGCCCATCTTACGAAGTTCTTTTTTGCGGTCTTTATTGGCTTCGTCGTAGTCGGGAAAGAATGCCCTAGCTGTAATGGTGTGTAGGTCTCCGTCTCCCTCCAAAAACTCTTTGATCCAAACCTGCTCTCCGGACACGTTAGCGGCGATGCGGAGCTCTTCTCCCGCATAGTCCGCTTTGACCATTGTGTACCCCTCCCGAGCCTCAAAGCAGGTTCGCAGGGCGGAAGTCGCTGGAATGCCGTGAATGGGTATACCGGAAAAGCCTTGCGAAGGATCGCCCGCGGGAGCGCTAAAACGACCCGTTGCGGCGCCCGTCTGCTTGAACTGAAACCGCATCTCCGAATTGTCGTCGATGTTCCTCGACATGTTGCGAAGGTAGGTTGAGTCCATCTTCTCGTATCCGCGCCACTCAACGATCCAGAGAAGGATTTCAGGAAGATTGGCGTGCTCAGCTACGAGGCGCTCCAACGTGTCCGCATCCGTCTTGTACTGATTGCTCTTTTCGTTGCGGGGAGGTTTGCCCTCAGGCCAGTCCGCACTGGGCGGTACCGTGATATCCAAACCGCTCTTACTAAATAGGAATTCGCCAAGAGCCTTAGAGCTGGATGGATCAAAACTCACGAGACCCTTGGAGGCAGCGACCTCCTTGATCTTGGCAAGAATCTTGTCCTTCTCGGCAGTATTCGCCTCCAGAAGCTTTAGGATCTTGTCCTTGTTGACCCGAACCCTAGGTCGCTCCATCCAACGAACAGCGTTCGAACACTGCTTCTCGACTCGATACGTTCGATTGTACTTCGTGCTGCAAAGCCCCATGACGTCTTCGTGCTTGTCCGACTTCCTGGGTTTTCGGCAGAGAAGATACGTACAGATGGCGTCCGAACAGGCGTACTTGACGCAACCGGGCTCATCGGGATAGACGTTTTGGAACTTGATTTTGGAACCCTTGACGGGAAAGAGATCCTGAATCTCAATCATCTCGTAGGGGTTGCCCTTGTCGTCCCGCAGGAGTTCGAAAGCCTTCCACTTGAGACTGAGCCTCTTGTCGTCCGAATAGTATGTGTAGAAAGCGAGGTTGCCGTCCTCGAAGCTGTCGGGGTGCCACCAATCGATGCCCGTGACCGGAAAGAGGAATTCCTGGTCGAACTTCGCATTCCAGAAGTAAATGACAGGCTTCGGAGGCGCTGCCACTTCCTTGAAGGATAGAGGATCCTTCAGAAGCACGTCAGGCGTCTTCGGGACTGGCTGAGAGGCTTTGCAGAGCCGTGTGATCGCCGCCTCCGCCTTCTCAACGGGTAGATTGATCTCACACGGGCGACCGTCCGTGACGTGCCTTATCGGAGCGTAGTAGCCCGTCAACCCATCGTACGTGAGACAGAAACCAACGATCTTATGTTTCGTGTAAGGTTTGTCATTCGCATCGTAATAGATGCGGTTATCGAGCCCCTCGGTTTCCAAGTCGAGGGCACACTCCCCAGCCGCAATCGCACTATCGACAATGCTTTCAAGTTCCTCGATCGTTTTAACGAGGTTGAACTTGTGGTTATCCATCCAAGGGCGATGAATGTTCGTCGGACTGCTAGAGCTAGCCTTTAGTTCTAACGCGGCACGATAGTCGTCAGGGTCAACCTCAACGACCGAAACGTCGTTCTTCGGCGCGGGGGTTGGAGCCGGCGAAGCAGCGGCGACAGTCTCAGTCTGGACTTGGGGAATTTCCTCGTCGTCCAACGAGATCAGGTCGTCAATTTCAATCTCATCCGGCATCGGTCACCTCTTGAACGATAATTACATACACCCCCTCCCGCCAAAGCTTGATAATATCGTTGCCAAGCTGGCGAACTTTCTCATCCTCCGAGATCTCGGGCTCGTAACACCAGGGGAGCCTCTTCGCGACAGGAAAACACGTCTTTTTGTCAAAGAAAACGCAGTTTTTCCGTTGGTAACAGCGTGTGGCCTCTTCTGGCAGTTTTTTGAGGGCCCCCCACGGCGGTAACCCGAGTGTCTTGAACAGAGGGCTGGACCACCCGTAGAGGCAATGATCCATGACCTCTTGGGACACGACCGTCAGAAGGGAACACACCGATGACCCCTGCAAAGGGCGCCACTCCTCTTCCCAGACGCCGTCGAGCTCGTAGATAAGGAAAAGCTCGAGCGGTCCCATCTCCGATGTATTGACCCTCAACCGTCTGGACACGGTATGTCCCCCTCGCGAGCTGCTTCTTTCTCCGTGATCTTGTTACGTATACGCTGGAGGATCGACTCGGCTTTGCTGTAGGAAACGAGTTTCTTCATGACTTGAAAGTGCAGTCGATCGAGCACAACACATAACTTCAAAAACCCGGTCATGTCGAAAGCAGCACGGTACTTTCGTAGTCGGCTCTCACACAACCTGAAGTCGGATTCAAATTGTTCGAGTTCAACATTGACCGTCTCCTCCCCAGCGCTCGGACTCGAATGGTCCGCAGGACGAGGCGGAGGTGTGATACCAAAATGCTCCTCAATACCACGTAGAATAGCCCCGAACTTGGCGTCTTCCTGTCCCTCGAATTTCTTCCAGAGTCCAATGCAATCCCACCGCTCATTGCAGGCAAAACACCATACGTGACTAGGACTCTGCGGATCCTGTGGGTATACTCGAGCGGACGGGCGGCGATCTTGACCGTGAAAAGGGCAGGAGATTTGCTCTTCACCCTCGGTATAACGAAGAGCTACCCCGTTCTTGGAAAGGACGTCGTAGACCGAGACTCGGCGATGGATCTCGGCGATCCTCTCTTGGATCCAGACTCGCCAAGCTTCCCGAGACTGTACCTCCCTCTCAAATCGTACCGCCTCACGGGCCAAGGATTGTGGCAATTTCATCTCCCTCTTGTACGTTCATCCCGCAGTCGGAATCCGTGTCGAGATTTCTCATACGACGGCACAGAAATTCGACTTGCGCGTTGAACGGTTCGAACTGAGGATTGTCCCGGTTTTTGGGATTGCAGAACTTCGTTTGCCCCTCTCGACGAAGAGCGTCATCAAGGTAGGTTGCCGTGACAACGTCCGCCGACCGCTCCGCCTCGTTGGCGTATGCAAGAGCGTTCATGCGGTAGATACCTTCGTTCTTCTCTGCTTCGATCTTACCTTGACGGTTGATCTGAAACAGCATGAGAACGGGGATTCCGTTACCGTGATCGAAGTGGAGAGCGAATCGTTTGGCATCTCGAATGACGGAGTTCAGCTCGATCGTGTAGTTGTTGTTCTTTTTCTTCTTGCGGGGTTCCATCAAACCGCCGTGGTCCAAAACAACGAAGCCGATTTCTGTCTGCTTGTTGAGGAGCTCAGCCTTGAATCGTGCGTCGTCCATCGAAACGTCGTCGTCTGGCTCCCAGACATGGAACTCGCAGTACTCAGGATTCGTCGTGAAATCCTCAATGACTAGCTGGTAAAAAGCCTCCTCCTCTGGAGAAAGCTCCCCGTCTCTCACCTTGCGGTAGTCGAGAGGTTTTGGGAACCCGAGAAGGGGCCATCGAGCGTGAGCCGAATGGATCGTGTAGAGAAGTCTTCGAATATGGGAGTACTTCATTTCGAAGGAGGCATAGAAAACGTTCGTACGGTACCTTGTGACGAGGTTGTAGCACCAGTTCATGGCAAAAGTGGACTTCAATTCCCCCGCGTACGCCGCATGCAGGTGGAGTTCCCCCTTCTTCAATCCGTGGCAGACGACGTCAATCTTTTCGAGGCCGGTCGCCTTACCCCACGACTTGTCTTTATTCAATTTGGCGGTAATGTACTCGTTCCAAACCTCTTGACCGTCTCTTCGAATGTCCCCGTCGTGTCGGTCGCTCCGCTCGGGAAGGATCAACTGCAAAGCCTTCTCTTGGAAGTAGAGCAGGCCATCCCGAACACCTTGCTTCTTGACTTTCTCTCGCCCCTCCTCAATCATCAAGCCCTTGGTGATGATCTCCCCACAGATCTTGACCAGGGCCTCCGCTTTGAACCTGTTCTGATTCTCGAGTAGGTGAGTAAGGAGGCTGGCGAATCCAGTACGAACGTAGTGCTTAGCCGACTCGATGTCCTTCAATCGCTCGAAGGCTTCCGTGTCATTTGTACCGGAGGGTCCAAAATAGTCCCGAACCGTCACTAAGGTCGGAAGCTCAAAGTGCGTAATGAAGTACGTCGAAATGTACTTGAAGATCGCCTCGTCCTCGGGCTGAGTCCACTCAATTTTGGAGTCCCGAAGTCTCGTGTAGTTGTGGATGAGCATCTCTTGGGTGACGCCCTCTGAACCCATATCCAGAACTGATCGAAGTAAGCGCTTCATTTAGTGCCTCCATTTTTTATTGGGGCTGTTTCGCCTGCCGTACTTCGTCTTCTTTGGCTTGTGCTCCAACACCATGAGGGACTCTTCCACTGAGAGGTCTGATGAAACCACCTCGTCCTCATCAGATGTGACCATCATGTCGGGCTCCTCTTCAATAGAACCCGTAATCGGATCGGACTCCCCTGACTGCATAACGGTCACGGGCGACGAAACATACTCTTTATCGTCGCCCGTAGTAAGGTCGAACTCCTCAAAATGATCGTGAATGTACCCAGCGGTTTCCTCACTGTAGGAGTAATTTCCCTGAAGCGTGCCGTCAATCATGACGGCAGTGTACGGGTTGTCAGGTTCCTCAACGAGCCAGGTCGGTTTGTTGTTGACCTCACGAATCATGAGAGCTTCTTTCAAGTAGCCGGCCGCCGCGATATTTTTGTGGCCGAGCTTCCCAAGACGAACAATGACGAGGTCTGGATCCTCAAGCAGGTCATAGAGAGAGTCGTAGAACTGATGCTTCCCGTCCTCTCTTTCCGATCTTGACTTGAGTATGGCGGACTCCTTTCCGAGTCGAACATTGAGAATCCGCTCATCCGTGACGATACGGAACCTGAAGTTCAGCCCCTTGTAGAATAGGGTCCACTTCAAATGTGGCAGAAGAGTGCGCCAGGACGACTTGACGAACATGTTCTGCTTGGTCAGATCAACGGAGGGCCTCCGACGGACCGCACCAAGGACATAAAATGGGCTGCTCTTCACATTCTCGGCCGCTAGAATCTCAGGACCCAGGTGAGTCCTGAACATACGGCGCTTACCGCAAACGCAAAGCTGCACATGCAGGTCATCGATATCGATGACCCCTTTTCCGCCGCATATCTCGCAAAGGGGCTCGTCCTCAAAGAATGTGGGCATTAGGACTCCTTACTTGTCTTGCTTCATGCGAGAAACCAGGTCTCGAATCGAAGATTTCTCCTTCTGAAAGTCGAGGGCCCCGACGGCTGTCTCCCCGATTACGGAATCCACGAACTCTTTCTTACTACGAAGCAGTTCGAGTACGTGGTGGTCGATCGTACGTTTCTGCTTGACCGTTCGACCGGGACGTACGGCAACAAGATGGTACACCACTACGTTCTGGTGCACAGATCCGATTCGAATGGGTCGGCCCAACAGTTGAATGTAGTTGCCCCAAGACCACGGGGCGTCCATGAATACCATTGAGGAGGCGGCCTGGAGATTGATCGCTTCGGAACCAGCGTCAGATATGAATATGACATTCGTCCCACTATTCGTATCCTGAAAGGTCTCCCTCGAGCGCTTTCTAGCGGCGTCGTTCTCGGCGCCAGTAATTCGGACGCTCTTGATCTTGGCATCCTTGAGCAGCGCGGATAGCCTGGTGATGAACTTCTCGAATCGAGAGTAGATGATGACCTTCTCCCCATCGAGCTCATTTGCCAGCAAGTCAAGAAGAGTCGACTCTTTGGCGCTCGTGATGTTCTCCTCGTACTTGATAAGGCTCAGAGAATTGACGATCTCTTGGCAATAGATAAGAGACGCCATGGCCTTCGTTTCCTGGTAGTCTTTGATCTCCCCGTCTCCGAGCGTGAGAATACCGGATAGAGCCTCCTCGTACTTCATGTTCTCACCCGGACCGAGCTCACATACAATCTCTTTCGTCACAAGCTGGGGGAGCTCATTTGAAACTGCGTGCTTCGGACGTCCAAGAAAAAAGGGGTCGATGGTGGCGCGGAACTGGTCTAGGTTCTTGTACCCAACGATGATCGGAACCTTTCTGCGTGACCCGGGAATCGCCTGGAGCTTGGTGACGCAGTAGTCCTTCATGAACTGCGATACGTTGGTGAAGAGCCTCGGTTGAATGACCTTGTAGATGGCAAATCCCTCGATGAGGTTGTTCTTCAAGAGAGTCGCGGTCAATCCGTAGACCCTCTTGCCCTTCTTCGAGAGGAAAGAACACGTCTGCCAGGTCTTGGTCCTGGAATTTTTGAAGGCGGTCGCCTCGTCAAAAATTACGACGGGCCGCTCGAGCTTGGACGTTACACTATCGAGGAGACCGGGGACAACGGGCTTGTTCGGGTCCGGTCTACCTTTCTCATCCACTGGCTGGAAGCCTCCGGCATCCCAATCGCGAATGAGAATGGCATAATTGATGAGCAAGACGACCTTTTCAGCGTTCGCCCCGGTGGGCGCCTGGGCGAAGTCCTCGTACGCCTTTTTGCGATCTTCAGGCTTGCCAGCCGCAACAATGGGACGAACGCCGACCATGAACCTTTCGATCTCCGTCGCCCATTGCCAGAGGGCGCTCTTTGGGGTCACGACGATGACCTTGTTATCGTGTTCTTTTTCCCAGAGATAGGCGAGCGCCCCGATGAGCTGGATCGTTTTTCCCAAACCCGTGCCATCACCAAGGACCATCCGATCCATCACAAGTAGATGGTAGACGCCGATATACTGGTAGTACCGAAAGGTAAAGGGGACCATCTTCCCGTCGACCTCGATCTCCTGACGTAACATCGAGATGGGCTTCAACTTGAGATCCGTAGATGCCCGGATTTTCAGAAGAGATTGCCTACGGCGCTCCATCTCTTGGAGCCACGGGGAGGCGTCGATTTTCTTGGCGGCCATCGGAAGCCACCTACACCGAGATCGTCACCCCAGAACGGGTAAAAGGAGATCCATCTGTTCCTTGGGGAGCTTCCCGATGGCGTAGAAAGACACCATCTCAGCGAAGTTCTCCTCAGGGCCGCCCCGCTTGGCGTACGAGGTGATGAAGTCCAGAAAACCAGTCGATGCCAATGGCGTCCCTTTTAACTCAAAGAACGTAGTCACGGGCATCGTGTAGACGCTAATACGCCCGTCTGGACGAGGCGTGGGATCCTGAAGCTTCACGGATTTTCGTCTGAAATCTCGGTCCGTCACCTTGAGTTCTACGCCCTTGTATAGAAGGGTGTCTCCCCTCTCAGGATAATCTTTGAAGCTCGGGCCACTGACTTTGGAGTGGACGCTGATCGTATTGTAGATCTTGACGATCTCGCTTTTTTTGGAAGACAGAAACTTTTCGCAAAGTCGGTGCGTGAGCTCGTGACAGACCACTCGAACCGTGTCCGTAGTCATTTTGGCATCGGCTCGGACGAACATCTCATCCTTAGAGGGGAGGTAGAACGCAGCGATCCTCTCCCCAGACAGGCGGTTCGTAATAAGGACGTCGCCATAACAGACTTTCCCCAAACCAATCCCTTCCATTTTGAGGGCGGCTTCCTCACACAGACGAGCCTTCTCTTCCATCAACTTCGTGTCAAACCCACCCGTATTGACCACGACGAAGGGTCCAGCCTTGAATCTAGTAACCACGTCCCCCGTATCCGAGTGGCTCTTCCCCGAAGTCAGGGCTTCCATAAATAACTTTTCGTGCTTACGGAAGAGTTCCAGATGCTCCAGATAAAGTTCAGTGCGTTCAACGTACATGTCCTCAACTGTCTTACCCCTCGGGAGACGGATGTTTCGGGCCCAAAATTTGGACGCGACCTCGATGGACTTTCGCAATTTGGGCGAAAGGACCATCTGTTGTAGGATGGCAAGGCAAAGAAGACGTGCGGTGTCCTTCAAACGGTCGAACCCATGCTGCTGCATGTGTATCGAGATGGCGGCCCCCTTGTCGCTCCACTGCCTGGAGGATGGGTCACGGCCATCCCTTTGAGCTTGGAGTTGCTCGATTCTTTCACGAACTGCTTTGTAAGCCTCGTGGCCAGCCTCTGGTTTGAGCTCTTCTCGAGTTTTTACAATCTCAGCATGAAGGCGCAGGTACTCCTTGGCATCGGCTTCTTTCTCTGCGTATTTCGCCACGCCGATCCTGAAGAGGAGGAGAAGCTCCTTCGGGTCGCCGATGGAGTCCCCACGCTTAGTCCGTTCTGCTACACGGATTGCGAGTTGATATCGCTCGGCGACTCGAAGCGAAACGTCCATCAGTGACCCGAGTGCCAGCCCTTCAAAACTGTCAGGCCCGCGTGGGCATCTGCAAGAGCCGATTGCGCAATCGCAAGGGTTGCCTGGGGGGCGGGAGCGGCGAGGTGGACGACTCCAGCGACGGGCGCGGTCACGTTTCCACCGAACTGATCCACGATGGCGATCACCTGTCCGACCGCGGTTGTAACATCGCCCATAAGCGCCGTAAAGTCGGGGCTCGGGGTCTGCGCCGTCGCGGCCGCCTGAAGGGCCGCGTTGAGGGCTGCTACCGCGTGGTTGACCGCTGTAAGAGCCGTCTCATAGTCAGCGGTGACGGCGGTGACGTTGGCGGCAGGAATGAGGGGTTGAACGGTGCTCCAGGCAACCGAGACGTCCGCGAGAACAGTCTCCTCGACCGACTCGAAAGCCGAAACGACTTCCGCTGGGTTTGATTGGAACTGATCCCACCAGTTGGTAAGAGTGGCACAGCCGGTCCCAAGGACGCTGAGCCCGATGACAGTGGCAATGAGAATGTTTTTCATGGTTCCTTCTCCGTGTGCAATAGAAAGTTTCGTGTTCCTCCGGTGTGGTGGGTCCAAGTCCCCTCACCGGTGTACCCAATGTTGTACTTTGCGAGTATCTTCTCGATCTCGGCAGCAACAGCCTTTTCTCCTGGTTCCTCAACCCATCCGTGAGACTTGCCCTTACGGATGACCTCACTCGCAATCCAAGCTGCGTCCTCCTCGGCGGAGTCATAGTGAAGGTTGGCTCGCCTCTCAAAAGAGGAGCGTCGGTCGTAAAAGTAATCACTCATTGTGGTGGTGGACTGGATGGCTTTCGAGGACCAAAAGCGCCAGCGGGTACGGAGGGGGTAGAGTTTATCACCTTCGATACCACCTTCTGAACAAGTGGGTTATTCGACTCGGCGGCAACTCCGAACCATTCCTTAACACGAGCAAAGACCCACCCACAACCGACTCCACAAGCAGCCCCGTACATGAGCTTAGCACTCAAGATATTTGACACGGGCATGGGCCAGGGAAACTTCTTGCAAACGACTGCAAGCAGCATTCCAGCTCCTACAGGGCCAAACGGCAAAAGTACCGTTTGCCATATCCAACCCTGAGAAAAGGACTTCGTTGCGGGCATGTGCTCAACGATGGAACGAAAGAACTGGGTAAGAAGATAGACGGACATGCAGAACAGAATCGTCTGCCAATTCGCAAATACCTCAATACCGTCTCTGAGTTCAGGAGCCACAAATAGGGGCCACCATAAAAGGAATCAGCTCTGAGGACGTAAAGGGATATACCCTCGTTCCCACTGGTCGAGTCGACTCAATCTATCTTGAAGTCGAGAGATCTGCTCAGTGGAAAGAACGTTTCCGATCATCACACCACGAATTTGCTCCCGCATGCGAGCGGCTGCCTTGGAACGAACATCAGCAGGAATGTCGAGATATGTCAGGTGACCAATCACGAGTCCCTCCTCGACAGGGTGATCGTTGCGGGATTGGTGTCAAGGCGAACATTGTCGTTCAGGACAGGATGTCCTTCGATACGGTAGAGGTCCGCTGCCGAGTATCCCTCGTTCGCGCCGTTCGTTCCGATGTAAACGAACGCCGGGTGGGGATTGTTGTCCGTCAACTGCTGAACGTTCGTCAAAACGAGTAGCATGAGCTCGTCGCCAGCACTGACCTCGTTTCCTCCAACGGAGGTTACCGCGTTGCGAACGAGCATCGCGCGACCAGCTAGTACGTTCGAGTGGCTGGCTGGAGCCGTTACGGAAGTGTATTCTGCTGCCACTTCCCCGCCCGGGTGTGCCCCATTCATGGTAAAGAGAGATCCCCCTCGATTGACGCGGAAATTCACGAGGAGGTTGTAGCTGACTGGTTCCCCGTCGACCTGAGCCACCAAATCACCGGCAGTGCCAGACGCCACGGAAGCTGTATCGAGAGGAACCTCGATTTGTTCGTATTGGGTGTTCGAGGTAAGGTTCGAACGAGAAGACGCCTCTCCGTGAGCTCCAAGATAGAGGAGCGGTGCAAAGGTGCCATTACCCAAACTACCGCCTCGGAAGTCCTTGTCGCGCCACAGGGCGCCCAAGGGAAGCCTTTCGGTAGCTCCTAGGTACTGTGTCCCGACCTCGGTCGTGTCGTCCGCTAGGGCGCCGACGAGAGTCGTGGGACGCGCCTGACCTGAGGTCGAGGGCGGGTACTGGGAGGGGTTCTCGTAACCAACATTACGGAAGTCCATCGAAGTTGCAGAAGCAACGTCCCCAGAAAATCGACCCGTACCCATCGTGGTGACGAACCCAACAGACGCGAGGACCTCGAGAGCCTTCTGGTTCGGTCGAGTCAGTGCGGTCTCCGTGAGCTCCGTGGAATCGACCTGGTAAGCGCTAGCGGTCTGAATCGGGCCTAGGTACTGAGGAATGTCGACGTAGTTTGTTTGGCTGCCCCACGGATCGCCCTGGTAGGGGGTCCTGGAATAGTTGACCAAAACGGTGTCGGTTGGCGTTGCAGGGCCTGGGAGAACGCTCGTCGGACCCGAAATACTGACCCCGATGTTCGAGGCTCGTGTCACGGTGTTACCAGCCTGTGACGTCTGACGCGACCTGGAAAGAACGAAACGAGGCTCCTGGGTGATGTCGAACGTCCCTCGGTCGAAGCCGAAGACGCTAGCCTCGATGACGTAGTTCCCGCTGGAGAAGCTCGTAATCGGGTTGACCGTGGAACGTGTGATATCGATGCAATCGGCGTTCAAAACGAAGGTTGAGTCGCCGTCCGCATCAATTTCGATCCAGAACGTCGCCGTGCTGACATTTTGGCGAAGAAGGTTCGTTGCGGTCGTACCCGTTTTGGGAGTACGATCCGTGCCGTTATAGGCGGAACCGTTGAGCTTGTAATCACCCGCTTCGTAAACGGCGAAGAGCCGAGCGATCCCGTAGAAGGGCGGAAGCTGTAGACCTTGACGGTTCAGATTGCGTGTATCCGAGAAGAACTGCATGCCCGCGCCCGTTAGGCTGCCAGGCAGGGAAACCGCCGTGTTGTATGTTGCGACGGGGAACGGAGAGGACCCACTGAAGTTGGCCGTGGTGAACACAGCCCACGTGAGGCTTCCGGAGGCAGCATAAGAGACGTAATTGCTATCTCCCGTTGCGGGTGATGCGTACTCACCCGAAAGGAACATGAAGTTGATACCCTCGGAAAACGTCGTTGACGCCGCGTTGACGGGCAGAATCGGAACGTCGACTTCACCCCAGTTGGGGACCATCGAACGTGGGAGGGTGACATAAATGTTCTTCGTGTTCAAGTAGCCTGTTGAGCTGAAATCGGTTGAGCACGAAAAGAGTCCGAGAGGGTCCGTCGTAGTCCACTTGGACGTGACACCGTCCGCCGCCTTGGTGGGCATCAATCCTTGAGCGAGGGTAACCGTATAGCTAAGAGAGGAGCCTGTCGGAACAGAACGGTCAAGAACGACGTGTCCGCTGTCCGTGTAAGAAACGATGGTGTAACGCCCGGGTTGTGAACCGTTCGTGATTTGAAGGGCATATCCGACTTGACCGCTTGTAAATGCCGCAGCAGTCGTATCCGCAAAGGTCGTCGACCCGTTGGCCGTACCCGTCGAACTTGTGACAACTGGCGATGGAGGAGTGAGCGCGGGGTTGTAGGAGCTTGCGACGTTCGCTGCCGTACCATCGAGCGTGATGAAGGACGTCGGCCAAATGATCTGACGGAACGGCGCGATGATAGCGGTTTTGCTTCCCAGATCCGCGTAAAATGTGGCCGTAACGGGAAGATTTCGCTTGTATAGGGCGTTCGTTGTATTTCCGCCTCGGTAACGACTCCAGAGAGGGGCCCAACCAATCTTGGCCGGAAAATTCGTTGAGGGAACGCCCGCGGTGTTGACAAGGAGTTCGGACGCGGGGGAGACGAAAGTCATACTTTGAATGCTGTTCGGCCGACGGGCAAGTCCACGTCCGGGTCCGTACTGCACGTGCAACGTGACGTAGATCTGATTTGCCGTTGCGGGGAAGCCCCCACCAAGTGTGACGACAAGGTTCGTATTTGGAGCCCCGCCCCCGGTTACCGTGTACAAACTCGTCGGAACGTTCTCTTGTTGACCATCGATTCGAAGGGTAACGGCTGAGCTCAAGCTGTCATTGACCCAACGGATTTGATCGGTATCCGAACCAGGGACCGACGTTTGAAGAGCAGCAATCGGGAAAGTGAAAGAGTCCCCGGCACTGAACATGCTGGATGTTGCCTGGACCGTCTGGGTTGCCGTGACTGACAGGGAGTAGCCAGTATTGCTCACCGTGGCGGGAGGGACAGATCCAGTCGGCTGAATAACGGTTTCGATCTTTTGAATGACGGCAGCGTCTGAGAAAATCTGTCGGAATCCATCGGGAGCATCGAGTTCCGTGATGCCAAGTCCGGCTGTGTTCTGCGAGATCTTGTCTTGATAAACGACGTAAGGCCCTTGAGGACCCGCACCCGTGCGCTTCCAGGTCGAACGGAGTGTGCCTCGAAGGAGTTTATCGAGGTTCGTGTCAAGCAGAGCCTGGTAATCGAACCCGTTGGGGTTGACCACGTGACGAAGATCGAGAAGGTCCGTGAAGGCGATTTGGTCCGAAAAAAGTCCGTCGGGGCGAGTTGAAATGACCGAGATGGTCGACCCTGACGCGTGGGCGTCCGCCCGCGTGCCATTGACGCCTCGAACGAGACCGCTGATCGTAGTCCCCGTGATGGCGGAATACGTCAAAAGCTCGTCGCCGATTTGAATCAGAACGGCGGTCGCAGGAGTTGCGGGTAGCGGGATGTTCGTGGCGCTGACCAATGTCGCCATCGTGGCAGTCGAGGAGATGGTAGCGGAGAGAGTCGGAACCGTTGAAAATGTCGCGATACCCGTACGATCCACAGCGAGAGGATTGCGATTGAATCCACCGTTCAGATTCTGAGAGGGGTCACCATTCCAGTTCACCGAGTTTCGACGGAAAACACCCGCAAGCGGAATCGCGTAGGTGTAGCCGTCCACCGTACCGAGAGCGTTCTGGGTGCCGTCGCCAGCTCGCCAAAGACCCGGGTCTCCTAGCGTAGAACGCATGTTCGTGAACGTATAGTTCGTCGCGGATGAGGCGGCACCCTGACCGAAAACCACCGTCGGGTCGAATCCATCGGGATTCGTCGTGAGACCAACGAGCCCCTTAGCAACCCGAATACGGTACTGAACCTGCACTCGTTCCGTCGTCTCGAAACCGAGTTCCGGATCGATGAGATCGTCGGCGAGGTAGGAGTACCCTCCCTCCACATTGCCGTATTTGTAAACGGCAGAGCTAGAAGGTTTGTTCGTTGCACTGGGATTGGGGGCGAGCTGCGCAAGCCAAACTTCGAGAAAAACGAAGTCCACGCGAGAGTCGCCGCTGTTCGAGGGTGGGGGATCCATCGCGATGACGTTGTACGTGTCCACGTCGTCTGGAGATCCAGGAGGAGTGCCCGTGCGGGTGCCCGTGACCGGAATCAACCAACCGTTAACCACGGCCCATTCGACGGCCTGAACCTCTCCTGTTCGCTGACGGCCAAAACGCCACCAATTGCTATACGTGGAATTCGTGATGAAAGAAGTCGGGTTGTTCATCTCGTTGCCGAGCCAACCTGAGACCGTGTCACGAAGAACGATCTTTCGGCGCCAACCGGTCGCGAGATCTTGCAGCAAAGTGAGCTCGGAATCGAGCGGTGGTTTACCTTGCTGCCAAATGACATCCAGGTATTGGGTGGACGACGGGTCCAACACTCGGGAAACACCTGAACCGTAGTAAAGAGTCATTTACATTCCTCGCACTTGTCGGGGTTATCAGTAAGTTACACCGGAGCTAAAAGATCAAAGCCCACGACCCAACGAAGAGTTTCGAGGGGGTATTGTTGGTAATTTGCACCGAAAAGTTCATTCCCTGGTCGGCGGATGGGATGCTGAAGTCCATGGAGTCGGAGATTGGTAGATAGGTCACTCCGTTATTGAAGCTCACCTGAGCCGTTGTGTTTCCAGGAGAGGTTGGAATTTCATTGTACATTCTCGAATACCGCCCACCGGACGGATCGGAATCGATGTACGAAAAGACTTCCCACGTAAAAACCCCGTTCGTAGGCGCTTCCGTAAGAGTGGCAGTCGAGGTAAGGGTACCGCCGGGATTGATCCAAATCGAGCCCCGATCCCCCAACCCTCCCGACGTAACGGTAACGCCCGTCGTAGAAAGCATATCGTTGAATGTGATGTAGGGGTAGCCTGCAAACGCACTGAGCAGACCCGTGTACTTTTTGGCGAGTAGGTCCCCCAAGTTTTGAGGAATTGACGGTTGAAGAGTTACAGGATCGATGAGAGCCGCGTTGTTTGGGACTCTCACAACGAAAGCTCCATTCACGAGTGTCTGGCCGCTCGGAGAATTGTCGACGGCAATGATCGGCGCCCCCTCGAATGGAGGCGATGATGGTGGGGCCACCGTCGCAACGGTCGAAAATAGGTCTATGAGGTAGTGGGAGCTCATGTATACTCACTCGGGGTTGCAGGTGACGGACTGCACTCCGTTTCGTAGATTTTTAAGCTACACCGGATCAAGTTACAACCTGATCGGGATTCGAAGACACGTATGAGAACCTAAGTGGGGCAACCGTTGGGTAGGTCGTGCTGGGAGACGCCGCGGCCATGAAAGGCGAACACGCCAGCAGCGGGGAGGAGGTTCCAGCCGGGTTCGGAATAACGGCCTGGGATTGATACCACGTGATGGCATTGTACGAATACAGAATCACGTTCGGTCCACCGAATCCAGCGACCGCACTGGCAATCCACGTGCCGTCAATCGAACCTAGGGCCACCGACGAGGCGGTTCCCTGGGTCATGCTGAGATTCAACGTGGACTGGAGACTCATGTGAATGGCGTCCGTAGACGTGTAGAATCGCCACAGACTGGAACCCTCGTCAAATGTGACAAGGAGCCATTCTTGTTTTGCGCTGCTCCAAATGAGGTCATTTGGATACTCGTTTGCACTATCGGCCAGACCGACGAGTGAGATAGGGTTCCAGGTGAAACCGTTGTTTGTCGAATAAAGCAATTCTGGTGAAGTGCTTTGAATGAGCGCGGCTACTATGGTCCCATTGTATCTGAGGATCCACCCAGGAACCGGGAGGTTCGGTGCCGTTGCTGTATAGGTGCCCGTGGCCAGATACCCGAGCGATGCGTGACTGCCACTGCTGCAAGAAACCGCAGCAACAACCGCGCCCGAACCCGCTCCAACGAGCTTTGCACCATTAACGTTGGTAACCGCAGTTGTCGAGTAGAGACCAGAACTCGTAAACCCGCTAGGAGCCCCCAAGTAGGAATAAAAATTTGTGGAGTCCACGGCGGCGACCCAAACGTTACCGCTTGTGTCCACAGCAATACTGGTCGGAGGACTCGAGGCGCCCGCGAAAGCGACACCGAAGGCAGCCAAGTTGTAGTCCAAACCTGTACCGTAAAAGACCGTGAATGTCGTGGAGGGACCAGGGTCGTAACCAGCAATCAACCAACTCTGAGCGGACAGACCACCTGACGAGGTGGGCATGTCATTCCAGATCATGGCAAAAGGTCCTGAGTTACCCGTATTGAAACTGTTGCAGTATCCGAGGGTACCGATGTTTGAAAAAGGAGTTCCCGCGAACGCGCCCAGGGGCTGCCAGTTCTTGATCCCGTTTGTACGATCCGAATTGTCCCACGAAAGAACCGTGCCGTTGTAGTTGAGATACCCGGATGCCCCAGAGAATGACGGAAGAGCCTTACTATTGAGCTGGACGACAGTTCCAGCTATGGATCCCCCAGCACCGGTACCGATCACGTCTCCAGTCAGAGTGATTGTACCCAGATTAGCTGGTGGAAGTTGATTCGATACATAATTCGAGCCCCCTGCCAAGTTAAGGGATCCAGCAGTCCATGCGGATCCGTTCCAATACGCCGTGTTGCCAGTTGCCGCAGACGATTGCGTAAGCTGGGAAAGTGGAATTGCAATGTTCGTGTTCGTAACGGAAGTAACACGACCTTTTGCATCGATAGTGATGGCAGGTACAGAAGTGGCGGAACCGTGAGACCCGGCCGTTGTGATCGAAGCCAGCGTGATAGGAATGTTACCACCTGACAGGGCTCCAATCGTCGCGTCACCGCTGAACCCGACGGCCGTCAGATCAAGTGAGCCACTCGCACTGTACCAGAATCCCGTGCCACTGACAGAACTAGCCGTAAGACCCGTACCGCTTGGAGTACTCCAAACGAAGCCAGTTCCGTTGTACTCTAGATACCCAGTGGCTAGTGGGAGAATCGTCTTGTTGTCAAGCGCACTGACCAGGGTCGCAATGGTTCCTGCTGCGCCCGACCCAGACGCATCCCCAGTCAGTGTGATGGTGGGAAGATTGCTGGAGGTCGGAGTAACGGCAGTCGTCGAAACGGATGTAATCAAGCCCTTGGCATTGACCGTAAAGACCGGAACGGCATTTCCGCCTCCGAAGGTTCCGACATTCGAATTCACGGTCGAAAGAATGAGATCCCCATTCGATATGGAACCATCTCCCCCGAGAGAGAAGTATGCGACGGTTGACCCCGCATGATTCATTCCAAGTAGCTGATCCGCCGTACCCAAGGACCATTGGAAAGCGGAACCCGTGTACTTGAGGAAGCCTATTCCGAGAGCAGGAATCGAGACCGTACGGATACCGACAACGATCAGGTCACCGGGGGTCCCGGTGGGGGTAACGTCACCTGAAAAGGCCGTCGGAACAAGTTCGGTGCCCGCAGCATTCTCGATGTAGACCTCGCCAGGGGGGATCGCGCCAGGGGCAACCGGATTTCCCTGAATGTTTGTGACCAAACCCTCGCCTCCCCCGCCTGCGGGAACGAGAAGCGCTGAAGCCGGAACGCTACCAGCAGGTAGCCTACCGGGACCAACGTTTACGGCTGAATTGGGATCGATATTCGAAGGCATTAGGTATTCCGGCGATTGAGTAGGTTGCCTTTGATTCGGAACATACTGGCAGTGGTCGTGTTGACGGTCAGACTCTCGAAGAACACGCCATTGACCGCGTCAAAGACGGCCCATCGAATGAGTAGCACAAGAATGAGTTGACCCTTATGACCGTAAGAGCTTGTGCTCGAGAGTTCAGCCAACATCGGCTGAATGACCTTGTGCACCGTAGGATCGGAAAGATTCTGAGCATAGGCGTTCGGCACGTATCCAGCGCCAACGGTTTTGAAGAACGAACGACCCTCAATATCCACGTCCGCAGAAGCCGCCCGCATAAAGCTCACAAGTTCGGGGTCTGGCATGTACGGAACGAATGACGGAAGCTTCAAAAATCCCGTCGTTGCATTGAAGTCGGAAACAGAAATGGCAGCTCGACCGTTCAATTGTTGCTCACCCGCGTACGGAAGTGCAGACGACGTATTGTAGATTCCGCCAGTCTGGACATAAGCATTGGGGAAAGGATAACCGTAATCCTCAGAAGCGGGTCCTGATGTAATCACGTAGAGGCTCGGAGAGATGTGCCTGGGAATGACCGACAACGAGGTGATCGACCCCCCCGAGTAACCATCGAAGCGCCCCGCTTGAGGGGCACGAGCCTGGTACCAGACGTTCATGCGAAGATTACTCGTGCCCGTCTGGGGCATCGGACGAAGCGCCTGATACGTAACCTGAAGGGTGTCCCCCGAGGATGTGTAGTCGGCCGAGTTCGTGAACTGCCACCTGCGTCCGCTTTGATCGTATGAGGGCAGAACAACGGTTCCTGCGATGGTCGTACCGTTTCTCTTGACATTCGATATCAATTGTGCCCGTTCTGGCAGACGGAACGTTGTACCGGCCACTTGCCACGTGATGGACCCACTGTTCGCGTCAGGGTACACACCAGACGCGTTCGTAACCACAACAGAGGTGGGGCTCAGAACTTGAATGATCGGGAAGGCCCCATTATTTCCAGCATTTGCGGCACCGGACAACGTGATGGTATTCCCCACGTCATTTGGAGTCCGATCCGTGAGTCCCGTCAAAGTCAGACTCGGAGTTGTAAACGCAGAGATAGAAGCCGTCGTACCCTTCGTATCCGTCGAGGCATCGAACACGTTGGTCGTGATCGACACGGTCGTGTACTCGAGCTGAACTTCTCGATGCGTCGAATCGATGTTCGTGTTGGCGAGGGCCGAAAAGTAAATGGGAGACGTATTGGGAAGGGATGACGGGTTGTCGACCTCAAAGCTCGTAGGACCGAAAGTGTTCGTTGCGGTTTTCGTGAGGCCACCCGACGGGTACGCAACAAGGATATCGAGGTACAGGGTTTCCGTCGTGATTCCAAGCCCTGTTAGAGCGTCGAGCCCAAAGTATATTGGTGAAACCGGATTCGTACCGAGACCCGTAACACTGTTCAGGTGACTCAAAACGTTGGCAGTCTTGGACCCGTTACCGTCGAAGTCTCCGATGAAGTGAGCTCCAACGATATCGATTGCGATAACGCTTCCTGGAGCGAAAGAGGCCCAGTTGAACGAGGAGTAGGGGTAAACGGCGAGCGTCGTGAAGTTGACCTCGATACCCGAGGAGTTCGCCCAACCCCCACCAGGTTTGGGCACGGGAATAGTGAGAACTTCGTAGACCGGTCGATCCGAAAAGGTTCGGCGAACCGCATCAAAATTCCCAATGTTTGGGGCACTAGGGTCCGACGGAGTGGGACCAATTTGGTCCGCCCAAAGGAATGTATGTCCGTTTTGACCGCCCCCAAATGAACCCGTATTGGTCCACTCGGTTGTGAGGGCGTTGTCGAGAAGATACGTGAAATTCTTCTCGAGGAGTTCCTGATAGTTCCAACCGAACGGGGAGACTCCGAGTCGGAGGTCCGCCACGTCCGTTGGGACAATGAGATCCGAGTTCAACCCGTCAGGACGATCCGAGAGTAGCGTTGCCAAGGTGGACGGATTCGTCGTGCCCGTGTAGTTCCCGGTCAAAGTTATTGAATTCGTAGTGAGGGACTGAACCGTGTAGTTCACCCCAACTTGGGAAGCAAATGTGATAGAGAAGCCCGGTTGGAGAGTGCCGATGGTATCCAGAGTTGTCGTAACCGTGGGGCTGCTGTTAGTAACCCCGTAAAACCCAGAAAGGACTTCACCAGGTGAATTAATACCGCCGTTCTGATTGCTTGTCGCAATGAACCCGCCCGAATTGCGTCGGAAGATGGCCATGAGCGGAATGGCGTACATGTACCCATCGACCGTACCGAGCGAATTCGCAGGATTACCGTCACCCGCAACCCAAAGTCCCGGGTCTCCGTTCGAGGCCTGGTTGACATAGTTGAACGATGTAACCGTTCCGTCGGGTGCCGATGGGCTCGTAGGAACCGAATTCGCAAACACGTTCGTGGTGTCGTCCAGCGCGTAAGGGTACGAAAATACGTTGACGCCAGAAATGACTCGAAGTCGGTATTGTACCTGAACTCGTTTGGTCGACTCTTGCCCGAGAGTGGCGTTGAGAATATCGTCCGCGTAATTCAGAACGGAATCGTTTGCTGGATCGTTCTTGACGTTTCCGTTGCCCCAAATGTTACCGAGGGGGCTCTTCCCCGCCGTGCTTGGAGACGGGTAGAGAAGGAATCTCCAAACCTCGAGAACGACGACATCCGTGCGAGTACCGCTTCCAGGCGGTGCGGGAAGGACGAGCTGATTGGTACTGATGAGACCCGTATTAGCAACGTCGAGGAGCCACCCGTTGACGAAAGCTTTGAGGCCCTGGGGAATCTGAATCGTGTTGGACGTAACGGTCGGAATGAAGATGCCCGACGTGGGATTCGAGGAGCCGACGAAGTCGTCGGCGATCCATCCCGACGGCATCGAGTTGCGTAGATTGTTTTCGTCACCACCGTTATCGATGTCCTGCTGAAGGTTCAGCTCCACATCGAGTACAGGCTTGCCCGCCTGGAAAACAACCGTTTCCCAGTTCCTTCCCGTCGGATCAAGAAATCCGGAGACAGCGGAACCGTAATTCTTAGTGGGGTCTGTGGGGCTGGTCATCGTGCTCTCAGAAGGTCAGGCGCCAAACGATCGTCATCGTGCTCGTTGCGGGCTTGTTTACGACCGGAAACGTCAAGTAATTGATAAGGGTCTCGAAATCCGTAAGATCAACCGTCGGATCGTACGTCCCGTTGGGGGGCGTGACGGGGTTTCGAATCGACAAGTTGGAACTCACATTTCCGCCAATGAGTCCCATCTCAACGAGGGGGCCGACCGCTTCCGACTCCGAAAAGGTCGTCGTGAAATCGACAACGTGCGTTGGATAAGCGGCAGGTACACCGTTCGCGTCCACAAAGTTCGTAGTAGCGAATGTTTTGCGGCTGAGCTCGGACCAAAGAGCTCGTTGGGTGTTCGTTGGTGCGGGAGGGCTCTGAAGGTTCCACCCGGCCGCGCCCGTACCGACGGCCAGACAGAAAGCCCCGTTCGGTGGCTCGGCATTGTCCTTCATGAGACGAGCGATGAGGATCGAAGCATCGAGGACGACAAGGTTGTACCTTCTCGCATCTTGAACGTCGCCCGTAGCGGCGTCCTTGAGGGTGATGAAGACTTCTCCCTTGATCTTGTACCGTGCATCCTCTTCGTAGCGGGAACTGAACGCCGTCTTCAGCGTACCGCCCACTCGTCGAAATCTCTCGATCATCCTCATGTCCATCTCTCCGTTGGTATCACTCGATGTTGAGTCATAAGAAGAACCCTCAAGGGGCCGAGGCTGAGGAACCAGCCATAAGCTGAGCCTTGAGAATAAGAATCTGACTGGCAATCCCAGGAAGGTTCGATGGGTTCAAAAGGTCAGCACAAATGAATACGTAGGGCGGGGTTGGGAACGGCTGGTTGGCCCGAGCCTCCACATACGAACCCGACGCCATTTCAGCGCTCGCAGGGTGCACAAGAGAGCTGAAGGCGGAAATTGAGGAATCCGCCTCGACTTGGGCGTCCCCACTGATACCCGTCAAGATGTTGGACTCAGCCGTGACAGCCGCTTCCGCATCATAACCGAACCCGCTCCTCATACCTGCGTCTCCATTCAGATCCGCCCCTACACTAGTCAGAGCTCTAGCGTTGGCATTAATCTGAGAACCGCCAAAAATTCGGGAGCTTGCCGCCTCTTTTGACCCCCCACTTTTGAACATGACCCACTGAGGATCGTTCAAAAGCGAGACGTAAAGGGGGTTCCAGATCTGTTTGATACAGAGTGAGCAGCTCGTGTCGTTCACAAGCGGAACGACATCGTTCTGGTACTCTCCCGAGTTACTGAGCTCAATTTGAACCTCGAAGTTTCTCGGAAACGGAGCCCACAGCACCGTGTTTTTGGCCAGAGTATCAGTCATCGCCAAGGCGCCCGCGCTGGATGACCCTATGTATATCGATGAGAGGGTCAACTGCATATCGTCTAGGATCGATGCAATGATGTACGTACCGTACGCGGTTGGAGTGCCCCCACTGAATGTAATCGTTTGACCTGGAACGAATGAATTGAAGTCGGATCCCGTCACAACGGCTGAACCGTTCGTGAGGGTCACGGTGGAGGTACGGACCAGAGAAAAAAGAGGTCCGAGTACGGTACTAGAAGCCGTGCTTGGGGCGTACGTGTACAGAACAGGAGGATCTACAGTCTGGGGGAACTCATACGTATCGAATGCATACGTGCAGACCGAAATGTCCTCAACTTGAATCGTCGAATTGGAAACCGGGTAATCAAGTGCTGGCGAGAAAAAGACCTGCCCGTCGGGTATGCCAAGTGGACCACCCGGCATAAAGTTCGAAAAAGGTATGACGAGAGGTCGAGAGTCCGGCAAACCCAAACGATCAAAGGGTTGTACCCAGTCGTCAACCCAGTGAAACGTAACCGTGCTTGGGACGATCGGGAGAGACCCGGCCGTGGTGATGCCAGTTACCGTCACCTGATACGTATTTTGCGTAATGAGAGGAGTACTTGAGCTGAGAACAAGAGCGACCGACGTCGGATTCAACAACTGCTCTGGAGTAGCGGAAATGATTGTAAGAGGACCATCGAACAGGTTTTGAACCGAGTAATTCGTAACAGTACTGAGTCCCGAAGCACTCATCGTAGTGCCAAACACGAGTCGAACCTTCGTCGGGGACACTGCAATTGCAGTCATCGTCGAGGATGGTGCTGTCCCCACGAAAGAAGCCGATTGCAAGGATAGGTCGAGAGTCTGACCCTCACTGCTAAACGCCTGAGCAACAGTGACCGTGTATGAAATACCGCTCTGAGTGCTGGTGGTGAGCTCTACAGAAAAATCGAGTAGACCCGAGACCCCAGTAACGGTGAGACCTGGTATCGAATAATTCGACGCGTCAATGAGTGGGGCGAACTCTGACTCGAGCTCGGCGTTGAACCGAACCTCAATGAGGGTGGGACTCAACGAAACGGCAGTGAGGACCCCGAAAGGAGGGTAATCCTCGGCATTTTTAATGGCAGTTGCGACGACATTCGAAGAAGAGTAGGCGGCCCCCTCAACGGGATGGTCCAGTCCAACCGAAAGAGCCTCACCAATGGGTACCGTGTCCGTTGGCAAATTCGCAAAAGTGTGGACAATCGATTGCGCATTAAAAGTCGAGTCACCTACGAAGATGCCGCCTTCAGAGGGGATCGCCTCAACGGTAGAGGTGGCATTGACGGTTGCGGTTACGGGATGGTCCGACATATCTCACTAACCTCAACTATCGATAAAGACACTGAACGTGCCCTTTGTGGGGTCCCGGAGAAGCCTGTACTGGTGGCTGTTTCCGTCCAAAAAGTCGAACCTGCGACCCCCGACAACCTGACCCGAGTTTTGGTCAAAAACGAGGACGTAACGCTCACCTGAAGGTAGTGTTACGAAGCCCAAGGCGAGGGACACACCAGAAGAGGTGATGCCAAATCGAACCTGGGTGTCTCCCAGGCCAAACGTGGCATCAGCTAGTAGTTTGAGAGTGTACGTGACCTGGGTAATAAGCCCGGTAGAGTTGAGGAGAGGCGTTCGGTTCGAATACGACGTTCGTGTGCTGCCAGTTGTTCCATAAGTGAGAGTCCCAGAGAACGTTGTCTTCGTGACGAAAGACGGGTCATCCGCCTCAAAACTCCATGGGGAAGCAGAGGTCGTGTCATCCTCAGGAAGAGTCGACGCGTCGTAAGTCAGGCAAACCTCATTCTGGAGGGTGATGGTGTCGAAGCTCTTCACATGATCCTTGAAGGGAGCGATCAGACCGGTAACTCCAGTATCGTGCTCAATCACTTGCAAACTGTTGTAAAGAACGTCGTTGGGTACAACCAGGGTAGTCTTGTACTCCGAATTGTTCAGGGTAAAAGCTTGAGAATTGAGGACCTCACCTGGAGTGTTGAGACCCGCTACGGGAACGTTGACAACCGTCGGGCGTCGAACCTCGAAAGTTTGGGTCTGAGGTACAAGCGGAGTCCCTTCGTTGAGCAACGTAAACGCAATGAGTCCTGGATTCTCGAGAAAGTCAGGCGCTATTTCTGGCGGAATGCCCGTCGAACTACTCCAAAAGTCCGTGTGCGTATGGGGGATGTTCGTGAAAAGGTGCTCGGGCGACGCAATGACGTTTCGCTGATTCAAGTTCTGGTGCGGAGGGACGATCCTTGTAGCAGAAGGGGAGCTCGTGATTCCGTACCTAACGAAATTCCACGCCGTCTGAGATATGTTGGTCGGATCAAAGGCTCCAAACACAATCGACGGTAAGGCTCCGTTAATGACCCGTGGAACTCCCAAGAGGCTCTGGGGAACATTGGAGTACCCCGCACGGATAAGAGGCGTGGCGGTCGTGTCCAGGAGCACGGAAATGCCTCCTGAGGGATCTCTGACAATACGATAACGGTGATTTTGCGTCCAGTCTACTTGAATTGCGATACGATAGTCTACCGTCGAAGGTTGGGCAGGAAAAACCGTCGTAAAAGTAAGGACGTTTTGAGCAACGGAAGCAACCGTGTAGACGCCCTTGTTGGAACCTGCATCGACGATGAGGGAATCACCAACCTGGACCTCAGCTTCTGTGAAGTTTGCTGAGAGGTCCTCGAGTGCATTGCCTACCACACGAGCTCCACTGCCCGTGGCGGACACGGGCAGGTAATAGCCCGTCAGAGAGTTGGGATCCGTACCCTTCCAAATGCCGACGAACTTGCTAAATGAAGACAGCACCCTCCAAGCATTACAGTAGATCCAGTCGACCGTTGAAGTGGATGCCAGGGACGCGGGCGTCGTTGAACCGAAACTGATGACCCCTACGAGTCCAGCTCCGGGTGCGGAGAAGTTCGCATATGTCGTGGACCCTATGTAGACCGTATCGATGAACAAGCTCACGAGGTTTCCCGACGTGCTCTTCACCATTCTGTAGGTGTGCTCGTTTCCGTCGTTCCAATCGAAAGGGAAGGACTGAACGGCAACACCATCCGAGTGCAGAGTAACATTTGGAACACCGCTGAACTGCGTGAGCATCACGCCAAGGGACCGTGCACCGTCATAAATGTCCGCATTGACGCCACAGAAACTTGTCGGACCGGGGTCGACCGTAAAGGCCCGAACCAGAACACGAAACTCGAGGATGTAGTCGTTGGCAGCCCCAACGACACGGTTACTCGCCGTGGGGGGAGCCGTGTCGTCGATATAGTAGAGGAGTCCGTCCGATGAGCTGGAATCCGTGATCCTTAGGGTACGACCGTACATGGCTCCAGTCTGGGAACCCATGGAAGACCATGTGTAGGGCTGGAACTGAGTGGGAAGAGTTCGGCCACCGTAACTGAATAGGGGCGACGACTGGTCTGGAAAGAAGCACAACTGAATGACTCGGTTACCGTCATCAATGGCCGCCATTACTGAGTTCGGCGAAATCCCATGGGTGAAGGTTCGAAGTTGCACAGAAACGTCGAGGACGACGTCCGAGGAGATCGACAAAAGTGGTTCGATGCGGTCATACCCTCGGAAATCTCCGCCTATGAGTCCGACTTGGCTCTCAACGCTTGTTGTCGTAGCGCTCGTCGAATCGATAATCAGAGACTTAGCAAGAGCGGTTGAGAGGAGAGTTTCCGTGCCCGCGTACCCTATGGGCGTCCACGGTTGAGACGCCGCCTCTGGGGTGGTCGTACCCTCATAGCTCACGAAGACAGATGGTGCTGTCTGAAGAGGGTTCGTCGGAATGATGTCGTACTTGACGAAATCCCATAGAGAGGTGTTGACCGACTCATAGGACATCGACCCAAAGAAAACGCCCTGGAGCTGATTGAACGGTGCCGTGAGCTCCTCAAGTGCAGGGAGTTGGCTCTCCAGAACTTGAAGCGTAGGCGTAACGTCTCCATCCAGGTAAACAGAGATGTTTCCTGACGGATCCCGAAAGAGTCGGTAGCTGTGGATAACGGTCCAGTCCAACGTAGCGGGGGAGCCCGTTGGACTTCCGTTTGAAATTCCCCCACTCCAAGCTGTAATAACCGACGGGTCATTTCCACCCCCCGATACGAGGAGTCCAATCTGATTGACACCCCCGCTCGTAAGGTACCCGAGAACAATGGCTTTGGATGAATCCGAGTAACCCGCCGCAATGCCCGTGAAAACTCCTTCAGTTGTCGTAGCGATCGTGATGTAATTTCGCCATGTAGCTGCAAAGACATGCTGAAAAGTGAGATCGACTTGACGCGTCCAAAATAGCACCCGCCCATTTGGAAAGGGACCAGCCACAGTCTTCGTGACAGTCAGAAGGCTGTTGGCGATAGACGTTGTGCCCGTACCTGTTCGATCCCACGGGGCAATCGGATCGTTTTCGGGAAGGGCCGTCGCCCCGTAAGAAACGAAGGTCGAGGTCACTTCCCTTGAAAGGGGCGGGTATGCGATCTTGTGAAGGGGTGAATTCAGAACAAGAAGGTTCGGATCGTTCAAAACCGCAGTGTACGCCCGCTCGTAGGCACGGTACTTGAGATCTCTTTGTTGAGGCTGAGGAAGAGTCGATTGGGAATTGCTCGGAACGTAATTGCTGGGGACGATGAGCTGATTGTTGTAGCGGTATTTGTGACCTGTACCGTCATCGGCATATCCCACGTCACGGTTCCAGGAATTCAAGCGAAACGCAGGACTATTCAACGAGCGAAAATCAACCGTAGGGTTCTCAATCCAAGAATAGGAGACTTTGACATCATCTCCCGGGTTTGGGGGATTCGTCAGAATGATCTGTCCAAGAAGCCCGTTCACCTGTTCTGGGATAACCTGAACGTTGTTGATGAGAACCGTGACATCATCGGCTCTCTCGGCAATTTGCCCGTTACGTGGGTCAAAAACCTCCCAGGAGATGTCAGTATTGTCTGGGTCCGGAAGGTAGAAGCATGACACGAGCTTGACAGCCGTCGTGCTCAAAATCGTTGCAATGCGGTACGTGCCCGCATTAACGTTCGTCCCACTCAGAGTAACGTAGAGCCCGAGCATGGACGGGGTGATGAGGCCGCCGGGCAGCACAACCGTAACTGGGTCCAGAATGGTTGCCCCCGATCCGCTCGCCAGGGTAAGCGGAGGTCTTGATATTGGCCCATGATCGACGAAAATCGACCTAGAGGTTATAGCCGGGGTTGTTGTGACCGCGAAACTCATTGATTTGTCACATAATTTCTGGATATGTCTTTGGGACCACCAATTTCTGTATCGAAGACCGTGGCGAATCCTGTGACGGTTGACGTGCCATACACTGTTCCCATTAGATTAGAAACGAATTCGACGTTCCCGGTGACGTCACAGGAACCGTCCGACTCTCCTGCGGCATCGATGGGGATAGCGTAGTCGGCAACGCACTCGGAGTTCGACGTAATGTTGGCACCGACTCCAATTGTGGTCGTTGCGGACGCGATGATCGTAGAGTTGGCATCGATTGTGGACGTATCGTGACCGTGGACGAAGATCGTGAGGGAATCACTGGTCGAAACCGCATCCGAAAGGGTCTCGCGATGATTGACGTTAATCGCATAGCTATTGGGCACGCACACGGAGTTGGCGGTGACCGTCGAGGAGACATTGAGAGTCTTAGTACCGTTTGCAGTGATCGAGGAGTTGGCCGTGACGGTCGCGGTGTCTGTCTTATAGTTGGCACCGATATTGGCTGTAACTGTAGAGTTTGCCGTAATGGCCGATTGACCGGTTACATTGGTAATAGCTTCAACCGTGAGAGTGGCGTATGCCTCAATGTTGACGTAGCCCGCCGCCTGCTGGTAGATGACATTTCCACCAACGATACACCCGGACTCGGAGAAGCCCTGTCCGAATACGGCTCCACCAAGGAGGCCCGTAAGGTAAGAGGTACCGTAGCCAGCCGAGGCAATGCTTTGAACGACCTGTTCTCTGACCCCAGTGGTCGAAAGACCCGTAACTGCCCCAGAAATGTGATTTGCATATTCCGCATTTCCAGTAATGGTACCGACACCATCGGCTTCACATGGATTGTCCCCGTAATACTGATTGCCAGGACCCATTATGGCCGTGGCCATGCCGGTAATAGAACCCGCAATATGGTTGTCAAACTCCGCGTCGCCGGACACGGTCGCGAACCCGTCCACCGTATTGAGGCTGGGAGCCCAGATCTTCCTGATACCACCATAGAGCTGACCGGTAGCGCCAGAGACGTCGGCTCCCGCATAAACCCTGTCGAGGGTCAGAGTTGTGTCGTTCTGGATGGATTCAATGAGATAGTATCCCGATCCGCCTGGGGCTGTGCCGCCGTAGAATTGAAGTATTTCACTCGCGTATAGTTGGGTCGTGAAGGAAGTTCCGACTCCAGCAACCACTGCGGTCCCATTCGTTAGCGTAAACGTACCCGTGGCAGTCTCATTGAGATTGCTGAGTTCGGTTACATTGCAGGAGCCAGACGTCGAACCAGAAATGTGATTCGTGTACTCGACATCACCCGTAAGGGTCGACGAACCGCCAGCACCAATATCCCCACCATCGACGGGGCTAAGGGCAATGATGAGGCCGATGTTAGCCTCAACGTAGGAAAGACCGTACGTAAGACCCTCAATCCAATTGGCGGGTTCAACGAAGCCCTGGACATAACACTCACCTCGGCACGTAATACCCTGGTAAAGGGAAGCACCAGTCGAGGTCGTTCCCGTGTAGGACGTGCTCAAGGTGAGAGACGTTTCACTGGAGATTGACTGGATGTAGTAAGTACCTGTTGCAGCCGGCGAACCCTCTCGGAAAGTTAGGGACTGGCCGATGTACAGGTTCAGGAAACTCGTACCGGTTCCAGTAACCGTTGCAGAACCATTCGTCAGGGCAACCGTCCCCTCGAGCTTCTGGAACTGCACCGAGATGAGCATCGTCGAGGCGATGAGGTCGACGGTTGCGGTCCCGCTAATCGTTTGGAACGGCGCGTACAATGCAGCAACGTTGTCCGAGTCCGTAAGAGTCTCGAAACTATCCGTGAGGGTCTCGTGAACTCCTCGACTGACCTTGAGCTTGTCGCTCGTTGTCATCGAATCCGAAGCAGACGGATAGTACTTGGCCGTCGCGGAAGCCGTAGTGGTCGCCGAACCATTGAGACTCGTGGCCCCAGACGCAACAATCACGGTAACCAGGGAGTCCTTGGTGGTCACCGTGTCAGAGACGTTCGCATTCAAAACAACAATCGAACCCGCCTGATCCGAAATTGCAATCGTGTCGGAAACCGACTGATGTAGTTCAGCATTGACGTTAGCCGTGACACTAGAGTCAGCCAAAACGGACGAGGTTCCCGTAGCATTGATATAGTTCGTCAGGGAGTCGGACGTGGTGGCCGTGTCGGAAACCCCCTCCACCACCGTATGAACAACGGCAAGGGAGTCGGAAACTGTAAAGTCATCGGAGACATTTTCGAAGTAGTTCGAGTTCTGACGGGCCGTGAGGGACGAGTCGGCGGTGATCGATGCATTCGCCGTAAAATTGGCGTCCGTCTGAATGGAGTCACTGATCGAAACAGAATCGGAGAGGTTTTCGTAGATGACAATGACAGCGGTTAGAGAATCCGTGACTGTAATCGTATCCGACGCGTGAATCTCATCGTCAGCAAGCGGAGATGCCGTGACCGAGGCACTTGCATTTAGAGATGCGGTAACCTCAAAAGATGCCGACGTGTTAAGGCTATCCGTAGGGGTAATCGTATCGGACAGTTGCTCGTTAACAACGATGACGGCGACGAGCGAGTCGCTGATCGTAATGGTGTCAGAGAGTCGAGCCTCATCCTCGTCCGTAGCATTTGCTGTAACCGAGGAACTCGCGGAGAGGGAAGCGTCCGTTCCAAAAGATGCCGAGCTCGAAAGGGAGTCAGAATAGGCGACCGAGTCAGAAAGATTCTCGTAGGCGACTATGACTGAACTGAAGGAATCGCTGATTGTAATAGTATCGGAAATGGGCTCGATGTGGTCAGCCGTAATAGCGGCTACGAAGGAGTCCGAGCCGTCAAGCATCGCTGAGGCTTCGTAAGATGATGTGCCAGTCAAAGAGTCGCTGATCGAGATTGTGTCGGAGATGTTTTGGGTGATGACACTCAGGACTGTCAGGGAGTCGGACGTGGTGACCGTATCCGAAAGGCTCTCGCGGAGGTTGGCGGTAGCGCTGGCCGTAACGGTGGAATCCCCATTAATCGAAGACGAGGCAGTGAAGTTTGCATCCGTGTATAGATAATCAGAGGATGTAATCGTGTCCGACAGAGTCTCATGGAGCACGACGATGGCCGAAGCGGTGTCGGTAATCGAGATTGAATCGGAGATATCGACTTCCTCGTACGCATTGGAACTTGCCGTCACCGAAGACGTGCCATTGAGGGAGGCGGCTACAGTGAAGTTCGCATCCGCTGTGAGGGAATCGGAGCACCCGATTGTGTCGGACAAGGACTCGTGGAATACAACGATTCCGGTCGCCGAGTCCGTGATCGTGATGACGTCGGATAGATAAACATAGTCATCCGCCGTAACGTTTGCTGTCAGGGACGATGAACCGTCGAGGGTCGCGGATGCCGTGAAGCTGGCGTCTGCTGTTAGGCTATCCGAAGTGGTGACCGAATCCGAAACGCTCTCATGAAGAACGACGATTCCGGTAACCGAGTCCGTGATCGTGACGGTGTCCGAGAGGTGGATTTCATCGTCTCCCGTTACCGAAGCGGACAAGGACGCGGAGCCGTCCAGGGTAGCAGTCGCATGAACGTCGGCACTGGTCTGTAGGAAGTCCGTAAGAGAAATGGTGTCCGACAGGCTTTCGGTAAAGACAACAACCGAGCTGACGGAATCCGTGATTGAGATCGTATCGGAGAGGTGAAGTTCGTCCTCTCCAGTGGCATTAGCCGTGACCGAGGAGTCAGCGGAGATGGTCGACACCACGAAGTAGGCGGCGTCGGTCTGAAGGGAGTCTGTATAGCTAACCGAGTCCGACAGGTTCTCATTGATTACGATGACCGCGGTTAGGGAGTCACTGATAGAGATCGTATCGGATAGGTGAAGCTCATCGTCTGCCGTCACGCTCGCGGTGAGCGTAGAACTGGCCGAAATGGCCGAGGCTGCCTCGAAAGACGCAAAACTGGTAAGAGAGTCCTCGTACGTCGTTGTGTCAGAGACGCTAACAGTAAGAACCACCTGAGCGGTCAGAGAATCGCTACTAGTAATCGAATCGGAAATAGTGATGATATGATCGGCTGTGATAGCGGCTACGAAGGAGTCGGAACCATCGAGCATCGCCGAGGCTTCGTAATCCGCAGTGCTCGTCAAGGAGTCACTGATTGAGACCGAGTCCGACACGCTAACAGTAAGAACCACCTGAGCGGTCAGAGAATCGTAGATGCTGATTGTGTCAGAAACTGACGTGGGGTAATTCGAATTCGACCGAGCCGTGATAGACGAGTCCCCATCTATCGATGCGGAGACCGCATGGTTAGCGCTTGTACTGAGGAAGTCCGAAGTGCTGATCGAGTCAGATAGTGCTTCGTAGGCAACAACGATTGCGGAGACGGAGTCCGTGGCCGAAATCGTGTCCGAGAGGTGGAGTTCATCATCTGCCGTCGCGGCGGCCGTAAGAGAGGAGCTTCCGTTGAGGTTCGAATGCGCCGTGAAGTTGGCGTCCGTTTGAATCGAATCGGCATAGGTAATCGTATCCGAGGGACTCTCGTACACAACGATGACCGCGGTCAGAGAATCGGAGATGCTGATTGTATCAGTGACAGACCCGCTATCGTGAGCCGTAATACTAGCGGAAACCGATGAAGTTCCGTCGATGGTCGAGGTTCCCGTATGACTGGCTACGGCCTGAAGAGAATCGGTCGAAGTGATCGTATCCGAGATGTTGGCTTGGATGACGACAACCGCAGTCAGGATGTCACTGACCGTAATGGTGTCCGAAAGCGTCTCGACGTGCGAGGCCGTGACGCTAGCAGAAACCGAGGCGTCGGCGTCGATGGTTGAGGTTGCAGTGAAGTTGGCGTCAGTTTCCAGGGTGTCGGAATAGGTGACAGTGTCCGAAACGTTTGCGTGGACGATGATAACTGACGTTACCGAGTCAGAAATAGACACGGAGTCAGATACGGAGGCGGCATCGTGGGCTGTGATGCTGGCCGAAACCGAGGAACTCGCCGTGAGGGACGCTTGAACCTGATGGTTCGCATCCGTCTGGAGGGAATCCGAAATGGTGACCGTATCGGAAACGTTCTTGTAGATCGTGAGGGTCGTCGACAGGGAGTCCGATATGGTGACAGTATCGGAAAGGCTCTCAACGTGATCAGCGGTGATCGCCGCCAAGAGGGAGTCGGTTCCGTCTATGACCGCGAACGCCTGGTAGCTCGCATCCGTGGTCAGAGAATCGGTACAGGTAATCGTATCCGAGAGAGAAGGTATACCCGAGAGAACAACGGAAAGTGAATCCGAGAAGGTGACAGTGTCTGAGACAGGGTTTAGGTAATTGGAGTTGCTTCGAGCTGAGCAGGTCGAGTTCGCCGTCAGTGAGGCGGCCACTTCCCTTATGGCAATGGCAGAGGCCGTGTCTGAGTACGTGATCGTATCTGAAACGTTCGCATTGAGGACGACGGTTGCGGTAACCGAGTCCGTGGCACTGACCGTATCAGACAAACTTGCCTTATGCTGAGCAAGGGCCGAAGCGGATACGGATGCAGAACCGCTCAAACTCGAGGCGGCCGTATGATTGGCGTATGCGGTGAGAGAATCCGTATAGGTAACCGTGTCCGAAACGCTTCGATGAACCGTGGTTATGCACGTGACCGAATCAGTAGTCGAGATCGTGTCACTGAGAGATATGACTCGATTCGCTTGAGCCGATAGGGAGTCCGTGGCCGAAATCGTATCGGAAAGGGATTGGATATGATTCGCGTCAATGGAAAGAGAATCGGTGACCGAAACCGTGTCGGAGACGCTTACCGACAACACAATGATTGAGGACAGAGAGTCCGAAATTGAGATCGTGTCTGATAGACTCGGATTGTGTTGCGCGAGAGCTGAAGCCGTGAAAGACGAGCTGGCGGATAGAGAGGAAGCAGCGACCTTATTCGGATGGGCCGTAACAGAATCAGTGCACGTAAGGGTGTCAGCAAGTGGAATACTGTTATTCCTGCCGACTGCCAAGGAATCGGATACCGCAATTGTGTCACTGACCGAGATATGGTGACCAGCAGAGGGCGAAAGAGAGTCAGAAATTGTAATCGAGTCGGACGTGCTGATAGCTCCGTACGTCCGTTGTTTCTGAAGTGGTTGTCGACGTCTCGGAAGCTTTGCGTAGTAGGGAACGGGCGGGTCGGCGCCCTGAGTGGCCGTGTTCGCTGATGTGTTGATATTCGCCGTGGTGGCGGTGGTGCCCGTATAAGGTTGGGCTAGAGTGAGCTGACCATTTCCCATTGTGTAACCACTATTCGTGGGAACAGTGGTCGTCATGGTCATGGAGGTGGAACTGTTAATTGATGATATCGTATACGTGCCAGTTGCCGTCTCGCTCTCATAGTATAGAGTTACGGTTTGACCTGGGAATAGGTGAGTAAAATCCCCAGTATCAACTGCCCCTACGCCCCCGACGGTGTTGCTTGCGGTGAGCGTTGTGGTGCCATTCGCATTTATACCGCAACTGCAATTGTAAATGGCTGCAATCGTGTACAACGGAGAAACGGTAACACCCACGGGACCCAATGGGGTAACGGACACTCCTGAGGTGTTCGCCGAACTGGTGTAATTCGTTGTTAGAGTCAACGAAGTGGTACTAGAGATGCTCTGAATGACATAGGTGCCAGATGCGGTAGGGGAGCCCCCGCTAAAAGTTATCGATTGACCCGCAGCAAGATTCGTTGTAAAGCTGGTACTGGTACCAGTAACGGTTGCAGAACCATTAGTGAGGGCGACCGTACCTGGAATAGTGGATGGGGACCCTTGGTATGGGGTCGTCAAAGTCAGTGCGGTGTTACTCGAAATGGAAGCGATGGTGTAAATACCGACCGATAGTAAGGCTCCAATTGTCGTTGCCGAGGCATAGTTCGTTGTTAGTGTCAGAGACGTTGTACTCGCAATAGCCGCGATAACGTAGGTGCCGGATGCGGTTGACGAGCTACCAGACGAGGCGCCACCACTGAACGTAACCGTCTGTCCTACAACCAAGGTAGTTGTAAAACTAGTGCCAGAGCCTGTTACTGTAGCCGATCCATTGGTAACAGTGACAGTACCTCCAATGGTACCTGGACCAGTAGAGAAGGAAATGGGTTGCCCGACAGCAAGCAGGGTTGAAAAACTAGTGCTCGTACCTGTAACTGTCGTTGAGCCATAAGTGAGTGCGGCAGTGCCGGCTATACTAGATTGAGAGGAAAAGGATACGATTTGCCCAGGGTACAACTGGTTCAAGTAGTTGTAGTTCCACGACAGAATCGTGGTTGGTGCCGTCGGAGTGACCGTGGTTGAACCGTTTGTAACCGAGTTCTGAAGACTTACAATTGAGAACCCCGACCCGTTCCCCAAAAGGGTGTACGTAGCGCTAGTTCCAGCAAATGGCCTTAATGCAAATTCAACATTGTAGAAGTTCGGGGCTTGGTTGTTGAGGTCTGTTTCTCTAGTAAATGGCCAGTATCCGTAAAGGGTATTCAGATTGTCATATGTGGGGGAGAGTTGCTCGGACTCCCTTTCAATGGCCGCAATCGGCAGAGCCTCCAGCCACATTTTCAGACCAGATATCGAACCTATGAAGGTGTTCTGGAATGTGTTTGTGTACGTGTAGGCGCCGTAGTTGTAATTGATACCCAGGCAAAATGTCTGCCCGAGCACTTGTGGGATAGTGGTGTTAGTGTAGTAACTGAGTGAGCTAGTAGGTGTGCCCACAGCCTTCGCAAAAATGGTGACAACCGTAGAGGCCGTGTAGGCACTCATCGTCATTCCGACGAAGTACCATTGGTTGTTCTGTAGGGAGACAGTGGATCCGCTTGTAGTGACAACCGTAGAGGTAGGATCTCCCACCGCTAGAGTGAGCAGACCGGGGGACCCCGCTGCACCCGCGGAACCTTCAATAACTAGAGCGATAGTAGAGCCGCTGGCCGTCGAGGCCATCTGAAACAAGTAGGCATACGGGGCCCCGCTGCCGTTGTTGTTCAACGACTGAAAGTGCTGCATGTTGATAAACATGCAGATGGTGAAGCCGTAACCGTTCGAAGAAATGAGCGCGGGAGAGGGGGTCGCTACGAGACCGCCGGCACCTCCTGATAGGTATAAGGACACGTCAGATCAACCTTTCTAGGTTATGCAACCTGACGCTTGATGCCTTGCCACGTGTGACCAAAGGCCGGGGTCTCCAAGTACAAAGACGTCGTAGTCGAAGTCGTTCCCGTGTAATTGGACGCCAAGGTCAACGAGGTGCCGCTTCCAATTGCTGAAATGGTGTACGGGACTCCGGGCTGAGAAGCAAAGGAGATGACTTGCCCAACGGTAAGTTGTAGAAAGCTCGACGTAGCAGTTGTAACTGTCGCGGACCCGTTCGTCACATTGACGTTAGTCAGGCTGTCAAATGCACTAGTCAGTAGGGCGACTCCGCTTCGGTTCTCAACGATGATGACTATGTGATCGGGAAGGGAACCACTGAAAGCGGACGCGACACTGAAGGGGGAGCTAAACTTGCTGACGTACCCTGTTAGGGTCGTACCGGTACTTGTTGCTCCAGTATAGGGAGAGGTCATCGTCAGAGTGGGATTGCCCGTCAAAGTCACTGACCCCGAGCCAGAGTTATTTGCATTAGTAGTTAGCGTTAGCGAAGTATTGCTGGTGATCGTCGCAATGACATATGTGCCCGTCGGAGGAGTGGTTCCACCTGAAAATGTAACTGCCTGGCCAGGAACGAACTGGGTCAAAAAGCTTGTGGAGGTTCCCGTAACGGTTGAAGAACCGCTCGTAGTGGCGACTGTACCACTACCCGTAACGCTGCTACCAATGGCCAAAACCATGTATGGGACACCGGCTTGACTCGCGAGAGTTATGGTTTCACCCACAGCAGCAGTAAAGGCCGTCGCGCTAGAGAGGACGGAGTATCCGTTCGTAGCATAAACCGTTGTGCTTCCACCTGGAGCCGTGGCAGCGGACGTGCCGACGTTCATTGTACCTATGAGTCGGGCATTCGGAGGAGATGTCAAGGTCACAGGAGCGGAAACCCCGGTTACCTCTTCACCGTAAGTCAATCCGCCGTCCGATGTGCCCGTCGCGTATACGTTAATGATCGACGGTGCGACAGGAGTTGTATTCGTGGTGGCTTTGACTTGGACGAAAATGTCCTCGAACTCATTGAGAAATGAGTACATAGACAGTGAGTTTGAAGTCGTGCCTGAGTAAGTGGTGGTCAGACTCAAGGAGTACGCACTTGCGATAGAAGCTATCGTGTAGGTAGTCCCCAGAGACCCTGCAAACTGTACAACCTGATTGACGTACAAGGTGGAGTTGAAATACGTTCCTCCGTTGGTGTACAAGGTGGCGCTCGACGACGTCGCACCACTGTAAAAACCCGTCAGAGTGAGAGTCGTATTGGTAATACTGGAGATCGTGTAATTCACCCCGGGTTGCGAGCTGAAACTGATCAATTGACCGATGCTCAACGGAAGGTAGGTGAAGCTGGCCCCAGACGTCCCCGTGCCCGTATAGTTCGTGGTTAGGGTCAAGGAGGTGTTGTTTGTGATCGACCCAATGACGTAGGTCCCCGTTGCCGTACCACCACCGAACGTGATCATCTGACCCACGGACAACTGAGTCAGGAAGCTCGTGCTAGACCCTGTCACGGTTGCAGAGGCGTTCGTGACAGTTACGGTCCCCGTTCCTGTGTATCCCGTAAGGCTCGTGGTGACGCTCGTCGAACCATTCGTCACCGTCACCGTGCCAGAAATGGAAGCCATCGAGACGGCCGTCGAACCATTCGTCACCGAGACAGATCCAGGAAGCAGAACTATCCCGTTCGCCGTGTTGTCGATGTACGAAGAGGCTGTCGCGGACGTTGAGCCCAGGTTCGCCAGAGCCATCGGCAAGGGCTGAGCCGGTGCCGCGTAATTGGACGAAACTATGCTCATGGGGTGCCTAATCCCGTGAGCTAAAAGAAGAAAGTGGCCTCAGGAAAGAGTCCCCGCAAGACCAATTTCCAAGGGTTCCCCACAATTTTTGGGGAACTAACCTTTGGCCGTTTCTTTGACTGGAACGATGGCTACCACTCGAAAGAGGTAGGGAGCCGCAAGCGGGGCGCCAGCAAGACCGGCCGCGAACTTCTCTGCGGCGGACGCGGTAAAGGGACCGTGGTGAATGTCCACGAGGCAGATAACCTTCTCCTCGGTTCCATCTTCACTCCGAACAGTGGCTTTTCCGTGTAGGTTCTCTTTTACATTGACCATTTTGGTGTCCTCCATAGGAACAGGAATCCTAGCATAAATGGCTCACGTTATGCAGTGAATCCATAACGTGTGGTGACGTAGCTCTTCCAAGCGGAGCGCACTGTAGAGCCGACGGATCCGTTGTAAAAGGCCAACTCGTAAATCTTCCCACCAAATTGAATGGAGCCTGCCCCGTTACCCACTACAATGCCGGTTCCGCCCGCAGGTACGTTACCACCGCCCCCAGAGGAGGCAGTGGTGCTGTTCGTGGTAGTGGAAACATATGAAAATGCAGAGGTGGTAGAAAAAAGGCAATCGATAAGGTACGAATTTCCAGTTGCGACCGTAACCTGATTTATGAAGCTAGTACTAGTTCTCTGACCAATCTCAGTGGCAGTTCCCATACGAATAGCCGGGTACCCTGCGCCAGAATTGGTTAGGTCGATCAACCATGCCGTAGAATCCGAGGTAGTATACTGAACCACCATGAAAACTTCGTATGGATTGCCTAGGTTCAAAGTCTGACTTGACGAAAGGAAGTACCCCCCTATGGTCGAGAAGTCAATATACGGACAACCATTGAGACCTCCAGTAGTCTTGTACCCGGGCCTATTTCCAGGCGTTGCTTGAGTCAATGTTTGACTGTTGGCCAAACCCAATTGGTCCACCCACTCAGAGACGTTATTGCTTGAGTCTGTAGTGACGCCTAAGTCACTACGAAACCAAGAAACGCAAGTCGGACTGGTGGTGCCCGTGGCAATAACGGGAAATATGTTTATCGGTGCTGGAGCGCCTGCTCCCAATGCGAAAGGCATCTTAGGCCACCACCTTCTGCGTAACGTCGATAGACCAGTGGATCGTCGTCGACGCCAAACCCGTAACCGAGATTTGCAAGGTGTTCGTGCTGAGAGCGACCGAGGAGTTCATAGAGCTACCTGAACCGTTCGTGAGGATATTGTAGGCCGCGGGAGTCGAAGGGTTCAGAGTGGCGGCGGAGGACCCCGCTCGTTGAACCAGGAACTCGTAGTCGGCGCTATAGAGGTCTCCCGCTCCGCCCGTGTCTACCCCTAGAACGTTGACAATGAAGCGACTGGCGGAGCTTGCAGCCATCGCAATCGACACGGCCGTCGTGGACGTGGAGTTTGTGGTCGTCTGGGAGTAGATGATCGAGTTGACGGGATTTGTACCGCTAGAGTTCAGGACCGTCTCGGTTGCCGTGATGGGAATCGAAGAGGCGCCGCTGATCGAATTGACCGTTCCAGTAACTGACCCGGGTCCCGTTGCCGTGACGTCTCCCGTAATGGCCGTGATGGCCGAGGTGGAACTCGATTCCAATGGGTCGACGAATTGGCGTTTGGTGCCTTGCCATGTGTGCGTGAATGCCTCGATGTAAATAGAAGCAGTCGAAGCCCCGGCACCCGTATAGTTCGTGGTCAAAGTCAACGAGGTCCCACTAACCGAGGAAACGGTATAGGGAACTCCCAACTGGGAGCTGAACGAGATCATTTGACCGGGGGTCAGGAAGGAGGCCAGAGTCGCGCTCGCCGTGACAAGGTTCGTTCCTGGAGTTAGAGCCGCGGTCGGGGTGATCGCCGTATTGAAAAGAGTCTGTCCGCTCCTGTTTTCGGCAATGAGGACAATATGGTCAGGGAGAGTTCCCCCATATGCCGCTGCAATGCTGAAAGGAAGACTGAATTTGTTGACGTAAGCGGTAAGAGCTCCCGTGGTCGTAGTCGTACCCGTGAAGGGGGTGTTCAAAACGAACGTCGGTTGACCTGTCATGGTCGCTGAGCCCGTCCCAACCCCAGTAGCCGTGTTGATAGTCAGAGAGGTATTACTGGCGATGGCCGTAATGACGTACGGCACGGTACCAGTCAGGTAGGTAGACTGGATGACTACCTGTCCAACAGAGAAGGTGGTCGTAAACGTCGTGCCAGACCCCGTCACCGTCGTGGTGCCGTTGAATGTTACCGTAGCCGAGGATTGAGTCGTGGCCGGTATCGCGATGATCGTGTACGGGACTCCCACCTGACCCGTGCTGAACGTCACCGTCATTCCAACTAGCAAGCTAGAAATGGTGGTAGACGTGCCAGAAACAATGGAGGAACCGTTCGTAGCGGTAAGAGTGGAACCACCAATGTTGGACGATGGAGCGGCCGTAGTACCTAGATTGATGATTCCAACGAGTCTAGCGTTTGGCGGGGCCGTCAAAGTAACTGGACCTGAAACCCCGTTAACCTGCTCACCGTACGTGGTACCGCCATCGGTCGACCCCGTGGCGTAAATGTTTAGGATAGCTGGAGCTGTTGGAGTGCTGGAAACCGTAACCCTAAACTGAACCAGAATGTCCTCGAACTGATTGAGCAACGAGTACATTTGGAGTCCGCCCGCTGTCATTGTCGCGTTTACCGACGTCGTGGATCCCGTGTAAACGGATCCAAGGGTGAGGGACGTAGAGCTTTGAATCGAAGAAATGTAGTACGTACCCGAAGCCGTCGGAGTACCGCCACTGAACGTGACGTACTGACCCGCGTAGAAGCTTGTAAAACCGGTTCCCGTAACCGTAACGGACCCGTTCGTAAGGGCAACGGATGCCGTAGCCCCCGTCGAGTTCCCCGTGTAGTTGCTCGTCAGAGTCATGACATATGGGCTCGTGATCGAGGAGACCACGTACGACGTACCCAACGTGCCCGCGAACTGAACCGACTGACTCTGGTACAGAGCCGAATTGAAGTACATACCCCCGTTCGTGTACAGGGTTGCGGTCGAGGATGTTGCGCCGCCGTAATTACCCAAGAGAAGCAACAGAGTGGTGCTAAAAACCTCAAGAATCGTGTAGCTCACACCAGGCTGGGAACTGAAACTAATGACCTGGCCCGCGCTTAAGGGCGTGAAGTTTGCCGTGCCCGCCGTAACGATCTGCGATCCCTGGGTCACCGTGACGGTTCCCGAGATTGACGCCATTGTGACGGTTGCGGAACCGTTCGTGAGGAGAACCGTTCCAGGGAACAATAAAGACCCGTTCGCCGTGTTGTCGATGTAGCTCGACGCCGTGGCCGAGGCACTGGTAAGGCCCGCCAGGGACATACCCAAAAGCTGATTGGGCGAGGAGTAGATAGGCGAAAGAGTGCTCATGGGTGCCTACTCCCATGAGGTAAAAGAAGAAAGTTGGCTCAGTGGAGGAGGTCCGTGTCCTCAGAACTTGGGAGAGTAGGTTCGGGTTCCGCCAAGAGTAAGTTTCTCTACGGACAGTTGACGGTCAACTATGCCTCAGTGACGGTCAATTGTCCTGCTGGGAATTTGATTTGGTCGTTCATATTGACAACGCGGGAAGTCGTCAACGAGCCGAAATAAAGCATGTTGCCAGTGTTTGGGTCATCGAGAATGGCGAAGGCGACAACAGTACCCCAAGACGACGTCGCAATGGGGTATGTGATGTCCAGAGTATTTGACACGGCACCCGCTACGGGAGCACTGAAGCTCGCGGCCTGTCTCGTGTAACTGCCCCCGCTGACCTCCGTGCCAGTCGTTGTGGGAGTCGGAGAACCGGTGTACAGAGCCACGTATACGGTCGTCGGGGAGCTGTACGCGGTGTTTCGCAATGCAGCGTTCAGCACGGCAGTTTCGAAGTACTGAGTCTTGGGCATGGACTTGGCCTCTGTCTCGGCGTACCGAGCAATCGGAAGTTGCTATCCATTATGAGCGTACAAGAGAAAACCCAAAAATTTAGGGAGCAGCGACGAAGACGCTGTACGACCCGGAACCTACGCCTAAGGTGAGCAAAACTACCTGATTGGCACTCGCGGTTCGAACTCCCAGAATGTTCACAACGGTTGGGCCAGAAATGCTGTAAACGGCGGGGTTAAGGAGCGGGGTGTCAATCATCATCTGCTTCGAAAAAGTCAAAAGAAAGCTCCCGTTGGCAGGAATGTACTCAACGTCCGTGACTTGGGGCCCGCCAGTGGCAGTTCGCCATTGAGCTGAAGCGTTGAAAGGGGTTCCATCCGCATTCTGAAGACCCGAGACCGTCAAAAGGTACAGGCTCGAACTCGTGGGCTCGTAAATGTACAGGGTGACCCCTGTAACAACCCCTGGAACACTTTGAATTGGAACCGCCGAGAGAACCATGGAAGGGACGCCCCCTCCGATAGCCGTGACTTGGTAGTTACCAGGATCATTGACTCCGTAAAGAAGCAGGTTCTTCGAGAAAGTAACAGTGAGGATCGACCCGCCCGAAACCGTAATCGCGTTCGGAATTACCGCCGTAAATGTCGAACTAGCGATAATGGTAGAGCTTACGGATTGGTTCGCCATGAGTTCCTACAACACCGAAGAGACAAAAGATAAAACGGTCGTCCGTAATTCGGACGACCGTTCTTTCAAGTGCTTGAAAAGACACTCAAATGGTGATGGTGTATGTCACCGCTAAAGTATCATTGGTGTACAGCGTTCGCTGCGTGAACAGAATCTCGTTGTTCATCGCGCCGGCCGAAGAGGCATTGAAGAGCGCCGTGAGCTGAACCGCCTGCGAGGAACCGCCCGTATACGTGAACGTGTGGGAAATCGTCGCCGTCGTTGTGCCCGTCGTGTGGGCGTACGTGCCTTGGGTTCGTCCGAGGCCGTTCGTCGTAAGCTCACCGGAGAGAGTCGTATCACTGTAGGAGACCGCCGTGGCGGCCGTTGCGCCGTACGACGTGCCCGTGTAGTTCCCCGTCAAAACGATTGCCGTGCCCGAAACCGACAAGACCGTGTAAACGGTGTCGCTGGTGTCGGAGGTGAACAGGATGGTCGCTCCAGGGTAGAGGGAGCCAGTCTGAGACGTGGACGCCGTAACGTTGGCCGACCCGTTGGAAACGTTGAACGTACCGGACAACGAAGTGCCCGCCGAGTTCGACAGGGCGATGTAGTTGAAGCCGTTGGTTGCCAGGCCCGTCGTTGCGTACCCCTGAATGAAGAGCTGGTCGATGCCGCCGCTCAACACGAGGTTGTGCGCGACTTCGTCGTCTTCTTCCTGGCGGTACATCCAAAGCCCTCGCGACTCATCGAAGTCGTAGGCTCGCTCGACATGGATCAAAGCCGAGGATCGAAAACGGGGGTGGGTTTCTTGAATCAGCATGGGCGATGCTCCTAGCCTTGGGGGGATAATCAAAGGTTATTGAACTGGAACTCAAAAGTCTTTCGAGTGGTCCTCACTGACCACTGCTTTATTGACCTTGACCCCAAGACGATCCCTGTCACGTATACCCGCCCAATAAGAACGAAAATCCTCGTAGTAGTACGTGTGGAGATACCAGGACATGGCATCGAGGATCTTGTTGATGTTCGTTCCGTTCGGAACGTAGGTGTCCTGGAAAATGTACCGAATCGTATAAAGGGTATGGGCGGGTCGAATGATGTCAAGGATGAGCCGTATGGAAGAATCCACGTCAAAGACATCTGGCGGAAACCCCCCACCGGGAGGGGCGACGACGTCTATTCCGAATCCGAACTCATCCGATATGTCGTAACCGGAGGCTCCCTGACGAACGAGGAGGAAGTTCTCCGTAACCGTCACGGCGCCTGTATAGAAGAGGGCTACCGCATCCGAGATAGATTTGGGTATTGACCCCTGAAAGTAGATTTGGAGCAACCCCAAAAGAAACGTTTGGAAGGAGTTGTCCGAGAACGTAATCGTTGGGATCTGCCCGTTTACGAGCAAAAGGTAACCGCAAATCGTATAGAGGAAGTCCGACCGTGTCGTCTGTTGATTGGGAAGGTTACCCCAGTTCAAGTCCCCGCTTACGTCCTCAAGAGCCAGCTCGAGGCGTGCGAGTTCCACGGCAACGGCTTTAAGCTCCAACGTGTAGTTTGGGCCTTCAATCGTGCTCGAGTAGTTACTGGGAAGAAGATCGAGGAGGGTTTTGAAGATTGCCTGAGACCGGTAAAAGAGCCTAAGGTTGTACTCTTTGCCCTTCTGAACGATGTTGTAGTTCAGGCGCGAAGGATCGAAGGAGAACCTAGCCATACCCTAGCTTATCACCTTCTGCGTGACATCGATCGACCAATCAATTGTAGTCGAAGACAGTCCAGTAACCCCCACTCTGAAAGTGTTTCCAAGCAGAGAAACGCTAGAGCTCATGGAGCTGCCCGAACCGTTCGTGAGAATGTTGTACGGAGCTGGAGTTGTGGGATTCAAAACGGCCGAAGAAGAACCGGCCCTCTGAACGACGCACTCGTAATCCGCGGAGTACATATCCCCTGCCCCGCCCGTATCTACACCAAGAACATTAATGGTGAAGCGGCTAACCGTGGCTGGAGGGAAGGTGCCGATAGAGTATGGGTACACCGTAGTTGCGTTGGTCGTTGTGTATGTGGTGACGATCGCACTGATGGGTGCCGTGGGAGTACCAGAAGAGTTGAGTGTCGTCTCCGTGGCCGTGATGTTGATGGGAGACGACCCGCTAATCGAGTTGACCGTCGCCGCAGCGGAACCTGGCCCTGAGGCTGTAACGTCCCCAGTAAGAGCCGTGATCGCTGGAGCGGTTGTGGTGACCCAACCTTGACCCGTACTGATGATGTTAGACGCAGAACCGCTAATGATCGATACGGTGGCGCCCGTGAGAGCCCCACCGTAGGAGCTTGAGCCGCCGACCGTAATGGTGTTACCAGTATTGTTGATGATGGTTTTCTGGTAGCCTTTGGTCACAAACGGAAGAACAACCGTCGTAATGGTTGGACCAGCGATTGCGATGGTTCCGTACATGAAACTCGTTGAATCAACCCAATACGTTGTGGCCGACCCACTATAAAGCTGCTTGTAGTAGGTGTCGTAGCAAGGGATTCGCACGCACGCCGTATTGTTCGAATCGACGAACGTTGCATTCACCTGAGTGAACACCCCACCCGCGGTCGGAGCAAAGAGAATCTGATTAGGGACATTCCACCAAACGGGAGGCTGTGTATTTCCGATTAGGTAAGCCGACCCGTTGGGAAACGGCACATCTCCATTATTCGCAATTTGAGAAGGGTAGAAGCTCAAAAGGGGCTGGGAAACGAGAGGAGTAGAACTCGCGGTGTACGTAGGACCCAAACCGTTGTAGTTGAAATTCAGGTACTGGAGAGAATAAACGGTTCCGGCAACATAGGATCCGTCCCCAGAAACCGGCATCCACGAGATTCCGCCTCCAACAGCGATAGGAGTTCCGGGAGTAAACGTAACAGCAGAGGAGTCCGGTGGAGAGAAAGTGCCCGTCCCCAGGACATAGGTCGTAGAGGAGACAATTCGGATGAAACAATTTTGAACGGAAGCCGACACAGTCACATTGAGGCCAGAGGATGCCGCATAGGTCGTGCCAGTGTAGTTCGTTTGCAAGATGATATGGGCACTCGTAACTGAGGATACGAGGTAAATAGTACCGCTCGTATCTGACGAGAAGGTAACAGCATCACCAGCAATCAGGGTACTGACCTGAGAAGAAGTCGTTGGCACAGTGGACGAGCCGTTGGTAATGGCAAACGTACCACTCAAAGACGTTCCTGGAACGTAGAAGTATGCGGCCGGAGGGGGAGTGGTGGACCCGTCAGGACAAAGAATGGTGGTATTTCCAACGGACGGAACAACGATACCCGTGTTGGGAACAGGGAATATCGCACTGTACGTGTTCCCACCGTCCGGGCTGTACTGGGCTTGTAGGGAAAGACCAGGGAACCCAGTCGTAGTGATCTTAACCGCAGGTAGAACAGATGCGGTATTGAAGCTGCTTGCCAGATAAATTGGAGTGCTGGATCCGCCAATTGCGTACCCTGCCGTAATAAGGCACGAGTCGTTGGTCAGAGACCACGGTCCGCATACGATGACACCCTGACCGCCGTAATCGTTTACGGTTCCAGACCCGTTGTAAAGGGAGAGCTGGGCGGTTCGGTTGTACGAAATGTTGAGCAAGCGAATGACAGTGTCGAGCAAACCGCCGCCCTCGTTCGTTGCTCCGAGGTCGAAGATTTGAACCGCACAGTCTGGCTCAGCGAGTAGAAGGACATCTCCAAGCGTGTTCGCGCATCCCTCGATGAGAGGATCGGTCACCATCCAGCCCGACCCGCCGAGGATCAAGGCGTATGACATGTTCCCGCCGTAGACGAACTGGATGTGCTCAATAGCGTTTTGGTTGGACGCCCCAACTCCGCAAAAGCCGTAGCTCTCCGAAGTGTAATAACCATGAGAGCCCGTTAGGAAGGCGTTGCCTCCGAAGACAAAGATTTGCCTGTAAGTGCATTCATAGCAGTTGTTGACCCAGGTTCCGCCGATCGTCCCTTGGAGCCAGAGTCGTTCGTACTTGTTGAACGGAGCGAGTTGGCTGTAGTAAGCCATTCCCGTCTGGTACTTCTGGAGAGCCAAGTCGTGAATATGATTCCACGTGGCACCTTGAGAGTCGTTGACCGAAGAGTTCCAACGGTTCCAAACGGACATGGTCTTCTGCGAGACCCCGTTCCCTTGAAGAATGCCGATTCGGATGTCGTTGAGATACGTCGACGTTCCCGTGACGAACAAGTCCCTCTGAATGTTTGAGGGGTCGAAGTTGAGGAGATAGATCGTATGGGCGTCCGTCGAGAGTTCCGCCGTTGGGGGCGTGAAGTTCGTCGTGTATTCCTGCGTTGCGGAAATACGGAGTCCCCCAAAGTACCCGTCGAAGTTCTCTCCGACAAGTTCCCCCCAGTAGCCAGTTCCAGGCTTGATATAGCCCGAGAACATGCAGCCCATCGTGAGCTGCTCGGTTATGTTCTGGACCAAAGTTCCAGTAATCGCCGTCTTTAGAGTCGTATCCTCGACGCCGTTGACGAACCAGTGGAGATATCCGTCCGCTCCCCAACTCATCGCAATGTGCGTGATGGTTCGAAGAGGGATCTGGATCCCTGAGGTCAGGGATCCGTTGAATTGTGGGTACGCGGGACCGCTCGGGAAGCTATAGAGATTTGACGTCGTCGCGATGTCTCCCGCGAGGTACCCATCACTCATACCGAACGAAACAACCCGATATGGGTAGCCGTAGGTATAGGCGCTGAACGCGCCTCCTGGTCCAACGCCGCCTCCTCCATTCACAATTGGGGTATAGGAGGCTCCAGTCGTGTACGAATTGAGGTAAACGAAGCACTCAATCGTGAGGCCCGTGGCTGGGCTCGTAGACGGCCCCAAACCGCCGAGGAAGCCGACACCTGTTTCGGAAAGTCGGAGGTACGCTCCGTTGTTCCCATTGGCGATAGTCCAATCGACCATATTGATGCCCGTAGAGGCATTGACTTGGCCAAGAGCGCCCGTGGCCGTGTACGTCGTACCCGTGTAGTTCGTCGTCAGGGTAATCGTCGTAGAATTGATCGGGGTTGTGAGGGTGTAGACCGTTTGGGTCGCGTCCTCGGCAAAGATGATCTTGTTCCCCGCTGCCAGAATTCCGACTTGGGACGACGTCGTGGTGACTGAGGCTGAGCCGTTGATAACGTGAAACGTCCCCACTAGATAGTTGACATACGGCGGCTGAGGATACGAAGGACAGTGGGCAATCAAGGGCCCGAGGAACTCTCCTTGGTAAAGGTTCCCGCCTGCGTCATACGAACGATCGTAGAACGTCGTAAAGTAGTCTGAAAAGATCTCCGAATTAGTCCCGTCGATGAATAGCGGAGACGTGAGGAAGTACGTGCCAGATGGACTCGGATCGAAGTAACATCGAGCTCCGCCGATAGACTTCGCGTGATCCAACATGGCTTGAAGGGCCGTATTTTGGCTCACTCCTACGGCGCCCGTTGCTCCGAAAGAGCTCGCGCGTAGGACGGGCATGACGCTCGTCCAAGACGCCGCCGTGGAGCTCGTAGCAACAAGGGCCTCGCCCGCCGCGGGCGTCCCACTGAGGACAATCGAGCCTTGGAGTCGTCCCGTAGTTGTTGAGATACTTCCGCCCGACCCCGATCCCGTCGTATCGCCCGTGAGGGTGATGGTCGGCAATCCGCCCGAGGCCAAGGATACCGATGAAGCGGAAGTAGCGCGTCCCTTGGCGTCGAAAGTCACCTCGGGGATGGTTGTCGTCGAACCGTACGTTCCTGCGGTCACCCCTGAGGTGGCCAGAGTTGACGCTTGGGATCCGCTACCAGGACCGGCGGTGACATCTCCAGTGAGTTGTGTGATACCCGTACTAGACGGCGTTTGCCAATCGGCCGCGGTCGAGGAGGTGGCTGTGAGAACCTGACCCGTGGAAGGCGTCCCAGAGACGGTGATTCCAGATACGGCCGAAACGGTCGGCGTTACCGTGGTGATACTGGTCGTTCTCCCCTTCACATCGATGGTGATAACTGGGATTGCGGTGCTTCCGCCCGTTGTCCCTGCTGTCGCTACCGTGGCGAGAGAAACGCCGATAGTACCACCTGCCCCGGAACCTAAGACGTCTCCTGTAATCGTGATTGTGGGTAGATTCGCGGAAGTGGGGGTGGGTGGTGTTGTTGCGACGGATGTAACCCGCCCCTTCGCGTCGATGGTAACCCTTGGAATGGCATTCCCACTGCCGTAAGTACCAGCCGTAGCCACCGTAGCAAGCGTTGTGGGTATACTTCCGGCACTTCCCGAACCAGAGACATCTCCCGTCAACGTGATTGTGGGAAGGTTCGCGGAACTCGGAGTGACCTGAGTCGTGGTAACCGCAGTAATTAAACCCTTGCCATTGACGGTAATGACGGGAATATCCCCACCGTCACCAAAGGTTCCAGTATCGGAGTTCACAGTGCTTAATGTCAGGACTTGAGATCCCAAGCCGGGACCCGCGGTGCCGTCCCCCGTAAGCTGATTGATTCCCGTAACGGCCGGAGTCTGCCAATCCGCTGTGGTCGAACTCGTCGCAATAAGAGCTTGTCCGATAGAGGGGGTGCCAGAAACTGTAATTCCACTGATGGCGCTGACCGTCGGAGTTGCCGTGGAAACAGATGTAACCCGCCCCTTCGCGTCGATAGTGATTACTGGAACTTGTGTGGAAGATCCTGTCGTTCCCGCTGTCGCAACTGTGGCAAGAGTGAATACCGATGCACCGGGACCAGTCGCCGTACCATCTCCAGTCAAGGAGGTGATTCCCAACCCCCCACTGTTCGGTTCCCAGCTCGCCGCAGAGCTCGAAGTGGCCGTGAGAATGTAACCAGCCGAAGGGGTCCCACTGAGGGTAATCGTTCCCTGAAGACTGTCTACCGTTGTGTTGATGGTGCCACCCGAGCCCGAGCCAGCGGCATCCCCCGTCAACGTGATTGTGGGAAGGTTCGAAGCGCTCGGAGTGACCTGAGCCAGAGAGACAGAGGTAATGCGTCCCTTGGAGTCAACGTTTACGACGGGAACGGCATTTCCACCGCCATAAATTCCAGCAGAAACACCGGAGGCGGCGAGAGTCGCCGCAGCCGTTCCAGGACCCGTTGCCGTAACATCTCCTGTCAGGCCCGTAATTCCAGCCGCAGGGAATGCTTCCCAGACGGCAGTCGTGGAACTCGTAGCAACGAGGGCCTGACCAGCGGACGGAGACCCTGGAATCGAAACCCCACTGACAGAGGAAACCGTCGGAGTGGCGGAGGAGACGGCCGTAACAAGTCCCTTGGCATTGATGGTAATGACCGGAACGGAAGTCGGGCCTCCTGTCGTTCCCGCCGTGGACACTGTGGCGAGAGTGAAAGGAACAACCCCTGGTCCGCTAGCTGTACCGTCACCGGTAAGTCCCGTGATCGCCAGCTCATAGCTGGGCGGGGGGAGAACATAGGAATTGTTTGGGTCTTGCCTGATTTTGAATGTGACGCCCGTTGAGAAATTCGGTGAGGTGTAGCAGCCGATCTGAAAAAACAAGCAACTGGTACCGGGCATGACAACTTCGGGAGCGTTCCATGTTCCCGTGAAGTTGATCGGAGCATCAGGAACAATACCCTGAGGGGTCAGAGCGATTGGACTGGTGGTTAGCTCAATTACAGAGCTTGGGCTTCCACCCTGCCAAACTCGGATAAGAAATCCGATCTCTCCACCAACACTTGTGGGTGACGTTTGCTCGATAGCCAGAGCAAACGTCCACTGGCCAGCCGCAAAGGTCTGAGTAAGCTCTGCCGTTTGAAAGCTGTCACTGCTCGAGATCGTACCGCCTACCGTAACAGGACCTGTATAGTTCGATTGAGTGCTGATCGTAAAAAAGGACGGACTTACGGATACGACCTGAGGAACGTAGCCAGGAGAAAAGGTTGGACCCGTTGAGAACCAAACATAATCCCCTGGAACTAGAACATCGACCTGACTGACCGAAGTTTGAACATTGGCAGAGCCACTCGTTGTGGAAAAGGTGCCAGACAGAGACTGCGGACCTGGGAACTCGGCAAACTGCCCTGACGTGGTAATCGCCTCCAACGTCCCGAAGACCATGAGGGCCGTCGTGTTGTATCCGTTGACGAGGCTCGTAGTCCATCCCGTGCCAGTCGTGGCTACCGATGGGGCGGACCCCCCGAATTGGGCAGTTCCATTGCTGCCAGTCGGAGAATTGACCAGATAAAATATACTCAAGGGGTCACCGTTCACCCTTGAGAAGAAAAAAGGAGATTACCGTCAACTTGTGGCAGTACGGTAGGTGATCGTGAAGTCCCCTTGTGTGATGTACTCAACGGCAGCCGCCGTGATATCGTGGGAACCGGTATCACCTCGTATGATGTACGTGCATGTATACGCATGATTCGTCGGAATATCGGGTGGTGTACCCGCCGATGATAGGGAAATGACCACGTGGTTAGCCGTAAGGACGAGTTGCTGAGCGGCGATTTGTGCGGGCGTCGTATAACCCTGAGCAATGAGGGTAGCCGAGTCGGAATATCCAGTAATGCTGGCACCTTCCGCCCCTATAATCCAACCCTGAGACGGACCGCTCGCCACCGTGGCAAGCGACGTCGCTGGAGTCATTTGCACGTCGTCTTGGAAGACTCCGTGGGTTTCAGTAGCCAATCCCCCACCGTCAGTTGTTGGGTACTCCAAAGCGCCCGTAAGAATGTATGCGTTATTGCCCCCGATATTAAGTGAGGGAACCGCCTGGTATGCCGAGTTCACGGTCTCTCGAAGCTTGATCGAACCATCGGCGTAACCCATGAGGGCGAAAGGTAGGACATTGAAGTCCACACCCGTCGTATCATTGATGGCGGCGTCTATGTTTGATTGAGCGACGCCCTGACCGATGAGCTTCTGATTCAGAATGAGAGAGGTGTTCGTACGAATAAGTGGGTCCACGGTCGACTGCACCGCGCCCGAATCGAGCTGAACCGTAGTCTCCAGGTTCACATCATTCTCAATTGTCTGCTTGACAAGAACGTCCGCCGTAACGTGCCTTTGGGTATTCACGACGGCTTGGAGCTGCTGGAGGAGATCGTTGATGACGTACGTGACCACGAAGTTTTCATCGTGGACGTAGTCGACGCTAACCGTCTGCCCACTAACAATGTTCGAAGTCGCTGTTCGCACGAGCTTTGCGGGCGTCGTTGCCGTTCCCTGAACGATATCGTAATCAGGAGCCGAGGAGCCTGGTCCATTGTACTCAGTCGTACGATCCGCAGAGTACACGGCAATCGTATCCGTGTTGATTCCTATGCTCTCTAGGGGTTCGTTGAAGAACCCAATGAGAACATGGACTTCATTGTTCACCGTAATGGTCGCTCCCGACGGGATTCCCTGATACTGAATGATCGAAATGTTGTCCGTGGAGATGGTAGATTCCCCAACGAGGAGAGGATCCGCGCTCTTGTCGAAAACGATATTGTTTGTGGGGGACAAGGGTCCAGAAACTTCTCCAACGACAGAAACGACTCGAATGACTGGCTGAAAACTGAACGTAAAAACGTTCGCCACTTGAAATCGGTAACTAGCTTCAATGACGTCATCAATGTGCGTTGTCGGCTGGTCCGGAAGAGCGGGGTTCAGCGTGAACGTCTCATAGTCGACAAGGGTCAACCCCGTGAGATCGTAACTCAACCCCTGCGTAACGTTGAATACACTCAGAACTTGGATAATAGGCGTTGACGGTGTGACCCTTGAGTCCAAAGCTCGCAGTGTGAGCGTCGCAAGATTGATAATAGAGGCATCGATCCCACTGGCAATCGTATACGTAAAGGCAAAAGTCTCAGAGATCGTACGCTCAAGCGTGCCTTGAACCCAAATGTCGACTTTGCCACCAATGTGCTTCATACGGACAGGGTCATAGTCGCGCATCATGAGGGGATCGCCACTCTTGACAACGAGGGCTTTCACTATGCCTACCTGGGACGAAGCCGTACGCTCGTAACCACCCTCAGTGCCCGTATCAACAGAGACGAACCCTAGGATGGCCCTAGCCGCGAGCTGGGAGTTTGTCTCGACGTCGGTCCCAAAGACCGTTGCAGCATCGTTTGTGACCAGAACACCCGAGACGCCCGAAATTTGCGTAATGGAACCCGCGGGAAGGTTTCCGATGCTCCCTGTCTGTTCACAAACGATGTCAACCGTAATTTGGTAGCGCTTCTCATCGAAGTTGTAATACGCTTGCGCATTCGCAGCAGGGAGAGTGTACGCGCCCGCAATAAGGAACCGTACGGCCGTCGTGTTGGTGCTCGAATTAGCCGGAGCCGTCACATAGGAATTGGCAGGAATGTCAATGTCTTGAATGGGGGCGGTCAGAGTGTAAATGACTACCTGTCCAGTCGCGGCATTGCCGGGAAGCCGTGTCTTGTCCTCGTTCCCAGCGAGCTTGTCGAACTGGGTATCGATGAGGCTTTGCACTGCCGCCGTGGACTGAAACCCGAGAGCCGCCATAAGGGCGGTCTTGTAGGGGCTTGAGCTGACTGGGTCAGAAGTCCCCGTATTGTTCGCATCGTCGATCTGAATTAAGGTTAGGAAACTCTGGGATCTGTGGACGAAATCCAACACGAACCAAAGGCGCTCCCCTTCCGAGGCAAATGGGTCAATGGATACGTCTCGGGTCGTTGAACCCGGAATCATGGCCACATTGGCGTTGACCGTTTGAACCTGAGTGATGTAGGAAGTGGTGATGTCGGCAGCAACTCGGCCTGGAAGGTCCGTAATCGCCGTATCGATGGTTAGCGGCGTTCCGAGAACTTCCTGAGAATACGGGGTCTCAATTTCCTGGTGGAGAGCGCTGTCGTAGAAAACAGCGGTAACAACGTAGTAAAGTGGGTCCGTTGCGGCCACACTGACGAACTGCTCCGAATTGATGATTCCAGTACCGCCCGCACGATTGTGGGTGAATACGATGAACTCGTTCATGTGGTAGCTCTGAAAGGTGTCCGTGAAGGACAGCTTCTCAGCGAGGTTCGCTACCTGATACGAATTGTCGTATCTTACGGCTAAGATTTGACCGAAGTCATTCTCCTCCGTAACGCGGATTCGAACGTTCTGAAGGATGGTATTGTCCCAAATAGCCGTGTCATTGGCGGACGTAATGATATCCTTTTCGTACGTCGTCGGCGTCAGAACAGGCGAAGCGTTGACCTTGTAATACCCCGTAGAGCCACCGGACGCCGTCGAGGCGTAAATATTGAACCCCAGGAAAGACGTCGTCGCAGGAACCGAAATGGCATTCGAGTTTTGAACGACCTGACCGGGAACCGCTACTGGTTGCTGCCCAACGATGAGAATGGGGGCGAGAGCCAGGATATCGACCGTGTTTCGGTTGCGATTGACCCGAACGCCGGTCGGAATTTGGGTAATGACAGCATTCGAAGAAAGAACTCTCGTAACCGTTACGGTAGAGGCGGCGCTAACCGCTCCAATGATGTCGACGGTTCGAAGTTGTATCGTATTGAGCCCGACGATAAGGCCTAGCCCGTCGGGGTAGGACGCTGGATTAGGAACCGTGAAGTTCTGGAGGTTGAAAAGAATGAGAGTTGGATCCGAGACGAACGTGCCCCCGTTTATCGATATTTGGATCGCCGCTGTGTCCGGAGTGACCGTACCCGTAATGATGATCGCAGACTCGTTCGTAGTGAACGTAAGGGCTGTTGTTGTGCCCGAGCCATCTCTCAATTCGATCTGGGGTGCGGTTGCCATTAGGTCATCCTGTTAGTACGTAGCCAGAAAGAGATTGACGAATCAAACCCTGTTGCTGGGTGGATCCCAGTAGGTCCAAGGGTTGAGGTAGGACAAGCCCACGTGTCAACTGAATGGGTTTCGTCGAACGGTTCTGAATAACAAGGGTTAAGAAGCAGATGGTGGGGTCGGAGGTCGATTGGTTCAGCGTAACAGACACAAGGCGAAGTGGGTACTCCTCATCCGTCAGAATCTGCCCGACGACCTGCTCCTGCTGTCGCTTGATCGACTGCCATCGCTGGAATGCCGTGTAAGCGTCCTGAAGAATCGAGTTCTGATTGAACCCGCCCGAGGCGATCTTCTGCCCGACGCTGTTCTCAATCTGAGTCCCATACCATATGTGGAAAGGGTTCGAACCGAGCAGGGTGAACATGAGCTTCTGAGATTCTTGGATGAGCAGGGCCTCATCGATGACGTTCGCCGTTTCACCTGTAGACCCATATCTCCAATCGTTTTCGACTCCAAGTCCACCGCACCGCCGGCACGTCTGCTGGGTGGTCGAATAAGAAAGCTGCACGAAGTCGTTGAAGCCCTTGAGAGGCTCATCAAACACAATGAGCCTGAGAGGCGGGTTGGTGAGCGACTGTGGATCCGAAACAAGAGTCCAACCAGGAGCAGCCTGTACCCCACGGTAGAAGCGGTTTGTCGTCAGACCCAACGTGGGGGCCAAGGTGCTCGCGGCACTGATGTAGATGCTCGCTCCGACTCCCGTGGAGGCACTCTTGATGCCGATCTGATTACCGTTCGAGGTAAACGCCATTCCTGCCACTTGTGGATTCAAAAGAGCCACCAAGTGGTTTGGCGTGATCTGATTCGTCGCTGGAACAACCAAAGTCTGGGGAGTCCCCTGGTCTACCGTGACGACCATCGTGTCATTGGCTCCAGTCACAATGTTGTACGGCCCCACGGCTGAACCAGTCACTTGAGCGGCGACCTGAACCCCGTTAGGGGGGACATTGAAAGCGCCGTTGTAGTTGAGGACGATCGAACCTAGGTTGCTGATTGGCTGAAGTGGGACCACGGTCTGACGATCGATAGGAGACACAAATAGACCTTCTTCCGCCACGATGTGCGGGCAAATTTGGTCTATTTGACGGTCGTAACTCATGTGCCCGTAGTGTTCGTTGGGTTATCCGTACCGTCATTCGGAGTCACGTACCCATTGAGAGTGCGGTAGTATGCCGTAACGACTGGCCTTTGAGGTCCAGGCTCGAGGCCCGCATAAGGAGCGTGCGTAAGAGTTCCCTCGGGATCCTTGCCACCGTCGTCCGCGATAGCTCGATAGTTTCGGTCTGTAATGAGTTGTTGAACAGAGCTAATCATGTTTTGAGCCGAACCCGAAACCGTCGTGTCTCCCTGAATTGTCTTCAGTAGCGTGATCTCATCGTTCAATTGGTCCGAATAGTCTAGAGCTTTTCGAATCTTTCTCTCAAGGTACTCCCTCTTATATTGGAGGGAGTCATACATCCAGTCCCTAATTTGCTGACCCAAAACCGCGGAAGGGGCATCTGCCAGACCCTCCGTAGAAACGACCGTCCCGTCACTGCGAACTTGCGGGGCTCGGGTTTCGTCCGCCCTCATGAGGTAGAGAGCTTGGGTGGCCTTCTGCCTGAGCTTGAGGTCGTAATAAGGATTACCCCCAAGAACTTCGTAAGCCCGGAAGAGCTTCCCCATGTAGGAATCGGAGGGACTGGGCTCGTAGCCCGTGACAGTTGCCTTATCAAAGGTGAACACCACCTGACCGATTCGAGTAAGCTCAGCCGTAAGATGTGCGATTCGACCCGGGATATCCTGTACCTGAGCGAGGGTGTAGGTCGACAGTCGCTGGAACTGACTGGAATTAAAGGTCCCTAGATGATCGTACGCCACGTCTAGCGTCTCCTACAAATAGAAAGCTACCGCTCAGAAAATGAGCTTAAACGCACTGGCAAAAGCAGTTACATCCGGTGCCTCGTAGGCGAGGGCGACGCCTGCCGAATAGCCCCCGGGGCCGCTAGGCGGTGGAGTCCCGCCAGCTCCATCGATCAGTGAAAACCATGTGGTGACGTCCCCGCTCGTCTGTGGAACGAAAAGAAGGTAGAACCCACCCTCCAATGCAAGGATGAAGTCTAGGATGTTCACCAAGTACTCGATGAATTGCTCGAGCACTGTGATCTTGCGCTCGATGGCGGCAATAAATTGGGCTATCTCAGCATTGATGCCACGAGAAGAGTCTTGCATTGCCTTGATCTTGGCAATGATGTCGTAGATGAGCTGTCCCGACCAAGGGATGACGTCCTTGAGTATGGTGAGTTGAATCCAGTCTGGCGGAGTACCCCCAAGGGTGTAGGCCGTGATGTGCTGAATGGCGAAGAGAATGTTCTGTCGACACGAAGAGTCGTTGAAGGCCGCCACATAGGCGTTATAGGTGTCGAGATCGTAATTCCCGTCGCTATCGAGATATGTGATTGCCATCACGAGCTGGGAAAGGTTCGTCGAAGCGGCTATTTTCGTTGTTGCTGGCGCTAGGGGTCCCTTCGGCAGTGATTGCATGATTTGTTGAAACTGGGTCATTGCCGAAGAACCCTGTTCGAGTAGCGAGGAGGCTACGGTGTTTGCCAGTCTCGCGGCTTGTCTCCGCACCGTGGGCATTTGCCAGGGGACGACAACATTCGTCCCCAAAACGGGATCCACAGGAATTGGAGTGATGACAGTAACCGAACTGTAACTCGGAATGTTGACCGCACTAGCGATGGCGGAGATGACAGGTTGGGCGAGGAACCCTGCCAGAATGCCCGCATTTTTCGTCAGCGAACCGTACCCTATATGAGTCACGGGTGTTGGAGGAATGTTCACTCCAGAGTTCGTAAACTTGTCCGGGGACTGAACTGGGACTTGAAAGTTCAATGAAAAGCCCGCTAGGAAAAGAGCGGTCAAATTCCCTACGATATCGAAATTTGCTGGAATCTTGGGCACACGTTGACGAAAAATGCCGCTCGGATGTCCCATAACCAGGCCCGTGCCTGGCCAGGGAAGGTACGGGCGTTTGCTCGTATCCATCGATGGGGTCGTTGCCCATTGGACTTGATTGTTCGAGATATTCAGCGTTCCGAAGAAGGCTCGCACTCGGTAGTAGTATGTTTGGTCGGGTTGGACGTTGGTGTCGAAATATTGGATGAAACCAAGCTCTCCGAAGGCACCATTCGCAATCGTGTTGAGCAGGTTCCCATTGTCGTCAGTGAGAGTGAGAACCTTGTAGGTGTCGAACTTGATAACAGGGTCGCCGTTTTCGTCATGAAGGTAGACTTTCTGAGAGAGGAATTGTCCTGGAGCGCCTCGATTTTCATGTTGAGTCTGAAGCATGTAGGTGCATCGACCTGTGCCCGTTGCCGCAATGTCTACGTCCCCATTGAGGGGCGTCGAGCTGCGCTCTATCAGCCACTTGGGCGGGATAAACTCGTTGGCGACGACGCTACCGAGGTCGGTGAACCCACGAGCTGGGGGATTGGTTGTACCCCCTAGAGTCCACTGCATCGAAATGCCCGTCGGCGTTGCCCCAAATACTTGAGCAAGGCTCGTTAGGGGTTCGTTTTTACTCCCCATCGGAAGGAGCTTGACGTTCGTTGGAGCCGCGAATCTAGTCTGGGAAAGTAGCTCATCCTTCTGAAAGAACCGAATGAGCACCTTCAGGAGCTGCATGAGTGCCATAGGCGTTTGAGCGTCTGCCACAATGAGAATGAAGCCGCTCTGGGTGGCACCCGAGATGGGTTGGGGTCGGTTTGGGTCTCGTGTGTCCAAAAGGGACCCTTTGAACCGCTGCACGAACGCCTGATACCCCCCGGTATACTTGAAAAAGTTGGGGTCCTTCGATGGATCTGGAATATCGAAGTACCCGTAGACACCCGTTTGATTCAAGGACTGGAAAAGAGTATTGATGAGGCCGATGAGAGCTTGAACGAGAGCCGCAATCGGATTCGAAATGGGAATGAGAAATGACTTGACTGTGTCAAGAATCGTCTTGAGAACCTCAAGAAAAACGACAAGGGTCTCGAGAATACTCCTAACCGGCTCAAGAAGGGTCTCCCCGGGGAGCTGGATAGTGAAGCTCTGCCAAGTAGCTGATGCCATTTACGCCCCATACGTGAGTTTGCGCAATTTTTTGCGGTACGACTCGATGTCCGCCTGAGCGACTTTAATCGTGGCTTGAATCACCTCCCGCATACGCTCGTTAATCGAGAACTGCGTCTTGTACTCCCACTCGACCTTCGGGGGTTCTGGTTTCAAATCTTCGTCCATCTTACTGATCCTGTAAGGCTAGAAGTTTCGTCAGTTGATTAACGACGTCCGCTTGAGCTGCAATGCGGTTAGCGACTGCCATCTGCTCCAACACAAGGAGGCCACTCTGCTTATCAATCCTCTCGGAAATCCAAATGTAGCGGGCATCGTACAATCTGTCGGATGAGGTAAGTGGCGTCTCGATGCTCGTGATGTAGCCAGTGAGGGCCGTTTGACGAGCGGTTACGATGGTGTACCGATTGTTGAGATCCGAAGGCAGGTACCCGTAAGCTGTTGCTCCCGAATCCCCAAGAACTGGAACCGTGGTGGATAGCAATCCAGAAAACGTAGTGGTATCAGACAAGAACGTTACGTTTTGTAGGTAGATGTTCAAAACTACCTGCAAGGTCGCAAGGGATACCCCGAACGTACTAACGATTTCATACGAAGGAAGAGAGCCCGAGGAGGGGAACGCCGAGGCGACCGTGATACCCGTTGGACTGTTGATGCTGGCGATTGCGTAGACCCCGGCGTTCGCCCCCGTTTGGACGTACACGAAGTCTGACGTGGTCACACCGTCATTCGTGAAATCTTGAGAACCGTCCGTCAAAGACGTTCCAGAAACCGAACCGGTTGTACTTGTGATTTCCGTGGTGAAAACCGTCCCCAGGAAGTTCAGGATTGCCGTATTCTCATTCGTGACCGCCGTGAGGAGAGTTGAGACCGCCTCCTGTAGCTCGGTTAGGACGCTTCCCGTGTAAGTGTCGAGTGGGTTGTCGACGCGATAGGTGCCGCCCGTACCACTCGTGAATGCGGAACTCAAGGTCAGGATCGTGTTACTGGCGATAGCCACAATCTGTCGACGGAGACCCGCATTGGGTCCGCTCGTCATAACTACGGTCCAACCCACCTGAACCGTAGATTCAAACGTGGCGAGAGAATCACTGAAACTCGTGCCTGACAAGCTCGCCGTCCCAGAAACCGTCGTAGAGCTGACAGCGATGTCAAAGGTGAACCCCGAGTCCAAAGTGAATGCATCGCTGACCGTGATGGTCGTGCTTGTAGGAACCGACGTGATCTGACGCCAGGAAGATCCAGCATTCAGACCCGAGGTGATGCGAACGAGGTCGTAGAGCTTGGGCACCGGAGATGGGAAGATCCCGCTCGTGAGGGTGATCACCGTGCCCCCTAGATTGAGACTCCCCATTCCGACGAACGTTGGTGTCGTCGTCGACGTGCGAAACGTACTGGTAGAGACCTCGTTCAGAGCTTCGACGTTCAATGGTCCACCGCCAGACGGAACGATTTCTCCGTCAAAGGTAGGCCCGATCAAAGGAACCGCCTGATCTCCATCATCGTCCGTAGTCTCACCATCGAGAGCGGGGAATCGGTAGGGAGTCAAGTATGTAACACTGACACCTGCCTCGTTCGCCTGAAGAATGTCTCCCGCCTGAACTGGATTGATTGTTGGAAACAAGGGGAACGTGACGGCCGGGGCTGGAACGTAAAGCAGTTCCCCTGTCAGAAGATCGGCATTCACGTCTTTGCCAAACTGGTAAAGCATTTGGTAGCCGTTTTGCGAACTGTTCAAACGGCTCGAGGCATCCGTCGGCGACATGTAGATCGTAGCGCCAGCGGGAACGTCTAAGGGCACCGAGGAACTCAGCGTAATGCTTGTAGACGAGAACGAAGCCACCTCAGCGTTAGCCGAATAACTCAAGTACACATTCCCCAGGGAATCCTCTATGACGACCTGCATACCAGTGATGAACGAAGGACGCTGCAAGGAGTCGTCTGTTCCAGTGGCGTTGTCAACTGTGAATGTGCTGGTTCCAGCGGGATAGTCGAACTGGATCTGAGCTCGGGGCCATCGTTTGAATGTGACACCGGGAAGGGACGAAAGGGCTTGGAACGTGTATTGAGCGATATGATCGCCTTCTTTGACCCCCGCTAGAGCGGGGGACGTGGTGAACACGTTTCGCTTCGTCTTGAAAAACCGACTGTACGGTCCGTTCAGGTAGATTTGCTGATAGGTCCCGTTCGGAAGTGGAAAAGGCGATACCTGAATGAGATCATCAATTTGATTGAGAACGCCCGTTGGGGGAAACCCTGAGATGGTTCGTCCAATAACCCCATCGAACACAAACAGTCCATCAGAATCCCCGACTACTCGACCGTCCATCGCTGTAAGGACGGCTTCCAGGTAATTGATGGCGGAGTTGTAGTAAACGAGCACACTCCGAGCGATGATGTCCTGATTCGCGTAGTGCCCCTCATTGAAGTAAAGTGACGGCTTACCCTGCTCATACAAAACAGGTTGAGACGCGTTCGATGTGGTGGGGCCGCCCGAGGGAACGTTGGACGTGGCGTCCGCTTGAATATCCGCCTCGTATTCCGCACGAAAGTTCGTCATCGTCTCCACGCGGAAGTAGAAATTGTCCGGGTTGAACGTTGAATAGTCCGCGAGGAGAATCTGATTGAGGAGCCCATTTGCCGTCGTGGGCGTAGTCACGTACGTGTAGCTTGCTTTGAAGTGAAGTCCAGCTTGGACGCTGTAGCTACCCGTATAGAAAATCGAGACCTCCTCACCTGACTGAAGCGGGGTTGCCAGCGTGACGTTCCCTGCCGCGTCCATCGTATAATCCGTAGGAGAGGTGAGGATGACGCCAGGCTGTCCCTCGACTCTCCTCCAAACGATAATGGATTGAGTCGTAATGGGTGGATACTGTGTCGAAACCGTTGTCGTAGTCGCTTCGAGAACGGGTCGAACCGAATACTTGAGCGCCGTCGTTGTGTACTGCTGAACCGTATTGCGAGTCAATGTGACCTGCGTGAGATTCGAGCTCGAGTCGTACGTTGCTCCCGTAGCTTCGTAATAATCGGAACCAAGTAGAATGATCGTACCCGTTTTGTAAGAGCTCGTCCTATCCCCTACAACGCTGATGGCGTTCATTCCCTGGGCAATCGCATTGTACTGGGACAACTCAGTTACGAAGTACGAAGGAACGGTCGGTGTACCCGTCGTCGGAAGAGGTCCGGACGACACATAGAGAGTGGGGTTCGTGTAGTCGTCTGTGAATGTCTCCCCGATGGTCACCGTGGTGAAACCAGAGGCGTAAGAGGACGAGGCGATGAGGTAAATCTGCTCACTGTCGACGCGTAGGAGATAACCGACTGGGAATGAGTCCGAATAGTCCCCAGTGATGGTCAAACTACTTTGATCGGAAGTAATACTGACCTGAGCAAGGTTGATTGGCGGATTTTGAACTGTGATGTTCTGTTCACCGCCTATCGCCTGGTAAATGTAGTAATCAATGTAGACGTTTTCCGTCGGGGCGATGGTGGCCCCATGCGGTAGCGCGTCCGTCAGAATAGAATCAGACAAGAACGTAATGGTGGAGTTCGCGGTATCAACCGTGCATTGAGTGCCTAGAACTTGCGGACGACCACCCCGGAAGACTGCTTGAGTTGGAGTCGTAGCTACTGTTCGCCCCAACGGATTGAAACTCAAGGTCGATGTTGGCAACGGGTGGGGTTGCGTCAGTTCCTTACGAACTAGGAACGTTGCCGACTCCATGATAACGACAGACGGATTTTCGGTAGACGTATACGTGACGTACGCCTCTTCGAGGGCGAGGAAACGATCCGTAAAACTGATAGTCCCAAAGTACGCGGCGATTGTGTAATCCACGTTCTGGACAAGGGTGCGCGACCAATAGACGGTTCCACCGGTCAAATCGGCCGATGAAAAATTCAGGTCTCCCGTCGCTGCGCTGATCTCAACTGTACCAGACGGCAGAATGGCAGGATTCGAAAAAGCCGCGTCATTCGAAACAATGTTGACCGTCGTAGAGAAAACAGGAGCACTCCCGTAGCGGAACCGTGTGACCCCCACGTACGTGATAGGAATGCTCAAGCGGGGGGAATTCGTAATCACCCCAAGAGAGTTGATTCTCTCAACCCGTGTGTTTGGGTCCACGAGGACAACCTGCTCAAAAAAGCGGTCCGCAAGGACCTCCTTCGAGGAAAGAACCTCGTAATCTAGATCGCTCGAGGTGATGCCGGGAACATCTGTTGTGAGTGTCGTTGTTCCGACGGCCGAAACCCCATAGACCCCCTCGGAAGCGCCCGACTGAACAACAAGGAAGTCCCCAGGAGTGACGCCATCTGTCGTGAAGTTTTGACTTGTGTCCGTAAAGGTAGGACCACTAAATGAGCCTGACGAACTCGCGGCGTATTGCGTTCCGGCCACTTGCGTAAATGCGAATTGACCCGCCGTTGTGTCCAGAATGCCGCCTAGCCCGCTCGATGTAACGAATACGTTGGAGGATCCAACCTGTGTGAACGGGTTGTAGAAGCCTGAACCTGGAGAGGTTTCAATGGCAAAGTCGAGCTCTGAATCCACGATGAGGGGATTGAGAATCGCCGCAGGGGTGGACTGCTCGAAAAGGCTGACGTTGCTGTTCAGTCGAAACGCGTACTGAAGTTGTCCCGCGTCATAATCGATGACGTACCCCAGTCCCGCGGGCGGACTCGATTGCTGTAGATTGGGAAGGGTTCCCGTAAATGTCCCGGTCCCCTGGGAAACCGTGACCGTAATCGGATAGCTAGAAGATTCAATGGGCGTCGACGGAAGGGATACGATAGGACTTTGAATCATGGGACTAGCCCATGTGGCACCCGTCACCGTATAGATGGCACTGACGTCATTGACGGAGGCATCCGTACCAGAAAGGTCCACCGGCGTGCGGAAGAACCGCATCGAGATTCCACGCTCGATGGCGAGATCCCCAAGCGTCACACTGAGGGGTTGGCCACTGTACGTCGTGCGGTCCGCCAGAGACAGAAGAACTTGTCCCGTCGTGGGATCGTACTGGACTTCGCTTTGCTTTCCAGTGTAATTGAAGTCGGAGAACTGGGTTGAAATGGCCTCCTGAAAGTCGATGACGCCAGGGATTCTAAAGATGATGTCCCCCCCAGGAGACGGAATTGGAGACAGTACGGTTCCCTGCACGCCCGAAGGATTGACCGTCCCCAAAGACTGGGTGGGGAGCGATAGGTTCGCAGAGATGAGGACCCCATCGTAATAGACGGGTGTCCCCGCATTGTCCGAGATATCCGTTGAATTGAACTTAAGGAGCCCCGTCGTGAGCGCCCACTGAACGGTACCTGCGGTAGGATTTGGAGAGAAACTGGACTCGTTCGGAACCTCAACTGCTGTAAGCCAGAGCCCATATCCGATTCTAAGGACAGGGTACTGAGTATCTCCTGGAATTGGATTCAAGAGCAGGGTGTTGTTTCCAATGAGCCCGATGTTACCGTCCGACGCGGTAAAAGAGAACGGGGCTTGCTGCTGGAAGCGAACAGTCTGTCCTGCGTACGTTGCAAGGTCTGAGGAGTTCCAGTTGAGCTGACCTGCATTCGAACCAATGGTCATGAGTTCCGTCGTGCCCGGGGGAGGCGAACCGAAGCTCGAAACGAGAGAGACCGTCTGGGTCGTACCACTCCCCGTCGTACCGATCGAAAGTCGGAACGGAGCGGCGGAAGTTACTCCGATCGGAACCGCGACCGAAAGGCGTTGAGTGTTCGAAGTTGAACCGAGAACCCCCACGGTAGTCGCTGGACCGCCAGGTAATGGATAGAACCTTTGGTGAGTCGAGTCGTAGTCGAAACGCTGGACCGCGGCTTCCTCAACAACGAGGCCCTCATTCTTTGTCCAGCCGAATGTAGCGGCGGGGAGCTTTCCCTGGGTCATGACCACGACGAGGTAGTCATCTCGGGGTACGTCTTCGGCAGATGTGTAGTAGGCGTTATACGTACCAGGGTCAGATACAAAGTCGTTTGGCGTCGAGGTGAAGGGCGAGTTTGAGCCGCCCACTCGAGGCGGCTCAAGTACATATCCGCTGATACTGAAGCCCATGGTTGCCCCCTTTACACCACATTGCCGAAGCCAACGCCGGATGATGGATAGGGACCTCCCGCACCGACAATGGGACTGACGAGAGTGAGAGCCGTAAAGGTCGTACTGAGACCGATTCCGATAGCGGTTGCCATCTTAATCGACCCCGTATTGGTCATTCCGTTAGCGGCAAAAGCAGCAAGCAGAGGCGGAACGGCAGATGTTGACCCAAACCGAACGATAGCTGTACCGTCGCCCACCCCCGGATGAGCCGTAATGACAAGGGCCTGTAAGAATGCAAGAACAAGTCCGTTCGTTAGCCCTAGGATAAAATTTGGCGCCATGACCCCAAGTATCCCTTGGCCCACAAAAGACGTTGACAAGTTCGAAAGCAGAAGCGGATTCGGAACGACCAGGGGAATTTCACCAGTGCCGACGCCGATCGCACCAACGTCAGTCGTGAGGACCGGAAGGGCATGGATCCAAACGTCGACCCCCGTTGCAATGGCTGATGCGAGTTTGGGGACTCCCGTACCGAGCTGACCCGATGAGACCAGACCGGCTGCGATGATCCCCGTGGCGCCCGCTGGCGTAAGGGGCATTAGAGCGACCTCACAACCGCACAGCCCTGCAAGGGCAGGCCCGTTATCCAGTCAATACTGGGAGTTGACGGCGGAAGCATGGGGGTTCCACGAGAGACCCCCAAAACTGCGGGGGCTCCCCCAAGAAGAATTTGGGGGGCGACGAGCGAGACCGAAACGGGAGAGGTCATCGTAATGGCGCCCGATGCCGTAAACGCCATGGTCGTGAGAGACGTCAAACTGACAGCGGCAGAGGCTGTCATTGAGATTCCGCCTGCCGCTACGGAAACGCTATAGGAACCGACCCCAACACTGACACTGAAAGCACCACCCGCATTATCCCAAGACGTTGACCCCGCTGCCGTCGTGTACGTCCTCGATCCTGCAAGAACCGTATCCTCGAGATCGCCTGAAAGGATGGTATTTATTTCCCCGCCCGTCAGGATGTTCTTCATGACCTGCTTGGCATAGTTGTAAGTCGCGGTATCCGTGCATGTGACGCCGATACCACCGAAGTTACCTGTGTAGCCCGTCTGGGCGGACAAGGAAACCGCGTCCGCCATAACCGTGTAGCCGCCGTTCGACGTGTGGACAATGGCGCCGTACGCGTTCAGGATATGGTCACCGGAAACGACCTTGTTCTCGTTACCAGTAACCGTGGTGTCGAGAGCGATTCCGTTGCCTTCATTGTCGGCTGGGGAGCTTGTGAAACTTTGCTTGACGAGAGAACCGTATTCAATATCGATCGCCCGTCCGTTTGCGAGGTGACCGATTCGAGCTCGAATACCGCCCGCGAGATCGGCAATGACACTAGCACCGAAAACCGTATCCGCCCCAATGAATGCCTTCAAGGCTCCGTCAAGATTGGCTTCCATCGAGACGTTCTTAGAGCCGCTCGGATACCGCTCAACTTTGCTACCTGGAATGTTGAGAAATACCTTGCCCTGCTTTGAAACCGATGCAACGAACTGGGAATCTGTATCCTGTTGATTCGTTGGAGGAACAATACGAAGGAGAAACGCCCCCGCTGTCGTGTCGACCTCAATGTCTGGCTCAGTGGGAGAGCGTGGAACTTCATCGAGCTGAAACTTCCCGCGGTTCTTCCCTTCGGAAACAATATCGTCAAAGATGACCGGCTTGAGGATCTTCCCATACTGACGGAGCCCGCGACTCGAAAATGCATCATTTCCGACGACGGTACCGTACGCTTGCTCAATGTATGACCGTCGACCATCGAAGGTGAACCCATCAATCTCGTCCCGAACCTCCTGGGAGCCGTCGGTCGTGTGAGAGAGCTCCATGCGGCTCTCCGTGTACATATCCCCGCCCGATGGGGCCTCGGGATTCGTCCCGACGATAGTACTCGGATAGAACGTCCGCTTGCCGTTCGAGTAGGTGACGGGTGGAAACTCTCCCGTTTGGTTGTTGAACAACCCGAGCATTTTACCCGTGGTGGTATTCGTGTACGTCCCCCCACCGACCGTATTGGGTCCAGTTGCCTCGAGTTCCGCTTGCCCGTAGTAACTGTTTGCCGTGGTCTGAAGAGTGACCCCGTCCGACTGAAAAATGTCACTGGGGAGAAAGAGTGCGCCGCGTCGAACAGGGCCTGAAAGCTCGTATACGCCGCTGGTGCTAGCCACTCGATTGACCGACTGCATGACCATCGTGCGATCCGTGTCACGAAGCTCAAAGAGGTCTCCAGCACGATTCGAGAAGGTCACGTTCTTATTTAGGGCGAATTCGGAACCGGCCGAGGACAGGCCACCCACGTCACCCGGTCGAAGTTTCAATCGACGGTAACGAACAGTGGGTCCAAAGAACGACGCGAGATTCGTGTCCGTCGGATCAATATCGTTCGGGTCGAGAGGAGACATCGGATCGAATCCGAGTCCAAGGTGCTGCCCCGTAGGGATGTACCCAAGAATGATGGCTTGGTAAATCTGCTTGTGCTTGCGTCGATAGCCGATCTGAACCAATGAACCGACTTCGGGGACACCCCCGAAGAAGCTTCTTGGTCCCGCCATCGCTTGAGACAAGTCAACTTCGTACTGGTCACCACCGCCCGTGATGACCTTGACATCGGCTTTCATGTGGAGTTCATCCACACGTGTGATCAAGCCAATTTTCATGCCGTTCGGATCGCCCGTGTCTACGAACTTTGACTTCGGGTCCACCCCCATGTCGGGCGGCATGCGCATTCCTTCGGGTCGCTTAGGCATCAGCTACCCCCATTGAGCGCTGCGAGTTGAGATTGGTAATTGGCAAGATTTTTCTGTTGGGTTGCGAGTTGAGCATTCAGACTTGCTAGAGTGCTCGTCTTGTCCCCCACATAGAAAGAGGCTGACTGAGTCTTTTGAATTTGAGACTGTAGACTCGCTATCTGACTCTGAGCTGCCGATATGCTTGCCTGAAGAGCCGCTGCTTGGGCATTGGATTGAAGGTTCTGACCGAAAGCCTTGAAAGATTGGGCCAGGTTGGAGATAGCAGTAGACCCTTGCTGGGCAATGGCTGTTGGGTCGCCAAGAGCCGCACGATTAGCCGAACCGTAGGGAGGAACGAGTTCGCCAGTTCCCCCACCCGTCTGCGCGTACGCTATATTCTGAGCAAGAGTCGAGCTACTATTTCCGTCCGACTCGGAAAGGGTGTTATTCGGGTAAGACGGCTCTCCACGGAGAACGGCTTCGTACTGTTGATGCACGGTATCGAGCGTATTGTACAAGGTGTACAGGAAGTTGTCGATCGTGTTCAAGACCTGTTGTGGATTGATCGGAGTGACGGTTGATGCATCCACGACAGGAATGGCTTGATTCGATTGCGTCACACCAGAGAAGAGACTGGACGGATCGAGAGTCGAATCGTCGGTAGTTGCTGGATTCGGCATCGAGAGCACTTTAAGCTGGTATCCGTTCGATAGGAACGTAAGGTCCGACCGCCCTAAAAGGCATGGGCATGTTTGGTCTGACTGAACGTCATTCGTTGTGGGCTCCATCTCCGCAAGCGTAAGTCCTTTCGACAAGAGACCCACCTCAACACTAGACGGGAGTCCTTGTTGTTGGGGAGATTGCAAAGGGGTGGACCCAACGAAGTTGTCCTCCGTGTTCATGAAGGTGGGGGCAGAACCGTCGTTGTTAGTGGTTCCCGCGGTCTGCAAGTCCTCTGGCTCTAAGCGGGTCAACGCATCGGCGGGATTCGAGTAAGAGCTCGTGAGAGACGTGAGTCCTTGGGACTGTGCATTCAGGGCGGCAAAAAGGTTGCCGGTTAGGGCTGTTTGGGCGGACACGGTAGCTGGGGCATCAACGTTTCCAGTTTGCTGAATGAGTCGTCCATCGCGTAGGGCGACGCCCCTTCCGTAAGCGAAGGCCCCTACGACCTCGAACCCTCTCTCATCGCTGACCGGACGAATAAGGGCGGAAGCGCCCTTATTCGGAACGATATTCTGAACGTCTGTACCGGCAACTGTAAGGTTCGTGGACGGAAACAAGGTCAGCTCTTGAAGGTAACCAGGATTGGTTCCAGAGCTACCCGTGGGGGTCCCCCCAACGTCGTGAGCGTATAGGTAGGCGCCCGCCGAATTGAGGCCATAATGGTACCTATTGCTGAGGTACTTATCTCGAAGTGTATCGTCGGCGTTAATGGCAGTTTCCTGCGTGAAGTACTGTTGAAGACTGGTCGCGGCACGACTTTCAATTGTGGTGAGGCTCACACTCCTGTTCGTGAGAGGAGGGGCCTGCGTACTAGACCGCATACCGCCGACATTGAGAAGGTCATTCTGCGGGGCTGTAAAGGGACGTGAGAAGACCATAACCGCATTGGGGTAACCTACGATCTTCCCAGTCTTCGGATGACGAAGAATCATCGGATCGTATGGTGACGGCATCCCTTCAGCCGGGAATGTTGTCGGTGGGAACGTGGCGGCTTCCCCGACTGTGAGCTTGTAAGTAGCGTACCTAGAAAGCTGGGTCGTCGTGGGTTGAACCGTACCGTTACTATTGCCGTTGCTTGTCGTTGTAGCCGGCACCCCTCCATTGAAGCCAGTTCTCTCCAACTTACCGATGCCCTTCGGAGCGATCCACTTCTTTCTACGAGCGGTGAGTGTCAGAGTCGTTGTTGCCCGCCCGCCAAAGGCGATGTTGTGAGAGATGCCAGTGATGTACCAAATCTCATCCTTTGAAGCAATGTAAACAGGGAATCCCATTCTGAGCTCGGAACGCATAGGAATCGTAACGGTCGCCCTATGGCGTCTGGCGTTCCAACGATCGAGAACGTCGAGCCCAACGTAGAACATGTCGTTTGTATTTCCGAGAAACTCGGAATTGTATGTCTGGGACCGCCACCCGTACTGACGAAGTAAGTGATAGTCCGTGACGGACGTCATCGGAGTCAGCTCCTCACCCCCGATACCTAGATCGACATGACCGCTGTAATTACCCTGCATGAGTACTTGGGTAACAACTTCACTTTCAGAGCTCGAGAAGTCCCAGTCAATGACGTCAATGTCCTGAATCCACGATATGGGTTTGTTAGACAAAACATCGAGGTTGTAGAAGGGCGGCTTGAAAACGATGGACCCATCGACGTCCATATAGAACTCGAAGCCAATGGCATCCTTGGCGGCGGTCGCAAGCTCTAGCTTCGTCTGGTACTCAGATGTCCAGAAGGGGACGTTGGCGTTGATGTTGCTCCTAAACGCTACAACGCTTGCACTAGTGGGGTCATACAACGCCCCGCCGCTATCCGAAGATCCGTTTGACAGACCTACCGTACGAGAGGCGAAGGCTTGTCCAATCTTGGCGTTCGCTTTTCGCATTGCCTGATAGAGAGTATCCCCGCGTACAGCAACTCCATTCAGACCGTAAAGCATCAGTGCAGAACGCATCTTCTGGAAACGCTGTTGCCAGTAAATCATGATGTCGTTCAGAGCTGCCGTGAACGTGTTCTTCTGTACCGACTCACGGTAGAAGCTCGTAAGGTTTCCCGTACCCACGATAACGTCACCAAAAGACTGCTGTGCCAGAGTCCAAATGACATCGTACGGGTTCATTCCGTAGAAGACGTTTCCGAACAAGCTCATTCCGAGAGAGCCCGGGTTGGGACTCGTCATGGCGGAGTTGGTCGACATTTTGGTCAATTCCCACCACTTGAGAATGTCAGCGCAGTGGACTGTGACCGTATTTTCCCCACTGGAGTAGGAGTCGTTGACTTCGGTTACCAGTCCCCAAAATACCGGGTAGTATTGAGGAATTCCCTCAACGAGATAGTAACCTTTCGCATAGATCTCAACCTCCATCATCTCCGTGATAATGGGTGTGTTGTCGAAGAAGAAGTCGTCGACCGCGTGCCTAGGAATCGACATCGTAAAGCTAGCCGAGCCGGGGACGCTATCGACGGACAGGTCGATCTGGATGCTCGTGATGTACTTGTTGAAGGGGAACTTCTTTTTGCACGAAGGGCAACCGATAGCCTCCGAAGAGCCGTTGACATAGACAACGGCATCCGGCGCCGTCACGATAGTCGGACGGATTCCAGAGACCCAAGTACCTTGAAACGGACTGCGAGGCATTATGAATTCCCATTATTCGAGGGGACGATGGTTCCAACTAGCACGTTTTGAGCAGCCTGACTCGCCGCCGTGGCCGCATCAGAGACGGATCCGCCGCTATTGATGGAGTTGTTGTAGGCGTCGTCCCAACTCTGTTGAGCCTGACTCGCTGGCGTGCCCAAGGAAGAGGTGGCCGACTGTGTGGTCGGAACCGTCGGAGGACTCTGGGTAGAAACTCCGCCTTGAGCCACGTCGAAGGTAAAGTTTGGGTCGGAGATCTGGTCGAGAAGGAAGGTAGCCCGAACCGTGAATGTGAACGAGTACTCGAGCGTGAAAGGAGCGGAATCCGTCTCCGTGATTGTGAATGTATCAAACGACCCGATGTAAATCGTGTGGTCATAGTAGATGTAAATCGAACCAACGACGGACATGACCTGCTTTCGTGAGTCCGTCGGTTCGATGTTGTCCGTGAGGTATAAGCCCCCGTTGTTTCGGTAGAGTTGGTATAGAGACAGGAAGTTCTGGTAGGACGCGGAGTACTGGCGGGCGGTTCTCGTGAGTCCTGGACCATTCGCATTGACCGAAGCGTCAATAGCTTGAAAGGCGGCCACTCTACCTGAAGCGTCGATCTTGTCTTGTTGTTCACCCCAATGCTCTACAACATCGGAGGGTCCGTAACGCGTCCAACCTCCATCGGAAATGACTTTTTCTGCCCCGACCTTGAAAGACGACGGATTGACGATCATCCGAAGTGGTGGAGTGTTTGCCATATTCTTCAGCAAGAGCTGGGTTGCCGCGATCATCGCACTTTGCTGCTGAGTGTACTTGTTACCCGTAAACGTGTCGTTGCCGATGTTGTTGTTGATATTCGCCACGTTCGCCATGGTGCTCTGATTGGCAGCATCGGAACCCCCTCCCGTAGCCCATGCAGTAGCTGAACTCGTATTGACTTGAGTACTCGGACCCAAAGTGAGGGGAGGCGGAAGAATCGAAGTGCTCAGATTGGACACATCCCCAATGTTCGAAGCGATGGTGTTGACGTTGGGGAACCCGGCCACGTAGTGACTGACGGTGTCCGTGAAATACCCACCATTGTAAAGAGCCTGGCAATACCCTTGAACGTCCCCGTTGTTCGCAGCGTCAATAGCTGACTGACCTCCGCAACGATAAATCGCTCCAATATAGGCGGAAGCCCCCGCTTGAGCCGTCGAATAGGACATGTAGTACGAAACCGACCCATCCTGATTGACGAAAGAGAAGGTCTGGTTGTTGTTGATCGCGTTCTGTCCGCCCGTCGTGTTTGGATTGAAGTTGCCTATGTTTCCCGGATTGTAGTTAGGCCAGCCCCCGCTCGTCTCGCGAATGGACTGTCCTACGAACATGGCGACCGCTTGCGAGGTCGGGGGCTGACCGAATCGCTGCATGTAGGCGGCATTGAAAGCGGCGGCCATCTGTTGTTGGCTCAACTGAGTCACAATGGCTGGACCCTGATTGGAACCTGGCACTCCGTCGGTGGTCTGTCCGTTGTACCCGTACCCACCCTGTCCCGACGTGGAACCTGATTGAGCGCTCAGCGCGTTGGCTTGAGTGAGGACCGCTGGTGTGTCTGGTGTGGCCTGGGCAATCGAGTTCGAACGATCCAGAATCTTGCCCGAAACCTGAGAAGAGGGGGGTATGAGACCGACAACGAAGAGCTTTTTCTTCTGGTCGGGGTTGTTCATCGCGTCCGAGACGGGAATGAACTGGTTGCCCGCTGAATCCGTCGGCAACTGAAGAGAATGGTGAAACGTCAGCAGGTTCTGATAGACGCTAGGCGAATAGTAGTCAGCGTCCTGCTCAATCTGCTGAAAGATGAGGGACTGAGAGGACGATGTGTTCGGATTGGAGCTCGATGGCATATCAGATAATTCCTGTTACGCCGGGTGGAAGACCACTGTCCTGGTTACCAGTGAGACCGATATTGGACAAGGTGGACGTACCACTAGAATTGGCTTGATTTGCGGAAGCAGGTTGGGTATACGCGGTCCGAGTATTCTGGCTCGCAAATGTCGGAGCAAGGGTTTGTTGGGCGGCCGAATACGGAATCGCCAAAATGGTCTCCTGCACCTTGAAGGACCAGGACAATTTAAACATGAAAGGGGTGTCGTCCGTCTCCTCCGGATCGAACGTCTTAAAATACCCGAGGTAGATGCCCCTATCGTATTGAAGCATGATCCGACCTTGAAGAACGATGTTCCCAAAGGGATCGTACACGGACCCGTTATTTCGGTAGAGGTCGAAGAGGTCCCTGTATCGGTCCCATGCAATCGTTTGCTGCCGAACGACGCTCGCGGTCCCCGTGTAGAGATTGAGAAAAGCGCCCGTCACACCGTCCGCCGATATATCGGTCATCTCGTCGCCCCAGTGCTGCTCAACGAACCCGCCCCTAGTCTGAATAGGTTCAATCTTCTTTGTGAGAGTCTCAGAAAACGTTGAGGGATTGATATGCATAACAAGAGCGTGTGGAAGGAGAGCACGGCGCGTATCGAGCGGACTTGTAACCTGAAATGACATCGGAATGAACGAACGCCTGCTGTCAACACCATGAACGTATGCTGGCGTCTTTGTGGGCGCCGGCTCCCGCTTGAAGTTGTCGGGATTGGACGGAGAATGGAGAGGTCCGGGCACTGGTCAACTCTCACGTGAACTTGTGTTTACGTTGCCACTCAAGGACAACATTCATGGCAGCCGCCCGCATCATATTGCCAAGCTCTTGTCCTCCAGGCCCATTGACACTGATGGGAATCGTCAAACTCAGAGGTCCGCCACCTTGTTGTCCCTTGGGTATGATCTTTTCCCCTGGACGAGCCGCGACGAATACCTGGTCAGGAGACTTAGGTTCAGGAACCGTACCACCCGACGCCATGCCCGGCAATTTAGTCGTCGGCTGATCCTTCGTCGGCATAGCAATGGTGCCCGTCGCCGTGGCGCCTGAGAGTACGCCCTGACCGAACGTTGTGGCGTCGAAGTTGCCCGCCTGGAGGCCCTTGGCGACGTCGGCCGGGTCCATCTTGGAGTAGAGAAAGTACTCGAGAAGGGCTTCACGGTTTGCGTCGAGAACGGCATCATGCCCGTTCTTCCAAAACTGATTTCGAAGGAAGGAGCGATTGATTTTGATACCGTTCTGAGACAACGTATCCGACAACCCATCGAGAGAGCCGAGTATGGCTTCCCCCTGATCCTGGGTCATCGTGTCGGGCGCCTTCGCCTTCGCTACGGCGGCCGCATGGGCTGGACTGACCGCGGGAGCTCCAGCCATGGCGGTCGGTGCCGGTGGAGGCGGGAGAGACATACCGATTTGAGACAAGGTGTCTGCAAAGTTATCGACAGACTTGACGACGCCCTTCGTGGGAGGGGGAACCGCAGGCGGCGGTGCGGGCGGAACGGGAGCCGTTGCAGAAGGGGCAACAGGATCAGGAGGAGCCGTGGGGCCTCCCGCATCGATGGATGCTTGTTCTTGGCCCGTCGGTTTGGCATCATCCGTGGCAATGGATGTACCCGCTGCAATGACCTTCATGAGATCGGGAGTGGTTAGAAACATCCGAATCTTGTCGAGAATCTTGGCTTCCTCGTCCGAGGTCAAACCAGCCTTTTTCAGAGAATCGGCGAATCCGTTACCTTTGAGCAGATTCCGCTCGACGGATTGACCCTTCTTTTCGTCGAGGCCTGTGGCTCCCACGGCTTTCGAAAATGCGGACGTGAGTTCGCTCTTCGACACGTTGTCGGATATAGACTTTGCAAAGTCGTCCCTTTGCTTGTCCGTACCCTGATACATAGCTTTTTCCTGACCCTTGTTTCGGGCAAGTTCAAAGAGCCCCTTCCGAACGTCATCAAGGCTCTTAGCCTTGTCCACAACCTCTTGAATGGCACTGTTACCAGTCTTCGTTGCCTTGAGTTGGAGTTTGGTCAGCTCTCTAGTCGGATCCTTGATGATCCACGATGCAATATCGGCAACGGCATCGTAGATGTCGGACATGACATCCCAAAGTTTGTTCATGAGCCAGTCAATGAGAACTTGAAGTTTGTCAGAAGCAGAACTGGTAAACTGCGCCGTTTGCTTGGCGTAATCCATCTCGGTCTTGGCACCTTGGAGAGCTTCCTTATCCCCTTCGTCCAAGGTATCCATAATCTGATCAAAGCCAGCCTGATCGATTGCTTTCTGATCGTCAGCGTCGTTACCAGTCAGCTTGATGCCAGCCTTTGTCAACTTCGCTTGAGTCTTGTCTTCCCTAAGGGTCTTTTTGAGAACGTCCCGTTGATCCTTCATGGCGACTTCGAACTTAGCCATCTGATTCAACTGATCGATTGAGATGCCCAGGTTTTCAGCCATGAACTGTTCCCCGAGGGTATTGATACCGTCGAGAAGGCTCTTGCCGCCGTTGAACCCCTTGAGAGCATCCGTGAGAACTTGAAGTTGTCCCGCTGGTCCGGATTCACCAGCAGCAAACGCAGTTCCGACAGCACCCTTACCGGCACGCATCTTGCGCTTCACCCCAATTTCCAACTGGGCTTCCCGAATCTCCCCCCGCATGTTTTCAGGGAGATCCTCAAGCGCTTTGGTGAAGTCCTCCCCACCTTTTTCGATGGCTTCTCGATACTGATCGGCAGAGCCCTTTCCCATGCTCGCCATCTTCTCGGCAAGATTGTCCGTACCCCGCTTGATGTCTCGGTCCACGACGCCACCGGTCTTACCGGCGCCCGCGAGCATGGCCACCTTAATCCTCTCCACACGACCCATGTTCTTCACAGCGCCCATGGAAGCACTGAGGAACTTTTGGGCATTCCTAGGGCTCATCACCTTCCCTAGAACCGTGAGTAGGTGAGCAGCGTCCTCGATACGAGTGTTGTAGAGGTTGAGATCAGCGGACACTCCTCGAATGATGGCAAAAAACTTGTTTGAAGCGATCCCCGATTCAGAGGCGCCTTTCGTCATCATGTGGAAAGTCTTCGTAACCGAGTCCAGACTTTGACCCATCTCGGTCATCATCTCTCCCTGAAAACTAGAAATCTCCTGTAGGGAAACGCCAAACTCTCGAGAGTACGCCACGGCTACGTGAACCGCATCTCCGAAAATGGCTGCTTCTCCAGCCGCGTCTTTAGCGGCGTCCCCGGTCTTCTTGTATTGCTTTGCCAATTCCCCGAGCTGGACGCCCTCTGCCGACATAGCGTTTAGAACCGCAATGTGATCCTCTTTACTGATGCCCCATTTGATGTTGTCCATAGAGGCTGCATCGTCCCGGATCTTACGGAGCATATCGTCCATGTCCGCAAGAGCGGCCCCGCTCTTCTGATTGTTGCGGTAGAAGGCGTTCGAAGAACCCGAGACCTCCAAGATTTTCTTGTTCATCTCCTTAGCGGCGGCCTCAGCATCCACCATCAATTTGACAATTCCAGCAAAGATTCCACTGGCCACGGACAACAAAGGTCCCATAGCTCCTAGCATCTTCAAAATGCCCCCGAGCCCCTTTGAGAGTCCCGCTAGACCGGTATTTCCAAGAGCCAGGGCTCCCTCCGCTAGACCTCCAACCTTGTTACCGGAAGCAAACTTTTCCCCACTCCTACCGTATCTTTTCTTAGCTTTGTCCCAGAATCCTTTGCCCGCTTTCTCGGCCCACTTACCCGTAACTTTGCCGGAAGACATCATCGCGGCAATGGCTTGAGCTGCGCTTTTGGCACTGCTCTTAAAGTCCTTACTGAATAGTTCTGTCCCGGCTTCAAAGAGATTTCGACCAGCCGTCGCTCCGTGCTTTCCAAGTTTGACAACGTCCCTGTGGGCTTCCATCCCACGACCGTGCTTGACCTTGAATTCTCGAAGTGCTTGCTTCTTCAACTCCTTGGTCTTGTCGATACGATCTTGAAGGACCTTCTTTTCATCCTCGCTCGCCTCGAGCATCCTCTTGGAATCACGAGCAATGTGCGCATTGTAAGCTGATAGAACCTTACCGTATTCCTTATAGGCTTTCTTGGCATCCCCAATGCCAAACGTCATCTTATTAATACCGGCCAGGGCGAACTTCTGGACATTCTGTCCAAGAGCGCGCATGCCCTTCGAAACGGCGCTGGCGGCTCGAGCACCGCTGTCTCGAAACTTCTTGAGAGCTTGCTGGGCTTGGTCTACATTTAGGTTTAGACCTACCTCAAAGATATCCTTGTCCTTAGTGGGCATCACGGCCTCCTAACGCTGAAAGGAGGGCTCTGGGGCGTCCTAGCGGGCGTGATAGGCCTAGCCGTCGACGGGTCCTGGTCGGTCGTTCCCACCCGGGTCTCAATCTCCTCAAAGTCAGATCTCACCGCTCTCGATTGGGGAGGTAGTTTCTTAGCTTGAGCTTCTGCCACTTGGACTTGAAATTGACGGCGGCGAATCATTGCATCCCGTACCTCGGCCGGAGTCAAGCCCGACATATCTGTGCCGCCAATAAGTGACTTCCCGCCGAACTCGATCTCCCGCTGAGCGTGCAGTTCTTTTACCTGCTCTTCCTTGGCTTTTTGCGCGTCTTTCATGCGGTTTTCGTAAGTGTCAACGACGACGTCGTGCCAATCCTTCTCTCCCCGAAGGTCACTCTGCAATTGCTGAGCTAGGTCTTCCACGGTTTGAGCGGTTACCCAAACGGCACCAGCCTTGTGAAGAGCTTTATCATGCAAGGGCTCCCCGAGGAGAACGTGACGCAGAACGGCATCCTTTCTGGATAGCTGCTCAGTTCTCTCCTGCCGCCTGCGCTCCGAGTCCTTTGTGTAAACTTTCTGAATTTCCTTACCAGCACTGCAAGAACCGATGAACTTGGCATGCTCCCACTGCTGCTCAAGGATATCACGCAAGTCATCAATTCGATTAATCGCTCTCCAAGTGAGCTGACCCCAGTTCATTCCAAGTTGGTCAGTTCCGGCAATTCCAGTGATAGAGGGGGACGTCATATCCGTATTCAGAACCTGCAACCATCGATACCTGGAGTATTTTTCAAGGGCATAACACTCCACCAGAGTGATCGCCTTTCGCGCCCGACGATTAAGCTCACTCAAATAGCGAACAATCTTCATTTTGACGGACAAAATGATTTCCCCGTACTCTTTCGTGAGGCGAGGGATCCACTGATTACGTTCAGGAAGAATGTTGATTCCACCAACCATAAAGGTGCTGTAAGCGATAAACTGGGACCAAAACCTCTTAGTCGGAGATCCCTTTTCGTCATACCCACCAGTCAAACGAATGAGCTCGTGCTCGTGGTGATTCAAGGTTTTGAAAACGAATTCGACGTCATTCACCTCACAGGACTGCGTGAGGAATCCGTGAAAAAGCAAGTCTTCGACGTCCCGGTAAACCTCGGGGTTGACCTCTGGCTCTTTGGGAGCCTCCACAACGATCTTCTCACCTGCCTCCATTCTCTGGAGTTCGGCTTGCTGCTCGTCATAGGACGTGGGTAGCTTGTTTTTCATCTCACCTCGGAGTAGGTCGGAACTTCGGATTCATTACACCTTGAGGTTTTTGCTCGAGTATTGAAGCCACGGCCCCGATATCCGTGTGACGAGTTCCCTGCTTGGTGAGTACCGGCTTAGCGGTCGGCACGTTCGGTTGAATCAAACTCTGCGGCACGTTGGGCGGGAGGGTCATCCCAGGCGGAAGAACCGCTTGTGGGGCGGGAGCTCGCATCTGATCGAGGTCCTCATCCATCACCCCTGGCTCTTGTCCCATGAGGGCCGCAATTTCCGCCGCACGCTTACTCACCGGAGTAGATTGTTCTTGAACCGGGGTGGGTGGTGGCGTAATGATCGGCGTCGATGGTGGGGTTCTAACAATCTCTGGCACGTTGACGACCTGCTGATTCAACGGAACCCTCTGGCGCATCAACTTAGCCGCCTCTCGAGCCGCCTCAGCACTAACGGTATTAGATGCCTGAACTGGCGGAGCAGTAGCCGGAGGTGGAGAGGCTGAAACCTCTTCTTGCTGAGGCTGAGGTTCTGCGATCGACTGATCCAGATCCTCTAGAGCCTTTTCATCTTGAGGTCTGGTAAATAGCGTGTACCCGTTCTCCTCCAGAATCATTTTCAGAATCTGAGGAGGTACTTCTTCCTCTATCTCCTTCATTTCACCAAGGAGACGTCGATACTTGTCCTCCGCAGTCTCTTCCGCAAGGACAAACGTGACCTTATCCTTCGCTTTGTTCTCCGCTTTGTGGACTACATCGCTGAACTTTCGGTACGCAACGAAGACGGCTTCTTTGCTCCAGGTCGAAAGGATATTTTTGAGAAGCCAATCGTGGAGCTCACGCTTGATCAGACGAAGGCGCGTCTTGTCCTTCGGATCGGGCTCCTCCACCTCGACGTAACTAACATCTCTTAGGTCGACGCCATTCAGCTCAACAATAGCTCGACACAAGTGGGCGAGTTGCCACTTGTTGAGGTACTTAATGTCCTCAAAAGACTCCGTCTCATCGACGATGGACTCGTATTCGTCCGGTCGCAGATTCCTTAGAACGACTTCACAGTCGTCCAAAATGAATCCCTCTTCGACTTTACCTACGCCTTTGGCCTTGTCCAAAGACGACAGAAGTTGCTTTTGCGATATCGATCCCATCCTTCGCTCCTTTTTAATGAGGACGCGTGAGGATTGACGACGGGATACTTCGAAGGACGGAATCTAAATTTGGGTCCGTGTCTTACTGACGGAAAGCGGAACCGTGTACATTTGGTCTGATCTGATTCAATCCGTATCTACAAATCGCGTCGCCGCCTCAATGCGTCGATTAGGCTCCCGGCGGAACCGTAGTAGCCGCCGCACTATTGCTCGCAAACCGCAGAGAAAACCCTGCGCCAGCCTGACCGTTGTCAGAAATGGGGGCGAGACCCGTGTCGATGAATTCACCGTACTGCGATACACCGTCGATGATGTCGGAAACCGTAACGCTCGCATTTTCAGCGACCATCGCAGCATCTGAGGTGAACGACGCCGAGTAAGAGTTGAACCAGCAACCCTCGAAGTACGTGAAAAGCGCCTCAACCGCCAGAATGGGGGTCGCTGCTGGATTGAAGATGAACTGTTGACTCGGTTGCGTGCCGTAAGGCAGTGTCGCGGGCTGAGCATTTGGACCGGCGCCGACGTCTTGCTGGGTGCTGATCTCCGAAAAAACTAGCTCCTGCTTGATGTCGAAGGGCCAGCGGTGGTGCTTCAGGCTTCGAGCGATACCGTCGATCCCCGCCTTGTAGCCAACCGTCTGAAAAACGTTCGCCGTATTCAGGAGAGTACGATTGAGGGTCATCGTCATCGGCTCGGTGATGGACGGCACGAGCTCGGCGATCTGATCACCAAAACCTACGCCACGAGCCGCGTCGATCGTACGAGACTCGTCGGTCGAGAACTCGGAGATAACACCAACCTGAACGAATCCCTTGGCCCCTACGGCGTAGCCGTAAACCTTGTTCTTCTGGGAGATTGCGGACCGAACGTTCGGCGCCGTACCCATACGGTAAATGTAGTTTGTCGTGGTAACAGGCATGGCTTACTCCCGGTCTCCTCAGACCTTCGCAGAAGCGAAGAGATTGTGAATCTGCTTGGCACTATCATCGAGTGCAGTCAGGTCCTTACGAACCCAGGATTGTGCGAGATCGACACTGTTGAGAATCTCGCTCGTTCGCGACGCAATTGCGTAAAGGTCGCCCTGAGCCTTTGCCGCGTTGAACTTGCGTCCCGCCGTGACAAGAGCCTCGACCTTGGTGTTGGTCGACTCGACCGTATCGAGAATCCCCTGAGCAAGCTCGGTGTTCGCTTTGAGAATTTCGTATGACGGAGACTGCGTCGACGCCGACTTCGTTCCAGGAGCGTATACCGGAGTCGTCGAAGGCTCGGGAGCCATGACGGGGGTTGTCGACGGCTTGGGGGCGAAAACGGGCGTCGTAGAAACGTCCGCAACTTCAACCTTCGTACCGAGAGCACTCGCGTGAGTCGCGCTCGAGGGAAGGCTCTGATTGCCCTCCACCGTATCGACCTTGGGGGCGCTATCGATGTACCAAGCGTCGTTCTTGCTCTGATCGCCAGGGTTGTAAAAGTGCAGTCCAGCCGCCAAGGATCGCAGCCCCTCGTGCAGCTTGGGAGCGATGAGACCCTCGTCTTTGGCATACTTGTCGAGACGAGTAACCGTCTGCTCGAGTTGACCCAAACGCTCCAAAAGTGTTTTCTGAGACATGGTGATTGACCCTTCCGCCTTCGCAGAGATTCGATTTCCCTCGTCAATAAGAGGACTAACAAGTAAAGGCTTAGCGGCCCACCGTGTTCTGGTAGGAGCCATAAGCTCTTCCATAATGTCGATGTCAGCCGTAATAACGCAGGATCCAAACGCGTTAAAAGCGTCCAAAGCACCACGAACCTCCCTTTTGGGGGCTACTTTGGTGACAAACTTGAGTACCGAGATGGTACCCAGGATCTTGCGATGTCCATTGGGAAATCGGACATAATCACGGAGACCGTCTGTCTCCAACGTGACAAGGATTTTCCGCATGGTCTCTCTTGGAGAGACCTAACGAAAGGAAACTCAGTCCTCTTCGTCGTACCAGTCGGCGTCCAGGTCGAACTTCATCTCCATGTCATCCGGAGGCGGGCACGGAATGGTCGGAACCTTTGAGGTCGGGGGCTCCACCAGCTCAAATTCATCCGGGGACAGGTAGGGGACGCTCCGGGGACGGGGGCGCACTTCCGTATACTCAAAATCCTCGTATGACATGGCGAGCGACATAACTCACACCCTCAAAAGAACTTCGAGAACGTCGTCTACAGAGAGAACGGTACCACCCCAGGGAGAGTATAGCCACAACTCTTCGGCAATCCACCGTTTCGGATTGCCCGCGGCAGTTTCCACCTCAGAGAGGATAGCCGCTGCTTTACTCAAGTCAAACCGCACGTACATGCTTTTGCGAGAGGCCGTCATGTGACGAAGACCCGTTTCTGGTTCATCGTCCTTCTCAGGCTCGTGTTCAGCGGTTGAGGTATACAAAAGACCTCTTAGGTAGCCTTGTTCATACAGACGCGTCCACCCGGTGAACATTTGCCGAAATAGGGGTTTGGGGGTCGCAGCCACCACAAAGCCGTTAGACCCGACCGTCTTGATTTGAGGTTGGGGAATGTGAAACGGGGGTACCTTCGTCCCCCCGTGAGTGAAGTCGTGCACCCACTCAACGGCGACCGTCAGACGCTTCGCCCGCTCGTTCTCTCGAATGTACTCCTTTGGTCGAACGAACTCGTCGAGGGCCAGAACGAGGTTGCGAACCTCTGGCTCAATGTGCGCTAGACCCTGGGCACCTAGTCGGTGAGCAAAGTCGACCTGAGAAACGATCTTCAAAAAAGATGGGTGTGTAAGTAGGTCCCGGTGCAGAAAAAGAGCAACCGCCACGACCACATCCACATTCAAAAACCGCGTCATGAACTTCGTCGGCATCGGACGACCGAGCATGACGTCCTGATAAAAACTCCAAAGGGCTCCGGGGTCCGTTGCCGAAAATTCCGCGCCATGGTGCTCGTAGGCGTATAGGGTCGGGTCCGCCGCCTGCGCCCTCGTCAAACCTGTCTTGAAGCTGATGGCTCCAGGAAACAACCCCCTGTTATCGGGGTTCACGGAGACTTCGAGCGGAATGTTGGACGTACCCATCATTGAGAAGGTACACCGACTACTTAGGCTCCCAGGAGACGAATCTTCCGCTCTCGATGTCATCCTGCTTGAAGTCGTAGTCCTCCATGCAGTCCTCGATCCGTTCACGAAGGGAGTCCCGCCACCCCTGCGTCCGCTTGACAATGGGGGCCTTACCAGGCTTGAGGGGCTTCCCTTTGGCAAAGGAGTAGAGCTGCACTCGAATGGCGTCCTCGCCGACGCCCGCACCAGAGGTTCCGCGCTCGGAAATGGACGTCCAAACTCGCACGCCTGCGTTTTGGGAGAGGAACAGGTCCAGGACGACCTCCCCTCGAATCGCGCTCTTCCGTGGGTGCAGCGCATGAAACGCCCGATGAATGTAGGTCTCCATCTCGGAAAGAGTGACCTCTGTGTAGGTCGCGGCCATTACACGTTCCTCCTGTCGTAGGTTGTAGGAGCGGCCCAAACGGGAAGCGCAAGGTCCTCCTCCGTGGCACTGGCGTGACTGAAGAATTGAGCGAGAACGGTCTTTACCTCTGCCTCGGGTGTCGTCTCAGGGGTGGGATCGTTCTTTCCCGCAACGTTCTGTCCCGTTGTCAACCCAGCTTGAGCCACGAACGGGGAGATCCCAGCTTGCCGACCGTAAACGCTCTTACGTGGGCAGACGATGGTGAGGTTCTTTGCGGCTCGAGTCATGGCCACGTAGGCCAGTTGGCGTTCCGTTTTGTACTCTTCTTCCCGTTCCTTTCGAAGAGCCTCCTGAACCTCGGGAGGCAGCTCGGCCTCCAAGGGGTTTGGCTTTGGCTCGTACGGAAACACTCCCTTGGCCATGACGACCGACGTGTTGTTCCATTGGGCGCCCTTGACAGAGTGAATCGTTGAAAGAATGACACAGGGGGGTGCTCTTCGTTCACTCGGAGCCAACTTTAGCTGTTCATCGTCCCAAGTCTTGAGATCGACACGCAAGTCTTTCGCCGCAACAACGAGCTTGTCGATGCGAGCCTTGAATTTCTTTGGATCGCTCGGGTCCGTCTCTGGATTGTCTGGGTCTGGTTGGGCGATCTGAAATAGGAAGGCGACGTTTCCCACAGGTTTCTTGGATTCGTCATCATCGGGATCAGGCGGGGCATCACCTTCTTCCTCGTGCTCGTTATTGAATGGCATGAGAACGTCACGAAGAGTTGGAGCGTCTGCGCCTTGACGCTCAGGAGCACCCTTAATATTGAGGATATCCCCGAAAAGGTCCTGGGTTGTGTACTTTTTTTGTTCGCCACCCCTACTCACAAGAATCCCTGAATCGACAGAGCTTCGTATGCCGTTGAGAGAACGACCTAAATTCTCGAGCTCCTCACCAGTCGCTCGTACTTTCCAGTTTTCCCATCGACGAGCTGGATCCATCGCGTCCATGAAGTCATTGATTCCGTTACGGTCAAACAAATCGAGGGGATTCACGTTCGCCGTGGTCGTTCCAGACTTGCGGGCCCTCTTCTCAACAACCTCACGAACAATCCGTTCCGACTCCCCAGCCTTCAAGAAAAAACGGTTGGGCTTGTTCAAAATCTCAATGAGAGACCGCTGCATTCGCTCGAAGTCCTGCCCGACTGCGAGATTGAAGTAGCTCATGACCGTAATGGTCTCGGGCGACTTCAAAAAGCTTGTACCGCCTTTGCGGGCGTATGGAATGCCCTGAATGATGCAGGCCGTTTCGAAGTCGTTCTGCTCCATGTTGGTGCGAGTAAGCACGGCATAGTTTTCGATGGGTTCCCCAGCGTCCAAATCCTGCTTGATCTGACCAACGACGTTGAGCGCTCCGTTTGCGTGCGTTGCGGGCTCCTGAACAACAATAGACGCCTGCCCTCGCGGTTTAGATGGGTCAGGACGGGCTTCGATACGAACTGCCGTTTCATGGTGCTCCATGAGCTGATTGGCATGGTCCACGATTTCAGGCAGACAACGGTAATTGGTCTTGATCGACTTGACCTTCCAACCTGGCTTGCCGTGAAACTGATTGAAGAGCTCGGGACGCGCCCCCACGAAGCGGTTGATCGATTGTTTTGGGTCGCCCACGAGCCATTCGGACTTACCATCCGAGCCGTCGCCGATTTTCTCGCACATCATGTCGATGATCTGATGTTGAACCGTATTAAGGTCCTGGGCTTCATCAACGATAACGTGGTCGAACATCGCTTGGATCTTCGCTCGAACCTTCGGGTCTCTCTTCAAAAGGTCACGAAAGAGCAGAATCATATCGGAAAAGTCTCCGAGACGAGCTTTCCCATTATCGCGCCACTTGGCCAGAAATTCCCCCCATTGCCTGCTGGCTCTGGGGTTAGTCCTCACACACGGGGGAGACCAGTTCTTGTTGACGCCCTTAAAGCCTTGAGTCCAGGCGTACCACTCAGCTTGAGCGGCCTCATCGGGTCCCTTTGCCGAAGCTTTAGCCTGTTCTGACGTAACGTCATTCATGATCCATGCTTGAACCACATTGCCTGTTTTGCGCGGCGGATCCTCATTTAAACATTCCTTCCAGATCCGAGACATGTACCCGAAAAACGCACCAGGAGATGGGGCACGACCCGCCCGATGTTCGTGAAACCCAGACTTTTCCGAATCCTTTGGCATAAACCATGTGGAAAGAGTTGCCTTTTCCTCAGGAGTCCCGTTTTCCACAACAAACTTGCGAAACATCCCGTGCATCGTACCGACATGCATCTGATTAAGGATATTGTCCCCCACTCGAGCGGCAATACGCTCACGTAGCTCCCGAGCGGCCTTTTTGTTGAAACTAACGATGAATACGCGCGAAGGGTTCACCTTCTTTTCTTTGACCAAATAGGCGGCTCGAGCGGTCGCCGTCGTCGTCTTTCCAGATCCCGCGCCCGCATCCACGAGAACCTTGCCGTCAGTCATTGCGGCGTCGAGCTGCTCGGGATCAAGACCTTTGAGAGACTCGGGAACGTTCTGTGCTTTTGCCGCCGCTACAGCCGCCGTCGCGATGCCCACCACCTCGGATCGGGTGGGAGGTATGTCTGGTGTCCCGCTGACCTCGAGCGCCTTTGCCGCCGCCACCGTGGCGTCCGCCTGAATGAGGCTCAGACGTTCTGTATGGGCCGCCTGCGCCTGGTGCCCCTCTTCACTCAGAGGCGGGCTGTTCGACTTCTTGGCGTGGTCTATGGCCAGCGCCGCCGTGTTGTCCTGCGTCGCCGTAGAGGCAGCGTCGACAGCATCCTGGAAAGATCCTGAACCCGCCGTCTTCGCCGCAATGTCGATCCACGCCCGAATGCGACCGTTCCGAACGTTGATAACTGAAAACTTGTCCAGGGCGATAGCGCCGTCGTCGAGACAGGACGACTGCATCGCCGTCTTGACCTCCTGAATGGCTTTGTTCGTCTTGAAGACCTTGCGGATGGTGTTTGCTCCTCCGCGCGAAAGTACTGTACGAAGTTGCAGGGCTTGGCGCGGGAGACCCGCTCGATTCGCCCCGAAGTGGAAAACCTTCTCAAGCATTTTCCGCATGTTGTCCGTCGGCATGTGCTCAGACAGAAACGTGTGGAACTCGTCGCCCATCATGGAATTGAGCGTACGGATGAGCGCGACGCCCTTTTGGATGACGGGATCGGAAGGATCTTGGATACCCGTCTTTTCCTTGAGAGTTCGATAGTATGTATCGAAGGCGAGGATCAGTACGACCCACTCCGCAACCTCGATCTCCTTGATATCCGCTACGGGCTCGTCCATGGTTCTTCCTTACATTACCCCGCACAAGTGAAACCGGACGGTTTCTCTTACACCGTAGAGCTTGGCCTAAGAAGAGAATTTGTCGAGAACCGTTCCGTCTTTCGTGTACGCTTCTTCGAGGTTAGGGACCAGGTACTGAGAGCGCAACGTGGACGGCTCGTGCCCGACCGCGTCGGACGTCTCATCCAACGCTTTCAAGAACTCCTTTTTCAGGAGCTTTTCTCGCTCCTTCTTGTCTTCAGGGAGTTCCTTGCCCTTCGACCGGATCGCCTTGAGACGCTCCTGCATTTCCCGGTTCGCATGATACCCCCGGAGATCCTTTGCCGTAACGTCAAAATCCTTCAGATAGGCGTTGACTTTCTCAGCCGTAGCCTTCGGAAGAAGTTCGGAATTCTCCCCTTTGGCCGCTTCGTACGCTTTCTTGAGGGCCTTTTTGATGCCGGCGTCCGTGACCTTTTTGTCGTGATCCACCCCGGACTTGCCGACGTACCTAATGGTCGCCCCACCCGAACCGAAGCTCACGTGCTTCTTGCGCCACCCGGTGACCCCAAAGTGCCCGTCCTTGGCGCTGTCGTCATTGCCAACCCGCTCATACGTATGGTCAATGAGGGCGACCGCCAGGGCCGTTTGAGCCGTGTCCTCATCGTCGGAGGATAGGTCGCTCTTGTACTTAGTACGGAGTTTACCGATACTCTTTTTAAGGGCATCGATTCGCTCAGCCTTCTTCTTGTCCCGATTGGCAATTTGACGGTCCGAATACTCGTAGACGGTCATTTCATCACCGTCTTTGGTCTTGACCTTCTTCTTGGACTTGTAGCTAGCGGCCACCCGCTCCACCATTGCCTTGTTGTGTTTGAAGTACTCAACCTCAGAAAGCCGCTTCTCTGCCTCACCCTTCGAAGGATAACAGCCCCCATTCCAGTCTTTATTATTCGGAGACCGAACGCAGAACTCCCCCTTCTCTTTGACGATAATGGCTACACGTGTCGCCGCAGCAATACGCCATACGACTCGAGGAGTTAGAGAGTCCACCCTAGTACGATCCGATAAGAACGTCAGTGTGAATCGTATTGGATACCCAAGTGCTCCCAGAGAGCCTCGAGCTCCAGAATCGTCATGTTTGAGGCCTTGCTCATGTTGTCCTTGAGCCAGCCGTAGAATGCGATGCCACCCTGCCGCCCTCGGGGCCAGTAATTGGTGTCCTGCCTGTAACCGTCCGCCGCTTTCCCCTCGGCATGAATGACAACACTGTTTGTCACGCGAAAATCACGGGGACTCGCATGAATACTGACAATAGTGTCATCAGGAAACTTCTTTTCGAGATCAATCGTCGTGCCCGCCGGCTCAACGTCAATCCCGCGCCTGGTTTGCTCACGAAGCTTGAAGAGATTCTCGTGCCCTGAGCGTGAGAGAATATCTTCCAAGTGCTTCTTCGCCTCGTCGTAGCTCATGTGAGAGATCGACGAAACTGCCTGCTTGACGATCTTGTCCGAAAGCTCGTCATTCAGAGTCTTCGGAATCAGAGTCAGCTCGCGAACTTTCTTGCCCCTCTTGCCAGCGTTCTGCATCTCCGTGATCTGAAGACTTCCGTGAAAGTGATGGAGCTTCAGATGTTCCGTAAAAGTGGATTTACCCACTTCCAACGCAACGATCCGGAGGGCAGCCGCTCGAGCTGCAACACGAAAGGCTAGGGGATTCATTTTAATCTCCCTTACCTACGATCTCAGAGGCTCGCCCTGAGGTTGAACGTGAGTACGAGGTATAGAAGGGGGAAGATGGGCTGGTAGTACGCCTGGAAGTCCAGGGTGGTCGGATCGTTCGCGTCCACGTTGGCAGCGACGCCCGTGTAAGCCGCGATGATTTCCGCCTGAATGAGACCCTTCAAGAGAGCGGTCATCGAGACGACGACTTCATTCGTTCGCGAGGCAAGGAACTTGGTGCCAACGAACGAGTCGAGAGCGCTTCGGCTTTGCTCTTGTGTGAAGTCGGAGATCTGAGTGACCGTCGGAAGACGGGTCAAAATCGACGTCATGTTCGTCGTCAGACCCTGGCGGATTCGGAGGAATCCGTTACCCAGGTCGTCGAGGAGCGTGACGCCCGCGACTGCCGTCTGGTTTGCCGTGACGGGGTCGAGAGTTCGCTCGATGCTGGTAAAGCCCAGAATCTTGCGGTGCGTATAGGGAGTCGCCACGTCGATTGCTGGGGAGCAGGACGCTCCTGCAACCGCCGCCGCAAAGAAGGTTCCGTCCACGATGCTGTCGTAGGACTGGCCGGTCTCGTCGGTCAGGGTGATATCCGAGCTGTCGGGGTAGAGAGCCAGGATACGGTTCGAATTGAGGCTCTTGGCAACGGACTGAGCATTGCTTGGAGTGGTTCCCGAAGCGAATCCGATCATACCCATGCGCTCTGCTTGATTTCGAATGCTCGACTGAACTTCGCAGTGCTGCGTGAGGTACGCAAACACTGAGGTGTCCGTCGCGAGCGGAACGATGACGTCGGGCTTGACATTGCCAGGAAGCGGGGTCGCGAGACCTTGAATCGCAGCGATGAAACTCGCATCCGACGCCTGGTTCGTGTTCGCGACGGTGAGAACCTGGTCGATACCAACGAGAACCGCACCGTTCTGGACCATCAGATAGAAGGCAAGGGAGACGCGGTTCTGCGGGCTGACCGCACCGAAGTTGGCCTCGACTGTCTTCTGCTGCTGGTAAAGACGAGTCGTGTAGTCCTGCTTCATGTACGTGTAGGACACGTAGTAGGAGTCACCAATCGAAGGCGCGACGCCCGAGGGGTCGAACGTTTGAACCGTACCTGTATCGTTCACTCCGACACCGACCGTGTTCGAAACCGTTGTCTCGAGACCGGGAATGGCGTACGTCGGAATCGACGAGGACACCTGGAAGGTTTCGCTTACGGTCAGGGTGAAGCTTCCAGCCGAGTCGTACGAGCCGCTCGAGGCTGGGAGAACTGTGAAGCGAAGTCCCGTGACTTCGTCAACATAGGTCTGACCAGGGTAACCGACGTTGTTCGTACCCGTACCCGTACCGCTCGCATTCGAGGAGGTGACGACGTAGTTGTTCGTGGCGTCTTCGCCGTTATCCCCATCCGTACCAGGCGTGAGCCCGATGTTCGTAGTGGGATTGAAGGCCGAATTACCCGAGGTGACGAAGGCGATGCTAGAGGATGCCGCACCGACGGTCAAAGACTCGAACGTGATGTAGTTCAAGCCATTGAGCTGATCGACATAAGCGACCGCGCCGCTTACGAAGCCCGACGTGGCCATCAGCTCATCGACAACTTCGTAGGCGAAAACCTTCGTCTGCGTTGCCGTCTGATTGACGGTGAGTCCGAGAGTCGCGTTCGACGTGCCCGAACCGATGGAGATGATCGAGTTGGCGTTATTCGTGGGGCTCGTCAAACGGAGCTTGTTGACGTTTCCAAGAGTTCCCGCCGACGCAACACCCGAAAGGCCCGGAACCGTATTGATGAGCGTCACAAGGGTCGACGTGGTAACGGAAGTACCAGCCGTCAGGGTGATGGTGTACTGAACCCCATTGACCGTAATGATGAGCTGGTCGTTGACACCCGCCGTGATGTTGAACGGTCCCGCAACCGATCCGAGAATCGTAGCGGGCTTGTTGATCGCACCAGGGGTGCCGTTCGCCGACTGGAAGGTCGTGAATCCAAGAACCGTCTCAACGGTTCCCTGCTCAATCGTGATGTTCGACACACTATCGAAACCGCCGGGGAGAGCCGCCGGAGTCGAGTAGCTGAAGATGTGAAAGAGCACGTCTCCGCCCGAGATCTGCGATAGGCCGGCGAGATGGTTCGGCGCCGTACCCGAGAAGGTGGCGTTCGCATCGATTGCCGCGTTGATCGCAGCCACGATAGCCGTAGGGGTCAGACTTCCGATAGGGATCGGGGCTACGACCGCCGTGCCGTCAATGAGCAGGTTGAGGTAGGGGGCCACTTGGGCTGTCGTCGCCGAATTCGTTGTACCCGTGTAAGATGCACTGAGCGTAACGACCGTACCAACAACCGTGGAAACGGTGTACGGAGTACCGGGCTGAGAAGCGAAGGTGACCTGAGAACCCGCTGTCAAGTAGCCCGTCTGATTGAGCGACGCGTTGACGACGGCCGAGGATGCCGTCACGGAGAATGTGCCGAGGAGGGCAGTTCCCGTGATGGTGATGTCACCGCCTGAAGGCGTAACGTGCTTACCGACGACAACGCCGCGAGCGGCCGACGCCAGGTTTGTCGTCACGTCCGTTCCATTGACCTCAGTTACCCAGGTTGCTGAGTAGGGGCTGAAGAAGCTGTAGGGCTCGGAGTTTCGATTCGTGAAAGAGGCGTTGTTCGCAGCGGCAGTCCCGAAGGTCACCGTGACAACCTCAGACACGGGCGTTCCAGCACCCGTGTGGAACGCATCCGGAATCGACTGCGAACCGCGAGGCCACTGGACTGTCTCCGAAAGACCAGACTTCGTACCGAAGAGGATCTGGTAGAGGGGAGCGTTGTTGTTCGCATCGAGCATCGTGTACTGCCCGAATCCCAAACCGCCCGGAACTTGGCACGTGAGGATGAAGGTATCGTCCTCGATGCGAGAGTACCAGAAGGTCGCAAACGCTTGGAAGTCCGGCGGAACCGGATTCTGAAGAGTGATGAGTCGGTTGGGGCCGTCGACCGCCGTAACAGTGACCTGTCCACGGTTCAGCGCATCGCGAAGAGACCGACCCACGTAGACCGTAACGAGGTCGGGTCGGTTCGTGACAACGTCTTGTCGTGAATTGGTAACCGACGCGAACAGGGTTTGTCCGAGTGGCGTATTGCGTCCGTTACCAGTGGTCGGCACCTCGGGAAGGAGGAACTGGTTCGGCGATACTGTTGCAGGAATGACCTGCGTGTTCGTCACTCGCGAGCACGGAGCGAGGAAGAGCTGGTCGTCGATGAGAAGCCCAGAGACTAGAGTCTCGTCGAACGGTTGAGCGCCCGGCGTCGTGGAACCCGCCGCAACGACGAAGCTTGTACCCCAGAAGATGACCGACACCGACGATGACGGATTCGAAAGCACGAAATCCGTTCCCGGAAGGTAGTCGTTTCGACCCATCGCGATACCGCACTGAAGGATCGAGGTGACGAGAGCGTTCGGAAGGTAGTCGAACGTATCCTGCCAGGTATTCGAGAAGTACGTGACCGTGACGGTCGTCCCCGCGGCGGGCGCGAAGGAGAGAGTCACAATACCGTTCGTACCGTCGAGAGCCGTCGGAATGGTCTGCGTTCCGTTGACCTTGACGACGACCTTGCTTGTATCCGTCGTGGTAACGCCGCCGCCGCTGCCATCGACAACCGGGATCTGGTAAACCTGGAAGGCCTGGTTGCGAGTGGTCGCGGTCCCCGATGAGAATCCGAGAAGGCCGTTGGCCGTGCCAGAACCGATGACGAGATTCTGCGTCGTGGTGAGCTGAACGTGATTCAAACCGTCGTTGTCGGTGGAAACCGTAGCAACAAGGTTGGCGATAGCCGCCGCGTTGACCGCAGAGGCGAATCCCGCCGCCGTGTAAGTGTTGGCACCGAGAGTGATCGTTGAGCTCGTGCCGTTGACGGTGACCGTGAACTGGTCGCTCTGACCCGAAACAACCGTGTACGGTTCGGCTGCTGGCGAGACGAGAATCGCCTGAACTTGGGTGACCTGCGAAGAAACGTCATCCGTAAAGGATGTGTCGCCGCGGTGGAAGTAGTACGTAACTCGAACAATGTCCGTCGGTTGCGTCGGAACCTGAAGGGTAATGAGGCCCTTGGCGCCCTGAACCGAACCGACCGCGACCGGCGTACCGTTGACGGTAACAGTAACGGCATTCGCCGAGTTCGTTACGATTCCTGTACCCTGTCCGTTGGTAATCGGAAAGTTTCGAACCTGGAAGGTCACGAGAGTTCCCGTCTGAACTCCAAGCACGGGGTTTTGGGGGTTGGTCGCGTTGACGACCCACTCTTCCGTGACGTCCTCGTTCACGATCTGCTGATCGACCGTTGCCGACGAACCTCGAACGAGCTCAACGTTATCGATCTCCAGGTCCTCCTGGCCGACACCGACAACTACCGGGATCCTTAGACCGGCAGTGAGGTTCGCAGTGTTCGCTTGCGTTAGCGTGCGGGTGTATACGCCCGGGGGAACATAACTGAGGAACGGTCCCAAACTCATTTTCGAGGCTCCCAGAGGAACGAAGGGTTAGGTCTGAATGCGTGTCTGATCTAAATCTGTCGCGAAACGCGAGAAGTGTCGTCTGGTTTGGATTTAGTATCTACGCAGTGAGACCTAACAAAGGACTAACGATTCTTTCGATTTTCAGCCCTTTGTGCCCGCATCGAGTCAAATACAGCGTTCGAAAGTTCCTTACGGGCTTGCCTACCTGTCTGGGTCATAGGCTCATAATCGATAAAATCTCGACTCGTACGACGGATGAGCGCATGGGTGCCGCCCAACGCTCGAGCTTCCTGCTTGACCCTCTCCCGTTCGTGATATTGGGCCCATCGAGCCTCAGCGTCCCGACCGACCACCTTGTCAGCCGTTGGGTAATCGTCGACATGAACCCCCGTGTTGGCGGTTGAGCCAGTCGTGGAACCCTTGAACCCAAAAGACATGTTGCCGTCCCACACCCTAAACGCATCCTCCCCGCACTGGGGACACGCATGAGTCAGGTTCTCTGCCATCTTGAGGGTTCTTTCGAACTCCAATGAGCAATCGTTGCACTCAAAAACGTATCTAGGCACGGGTCACCTACTTGATCCTTTCGAAGTCACTATTCCGGCCAGCAAACAGGGGGAGGGTCGCGAAGACCAGATTGTTCGCTGTAGCGATGAGCCCGGCCGAACTCGTTGGATCGCTGGGATCTGGAACCGTGCCCACAATAGCCGGACCGGGAATGGTCGGTTGAAGCTTGCTGATGGTAAAGGGTAGAGGAACGTGGAGTTCCCAGTCCGTCTGAATCTGAACGGTAAGGGAAGACGTGTACATGATGATCTCCCCGGTCTCATCCATGGGCTCTTCGCTCTCACCACCCAAACTGATGTCAGTGATCTCAATACCCTCGTTCGAGAGAAAAGGACGCTTGTCCGCCCAAAGGTACATCATGACCCAATCCGAGATTTCCTCTCGCTGAATAGGGTCCTGGGATATGACATCGAGCTCGAAAGTCATATCCCACTTACCCCCGAACGCCTCAGCAGTGGCGACGCGGTCCTGCGTGACCACAATAGCCACGGTATCGCCCTTTTTTGCCCTCTTTCCAAATGCCAGCACCACCCCCGGTAAGGTCTTGAAGTCCGCCGTGTTCCACTGGAATGCAACAGGACCTATGGACTCAGCGGCATATCGATAATTGGCCGTAATCCTAGCACCCGGATTAAACGGGGTGAGAAACCGTATCTCCGAGGTTTGGTAATTGACCGAATAATCCGTTCCCTCTTTAAGCATGTAGCGACCATTCTCGTACATACGAACGGTACCGGCCACGGGTGTTCGCTGGAACGCAGCGTGTGTCTCCACTCCAGATTGAAAATAGATGATCGGCTCCTGAGTGGCATCTAGGAGGGGATCCAAAATATACTCGCCATATTCGCTCGCATTCTGGGGGACCTTCAGAATCTCCATAAAGTACACACCCGGGATGGTTGGCATGACGTCATTGTTTGACTGAAGTACTGCCATATCCTCGCGTACCCACTCGAGCGGATATGCGGGCGTACCAAAGAAGGCGAGCATAACGTGACTGACGACCTCCCCAAGGGAATTGTCAGCGGACAGAGAAACCTTGTTGGCGTTGACCCCCTTCAGAACAATACCGTATTGCGGACGCTCTGCGAACGAGTATCGATCCTGAATAAACGGGACGACCTTATCGTACACGGGATGCTTCGAGAAGGAGTCCTTTAACTCCTCCAGTAGCCGCCGCTTCATCGCCCCGCTGAGTCGATAGAACATACTATCCCGCGTGCTCTTCCAAAGCTAGAACGAGGAGACCTTCGGCTACCGCCGTCATGGGGTCTCTAGCCATACGGATCTCACTGATGTTGACGGGAAATCCCTTCTTCTTGATTTCCCCGTACTCTTCCTTGAAGACCTGTTCGAAGTTACCAGCCAGCGTCGTACCGCCAGAAATGACGAATGGGATGGGGTCGGGCAAATCGACGCTCGACTGCACCCGATTAAACTGAACCGCGATATTCTCGAGACAGTACCGAATGAGGGAACGGGCATAGAGGGCGATGGCTTCCTCATCCCGGTTGCTTTTGCTGGGATTGGCAATATCGACGCCACGTTCCTTGAGAGCGCACATCCGAGATGCCGTACTACCCATGGCTTTCGCAGCGTTCCGGTCGATCCAGTCTCCCCCGCGAGAGAGTGAGAACTCGAGACCCTTCACCGTCTGGTAAGCCAGAGCAACGTTGCACATTCCACTCCCAAAGGAGACGGCCAGCCCCGAGAAAGTCTGGTCAGCGCACTGCGAATAAATGAGGGCCATCGCCTCATTCATCGGGTGTGCCGTGTATCCCTGCTCAGAGAGGATCTTGCGGAAAATCTCCGTGTGGTAAACGATGTCCTGATCGGCATCGATGGGCGCCGCCGGCACTGAGTAAAAACAGTGTTCTCCAGCGACTCGGGGCGTTTCGACAACATCCTTGATGAGGAGACTCAAAACCTGCTGGGCCTTGAGCTCTCCTGCCGAAATGACTCCCTGACTGAGGGGACGTCGAACCTCCCGCTTGAACAGATTTGCCATGGCGAGAGCCGAATCTCCGATAACGATGAGCTGACCATCGATGTCCACGAAGTCTACCTTCGATAGACGGAGCTGCTTTTTGACCTCGGGCTCCAAGTCCAAGAAGGCGTCTCGGATTCGCTTGGTTGTGATCTTGTCTCCGACCTGCCTGGCCGAAACGACATTCATCGTGCCCAGGTCCAACCCAATTCCCACGCTCTCTTTGCTCATCTGATTTTCTCCATTGTTTTCATCTGATAGCGCTCTAAGCGCAAGTTTTCAAATCTTCCAGGGATCCCTTGCGTACTTAGCTCCGCCCTGAGACGGTTCCATTGAACGACTGCTTCGTTGCTTGAGTAAGTATACGAACTCCTCATGCTTGTCGGCGAAGCTTTGAAGGAGATTCTCGATACCATCGGTCATGGTGCCTTTGGCTTTCATCAGCTTGGACACGATCTGAAGTAGAACGAGAAAGCGAAGAGCTCCTTTGAGGGAGATCAGAACGTTTTCATCCGGGCTCGCCACAAGCGGGGCACCGTTGTAAAGTTCCTTAAGAATCAGCAGCACATGCGTAGACTGGATGACCGCGTTGACAAGTACTGGCGTTCCTACACCGACTGAACGCTCGGCCAACTGGTCAATCATCTTGAGAGTGTCGTTGTACAGACGTTCGAAAAGCTGGTGATCCGCGTAGAAGGAGGGGCCAGACGCCTGCCAGTGATGGGTCTGATGGGCCAGGTTGATCGCCCGCATGAACGACAAGAGAGCCGCGAGCTCAGCCATTGACTCCTGACCATAGTCGAGAAGGAAATGGGCGAGAACGTTGGCGACTTCTTCGTTAGCGGCCTCCTTGCTGACCATCGCACGCACTTCGGCCAGCGAATCACTATCAGGCACGCCCGAAGCTTGCTTGGGGTGTCCAGCAGCTTTCCACGTATCGGCCCCAGGAAGATAGGGAGGACCCATCTTCAGGTGGTCGTACGTTGAGGGGTCGTGCCAGACGGCATAAATTGCCGGAGCGTGACCGTTCTCGTACGGATTCTCGGGACCTTGATCAGCCATCGGTCGTCGGTTCTGATTCGGGAACCTCGAAGGAGGTCGCCTTCCACTCGTCGTCGGCCATCTTCTTCCGTTTGGTCTGCACTTTTGGACCTGGACCTGCTCCCATGGCTGCTTCCTCACGGAGATCCTGCCCTACACTCGAGGGAGTCTCCCGTTCGGGCTTAGCAGAAAATGACTTGCCTGAGTAGGGCGACCTGACGGTCATCCTTTTTTCCTCAAGCCAGAACCGATGTCCTTCGGCGTCCGTGTATTTCCAAAGCATGGGAGATGCAGCCTGCTGCTTCTTCCCACTGTTTTTGGCAGCAAGCTTCTCGATGAGCTCACCGGCTTGTTTGCTGAGCTGATTTTGAACAGGGTGCATCGTTTGCCTCTAACTTGCACCGCAATAGAAACTCTACACACGCCCCTTCTGACGAAGTTCCCTCAACTTACCCGCGGCCCCCGAAACCGCACCATCGTCCGACTCCCCCCGCTTGGCCTCGATTCTCATTTCCGAATTCTCTGGAGTGATGCTCGACGGTATGAATGTGGGGACCTCCGATGCCACAACCTGAGGTCGTGAAACGGGAGCCAACGTTACGGCTGGGCTGGCTGGAATGGACGCCCCCACAGATTGTAAAAGCGTCAAGATTGAATCGAGCTTCTTTGCTTGGTCGACGAGAGCCTCCTTGAGTGCCTTGTTTTCCTCCTCCAAGGAAGGGACCTTAGGCACCACTTTTGGCTCGGGCGCTGGAATAGGCGGGGGAACACCCGGACCACCGTGAGAACCCGGATTCAACCGAAAGAGATGTTTCTGACCAATCGCCCGCCACAAGTCCTTCGACTCGTAGGCCCTATCCCCAGGAATTGCTACGGATACCCCATGAGGGACATCTATTCCCAGGTCATGTAGAATACACGTCGGGGTCCTAAGCCCAAATACGACGACGTTTATTTCTACCGGCATGGTTACTTCCCAGTCAATACACCTTTGAGCTGCTTCATGACCTCGGCGGCCAATCGAGCCTTAACAAATTCTCGGGTTTCCTTCTTCGCCTTGTCAATAAGCGTGGTAGGACGGTACCCGGGATGCCACCAACTATTATGCAGCATCGACGCCCCAGTCGCCCATCGAAAAATGGTGGTACCGTCCTCAAGTTTGATGGGTATCGGACGTTTGGCCTTGGTAAGCCATGTCATCTGATGCGCCTTGCTCCCGTAAAGGAGTGGGAAGAACCCGGCGAAGTTTGTTGTAAGGACTAAACTGCTTTTCTTGACGTGAATCTGTAGAGATTTGGCAATCTTAGCCTTGACTTTCGCGGAGTAGGCTGGATGAGTGATGAGACCCTCTAGCTTCTTCTTTAACCTGAGGTTGAGTTGGTACTTGAGGCTCCGAAGAACCTTGGCCGGATCTGCATGGAGGTTTCCCTCCCCGAGGATGGGTTTACCGTAAATACCAGTGACTCGACGACGAGGGGACATTTAGTACTCGATATTCGCCCAAACGGGCTGGCGACCGCGGAGCTGACGATCCTCTGGGATCTCTGGCTTGTCCGTGATCTGATTGTCTGCTTCATACTCCGGCCCGTTGGGCATGAACTCAACGGCTGGAAACCGCAGATTATCGAGCGGGACACGGTACCGAATGTCCTTCTCATCAAAATGACCGACGTTGAAGTGCTGCTGCAAGAGCATGCCCCGATTGGTCGGCATCCGAACGCCGCCTATCGTGTACCGCTCCCCATTGATCTTCACAATGAAATCCCGTTGAGATAGGAGCGGGCTAGGTCCTGTCCAAGTCTCATAGGTGTGCGTCACCGTGCGGCCTAGGTCCTTTTGGGAGATGGTCTTTTCCGAGTCGTCGGGGGCGATGATGATATCGTACGGACCATCGTAACCCCCAATGAAACCGGTACCATAGCAAAGTGGGTCGTCATTAATCGGCTGCTTATGCACATCGTCAGGAATGCACGGGCATGGGACACCCACCTGTTTGCGGAGAAACACCTTGACGCGCTCCCCGCCCTGCTCGAGAATCCAACGGTTACGCCGAACGGCTTCCCGCCACATGTAGTCCATTTTCTCGAGCTCGTACGAGTTCGTCATCGTAGCCGCCTCGAGCGGGGTCTCCATGAGGTCGTTGCACTGAACCGTCGTCAGACTGTTGTTCACCGGAATGCCGACTGTCGTAAAACGCCAGAAAACCCGCTGAACAAGGTCCGTTCGCAAAAGGGCTTTCGTGTATCGATAGGTACACGTAACCTTGCTCGTTGCCGTGGGAACAACCGTAGGTAGGTAATTCTGCTTGGAGGGATCCGGATACCGTCGAATGTCGATCTCAACCTCACCCGTTTGCCCGATGACCGAGAGAACTGGAACCTCGGTTCCGTCAACAAAGACTTGAACGTCTAGCGGGGAGTTCGCGTAGGTCATCTGAGAACCCGGCTTGACGATGGGATGGCGAAGCGTCCTGAAAACGTACCTGGGGTGATAAAGTCCCGCGCCCTCGTCCCCAAAAGTCACCCAACTGTTCGACACGTCCTCATCGGGAACGAGTACGTTGTCCGTCACATCCCTCCAGTAACCGGAACCTACGGGGTAATCCGTGATCCGTTCGAAAGGTCCAAACTCCGAATCGAACGAGCGGTAGATGTTGACCCCCAAGATTTGGAAACGGCTATTAACCGCCAAGTTTGAGGGATTGTCCCAAGTGAGATCAAAGGCGCCCGGTCGGTGAACGCTCCTCATGAAAGCGTTCAGAGGGGATGCGGGCCAGGGGGCTCGAGAGAGCTCTAGCTCAGTGATATTTCTGTCACGATTAGTGGCGTACGGCATCAACGGCCCTCAAAGTAGCCGTCGAATAAGAAGAGGTGTCACTCCTCGGACGGAATGTCTGGCATGACCAATTCGATGACGCCCGTCGTTCCGTCAATAGTCACCTGGGTCTCTGAGGAAATCCCTCGAGCCTCGAGTTCCCGTGCGAAAAGTCGACCTTTTTCCTCATCAAGGGTTCGTGCGGCCACGATGAGGGGAATCTTCTCGAGCTCCATGTTGAGGAGGGTCTCGGCGACCTGCTGGCGACTGCCCATGATGCGGGACAGATTTCGAAGGACCTCGGGGGAGACGGGATCCTTAATGCTGAGCTTTGGTAGCTTGGGTTCAGCGGGCATACCAGTCCACTACACCGTGGATGCTGAGACCTTCTCCAAAATCATAGCGAGCAACGGACCGATCTTCTCGAACTCGGTCCTCATGTCCTCCGAGACTTGTTTGAGGAGAGCAACATCCTCATTGGTCGAGGTCACAATCCGTTCGATAGAATCCAACCGACGAATGACACCGGCGAGGTCGTTGTCTACCTCATCCACATGCCTGGTTACAAGCTCGAGTTTCGGAGCCACCGCGGCAACAACGGCGATCATAGTCTCTGAGTCTAGATTCTCGAATGTTGCTCTTGTACCCATTAGAACCCCACAAACTTTCGTGGACTCAATACACCACGTCCTGCATAGGGTCCGAAAGCGCTTCGAATACCCGTACCAAACTTAGGTTGCTGGACACCCTTGAGGATGTTGACGGTAGCTTTCGCCTTCTCAAGTTGCTGCGTGAAGTTCTCTTGAGCCGCCTGCTGGGCCGCCTCGTACTTCGAAGACTTGTCGAGGTTTAGGCTCACCCCGCCGATGGTATAGTCGAATTCATCGGCAACCCAATTGATACGAAGCGCCTGAAGGGCGAAGACCATCGCACCCGTCAGAAGCAAAGTGCGCCACTCAGGTTTCATCGCAACCATGGCGTCAACACTGGCAAACGGTGTCCTAGGGGGAGATGCGATGATCTCATCAAGGGACCGCTCAAGGTATTCCTTAAGTTCGTTATTTTCCCAAATGAAGCCGAAGACTCGGCTAAACTGAGATATGGTCTCTTCGTGGGTCGGCGGACGAAAATGGTAATTGCGGTCAGGAGAGTTTGACACAAGCATACCAGACTTCTGAAGGATGAAATTGTGCCAACCTTCTGCCGTGAGATCATACATGTAGCGACGAGAAGAAAGTCTCTCTGTAGATAGAACCCGAACTGATGAAGAAGCACCGGCAACGACCGTTTGGGGACTCAGTGACTCCACCTCAGTCTTGAGTTTCGGGGTAAGAAACACACGATGACCACCAGTCAGGACAGACGAGCCTTTCGTTGTATGTACCCTAAAAATAGGCTCTGACTCGACCTCTGCGCGCTGTACTTGGAGAACTCGCTTCCACTCCTGCACCCCGTTCGGGGACACGGATCGAACTCGCAAGGTCCCCGTGTAGAATGCGGACTTGATTCTCTCACTTTGCTGGGGAGTTAACATCGAAGTCCTTTTCCGTCCAGATCAAAAAGTCCCACCCCATACTGGCCGCATAGGAAGAAGCTGCCTCAAGTCGACGCTGCACGTTATGGTCCGTTGGGAGAGACAGCACCCAACTTGCTTTAACTTCAATGAGAGCAACGGTTCCATCCTGATGTGTCACAACAAAGTCTGGAAGCATCCAGCGACCGTCCGGAAGTTCTATTCGCGGTTCGAATACGTACTCTCTAACGGAGGGGTCCTGGTCTAATAAGGACACAACGACAAGGGATCAGTTCAGGATGTGCCGTGAATGGCTTCGTATAGGTCACGGATAGATACTACCATATTCTCCCCACTCACGTCAACTTCTATCGTCTCCTCTTCACCTACACAATTGTCCCTAAGTAGAATACGGAGTCTCCGACCCATGTCCTGCTCCGCGGACGTTAGGGTCGGTTCAATCGAATCCGGGTTGACCTTGTCAATAACCGAAAAGTTCATGAGCACTTGCTGAATGGGCGCCCCCGGCATTTCACGAAACGTCCAGCGAATGCGATATTCTCCTAGATTTGCGTCCAAAGGAACGATAATGCTCGCAAAGTACTCCCCTAGCGATGGGTTGACGGGCTGACGACGCGGAGCCCCAACGAGAACTTCGCGTCCCGTCGTAAAGTCGTAGAGAGCGTAGCTAATCTCGGCAGCGTTCTCGGGGGTTCCGTTGACGTTGTCGAGAAAAATGCTCAAGTCGTTACGACCGAGCTGCTGTCCCTTGTAAAAAGCGCTACCGCTCATTTGACCTCTTCGAGATCCTCCTGTGGCACAACGTGTCGACCGTTCTTCTCGAGCTGTACATAGAACTTTCCAAACGGAATGTATTTCTCGATGGTACCCACGTCTCCGTGCCAGTGAGTTAAACCGTGAGAGGGCAGAACCCTTACCCTCGTGCCTGGCTTCAGGCTAGACGGCACGCTCGCAACGCGAGCGACAACCTTCTTGACAATGAGGGCGTCCTGAAAATCTCGAAGTTCTCGACTCATGGCCGTCTTTCCTTGGGACTTCCTCTTACTGGGAAGCCAATCCTCGTTTTCTGCGTCTAGGTGTATCTCAAGCTTGGCCATTACTTCTTCTTTCCACCACGTCCAACACACTTACCGTGTATGGCTGAAGCTCCCATCACAACCATCTCAGCCTCACCAGTATAATCTGTATTCGTTTTGGCTTTTGGGTTTGCATCGGATCCCATGATCGGGGTCGTCAGATAGGACCAAAAGATATTTTCCACGGGAACCTTCATTTTGAAGGCGGTTCCAAAGCCGGTAGCTTGAGACGGGTCCGAGGAAAAGCTTGAAAGTTCCCTTGTCTTCACCACGAGGTCATCCCCCGGCTGAGCCTTATCGGCACCTTGCCCATTGACTCCCCTGAACAAGGTGAGTTCCTTCAATCCAAGATGCTTAAAAACAGCACGGTTGAATTTCAGAATCTCGTGGGCGTACTCTTTCATTGCTTGGTCCTTGGCACCCCTGGCCCGACCCTCTTTGGCGTCCGCCTCTTCCTTGGGAAGAGTGTAGCCCTCAACCCCGAGACTGCTCATGAGCCCATTGATCTCATCGGAGGGTGGTTGACCAGAAGAGTCCGTCCAGTCCATGACCAACCCATTATGGACCTTGTTCAACTTGGAATTGGACTTCAAATGCTTTTCAAAGTACTCCCCGATCATGTACCCGTTGACGTGGAGTAGCTTCTCAGCTTCAGACAACTGAGAGAAAGCCTCCTTAGCGACGGAGGGGGTGTCCTTGTCAGACCTGGCACCGAATTTCTTCTCGTATTCGGCAACACCCTTCTTCATCTTCCCAATCACCTCATCCAAAGCCGCCTTGTGTTTGGAAAGGGTCTCATCTACTTCCTTGTCCGTAACGATGAGTTCCCCTTTTGGGGACATTCCAACAGACTTCTTGCTCTCCGTCCTTTTGCCATTGGACTTCGAAGGTTCGGTCTTGGGCTTCGAATCCGTGGACTTATCGGACTCTTCCTTAGGGGCTTCTCGAGGTATGGGGTCCCTCTTCTCAGGATTCTTCTTGGCCCACTCGTGGTACTCTTTGAGGGCCTTCCGAAAAACGTCTTTATCCTTGAGCGCCGTCGTAAAGGAGACATCCTTGAAACGGTCTCTGGTTTCTGGATTCGGATTGGGAACCTTTTCCGATCCGCCCTGATGGACCTTATCTAGCCACTCTTTCCACCGAGGCGGTACCCCACCCTTAGATGGATCCTCTTCCTGAGCGTCCGCGGTGCGGCCCAAGAATCGGGTCATAACTCTCAGAGCAATAGGGTTCATTCGACTCAATCCCATCCGTACTTAACTACCCGACAGGTCGGATCCCCTGGAATCGGTTTGGTCACGGCATCAACGACCTGAAACGGAAAATCTACCGTAGTGGGGGCACCCTGAAAGGTCACCTGATAGGACCACCTTATGAGCCAATTACCGGGTTGACCGTTCTCCCCCGACGTTCCCGTAGCGTAGTAAAGCCCCACCTTCTGCATAACGGGGGACTTTGCGAATGGACCCGTCTGCATAATGAGCTGACCCCGAACCTGGTACATCGTGTAGCTCACGTTGTACGGAGAAATGGGATTTCGAGAACGATCGAAGAGGCAGAGCATAAGATCCCCCCTCGTGAACATGTACCCCCAGCGAAACTGCTTGGTCAGACATGGATTGGTCTGAACATTCCCACCATCATCGGGGCACTTGCATCCGCCCCCGTGTGGATGGTATTCATCGTTACCGCCGCCACAATTACCGCTGTACGGATAACTGCCCTGACCGTACGGATAATTTCCACCGCCCCCACAATCCCTACCCCGTCCAGGAGATAGTAATCGCCATCCCTCTTTGCGCTCCCAAATGTCTAGGTTCGTGTGACCGCACAACCTCAACTGAGACCGCTCCCAGTTGTCAGGTAGCGTAGGTTCAGGGTTAGAACTGATGGGTGGGCAGACCGTAGTGACAAGAAGGAACGCGGCGCCACCACCCTCTCCGAAGATCGGCATAGGAGCTGAATCCGCTGTCGTTGCAAATCCCAACGCTGAGCCACTCAAAAAATCGTAGGTGAAGAAGTTGGGCTCAGAGACCGTAGCACCACCCGACGTAGATCCAGAGAGTAGAACTGCAATGTTGTCGAGAACGGTCGCCATGCCCCCGTCCCGCCCCGAAACGAGGGCAAGAAGATGGGGCACGGGTGTCGATAGGGTAGCAACCCCTCCGTCTCGACCAGTCTCACGGTAGACCGTATGCGGGGGAATAACTCCAGTGGCAACAATGACCGCCGAACCGGCCAAGAGGGCGGTCACAGTGTCCGTTCGAAACGTAGACCCTCCCTGCAACGTAAGGATGACCCCACAGTCGACTCCAGACGCGGTGAATGTTGACTCGCTTGCTATCTCCGAAGCAACGCCGTCAGACACGAACACGGATTCACCGAACATGTCGGAAACAGCACCAACGTTCACGCGAGGCGTCAACGAGGAGTTTGCTGATGGGGAGGAGGAGACGGTATATTGAGCTGAAGCGTTGAACGCAATCGTAGCGCTTCCAGACGCAACAGAACCAGCCGCATAGTGCGCCTTTGGAATATGACCGAATGACGAAGCTCCGGCCAGGTCCGTCGCTACGAAGTACCTCTCCGTGACAAACGAATCCGCGACGATATTCGCACTAGCGGACATCAGAGGCATAGATTAGGCCTCAGTGATTTGCAACTGCCCCGCTGGGAAGGAAACTTGCGTAGATGCTAGAACGGTCCTCGGGGCTCCAAGGGCGCCGTAGTAGAGCAGGTTACCGCCCGACACGTTGTCCACGATACCCCATGCGACAATCGTACCCCAGGTAGCTGAAGCGGTAGGGAACAAGATGTCCGCAACGTTGGATACAACTCCTTCACTCGCAGACGTCCAGGTAACTGCTTGACGCGCGTACGATCCACCAGAAACCTCAACACCGGCAGAAGTCGGAGTCGGAGAAGTCGTATAGATAGCAACGTATACGGCGGGGGGCGACTCATACGAAACGTCGTTCAGCACCGCGTTGAGCATAACGTTGTCGAGGTACTGGCTCTTGGGCATAACGTGGACTCCTACCTCAGTCGAAAAGACAAGAGCTTTAGAGGGCTATTGGCAGCCCGGCTTGTTGAAAGACGAGGAGAGCCCACCAGGGGGTCCTGAGGACGGGAGTTCCGTGACATCGTAGTCCTGAGCCGCAATTTGCGTCCCTGACGGATAGATGATCAGAAGCCGCCAGTACCCCACCGCATTCGGCATGAACCGTACGTTGTAATACCCTGGAGCCCCTGGAATCTCGTTCCAATAAACTTTACCGGAGGCGATTTGGGAGTCTGTAACCCCAGAACCGCTGGTCAAAACCCAAGGTTGAGGAACGTTGTTAAAAAAGAGGGCATCCTGAATTTGCAGGATCGTAAGCCCAGTAACGCGAGTGTACCCGTCGGGCTGAAAGAAGTCCGCCTGGTCGCGAACAAGCTCATTATTGTATACTACGCGCCCGCGTGTGGTAGCCATCCGTCACCTCTTGTACGGACGAAGTACAACCACTTCCTCACCTGTTGGTGTTTTCCCTGGGAGTAGCTCAGCGGGTAAGTCCTTTCGAATACTCGACCTAGCCGAATACGAGGCTCCTGCCAAACCGCCGGTTCGGGCATCCGAAGTAAGGATGGCGGAAACGCGATGTTCCATCTTGTTGTCCTTCCTCCCAGAATTCGTTTGTCTCACACCCTCACTGGAAGACATTATCGGAATTTATGCTTCTGTGACGCTGAGTGCACTCGCAGCGAAGGACATCGTATCGCCGATTCCGATGGTCTTGGCGGTCGTGAGGTTACCGAAGTACAGGATGTTGCCGCTCGTCGAAGCGTCGAGAATGGCAACGGCAACGACTGAACCGACCGCCGTTGCGGCGCCGGAACCGAAGAAGCTCAGAACACCGGTGTTCGAGGTCGAACCGCCCGAAGGAGTGCTGAAGGTTGCCGCCTGGCGGGAGTAGTTCGCATCCGAAACTTCTGTGCCGCTCGTAGATGGCGTAGGGGCTGTCGTGTAGAGCGCCACGTAGACCGTCGTAGGAGAGGTGTACGAAACGTCCGTAAGGACGGCGGCGAGGACCTTATCGTCGAGGTAAATGGATTTGGCAGCCATGAGGGGATCGCTCCTTCTGAGTCGTCTGAATCTTGTGGGTGATAAAAGGAAACGTGATTGGAATCACCCCATGTGGACCAAGGATTTGAGACTTTTGACCGCGTGCGAGTAGGGCTGCGCCGCGACCTTGCCGGTATTGTTGAACCAGGCTGCCTTCAACCCTTCGATGTCACCCACCGAAGTGTCGAACACGAAATGAACACGGTTCCCCTCACGCTCTGTACGCTTCATTTCTAGCCCAGCTACCTGAAGGTAACTGGCCATGTACAAATCGGGTGTCCGGAACTCGTTTACGTCACTTGCTTTTTTCATGACCGTTCGTCCTCATCTCTATCTGAGATCCACCCCCATTCCGAGGGTGGATCTTTGGGTTGTGATTGGTATTCCTGAATATCAGGTAACCGTGAATGCAACCGGGAAATTGACCCAGTCGATCGAACCGTTGTTCGCCTCAGGAAGGAATCCATTCGGATTACCCACTGTCACGCTCGAAGACGAGATGTACGACAGAACACGGAAGGTACCGTTGTTCGACGGGCTATTGCAGTTCGAGAACCGAATGAACGAGCCGACCGAAGCTGCTGACATACCCGTCAGACCCGTGATGGTGGAAACACCAAGAACTGCGGAAGAGATGGTCGCCGAGCTACCAGAAATGCAATTGACGGTAGACTCGAACTTGACCTCAACAGTATTCCCAGCGACACCAAACCCATTCAGAATCGAGGCAGGGATGACGATCGAGGTCGAAGAAACCGACCCAGTCGTACCGCCAGAAACCGTGTTCACAATGAGCTCTTGGTTGACCTTGACCGTAGCGCCCGTCGTGGGGTTCGTAACGAGAACCGCGGTGGAACTGAAGTACTCGGAATTACCGAGACCAACACCAGTGATGGTGATGTCCCCCGTATTTGGGCTGTTGTGAACCGCGCCCGTGATGCTCGGAAGAGGATAGGTGAAGAGAGTCGTACCGTCGTTTTCGACGACCGTGATGGCCGGTCCGTACGCTGGAAGCGGAACGAGACGGGGATCGGGGTTGAAATTCGGCAACAGGTAACCAGCAAGATTTCCAACCTGGAAACTCTTGAGGGCTACGTCCGACTCAACAAACTCGGGAGCGATAACATTGGCAACGGACGCGACGCTTGGCGAAGCACCAAGAGTCGAGAGTAGGTTTGCCGCCGAAACGTTCAACGGGCCGCCAACGGGCAGAAGAGCCGTGATGATGGTCGACGCAGTCGGCATCGTAAAACTCGCGCCCCCGGATACCAGGTGGGCTGGGGTGTTGAATGTCGAACCGTCGCCAGTCGTGTCGTAGGCGATGTACGCTCCGACACCGACAGCCGTCGACTGAAGAACGAACAGGGTACCAGTTGCCGTGTCCGTGGTGGCCGTTGCCGCGACGCCAGCACCCGTGAGAGCCGTGTTCGCCGCCGCAAGCAGGGTGGTCATGCTCGCGTAGGTGGCCGCCGGAATGGTGACCGCCGTGAAAGAACCGCCCGAGGATGTCTTCACGCGAAGGACATTGTTCGAGCCCGTGAGGGTCAGAGGGAACGTGACCGCCGAGCTACCCTCGACGCCTGACATGACCCCGCCCAATCCGTTCGACAGACCGTCATTGCTGAGTCCAGCAAGAAAGTTTGTCAAAGCCGTGGGGCTCGGGTATTCGAGGTACTGCGTCTGACCCGGAGGATCGACCGAAAAGTTGATTTGGGAGGTAGGCTCCAGGTCCGCCAGAAAGATCGGTCCCGGAAGGTCTCCTCGAATAACTCCTACGCGCATGATGTCAGACTCCCTTTTCGTAACGGTGGTTGGTCAAGTCTCGGCGTGCCGAGCAGTGTTTGATCGGCAAGACGACCCCGTAGGAGGTCGAATTTGAGGAGTCTGAGGACGGCTCCGTAATCCGAGTAAAAGTGCGAAATGGCTTGAAGGAACTTGAGTTGGTCGGCCTTCCAAGAAAAAAGGGCCGCTCGGATGTGGACTCGCATCCCCCTGAGGTATTTGATGTACAGGTCGCGCCGGTCAAGAGTTTCAAACTCACCCTCAGCCTCCGAGAGGCGTTCGAATCGGCCCTCGATGTCCTTAATGAGAGCCCGCACTTGGCTCCCCATGAGGAGATTCTGAGGCCGCCAACGATTCTCGATCTGCTGAAAGGCGTCGCCTTCCCGCTCGATGAGCCGTCGGAGGAGGATGTAGTCCACGTGTTCATCAGGCCAGGGTGAAGGTGTTGGAGTTTTGCTCGTTGGCGTTGACAGTGACCGTATTTCCAGCCGACGGAGCCGTACTGAAAGCCGAAAGCGGAATCGTGATGCTCGTGGCCGAAACCGTACCCGTGGCGGCGAGGATCTGAGCCTGCGTCCACACCGCAGGGGATGGAGCCGTTGCCGTACCCGCCGCGAAGGTGACTGTCGTCGTGTCGGGCGAAACCGACGTCAGGGTCGTCCCCGTAACACTCGCATTGGAAGAGCTCGAGTGGCTTGCCGCCGTAACAACGGGGGCTGCGACTTGAGAAGCCGTCAGACTCGTGACCGTGACAAGCTCCGCCTTCTGGAGGTTGAAAATGCGACCCTCACCCGAGGACAGTAGAACCCTGGGAGTCTCGTCCAAGTCGATGTAGCCGGGAACCGAGGGGTATCCTTGGGTCGTTCGATTGAACGCGATGTAACAGGACTGTTTGGGGGCTTGGGCATACCCATCCCTCTTGTAGGCCTTGGGATCGCCTTGAGAGCCCAAACGGTATACGGTTTTGTTCGGGAGTCCGTCATCGATGTCGTCGACGAGGATACCACCAACGACTGTTTGGTTGTGTTGGACACGCAGCATGGTTTTGGGCTCCTAGAATTCGATTTTGAGGTCTGATAAGTAAAAGTTACAAGGAAGTTGACCCCAAAGGACGCTTCGCGTGGTCCACGGGAACGACATCTTTCGTCAAGAAGGCATAAAGGTCCTGCGGAGTGGTGTTCTTTGCGATAAGGGCGTCCGCACCGGGGTACTTGCTTACCTGAAGCACGAATACAATGGCTTCCGAGCAAAACATTGCCCGTTGCTCATGCAGTGGGTTCCGAATCTTGAACTTAAGCCATCGCCAGGTACGCTCTAGCCATCTTTCGTAGACGACAACGGCCTCCCCGAGGAGGCCGCCCACGTCATACGAACCCCCGAGCCACCCCATAGCCCGAATCACCCCATCTTCAACGGGGTACGGTAGAGTGACTAGCGACACAAGGTGATTACCAACCGTATACCCCTCGTAAGGAATCAAGTGGTACCCCTGCAAAACCGCCTCAAGCACCCACTTTTGTTGACCGTAAAACGCTGTCCCGGGGTCCAAAAGGAGCCAACAGTGACTAATCGTGGATCCGGTAAACCATTGAATGATCTTGGAAAGCCAGGTGTTCGAATTTGAGAATCCTACGCTGATCATTCTGTCTCCACTATGCAGTAGAACGTTGCGGCCGCCGCCGTGCCCGTGAAGGGGACGTCGTGCTGGAGCTTGATTTTTACATACATTCCGCTTGCCGACTCGATGACAAGAGCCGACTGATAGTTCCAGGAAAGGATGACGTGAGGAGTGTTCAATCCGCGCCAAGAAGAGCCGCCAAGAGCCGGATACGTGGGATAGGACAACTGGGCGTCGTTCTGGTAATCGTTCATCGTCTTGTAATTGAGACTGTTCCCCAACGGAATGACTGTTCCAGTGGGCACGGCCCCCGAGGTCACGAGTTCTGGGGCAAAAAAGTCTACTATACCGTAGAGCTGGAAGGTTGTGGTGTCCGTAATGCCGATGTCCGTTGTGAACTGGACCTCAGCGGAGTCAATGCTCAGGTTCGTCCCTGAGTTCGGTTTGATAATGAACGAGGAATCCACCATATAGTGGTATGTGACGGTAACGACATCGGTCGGCTGATTTGCCGCGAGAAAGTGGATGATCCCGTTCTTGTAATCGATCGTGTAGTCCCCGCCCGTACCGTAATGCGGATCCTGTTCCGTCTTCTGGGTCCCATTCACGTAAACGCTGACTCGGTAGGACTGATTATTGCTGTCGACTAGGTAGTCCTCCCCAGTCAGTTTACCGTGGTAACTGTCAATGAGAGTTTGCTTAGAGGTCGCATAGTTGAGGTGCGTACCATCATCGGTTGCGGTTTCCGCCGTGATGAGAACTGAGCTACCGTACCAAGTTGTGGGATCCGTCCAATCGTGCGAATAAAGAGTGGCGCGAACAACGCTCGTTTTCTCAGAGGCCACTCGGATACGCCCGTCGGCCAACCTGGGAGCCACGGTCTGGTTAGAACTCGTATGGTAATTGGTTAAAAAGTCAGTTGTGTCAGTGTCGTTTTGAGCCTGGGAGTAATCAGAATCAAACTGGAAAGTAGGAGACACTGACGAGAACACCAAGAGGCATTTGTATGCGATGTCGTCGTCAAAAGCGAAGACACAGTAACTGTCAACTTGGGTGATGTATTGTACGGACAAGTTCTTAGCTGTGCAGATCGCCTTGAAGTCGGGCCACCGTAGGGTGACGACCGCCGAACTGTTGAAATGGATTTGTTGCGCGTAGGTGGTCATTCGAAGTACCCGTTGATGAATATGGTGCCACGAACGACCCCTGTAGTCGGACCATAGAGGTGTTTGACCAAGATGAGGAAGTACTTCCCAGGTTGTACAACGATGGGTGCGGTTAGAGTTTGGGTAATAGGTGATCCTGTAAAGATGGTGCCCACGGCGGAGCTCGCCGGTGCGGTAAAAATGCCCAAAACGTATCGTTGACCTGTAGCCGTACTCGGATTGTTGGAGTTGGCCACCATGAAGCTCCACTCCTCAATGTTGATCGTCGCCCCTAAAACCGTCGTGACGAACGGTTGGGGCATGTAAATTTCTGTCACATACAAGGTATAAGGTGACGGTACCTGATACCCGAATACCCCGTAAAGCGACTCAGACCCGCTCGTTGTCGCTATATCGAAGTCACCACCCAAGTACGCATAATTGACGCCGGTCGTGGTAGGAGCCGCAGAAGAGGGAGCAGTGGTGAAAACCTGAGAGGTCTGTAAGAACGTTGTTGGGTCAATGCCCGCTGAGCGTCCGGTTCCTGCTAATTGATGTGCCCACGGTTTGGACTCATCGATGTCATAGCGCCAGGACTGAAAACCGGTGATCTTCGTTTCAGGAGCCGCACTCGCCGTACCAGTCGTATACACACGGGCAAAAGCAGGCAAGTGGGAGACTGCGGCCGCAACGTTTGGAGTGGCTAGGGTTATAGGAGCAAAGTAGTCCACAAGGGGAACGCCAGTCTCTGACTCAATGATAAATCGTGCGCCCCCGTCCTCGACCCACACAAAAAACAGGTAGTAGGTAGTACCCACGAGGGTACCAAGAGAGGAGGAGACGGTCTCTGTCCCGTTGTTGGACGTAACCGCGAAAATAGTGCCTGACGAGTTAAAGCGAAAGAAGGCTCCGTTACTGACGACCGCAGTTGTGCCCGACGGAGCTCCGAAACCCAACTCACTGACAGAGTTGGTTCCTTGAGTGACGAGTGCTTTGAACGAGCACCCGGTCGGAGCCTGGTTAAACAATGCAAATTGGCTGTTGCTTGTGATAATCGCATAGGTTGTCGTAGTCGTGATGGCACCACTGTTCAGTGTGAGTAGACCACCACTCTGACCTATTGTCATCGTTCCAGTACTTTGAGTCCAAACCCACGTGTTGATGTTGCTTCCCTCAACGGGGTCGAAACCAACAAGCGTTTGGTACCCTGGAGTGAGGTGGCCTAAACGATTTGCTCTCGCTACCCTACCGACTCCCGAGGACTGACCAATAATGGGGACGCCTGTCTGGGCACCCGCTGTCATTGCCGTACGGTCGACAACAGATCCTAGATTACGTACCAACCCCGCCGAATCAATTCCGGATACAGGCACTGGGTTAGTCAATGGGGTGTTGGCGACAGGAGTGGAACCCTGAACAGGAATAGGCTCCCCGTTGAAGTCCTGATCTATCTGAAGTCGATCGATATCCTCAAAAAAGGCGTAGTCAACTGAAAGAGTGGTGCTCGATGCGGCTGTCCCAGTATTTCCAATATCGGCGATAATGAAAAGTGGTGTGTACGGAGTGGGGAGGTGGATCGTATTGATTGCCACCACGATCCCATCGATGGACAGGGTCGCCTGGTTAGCTGAAAGTCCAATGTTGTACGTGTGGTAAGTCGCCGTGGTTCCACCATTCGGCAGTGTAACCGTCGTGCTCTGGGTGTCAGTGACCGCACTAGTGTATGCTGTTGTGAAGGTAACCTGAGTATTGTTTGTACCGCTAAATCCAATGACGGCCTGCTGATTTATAGAGGTGGGGTTGTCTACCAATCCAAGGTATGCCGATTGGTTCGCAATACGTTGAGACAATGAGGCGTAGAATTGAATGTTGAACGGGAGGTAGTCCGAAAGGCTCACAATGGATCCAGAAGACCCGCTCGTGGTACCCGTGGCAATACTCACAATCGAACTGGCCACTGTGATTGAGCCGGCCGAAGGAGTCGTAGTCTTCCAATTGCTGACGACACTCGTTGCGCCGCCCGTTGTACCCGTATAGTTGGTGTCGAGAATAAGCTGTGTTGCCGAAACAACATATGAGACCTGCGCGTAGAGGGTCTCAGAATCAGCAGACTTTTTGACGTACTGACCCATTTTGATCTGGGTCGTGAAAGAAGTCCCAGAGCCAGTAACCGTAGTCGAACCGTTCGTAAACGTGACGGTACCCGTTAGGGTTGTCGTAAGAGCCGTGCCCGTGAAGTCGTCCCGAAAACTGCCCTCATCGGTAATAACCGGACCTCGGGTCTCAAGATTCCCATAAGCGTCAATAGTTGGGGTGCCATTTCCCGAGATGTAAGATCCTGGATCTGGGTACGAACTTGATGCCTGCTGATCTATCTCGGTAATGTTCGCGTTACTGTTCGGGGAAATGGTGACCACGAGGGCGTCGTCCGTAGCCAGTGGAGCCACACCCGATGGCTTAACCGCAACTGGCCCGTTACCAGCATTATCGAAAATACCGGTTGTCCCAGCAACCTTGTTGACGAGAGTCGCGTACACGCCGCCGAAGGACGGCGTCGTACCCGTAACCGTCCAGGTGATCTGGAAGCAGCTTCCTCTGGCCATGGCCAGAGATATGATCTGTGTGCCCACCGCCGTGATGGCCGTCCCCACGGCTGAGCTACTAATGGCGGTTGTAAAGTTCCCGGGGTCAACTTCCTGAATCGTAAACGTAATGGTAGGGGTCGTCCCTGAAACGGTGCCCGTAACATTGACGATAAGGACGACTTCTTTTGCCCCTACATCTTCGAATACGCCTGACGACCCCGACGCCGTAACCGTGGCGTTTGCCAGTACAACTTGTCTATAGTCGTCGATTACGACTTCCATCAACCTCAGACAACTATAGAAAGAAGGTTACTCACAACCAGTCGATGGAGCCGTCGTACAACTAGCCGCAGTCGTCACACTCTTCGTCGCAATGCAACTCAGGTAGTTCTTGTAGACCGTGCCGTTGGAACTGGGCGTAAAGCTTGTGGTATCATTGAGCAATTGGGGATTGTTTGAATCGGACCAAGACCAAGCAAAGAATCCGATGTCTTGTGTGTCCGCCCAACTGAGGAAAAGAGGCCACCAAGCCGAACCCGTAGACGTATCGCATGCGTAGTATCCAGTCTCACCTACAACGATGGGATACCCTGCCGAAAGCACCGCTTGAGCTCCAAGTCCCGATGATGGGTCACAGAGCTGACTGAAGGTGGAAGCAGGGTTCGTGGTGCAGCCGCCCTGGTCGTCGTAAACGTGCCAGCTAGCCGCGAGGTTGTTCGCAGGGTCAGTCGGTAGGTATTGGGTCCAAAGGTCAAGGTTGGACGAGTAGCCAGGACCCCCCAGAATGATGAGATTGTTGGCTCCTGCGGTTCGAACGGTGTTGACGAGCGTTTGCCAACCAGCAACCGCGAAGTTCATCATGGGGCAGGACCCGCTCGACGCGGCCGTACTTCCATTCAGAAGACACGCGAACTGCTGAGCTTCGGTACCCGAGCTCATATTGGGCTCGTTGAACAAGTCGAAGATTACGTTCCCATTGCTTGCAAAAAGCCCAGCAACCTGTTGCCAGAACGTAATGCTGTGATCGACGTCTGGCATCAAACCCTGATTGAGAGCCTGAGTAGTTCCAGGGGCTGACATGTGAAGGTCGAGGATGACGTACATGCCTTCCGACGTGATGAGATTCACCGCCTGCTGAATTGGGGTCTCGTAGTTAACCCCACCAACGCTCGCATCCGTACCATTGATACCAAGCCAGCAATCCTCATTCAGAGGAATACGAACGGCATTGATACCCCAAGACTGCATCGCTGTAAGGCTGTCTTGAGTGAGGGGAGACGGTCCTCCTTCGGGGGACAGTACAACGGCCGGTGGACCCCACGTAAGGCAGAAGTTCTCCGAGCCAGACTCGTCAACTCCATGAAGAGTGACCTTGTTGCCATTCGAGTCGGCAACATATCCATGCGCCCCGCCCACGCCCACGACCGCATGTAGGCCACTTGAGGGTGGGAGGCTAGACGAAGATATTGAGGTCGTCGTTGTACTGGTCGACGAAGACGTTGAGGTCGAAGTCGAAGAAGCGGTAGAGGTCGAAGTAGAGTGAGAGTGCGTATGGGAGCTACTCGAACTCGTCGAGGTTCCAACAATGGTCGATGAGTTGGAACTAGAAGTCGAACTGGGGGACGATGTCAGCGTCATCGACGATGATGAAGTTGACGGGGAACTCACTGAGGTCGATGAGTGAGTGTTTGACGACGTTGACGTCGTGCTGGAGCTGGACTCTACCGTATACGACGTCGAGGACGTCGACAGAGTTGACGAGGTCGTGGTGGACTCCGTAGAGGTTGAGGACTCGGGCGGTGGTGTGCCCCCGCCGCAGGCTACGACACAGAGCAGCCCCACAGTGAATAGAGATACGAATTGACGACCAATGCGGGACCAAACCATGACGAATACCTCCCAGGTACAACGGGAATCGGATTTGATCTGGGTCTGGTATGGTCCTAAAGTCGGTCTTACTGGAGCATTGCGTCGAGAGTCACCATGCCTCGGTTGATCTGACCAGCCGTGACGTTTCCGAGCGGAACGCGAAGAATGACTTGGACGTACTTACCACCAAAGCACACGATGGGAACCTTGGGGGTGTACTGAATGATTCCAGGGGTGAAGGGGTCCCCGAGGTTGGCGGATTTGGGTGCCTGCTGCATTCCGATGGCCGTACGAACTGGTGGGTTAGCGCCAGCCGTAGCCAAGGATGCGGCGCTGGATCCGACGGCGAGACCCCACTGAAGAAGTGTCGGCGTCGTCGTGCTTTGGGCGCCCATCAGGAATGTCGCTATCTGAATGCTCCAAATGACGAGTGTGAAGCCCGTCGGAACCTGATACGCAAAGAGCAGATAGTCCGTTTCAGCGGATGCAGGGGTGTTAAAGGCGAAGAGTCCGCCAAGCGTTGTGTATGCCGCCGTAGTGTTTGATAGCGACGTCGTCGCAATGGTGGACGGTGCCGTGCTGTTCGAGAAATTCTGTAGCTGGACACCAGTCAGGGGATCTGCAATACCGCTGCGAGAAGCAGACGCGAGCTGTTCGCCCCAAGTCGAGTTCGTCGAAAGATCGAGCTGCTCAACCGTAACGGACGTCAGAATGGCGTTGGCCGCGGTTCCAGGAGCTGTACCGCCGTTGTACACACGAATGGCAGCGGGAATGTGTCCCGTTTGAATGAGAGCGCCCTGAGTGGCCGGAGTTTGCAACGTGGTCGTTGCAAAGACCGAGTTATCCCAGTTTAGAATGTCGAGTCGAGCAATCGTACCGTAGACGTAGATGACGAACGTGTAGTAGTTCGCAGCCGTCAGAGCGGTCGCAATGACCGACGTGGTTTCCGTTCCGTTGAAGTTGATGACGAGCTCTTGTGTACCCGCTGAAGTGATTCGGAAGAAAACTCCGTTAGTAGGGGCCGCGTTCGTAGCAGCGGCGAGGAACCCGAGCTCAATCGTGGCGTTCGTCTGAGCAGTGAGCTTTGCCTTAATGCGAGTCTGAACGGCAAACTCACCGTTGAGGAGGAAGGACTTATTCGACGTCAGAATCGAATACGCGTTCGCAGTCACGACGCTCGTAGAGTTCATGCTGAACGAAGTCTGAGTCTGTGCCTGAACAAGGCCGGACGTGGATTGAGCCCAACGAACCGTATTGACCGTCGTTCCATCGAAGGTGTCGAGGAATTCCAGACTTTCGGAACCCACTCGAAGACGATTGGCTTCACCGAAGGCAAACTCACCAACGAGGGCGTTGTCCGTCAGAGGGGCGAACAGAACCGGGTTACCGACAATGGCAGCGCCGCCAGCGGCAGGACCAACAACAATCGGTCGGCCCGAAGTGTCCGTTGAAAGGGCACGAGCAAGCGTACCGTCGGAGCCGCCGATGACCGCAACAACAGGCGGAGTCGCGGAAGCAACCGGCGCCTGAAAAGGGACTGCGGGATCGTACATGTCCGAGGCACGTAGGGTGACGTTTGCTGTACCCGACGTATACGCGGTAACCGTGACACGAGTGAGACCTGAACCGGTATCCCCAAGGATCGACTTTGCTGTGGCTCCGTTAGCCGAGGCGAAGACAACAGTCTGCGTGATGGCGAGAGTCGTAGGATCCTGGAAGAAAGTGTTGCTCCAGGTTGTACCGCCGTCATACGAAATCTGCGGGGTGATCGTTCCGATCAGGGTTCCCGCCGCGAGCTGCATGCCCACTCCCGACAAGCCCGCCGTGGTGATTTGAACCGCTGCGTTCAAAGCTCCGAGGGCGCCGGTTGCCGTGACATCGGAAGCCGAAAGGGTGATGGAGTTGTTAGGCGAGATTGCAACAACAAGGGCTGGGTCGGCTGCAACAGCCGCCGTGTTGGGCGCTTTAACCGCAACTGGACCGTGCGTACCGTCCGTGATTTCAAAAGGCCACGCACCCGAGAGAGCGGCGGCTGTGCCCTGGTTGACAGCACCGATGGTGTTCGAACCAGTCGGAAGTGGAGCTCCAATTTCAACGACCTGGGCACCAACACCCGAATCGAGAGTGACCGTAGCTGTACCCGTGGCAACCGTATTACCGAGAACGCGAACCTGCTGGTATCCAGCACTCGGGATTTCCCAGTTACCGTTCGCCGTCGTTGATGTAACTTCAACGCCCGTAACCGGAACGATGGCATTGACGGCTACCCAGTTGGTACCGTCGACTGTCGCCTGGAAGGACAGGGTTCCAGTCCAAGTGCCAGTGACCTCCACACCAGTCGAGGCGGAGCCTTGCGTGTTGACAGCAACGTTCTGCGTGCTCGTGATTGTACCGGTAGACGTACGGTCCGTATATGTGATGGTAACGGGAACCGAAGTACCGTTCGTGATACCCTGAATCGTGATGGCCGTGGCACCAGGAGAACCGGCCGTACCGAAGGCGGGAACACCGCTTGTCCCATAGAGTTCCGAGGTGCCGGCAAGTTTGTTGACAAGCGTCGCGTACACGCCGCCGAAGGACGGCGTTGTACCGCCGACCGCCCAAGAAACCTGAACGCAGGAGGCCACCATCGTCGGAATGGTGATTGTCTGAGTCCCGACTGCCGTGATCGCAGCGCCCGAAAAGGTTGGACCGATCAGCGTCGTTTGATTACCAGGATCAACCTCTTGAACCGTGAACGTCAGGGTCGGAGTCGTACCCGAAACGGTTCCTGTGACGTTGATAACGAGAACCAGTTCTGCGGCACCGTAGCCAGTGAAAACGGCGGACCCGCTGGTCGTAACGGTCTGATTCGCTAGGACAATGGTCCTAAAATCCTGAATTGCTACTTCAGCCATGTGGTTCCCTCACATGACTTGGTCCAAAAAGACTTTAGACGTCACGATTACTCGAAGTAACCGTCAATCATACAAAACCCCCGAATCTGTTGTCCAGGAGTTGCGTTAGACATTGGGATCCTGAGTACGATATGCAAGTACTTTGTAGTACTGATCACAATTGGAGTGTCTGGCCTGAAGTTGACGGGAGACGAACTAAAACTATCTCCTATTCGAGAGGACTGAGCCGCGGTCATCGTTCCGAGTGGGAGAAAAGCAGGGCCGCCTGATGCCAAAGATGGATTCGTAGCGTTCGCCCCTATAGCCCACTGCAAAATAGTTGGCTGTGCACTACTAGACTGACCGAATATCTGAGCCCCAATCGAAATAGATCGCAAATACAGGTTGGAGCCCGTAGGAACCTGGTATCCAAAAAGGGCGTAGTCCGTCTCACTGCCAGAGATGGAGTTAAACTGCCAAAGACCCCCAAGAGTTGAGTAACTGGGTACCGTATTTGAGAGAGTAGCGAGGGACGGGGCGGAGTTGTTTGTGTAGTTCGCGGTCTGAACCTGCGACACGGGGGTAACGATTGTGGATCGATTCGTCCCAGCCGCCTCAGGCTGAGGATTGCCCAGAGCCGCGACAGAGACGTTGACCCCAGAAAAAGACGGCGTCGTGCCCGTGAGTGTCCACGTAACAACGAAGGTGCCCGCGCCTTGAACTGGCACTGAAAACGTGCCAGCAAGAGTGCCCGTAATGGGGCCCGTACTAACCGAACCGCCTATTTGCGTCGTTTGGTCGATCGGATCGACCTCGGTCATTGTAAACGTGATCGTCGGAGAAATGCCCGTCGGGGCATTTGTGATATTGACGATCAGAGAAACTTGGGGAGAACCGTAGCCTGAAACAATCGCGCTTCCATTAGCCGTGAGTGTGACAGCGGACTGAACGATCTGTTCGTTCGGATCCGCAAAGGTCGGCTGGGGGGCTAGGAAGAATATGCCGGGCATTAGACGTTCCTGACGATATTCTCACTCGTCACGGAGTTGCCGGAATATGTATACGTTATGGTAGCCTGAGCAACGACCGTGAGCCCCGTGGCCGTATCGTAAACCGTCCTGACCTCCTGGGTCACCTTATTCCCAGTGTACGTATAGTTGATGGTCTTGATGACGTTAGAATTCGAAGTCTGAGACCATTTTTCCTGAGTGACCCGCCTATTCACACGAGTGACCGAATACGTTGTTCCCAACGAGACGGGCTCGTTGTCCAGAAGCTCATGATTCGAGATGTCCGTGAGAGCCTGTTGGGCTACGGTTGAACTCGTAACGGTTTGTTCTTCTGTATTGAATCCGATATAGCTCAACCCTGACGGGTACATGAAGGTGACATTTCCTCCTGTCGATGAGGGAATGATTTCTACCGTAGTAAAACTCGTGTCCGTGGGAATCGTAGCCACGTGATACGTCCCATCCGCGCCAGAAGTACCGCTGAGAACCGCTATGTCCCCGGGAGATACCGGATGGTCCTTCGTAAGAAGGATTCCCTCTCCGTCTGAGGCGAGATTCACGACAACCGTGCTCGTACCGTGAGTTGTCGAAACTAAGGTCGTGGTAAGGTATACCGCCGACCCGTCGGACACCAACTGAGCGGCATCGACGAAGTCCGAATGGACTACGTCAGTCGCTTGTATTCCCGGTAGAGTTACTGACGGCGGCACTTACGTTCGACCCTTCATCCGCCACTGGGGTTACCTTACGCGGCCGTCCCCTCCTTCGACCGGGCGGTGGAGCCGTAGAAGGTGTAGGCTCGGGAGCGCTCGCTTGAGTCTCACGGAGAGCCTCTTGGCGCTCTTGTTCTCGTGCCCTCTCTTCTTCGAGTCTTCGCTCCTCCAGTACTACGTACCCATTCACAACCGAAAAAAGGATACTTGCCATGGAGGAGAAGGCATGGCCCTGAGCCTCGATTGCCGCCGCCTGGGTCCTCAGGGTTTGAGCCTGAGCGAAACAGCTTTGCTTGCGATTCTCGGTCTCCTGGTGAAGCTGAAGAATCGTCTGCTGATACAGAGCAAACGTTTCGGGATTCAACCTCTGAGATCTCTGGAGATCCAGCAATCTCGTCCGTATCCGAATCAGGTCGTTTTGGGGGTTGTTTGATGCGGGGTCCATTTATTTCATTCCTTTCAATGTGATCTCACCTCGAACTAAGGCATTCGCCAAAATGAGGCATGGTTCGCAGTAAATACCAGCAACAAGGTGTCCTTTGGAGGTCACCTTGAAAAAACGCGTGGGTTCCTCCGGCTTACTCTCACCATTTCTACGGAACATGGTAGGAGCGAAGTGCCCAGAACTACACCAGTTCTGGGCGGGAGGAACCTTCTGCTCATCGATACTGAGATCGGCTTTGGGTAACACTGGGTTACCCTACACCGTTTAGAGTACCCAGTAATTGACGTGTTGGCCGGCCTTGATGGCCCAGTACGGAGTAATCGAGGTCGTGCTGGTCTCGGCATAGTCGTCACCGTTGGCGACCGTGCCGGGGTCACGGAGAACACCGTTCCAGTGAACGATGAGACCCCTACCGTTATTGGAGCCGTCCAGAACGTACGTCGCGCCGCCCGGAAGGGTGTGTGCCGTATTTGCCGGAAGAGCCGAACCGAGGCGTTCAATGTACCGGGTAACCGTCGCCGAGGAGATGGCGTTCGAAAGGGCCTGAAGAGAGGCCGTGATGGTCGAGCCGGAGGTGAGGTACGGACCCGTGAAGGTGTCGTCACCGATCTGCTGGTTGAGAATGTTGAGCGCCGAGATAACCGTGTCCCCTGCGCCGCCCGGAAGGTACGAGAACGGGAAGTAGTTGCCCGTGTTCGTAAGAGAACCCGAAATGTTCGTATCCGGGTAGGTCGTTCCGATCTGGCTGAGGATGTTGTCGATCTCCTGCTGAAGGAACGCGTCCGAGACGAGTCCAAGAGCCGGGGTCGTTCGAAGACAGTTGACGTCGAGTAGGTCTCCTCGCTCGCCCTTACCGTAGATGAAATTGACGGTCGTAGCCTGACTCGACTCCCAAACGTACGGAACAGCCTGCGTGCTGATATTTCCGCCGACCGGAACCGAGTAGAAGTTGATTTGAACCGAGTTCGGGCTGGTCGAAGTTCCCTCGGTCGTGACACCGAAGACCTTGTTGCCTTCGTTGGTCGTATTCGTCGCGGCCGACGCAGCGTAAGTGGTACCCGAGTAGTTCGTCGTCAGAACGATGTTACCGCTCGAAACCGAGAGGATCGTGTACTGTGTGTCAGTACCGTCTGACGTGAAGGTAATCTTGTTACCCGCGACCAGGGCGCTAACCTGAGAAGCTGTAGTCGGAACTGTGGCCGAACCGTTGGTGATAGCGAACGTTCCGCTCAGAGCCGTTCCGCCGATGACGAAGAGCTCCTCGTCCGTCGCCGTGTTGACGATACCGACGTAGCAGCTCTCAAAGTCCCCAACGTATGGAGGGGTGTCGAAACACGGAATACCCGTCAGAGATTCAATGTTCGCGTGCGGAAGATTGCCAGTCGACGTGATGACCACGTTCGTGTCGGTCGAAGCAACCGCCGCCGAATAGTAAACCTCGTTGACGTTGAGAACCTTCGCGTCGAGGGGGACCATGTTGGCCAGGTTCTTCGGAATCGGAACGAGGTTCAGGTCCGGACGGAGATACGTCGGAACGGGCTGGTCATAGTTGACGCCCTTGATCGCCGTTCGGTCCGTACGCTCGAAATCGAGGTCGTCGTTGATGACGTACGGGTTGCGTTCGGTCCACATGGTACCCGTGTCACCAGAGACGGCCGATGCATTGGCAACGGACACCTGAGTCGCACTTGTGTACGAAACGATGAGGAACGTTCCGTTGTTGCCAGCGTTCGTGAATCCACTCATCTGTAGGAAGTGACCCACAGAGTTCTGGGTCATATTCGCAAGACCCGTAATGGGAACGATACCCGCGGAGGGGGTGCCGGTTACAGGAGCGCTACCCGAATTGAAGCTCGTCCACGCGATGTTTCCCGAGTTCGAATCTGGATAGTATCCGTTGGGATCCGACACAACCGCGGTGCCCGAAGCGGACGAACTGACTGTGAAAACGCCGTTGTTGCCGGCTTCTCCCGCGAGGGCAAGAAGAAGAAGGCTTCCCGTGGGAGCCGTTCCCGTCAAACCGCCGATGGCCAGCGCGTATGGGGTTGGAGTCATGACGGCCGTGGTCGCGGAGTTCGTCGTCCCCGTGTAATCGGTCGTCAGGGTGATGGTCGTACCGCCCGTGATCGAAAAGATCGTGTACTGAACAAGGGGGCGAGTCGCAAAAACGATCGTATCACCCGCAGAAAGGACACCCGTCTGCGAGGTCGACGCCGTGACAACGTTCGACTCGTGAGTTACCGCGAACGTTCCATACAGCGGAAGAGAAACCGCTTCCGCTGTGTACGTGCCCGATGTTCCCCCATATGTCGACGTCAGGGTAATGGCCGTACCCGCAACCGTGAGGACCGTGTAGGTCACACCGAGAGCGGTGCCGTCATCGAACGAAACGTTGTCGCCTGGGAAGAGAAGACCATTTTGCGACACGGAAGCCGTGACCGATGCCGAACCGTTCGCAACGAGGAATGTCCCCGACAGAGTAACGAGGTTCGAGACCAACGCAGCAGTGGTCGCCACATTCGGCGTTCCCGCGTAAGCCACCGTCAAAGTGAAGGTCGCACCAGTAACCGTCGCAACCGTGTAGGCGACTCCTGGCTGAGAAGCGAAAACGACGACGCTACCTGGCACCAGGATGCCAGTCATCGAAACCGAAGCCGTCACCGTAGTCGACGCACTGACCGCAAACGTTGTTGGAGTGTACAGCGGGGCGCCGCTATTGATCGCGGCAAGGGGAATCACTTCCGCCGTGGTCGAAGCGTTCGTCGTACCCTTGTATTCCGTAGCAAGGGTGACCGCAGTGCCCGCAACCGACGCAACCGTGTACTGAACGCCCGGTTGAGAAGCGAAAACGACGACTTCACCTGCATACAGAAGACCCGCTTGGGTCGTCGACGCCGTAACCGACGTCGAGTCGTTCGCCACCGAAAAAGTTCCCGTTAGGGTCGGAGTTGTGAAACCCGTGATGGTGGCACCCGTACCCGAGTTGAGAACAACGGGCATACCGAGACCCGCCGTCTCATCCAATAGCCACCGATTGTTGTTTTGATACGCGGATCCAGCGACGTCGAAGTCCTGCTGAACCGAATTGAAACGGAAATACGGTGTGTAGGTCATTGAGAGTCTCCGACGGGGGGTTAGGCGGCTACTTGATAATTCGCGACCAAGGTGGTTCTTGCAACAGGGGTAAAAGTTAAGAGGTTTATTGTGTCGAAGCCGGTTCCAGGTCCACCACTTTCAGAAATCCAGTAATCCCCAACGCCGGGATTCGTCGTACTCGTCTGAATCAGACGGCGACTATTCGAAAAGACCTCGATCGTCTGCATCGTCGTAAGGTTATTGATGAACTTGTCGGGGGTTGTGAACTTTCGATTGGTCCCATCTCGAGCCCCTATAAGGGGAATCCCGACTTTTGGCGTGACTTGATTGAGACCCTGAGAAAGCTGGAGAAGACTAAGAATCCCCTCATTCTCAAAATCCTCGTACCAATGATGTACAGAGGCGTCCCCAAATATGACTTGGCGTAAACGACTGAGGAAGTACCTCTGATAGTCGTCCTGCGTAAACGAATTGGGTATCGCGTTGGCGATCTCCCCCGAGTCCGCCTGGTCGTCTACCTCATCGGCTCGACGAATCTGTCTGTAGCGAATTTCGGAGGTCATGCGTCAAACCACTCAGGCAACAATGTAGTTGACGACTAGTGAATCGTTAGAGTACGGGGCGTACGCTAGAGTTATGGTGTCGAATCCTGTACCCGATCCGCCGCTTTCCGAGACCGTGTAGTCCCATAGAAGTGTTTGCAGAACACCGTTGTAGTAGACCTCAATGGCAAAAAAAGGGACGTTCTGAAGAAACTTGTCCCCAAAAGGTACCGTAAATACCTGATTAGATTGATCTAATAGTCCTAGAGGGGTGACCTCAGTTCTGTACCTTGCAACCGAAATGAAAAGTTGCTGGGCAGCTTGAAGCGAGAGGTAATTGACAAGATACACTCGAACCCTCCTTCGAGTGTATTACCTCGGGTAGGCGAGAGTGAATCGAGCAGAGAACTCCACAGCGCCGCCACCGCCACGGACCCAAAGAGAACCCTGTGTCCCCCTCAAAGAAGTGAATTGCTCAGCCGTATCCGGTGGGACTTTCGTTTCGGGTCCGCCCGCTTCCGTCGAAACGTACAGACTGTTCGACGGGTCCTCGTTATGAATGTGGAAGTCCTCCATCAAACGAGGGAGATCGATCTGGAACGAGTTTGCGGTCGATGCGCCAGAAGGAGCCTGACCGTGAATCGTAACGATACCTACCCCATGATTGGATGAGTCCGGAAGGAGAAGCGTTGGGGCCCCAACGAGTGTCTCAGTGCTTCCTACGACCTGAGCGAACTGAAGCCAAATATCGCTCGTGTCCGTAAGGCTGAAGGTCGCTGGATTGAAAACAATACGAACGTTCCGACCGCTCGATAACTGACCTGTAAATCCACCCAAAGGTTGGGCGTCCACGGTATTGATGTTGATACTGGGGTCCAAATACCCGACATTCGTAACCGTGAGAAATGGCGTAAAAGAGCCGTCGAAGTTCGTTGACGACTTCAAGCGGTACCCTGTCGCACCGTAGGCGAAAGGCGTGAGTACGTCGACATAGTTCGGTCGGCGTCGAACAACTGAGAAGAGGCGGTTCATGGTCTTATGTACCCTTCACGATTAGTGGATCAAAGGTCCTTGCCGTAGCGTCCGCCACCTTCTTCCCGTGATCTTTCGCAACTTCCGTACGAGCGAATTCCTTGGCGTCTTTCCAAGTACCCGTCTCGACCCCGCGAAAATTGGGTTGAAGCTTTGGTTTGAACACATGGTCGCGTTCCCGACGAGCCATATGCTCTCGATGACGAGCACGGTAGCTGTTCTCCTTCATGGCTTTGGATGCCCAGCCACCCGATTCACCATCCTTAAGGACGAACTGAACCGAACTGGGATCAAAAACAATCTGGCACTTGCCGCCTTCACAACTGTTGCAAAGAAGGTTCTTCTCCCCGTTTCGAACGTCGTCGTAGTCCGAAAAACTGAGACGCATGTCTCCACTGTCATTGCAGGTTTGGCATTGTACTTGGTAGGTGGGCACGGTTATTTCTCCGATCCCCTATTACGCCAAACGGAACACGCTTGATGGAGAAATTCGACCGGAGTACCACTATTTACCCAAGCCTTCACCGGTTCAGGTACAAGAGACCACTCCACGTCGAGGCCTAGTAGCCCCATATCCCCGGCCAGGTCAGAAGACTTGATCCACTGTTGAGGCCAGGATTCCCCATGCTTTCGTAGCTGGAATTCAGCAGTCTTGAACTCCGCCCCGCCTCTCGCTCTCACATAGATGGGCGGCTGCTTGCCCCAAATAACCGCGTGACCCCCATCCTGATTGGTAGGAGCCAAGGACAACTCAGCCACACGGACCTCGTGCGCCCGCTTCGCCATAGCAGTCTTAACCGCCTGCCTCTTTGGTCCGACCTGCCATTTGCGGATGTTGGAAAGAACCGCCGCCACGTGCTTACAGACCCGATTGATCCCCTCAGGGTCTCGAATAACAGGTTCGGAAGCCGTGCCTCGGGGTTTTCCATCAATGTAATTCTCACCCTTCGACCAATGCTCAGAACCGAGCCACCGCCACGCAGGACAGGAGCACGACAGGTGCAGGTCCATCTTGGAAAGATTCGTAACGTTCCCCGTGCGGATCGCCTTGACCTTTACGACCTTCGATCCATTCCCGCAATTCACGGCAAAGATCCATCGAAGATTGGGAATGTCCGCTCGCTTGAGATCCGCGGTGCATTGATGCGAACGTTCCGTCACAAGAGGGTTTAGTCCATCCTCAATAGCGTGGAGGCGTGTTGCAACCTTGATACCGTCGTCAGACACGTCCGCGGACATGACCAGTTCCGGCGCCGAATTGGCTAGGTGAGACTCGAGAACGAACTCAACCGAGGCATAGTGCTTGTACTTGCGGTCGCCTCGATACGGGTATTTCGTGATCGATTGATCCCCCGGAGGACGTCCCCCTGGATCTGTATACTCCGGGTGAACCTCCTCCATATGACGACCATCTCCCTTCTGGTCGTCCTGAGGCTTGGCCATATCGTCGGGTCGGTCCCGCCTGTAAATGGAGCCGGGTTCAGCCTTATCGAACTGCCTCTTGTCGTCCTCAGGCTTGTTAAAGGTTGACGTACCAGGAATATCTTTATCGAGAGACATCCCCTTGTCCGCTGGACCGCCCCCAGGAAGCTTCGCTTCCGCAATAGGCTCCTGCCGCTTCGAAGACCCGTAGTCTCGACGAAGCGTCAGGGGTTGCGACAATGCGAAACGACCATGGCTCACGAATCAACCCTGGTGCTTGTCTTTCACTACGTTCTTGTGCTTTTCCCAATTATCGGCAGCCGCTTCGAGGGCTTCCTGGGACATCGAAGGGTTGCTCTCCTTGAAGCCCTTCATGACCTCTTCGCGGCTGCTCGCTTGCTGATAGATCATCGCAGCAACCTGAGCCGAGGTCGGCGTCATCTGATCCGCGAGAACGTTGCGGAGCCAATTCGACATCGCAGCGGGGCTTGGAGGAGTCGCCGAAAGAACATCGGTGGCAGCCTTGCGGAACGCCGCAGCAGCCTTGGGGGCTTCCACGGACGCTCGCTTGGTACGGGTCCCATTCTCGATTCGAGCGAGAAGGGTCATCACCTTCGCGAGCGGGACGGCGCCCTTGGTCTCGGTTTCGACGGCGATATCATTGAGAATTTCTGCGGCCTGCTTGGGAGTCATTTGCTTTTCCTTAGGTGAGTCGGTTTCGGAACGTCGTTGCAAGTATCGGAGACGAACGTCTTGAAGGGCATCCTCGAGCTCGTCCGCTTTCTCCGGCTTCAAATTGTCCTTGATTTCCTCATAGTCCAAACGAGCCGCCGCCATGGCGGAAGCATCGAGGGCTTTCTCCATCTTGAAAAGGACATCAGGAACACCATGGATTAAATGAGCAGCGACCTCAAAGAAATGGTCCCGCTGGGGGCTTTTCTCGATGAGGTCGATGGCTTCCTTGACGTACTTTTTTAGCTGAGCACAGCGAAGTCGCGCGTCACCCAATTCCTCGAGCAGATAGACCGTGATACCACCAGCAACCTTGTTGGTTGACGCAGTCTTACGGACGCAGCGATCTTCAGGCACTTGTGTAGTCAAGAGGCTACTCCCATTTCGTCTCGGCGGAACCGAGCATTCAAAGGACTAGCCTCACAAATACACTATGCTATTACGCGGCGTCGGGCTCAGTAAAAGCCTGCGGAAATTCCTGAAGAAGCAGGGCCTTCATATCATCCGATTCCGCGGCGTAGACTGCCTGAAGCACGTCCTTACGTTCTGAGAAGTCGGCTTCCAGACGGGCAAGCTTCTTCTTGGGCGACAACGTAAAATCGTAGTTGGCCGGGAAGTCGGGACATACCGCCTTCGCCACCCTACGCCGGACATCGAGATTCGCAGGCACGGGAGGCGGGGGTTCCGCCGATGCAGTGACACGAGCGGGGGCTCGCTGAGGAGCAGGTGCCGGAGCGGCCTTGACCGGGGTTCGGCGCGGACCGTTCGTGGTCGTGAATTTGATGCCGTCCTGCTCAAAGGTTTCGATGTTGTCCTCGGCCGTATGTACCGTACCAACAATATCTCCGTCCGACTCATCCCCAATAACGGAGCCGCCGCCGACATGATTTTTGAAGCTCATGCCTTCCGAATGACCCTCGCTCTTCGACACCACTCGAGCTACGACCTTTCTGGACTGTGGACGCTGAATAGGAGGCGAAGGCTCTTGCTCAGTCACGTATTGAGAACGAAGAGCTTCCTTCTTGAGGAGGTACTCCTGCTGTTCCTCGGCGGACATACGATTGAGCATGTCCTCTTGCGTGATACCCTCGCCGGCCTGAATCTGAGCGTTCTTCGCAATGTGCATCGCTCGAGCGGCTCGTTCGCTAGTCAGATCGAGACGTTCCTTCGACCGCTCCCCCGCAGGCGTCACAAGCTGACGATCGAGCTCAACACCGTCCTGAGCTTCGACCTCCATGACCCCACGTTGAGTACGAACCTTCGTACCAGGAGTCACGTAGTTGACCGGGGTCTGTCCACGAACATAGCCCCTGTTGTTCGAAGCGGTTCGGTTGGCGTGCTCCCGTGTGTTCCCAACTTCTCGCTCGTCCGACTCAGTCGTGACAATGTGCGAACGGGGTTGAGGATTGAGCGGATTGCCCCCAATGACCGGGCGAACCTGAATCTGAGCTCGAGTCCTCTGCTCGTAAAGAGGGTTCCCCTCCTCGTAGTCCTCAGCAAGGACCATCCACCCAGCTTTGTACGCCCCTCGGAGAAACGGGAGCTTGTACTCGGAACCTTCTACCTCTGCATTGGTGCCGTCGAAGTAGATCTCCGCGCCGGTTCGAACGGGAACACCGGACTGCCCGAGAGTGAAGGGCCGAGTGGCGATAAAACGAAGCATATCGCCTTTTCGGAACATGATCTGACCGGACTGAGATCGTGCCCCATTCTGTTGTACATTCGGATACGTGTTCATTGTTATCTCCTTGGGGTGATTGAGGAAGCGTAGAAGCTCCCATTAGAGATAACTCCAAAAGTAAATTAGTAGTTTGGTCTACTTGAGGGTAACGAGGGGACGAGGATCATCACTGCCGGGCGTCCAAATGTCACCGGCATCATTCTGCTCATCCGCAGCTTCCAGAGTAAAAGCCTGCTCTTTCGTCTCAGCGCCCCAGATCGGCTGAATGTCTTCGAGGTTATCGTCCCCGGTAAGTTGAGCCAACGCTGACTCGATCGCGGTAACCTCCGTCTTTTTGTCGACGAGAGCCGTCGACAGGAACTGGGATAGACGGAGAGCCATAAGGTTCGAGCACTCACTGGGACTGGCGCCCTTGTCCTCCCATTCCTTGGAGAATGTGGCGAGGGGAGTTCCGTTACCATCACACTTCGAGAAGTCCTCGTAGGCCTCCAAGATGACATGAATGGTCCACTCGTCCGTACCAATGTCGGAAGGTTCGCATGTGAAGCGTACGTGAACCTTGGGAATGGCACCCGGGTTGATTCCTTGGGAGTACAGGTTCAGGACTTGAGTGATCTTGGCAATCTGGGCGGACATGCCCGCCCCACTACACCACCGCTCCGTGCTGGATCAGTACATTTCTAACAGTCCGCACGATGAGAGACATCCGACCCGCCACAAGGCGCGGGGTATCTTCAACTTCATGCTGCCAAACACGAAGGACCGTCCAACCATTCTTCCGAAGTCGGGCGTCCCGTACGTCCAAGGACTTCGAGTACTTGATGCTCGAGCGTTTCGAGGAGTGCTTGGAGCACCGTCCCTCGTCACAGTCCTGAACGAAGATGGCAACTTTGCAGTTGGGGATGGTAACCGATGGGACAACCCCAAGCACATCCTCATTGGTCTTGAACCGAACTCCGAACTCCCATAACGTCGCACGGAGCAACTTCTCGGCGGGCGTACCAAGCGGCATACCCCAGACGGTTTACTAAGGGAAGTGCTGTTTTTTTGAACAATCAGAATGATATGTGCTATTAAATAAATGAATGCCCGATCGATTAGCACAATCGATCGGGCATCGAGAAATGTGGATGGGGAGTTAGTTTAACGGGCAAAACACAAGGCTGACACCCCTGCAATACGGGTTCGATTCCCGTACTCTCCACACCCACAGATTTAAATGAAAATAGTAAATGGGAGAAGGTTTTTCAAGCCTTCTCCCATTTACTTCACTCGCTTAGAAGCGGGTGATGACGAGGCGGGTGAGGCCTTTGGGGTTGAAGGCACCGATGCCGACATTTTCGAAACAAGAGAAGCCGATCGTACGAGCCTTCGGGTCATCGGCGCTCAGAACCGTCAGCTCGGTGCGGACGGGGAATCGACCGAAGTTTTCCGGCTCGGCACAGACGTACACGAACCCGACGGGCACGAGACGGCTGATGATGATTTGGGCACCCCAGAGAACGGCCTGAAGGCCCGTCTTGAGGAGGGTCGCCTGGGACTCGATGTCCAGGATGTCACGACCGAACTTGCGGATGTCCGCGTAGTCGACCGCGTTCATGTAGATACGAGCGACGCGAAGGTCGTTTCGCTCGATCTCGGCGAAGGCATCGGCGAGAACCGACGGGCTGAGAGGAGCCACGACGGAAACGTCGGGGTTCGTCTGGCCGGGGAGGGTGTCGAAGCCGGAGACGGCAATCGAGTCGAGAACCGCGAACACGCGCTCGTCTTCCGCGGCCTGGATCTGCGCCTTCGCGAGGTCCTGAGCGCGTTCGATGAGGTCGAATCGGCGTTCCTTGATCTGGGTCAGCGGAATCTCGGGGTTCGAGGCACACTCGAACAACGGGAAGATGACTCGGCGCGGCTTCTGAATGGCAAGAATGTTCTCGCCTTCTTCACCGACGACGAACGCCGTGACCTCAGGGTCCTTGTCGTAGATCGGCAAGGCGCCGTCCGGGAGCTGCTCGACGAGGAAGGTCTTGCGACCGACCGCCGTGTAGTCTCGGCGAAGGCGGAGGGGTTGGATCATCGAAGCTGCGAGCTTCGAGCGACCGGCAGCGGTCTTGATGTACTCGCTGATGATTGCTTGCTTGGTTTCGTTCGAAACTTGGGGGTACATGGCTTTCCTTAGCTCCTCTTCTTCTTTTTCAGACTCGAAGGTCGATCACGAGGAGCGACGAGTTTGCATCCGGGGCAACCTTGACCACGCCAAGTTGCTTGACGTAGTAGATCTGGTTCTGACCAGAGACGTTGTATTCGTACGCATCGGCGAGGATGTTCGTGACGAATCCGTTGACGCTGGCGTAGACCGCGTCACCCGGGTTGTACGTAATCGTCGTGCCGGGCGTGATTTGCGACTTGGTCTCATAGACGGCGAGTCCGAGAGACGTGCCCGAGCCGCAGAGGTACGGAGCGCGACCCGAGGCGACGCCCGGGGTGTTCTCGTACGCATTGCCGATCGCGTCGTTGACAAAGATACCGAGGGGCTTGCACCCAGCGGCGTAGGAAGCAGTGTTCGGACCACCGTGGAAGCCGTTACCGTAGTCGGGGCGCGTGAACGCGACCGATCCACCGAGAACGCCGACCTTCGAGATTGACGCGAGTGTGGTGGATGCTTGTCCGGCGACTTTGCAGGGATTGGCTTGCGTGAAACCGTCCGGCGTGAGCATACCCAGCGAGTTGCGGGTAACGACGTGGAAGATTTGAACGCGAGCCGAGGTCTCCTTGAAATCACCCGAGCCTTGTCCACCGATGGCATAGCTGGTCATGTTGAGAACTCCATGGGCTTGTTGCTTGGGGTGCTTTGATCCGATTTACATATTTGGAGATAACTGGAGATGCTAATCCCCAGTTATCAAACCGTTATCGATTGTTGATTCCGAAATGCTCGCGAACGTCCGGAGCCGAGGCCCAGAGATTGGAGAGCTTGTCTACGTCGGTTCCCGCCGTCTTCGAGGTCGGAGCCGCGCCACCACCAACTCGGCTTACGCCTGCCGTGGGACGAGTACCGACGGTACGAGTCGAAGGGGAGCGAAGAACGTTCGCCTGAACCTGTTGACCCTGCTGAGCCTGTTGGGCTTGCTCGGCATCATCCGTCTCTTGATTCGCGAAGAGGGTCTTGAGAACGTCGTCTTCCGGTCCGAGTTGAACTTCGCCGACGTCCATCGGGGAGGGTTCGAGTTCGATGTCGCCGAGTCCGGCAACACTCACGTTGGTGGCCGTTGCAGGAGCGAGCATGTCGTCGAGGAGCTGGTCATCGCTCGCCTGGAACTGTTGACCCTGGCCCTGCTGATCTTGCTGACCTTGCTGACCTTGCTGACCTTGCTGACCCTGTTGAGCGCGCAGTTGCTGAACGGCCTGCTGAACGAGAGTGGAGATCTGCATCTGCTGCGTCGCCTGCTGTTGCTGGGGCTGGCCTTGACCCTGACCCTGACCTTGACCTTGACCCTGCTGATCGCCTTGGGCCTTTTTCGCCGAGGCAACGGGGTTGTTGTGTCCCCACTGGCCGCCCGGGAATTCGGCTTGCGAACCTTGCTGCTGCTTCATGGCCTCTTGAACCATCTGCTGAACAGCGGCCATGGCCTTCTGCTGGTCGCCCTGACCCATGGCCTCCATACATTGCTGCATGGCAGTCTGGTAAGCGGCGGACTCCTGCTGCATGCCGCCCTGTTGACCCTGCTGACCCTGGTCCTGCTGGGCAGCCTGCTGACCCTGGTCCTGCTGGGCAGCCTGCTGATCTTGCTGAGCGGGCGGGGGCTCTTGCTGTCCCTGATCCTGAGCAACGGGCTGTGCAACGGCGGCCTGTTGATCTTGCTGAGCGGGGGCTTGCTGACCCTGTTGACCCTGCTGGTCATCCGCGAGTCGCTGGAAGGTCTCAATGAGATCCGAGTCACGAAGGGCCATGAGTGCAACGGCCTGATCCTCGACGACAGCTTCGGACGCAGTCGGAAGCAACTGACGGGCGATCTTCACGCAAAGGTCGGCCTTCTTGAAAACGAGTTGGTCCGCAGCGGACTTCGCCATCTCCGGGTGGTTGAAGGTCTCGGGACGAAACTCGGCTTCACCGATCTCGTTGCGCTTGGTCGCGCCTCCCGAGTATTCCTTTTCCCACTCATTCGGGGAATGGACGTCCTCGGCCCAAGACGACGGCGTACCGTTCATGTACTTGCTGGCCGGGGGGTTCTTGCTGACGTGGTCTTGATTCATGAGATACGGGTCGGCCACTTTCGGCATGGCAGCCGTTCGCTGAATCTCGGCACGATTCCAAGTAGTGCGTTCACGCGTCATGATAGGTCACCCTTTTCTCGAACAATGGTGTTTATAGAAAGAATCACGACCCCAAATCAAAGAGTCGTCCCTTATCAGTAAAGGACACCTTCTCTTCGGACGTGAGGTCACGGCCCAAAACGTTTCGACAGGCTGTCAGGAATGCGTCCGTATCCTTATACGGGCGCATTCCGTTAACAGCGAGTACCGTCGAATAGACTCGTGACTCACCGGCCTTGAAGGACCTTTTCGTCATGAGATCGATTTGACGGGAGACTGCAAGTAACTCACGACCACTGAACGAGCCCGTCTTTACGAGGGAAGCCCATCCACCGTTCTTGTGCAAAATCAAGCCCCAAAGGACCTTTTTCGCAATAGAAACGTCGCGTGTTGAAGCTAGGACACTCTTCGCAATAGCGCGCCATTGAGAACTCTGGAGGGAGGACTTGATGATCGACTCGTTCTCTCGATTCTCATCGAGTCCGAGATTGGACACTTCGTCCTTAGAGATCTCGTCACGCACCTTCTTAACGACGTGGTCACGAATCGTGTTCGCCAGATCGTCGACCGCCTTCGAAAGCGGACTGGCCTCGGGCTTCTTGTCCTCTTCCTTGGGGGTTGATTCTTGGGGGTCCGTGCCAAAGTCCTCCGAGAGAACCCTACGAACATGTTCCGGGACGATCAATCGAGCCGCCTTCGACATAATGCCGTTGTCGTTCGCGCGAATGGGTTGTGAGAACGCAAAGGACATTTTGCCCTGCAAGTTCTCAATGTCCCCTGCCGTTAGGATGCTTCGAAGTACTGCCCCGGTGAATGCGGGATTCGCAACCCAAGAAGCCTCGATGAATCGAACCGAACCCGGTTCCTCCGTCACGTGACCGCAGAGCTCAGCGATCTTACGCTTCTTACCGAAGCTATCGTAGAAATCGGAGCCCTTGAAGTACTTGACGTGAGGGCAAAGTTGAGTCTCATCGTACGCGACATTGCCGCATTTCGTGCAGAGCGTGAACTGAACCTGGCAACCCATGGATAGGGTCTTCAAAGTTCCGTCAGAGATGGCTTTGACGAGAGGCTTGTGTTTGCGATCCGTTGCTACGAGGATGTCTACGTAAATGGAGTCGCCGATGTCACGAGCCGCACTGTCAATGATTTTGCCCTTAGAGAGCTCCGGGATCTGAATGTGCTCAACGTAGTTTTCTCCGCCCGTGAAGGTGCGGAACGATGCCATGAGGAGCTTGCGTTCCCAGCAATCGTTGTTGTTGTTGATGTACTTGAGCGTGCCCGGCGTGACGTGCCAGTCGGCGTATTTTCGATCGATCTGAAAGTTCTCAACAACCATCTTGCCGAGGGGCTGGTCGACTTGCTCCGTGTCAACTGAAGCAATGATGGTGCAGTGCGATAGTAAGTATTGCTTCGGGTCGTACTTGTCTAGAACGACCTTCGACGCATTGCGTACGTTAAAGGTGGTTTCGGTAGCTCGCGAACGGATCTCATCCCAACCAGCGAAGGTAATCGCTGGTTTGACGAGAGCTGCATTGGCGAACTTATTAAAAGCCACGTGTTACCTCAGAGTGTTCTGCCCGGAAAGGCGCTTCTGCATCTGTTCAACAATTACAGCGCATGTTTCGGAGAGCTCCTGAATGGCTGGAACAACCATAGTCAGAACTAAAGTAGGATCTTCCGTCCTGCCGACCCCCATGCGCTGCATACCCTTTGAGCGCTTTTCCGCTTCGGCAATCGACTTGAGAACGTCCTCGTAGCCGGCTTTGATGGCTTTAATCGCGTCGTGCTCTTCTTTTTTGGCAAGAATCTCCGCGGCCAGCTCCCACTGTTCTTCACTGGAAGACTGCTTCATTGCCATACGAATCGCAGTTCGTTCGTCCATGTTTACCACTCCACCGGTTCACCCTCGGGGCCGAGGAGATCAGATTGTCGAAGAAGAAAGAGATCCTTAGGACACGCGAACAGTCGAACGCGGGCTCCCTTGTCCATCTTATACGTTGTTTTTCGCATACCCGTGCCACACTTGGGACAAGCAGGCTTTCGTGTACCTATGTCTCCGGAAGTTGCACGGTACTGCCTATTGGCGGCAGCCCAATATGCCGCCGTCTTGGCAGCATGTTGCTGGATACGAAGCTCTACGAAATTCGAGGCGACTCGATAGAACTTCTGAATCTCCGAACGCATCGTAGTATCGTTACCACCCACGGTGGCATATCGCCTCCAAAGAGCGTCGTATGCCGCAACCTCATTCGCGCCCTTTGACCAAACCTGCGCCAAGTCTCGATGAAATCCGGCGGGGAGACCCGTGGTCTCCCACAGCTTGCTCGAGGATGCCCAAACCTCTCGAGCTTTTTCAGTATCGAGACCTACGTAGGTCTGGTCAATAAGGGACGGAGGAAGCCAGTTTGACACACTCGGCTGAACCACAACAACGTCGTCTGGAAAGATGCGATCAACCCCGTAAGGAAACTGGACATCCAGAACCCCGAGTCCTCGATGCACAGCCGTGACTCGACCCACGAACGGAGAAAGGGCGAGCCCTCCCGTTCCTGGGGCGAATCGTTGGACGACATCCCCGACCTTGAATTCACGGACCAGCTTCCAATAGTCAATCATGTTTTACCTCTCAGTTGGTGGCTCCCGAAACGGGAGGAGAGGCTCAGGTACCGCTGTTGAACGGACCGTGACCCGGAGCGAGCTTGCGACCCGTAGAGTCCATGCCGTGCTGCACGACCGAAGACTGATCCGGGCTTCCGTACGCCTTCATGTAGGGCTCGTCACCTTCCGTCTGGATTGGCTCCATCGGATTCGCGAACGTCCCCATGTAGGACTCGTCTCCGTCACGCTTCAGGACTTCTGCTTGGCGCGTACGGAACGACTCGATGCCGAACGTCGCGACTTCGATGAGGTCGGCGGTCTTGTCGAGGTTGTTGACCACGTCTTTTGCCGCTTCGAAGGGCATACCCCACGACTTGTGGTTGGCTTGAATGTGGCGGGCGAGACCGTCCAGACGAGTAAGGATCGTCTCGGCGTCTTTGGCTGCAAACTTGGGCATCGTCATGACTGGATTCTCCGGTTATTGGGCTTTTGGAAAAGTTGGTGGGTTCGACTCAGCCGAGCTTCTTGATCGTCTCGAGAAGAGGCTGGTAGGCCGCTCGGAGCTGGGGATTTGCATGTGCAAGTCGAATGACGGCGGAACGAAGACCGTGGTAGGCAGCGTCCTTCTGCTGGCTCTGACCGTCTTCCTTCTTCTCTTCCTTGCCGTCTTCCTTCTTCTTCATGTGCTCGAGAAACTGGGGAGGAACCTGTCCGCCCTGCTTCTGGTCTTGCTGAGCCGGTTCCTGGCCTTCTTCCTGAGCAATCTTGTCAGAGAGCTCAACGAGGTCGTACGCAAGAGCGGGATTCGAGGCGTACTTCACGGCGAGCTGTCGAATGCGAGCGGCGGTCTTCATGGGCTTTTCCTCTCCTGACGGAGGAGCATAAGGGGATTTGGAACTTGATTTCACTTTGTGGATTCGATGTGTGTACTCGAGACTGCCCGAAGCGCCGGGCGGGGTTGACTTGATCCGATGCTCAAGCTCATGAGGGCCCATGCCCTCTTCATTGAGCTTTTTTGCATCTTTGGGGTCGTACCCATTCTCTTTGAGAATTTTCTCGAGTTCGGAAAGCTCGTTAGGATGAGCTGAAGCAATAGCGACCGTAATCGGTCCTTTGATGTTGCTTCGATCCGTCAGCAGAGTGTCCGTCTGCGAGTGGCCGCCCAACTTTGCGAGGAGCATATTGTAAAGCGGGGGTTGCAACCCGACGGAATACTTGCCATTTTCGCAAGAGCGAAGGGCTAAATCGAGAGCTGCCCTGAGCTGGGTGTCTCGATAAATGCCATCGATCGCGGAGGACAGAACAGGAGCCTTCAACCATTCTCGAGCGGACTTCAGAATCGTGTCAAAGTCCTTGTCTCCGAGGTCTCGCTGATGCACTTGCCCCCAACCCACATATGGAGCGAAGCCCTCATGTCCTTTGGGGTACGGCTCGACACCCCAATAGACGGCCTGCTTCGCCCTCTCGGCAACTCGAGATACGGAATCACCCATCGTTCTGATGGGCTTACAAATAGAATGTTTGCGTGAACGATCAACGACGGACCAAAGAAGATGGGCGGTCTTGTCTGTGTTGGCTACTCCCATCTGACGACGGTAGCGGTCAAATAGCTCATTCTTGTTCTTCTTGAGGTCTTCCTTGCTACCACGCGATTGCAGATAGCCTTCCGGTCGACGCGGGGGCTCAGGAAAAGAGGACTCTCCTTTTTCTCGATAGGGGTCCTTCTTCTGTTTCTTAGCCTGTTCCTTCTCGTACTTCTTATGCTGAAATTCCCAGCGTTTCAAACTATCCTCGTAGTCGTCATACTCCTGCTCCTGAACGAGCTTTTTGACGAATGGGAACTTCTCGGGAGCGAGGGTTCGAATCTTCTCAACCACTCGTTCCCGAAGGCTCTCCTTAGCTGGAACGAGATCTCGCATATTTTCAGGATATTCCTTGGCCCGTTCGTCGAAGAATTCTCCCATGCGACGAACCTTGTTGGCAATGTCGCGCGGAGTCTGGTGTTCCGAGATGGCATCGGGTGAGTCGGGGTCCAGAAAATCGTGTCGAGCACTGAGATAATCCGCCGCCTGAGACCACCCGACGGCTATTTGTTGGGCGGCCGGGTCCCCGTCAAAGTGCTTCAGTAGTTTACCAATCTGCTTCACCGTGCCCAAAGAGGGGGGCGGGGGCAGATCCTCATCGAGCTCCGGATCGTATTCTTCCCCCTCTTGCTTAGCCCTCTCCTCGTGCTTTTCGATCAGCTTGTCTCGCTTGGCCTGCCAGCGAGCATAACGATCGGTATCTTCGCCCATGATGCCACGCTTAACTGCATCGGCGAAAATGTGCTTGGCGCTTTCCTTGGCTCTAGCTAGGTGGTCCTCTTCCGTCTCTCCAGGCCTACGACCGAGGGTTGTGTCCGCAATGGCGCCCAGGAGTTCTCTTGGGGCTCCCGTCTTTTTCTCAAGCCGGTCAACTTCCTGCTCCCTTGCCGCAAGGGACATCGCAACAACGAACATCTGATGTTTCTGGAGAGCGGCGGCCTGCTCTTTGGGGTGAAGTTTCGCGAACGGAACCTCTTGTCCCGTACTATCCACGCCAACACTTGGAGGACGAACTTTCGATGGATCGGTCTCGTAACCGGTCTCCTTTACGAGGTCAGTGAGCTCACCGTCCTTAGCGTGAAGCTTTGCTGTATTGTAATTTTCGACCAGATCCCTCACGTCATCGGGGTGCAGGTCCATGTCGCGAAATTTTGCGGCCACCTCAACAGGAAAGTTCTCAATGAGTTGCCTGGTTGCCTTATCTTTTTCCGCCTCTGTCACCTTTCGACGTGGAATCTTCGGCGCAGGTTTGTGGATCTCGTGAGCCGCATCAATGAGGTCTCCGACCGTTCTAACCCCCTTAGGAAGGTCGAGATTTTTCAACTCGGGAATCGACTTTTTGAGGTCGACGTACCTAGCGTGTTCTCCGAGTTTCTTCTCAAGGGACTCAGATAGCTCGCTATCGGGATTCGAAAGGTCTTTCAGAAGATTCGAGAAGTGGGGATCCTTCTCGGCCATCTCCTTGAGGGGTTGGAGATTCGCCTGTAGGTTCTGCTCTTCTTCAAAGCGCTCCTTCCAGGAATACTTCTCCTCATCGGAAAGCCGATCGAACGGCACATGCTTTCGACGCTTCTCGTCGAAAAATAAGGGGTTCCCGTCATCGTCCTCCGAGGTACTGTACTCTTTGGACGCCCACTCTTTGAATTCAGGGGTTTCGTGAATCTTAGACTTTAGGAATTCGTCAACCTCGGCCTTATCGTCTGGATGCATCTCCTCTCGAGGGGATACTCCGAGGGCCTTCTGGACAGTCTCGACCAGCTTGTTGACAGCATCTTCCGACCTATCCTCATCCCTGGGTTTTGGCTCTTTTTTCTCGGGTTCGGGCTTGGTCGCCTGAAGGGCGTCAACGAGATCCCCGACACTCTTTACCCCTGACGGAAGACCAGAAACGCTTTTCGATATGTCCTCAGCGGGATTGATCGTATTTCGGAGCTGATAAAGGGAGTTCGGGTCCTGACCGTCGATTTGATGAACAACAGTCTTGAGGGCTGGATCCTTCTCGGCCAACTCGCGAATCTGCTGACCCGCATCGGAAACCGCCTTCTGTTTCTCAGGACTGACTTGCGACTCAGGCGCCTTAGGCCCTTCCTGCTTTTTCTCGGCCGGTGCAACCTTCTGAGAGGGCTTGCCGTGGGGGGCACTTTTCGCCCCGTGAATTGCCTTACGAACGTCACCAATGGTCTTGAATTTGAACTTCTCGAGAACAGGGAACTTCTTTAGAAGTCCAGCTTTTTCCAGGGGGAAATCGTTCGGAAACCCACCCAACGACTTAGGATCTTTGGAGAAGAGGCTCTTGGCAAAGGACTCCAGGTAGGGGTCCTCCTTCATCTCATCGCCGAAATCGGCGTAGAGTTGCTTGTTATCCTCGTGAGGTGGGGCACTCTCGGGCTTGGGCTCTTCTGGTGAGTGAGGCTTGGGCACCTCTGGCGCCGAGCCAGAGTCCGACTTCTCCTCCCCTTCGGGTTCTACCTTCTCGTACTCGGATCCCTTCTCTTTTAGGGTATCCTTGTTGACGTAGCCCACCCACCCAGTATCCTTGTGCCGAACTTTGACCTTGTTGGTGATGTCCAACTCATCCGCCTGACGTTGTAACCACCGGTTCACAACCCGTCCGCCAACAGATCCTCCGATGTCCTTCCGGTTCATCGAGAGGTCCTTGTCGGGCTTCGAATCGGGGTCCTTGTCGGGCTCGATGAGCTCTCGGCGCTTGTCATGCCGAGGCGGCTTGACCTTAGGAGCAGGACGTACAAGGCGCTCGGCCTCATCGTTCTCCCGCTCAAAGTGGTCCTTGGTGGCGCGACGATCACCCATCGTAATCAGAGAGGCATAGCTAGAAAACCATTCGGATTATCCGAATCGGTTGTCCGGCGGGGCCGCTTCCTCTTCCTTGATCTTGAGACCCAGGTACTCGGCAATCTTCTTGGTGACATCGCTCTTTTCAGCCAACGACTGACCAACCGCACTATACAGACCACGAGACATCTCGGTGAATATCGCGTCATTGACCGTGAACATGTCATTCTTGATCTTCCGAGCCGTGTCGTCCGGATCGATATTGAACATCTCGAGAATGAGGTCGATCGAGATCGAACCCTTCTGGTAGAGGTTGAAGAGAGCGTCGTAGGTGTCCTGCGAGTCGCGGAGCGGCAAACGAGTGAAGGAAAGACGGGGGTACAGGATGACTTCTTCGCCCCACTTATCCTTCTCAACGAATCCCTTGCGACGGGCAACGGGTTTGAACAAGTACTCTTCGACGTATTCTTGGATCATCTCTCGAAGGAATAGGTATCGCTGATTGATGACCTCGAGCTTCAAGCGGTCGCCAGAGTACAGGGTCTCACCAGAAAGCAAGGATTCCGTAACGCCTAGACCCGTGCGTAGACGACGTTCTGTTTGCTCGTATTCAGCCGAAAGGTCGAGAAGACGGTCTTTAGACCCCATTTCCTCCCAGTGAACCTCATAGTTGGCAATGATAGAGTAGTCAGGATCGACAAGGGACAAGTCGACCTGCTCTCGGAGGTCATCAGCATCGGCGTCAGAGATGTCCTCCGCCCAAACGATGCGCTTAGGAGTCATCGCACGGTCGGCAATCTGAGTTTGAGCCTGACGAAGTTTTTCACGATAATACAGAGTTCGAAGACACCGATCCAGAATACTCTGCCCCAGCTCCTCGCCCGCCTGCTTGCGGCTCGAGAGCATGTACACGAAGCTTCCTTCGTCGGGATCCGTGCCAAGAGGAATGAGGCGCCCCTGCCCGATGTACTCACGTACTTCCTCGGGCATCTCTTGGACCATCTCCTCAGCGACGGGATCTCCTAGTTTGGCTTCCTCCAACAAGGCACGATCTCGCTCTGACGGAATGAGCTCAACACGAACCTTATCCGAAAAGGAGAACGTTTTGACTTCGACCTGATCGATCGGAAAGATGATGAGACGATCCCACCCTTGGTAGTGCTTCTGGTAGTAGGAGAGTTCCTCTTCCTCTCGGTTGTCTTTTTCGATGTATCCTTTTTCGAGAACTTCTTTCGCCTCGCCGTCCTCCATAAGAACGTTCTTCGGAACCGTCTGTTCGCGATAACCAACGTCGGGCGGAACTTGAACGTCGGAATCTTCAGCAAAAATAGGGCAAGTACCGTCCAACCATAGGTGGTGAACTGCCATAATGAGCTTCTGAAAGAGTTTGACCTTCTTCGTCATTCTCTCAAAGAAGCTGAGAATGTACTTGCCATAGTCCTCAGCACTTTCGAATCCCTTCGGAAACGTACGAGGTTTGGGTGCTGCAAGGCGTACCTTCGAGAGCGGGAGTTCTGTATGAAGGTCGATCGCTTGCGCTACGATCTCATCCGTATTGTAGAAGTGTCGGTAGATCTCCCGCTTTTCCCGAATCGATTGCGGAAGCTGAAGAAAGTCTGTCGATAGTTGCGGAGAAAAGAACGAGCTGGAGCCCGACTGTACCGTGTTGGCGCCCATCACGGGATCGATGGCAAAGGCGGAGGACTTGTTACGATAACTCCCCATCTGGCGAGCTTGCTCCCTCGCCATCCGCTCCTTGGCGGTCAACGGTTGCATCTTGTTCCCGTACGGCTGCGAGACATACGGACGGTTTCTGGCTGGCGCCGAGGGCACCACCAGTCCACCACGTACATTCGTGACGTTCGTGAACTTACTACCTAGGGGCATCGCGCACTATTCCCGCACCATACAAACTAATCAAATCATCAAGAGAATTACCCTCCAAAGTTCGGAGTGGGTTGTCGTTCCTCAGCGGATTAGGAGCAACCTCCTTAACTCGCCTCTTTTCTTCAGCTTGAGCTCTACGGCTCGCTTCCCTTCGTTCAAAAGCTTCCTGTTCATCTCGCTGAAGCCCTAGAGCCCGGTCGAGTGTGCGATCCGCGATGACCGTTCGCCTTAAACCCTGTTGGATGGCCCCCGCAAACCGCCCCCAAGCGCCCGCAAATGACACGTATGCGGTGGACGCCGTATCCGAAGACGCATTGCGTCTAGCATGAGCGTAGAGTTGCTGAGAAAGAGCCACAATCCGCGTAGCAGCGAGATTGACAGTTTCTCGTAAACCCTTGATCTCTTCGACAATTTCCTCGGCTTTCATTGTCCGAGGTTCTCGCGTACCGGCCGTAACCCGAGAACGGTAGATGTCCTCGTTTTTACCACGTCTGATTTGATCTTCGATTTCACTGGGCATGAGAACTCACAGCTTCGTTTGGACACCGAGGTAATACTGGTTGACAGCTTTGGGCAACTGGGACACGACTCCACAGTAGAGGGCTGGAGCGAGAGGGCTGGCACTGAGGGTTAGCTCATCCTCATTAGTCCAATACCCCCGTAGAGACATGAAGAGTGGTTGATTTGGGGTGTAAACGATCGAAACGAAGGGTCCTCCCATCATTCGAGATGCGTAAGTGTATTGCTCGTAAGCTATGGTGGAGATGATGGCCCGACCAGCCATGAGAACCCCGTACCCGTAATACAGGGGTTGCTGGGTCATCGCAGTATATTGGTCAGCCGCCTCATCCGAACCCCAGAGCATGAACCCACCGAAAAGTCCCGAGGAGTACGTGAGGATTGGATTGTCAGGATCCGTGTACGTATCCCACTGGGCGCCCTGCCCCCCAACCCAACCCCCGGATAGCATCTCCTGGGAGACTGACATCGAGTAGCCGTCGCCTTTGGAAAAGACAACACAGTCTCGTCCACGGATCAGGTCTATACCCTGGAAGTCTATCTGAAAGCTCATATCTGAACCTGCACTGTCAGGTAGTTGTTGGTCAAGACGGCGTCGGGTATTTGAGAAACAGCACCGGTCACGAAACCAAAACCGCTCTCATCCTCGTTGGTAAACAACCCCCTAAGGGAAAAGTAGAGTGGCTCTCCCGCTGTGTAGACGATAGGAACGAGCGGCCCAGCCATTCTAGAGGCAAGGGTATAAACCTCGAAGGTTCGCGTTGCGATAACCCACGGACCAAAACAGTAGGTTGCAAATCCGTAGGTGGGCTGGTTTTTCGTATACGAGATGAATTGGTCTGCACTTTCGTTCGAACCCCAGAGAAGAAACCCGCCGGGTAGCCCGTTCGAAAAGGTCACGATGAATGTGTCATCGTCGAAGGCCGCATCCGTCCATTGAACCCCCTGCCCACCTTGCCAACCCGTGGTCATAAGGTTCGTGTCAACCATAACGGTGAAGGACGGGCCCTTGGAGAAAACGGCAACGTCTCGATCACGGTAGTAGGGTTCAATGTTGACGGACATGGGTGCCTAAATCGAAATTTGAATGGTCATGTACCCACCCGTGGAGGCGGAGGGAACTTGAGAAACGAAGCCAACGTACAAAAGATTGGGCGCTCTGGGGTCTCCACTGAGAGTCCACTCGTCCTCCGAGGTGTAAAGACCCCTCAACGAAAACCTGAGGCGCTGGCTTGGCGTGTAGACAATGGGAACGAGAGGCCCGGACATGCGAGACGCGTATGTGAACTCCTCGTATTGAGGGGTCAGAATGAGCCAGCTACCAAAACCCATAACCGCGTACTTGTAGTAAGGTTGAGCTTGGGTCATTGACGTGTACTGGTCAGACGATTCGTTTGACCCCCAAATCAGAAAACCGGCCACGTACCCGTCAGAGAGCGTGACAACACGATCGTCCGTGTCCGAATTCGACCACTGAACCCCAATACCGCCCGGCCACCCGAGAACGGAGAGGTTCTCGTCGACGGTAGGCGTGAAAGTTTCTCCCTTGACCAGGGTGTAACAGTCGCGAGTACGGGGAATCTGAGTGTCAACCGACATGGTAACCCCTCACACGAAGGTGTCTGACTTCTTCTCGTGAGGGAGTTGGGACCACCCCGTAACGACTTTTTGAAGGAGCTCGAGCTCCTTCATACTGCCCAACCCTAGCTGGTCCCAAGAACCCCCAAGAGTGCGAAACACGACTCTAATTGACGAGTAGTCAGCAGCCTTGACCTTGAAGTCGTCCGCAAACATGTGCTCAATGAGCTGCTTGATGACCTTGTTGGCGAAGATTTTGGGGGGCTTCGGGCGGTCGTTCACGTAAGAGCAACTATAAAAAGGGTCTAACGCATGCGACCGCGGAACCCGCGACTTATGCCTGCTCGTGGGCTCATTCGCTCAGTGAATACCCCATGCTTGCGCATACGGGACATGTGGTATCCCTGCAAACTAGGACCGGTTGGATTGCGAGTCTGCTCAAGTCCCTTATAGGTGTGCTTGAGGTTCGACATCTTGTCAGCAGTGAGCCAAACCGCTCGGACAAGAGCGTCCGCCTGGTCGTCGTGGTATCCACTTTTCTCAGGCGCCCCAACTATGACAATGTTCCTTGACACCTGCTCGGCTTGAAGGGTTAGGAGCTCAGAGATGAGGGGAGAGTGCTTGGATTGGGAGCCGGCCCCCGGAATTGGGTAGTCGTAAAGAACGAGCTTGTGGTCAAGCATGAAGGACTTTACCGTTTGGTACATTTTCGACGTTGTGTCCCGAGTGAAGAACTCACACTTGATATGACCGTACCCTCGCTTGATGAAGTCCTGCTCCATCGACATACCCTGCCACCGGTCGTAAAGACCGTCCGTAATGTGGAATCGCTTGGTCAGACCTATGAGCCACTCCAAAATCTCGTCAAAGTCTAATCGGTCCTCATCCTGCATACGGCGGGCATAATCGCAGGAGTAGTCGGTAAGGTGCGGATTGAGCTCCTTCCAGTCGTAACCGGCACGCCAGTACTCATGATAGGCCAGAACGATCTTACCGTCTAGAGGGTACGTAATGGCAACAGCGGTACCGTCTCGATCCCCTGCGGCACTACCGATACCGATGTCAAGCCCTAGTTGGTGCGGATACTTCGGGAACCCAACCATAATGGGGCGACGAACTGGATCAACACAGTCGATGAGGTCCTTCTCCCTCTCAATCCAGGCACGGACTCGATCCGAGAACCGAGCCCCATGCTCAGTTTCAAAAGTTGTCGGATCCTCGTAGTACTTCTCTCGATAGTAGTCGGAAGAAACCGTGGGATTGATCTCCCAGGTGGGCATCTGAATTGCCAGCTTGTTGTACGCTCCGTCCCCGCCCTTCATGGCTGTCTGAAAAAGCTCGTAAAACTTGCCAGACTTGTTGAGTGGCGAAGAGATGCAAATGATACGTCCCTCGTTCGGCCCTATAGGCTTGGTCGAGTCCTCAGGATCTTTCGGAGAAAAAGCCGCCTTGCTAGGAGAGATGGCGTCGTAGATATCCTTTGCAGACGACTGACCCTCATCAATAAAGTGAGCCATCTCATCGAGAATCATGACGATGTTACCAGCACCGCGGAGACCCTTGGCGATGCAGCTTTTGAACGTGACTCGAATCGTCGCCTTGCCGTTCAGAGACTCGTAGCGACCGCCCGCCGTACGGTAGGACGTACCAAACTTCTCGATGTCGTGAGGCGTACGAAACTTGATATCACTGAGAGTGTTAGAAGCAATGTACGGTTTGAAGTAGTCGCATCGAGCCAAGTGGGAAGTCACCTCATTGAAGAGAAGCCCCGCCTGATCCTTGTCCGTAGCGACGGAGATGATTTGGATCCGGTTGCCTGAGGGTAATCCGTAGTAGCTCTGAGGATGGTGTAAATTGAGGAGACGGTAAACCTCGTAGCTGGCAAAAATACCTGCCAAAGTAGTCTTTCCTCCGCGACGGCCGATGGGCAAAATGAGCTCTCGGCGCTCATGGTCCTGCTCCGCGATGTTGCAGCGGCCCTCACTATAGAGGTACTTCAAGTACTCGACCTCAGTGAATTGATACTTCACATGAGTCGCAAGCATGTCCTTGATCTCGATCGTCTTCGTCGTGTCGTCGAGAGGAATGTGGTAGTACAACTTGACAATAAAGCGCTGTACTGGGTAAAGGGTCATGCCTAGACCCCAGTCGCTCTCAATGTACTCAATGATGTTGAAAATGCGTGGCTGCTTAGGTCGAACAATGACGTCATCCTGACCGACGTTCTGGTCTAGAACGGCTTCAACTCTCTGTTTTGCCTCTTTGCCAGCTTTTCGAATGAGGGCCGACAGACCCCCTGCTTCATCTTTCGCCATTTGTTACCTAACCAATTCAGCAGCCTTTTCCTCCCAACCCTCGAGATTGGTGCTCAAGTGGTTGAATAGGAGATCAATTTGCTCGGGGGACATGTTGATTTGAACACACCCCTCACGAAACGCTGCGATGATGTATTGGAAGAGCTTCTGCATACGCTCACTCTTGAGATTAATGGTGTCGGCGCCCATTCTCTTGATCTCGAGTTCTATCTCGGCGATCTTCTTAAGACCATCGATGCGTCGAGTTGATATCTGAGCGGTATCCCGACCAAACTTACCGTTCTCTAAACGCTGATGGTGTAGAGCCGCGGTTTCGCGAGCCACCTCCTCCTTGATACGATTCATCAGTTCGGCAGTATCCGAACGATTCTGGATGGACCTTACAATGGGGTCTTCTTCAATGAATTCGGCTCTCTCCTTGACTATCATCTCATGATACTCAAGGTCACTTTCGACCGGCTTGCGTTCAATCTTTCGAGGACGCCCCACCTGACGGCTAATCCCCTTCGAAGCGCTTACTACGGCGTGAATGGGAAGCAGTCTGGCGATCTTGTCGAACTTACGATTGGTGACGGATTCGAGAACCTCTACCTCTTCGTTTGAACCTAAGTACGAAGACTCCTGAACTTCTGAATTCTCGTCACCCTCACTGCTCGTACTGACTTTTTTGTTTTCATTCATTTGGATCCTACCGATCTGACCGTACCCCCTCAGTCCTAATGAGGTACTGGGATAGATTGTAAACAGTATCGTAGCCCCGATCCTTGGGAACGGATCGATCAATAGCCTTTTGCATGTCATTTCCCGTCTCAACGAGGTTGAGAACGCCGGCGTGATTTGGCGTGAGGTTAAACACATCCTTGGGCTGAATATCGCGGCGATTCATCTCCGCATCTTCAAGCATGGTCTCACCATTTTCCCGCACGATCTCACGAGAAATGCCACGAGGGGCATTTACGGGCTTCGTCAGCTTTTTCGCGTGCTGACGAGCTCCGGGAGGCTGATCGGCCACCCTCTGAAAGCGTGCGGCGACCTTGAGCGCGATCAAGGTGTCGGTCATGATCAGACCTTGACCCTGGTCCTCCCGAGCACGATGTCGAAGGACGCGGTTTTCACGGGCTCATTGAGCTCAATGTCCATACCGTGATTTTGAAGTTGGTACTCCGTAATGACGGACATACCGCTTGGAGCAAGAATACTTGCGGGGTCGACCGACTGAGTCGAAGGACCGGAAGCAAGAATGGCTTGCTGCTGAGCGGACTTGTCGACGTAGGGAGGCTCGACCACGAGCGGTTTGTTCAACTTTGAACAGGTCATGTTGTGGTTGTGTACGCAGCTACCGCACTTATCGCCGAGTTTGGCGTAGGGAACCTGCTTGGCACGGAACAACCGAGACACCTCTTCACATCCGTGACCGTAGTCGTCATAGACAGACGGATTGACGTAGTAAATGCCCTGTAGTCCTTGCTCGGCAATAACGCTCTTCAGATCTTCCTTGGAGGCGGCAAGGTCTCGAACCTCGTATCGCGTCTTGAGAGCTCGAAGCAAATCCTTACCGTACAGCCCTTCGTTCATGTACTTAGAAGCGGTTTTCACGATGTTTCGCTTCGTCGTACCACTAGCGACATGTTCTTGACGGGGACCACCAGCCCACTGATAGAAGAGGTCCATACGCTCGGCCGTCCCAGAAGGTTTACCCTGCTGAGAAGAAACTCGATCGTGAATGCTCTTGAGTGCGGAGCGGGGGTCAGATGTCCCAAGAGAGGCCGATTTCTCCCAAGCAGGAATGCGTCCGGCATTCTTGTGTTCGAGAAGAACGGCCTCTACGGTATCCCACGTGTAGAGGTCAGAGGCCGCCTTTACCAGGGGCTTCCCGTAAAGCATGCAGCGACTGATCTTGTTGTAAATGCAGGATTCGCACTTGGAACCCGCCACCATGGCACGGACTCCCGGGTTGTGTTTTGCCAGGAAGTCGGCACCCTCATGGCAGTCCTCGAAACTATCTTGAGTCGAGTAAACCGCCCCCAGTAGACCGGCTTCCTTGAAATAAGGCTCCCACTCTGCGCGGGTCTCGGCAAGGTCACTCAAAGGAAAACTGACCTTGAGGGAGGAAGCCAGCTCGGCCGCCGTACGGCCCTTGAGAAGCTCCCGCCGAACGAACGCGATAATCGGTTTGGACTTCAGCTCCAGGTGAAGTTTTTCGTCCCGTTTCCGAGTCAAACTACTGGCCTGAATGAGGCGCTCACCCGATTCTTGAACGGGCATCACAGCAGGCTTGGGGAGCTGATTTTCCCCGACGCCCTTGTACACTGGGGCTTCCATCTGCGGCGCTTCCGCCAACATAGCGAGTCGAACCCGCTCTCTCGGAGTGGCATTGCTCGAAGCCTGAATGACTTTGCCGCGAGTTTGTTGGAGCTGCTCAACCTCAGCCGCAAGCTGGTCCGTGTACGGAACGTTGAGAACAATTTGCTTGTGGAAGACAGAGCAATTCGTTGTTCCGCCGACCTTCTTGGCATGGATGCATCCGCTGCATTCGGGCTTTGCAACGATGTACTTGGCATCGCAAGCGAAACGTCGAACGAAGGTGGTGGTGTTTTTGGGCGACTGGGCACAGTTAGGAAAGTCCGACGCCTGAATGTATACCGGCCCTAGGAGTCCCCTCTCCTGAAGCACAGAAGCGATGACATCACGATTGGCCTGAAGGGTCGGTAGGTCAAATCGAGCCGTAAGAAGCCGCTTCAAGTTGGATGAGTCCGTGGACTGCATCATGGCGTAACGTGTGATCTTCGCAATATCCTCGGCGCGGTCACGAAGCTTCCCGTGCGCCTGAGACAAGTCCCCCATCGTGTGAACCTCCCCCGCTCCTGGGAAGGGCTTCACCACCTGCTTGTTTGGCACAAGATACGAGGTCGTCGGTTTGTCGTCTCTAGCCCAAAGTCCGACGAGGTCTGGAGAAATGTCCAGATTCTGCTTCGGTAGAGCCCCCTGGCCTGGAATCTCTCCAGCACGGTACTCCGCGTCATCGATCTCAAGCCACTTGAGATCCGAAACGCTACCTTCCTTCAGGAAGTCACTGAGATCACCGAGTTCAGCCATCGAAGGGCTCCTTCACGTCAATTTCCTGGCTTTGCATATGGTCCCTGGTCATCTCGTTGATTGGTCCAGTCGGGTCGCATGTTCGGGGTGGTATCGTCCCACTTGGTGTACGGCTCATCGACACGTTCGTACCTATACCCTGTATCCATGAGATCCTTATCGAAAGTCTCGTTGACCGCCGTATCGTCCCCTGGAAGGGCCGTCTGGGCAAAAAGGAACTCGTTGTCGTGTAGGGGACGGTGATAGAGGGGACGAGGCGGGCCCTGCGGGCTACTGTTTGGCAATTCGCTTTGACCCATCACGGGATTCTCCGTAGGGCCAGTGATTGTGTCCTGGTCGTTGTCTTTGGGGCCCGTGTAATAGTCCGCTCTAGCAACCCCATTGCCGTCTTCGTCGGGAAGCCCACTGCTTGGGCCGGGTTCTGACGGATTCAGAAAAAGAGCTTGAACCTGTCTGATTCGCTCTCGGGCAGTCCTATAAATGGTATCGAGCTTTTGCTCAACCGTCTTCGTGGTGTCGGTCTCCGAACGATCGTGGGTTTTGCCTCCCGGGTCATACGGGAGCTCAGCACGGGGGCCATAAACGCCCTTGTCCCCCTGATCATTGTACGCTGAACCTCCACCAGGATTCTTAGCGCCCTGGCCGTGAGCATCGTTGCCGTTTCCACGTCCGATACCAAAATCGAACCCCTCACTCGGAGTGTGATCCGTCGGCATGGCTGACTCAGCCACTGGGGCCTGAGGAGCCGCCTGTCGACCACCGTCGATCTGGTACGCCGGCTGATTGCCGCGATCCTGGCTCATGGGCTCGCCACTGACGCCTTCGTCCGTAGACCAATCGTCCTTCGGGTCCTTCTTTTCGTCTTGATTGACCGAACCGAACGGCCCAGTCTGGTCCGTGTCCGCACGGTCGAGGTGTTCGACCCTAGGTCCTGGCAGAGTGTTGGGATTCACCGACGAAACAGCCAAAACAATCTCTTCGGCAATCTTCTCGATAGGTGAACGCCGATCGTACAAGGAGGCCAACTTCGGACGGGCCTTGTTGCCACTCCCACCCTCCCCGGGCTTAGGAGCCTTGCCCGGAGCGGCATCCCCGCCGCCCGGAAGGTCGGAGGCGGGCGGCTTGCCTTCCTTCTCCTTCATCTTCTTGACCCAGGACGAGCTAGGCTTACCGGTCTTTTCGACTTCCTCTTCCTCCTCGTCCGTCTCCTCCTCAGAGTTATCGAGCATGTTCTCGGACTCTCCGATAAGTCGCTCTATGCTCGCGAGGTCGTCCTTCGAGAGTTCCCCGATCTTCGGTTTCCAATGGGGGGCATTGATCTCATCGTGCACCGTGTCGGACACGGCAGAAAGGGCCTCGACAGCTTCGTAAATCTTCTGCCGAAGTTCCGTGACCTTCATGATGTACCCACGGCCACCGAGCATGCCGTCGGGGCTCACCGTTGAGGACTTGACCCGGTTGAACAGACGGTAGGCCTGAAGGGCGTGTCCAAGAGAAACACTCATTGCCCAAAGCATTTTGGCCATGGGTTTCAAGGACTTGGGATCAAACTTATGATCCTTAGGAATCTGTCGATTTGCGGGCCCGTTGGGACCCTCTGGCAACTGACCCGCGGACCCCGGCACGGAACCAGGAACTGGCATTTCCTGGTCGTTACCCTTGGCGACACGGATGTTCTCCGCTCGTCTCAGGGCTTCTTTGACTTGAGCTCGGTAGTCCACAATGCCTCCCATTAGCCCTTGAGGGGCTCCCCATTGTCGTCGAAGAGTCTCTCGATGAAGAAGTTCCCGCCTTCCTTCTTCAACGCCCAGAGGTCTCGCTCGCTGCGATGAACGAGGGTCTCGGCGGACACTCGGACGAATTCCGAGATGTCCCCAAGCGAAGCAACTCGACGGCGACCCGTCTTGTGCGGAGAAACGATTTGCGGTTCCCGGGACAATAGAGCATCCATACCAGGAGAACCGGACATCTCGAAATCGCTGAAATCAAACGGCTTAGACATGGTTCCTCACGATACGACGAAGTTGACGCAGAGATCTTGGTGGAAATTAGAGGAGTACCCGCTGACACGAAGGGTCTCCGTGTATGTGCCACATTGCATGTTCAACGTCGGCTGAACAATAACCGTCGTGGTCTGAGCAGCGCCGCCCGAAAGGGTTCCAGTAGGCGGACCGAATCCTACCAGCCACGGGGAGTTACCGATGAGCTTTTGGATTTGGTAACTCAACGAGGAACCAGATAGCCCAGTGTTCTGAACTTGGAAGGTTTGGGCGGGCACGGGCGGGAACGTACCATCACCATTCGCCGTAACATAGAAGGTCAGCGTCGTGGGGGTGAGGGCAATCGTCGCTACAGGCTGAACGATAATCGTGACAGGTATGACCTGAGGACTGTTCGGGGCATACGAGTCTTGAATCGTAATGTTTGCCGAATAGGGGGAATTTGCCGCCAGAAGGGATGTTGAGTCTACGGCAACGGAAAACACACCTGATCCGTTGAAAGCCAAGCCCGTAACATTGGCAGGATTGACAGTCACGAATCCAGAGTCCGACGTGATGCTTACGGACAAAAGAGAGCCGTACACACCACCATTCGATACGGTAACGTTCTGCGGAATTCCGAACCCCAGTCCCTCGGTCTGAGTGAAGGTCAAAGACGTCGGGCTCAGGATGATCGACGGAGCAAACGCATTTTGTAGGGCGGTGATACTATCCGCCATCGCATTGACGACCGGTCCAGGAATGGGGATGGTGTCGCGGAGCAACCCGAACGGAGTAATGACGTCCCTGATCGAGAAAAAAGGAGACGCCTTCGACACATCCACGCGAGTCGTCCACCGCCAAACCCCTTGCGGTAATTGGACCTGGTATTGGTAGTCTTGAAACTGGATAGTGCTCGCGAAGGTCGACAAGGTCGCGCTCCTATAGACAAAGGAACGCCCGCATAAAAGGAAACCGCTTAGTTAGCCTTGGGTTTCACTGGCACGGAGTCGTCTCCCTGGGCCGCCCGCTCGAGAAGAACGGCGTATCCCGCCATTCGTCGGAGGAAGTCGATGCTCTTGAGGGTCCGCTGCTTGATCCTCACGGCGGTCATTCCCAAGGCCTTTGCCACCTCATCCGTTGGGTTAGGGCAGTGCTTAGCCTTGTACAGTTGAATCAGAATCTCCACGTCCTCTTTCGAAAAAACAGCTTTGAGGTCTTCGCGAAATTGGTCTTTGTCGAGGAACTTCATGTCTCTCCGTGTGGTGTGTGATAACTAACAGTTAAACCTACCCCAAACGAACGGGCGCAACTGGCCAAAGGACGAACACAACGTGAGGTTGCTGAGGAATTCGGCGTGTTCCCATCATTGGTTGGCAAAATAGGAAGGAGAGAAGTTTGGAAGTAGGTACTTCTCTCAAAAAACTTCATCTCCACCCCTGTCCGCCCACTGCGGCAACTTGACTTCTCTTAGTATGTTGAACCCTTTTGATGAAATAGCACTGAATATCTTCGCGTAATCATTGAACTTTTCGTCCTTCTTCGACATCTCCTCTAGGGTCTTGACTGCCTTGAAGAACCGATGTCGCACTCGACCCTGTGTGAGACCGAGATTCTCGGCGACCTGACTCTGACAGGTTGTCTGCCACATCCCAATCAGGATATCGACGTCAATGGGCTTGAAGATCTCGGGAAGGTCACGTCGGAGGTCCTCTTCGGTTACCGACGGAATGCGAAGGAGGAACTTGATACGCTTGAGCCCACGGTCCAACCGATAGCTGATAGCGGCCTGGGTGACGCCAAAGATCTCGGCAATGTCGGCCTGACGCTTCTTTTGGATGTAGTAGAGGTAAATGAGGTCGGCTTCCCGCTCTGGGATTCGATCGAGAAGGGGTCCGATACGTTCCTCGTAGTTTCCCTGGGCGATGATCGCCTCAACCGTGCCCTCTTCAGGCTCCTCATCCGGCTCCTCAACCTCCCCAAATGGGTCGTCGCTAATTGCGAATCGATTGGCTAGTTCGGACGGATCGACTGGGATGACATAACCGATTGACATGCGGAACCCCTTTACACGTCGGACCAGGCCTGGTCAGACTCCTCTGTGATAAGCTCATCTACTATAGCCTGCACCCCGAGTAGAGAGGCAAGTACAGGCTCGAACTGAACGTCTACATCTTCAAGCCGCTCGGTGGCGGCATCTGCATCGGGCGCTGAGGGGATGTCCGTAAGGGTTACGTCCCTAAGGGTCATTAGTTCCAGGTTAAGACGAACCTGCTTCTCCGATTCAAGTAGAAGACGGTATCTGAGTTTGGTCAGACCAGCCATATTCGAATTGTAGATACCGTCGATTGACCCATGACGAACGAGTAGGCTAGTCAAAACCTTCTCGGGCACAGTGGGAACTCCCGGAATGTTGTCTGAGGTATCCCCTAAGAGCGCTCTCAAGGAGACGATGAGTTCGGGTCCCACGCCCCATTCTTCCTTCAACTTCTCAAGGTCGTAAATGGCTTCACGACGTTTGCCTTGTGTCGGCACAAGCAAGCGATCAGTATCCGTGATTAATTGTAGCAGATCCTGATCCGTTGACAAAATGATGTTCTGTTGTCCCTTATGGCGACCCCGCACAAGGGTCGCTAGGACATCATCTGCTTCCTCAAATGGGTTGTACACCTGCGAAACTCCGAGCAGGGGCAGGGTCTCACGAAGCCATTTGATCTGATCCCAAGGTTGACCGTCCTCAGTCACACCGGCTATGCTGGTATTTGTCCTGTTGGCCTTGTAATCCGCAAACCTATCCTTTCGGGTACGGGACGAACCATCCCAAACCACATGAAGCTTGGCTCCTGGGAACTTCTTGAGCATGGACATGAGCACTCGGAGAGTGCCGAACAACACGCCGGTCGGGCGTCGTTTGCTATCCTGCATGTCTGACATCCCGGGGGCATACAAACATCGATAGGCAAGATTGAACCCATCCACGAAAACGTTGTCGATCATGATGGCACTCCCATCTCATCTTCGATGCTCTGAATGTCATCGACCAGCTCATCCAATTGTTCGAGAAAGCTGAACACGGTCATCAGCCGCATGTACCCAAGTTCAATTGGCTCTATGTCAGGAATCGCCGACCCGAGGACGAGCGGCACAAGCCCGTCCCAACGGTGACCGAATTCGAGGATCGGACGTACCTTGCCCGCAAACTTCACTAAGGGTCCAACGTCCAAGGACACAGTCAGCGCCTGAACCGCGTGTTGAGCGACTTCAAGACGATCGGCAAATTCCCGTGACAAGCAGTACTTAGAGAAAAGGCCTAATAGGACGTTCGGAGACGGGCTGGCCTCAAACTCAAGTAGCATTTCGTGGGAGTCGTTGAACCAGTCCTTGAGTAAGGCAAAACGATCCGACATGGGCGCCCGGGGCGCCTTTTGAACCAAACGTAGAAACGACCTGGGGAGCCCTACGATGGAATCCTTTGACCGTAGTCGAACATGCACCTGAACTTGGTCACTCTCAGGGAGGTCCTCGATGACGATGGCCTGAATCTGTTTGTAGGCTCCAGACGTGATGAGGACTGTGTCTCCGACCCCGATGCCCTGGTCAGTTTCCGAGCGAATCTGATTGCGCATTCTATCGACTTCTTTGGTCGATATACATGCAAGCTCCCGTACAGGTCGTCCGTTGGCATTACGGGCAATCTTGGTTACAACGGACTGCACATACTTCGAATTTTCAAGACGGTTGTAGAGGTTGTCGGCATGAACGTGCCGAATGAAGGCGTACCCCTCAATCAAGTAGTGAACAACGCGGTCTTCCCCCTGTTGAGTCACGGCGGCGGGAATGAAAACCTCAGCACCTTTAATAGCGTACGTAATAGACCGCCGAATAAGGTCGGGGTCTTCACCGTCGGCCTTTTGATTCAACTCAAGGATTACCCACTGGTCCATCATCTCTTCCATCGCCTCTCGAACTGCAAGCGCCAGTCAGTAGGAGGGAGGATACCGTTCTCACTCGACTGAGTCGTACGATTAAAAACAAGAGTTGGGGGCGGGGCGCCCGTCATTCTCGGATGGGATCCCGGCACGTGGTCCACGGACGTAAGAGCAAGGGGATCCCGTGCGCCGTTAGTCACAGGAGAAATAGTACCATTTGTGTGAGGAGTGTGCTTACCGTTCAAGGTAGGAGGCGCTGGCGGCGTGGTCGGGGGTTGAACAACAGGCCCATGCAGCACCGCGGTACCCGGGGTAACCCCATTCGTGTGTTGGGGTTCCGAAGGAACCGCCTGCACCACCGCCTGAACTGGGGGTGCGACCGTCAAAACCACGGACTGGGCCGTAGCCAGGTTTGATACAACCCCATTCTGAACCAATGTCAAAAGATCGCACGTGAGGCTGACTTTGGTCACATTCCTGGACCTTAGGAGCCTCTCCGAAATCATGAGGAGAGAGTTACCAAACCTCTCGTAGGTCTTTTGCGCAAGAGCCTTATCAGTCAGTGTGAAGTCGGCGTGCATCCCGTTGGCAACCCGAAATGCGTTCATTGCGGCTTCCGCCAGGCCCACGGAAATGTCCTCGGGGCTCATGAACTCGCACATATCCTCGAGAAGGTGTACCACTCTGGCATCATCACCGAGGCTCAACAAGGTATCGTAAAACGAGGTGACGAACCCCAGATTCAGGTTTTCCCGCACTGCCTCTATCGTGATATCGCCGGTCTGGGAGATGGTCTCAAGACGATTGATAACGTCCCGTACGTGACCCCCCGCATGATCGATAACCGTAAGCAGGGCCTCCTCTTGGTAGGAGACCTTTTCACAGTCAAGAACGTATTTCACACGCCCAAGAATGTTTTCCCTAGAAACTCTGCGTATTCCGTACTCCTCACAACGACGGTAGATAGGTCCGACAATCTTTCGGGCCTCCGTCGTACAGAAGATGGCGACAATTTTCTTGTCCTCTATGGGCTTGAGCAGAGCGTCTTGAGACTCATTGCTCAATCGATGGGCTTCGTCGAACAACCATACCCGAAGGGGTGCCCCGTAAGGAGGTGCGTATGGAAGTGTGTCGAGCATGGATCGAACAACGGAAATAACGCCCCCGTTGGCAGCGTCTTTCTCTTGAAAGGCACTATCGTTACCATCCAGGATGGCTTGACACTGCTCACATGCATTGCACGGCTCCGAAGTCTCCTTGTTCACGTTTGGACAAAGAGCGGCCCTCGCCAGGATGCGGGCAAGGGTGGTTTTACCTTGCCCGGCACCCCCAGCAAAAATGTATGACGTATTGAGAATGGTTCCGTTTTTGATCCTAGCCTTGAGGACCTGAACGACCCCCTCTTGACCAATGACGTCAGAGAACAGGGTTGGGCGATATCGGATATCCCACACTTTTTCGCCCTACACCAATTTTCAGTTGTGAGTGATGGTTTCTTCGGCGGCCGCCACCACGTCGTCAATGAGATCGTCGACCTTGACGTGCTGAGCGATCGAAACGAAGCCATTCAGAGCCTCATTCCAGGCTCCGTGCCGCTGAAGAATTGACGAGAACTCTTGAACGTCGGGCTCCCGCACACGCCAGCTCATCTCACCGGTGTCCTCGTCCTCTTCGCCGTAGCAGCGCTCGAGAAGGTGATCGACGAGGGCCGTACGAGCATTGGGATCGAGCTCGTTCCACGTATCCAAGGCAACCTCGAAGAGGAACTCGATATCGAGAAGGAACTGAAGTGCCCCAGAGACTTTCCGAACCTTGCCGAGAACCGGTCGGCCGCCCTTTTGCGAAGCCTTGTCGACGTAGATGTACTTCATGCGAGCAGTTGCGAGCTCGGGGTGGTAGGAGGGAATCAGTTTGACAGCGATATCCTCGACTGCCTCAGCCATACCGTATTCTTTTGCCATTTTACGTGCACTCCTTCGAAATCCCTACTTACAACATCGGGTGAGGAACTCACCCAACTTTTTGTCCCCCCACAACTCCCAAAGATCCCCATAGTCCTTAACGGGCTTCCCACTTGGCATGGTGTCTTTGGGATACTTACTGCCGAGGTCGGTCACTTTGAACTCAGCGCCGTGTTTACGAAGAAACTCCCCGGTTGCCCGCCGACCGGTTGCGTCATTGTCAAGACCCATCAACACGGTATGACACAGTCGCCTCATATTTCGCAACATGGAATCAGTGATATGGGTGGACATGAGGGCGACAGTAGACGAGTAGAATCGCTGCACGGGGCACAAATCAAAGACACCCTCCACAAGGAACACTGCTCCGGTTGACCAGATATGAGGCGCGGCGGGCCCCAATCCAAAAAGGGCGGCTTCTCCAGTTTGGGCGATGTAGTCGAGGTACCCTCGCTTTTCCCTACAGACGGGGCGAAATTGAAAACCACGAACCTCGTTTAGGATGTTCGTCAGAGGAAAGCAATAGCTGTCCTCAAGCTTACCCCCATGGTGGCACCATTTCAAAAAATCGGGTGGGCATTCAACGGGGGGTAGTTTCTTATCGACATAGCCTACACTGAAGAGTTCTATCTGCTCGTCTGACATACCCCTGGCGTTCAGAGACTCGACAACTTCGTCAGGGATCTCTCGATGAGCATGCTTGACGAAATCGTCAAACCACGCCATCACCGACCACCATAATCGAGCGATTCACCCGTTGGAGCATGATTCCCAAGAAGTCTCCGACTCTCGTATAAAGGCCCAGCATTTCTGGGGAGGCCGTGACGACGGCAGCGTCGGGCGACAGCTCGGCCGGGAGCACCTTGATACCATTTACGACAGTTACGTAACCCTGGGTCATCATGAGCTGCTCCACCACGGCAGAGTCGTAGTCCGGCCCACAGATGTCGGGAATCTTCTCCGCCGACACCATAAGGAAGCCGGGTTCAAAGTCATCCGCTGCCAGTCGGTCGACCGCCTCTACCACACTACTACACCGATTCTTCCACCCATTGACCAAAGACGCCTCTAGTAGACTCATGTACAGTTCGGCGAAAAGGGCGGGTTCGTCCTCTAGCGGAACGTCCGAAAAGGCGTATCTAGCAATGCCCCTTGTTTTGCTTCGGATGGTCGGCACGAACCGCCGAGCCGCGTTGGTCACCAATAATGGTTCGACGTCCTCCTCGACTGGAATCTCGTTCATGAGCGGTCTAGAGCTGACGCCAGAACGTATCGAGGCCTCTAGTTTCTCAGGCATACGCATATTGCGTCGCTCCGAAACTAAGAACTGCCCAAAAACGGAGACTGGCATTACATCTCCAAGAGCTTGCCCGGATCCTCCACGGGCGTTAGGGGCTCGACATTAATTCGAAGGAAGAGGTAAAGCACCTTCTTCCAGAAAGGTAGTTTAGGAACGTGCCTGGATCCCATAGCCCAGAGGAGTCCGTACACCTCTGGCATATTGGTCTTCAACCACTCTGGATCCTTGAGCTGGCTTGAGAACTCCACCAAAAGTGTCTCCTTGGTGGAGACTGGCGTGAAGTACGGACATCGCTTGGCGTCTACCGGATCCTCACAGATTGTTCCGCCCCACTCATCGGGGCTCGGAGAACTGACTGGCTTGCCGTCCTGACCGAGGAGCATACAAAGACCGATTGTCTGAACCACGGGAAGTCCGGCGCTTTTTGTGATTCGGTTGTACCCCTCGTTTGGCTGACCACCGACAGTCTTGCGAACATCGAGCGGATGTAGATAGTTGTGAACACAGGACCGCGGCAACCGTGTGGAAGCTAACTGAACCCTAGCGTCAAGTTCCTGGACAAGCAGGAATCGAATGCGATCATGAATGTCCTTTTCGGTTCGCATTTAGCCCCTCAGTTTCCGAAGCCCAAGCGTCAGGTAAGCAGTGGCCGGATCCTCGTACGCCTGATAGGCCGTTTTTGCATGGTCGAGAAACGTCTGGTTGTGGGTGACGAGCAGAATTGGAATCCCTGTCGTCTCAGATAGTTTGCCGAGGAATTGTCCCGCCTGGTCAACGTACTCGGCACTGACCGCCGCGAGGGTCTCGTCGAGAATGAGCAAAGGGAACTTCTTGAGTCTCATGAGGGCCAGAAGGCGGAGCGTCAAGGACGCCATGCTGGAGATGCCACCACCGAAGGTGTCGAGCGGGGCGCCCTTGATTTCGATTCCCCCCTGGTCCCGACGAATCATAAGGTCAATGGAGACCTTTCCTCTCGACTGACCGACTTCAGCCTCAAAGGCCAGGTCCTGATCGAAGAAGATAGACTTGAGCCCTTCGGTAACTACGGATTCGATTGCGTGTACCTGATCGAGAACCAGCTTATCGAGCAGAGCTCGAAGCAGTTCCCCGGTCATAGTCAATTTCTCGACTGTAACGGTCAATTGTGCCACCTCACTCGTAGCTTTATTCAGGCTACGAGTGAGAGCATCACGTTCGGTCTGCAATCGAATAGCGGAAGAGCGGAGAGCTCGGGTCCTCTCCTGCCAGTCGCTCATCCGAACTGCGGGGCGTAGCGAAGCACTCCCGAGTTCCATGCCTTGTCACCTTCCGTGTGTTGCACGCCGTCATCATACGTACGGAATGATCCAACGTTTCGACGACTACTGTTCATGTAATTCTCGAGGGTCAGGGAGATCTGATTGCTCGTGCTGGACTCGACTTTCGAAAAGAGGGGGACGAGGCTTTGAATGTCGATGTACATATCGAGAGACGTGACCTCTTGGGCCGTCGTTTTATCGGCATCTCGACGAACATCGATCTCCCAACTCTTGATACCGTTACCAGGGCTACCGTCCTCAGCAATCTCGAACTGGATGGTTCCGGTCGTCGAAAGGTCCGGATGGCGATAGATCGTTCGGACTCGACGATCGTTGCTCCCCATTTGGGACTGAATATAGGCGATGGCTTCATTGACGTTCGCCTGATCCACGTGCAGGACGACGGCATTCTTCGAACCCGGGAAGATGAACTGCGTATGCTGTTTACCAACCTGGGTCCAACCGAGGACCTGACCGTCGGAGTTCTCGGCAAAATTACTTCCCTTGCCCCCCTTGCCCTCGTACACACGAACGGTTCCTCGGGATTGGCCGAGAAACTTGAGAAGAGCGTCGATATTCGACGCATGAATCGCCAAAGATTTGCCCTTGAAGGCATCGCTACGGTAGTAGAAGGTTTGAGAGTCGGTTCTGGCAAACATGTAGCCATCACCGTTGGGGAACTTCGTACCGTCGAAGATCTGAGCCGTGAACTTGACGTCGTCGCTGACTCCATTCTTGTCGACAGGAGGCAAAAAGGACTTTGCCATCGTCAGTGCCGACTTCAAAACGTTGACCGGAAATACGTGACCGTCCGAAGCTTGTCGAACGCTATCGTACTCGGCGTCACACGGACGCGTCTGACGGGGATCCACGGTGATGCGAGTGGCCTCCGTGCCCTTGCGGTCGCCGACCGCGCTGACCTTGAACGTTGCTCCGTCCTTGGACGCATCGAAGGTGACGTACCCTTCCTTGAAGAAACCGAAGCCCCCAGTGTGCTCCTTTGGGTAGGTGAAGGTAACGTCCGGTCCGTCGATGACCACGTCATCGACGGACATCTTAACGCGAGCCACGTGCCCCACCTTGTCGCGCGAGTAGATGTAGGCCTGATTCTTGTCCCCCAGAACTTTGAAAAGGTAGGCCGAGGTCGTGGTATCACCATTACCGACCGCCATGGGTGTGACGGTGCTCACGACCGCCAGTGCTTCCTTGAGGTCCTCTGCTTTAACTCTGAAGTGGATGCTGCTCATTTGATCTCTCCTTTACTTCTTGTTGTCGTACGCGGACAGGGCGACCTCGGACTTCGAGAGTTCCGCCTCGTAGGAGGCGATCATAGTCTCCAGTTCAGCCTTGGCCTTGTCCCTCTCAGAGATGAGGCTCTTAGGGTCCAGGCCCGCGGCTTTGATCTCGACGATGAGGGCTGCCAGCTCATCCTTCTTTGCTTTGAGTTGGCCCCCGAAGGCGGCTTTCTTATTCGAGACGACGTCCGTCCTTTTCTGAAGCTCCTCAATCTTTCGTTTGATCTCATCCGGCGTCATGGAACCCTCATTCGTCTAAGGTGTTGTCCTCGGTATCTACACCTGTTATCGAGGATGTTGGAGGTTTTTCGAACACCATAGACTGCCCCTCAGGGCAGACAGAGACATATGGGCAAAACTTGCAGTTGAACGATTTAGCCCTGGCCAGAAAGACCTTCTCTCCTTGAGGGGTCAACTTTTCGATGTTTGCTATGGTACGAAGGACTCGACCCTCTAGCTCACCCACTACGGTTTTCGTGGGGGTTGTCCAATCCATCGCCTGTCCTGGCTCCGATCTCCAAAACAGGAAGCCCACCCGATCTGGCAAGAACCCAAACTTTCGACGATGGAGCATCGCGTACCAGATGAGCTGGCGCTCATCCGCATACTTCTCACGGTGAGACGACCCCTTCCCGTCCACAATAATTGTGTCCCCCAGAGGTTGGATACGTCGCATCAGAAAGTCGGCTCGTCCGCCCAAACGGTGTCCTTTTATGTCCGAGTCAAGTTTGACTTCAGCTTGAGCATTGGAACCCAACAGGCGATGCTGACGTATGATGGCGAGTCCATTGGGAATGGAGTCCCGAACGCTCTCAAGTACCTCCTGCATCGAACGAGGGCCTTTGCGAAGTTTGGGATCCTTCCAATCAAGCACACCCATCCCATCCTTCGTTTCTCGTTCGATCACCTTTTCAGACACCGGGCCGACTAGATGCAGTAGGGCAGCTTTGGGGTCTGAGGAACGCCAAAGCCTCTTTGTGTAAAAAAGCTCGAACACTTCCCCGAGAATCGACCCGTAGAGCATGCCGACTCGGTTATCCGGAACCTGTACCTTCGTCTTGTTGATGTAACGGTGCCAGTATGCTCGAGGGCAGTCACTGAACCTCTTAAACCCCGAGTAGGAAAGGTACATTTCAACCCACTTCTGCCCGTGCTCGTTCCAGATAGTCCAAAGCGCTCTGCTTCACGCTATCGGCAAAGTTCAACCCCTGAATGTTTTCCTCAATACTCACGGACGGGTCAAAGGAGGCGTCGTTCTGAAGTTTGGCAATGAACTGGTCAATATCGTGGTTCTCCTTTTCCTGGCGTTCCTTCCGCTCCATATCGAACACATCCTCAGCGGGAGCGACGTTCATTGGAACCGAGATGACCTCAAACTTATCTTTGCTGAAGCACAATACGGACGCCTTAGGAGTTCGTAGAATGTTCTCGTTGATTAGGGCTCCCCGACTGAGAGCCCCCTGATTGATGAACGTTTTGTGGCCCAGTTCAACAATACCCTGATCCTTATGCCAGTGACCGAAACACCAGGCATCGGGACCGTCTCTCGTGATCAGTTGGTCGTAACGGAAAACGGGTTCATTGAAAAAGTCCTTGACCGAATCGGGAGGGTCCTTACCAGCAAGATTGTGGACGACGGCAACGAGAAAGTCATCCCCCGGTTGCTTCTGAATACTTCTCAACTCGTCCGCTGTACGAAGAGACGAGTACGGAACGCCGACTACACGGACTCGAAGGCCACCATCGTCGAATACCTCATCTCGCAGCCTACCGAACACCCTGGACTCGTAAAGGACTCCGAGAGGTTGGCGACCGATCGACTCAAGCTGGTTGTAGACCATGTCGTGGTTGCCCTCGACGCTAAACGTCGGGCACGGGTATGACGCATGGATCCGTGCGGTCTCCGCCACAATGGCGTGAGGGTTCTTACTGGCCGCTTTGACGTGGAAGTAGTCCCCACCGTCAATAACCGCTCGAGCCCCGTATTCTCGGGCTATACGGCCCACGTGAGCGATGTTCGACCAAATCTCAGAGGGATAGTCCGCCTTCCACGAGACAGGGCTCCGATCTGTCAAGTGTGTGTCCGTGCGAAAGACGAAGTTGATCAAGCGACCCTCTTCTCATGCTTGTGTTCGGCAACGATGGGCTGAGCACACGCTGGGCAATAGCCCGCAAAGGACTCTCTCTCCTTCAGGAGAACCGCTTCCTCAGCAGTCACATCCGAAAGGTCCTTCTCGAGCTTGGCTATCGATCGGCTCAAAACTTCGAACTTGTTCGAGAGAACATTCAACTGACCGTTTTTCACACCAACCTCACGAAGCGGGGCCACATCAGGAACGACCACGTCCGTGAGTCCCTTATACCTATGGAATACCTCCTGAAAGGCCGTCAATCGAGAAGACCAGACAGCTAGCTGAAAGTAGCGTCTGGACGCCTCGACGGTGGGGCCTACCGAAGGCTCTGGAACTGCGTCAATTCCGGATAGGGATCTCACAGAAGCTGCTCGATCACTCAGAAAGGTGGCGAACCGACTGACGGTTTCGTACTGACTGTGCTTGTCGGAGACCGTCGTAATAACCGGAACGGGTTGCTGTACGGCCGCTTCCAGGAGGTCGACCCGATAACCGATGGCCCGAAGCTCTTCGATGTAATTCGTAACAAGGTTGAGCCTGTCATTCGAGGAGGAGACACCCTCCAACTGCTTTTCGATTTGAGCAACTCGATAAATCTCTCCATCGAGTCCGTCGTAATCGGTAAGGCGCCTCTTCAACTCCGCGCAGTCGGCTTCCCGAACCTTTCGGGTCGAAACCGCTTCCTTTCGATCTTTCTCGACGAAACGGATTGCCACGTTGACCCGGTCAAGACGAGCAACATCCGAAAAAACGTCGGCGACGGCGCCGCCTGTCTGATCGAGAAGAAAGATGTTTTCGAACTGGTCCGAAACCTGTAGGATCTTCCAATTGTCTCCGACCTTGACCATTCCAAAGTCTTGAGCCATCAAGGGTCGCTCTAGGAAGTCTGGGGTCCCTCGATTGGGAACCCCGAACTCCTTACCGTTAAAAACGTAACGGTTGCGCTTGTCTCCTTTCTCCCAGAGTAAATCGAACCCCTCGGTGCTAATGTGAACCGAACAGTAGCACTCGCAAGTCTTGACCTTCTTTAGTCGACGGGCGCACGAGTCCGTGTGTCGAACAAACGAGGTGCCTACAGAACCGGTCAGAGCCGACTTGACGGCTCTGACCAAGGCACTCTTACCGATGTTGGACTTCCCAACGAGAGCCGTGAATCCGTTGATCTGGAGTTTCGCGTGCTCAACCGATTGGAAGTTTCTGACTTCCAAATCAATCACGGCTAGCCCGCCACTTCCTCTTCTTCGTGGATGTTCCCGTCGTTATCCGACGAAACATCCATCTCTTCCAGCGGATTCGAATCGCCCTCAGTAAGGGTTGCGTCGTCACCCATCTCGCCCGCGAGAGACTCGATGAACTGGTCGTCTTGTGTCTTCTCTTCCACAACCGCCGTCGAGCTCTCATACATGGCCTCAACGAGCTTTGTTTGAATCAAAGCGGACTCCTTCGGGTTATCCAGAAGGAACTTTCGTATGGCCTCACGACCTTGGAACTGCTGACCATTGTATACGTAGAAAGCGCCCTTACGGTTGAGCACTCCGAAATTGACGCCGTTCTCGATCACCGAATACTCGTTATCGAGCCCGTACCCGTACCGAATGAAGACGAGCCCCTCCTGACCCATCTTGTTGTCGATCTTGGTCTTGACGACCTTGACCGCTGTGACGTTACCGTACGGAATGCTTTTCTCTTTGCCGTCCCGGCCCTTCTTTTTGACGACTTCGCTCTTGATGCGGGTCATCTTCAGGCGCATCGAAGCGTAGAACTTGAGGGCCTTTCCACCCGGTGTCTGATCCTCGTCCCCCCCGCCGCCGTACCCGCCCGTACTAATTTTCGCTCGGGTCTGATTGATGAAGATGATCGCTGTACCGTTGGGGTTGCGCGCCTTCCCCTCGGGCTGAATGGCACCCTTGCTGAGCCACATAGCGGCCTTCTTCAAAAAACGGGTCAGAGGGGCCGCCAAAGCTCCGATGCGCTCAGCATCGGAGGCGTCCTTCTCGAACTCAGCTTCGGGCATCATGCTCGCCACGGAGTCGACAACAATGAGGTCGACTCCGATTTTGATGAGATGCTCGATGGCGTTAGTCCCCTGTTCGAATGTCTCGGGCCGTACCAAGAGGAACTTGTCCGAACTGTAGTCGACACCAACCTTTTTGGCGTACGAGTCCATGATCGAGTGCTCGTAGTCCATATAAACCACGAAGCCACCCGCACGTTGGCACTGGACGACCGCGGAGAGGGCGAGGGTCGTTTTGCCGCAACCCTCCGAACCATAGAGTTCCGTAATGCGTTTGCGTGGAAAGCCGGGGCACACGGAACCCTTACCGTCACCCGCTTTTGACCCGCCGATGAGATTGTTGACAACGATCGATCCGGTCGGCACGTGTGGCAACTGGCTGTAACTGGGCTTGACCGGTTCCAAGTTTTGCTTCTTGAGAATGAACTGAGCCATCGCGGAGATGCTCTTGTTTGTCGCCTTCTTGGAAGAGCTCCCGTTCCCGCCACTTGCCGCGCCACCCCCATCCTTGGGGCTACTTTTTGCGTCGTCCTTGGGACTGCTCTTCGATGCTGTTTCGACTTGCTGGATCATAACTCTTCTCCACTTGCGAAAATCTGAAAAATCGATCGTTCTCTTTGAATAGGGTTCCGCATTTAACGGTCTCCCCGGCTCGGTCACCCTTTTTGTAAGTGTGCGTACGAAGGAATGTGTGTAGCTCCGAGGGCATTAGGTCGGACTCCTTCAGAAGCCCGCGGTCTAGCTCCCAGAAGCGGGCAGCAAACCTGGCAACGTGATATGCGTCGGCCTCATCATGATTGAATCGCCCCCTAAAGGAGGAGTCGACTCTGGCGGCTTGAACCATATCCCCTTTACCCATCTTCCCCTTGCGGATACTCCCATCCATTTTGGCAAGGGATTTCAGGGTCGACGGGTCGAAATAAACAACATCCTTTCTGTGCTTGTACACGGTCTCGTTGACCATTACAAAGAGCCCAAAAGCGCCTGGAGAGAAGGACTCTCCAAAGATCGGAGACTCCATGCCGACTGCCTCAATCTCGGGTCGCTCGTCCAGTACTTGGCCAACGAAGTCGCGGAGTCTCATGTAGCGTTCGACAAAGATCTCCCGCGGACTCGTCGATTGCCGACCCTTAAGAACGATTCTCCCAGGGCCAGCAACCGACGAATTGTGGATGCACCAGCCGAAGCCGGTCAAAGAGGGGTCGAGTCCAAGTGTGATCATGGAGACTTTCGCCCCCACTACACCGTCAGACAGTGTCGATGAACTCTTTGAATTCTTCCGTATCGACCGTATCCGATGAATCGGTCGAAACACCGTCACTGCCATCTTCGAGGCCTAGCTTCTCTCGAAGCTGAGCGGTCGTGATGACCCGGTACGGGTTGATCTTCTTGTAGAACTTGATGGCTCTCTCGAGGATCTGCTTCTTGAGGTTTTCGCTCTGAAGCCACACGGCCTTGCCGTCTGCCGACGGTTCGATTTGCTGGTACTGGTCGTCCTTGCACTCGAGGAGTAGATCCTGATTCGCAATGGACAACCCGTTCTTGCGCAGACCCGAATTGACCTTCCAAATCAAGTCGTATCTCTTCTGAGAGAAGCGCCACGGCTTGATGATCGGGTCTTTGATCCAGGACGACTTGAAGACATCCTTGTCGAGCTCCCCCTCCTTGTTGGAGGGGTAAATGAGAAGGAGAGTCACGAAGTGCGTCTTCGCTTCCTCGATTTTGCTCCAAAGCTTGTCAGCCTCGGGCCCGTCTTTGCCCATACGGGAGATGATGTCACCGACACCCTTGCCCACAAAGTGGTGGGTGAACTTCTTGAAGTTGGGCGCATTGAGGTCGAGCTTGTCGACCTCCGTGAGCTGGTCGACGCTCTTGTTCAAGGCCGCTGCCCGGTCGGACAGAGCCTTCTTGGCAATGGCGATCTGCTCTTCCCGTGTAGGCTGGGCCGTCTTGGCTTTCGAAGCTCGATTGCGAGCCTTGAGGATGGCAGCCTCATCCACACTCTGAAACAGGAGGATGGCTACGCGGTCCGTCCTGTTTTTGGTTCCCTTGTACCAGTCGACGTCGTTGTCTGACTTTGCGGCTTTTCGATCTTCGTCGTCGAGCCCAAGACTGGAGTCCAAGTCATCATACTCGTATTCGTCACTCATAACTGCTCTCCTTAGTTTCTCCGATTCCGACAGGTAGTGTCCAATTCAGGACTGGGTCGGTTCAGAGGTTTTTGTTTTGAGAATGTCGGTGCTATACACCGACGCCTTTAACTGTCTACTCAAAGAGTATTGAGAAAATCTGCGAGCTCGTCGTCCTCGTTGGGGGTGCCTTCCTCGGTTTTAGGTTCAGAGTCAGATTGGGCAAGAAATGCGCTAAATTCGTCGTCCTCAGAAAGCTTCTCGACCTCAGCGGGAACCTCCACAATGGGGGTCGCGTCCTGGGGGCGCCACCCATTCCGCTTGGGCATCGATACCCCGTGGGTCTCTGATCTTTTCCGCCAATTGTCGGTAACAATCTCCGCCACAATCACGTCCGCTTCTTGGGGTTCGGAGGACACCGTTAACTGCTTAGGCTCCGGTTCTACCTCTTCTGGAAGGCCTTCGACCATCAACTGGGCGATGTCGTCATCACTCAACTGCTGCCGTGGTCGACGCCCCTCTTTGACCTCACCCAAGCTCGGACGCTCATCCCCGTACATGGCTCCGGTCTCGTACTCATCCCGAATCAAACCCCGCTGGGTCTGAATCTCTCGCATCGTGTCCTTGAGCTCACGGTGACGTAGTTTCACCATGTCCTCAACGTGCTCAAGATCGAGCTTGTCATTCTCAAGGGTGACGATCTCCCGATGCTCATCCTTGAGCATCAAGTTGACTTGAGCCTCCCTATCCTTGATGTTTGGAAGATTGCGAACCGCAAGGTTCTTTGCCAAGTACTCATCAGCGACGACCTTGAATAAGGCCTGTTTGCGCCGCAGCTCCACGTCAATCACCATCTTGGCACGGCGAACCTCATTCAGGAGATTGACCACATTGTTCGTGTAATTTCGACACGTGGCAATCATGTTCTGAAGATATGTCGGACCGAGTACCACGGGGTCGCTGGCGAGTTCGATTTCAAGCTTATCGCAGGCATCCAGGATCGCCTTCATCCTGTCTTGGGTCATCATAGCGCCCTCACTACACCGGCTATGACATCCTCTACGGCCTCATTGATGGACGGTGCGAAAAAGGTGTTTCTTTGGACAACCTTGTCATTCGCAATGGCACGTAAAATGGCCGTGCTCTCCCCGAGTAGCCAGACCTTTTTCTTAGCCCGTGTGATCGCCGTGTAGAAGAGATTCCGCTGGAGCATTCTACCCTGTCCTCGAACGACGGGCATGATGATGGTATCAAACTCAGATCCCTGAGACTTGTGAACTGTAATGACGTAGGCGAGCCGCAACATTGTTGCCGCCCGCTCCTTCGGAATGTTCACGTAAGTGTCCACGGATCCAGGACCGACCCCATGGATCTGAACGCAGAGGTGGTCTCGCTCAATGTTTCGAAGCTTACCCATGTCCCCGTTTGAAACGTTCAGCGAGTAGTCATTCTTGACTACCATAACACGATCGCCCGTCCGAAACGTGGTCTTTCCGGCCTTGTACTCTCGGCTGAGTTCCGTCAAGGGATTCAACTTCTCCCTTAATGCTTGATTCAAGTTGTGAACCCCAACGGTCCCATCATACTTAGGAGAAAGTACCTGAAAGTTCGCGTCCCGACTCTTGAGCTTCACCGCCATCGCAACGACTAGGCCAACGATCTTATCCTCGTCTCCAACCTTCACGAACTGGAATTCCTCCTCGGGCTTACGATTGTCCAACTGGGGAGACTCCCCCTTGTACACACGGTGAGCGGCGAGAACAATAGCGCTTTGCTCGGACTGTCGAAAGACCTGGGTTAAACGAACGTGAGGAATGGCAGAGGACGAAAGAAGCTCGCGAAGAACGTTTCCCGGTCCGACGGATGGCAACTGGGCGTCGTCCCCAACAAGGATTAGTAAGGTAGATGGGTGTAGGGCATCGAGTATGCGATAAAAGAGCTCCTGGTCCACCATGGACATTTCGTCAACAATGACCGCACCCACCGAGTACTTGTTTCGGGCGCTGAACTCCCAGGACTTGCCTGTCCACCCGAACGCACGGTGAATGGTCGATGCTGGCTCCCCGGTGACCGCTGAAAGCCTTTTGGCGGCAATGCCAGTAGGAGCCATAAGTAGGAAGCTGATGCCCGTCTGCTTGAATAGGCGAACCGCCGCACGAATGAGTGTGGTCTTCCCCGTACCCGGCAAACCCGTGACGGCCACGACATGGTTGTCTATCAACTTTGTGATGGCATATCTCTGGGCGTCCGAGAATTGAATATGGTTACCCCTCTCGTACTGCTCGATAAACCCGTGAATATCGATCTCAATCTTCGAGGGGGTCATAAACGAAGCCAACTTGCGAGCCCCGTCACGTTCATAGAGGTACATCTCTGGCAGGTACACTCCAACGTTAGGGTCCACTCGCACGGAATGAGTCTCCTCGAGTCGGAGAATGGCTGAGGCAAGGTTCTCTTGAAGATTCTTGGACTCAAAGCCCGTAGTATCGGACATCAGAATGTCTCTCAGACGCTCCGCAAAGTCAGCCCTACGAACAAAGAGATGTCCTTGTTGAGCTTCGGTCTTGAGGACCCAGAAAACAGCCCCATCATACCGACGGGGGTCTGTCATGGGGATACCGATCCGAGAGGCGAGCCGATCCGCCTTGGAGAAGTCGAACCCATCGACCGCCACCAATCGATAGGGGTTATCAGCGATGAGCGTAATGGCTTCCATTCCAAATCGAGCAAAGATGTTCCGTATAACCTCCTCGGAGAGTTCGTAGTCCTTCAAGAAGATGGACAGGTTGTTCAGAGAGCAGGCTTCGGTCCACGAGAACAAGGCATTCTGCGCCACGACGTTCTTCAAGTCATTGTCCGGAAAAAGGGCCATCACCTCCCCGTGGGCGGACGTAAGCATTTCATACGTCTCGGTACCGAACGTATTGACGATCTTCTCGACGACCTGAATGTCCTCGAATCCGTGAATGCACTCCGATAGGAATCTCTGCACCCCGTAATCGTGCGTTACGTACGGAAACCAACCGTACATACGAAACTGACGACCGTACTTAGGGTGGGTCACCCAGTCACCTACGAATTGAATCGTGATGCCAGTGGACACCTCCCGAAGACCGTACAAACTGCCTGTTACGGTAACGTTCCTACCCTTACTCGTGGCTGGCTCGGAATGATCAACTTCAAACGAGAGAACAAAGAAGTTGTCTCCCTTGTGAATGATACGACCGACGGTTCCGTAAATGCTCGGCATGCCGAGCAAGCCTCTACACCATATTCAGAAAGGCCTCTTCGGAAATTGTCTCCGTGCCGTGCTTCTTTGCCGCCTGAGCCTTTAGGGAGGCGGAGCTCGGATCCGCCAGGACGAGGTACGTGAGACCCTTACCGACTCGGTCTTTGACAGTCCCGCCAGCCGCCGTAACCTTCCCCTCCAACACGGCGCGCTTGTTCTTCGTTTTACCGGTGAAGCAGAAACTCTTCCCGGTCAAGTTCCCAATGATTCTGTCCTTCACGGGGATGCCGCATGTATCCACCCAGGCCGCATACTTAGCAAACCAGTTCACTAAGGTGCGGGCTCGAACAGGTCCAATCCCCTTGATCGCCAGAAGCTGGTCGTACGTGACCTCTTTCAGCTTGCTGTAGGTGTCGAACCCCGCATCGACAACCAGGGTCAGGACCGACTTCCCGCACCCTGGAATGGCGAGGGATCCGAAAAACAGGTCAATAGGGACGGGCGACTTTGAATGGAGGTTGTCCAGGAGTTTCTTGGCGGACTTGTTCCCCATTCGATCGATTTCGGAGAGTTTCGCCTGGTCGAGCTTGTAGAGGTCGGCGACGGTCGACACCAACCCCGACTCAAGCAGACGGGCCAGGACCGCCTCACCCCACTCCAGAATGTTGAGCGAGCTAACGTACCGAACGAGCCTTCCAAGGGCCTGCGCAGGGCACTCAAACGTGTTGGGACACACGACGAAGGGGCCATCCCACTCCGTCGTCGCACCGCACGAAGGGCACACGGACGGGGGTTCGGCAACGCTACCTCGTACCGTGAGGTTTTCGACCACACGAGGAATCACGTCATTCGCCCGAGCCACGAGGATCTTACACCCAACGTCCAGTTTCAGGTCCTGAACGTACTTCCAGTTGTACAGGCTTGCACGACTGACCTTGGTGCCGAGCAGGTTCACCTCGTCGAAAATGACAACGGGGGTAATTTGGCCCGTCACCCCTGTCGCGCTTTCGATCGTGCGAACGACGCTCTGACGCGTAATCGGAGCAAATTTGAAAGCTCGGGCACCTTTGGGGCGTCCGTTGGTGTCCCCCAAGGAGAGTTGGTGCGGAATACTGTTCAGCTCAACAACGAGTCCGTCGATGGCGTAATCGAGGGACATACGTTTCCCCTGCTGGTATTCGAGCCACAGGTCATGGGGGGTCTTGATTCCAGGGGCCATCGCCGTGACGTACCAACCAGGAACGTTGAATCCCATTTCTTCAAGGAATTCGATGTGCTCACTTCTCTTCTCCGCCTCTAAGCCATCCACTTGATAGGCCAGGACTGTCAAGTGCTCACAGCCCTGACCATCGAGCCGACTGGAAACACCCCCCGCGGTGTTCCTGGGGTTCGAGTAAGTCGAAAAGTGCGCTTTCATGTCGCTCAAAAGGACGATGATCTCACCCCTGATCTCGCCTGTGAATTTCTTCGAAAGGCGACCTGGAACGCCCTTCATTTTACACACATTGACGGATATGTCATCCCCCTCGATGCCGTCTCCCCGCGTAACCCCCCGAACGAATGCACCGCTGTCGTATTGGATGGCGACCGAGATCCCATCCAGCTTCTCTGTAACGAGGAGCTCCTCGAAGGGCTGATTGCCGGTCGAAAGACCGTGCACCCAAGAGGTCAGCTCCGACGGAGTTTTCACCTTATCGAGAGACCCCATGGGAATTTCGTGGCGAACCTTGCTCCAACCGGAAGGGGCGTGATCTCCAATCACCGCCAAATCGGGGTTGTCCGCCTCAAGCTCCCGCAACTCGTCCTCCCACCCGTCGTACACCTCATCCGAAACGATGGGGTTATGATCGACGTAGTACGCACGACGAGCTTCCTTACGCTTAGCGACGAGCTCTTCAATACGCTGCGCCTTGGACTCCGGGGTAAGACTTTCCATTCCTTGACTTATACACCAACCGCGTGCTAAAGTCACGGTAATCCGTTCTCGGCTCACGATCCAATGGCCGCACGGGGTTGTCTAGAGTTCCGGATCGGGTCATAGACGGCGGGGGCTACGCCAAGACTTTTGGGTAGTCCCCCGTATCTTTGGTTCACCTGATAGGACAGGCCCCTGTCGCACAGGCATCGTCCACGGCCATCTCACCACCGAGGACTAGGGGATGTTCGTTATTGATGGCAACGGCCATTCTGTTGTACGTCAACTCGTCTATGACCTCGTAAGGCGCCTGTGGATATCCGTGAGACTTTGACAACACCGTCGTGCACTTGAGTTGGGGAACGTACTCCTTCAAGCACGCGGCGAGCTCTTCTCGCTCAGTTTCCGGATCAAACGAGAGTGTCGCGCTGACGGAGTTATCCGCCCAGTACTGTTGAACAAGACGCTGACGCTCAAATTGGTCACGAATGGTCTCTGTCTGTACCGTAATGCGAGTATGTTTCGCCTTAGTTGGGAAAGAGAATACCAAGGTGTTACCAGTGTTGTCGTAACAATCGAGTTCACTCGGGACTCCGGCCTCCATGAGAGCGGGTACCATCGGATCATTTTTGGCCAAACGGGCGCGACGGATGTAATACTCCGCAAAGGGGGCATGGATACCGGGGGAACTCCCATTGAGGAGGCTAATTGTACCGCTCGGCTTAGTTGTTGTAACTGCAATGGGACGGGGCACTCCAAGTTCCACTGCATAACTGTCAGCCTCAGAACGGCAATATTTATACCAAGTGGTCAAATCATTGGGACTCCAATCGAAGTCGCACACACCTCCGAGACCGACACCTAGTCGCATATTCTGTCGGTTAACGGCATCACTCTTGGCATCCGTCAGGGGTGTGAGCTTCTGACGAAGCGTGTAACGTGTTACCAAACGAAAAATTGTCTCCGCACTGGCACTCGAAAACTTTGCTGGAAAGGCTTCAGCAAGATTGCACGCTTCCCGGTCATAAAGGGGAATTTCGCCACAGGGATTAACGCCTTTAGCTCCGGGGTCGGTCTTTTGAACGAGTGGTAGATTGAAAACTCCGGGCTCACCGAAGTTGATATTGTCGTCGATAAGTCGATGCCAGTCGAACCTCTCAATTTGTTTCCATGTGCGAAACACTATGCTGTTGTTACTGGTATGGCGATGACTGAGAACCTTATCAAGGTCTTTCTTAGCATCACGAAATGGCTGATCCTCGGCGTCGCCGAGGACGATGAGAGCGGAGCGGCGAACATTACCACTCTTAACGCAAAAGCCAATCATGTTCGTAACGTCTAAGCATTCGACACTGGATAGACGACGTCCTCGAGCGGCACGGACAATACCCCAAGACGAGCGAAGCAGGTGGCTCAAAGGACCAGGACCGCAAGCAATCCCACCAAATGTCTTGATGGGTAAACCACGTCGACGAACGTTCGAAACGTCCACGATGAGATCTTTCCCCTCAAAAGCGGCTGTGAGTACACGACGCTCGGCCTCAACCCAACCTTCGCGAGAATCAGGCACAACGTATACAGGGGTCGAACCATTCAGAAAGCTCTTGTCGTTGGGTTTGACCTCGTTCAGATCCGCATGATCACTACCACACCAAATGGCAAAACGAGCGTTGTTGTCAACGACAACTGGAAGCGTGTGAATGTCGCTAAGACCTATGCCAACACCCCCACCTAGCATGAGCTGATTCATCATCCAACACCATTCGTCTACGCCGTACAGTGTAGAAAACCAGCAATTATACCTAGCGTCCGCGGGAATCCCCTCAACACCGCCGACCCAAAGGCCGCGACCAGGCGGAAGCGCCTGACCCGTCCAGAATAAGTGAAAGAGGAGCTGCATTTCCTGCTCGCTCACAGGAACATGAGAGAGGCTGCAATTGCCCTCTACGACACGGCGGATCGTGTCGGTCCAAGATTCGTTACCACGGCAGTACTTCGTGTTGTACGTGGAGCGGGCAAGAAGAGACGTGAACGGATCCCCTTGCTTTCGATATTGAGCAAGAAACGACTCGCGAAGTCGAAAGCTATTACGTGCCTGAGCAATTTCAACGATCTCCATGTTCCCGCACTCCTCGTCACGCAGTTATTGAAAGTACGGCCAACTCGACAAGTGTCCGCTTGGAGCGAGCCGCGCTCTTCACATCAGAATCCAATTTACATAGACGGGACATAACGCCTGTCAAAGACTTCACACTGTGCTTCTCGACCCTAGGAAGGAAAATCTCTTTACACTTCCAAGGGTGCATTTCGAGGAGAGAAGAGATGTCGTCGGGCGATACGCCATCATCAAGTAGACCCCTCGCGACGATCACGCTTTGGAGCTCTTTAATGAGGGCGGCACAGATCCGTACGGACGCGCTCTCCGGTTCACTCTCGTAGAGATGAGAAAGGAGGCGCATTGCCTCCTTTTTGTTCTTCGAGAATGCCGCCTCTGCAACCGACCACGGATCGGCGACCGTATTGAGAGCGACCACTTTCCCAATGAGCTGCTTCGTGATCTTCTGACTCTTCGTAACCGTTGAGAGCACAGCAAGTTTTCGGAACTCGTTGTTGATGTTGTAAAGGTCCCCGCCCGTCGCCCTATAAAAGGCAATGTCTGCATCCGCATCGAAACTGAGGCCAAACTTGATAGCCCTCTCACGAATGTACTTCAAAACCTCATTGCTCTTACCCTCTCCAAAGTTCTTGAGCTTAGGGTAGTGCAGGGGCTTGGACTTCCTTGATATGAAGTCCCACAACTCATCGAGCTTCGAGGAACGAACCACGGCAACGAGAACAGCGGATGTATCAGTAGCGGAGCGACCTTCAATGAAAGTTCGTAAAGCCTTGCCTTTTGACTCCTTAACGTCCTGGGCATTGTCCACAATGACCGTAACGGGAAGGTCGTCGCAGTTCGGGCCACGCAAAAGATGGAGTACGTCCGAGTCAGACTTTCCCTCGCCGTTGAGGTAGCGAGTGTCCCGGTTCCTCCACGACTGAGCCATCTGTATGACGGAATCGAGCTGGTAGTCCTCCAGACCGTAAGCAACACACACAGAAGTCTTGGGAGCGGACGCCTTATCCATAGGTCAAACCCAAAAAGTTTCGACAAACAAGGTCTGAACGTGGAATTGAACGTTGATGCTAGTCGACAGACGGGACCTCAAGGAGTGCGTACCCTGTGCGAGTTTTTGCCAAGTACTCTTACCTGCTTTTCCCGCAATCTTCTTGAGCCCCTCTGTAAGGTCACAATGAATCAGTCGGTCAGGTACTTGATTAGCCATGAGTATATCGTGGGTGAGTTGCTCGAGTATTCGTAAGACGAGGGGCAGGTCTGCTTTGACGGTTTCGAGAATGGAAAAAATGGACGGCAAATCCTTGCGAAGTCCGGACTCGATCATCGAGTACACCTTATCGCGGTGGGAGAGCTTTCCCCCAATCGCGTAGGCCAGGGATCGACCTACCGAACCTTCTCCCATGCGTGTGTAGACAAGTGCTTTAGTCGGGTCTGATTGTTCTCTTGAAACCCTTGTAAGAACGAAGCTCTCAGGAAGCGGCCGGAAGTGCACGATACCGCATCGGGACTGTATTGTCGGAAGAACTGACGCCAAATGCTCAGCGAGCAAAATGAACCTCACATGCGAGGGGGGCTCCTCTAGGGTTTTTAGAATCGCGTTCGCCGCCGTCGCATTCATCCGATCTGCCCCGTCCACAAGTAGTAGACGGAAGGGGGCGATAGATGGAAATGTCGGGCTCTGTTGAAGAATGGACCGTATGGGCTCAACCCTAATTTCGGAACCCTCTTTTTTGTCGTGAAAATCCGGCACAGTAGAAACATCAGGGTGGTTCCACTGGTCGATCTGGTCGCAGTCGTAGCAGGTACAACCGTCCGCCCGTGTCTCGGTGCAAAATGATTCTTTGAGGAACTGGCGAACGGCAAACTTGCGACCAACACCCTCATCCCCAACGATCAAAATGGGAGAGGTATACTTTCCTTCCACCACTCGACGCAGGATTCTTACCCCCTCAGGTTGTCCCACAACGTCCGACAGCACTGGCTTCTCCCTCAGCCAAAAGGTGCGGTCTCAGAGGGGGCACTTCGACGAGCTGCATTACGAGCAAGTAATTCGTATTGCATCGCTCACAAATATGCCGGTGGGGCTCTGTACCACTTGGCTGAAGGCGTCCTCTACACCGAGAACAGGCCATCAAACTTGTCGGGTTATCGTCAAGCACCGGTGGGTCAGATATCAATGTGTCCGCCAACGTTTATACCCCACGTATGCTTGCACTTGGTACAGCGGTAAAGTCTCTGACTGCCACTCCCAATGACTTGAGGATTTGCGGTGATAGAGTCGCATCCTTGTCGATGGCACTTTATGTCCACAACCTCTTCGGGGGGTCTGGTGGGCACGGGCTGGGGGCTTGTTCCGGTCGGGTCTGTAGGCATGTTCATCTCCTAATAGCTGTATCTGGGGAATTTCGTAGGAAACAGGTTGAGCAGAAGCCCCAAAATCCTATTGTAGAGATCGGGGTCTTGAAGATCAATGGTAGACACGTCTAGGGGAGGATCTCCATTGGGTACTGCAAAAGCAACGGTCAGTGGATTGAGGGTTCCGTCCACAAAGTAGGGGGCAAGCTTGAGCCAGTCCTCCCCACGAATGTGAACCTGAATCCCTACCCCATAAAGGCGGACCATGGGGATGTTGTTCACCTCAACCGTACTGGCAATAGCCTTACCACGGAGAACGGCTGTCAGAGCCTTTGCAACGTAAGGGGCATCGTCGGCGGTCAGATTCGCCACCTGTTGTCCATTGAGCAAGTCGAGTCTCTGATCCACGTCAAAGAAAACTCACAAAAGGAAAGGGGCGTCACCCATTGGTGGCGCCCCTTTGATTGACGCGAGTGCAGACCTTAGTGCAGACCCATGGCCGCTTCCGCGTCCTTGGTCTCGGGCTTCCGAATGATACACTCGGTCGTGAGCAGAGTTGAGACGACGGAGACAGCATTGCGAATGGCAGAACGAACGACCTTCGTCGGGTCGACGATTCCATGTTCGAACATTTGGACCCACTCGAACGTGTTGACGTCGAGACCAACGAGTTCGTCTTCTTCCCGCTCTTTCATTTTCTCGACGAACACGTCACCCGATCGGCCGGCGTTCTTCACGAGCTGAAACAGCGGCTCATCACACGCCTTGCAGACGAGGAGGAAACCTGCCCGCTCTTCTTGCCCGTCTGGCATCGGGAACGGAATCTCCGAGCCACTTTCGTGCGCCGCAAGCATATCCCGGGCGCGCTGACCTGCTCGAAGCAGAGCAGTACCACCCCCAGGAACGATCCCCTCGTCCATCGACGCCCTGGTGGCAAAGAGGGCGTCTTCGATTCGGGCCTTGAGTTCCTTCATTGCGAGTTCGCTTGTCGCGCCGACCTTGACGACGCAAACGCCGCCCATCAGTTTGCCCAGTCGCTCCTTGAGCTTGTCCTTGTCGTACTCACTGCCCGAGCGCTCAATCTCGGCACGGATTTGATTGATCCGGAGTTCGACGTGCTCGGCGGAACCGGCCCCGCTCGTGATGACCGTGGTTTTCTGCGTTGCTTTGACTGTCCCTGCACGTCCCAGCGACTCGATGGTCAAACCCTCGAAGGTCATTCCACTGTCCCGAGAAATGAACTCGGCACCCGTCAGCGCCGACACGTCCTTGAGGATCTCCCCTTGCTGAACGCCGAACCCGGGCGCCTTGACGAGGAGACACGGGAGGTTGCCAGCCAGGTGGTTTTGAATGAATGTCGGAATCACGTCGCCCTGAAAGTCAGGCGCGAGAATGAAAAGGGGCTGCTTGCTCTTCACAAGAGCTTCCATGAGGGGTACGAGAATGCGGATGTTCGAGATCGGAATGTCCGTCACGAAAACATACGGATCGGTCAGAACCGACGTATGGTCCTCATTCTGGGCAAGAGCTTCGTGAAACCAGCCGCGATCGAGCTGCATGCCGTCGGTCGCCTCAATGAGAGTCTCCGTCGACTTGCCTTCCTCAATGTTCACGACACCGTCCTTGCCCACCTTGGCGACGGCCTCCGCAATGATCCTGCCGATGACGCTGTCCCCGTTGGCGGAAATCGTGGCGACGTTCTGAATGTCCTGCTGCGACCGTACAGGAACGCTCATACCGAGAACCTGTTCTTCGATCAGCTCAAGAGCCTTGTCCATTCCTCGCTTGAGGGCCACGGGAGCGAGACCCGCAACGACCAACTGATTGCCTGAGTTGGCGAGACATGCGGCAAGAACGGTGGCGGTTGTCGTACCGTCTCCAGCGTCGTCACTCGTCTTGGACGCGACTTCCTTGACAAGGCGAGCTCCTAGGTTCTCCCACGGGTCTCGTACCTCGATCTCCTTGGCGACACTGACACCGTCCTTGGTGACCAGTGGGCTCCCAAAGGTCTTCTCCATGGCCACGTTACGGCCCTTGGGGCCCAAAGTGACCTTGACGGCATCGGCGAGGGCATTCACCCCTGCGATCAACTTTTTGCGGGCTTCTGTTCCGTAAATGATGGGCATCTCATTTTCTCCTATCGAACCACTACACCAAGATGTACGCATACGACCGACGAAATGTCGCAGCGCACCAATTAGGTACGATGGGGGTCAGCCTCGAGCAAATCTCGACGGCAATACGAGAACACCTAGACATGCCAGGGGAGACGCCTGTAAATGTGTCTTTTGGGGTGGCAGAGGGTCGAGATCGACACCTTGCCGTGTCCTTCACTGCTATGGCTGGCGGAAAGACACTCACGGGTCGAGTCGTCTTCGAAATCCTCGAAGCCAACTCCCGCCAGTGGAACGGCTCAGCTATTTTGCTGACTAGCCGCGTTGAAGTCGACTAACGAAGCTTGTGAAAAGCAGCAATTGCCTTGGGATCCAAATCTTCAGGGTCGGGGGCCGAAGGGCCTGTATCCCATTCCTGAGCGGACGCCATGGGAAATGGATCCTCTCGACGGATCCAAACTGGATTCGAGACCTTCGCGTCCCTCACCAAAAGCCAGCCGTAAAGATCCAAGAGGAGTAACCTCACGTCCGAGTGCTCTTCCGACCACCTGACCCCGGACTCATCCATAACCTGGCAAAAAAGGGCTTTGGTCTCATCCGAACGCGAGTATGTCAACTGCCACCCCTTGGGAAGAGCAGCCAGAATTTGCTGGTGAACCTCCTCCGCACTCCAAAGGGACATTTCTTCAAATGTCGGCATGAGCTACTTCTACACCACTTCGATGTGTTTGACCTTTACGTCCGAGGGCTTGAACACGGCAACTTCCGGAACCCCATCAACCAAATCCGAACCATAATACACGACGCAGTCGTACCCCTTGGAACGGGCTCCCTTCGCCTGGGCCTTGCTGGACGTGACCAAAGTGTTGTGGACCAACACGGAAACGGTATAGACCTTCGGACGATAGGACTTTGAGTCCAATCCAACCTCATCCAGATAGTTGTACAAGTAGTCGGGAGCCCCCGTGCTCGTACTAAACAAAGAGAGGCTGGCATCGTCCATACCCAGAGGGGTTATTTTGCTCCCTATGATGTAGCCAGCAATGTCGTTCAAGGTGTTCGGGTCGACCTTGAGCCAATTCTGGAATCCAACAGAGTCAAATGTACCCTGACCGGGAGGAGGATTGTCGTTGATGAATCCAACCTCTTTGGGATAGTTGTTCCAAGCGTCTGTCCCCTCATCGACTAAACGCTGTAAGAACTCGCCGGCACGTGGATTCTTTTTCTTCATATCGGCAAGGATCATCTCCTTCTCAAAGCCGATGTTACGATTGGCCTCAGCATACTTCACCGCCACACGCTTCGACGGAGTCAGGAAGATACCGTCCCCGTAAAAACGGTCGACGAGCTCCTTCCGTGACTTGTCAATTTTGAATGTGTGGAAAAGGCGGGTGGTTCCGTGATACAGCGTGACGGAACGATGCTCGAGCAACCCCTGGAGATTGTACTCCGCCAGGTTGAGCGTTTTCCTCGCAAAACGATAGGCGATCCGCTCTTGAGCGGCGTACCGATGAGCTACTCGCTGGGCGATGGTCGTCACCCCCAAGCAGGTTGAAAAGACCTTTAGCCGAGACGTGAGCCGTCTGGAACCCCTGGGCACGAAGCGAGGATGACTCGACCGTCCTCCGACTGGGCCGCGACAAGCATCCCGTGGGATACTTGACCCATCATCTTACGAGGCGGTAGATTACAAACGGCGATGACCGACATGCCGACAATGTTTTCGACCGTGTAACTCTTGGCAATACCAGCCAAGATGGTGCGCGACCCCTCCGAGCCGAACGAAACCATGAGCTTTAGGAGCTTGTCACTCTTAGGTAACTCATACGCGCCCGTAACCGTCCCCGTACGAAGCTCGACCCGCTGAAAAGTAGCAAAGTCGACGAACCCGTCTTTTAGGTCGGGCTGCTCGTTTTCTTCTTCCTTGTTCTCGTGCACTGCCCGAAGTCCGCCCGCGAAGCCGTTCACCTGGTCGCAGAACTCCTGTTTTTGCTCCGGAGTTGCACTTGCGAGGAACGCTCGAAAAGCGTCCGCAACGGGCGTCTTACTGCAAGTGGGAGCCTCCTCGGTGGAAGGAACGGCGCCTGCATTTTGATTGGTTGTGGAGCCCATGTTCACACCTCTACGTTTTGAGTGAGCATGTTCATGAACATGCGTCCTTGGATGATGGCGTCTTCAACAGCAACGTGGGTCAAATTGGTGCCGATGTCCTTGAGCCATACGGCCGGATACTTTTTTCGAGCGGCTCCCATGTAAGTCGTTCGAAGCTTGCCCATCCCATACGAGCGAATATCGATTCCGCCTCCGTATCCAAATGGGTCCTCTCCGAGGAGGGTCATAAAGTAGTAGTGAGTAAATGCAAAATCGAATGCCACGGGGTACCCAACGAAAATCGGCTCAGTGTCCTCCCCTGGCAACATGTAGTCCACACCCACGTTCTCGACCCAGTTCCCAAAATCCCGCATGACCCTAAGAGGATCTTCCGGGTTCGTACGGGCTGCCGACCAAGCTTCAGGATTCCTGTCCCAAAAATCGAGCTTAGTCGCGGGGTCCATCGATGCCCCAGGAAGCTCGCAGAGATTTCTCGAGAATGTGTCGATCATGTTTCCGTTGCCGACACCATCGAGGAGAAAGGCGGCCGCCCCGAGACTGAGCATCGAGTTCCGACCAGGCAGGGGGCCATCGGTCTCCAAATCTACACTTACGTACACCTCTCGAATCCGGTTCATTGGGCCACGAAGGTACAGAAATTGGTGACAATGTTGCAAGTCGCCCCCTCGGCGTGGCACTTGCACGTCAAGTTCGCAGCCGCTTGATCGAGGTTTGGATCCCCGCACCACCCGGGATTCGATGTCGCTGGCACGCAAAGATGCAGGTCGGGGTTCGCCCAACTGCAAACGTACGTCCCACAGGCGGTGCCGTTGTTCGCGCAGTCAACGTCGTTCGTGCACCCGAAGTAGTTGTGGTCAAAAAAGGAGGCGTCCGTCGGCCCGCCGGCATCGGGGAGCTCGGGAACGGAGCCAGCACATCCCACCAGAAGGGCACCGAACAAGGCGCAGAAGAGGGTCGTTACTTTCATGCCCTAGCACTACACCACCTAAAAGCGCGACAACCCGTGAAAAAATGCTTTTTTCACAAGCTGTGGAAAACGTTGGGAGAAAATGGCTCTTGACGAAAACCCCCATCTAGGAAAGAGTCGGACAAGGAGGTGTTATGGCAACAAAGACCCGATACAGACTCATTCCACAGCGGAGCCGCCCTGGGCCCCTGACGGGGAAGGACATAGCGGCTCTTAGCAGAACAACGGACTACCTGGTCGTCGCGTTGACTTTGGCCAAACAAGCAGCCGAGTTGATTCGGTGGGATGTACTCGTCCATGACCGAAACCTGAACATGACAACCCACATCGTGAACCCGCAGGGAAACGTTGAAACCCTTCACACTGGCACGATTTACACGACCGCCTTAGCGAAGTAGTAAGGACGGGGACCCTGGTTGGGCAGGGTCCCCGTCGTCACGTAGAGGAAGCAGGTGTACTCGAAACACAGCGCCTTGCGGCGCCGCACTCCTTAGCAGGGAGGCCCGCAACCCTGTGCGGTTCTACTTCCATTTATTTATCATACGTCGAGATGGTGCCGTCAGGGAGCACGTCCACCAGGAGGATCTTGCGAGCGCTAGAGTCGTGGTCAATTCCTCGACGAATGGGTGGAGCGCGGGTCCGCCCGGCTTCGATCTCGTCCTTGTGGAACTGACAGACGCAGTACCCCTCTAGCTTTTCGTTGTCACAGAATAATTTTTGACATTTCATCATGAAATCCTTCTGTAAGTGTAGCGGAAGATAGAGTACTCGAAACTCAGACCCTGGGGTCCCATCCGCTTTCGAAACGGCGCTCATTCCCTGATGAGTTTATCTTCCATGGCGGAGAGTGAGGGATTCGAACCCCCATGACCCTTTCAGGTCACGCCCGCTTTCAAGGCGGGTGCCTTAACCGTTCAGCCAACTCTCCAAGGACGGGTCGCCCCGTCCGTCCAATCACCAGCTCTTGCGAGACTGCTTCTTGGACTTTTCTTTTTTACAGACGTGTTTCGCTTCGTGTGTTGGGGACGGGTCAGGTTCAGAGTGGGCCGATGGGTCTACACCGAAGAAATCGAACGAACTAACCGGGGTAAGCGGAGGCATCCCGATGGTCAAAGTTCCGACACCGGGATCGGGTATGAATGATTGCACCATATGCAGCGGAGGAGACGGGTGCACCATCATTTCCACGAATGTTTCTTGAATGGCTGGTTGAACGATCGCTGGTTGAACAGTAACTCCAGCGAACGCGTTGGACGTGTTCGTCGTGGTCGTTGTGTTCATTTGGACCCCGAGGTTCGCGAGGTCGCTATCCGCACCGCCCGCGTAGCAGGAAACCCCAAGACCGCGCGAAGCCCCGTTCTGGAAGCTCCGTAGGTAACTGGCGTTCTGAACGTACTTGTCCGCACTGTCGACGCTAGAACCGAGCTTCCTGGAGACCGCCGCAAGGCTCAGAAGACCCCGCGAGCCGAAATCAGCGGCTTTGGCCGCCATGATGTCAGCGGCCGCCTGATAGGAGCCCTTCTTGGCGGCTTCCTCAGCTTCAATTTGAGCTCGAACAAGTTGAGCCAATCCAACGATGGCGTCGAGACTGGGATCCGGTTTCGACTCGAGGTCCTCCTTGCGAACGAACTGAGCCTTAACCTTGGTCTCTTCCGTGTGATCGTGCTTCTTACCTTGAGCGTCGAATGTTTGGTACGTTGCATGCAAGTCGAAGACATTCACGGCACGAGGACCGTGGGTCTTCTGCTTGGCGAGTCGAACCGCAACGACAATGTGACGAGCCTCCTCAGCAAGAAGGTCAGGGATCTGGATGTGAACCTCCCCCGTGCTGTCGTTGTCGTCCACGTCAACGTCAGAAACGACCGAATTAATGACGTGTCCGCTTGTGGGCTTCAAGTAGAGGTCAATGTTTGTCGCGTAGGTCGAGATGAGTCCGCCGAGTTCCGTACCGAACGCCTTGAGAGCTTTGTCCGGGTTTTCGACATGGGCGTAATTACCCTTCCCCTCCCGAGCAAACTCCGTAAGAAGATTAGAGTCGAATTCCCCCTGTGTGTTGGAGCCATACCCGAAGGCACTGCACGTGACGTGCTCACGGTTCGACGTGAGTAGATTAATGATGTCCTTACTGGTCTTCGCGGGACCGACGTTGGCCGCGCCGTCCGTCAACATGATGACACGGTGAATGTAGTCTCCGCCGATATCGAGCGCCTTGAGTAGCTCGAGACTCATGAGTAGGCCGCCCGAAAAATTCGTCATGCCGTCCGCCTTGAGTCCGGCAACAACCTTTCTGAGGGCATCCTTGTCTCTGACCCGAGCGGGGGCGAACGCCGTGCTCGCCTTGGAACCAAAAGTCACGATTCCAAGAATGTCGTCGTGCTTCAGATGCTCGATGATCTTGAGGGCACTCTGCTTGACGTACTCGAGTTTCTCACCCGCCATAGAGCTACTGACGTCAACACAAAGAACCATCGCCAGCTTTGGGCGAGTCTGTTCAACGTCAACCGGGGGAGCCGTCAGACTGACGACAAGGTGGGTTGTGTTTTCATCATCGAAATGGAATTTGTTGGTGACAAGACGTGCTTCGAGTTTCATGGGTTCTTCTCCGTAAACGTTGCGGTCGGTCTTGACGGGACGCGGAGCTGGACAGTGCTCCCAAATCTCGACAGGTTCCTAACAGTCGTCCTCGGCTTTCCCAAACCCCAAAGGGGCGCGGTCCACCGTACGGAAACCCAAACCAGCGAAGGCGCGGTCTCCAGTGCCACTATGTATACACCGGAACACCAATCGGTGCAAAAAGATTTTGCGGAAGGCAGAATACTCGAAATTCAGTCCGTAAGGACCGCATCCGCTTCCAACGGAGCCCGCGCCCTACGCGGTTTACCTTCCAGAATCACTAAGCAGGCAATCGAAGCAGGATTTCCTGAAGCATCGACATGATCGCGGGCACTTTGGACACGTGTTCCTTGAGCTCGCGAACGTCGTCACGTAAGAATTGGACGTCCTTACGCATGAGGTTCACGGTGACGGAAACCTTAGCGAGGTCTTCGTCAACTTCGTCGACCTGACGGGAAGTTGCCTCAACCTTGGCAGCAACCGACTGAACCTGGTCATCGATACGATTGATGACCGGGTACAAGTGGTCATCCATGTTTCGACGCATCTTGATGCCACCCTCAATCGCCGCCTCGGCGATCTTCGAGACAGCGGTCAGCCCGTCATGGATGAGGTCAAGCGTAACGGTGTCACGGGAGTAACCCTTCCAGGCTTGAAGTGGATCCTCTGCCAGCGGCGGGGTTGATTCCATCTCAAACCCCAAGGCCGCTTCCTCCGCCTCTTGGGCGTCGATACGAGCAGAGACCTCTTCGAGAGCCGTACGCTCCTCTGTAGGAGGTGCGATACGATGATGCCCACTGCCATTCGTACCGTTCTTCTTTGACACCATAAGCACCATATCTCACATAAGGAGTATTGGTATGGTCAGAGTGGCGGGATTCGAACCCACGACCTCGACGTCCCCAACGTCGCGCTCTAACCAGGCTGAGCTACACCCTGATAACGTTTCACCTGCCTAAAATGGGCTACCTGACCGCAAAATCAAGTAGCCCATTTTAGTGAGGTTTTCAGCCCGTTCCCGCGACATATCCCGCCGCCTCAAGGTACGGAAGCATCCGGGGATGCGGATTCCGCAGATTGAAAATAGGGGACGTCATCGGCAACGTCTTCGGCTTGTACGGCTTCCTCAGAAGTTTCATTCCCGCCTGCTCGGGCGTTCGACGATCCTTCTTGGTATTGCACCTGTAGCAACTCGCAACAATATTTTCCCAGGTCGTTTGACCGCCCTGGTGCCTAGGCCGAACGTGATCGTAGTTCAGTTGCCCCATCTCGAATTGCTTTCCGCAGTACTGACAACGAAATGCGTCTCGAGTGAAGACGTTGACTCGGCTGAACTTGATGCCCTTCTTGAAACCGTCGACATTTCGAATCAACCGAACAACCATGGGCATCCCGAAAGAAACACGCGGATTCGTCTCGGACCCCGCCGATGAGATGACCTCATCGTAAGTCTCGAGAAGATCGCACTTGCCCTGAACGTAGTCGAGAGCTGCTTCTTGCCAAGGGATTAGCCTATGTGGGCTCATCCATGGGGTTAAAATTAACGTATGGTTCATTTTTGAGCCTCCTTTCATGGGCTTAGCGTTTAGTATTCACTACGTGGATGGGTGATTCAATCCGTAATCGCACAACGGCACGATGCCATAACGAGAACATAGTGCTCGAGGAGGGATTCGAACCCTCACTGTACCGGCTTTAAGGCGGCCGCCTCCTGCCAATTGGGCTACACGAGCATAGTGCTCACGGCGAGATTCGAACTCGCACTGAACGCTTTTTGAGGGCGTCGACTCCTGCCGTTGGTCTACGTGAGCGTTGTTCAAGAGTGATGATGCACGAAGCGGTGTCTTCGCATCAGGGCGACCCGTACTGCCGCCGCAGGGGAGAAGAACTTCCTCTTCTGCCACTTGGGTTCTGAAAACAGAGCCAAAGCAGCCGTGGCGACCGTGTTCTTCTGAGCGGTCGTCAAAGTCGGAGCTCTTTGATCGACAATGACCAAGAGTTCGGAGAGAGTCGGAGTGGTCATCAAGCAATCTCCTCAATGCTAAACCAGGGGTACATCGGAGCGGCGGCCATCTCACCCAAGGCTGTAAAACCACCGTTGTAAGTGATCACCACCTCAACGAGTCCAGGAGACCCACTGGTTTGATAGTACCCAACGCACGGAGCCCCCGTGGCATGATCCCCAGCGGTCGGAGGAGACCCTTGCTGCCCATCGTCCAATCTTGTACCAACACCGATCGAACTGCCATTATTAGCATCACGCCACTCGAAATAGATGGCGCCCTGTCCAACACCTTCGTTCGGAGAAAACGTCAACTTGTATGTATGATTCGCAGCGAGCGTGATTCGTCCGATACTCGGAGCACCCAGAGTCGTTGTGTACGATGAACTCGAGTCCAGGGCGATGTCTGAACCGACGGAGAAATACGACGAATTGAACTTGACGTGATCCCCGGCACTCAAATTGGTTGACTGAGTCGAACTTACGTAGCCATGAACGACATTCAGGATTGGGTTCTGCCACGAAGCCGTGCCCTCCCCAGTTGCCACAAGCGTCTGCCCAACCGCGGTCGGACCCGAACCCTGAACAACCGCTAACGTCGCGGGCACCCAAGCACTACCATTCCACCAATAGGGCTGTGTAGAGCTCTCGTCGTAATACATCATTCCTTCTTGAACGTTGCCGGGGTAGAACCCGCTCTCGTACAGGGCGGTCGTAATCACGTTGAGTCCGGCCATCGTGGCGCCCGTGGACGATGGGCCCGTAAAGGTCGCAGTCAGTATAAGGTGTGTTCCGTCTACCAGAGACGAGATCGTGTAGTTTCCCGAAACCGTCGGGGAACCGCCACTAAAGGTGACCTGCTGCCCGACGGTAAACTCAGACGTCGAACCGCTGGTCAAAGTGACCTCAGCGTTTCCGGTCGTCACATCGACGGTAACCGACGGGGGTACGCCAGTGTAATTCTCATTCAAGTAGACCGTGTTACCACCAACCTCTGAAACTTTATACACAACACCGGGTTGAGAGGCAAAGATCAGATTGACGTTGTTTCCGCTCCAACTCGTTTGGGCGACCGACGCAGTAACTATGTTGGAGTTGTACTGAACGGTAAAGGTGCCGCTGGCGGTACCAGCATTAGACGGCTGAGGAAAAGATCCGGAGCCAGAAAATGGTGTCAATGCCGAGGCCGAGGAACCCTGCCAATACACATTAATCCCTCCCGAATAATACGGAAGGAAAGGAAACGGATTCGAAAGGTCCCCGTAGTAGGGCCCCTGCATGTAAAACTGGAATGAAGTACCGAACGACGATGGGGTACCGGCGACAAAACTGTCATCGAAGAAGTTGTACTGTGTTGTCAGGATGTAGATATCCCCTCCCGTGCCAGCATTGGATCCGCAGTTGATAAACGCGGTGGTGGCCGAACTGTCCGATCCTGCGTAGCCGCCAGATCCTATCGTAAGGTACACAAATGGCGCGTACAAACTGACGTCGAAAATACCGCCATTGTAGTCCACCGCCATAACCGAATTTTCGTCTATGGTCATCATAGGCGGTAGCTGAGACGGTGTTCCAAGAAAGAGTTGATTGCTGAACTCCGTAAGAGCAACAAGGCCGCCAGTGATATGAAGGAAACCCTCATTCCAGGTGTTGCCGTCGTAAATACCGATGTAAGTGGAGAACTCTTCCGTTGGGGTACTTCCGGTGAGAGTAATCTGAGAGAGGTTGTAGTCGAACCCGAGAGTCCAACAGATGGTCCCGTTGGCCTCGTCGGGCGTCACGGCGTTAACGTTCGTAACCTGGACCGAAGTGGCAGAAATGTAATTGGTGATTACGAACGTACCGTTGTTGCCACCGTTCGAGACATTCGTGAACGTAATGACTTTACCAACGTCACCTGAAACTATCCCACTCAGCCCCGTAATCGTAGCAAGGGTGCCATCGAAAGCGGTGACGGAGGCGGACGCGACTCCCTGAGTGTACCAACCGATTTCCCCATTATTGGCATCGTCGGCGACCGCAGATGCATTCGCAACGATTACCGAAGACGGAGAGAGTACCTCAACTATGGGGAATGTCCCGTTGTTGCCAGAACTCGCCGCCGCATAGACCACAAGAGTCTGTCCCACCAAGGGGGCGATCATACTGGACATGCCCGTGATGGTCATGTTTCCGCCAGAAACGGTTGTGATCGAAGCAGTGCCACCCTCCCCGCTCGTGGGAAGGAGCTGGATCATACAATCGTCGATCGAATCATCGATGACGATTGTCGACGGAATTCCCGTCTCCGTGATCGAAGACTGCGCCGCTGTGTAAGCGTCATAGAAGGTGGCGAACACGTTTCCACTGGGTGTCGCCCCCTGACGGTAAACGAAGGTGTTACTGCTACTACTGCCAGAAGGGCCCTCGGGTCCTTCTGGTCCAGTTGCACCAGTTGCCCCCGTTGCACCCGGGGAACCGGGCGGTCCCTGTTGTCCAGTTGCACCTTGTGGCCCCTGCGGGCCTGGGGGACCAGGAGGACCAGCTACTCCCGGGGGACCTCTGAAATTGGCATCATTCACACTGTACCCGCGGAATGAATTGTTTAAAGACGAGGTCGTAAAATTCGTACCCGGCGTCTTAGGTCCGTAAGCGTTCCCCATGTGGGTGTGGGACGATGAATCCTTTAAAGACGAAGGGGTCAGAGGATTTTACCTCCGACCCCTTAACCTAGGGCTAATACGGTTTCCCGTCGTCGCCTCCACCACTCCACGAACCCGCGCTGGATTCGAGAAGACTTACTGTAGTGGACCCGCCGAGAATTGAACTCGGGTCCGAAAGATCGTCCTGATCACCCTCGTTACGTGCGTAGTCGGCTTGAGGCAACCGACGGCCTTGCGGGAAATGGGTGAGTTGACCCGCGTCTCAGCAACCTAATGTGTCCCCAGCTCACCGATTGCGAGGTGGCTGTATGCCTCGTGTGGGTTGACGACCCGTTGTCCGATACTCGAAGTCCTCTCGGACGGGTCGCCGATCAGGCCGCGATGGCGAGATCGGGGATGCCGTTGTCGTTGGCTGGTGTTTTCGCCTCGATTTGATTAAGCCGGGTCGAAGGAGCCCGCCTACACGCAGATGGTCGTTCTGTTCCTCCGTCGAAACCTGTCAGGCCCGTACTGGTCAGATGAAAGATGATGCCGTGTCTTGAGATCCTATAGTACACCGGACGGAGGTGAAAGTCACTTACCCTTCACCTTTTTGGTGTGGAGGGGTGTGAAAGGTGAGTCTACGTCACAGCAGTAACCCGACGGACAATCGCCCCCGCAAACCTCCCCGGATGAACAGCACGAAACGAGATCGGGGCACAAAAGCCCGTCTCCGCACGCTACGGCTCGGAGTCGAACGGTCGCTGGCTTCACCTCAGAACGTTGAGCCTTTCGGGCGCCAAAAGTGTCGGAAGGACCTGTAAAGCAACAGGAATCCGCCGGACAGCCAGAGAAAGCCGTTCCACCACAAACCTCGTTCTCGCCGCAGCATTTGTGGTTGGGGTTGCCGTTCACATCAAGACAGACCACCCCGTCGATACCACAGGGGTACTCTGTCCCGGGCCCCGTGGGGACCTGGAGGAGCGGAATTGAGACGCACGAGACGGCGATGAGGGAGACAAGTGTTGCTGCAAATAGGTGTTTCATGGGTGCCCCTACTCCTACACCGTGTGAGAGGAGGGCCTCACCAAAAAGTGCTCAGAAAGGGATTCGAACCCTCACGCCCCGTAAGGGCACTAGCTTCTGAAACTAGGGTGTCTACCGATTCCACCACCTGAGCCTTAAAGCCGAAGGGGCTCCGAAGAGCCCCTTCCTTTTGATTACGAAGCCTTGTCGTAGTCCTCGTACTCTTCGTATTTGTTGTCGTCGTCCTCCGTCGCCTGGGACACAACGACCGTCGCTCTCTTTGTCACGGACTCCCCTGGGTACCTCGTCCGCCACATGGGGCCGTAACACATCTCCATCACCTCATCCTCTTGTTTCTTGAACTTTGACCGCTTCTCCGTTTGGACCCTTTCGGCTCGGACTTCGTGTTCTTGTTTGATGCGATCTGCCATCGCTTCGCTCAGGCTTTGCTTCGGTTTTGCAGGTTTCATGGTCTCACGGTCCTGGTGACGTTGTTGCTTCTTGGGGGGCGACCAATTACGGGACATCAAACCTCCTAGAGGGGGAAAGAGACACGTCTAAGGAATTCGATAGAAAGGAGTGGTTGGCGCGTCCAGAGTTGAACTGGGGTCGGATCTTTATAAGGGTTCCTGCCTCTACCGGAAGCCACGCGCCCGAAACTTTTTGTGCCTTTTCTCCTATATGTCCTATTCGTATGACAGACGCTCAGAACGCCCCGTACAGGCCCTGTGGGGCGGCAGAGATTACGACAAGCTCTTAGACGCCATCCTGGACGGTCTACAGGGTACGGACAGGGTCATTGAAAAAGCACACGAAACGGCTCCTTCGGGCGCACCGAAAGCCATTCTGACCGGTCTGCACCAAGACCTCTTCCAGACGATCAGCGAATTCCGAGGATACATCAAACAGTTGAAATCGATGAAGTAGCAGTGCTCACGGAGGGATTCGAACCCACACGTCCTTTCGAACGACGGAACCTAAATCCGTTGCGGCTACCAATTACGCCACGTGAGCATAGTACGCAGCGTCGGAATCGAACCGACCAGCTTCGGTTTGTAGGACCGAGGGGTTCACCAGCCTCCCCGCTGCGTGTGTGTCGTGTTAGGATACGAAAGTGAACGATCCTCTCGTAAGAAAGAAGTTGGCCCCCGGTTGGATCGACCTAGCCGTGGGGGAAGCTCATTTGGTACGGCGTGCCCTTGGAGAGCTTTACACCCCAGAGCTTCTCGACGCCTCAACTCAATGCGATTATCAGCCGCCCGACGGATACCCTCCGCTCGTCACCCTCCTCGAAAAGAGACATCCAGGAACCTCCGTGATCATCACCTCGGGCGCCAAACAAGGGCTCTCTGCCGTCTTTTACGCAATGAAAGAGATGGGTTTTGTGGGTGTCGCCATGCGGGCCCCCTACTGGTCCCAAATGCCGGAAGCCATTCGAATCGCAGGTCTCCGATTCATCCTCAATGACGACCCCGTAGGAGGTTACGCGTACCTCATGGTCTCGCCGAATAATCCCGACGGCTACATCGTTCCGACCATCGAAGCGCTCGAAAAGTACAAGCGATGCAAGAAACTCAGTGTCCCCCTCATCCATGACGCGGTCTATTACAACCCAATCTTCGTCCCAGGAGATCTTCAGGAGCTCGCTGACATCAGCATCTTCAGCGCATCCAAAACATACGGCCTCAGCGGACTCCGCGTCGGCTACATCACGACCGCCCACCCCGAAGTCAAACGACTGGTCTGCGAATACATCGAGGCAACAACCGTCGGCGTGTCCGTCCTCTCCCAGCGCGTCCTGCATGACATCCTAGAGCAAGAGAACAAGTGCCCCGCCATCCGTGAGCTCTTCATTCAAAGAGCTCAAGATGCCCTGAAAGAAGCGAAGAAAACGGTCGCCGGTCTGAGCCCGAAGGTGCTCGAGACCGAGGGCGTCGAGCAATCGACCGGCATGTTCGGATGGTTCAAGAAAGGCCCCCGGTTCAACGCCGACAAGGCTAGGGTCGCCGTCGCCCCCGGAGCCGCGTTCGGAGACGAAAGCCGAATCCGTATCAACCTCGCGGTTGAACCGAGGCTCCTACGCGAAGCGGTACGCCGCCTGAACTCTATCTAAAGATTTGTCCCGACAAGAGGAATCGAACCTCAACCGAAGTCCGTATGAAAGACTCGTCCTGCCTCAGGTTGCCGGGATGGGAAGTATCGAGCTTTCGATATTCGTATCGAAAGCTCGATAAACTGGCACCCCCGCCGTGAGTTGAACACGGAACGCCGGTTTCGAAGACCAGAACCTGGAAGCCGCCAGGACGGGGGTATTTATTTTTTCAACGAATCTACGAGTTTTTCGATTTCCTCGGAGCTCGCCTTTGACACGGAAACCATGACGATTCGCGGCTCAGAGAGTTCGTGAAGCATCCTAAGAATAACCGAGGGTGATTCTAGGGGAGCTCCTGCATCGGGTCTGGTGGCGCCCATAAAAACCAGGTCCTCAACTATCTCCCCACCATTCGCTATAGTGATCGAACTGTTAAGATGTTGGAAACAGCGTTTCCTCAATTCTGCAATCTCTACCGCTGACAGACATCTAGACATGAGATTTCCCTCACAAAAGAGTAGCCTCCACGCCGTGAGTCGAACACGGTGCAGCATCCTTCGCACGGATGAGCCAGGAATCCGCCTGGACGTGGAGAGTTGTGCCCCCGATTGCCGGTCGGATGGGAGCGGGTACTTTCGTCCCCCGAGGGGACCCGGTAGGTTATGAACCCCTCAACAGGCGTCCCAAAGGACGGTGCCGGGGTGGCGATTTTGAAGTTCGTCGTAGCGTTCGTGACTCATGAGATGACGCTCTAAAGCCCTCGCGCTACGCCAGTAGGCTTGCTTATAGGAGACAAGACGTCCCCACCAACGACCGTGACACTTCTGCTTGTTCTTTCGACGATGATTCGTGTGCATGAGTCCCTCCAAATTTAGAGGGGGACTCCTTTTTGCTGCTGCATTTCGAACTCCTTCAGACTGAAAATGAGCCGCCGCAGTTACAACTGGACGCCTCATTCGGGTTGATGAACTTGAAGCCTTGGCGCATGAGAGTCTGTTCCCATTCGAGTGTCATCCCGTTCAAATAGAGCAGGCTCTTCGGATCAACAACGATCCGAACAGGGGAGCCGTCCGATGACGTGTAGTCGAAGACCATGTCACGGGACCCAGGCTCCCCATCGTGAAACTGTATGACGTACGAGAATCCAGAACACCCCCCGCCTTTGACACCGAGCCGTAGACTCGTGTTTGGAATGTCCCTCTTTTTGATCTGACGAGCCACCGCATCAATTGCGGAGGGCGTCAAAGTGATCTGAGAATCAGGCATAATCCTTAGTTTAGCATTTGGTGTCTCTGCCCGAAGTCGAATCGGGTAGCCAACCTTCGGAGAGTCGGCGCGGGATCCGCCCGCAGAGACGTTTGGTACCCTCGGAAGGATTCGAACCTTCAACCTTTCCGATAGAAGCGGACAGCTCTAATCCGTTGAGCTACGAGGGTGTGGAGAGCCCGTTCGGAGTTGAACCGAACAATAACGGGTTTGCAATCCGTCCCCGCCACCGGGCGAATCGGGCTCATAAATGGTATGGTGTTTGTTATCTACCCTTATGGTGTAGATAACAAACCATGGAAGTTCAACGCACGGAAAAAGGTCGAGGCATCTTCGCCACGAAAGACTACAGAAAAGGCGAGGTCGTAGAACAGGCGGAGGTCATCATCTTCCCCAAAAAGGAACTTCCTAACGACAACGTCCTGGCCTTCTACGTGTTTGAGTGGCCCGGTCCGTACTACGCCCTGGCGCTCGGGAACGGCTCGCTATTCAATCACTCGTACGAACCGAACATGATCTACCTCGCCTACCCGAAGCGAGCCCAGATGTGGTTCCAAGCACTCCGCCGTATCAAAGAAGGTGAGGAGCTCACGATCAATTACAACGGAGATCCAAAGAACAACGAGATCATCGAATTCCTGGACCCAAAACGGGCGAAAAGGGCTCGAGGTGGTGTCTAGTGGAGAATGCGACGTCCAGTGTCGACGAATAGCTCGAGAGCGCCGTAGGCCACGAGCAGTGTCACCGCAAGAGTGACCGCACTTGCACCGATAACCGTTACCCAGTCCTTGAGTTTCATGAGGAGCTCCGTTAGTTGAGAGAGGGATCCTGCCACTTGCTCTTGCGATACTCCCGGAGGCGGACCATTTCCTTCTGGTACTCTTCCTCGGCGAAAGGCACGCACGTCGTCATCTCGAGTCTCCGGGAGGTCGGCATCTCTTCTCGTAGCTTGTGACGGGCGGCGACCTCGGCTCCCTCCGTGGAATCCGCGTCGACCCAGGTCGACGGCGAGACTGTCTCATTGACAACCCCGGCTCTACGCTCGAAGTGCTCGAAGGAAACCCAATAGTGTCCCATGGTGTATCCTTACACCATGAGCAATGCAAAACGCCCGGAAACTGGCGCAATGAAGTTTGGCGACGATTGGACTGGCACATTCCTACGCGGGGACGACGCCATTCCGTATGCGATGAGCCTCGACCAAGTTCTTGACTTCATTGAGAAAGATGCCGCGCCGGAGGTTCAGATCCAAGTCACGGTCCTCCGAGGACTCGCGGACACCTTGCGGTCATCGAACGAGATCATCAGCCCGAAGGGGCAAATTATGCGCCCGTTCGAGGATTGTCTCCCGAAAAAGGAGGCGGCGTGTCCGGTATGCAAACATCCGTGGTTTCACTACACGTACTGCGCGAACCGCTAGTCCTCGTCGGACTCATCAATGCCGAGCTCCCTGAGGAGTTCTTTCATGGCCAACGCATGAGCCGCGCGCGTCATCACATCGGGGCAGACGTGCCCCGGATAAAGCTGGTAATTACACTCTGGACACCACGACTTGTCCCAACACGGCTTGCACGAGAATCGCCCGTGTCCAAGATGGACCGACGGTTTCACATCACAGGATTCGCACGGTTCATTCTCGTACGACTCCGGGGAGAACATTTTCATCCGAGCTTAAGCCTGTCCAGGCCCCGCGGGTTGATTAGTCCCACGCTAACCCACGCATGGCGATCGTCCTTATTGAACTCGAGCGGGGAAATCCACCGACCGTTCGGATCTTCCCCGTAGAGGGACCCGTCCTCGCTCCGATGAACAACCATCCGCATGTAACCGTGGTAGGTTGGAGAAAGAATCTCGTCCCCCTCTTTGATGTCGTCCTCCTTGAGCAGCGCTTCCTCGACCCCCTCCTTACGGATCTCGCACCCGAGGTATTCGTAGCACTTGAAACCGATCTTTACGGGATTCGGCTCACTTCCATTCTCTTGTGACATGAAAGTCCACTTACACCGATACCGTGTACACGTACACGGAAAAAGAGGTCAGGGCCGAAGGATGCGACATGGGGCAACCGTCTCGTACCGGTTCCACGTAAATCAGCCTCCACGGGCACCGAGAAACCATGCCACTGACCAGAGCGGAAGAAGGGATTCGAACCCTCGACGTTTTGCTTGGCAAGCAAATACTCTACCACTGAGTTACTCCCGCACTCCTACGCTATTCCCATGGAAAGAAGCAGCGCAAGATTTGAGCAGATGGGGGGACTCGAACCCCCGACGTACAGCTTGGAAGGCTGACACTCTACCACTGAGTTACACCTGCGAAATTATTGATACGTTACGTCAAGATCATGGCGGACACACTGGGCGATAGACTCAAAGGTTGGGCGGATAAACTCAAAGGTTGGGCGGCGATCATCACCGCCGTCGGAGCGCTCGTCGTCTCCGTAGAAAAAGCTGTCCAAAAGCCCGAAGAACCAGCCGCAAAAGTCAGCTACTCGGAGCTCTCGAAAGCCGTCGAGCAAACATCAAAAGCGACCGTCCAAAATCACGATGACCTCGTCGCCCTCCGCGCCTATCTGAAGGGTAAGCTCGAAGATCTTCGAGACCGCGACGGAGATGGCATTAGGGACGAGCTCGAAGAGGGCGAGGAACTCCAAAGGGAGGGTCCGAAGGCACCCCTTAAGAAACCCTCCAAACCCCAAACCGTCGGAGGCGGACTGCATTTGGTCGACGCGGGGGCCCCGTGGGCGCCCCCTACCCCGGCCCCCGCTCCCGCCATGGCGGAACCCCTCCCGCCGATCGGAAATCGGCCAGTTCCCTACAACGCACCACCGGCAGACGCGGTTTTCAAGTAAACTGGAGCCGCCCGCGGGAATCGAACCCGCCTAGACCCGTTTACAAAACGGGGGCATCGCCTTGATGCTAGGACGGCGTGGAGCCCACCGCGGGGCTTGAACCCGCGACCTCTTCCTTACCAAGGAAGTGCTCTACCACTGAGCTAGGTGGGCGTTCGTAACGTTACTGTTTGTGTAGCTCCCGGATTGGTATGAGCTACAATAAAAGTGTCGAGAAGGCGATGTTTGGCATCGTGCTCTGTATCGTGCTGCTCGCTAGGTACCTACTCACAATGTGAGGGGTCGATGGACGATCGGGTTCACTGGGTGCTACGCGGAACTTCGTTCCTGGTCCTTTTACTGCTCTCGGTCATACATCGGTGCTGAAGACATTCTATTTATGACTCTATGGTAACATGTACTTCTACGACAGGCGAGCCAACACAACCGTTACCTACATGAAGCTCAGGTCGGGGGATTGGGGCCTACGAGGGTACAACTTAAAAGAGCACTCGACAGTCCAAGTCAAGAAGAAGGACGGGACCTCAAAAACAGAGACGGTTGGAAAGGTCGTCTGGCGAGGTGATGACGGACTGACCTTTGCCGCCATCGGTAAGGGTCACAGCCCCAACGAAAGTGGTGGAGGGGGTCACTCTTATGATCGACGTGCTCCGCGCGGAAAGTATGAGTGCGAGGAGTGCGGAGAATACGTCACCCCAGGCACACGGTGCTGGGAAACAGGAATGATGCACTGAGTGGACCGCCGGAGAGTCGAACTCCGATTTCTTCCTTGCGGAGGAAGCACACGCCCGTTGTGTTAGCAGCCCATTTGTCAGGGTGAGGCGTGAGCCCCTTTTGCTGTATTCCACGGCCCCAGTGAGAAGCCCAGCAAGGTCCGACCTGACTTACCCGCAGTTGGCACGAGAGGACTCGAACCTCCGACCCCTACCGTGTCAAGGTAGTGCTCTAACCACTGAGCTACGCGCCAGTTTTACTACTAGTGGACGAGTAGGGAGTCGAACCCTATTGCGACTGCTTGCAAGGCAGTGCCCCGTACCCCACGGTCAAGCCCATTGTTTCTACTTCGTGGAGCTGGAGGGGATCGAACCCTCTACCTCGACCATGCCATGGTCGCGCTCTCCCAGGTGAGCTACAGCCCCATTCACTACGATTCAAGTCAAGATGAAAAACTCGGGGTACTCCCCTATGCCCCCGAGTCTAGTCCTACCGCCTTTTATTCCTGTACGCGCGTCTCCAGCACGGACGACAAGAGTACACGCGACCCAAAATCTGTTGGGCAATTCGGCACCATTGACACATTGGCAGTCACCTCCTTTCGATAGGGAGGCGCTGCTACGGCGGGACGGTGGTCCCTTCAGTGGTGACGAAGAGGTTCATGGTTGATCACCTTCATCCAAGATACGCGAACTAAAAGAGCTCACCAGAGCACCCAATTCCGGGTGATTTTCTGGTTCACGGCACCATTTGCTGTACTCCTCAAAACATACAGGGGACAGAAACCAAGGCCCCCAGCCCAAACGAAACCAAACAACGCGTTTCATAGGGCGTCAGAAGTCAGAAGCTTTTTCAGCGGCGAGCTTGGCTTCGAGGAGCTTTCGTCCGGCTGCCTGAGCGGGAGTCTCCGCCGAGGCGATGCCCGGAACGAGCAGGGCGATAGCCGTGATGGTCACGTTCACGAGATCCGTCGTGGTAACGACACCACCGAGCTGACCCGCGATCTGCGGAACGACCGCAACGATCACGGGAAGAGCCACCGCGAGCCACTTGGGGAGCTTCGCCCAAATGGGCTGAAGCGCCGTCAGAGTCTTCGAAGAGGCGAGGAGAATGGCGGATGCGTCCGCCGCAATCACAACAGGATTCAAGTCCATGCCAATAAATCTACGACATGGTATCTATTCGTGCAAGCTCGGTCGTGAGTATCTGATGTAAGGATTTGGCCCTCTCCTTCCAGTAGGCGTGGAATGTATCGTCCACCGGTTGTGCAATACCGGCAGGTACAGACTGACGATAGGGACTTCCATTTCTATCATCTGTAACCCACTTCCATATATGGCGAGTGTCTCGCTCCACAAAAGGGACTCCAGAGATGGCGGATATTAGAGGGTGCACATCCGTACCAGTCATAGACGGTGTCTTAGCAAGCTGCGAGGCTACCGCCCTGATCGACAGCTCGAAATCGAGCACAAGGCTACTAGTCCTTAAAACCAAATCAGAAAAACGCTTCAATGGATCTATGCCGTGTGTGTGGAGGCACATACCATAATGGAATAGATCGTCCGTGTTCCCGACGCCGCCATCCTCGCCCAAAATTATTTTCGTGGCGATGGGTCCAGCGAGACACACTATAGCCTCCTGCACCACAGTCTCGACGTCCTCCAAATGCAGGTACTCCGGGAGAATAGGGAGGAGTGGTACGGTCCTGGGAGGCGAAAGGGCAACGAATACGCCCTCTAAGAGTGCCCCGTAAGCGTGATACGCAACCGCGTGCCCCGCCTCATGCACACAAATGGCCTCTAGTGAAATCACGGTAACCTCCTAAATGGTGGACGAGTCGAGATTCGAACTCGACAGCGGAATAGAGTGAGCACTCCAGAGCCACCCCACTGCCCCATGGCCGCCCATACTTTATTGTAGCGGGCTGTGAGGGAATCGAACCCTCTCGCTAGAGTTTTGGAGGCTCTGCCGTCACCATGACTGTACAACCCAATTTGGGAACCTAAGTTCCCAGCGGGGCTAGCGGGATTTGAACCCTGCGATCTCCACATTGACAGTGTGGCGGGGACGGCCGAACTCCCCTATAGCCCCAAGTTTTTCGTTTTACATTCACACGGTGCATTCGGGTGTCCACTCATCGGGCACTCAGCATCATGTTGCTTCATCATCGCTAAGTACAAGCATTCGTCAGAACAGAACTGACCGCCCTCCCCGCACGCGATAAACGTATCGGGAATAACCCCAAAACACTTAGGATTCTTTTCTTCCATGTTGGTGCCCCCGACAGGATTCGAACCTGCGACCTTCGGTTTAGGAAACCGCCGCTCTGTCCGTTGAGCTACGAGGGCGTAAATGTCGCGTGGACGCTCGGAACTTGACCGGCGTTCCACAAATCGGCAAGGGCGGTGCGACCCGCACTCGAGGAAAAGAATGACAGGTACACGGTCTTCAGAGAAGACTCATCCAAGGAACGCTTCAAATCAGAAAGGCCTATACACCATTGAATGCGATGGCCATCCTTGTCGTCAAGAGCGGACCCGTAACCGATCAGCCGACGAAACGGGCTATCAAGGGGAACTACAGTCAGCCCAGTTCGCTTGACGTACTTGAGAACGCAGTCTTCCAACTGGAAGATATTGGTGCAAATGACTTCTTCGGTGTCCATCTGAGTGTGATTCCTTCTACACCAGACGTTCCGATAGAAAGAAAATTGTGGGCTGGAAAGGTTGGCCTAACCCTCCTTACGGCTCGGCGATCTACCGAGAGCCCTTCGTGTTCACCCTCACCAGTCGGTCAAGTACCAGTGAGTTTGCGATTCCTCTCATCTCTCCAATGGTCCACCGAAGCGAAAGCTTGAAGTGAGAGGACGGCGCCCGGTTTCCGATTCGAACGGAAAGCTTGTGCGGACTGTCGAAGAGCCCCTTTTTATGGGGGCGAGGAACAGACCTGGGTATCTCTAAACCAAAGAGGTGGGGAACCATTCCCCTATACCGGGCATAATTACTGCATCGTGACATCTCTGGGGTACGTGCACTATATCATGAAGGTTACATCCTAACCTTTCGTGTCTTCATGGCATGACAAAGTACACAAAGCAACTGTAAGTTGGTCATCGAGTTATTAGTCCGATCTCCGTCTATGTGATCAGCATCTAGTAGTGCCACAGGTACAAGGATCCCTGCGATTCGCAGTTTGCACTGTGGACTTGCACACTCATTGGGCAAGTTCTGTAGCGCGAGCCTTCGGTACCCAATCGAGTTTCCATGTACAAAACGACCGTGCTCTGGACCTGAGTGATAGACCTTATAGTTAAGATTATTGTATGTGTTCCGGCACGTTGTGTCGCAAAACACGTTTTGCGTTTTGCGTTTCTTTCTGCGCAACTGTGACACTAACGTACGGACCGGCTTACCGCACTGAGCGCATGGCAACACTATCGGAGGTAGTCTTTTACGTACTGACACAGGGAAAGTAAGGGAATACGTTCGAGGTGTAGGGCGGAGTTTGGTTGCAATGGCGGGATTTGAACCCGCTACTTCCGGCTTCCAAGGCTGGCGCTCTATCCTGATGAGCTACGTTGCGTGTGCGACCTACGAATTGAACGTTTTCCCAGGGCCGGGTGATGGATTCGAACCATCCGAGCGTGTGGACACCCATGGTGACTCCCGTCTGAGGGGAGCGAGGTTGGAAGTCGGTTATGATTCCCTATTGAGAGGAAGCGGGACCCAAGTCCCTACCCGGCATACGATGACGAACTTCAAGGCGTCGTACTGTGCCTTCCCCTGATGGGGAAAATTTCCCTTCCGCGTTCGAGTAGCTATGGCTGAAATTGCTTTGTTCGTTTTGCAGACGAATGCCTTACCACTTGGCGACAATCCCCAATGGGGATCGATGGGATTCGAACCCACGAATGCTTGTGAGCCACAACAGAGAAACGCGAGAAGGTAGAGGGGAGTCCTGGATTCGAACCAGGTGAGCTTGTAGGAGCTACGAGGGTCCCTTTCTAGGGGGACGAGGTGCAGCGCCGGAATTTTGCCGAAGAAGGCATCTGATTTTTGGTCAGACTGGGACCCAGTCCCAAACTCCCCATATGTGCTGTAAGGGATCCAGTATTCTTCCTGGTATATCTCCCCTAAGCCCGAGTCAATCTACATTGCTTCCCCCGAATCGTCAAGCCGAAAAGTGAACTTTTTCAAATGACGAGAAGGCTCGAGGGACTGATGCTGTACCCGACCTTCTTGCCCTTGGTCAAAAACACCTTGGCCGCGTGGGCGAGATAGGACGAAACGATGGAGATGAACGGAAGGTGCTCCCCGTCCTCGCAGGTTGCCCCGCCGACAGAGCCCTCATCGTCGATGACGAATGACTCGTCCCAGACGACCCGGCCGAACTCACCGTTAGCGGAAAGAGCTCCGTGCAAGCACGGGATGCCCTGCTTGCGAACGTAGCCCTGAATGATCCGGCGACCTTCCCCGTTGTCGAGGCAATCGACAACAAGACTCGAACCCCCGAGGAGCGCATGAACGTTGTCGGCGATGAGCTTATTTGGGTTTTGCTCGATCTTGCGAGCGAAGAGAAAATGCATCGTCTGCGCGAGAGACTGAACCTTCAGCTTGCCGACGCTCGACTTGCCGTGGAACTGGCTCTGCGTGTTCTTCTGCTCCACGCGATCCATGTCGATGACGAGAAGAGTCGCGTCCACGTTTCGAAGAAGCTGGACGGCGTGGGACCCGAGAGCCCCAACGCCGACGATGGTGACGCGCCCCATCTCAGACGGAGCCGAAGGGGGTTTTCGGTCGGAGATGGATGAGCTGAAAGGGCCGAACGTCGTTCGGAGCGAAACGGTCAACGACGTAGTCGGTGAAGTTTGCGTTCGCGTCGGCATTGATCCCCGGGACGGTGCCCGTGCGGACCGCTTCCGAGACGAGCCGCCTGACTTCCGTGTCCGACGAATCGAACGGAATCGGAGATACGAGGTCTCCCGTCTGACCTGCCCACGTCACGTTGACGCGCGCCTCGTGTGCGAGCACTTCCTGGTAAACTTGAACTTGGTCCATGGTCTTTCTCCTCTCATCTCATTGCCCGCGTTGCTGCGAGCGAAGTCGTAGTTCGTCGATCCACGTGTACCGTAGAGATTCACGCGGAGAGAATATCGTGTAGTCGTAAGGTCCGGGACCTTCCCACCGTGCGAGTATGTACCGATCCGCACTGGTAATCCACCAAAAAAGGCGGATGCCGAGACCGAGTTCCACGGCCGAAAAAGTTGTGAGGTCCGTCCCCGACGGTTCGGGGATCCCGCTGCCAGGATGACTGTGCGCGAAACCCGAAAGGTTGTGCCGGTTTTCCCAGAGCACATCCCAAAGGTCGCGGCTGTCGGCAAGATGAGTCGGTCCTCGGTCTAAAGGCTCGTGCCAATAGATCGGTTTCCTATCGAGATCGACAACAACGCCCGCTTCAATAGACATGGCACGCTTCTTTCATTCGTCGTCAAGTCATCTCACTCCCCGTCAACGAAAGACGACGAGAACTCCCAGAGCTTGAGCCTCCAAGATTACACCGGGAAGTGATTCGAGCGTAAAGAGGCGGTCGTTCTCTCGCCCAGCGAGGCAGACGCCCGCGTCAACGATCCGTAGGTTCATGTCGCAGACACACTCGAATCGTCGGGCGGAAAGACGAAATGTAACGATCATCTCCCCACGGTTCGTGCTGTTGTGATGGTCCAGGTATTCAGCTCCCCCGACGGCAAGAGCGGAACGAGCTGCCTCCCCGAAGTCGAGCCGTGCCGCCTCGCGGCGACCGACCGAGCTTCCGAGCTGGCCAAAAATCCTCTGACGTTCTTCCTCACGTACTCGACGCTCTTCTTCCTCTCGAGCGATACGAGCAAGTTCTTCGCGGCGCCTCTGGGCTTCGAGCCGCTGGTAGACCGCCATGCGAAAGGAGGCATCCAACGCAGGTGGAACCCCACGAATGTTGTCCACAGACGTGATCCCGTCCTGAAAAGCGCGGTTGACGTCATCCTCGAGACCAAGGGGCATCTCCTGGTTGGCGTAAATGAGTGATCCGTCCTCGTACATACGACCCACTCGAACACGAGCAAAACGATCGAGCCCGAGTTCGATCAGATGAACCTGCTCTGACTGACGGGCAATGTCCTCGGGAGATGGGTTGCACGGAGCATCGTCTACCACGAAGCGATCTCCAACAAGGTATCCCGTGTAGGTCTTACCGAGTACCTCGGGAGATGGATCGCACGGACCATCGATCCGGGCCTCTCGGTTCTTCAACCGAAAACGAAACCACCCAAACTCCCGAGGCAGTCGACCCTGAATGTTCCACGTACGAGCGTTGAGGCGGAGGACCCGTCCACCGACCCAAGGCGAGACGAGAGTCTCATCCTCAGTTTGCAGTAGGTCTTTCCACCCCATTTTCGCACCCCTGTCGACTCAGGAAGCCCAAACGGGCTTCTCGAGTAGTTTTGTACGCAAAATTTCGTCAATCAGTGTCACACGAACGACAGGGGTCGACCGTGTTGTTTGTCCGACCGGCGTCGAGCTGACGAGAGCTCGAATCGTACGAGGAATCGCGTACGGATCCGCAAAGATCCGTTCGTCGATCATGAGACACGGAATTCCGAGAGCCGCGGCCGCACTCGTAATGGCCCCGTAGTTCTCTCCCGGCACTTCCAGCCACCCGAAGGCGACAGGATTGATGCCCGTGGTTCGAACGGCCGAAACGAACTTCGTCACGTCGCGCTCCCCACCGTCGCCGACGAAAAGGAAAATGGCATCCTCGTCAGCCCCGGGCTTCAGGTCGTTGAGCACTCGAACGCCCTCCGAGTGCAAGGTGCCGCCGTTTGCCCTGATGTTGAGGAAGGCGTTCTCGACGCCCGCCGTCGACGGATGACGAATGGTTACGATTCGTCCGACCGTGTTGAAGACCACGACGTGCAGTTTTTCGAGGGGAAACCCCTGAAGAAACCGACTGATGTAGGTCTTCGCGACCTGGATCGAAGTGTGCATCGATCCAGAGATGTCGACAATGACGTAGATGACGAGGCCCTTGACCGCCGCTGCGACTTCACGTTGAAGCGCCTGGTCGGACGCCTCGACGAGCTTCTCAGCAACCTCTCTCGACTTGACGCGGAGGGCAATGTTCGCCGCCCTCATGTCCGTCGCCGTCTTCATCGCCTGCTCCCAACGAGCCTTGACCGTGGAGTCCTCGAGCAGTCCGAGCTCCTCGATCGTCGGAGTCAAGATACGAATGTCCTTGTCGGACAAAGATCCGGCCTCGATGGAAGCCGCCATGATGGCGCGCGTGATGCCCATCTTCGGGGGAACGAGACCGCAGATGCGCTTGTAGTCGGGTCGATCCTTGAGGATGCGTTGGCAAATCTCGACTTCCGTCAGACCCTCCCACGATTCAGCGGGAGCAACATCCTGCCCGATGCGCATGACGCGGCGACCGTCCTTCGCCTGAGCCTGCTTCCAGCGAAGGATCTCGAAGAACGATGGCTTGGCGGGACGGTACCCGACGCGCCGAGCGAGCTCCATGACCGTTCGACGGTAGCCCTTTTTGACGAGGCCCTGAAGGAGCTTCGGGTTTTCCTCGCGATAGAGCAGCCACTTGGTGACCGCCTTCTCCCAACGACCGAGGAAGGGAGTCCGCGCCGACTTGCCGAACCCAAGCTCACGGTTAATCGCCGCGACCTGGGGAAGCGTGAGGATCTCGTAGATGCGAACGAGGTCCTTGGCTCGGAGCGCGTGCTCGTCCTTGCTCGAGTACGTCAGAAGCATCGCCTCACCGACGTCCCGGAAATCTTCGTCGTGGAAGAGAACCTTCCCACCGTCGACGATCGGGTCACCCTTACGGTTTTGGACGAGCATGAACGCCGCGAGGATGTCCTTGAGGTCGCGGTGCTCCTTGGTGAACTGGTAGCTCGCCCAACGTGCGGCGAACTCACTGTCCAGCTTCCAGACCTCGGCGACCTGGCCATACATCCACGCAACGACCTCGGGAAAGAGCCCCGCCGGACGGTAGTGACTGACGACCTGACCGCGTTCGTTCCTGATCTCGCCGTTCTCGGCAAGGATACCGACACGAACTTTGACCGTCTTTTTGCCAGCCTTGTCGAGGCGATAAACGACCTTTTGCCCGTCTTCGACCTTGTGCGTCACGGGCTCCCAACGAACGCCGACGTTGAAGCGCGCGTCCGGAACGATTTGGCCCGGTCTGTTGTGCACCGCGTGGTCTTGGTACGTCAAAAGGGCTTGGATGATTCGATCCGCTGCTCCCAGGTTTTCGTTGTTCATGGTTCTGATCCGATCTTCGGCGCTAGGCCGTCCTCATGGTTACACCGACCCGGTGAATGTCCAGAAGAATTTCGGGACCGAGTTGTGTCGGCGTTTACTGCAAGTTGGGGTGGGCGAGGAGGATCGAACTCCCGCTAACTGGGTCACATCCAGCCGTGCAGACCACTACACTACGCTCACCATATCTTCTTCGAGCCTAGTATCCTCGACAATGGTCAGGACGGCGGGACTCGAACCCGCGAAAAAACCTGCTCCCAAAGCAGGCGCACTAGCCGCTATGCGACGTCCTGGTGGTTCCGGGTGGAGGAATTGAACCCACCATAGGCGGAGTCAAAGGCCGCCGTCCTAGCCATTGGACGAACCCGGAGTGGTGGGGCACAAGAGACTCGAACTCGTTCGCAGAAACTTTATCAGAGTTTCCAGGGCAACCCGCCCGTCGTACCCCATTGATCTATCTACATTATTCAGTGCTCAAGAAGGGACTCGAACCCTTACGTCCTTTCGAACACAGCGACCTCAACGCTGCGTGTCTACCAAATTCCACCACCTGAGCATTCGTGTAAGTGATAAAAGGTAAGTATTCGTGTACAGTATAAGAATGTGGTCTTACGTCCGCAAAGGAATTGCCCTCGTCTTACGAATCGTCGGACTCGCAAACCTGGTTACGGGAGTGGCAACGCTGGCCCTTGCGTTCGTAGTGGATCCCCTGACATCAAGTCCTGATCCTTGGCGCAGCAATCAAAAAGCCCCTCCCGAGGGGGAGCCCTCGAAGTCGGAGTGACCTCGAATCACGGCCCTAAGCCTCTTTGCCTCCACGAGGAGCTCCGCGTGCGTCAGCTTGTCGAGATCGTCGTCGGGTCCCGGCGGCGGGACATTGACACGGCACTTCTCTTGCCAGTCCGTGTAACCCTCGCACGTAACCCACGTGCTGACGTACCGACCAGTGTTCCTTTCCCGAAGGGTTTGGCACCCGCAGTACTGGCATTTCACCCGAAGAATGTCCTGACTGATCCATTCGTCCTCGAGCCAAATGTGGAGCATGGACGATGATTACACCGAACGCTCTATTTCGCCTGCGTTTCCGACTACCCCGGTGTAGTGTGTAATTATGTTCGCGTTGTTTGCTGCGATAGGCACATTTCTGTACGGAACGCTCGCAGGGTGGGGAATTCACAAAGCAATACACCAGCGATGGGCGGGTCGATTCTACCGAGCCCATATGACACACCACGTCAAACTTTATCCTCCGCTCGACCTCGTGTCAGAAAAATACCGCAGCGCGGGCAAGGACAATTCGAACCTGGTTTTCATCCCCGCGATTACCGTCGCGTTCGCGGCACTCGAGTTCCTCATGTGGAAGATCGGCGCCTCAGTCGGCACTCTCGTCATGTTGGTGATCGAGGGCATCATCATAGGAGCACTGCACGACCTCATGCATACGTGGTTTCACTTGAGCGGAACTCGACTGCTCAAATACGAGTGGTTCCAGAGGTTGAAGCGTTATCACTTCTACCATCATCATCACATGCAGCAAAACTTCGGAATCATCTGGTTCGGTTGGGACCGCGTATTCGGAACCTTTCGGAACCGAGGGCGGTTGGTGGGACAGACGGGAGTCGAACCCGCTTAGGACACGCAAAGGTTTCAATTAGGTAAACGCGCTTCCTTCCCTTGGCAGTTTGCGGCCAGGCCCTCGAGAGTTACCCCGCGAGGCAAGAGTCAGTGCATCCGCAACCTCGAGACCAATTCACGGCGGTAGAGGTCAACCCGAGACTCGCCCTGTTGACATGTGCCACCGCTACTCCGCGTCCCCCGCAAAGGGGTACCGTGCCGTTTTTACGATCGCCTTTCCGTCAGGCTCCTGTCCCAAATCTTCGTCCGTGTGAGAGGATTCGAACCTCTGACCCCTTGCTCCCGAAGCAAGTGCGCTAACCAGACTGCGCTACACACGGGTGATACTTTACGCCGACTGAAAAAATGGGAGCGGGATCTGTGTTGCACCAGAATCGCTCGGCTTATGAGACCGAACCGAGAACTATGTCTACTCTTCCCGCGGTGACCAGTAGAGGAATCGAACCTCTGACGCGGAGTGCTTCAAACTCCCGCTCTACCATCTGAGCTAACTGGCCGTGTGTAACTTTGGTGACACCTCGGGCTCTCCCCGCGGTGTAAGAATCGTACATGAGGCTAAGAAATTGGTGGCGGCTGGTCCGCACCGTAGTGGCATTGAACGTGCTTGCGTGCCGTCCAGCTCAAGCTCCGGACTACAATCATCAGTTCAGAAGGTTCGTCATCTACGTCGACAACGCCCTCCCCCTCAAGTGGATCAAGAAGGGTGCCGACGATTGGACAAGGGTCACGGGAGACGTCTTCACGCTCGTTCCAACCGAGCACGAAAAGGCGATGGTGCTCTCCCTCTCAACGTGGTCCAGCGACATTCTGGTCATGGTCGACGCCAGCGAACTAGATGGTGCAATCTGCGAACCGTCGAACCTCGCGTGCTTCACGAGAAGTACGGTTTACATGTTCCCGGACAGGATCATGAAAGATCATCCGTCGCACCCGTACTTAGGCTCCCGTTACTACGGCGCCGGCGCGAACAACGGAACATGGTCTCAGGTTCCGGCACACGAAATCGGCCACTTCCTCGGACTGGACCACATCGAAACCCGACCATCGGTCATGGGCCCCAACACGGGCGTCTCAACCGAAGCCCCAACCGAAGAAGACGGGGCACTTGTCATACAAAAGAGGTTGCATCCTCCGAAAGTGGCTCAACGCGTCATCGTAGTAAGCCAACCGTAGTGACCCCAGCCGGATTCGAACCGAGCGTGCGCCCCTTGAAAGGGGGCTATCCTGCCTCTAGATGATGGGGCCAAATTACTAGTGACCCCACGGGGAGTTGAACCCGCGATTGTCCGGTTGAGAACCGAGTGTCCTACCGTTAGACGATGGGGCCGTGGTGTATCTATAAGCGTATGAAAAAAGTCTACCTGGCGGGACCGGACGTTTTTTGGCCGGAACCCGAAAAGCTTGCTGGAGAAATGAAACGAATATGCCTCGATGCAGGATTCGAGGCTGTGTTCCCGCTCGACGCCACCATCACCTTTGAGAAGGATGAGTTGGGCCCGAGCAAAGCGAGAAAAATCTTCGAGGCGAACACGGCGCTCATCCGTTCTTGCCAGGGGGTCCTCGCCAACATCCAACCGTTCCGAGGTCCGTCCCTCGACGTAGGAACCGCCTGGGAAATGGGTTACGCACACGCACTGGGAAAGCCCGTCGTTGCCTACTGGTGCGGAGAGTACGATTACAAGGACAAGGCCCTAGAATACCTTGACCTGGAAGAGAAGGACCTGAAGGACGGAAGAGACTGGGATGGGGTCCTCATCGAAGACTTTGGGCTGTCGGATAATCTCATGCCCATCTGTGGATCGTTCAAAGTGTTCGACAAACGGAGCACCGCCGTCGAGCAGATGGCCGACCTTCTGAAAAAAGAAGCTCCGTACCGATCGGCCGAAAGGGACGCGAAAGTGGCGGGTCCGAACGACCAATGCTGGATCGACCGCTACGAGATGGGAGAACCGCCGTGGTACGGACCGCCTAAGGAGCCGGATCGCATATGTGAACTCGGCACACGTGGGTGCATCATCGGTCACACGATGAAGACGGCTACCTGAAAGGTTAGTGCGGTTTTGTGTCCTCCACGCTGACGACTTCGGTTCGGCAAGGACAGTCTTGAGTGGAGACCGCAAACTCGACTCATAACCGGCTCTTGCTATCCGACGCCCGCTGCAAACGCTCCTAGACACTCGAGCAGAGAACATCAGCTCTCGAGCACGTTTCCATCGCCGTCTCTCAAACGACGACTTAGAGCCCCAACTCGGAATTGAACCGAGACCGGCCGATTACGAAACGGCTGCACAACCTTTGTGCTATTGGGGCAAAAGTATAGCTCCGAGAGAGGGACTCGAACCCCCAGCGTCCTTTCGGACCTCCGGTTAACAGCCGGGCGCCTTACCGTTCAGCACATCTCGGAAAATAGGAAGGGTGTGTCTCCGCCCCCTTCGGGGCTTCAACACACCCGTCCCCAACGAACCCCGCCTTTACGGAGGAGCCCGTTTCACGAAACGAAACCAGGAGGGATGTCTTCCAATTCGTGATGCGGATTGGTGGTCCGCACTTTTGAGCGCCCCGTTTGTCCCACCTGTCTTGTCGGTGGCTGGATACTATGGGCGCACGTTTTTCCTCCGACCAGAAGCATCGGAGGTATGGATGACGTTCGATTACCGTTTTCGCCGGGTCGAACTTCATCGGGTCCTGTCTAAATTTTCAAAGATCAGGAGAGCCCGAAGGCGCTCCCAATCAGTTCCGGGTGGAGGATTCGAACCTCTCGTAGGCGGCTTCAGAGACCGCTGTCCTACCATTGAACGAACCCGGAATGCGTTACACGAAACTAAAATCCTATTTTACATTTGTGCAGTGGATCCGGAGGGAGTCGAACCCTCGACACATCGGGTAAGAGCCGAGTACTCTGGCCACTGAGTTACGGATCCATGATTCGGTCTCATCGACCGAGTGGACCCCGTGGGCATCGAACCCACAACCCTCCGGGTAAAAGCCGGCAGCTCTGCCAATTGAGCTAGGAGTCCTCTCTTTCTTTCGGCGCCGGTGTCACCGGCGCGGGCTTTTTGAGTTTCATGGGCAGTGGGTTTCCTTGAAAATGCGTGACTTTGAATTCCGTGTACTTGGAGCCGAGGCTGATTGTGGCTTGTCCTTGGACAGACACTGACGGTATTAGGTAGAGGGTACGGTCACCGGTTATGATGAACAACAGGTCGATTTGGGTGGGGTCGAAAACCTTCGTCTTACCCGTTCCGCTTTTGTTGCCACCCTTTACCCTCAGATCGGAAACCCATCCACCATAACGGTAACGGGTCGCCGTCTTTACCTGCACCTTTTGAAGCCTTCCCTGAATGTCTATGACGAGGTCGTAGTCCTGACTGTCCGTGAGGGGTATACAAACTGTGTACCCCTGCTCTGTAAACCAGCCAATGGCAATACCTAACCCAGCATCTCCTTGCTTTTTCGAGTTCTTGTGATCTGTCAGTTTCATGTCTTCGTGGGGAATGGTGGAGTCGAACCACTTGCACTAGGCCACGGTGTTACAGACCGCTAGGACTTCCACTGTCCCGAACACTCCCCGTGTTTTGATCCCTGAAATGCGAAAGAGCCGCCGAGGTTTCCCAGGGCGGCTCTTCAACGAGTCAAAGACTCAGTTTGCGATGCCGCCCCTTATTGTCCCACCTCCGGTTGGGCTAGTAAGGAGGTGGGATACATATTCGTAGGCTGGATCTTCGAAAAGTGACGGAGGCTACCCTTCGTATCGACGACACAAGTCCCTGCCTTCGCTGATTTCAGCGATGCGCAGTTTCTTGTTTCGAGCGACCAAAGTATTGACACGTTGTTCTCCAAATGACCGCGAGTAGCGGGTGAAGTATGTTTATACAGCACGTGCACCGGTTGCGCAAGTGCTTTTCAGAAAAAAGTTAAGAGCCGATGTTCGAAACCTGCACTTTGTTCATTCGACCCACGAACGGATTCAGTGAATCGAAGGTGATGGCCTGAGAACCGTACACCACCGCGACGGGCACGAAGGGGGTCCAAGAGCCGCCGCTGTAGGTGACCGTTTGAGCGACTCCGTTCACGTAAAACTCGAACGTTCCCGTTCCAGAGTTCCAGAACAGTTGGAGTTGGAGAGTCGCGCCCGTCGCGTAGGTTCCCGACGACTCCGAGTAGAGGACGTTCCCGTTGACGTCCGTTGCGACGAAGCCCGGACCGTTGGTACCCGAGAGGAAGATTCCGATGTACTCCGTGGTGGGTTGAACGTTGCCAACGATAAACGCCAGACCCTGGGTGGCACTGGGAGCAATCCCCGCCGCGCAATCGACCTGAATCGACCCCTGCTTACCGCTGAGCTGTCCAGTGAGCTCGAACTGACCGCCCGGTCCGTTTAGCTGAACGATACCCCCGGGGAGGAGCTGGGTGACGATCCACGGTCCAGGTGTGGGACTGATCGTAAAATTGGGGGACTGACCCGTCGCGATGTTGGGTACGAGGCCCGCGCTAGCTCTTCCAGCCAAGGGGAGCCCGTTGAAGCTGGTGTCAACAATGAAACCAGCGGGTGAAATCATGAAGGGTGCGTCAGACATGGGCGTTGTACCTCACCCATAGAAGTCATAAAAGTCTTTTGGCGATTCTAGGGTGTGAATCCTTACGATGCCGTACCCACCAAGGTAACGAAGGAGGCGTTCGAGTATCTCGAGAGTATTTCTCGAATCCCGACGACTCGTATCGCCGCCGAAGTCCCCAAATTCACGTGCAAGATCTTCAATTCCCCTTGGGATCAATTCGTTGAGTTATGGGCTCCCCGTATTTACAACTTTGTCGGAAACGCTCTAGGTCCGTACGGAACGACCCCGAAACCCAACATCGAGCGTCTAACCGACGCCGAGCACATGGCGGGCGCCACGGCAAGTTTTGAACCCATTTCGGGTCAGGTTCGTCTCTCGACCTCGGTCGAGGGTAAAGAAGGGCAGACGCTCGAGAAGCTCACCCATGAGTTCATACACGGGTCATTGTCCCAATTCCCTGAGGGAGATCCATTTTACGAGGAGGGGTTTGTTGATTACGCCGTGTGGGTTTTGGCACACGCGCCGTACTGGGATCCGTACCGACACTCTATAATCGATGCGGCAGCGTTCAACATCAAAATGCGTCGAGACCGTGCCATGATGGACATGTCCGATTGGGATCGAAAGCGCTGGGCTGGCGGACTTTACGCATCGCTATCTAGAGGCCCGCTCATCGTTGCGTCACTACGTCATAAGAAGATGGAAAACAACTTCACGTGGTGACTTTGGGAATACGGACCTCCTCGATGACAAGATCCTCCCGAACAGAAAATGTGAAACCGTGAGGGTCGTGCCAGCGACCATACTTTTGACGAGCCCACTCGACCGCCTCGTCACGATAGGAGAACGCGGCAACAGGTTCGTTTGGATGCAAACAAGCATTGAGCTTGATGAGTTGAATCGTGCCATTGTAAGCCCACGGGATACATGACTTGTAGAGGTCACGTTCCGCTGTAACCCGCTTTAGCTGGTCCCGTAGGTCAGCAATTTCCTGACTTGAATCCATGAGTTTAGGAATACACCGATCGACCTCCCGGTGTATGACAAACAAGAGGAGTACAATCATGGAAGAAGAGCAGACGAAGACAGAGGAAACGCCGAAACCCCCGAGCTTTTACCGCAAGCACACGTTCTCGGTAAAGGGTCCGGGACGCAAGGAAACGAGCGCCTATCTTATGTCAAGGCAAATTCTCCTACCTCATCCCGTGGGAAGGCAACCGCTGACGAAGGCGCAGATCGACAAGTACTTCACGGAAACTAGAAACCGCCGATTCCCAGAGCAGCGCGTGGCCAACCTCGAGTTGGTGCAACGTCAGCTCGACAAGGACACACGACGTCGTGCCCGCCTGAAGTTGGAGGGTAATGTCGTTGGAACAGTATCCGCGACGAACCTAGACGAGAAGGTCTCGGGGGAAATTCAGACGATCGCGCAAGAGTCGTGATTTCCGAACGCCCGTTACCTGAACCTTGGTGGGTCTACATTATCCAGGGGTCAGGTAACGGGCGTCTCTATACCGGCATCGCGAAGAACGTTGACAAACGACTGAAAGCCCACAACACGGGACGTGGGGCTAAGTTCACTCGAATCGGCGGCCCGTGGTTCTGTATCTACAGAAAGGAGTATCCCTCACACGGGGACGCCATCCGAGAAGAGATACGAATTAAAAAGCTGACCCGGGCGCAGAAGTTTCAACTGGCTCAAAGACCTCAAAGTCCTCTTCGATAGTCATTGCCATGTTGCGTTTGATCTCCGCAATCTTGTGTTTGGCAAAAACTCTCTTCGTTGCCAACTTGTGAAATTTGGGGTCTCGCTCGATTCCGATGAACTGACGGTTCTCTTCTGTAGCCGCCAGGCACGTCGTACCCGACCCGCAGTAAGGATCGAGAACGACTCCTCCGACCGGCGTGACCAACTTGACGAGGTATTTCATCAGAGAAATAGGTTTTACGGTTGGGTGAAAGTTGGCTTCCTTAGGCACGTAATCGAGGTGCTCCAAGTACTTCTCTGGGATGTACTGAACGACCCACTCTTCGACCGCGCGCCCTGACTCCAAGGAGAAAGACGTGTCGAGACTGTCGTCACCCGGATTGAGGGCCAACATATTTCCTAGGGTCGCCTCCTCGATCTCAAAAAGGAGCTCTTCCGAGACGTCTTCTTTGACAATGTGCTCCTTGAGCTTGCTCTTCGGGAGACCCTCATTGCGTTCCTCCCTTGACGCTTTCGCCGCATAGAAGAACGGGGCCGCCGGCATAAACTGAACGAAGAAGCGAGCCATACCGCCCGCATCTTTCGCAGAAGCACTTTGGGCATTCATTGTGGCGACCGGGCAACCCTCGACACATGCATAAAGGGCGACTTCTTCCTTGCCCTCGGCATCGCCTGTCTTCATGCTCGTGTACGCATGACCCGCCCCGTGACCGAAGGGCTTCATGCCGTCATCGAATCGATTGATGATCGGGGCATCCACCTTCGCCGTCCCCGTCTGAGTGCATCCCTCCGCATGGGTGAGAACCGCGTTTGCTGGCCAACGGCCGCCCTCCTTGACGTCGTTGGCGCCCGAAAGATCGCTACTGTTCTTCCAGGAGTTGCCGAGAGACCCACCCTTTGCCTTGAGGGCGGAGACCATAGCCCTGTGCTGCTCGAGGTCTTTGGCGTTCGCGTGCTTCACCCGCGTCCCGTCGATGTTGATTCCACCCGTTCCCGTCTGGACAATCTGATCAGCAAGGGTGCCGCTGAACGGCTTCCGCATGCAAAGGATGGGCTCCCAAGCCGGTTTCAGCGCCGTACCGTACCCCTCAAACTGGTCCGCCCTGGCGAGCAGTTTGGCCTTCAGCTCCGGGTCTTCCGCAACCGCGGCCCGCTTGCGTAACTCCTTGGAAATGTTCATGGACTTGGGAAAGCCTTGCGCTTGAATCCATTGTAGGCAAGGGGATCCAAAGTACGACGAAATGGTGTCTCGGTTGTCGAACCCTGCGGCTCGGAGTCCGATGCTCATGACGTCCCAGGTTCGAGTCGAAGCGAAGCTCAAAACGTAGCCCCCTGGCTTGAGCACGCGGAGGCACTCACGCCAAACGGGCACGGAGGGGATGTCCCACTTGTAAGACATGAAGTCCCCGCCCATGTCGAGCGTCGACCCGCGAAGGTACGCTTCAATGTCCTCCTTCGTTGGCTCCCTCGTGCCCATCCCGTAGGGGGGATCCGTCACAATACTGTCGACGGAGTTGTCAGGAAGGGTCTTCAGAACTTCGAGGCAGTCACCATTAAGTATGACATTGGTGGACTCGGACATACCGAATCCACTACACCGTCATCGTGCGCTCCTCGTGAACGAATTTCATGAGCACCGTCTTGATCTTGGGTTCGTAGATGGCTTTCCACGACTTGTAGGGCGCCTTGAGACCCTCCGCCTTGAGGTGGGGCAGCATGACGTCTTCCGTCTGCGCATGAGCCTTGAATCCGAGAATCTCAGCCGGAGTGTACCCCTCCATGAGGAGGTCGAGGTACAGGGGAGCGTCCGGATGCACGTGTTGCAGTGCCTGTCGGACCTTCGGAAGCACACTGGTCGGTAGATTGTGGTAGAAGTTTGCTTCGGACTCTGGGTCCCCCATCTGCATCGTGGGGTTTCCCTCCTCGTCGGTGTTGTCGATGGACGGACCGAAGTCATACTTCTTGCGCTTCGTCTTCTGAATGTCCGAGAGGACAACGTAGTTCAAGCTCTTCAAGAGGTACCTGAACACCTCTCCCAGCTTCGCCCCCTCCCTCAGCTCTTTCCACCCACCTTCGACCACGAAGGCGAATAGCCAATTCGAGATAGCGACGTCGACTAACTGCTCGGAGTGGTATTTGGCGAGCAGACTCTTTCGGAGGTCCGCAGCAAAACCCCGAAGGTAATCCGCAGGAAGGAGTTTCGTCGGGTCCTTGTGCTGATCCACCGGAAATTCAAGTGCCGGCTTCCCGTGGATGTCGGGCAAGTCCTGAATCTTCTTGCGGATAAAAATGACCCCTAAAGATCGGCCGAGAGCCTGGAGTTCCACTCCTGAGAGGGACGCGATTACGTAAGCCAGTCGCATCCCGAGCGGGAGCGATGCAAAGATAGCTCGGGTTACACGTACCCCCCGACTTCGTACTTCCATCCTAAGAGTGTTGGGCGAATGAAAGGAAAACCGCTTCAGGCCATCGACGAGACGAAGATGTTTTCCTCTGCCAATTCCACATCTTCCTCAATGGTTACCGACTCTTCCATCAGGTCGTCGGTAATGACCTGATCCTCGGCACCCGGAGTAGGACGCATTTGAATCTGTCGACGCTCGCGGGCGATGCGGACCCAAGGACGGAGCAGACGTTGAGTGAGGCGGAGGTCATCCGGAGATAGCTCGAGCTTGCGGACAGCTTCCTCGATGTCGTACCCTTCATTGATGAACTCGAAGATCTCTTCCGCACGGGCGGCGGCGGGACTCTTGGAGATCTCCCGGAGCAGAAGGCTGAGTTCGGCACGGGCTTCTTGATTGCAGGGGGTCTTATCCGGCAGTCGGCTTTCCCAGGAGAGGGAGTCCTCGACGAGCGGGCGGAGCTCCTGGAAGGTGTCCCAAACGCGCTCCTTGTTGTGTCGCTCCTCACCTCGGCAAAAGTTCTTGAAGCGATTGTGCACCGTCTTTGAAAGGTAGTTCTGAAAATGCCGCCGGCTCTTGGGGACGATCGTGTTGTGGTCGAGCATGACCGCGTCCTCGAAGTACTCCATCTCACCGAGTCGAATGACCGCCGCGAGATTGTAGGTAGTGTGCTTGGAGTCCGCCTTGCCCTTCAAAGGAAGGACCATCCAAGGCTCCCGGGGAACCGTCGCAACGAACGTCTTGATCGCGTCACGAAACCGTTCCCACGTGATTCCAAGGGCCTTGTGGGCTTGTTCCCCGGTGATCGTCTCCGGAACGACGACGTTGCTCTGCTCGAGAAATCGTTCGATCGCGCGGGCTTGCTTCAGTTGGAGAAAGATCTCCTGAACGATGTCACGCGTTCGGCTGTTCGCCGTGACCTTGTTGTAACGACTGATCAGGTGAACGACGAGGGCGCCGTAGAGGCGAATGAACTGGTCGTACACTTCGCGCTTGTCGAGAGACCGTATGTCGAAAATGGCCTGAATGTAGTCAGCGTAAATCGGGTCGAACGTTTCGGATTCCACCTCGGAGCTTCGATGTCGTCGAACCTTTCGAATTCCTGTGATCTCGTCTTGGAAATCCTCCGCATCAGGTGCGTCGGGGGTGAGATTGACGACGTTCGAGGCTTGGTTTCGAATTGACATTTTAGTGGTTCTCCGATTTGTACCCGAAAGGTGGCCAACACACGGGCGTATGGTGTAAGTTTAAGAAGAGCAAGATGGACCTAAGTACTCTGACGAACTACGATATTCCTTGGACTCCATTTGGAGATGAGGAGTTCAACGTGACCCAAGATCCCGAGGAGATGCTTCTCGAGTTGGATGCGTTGAATGCGGCGGCAAATGTAGTCGAAGGACGAACCTCCGCCAACGGCGTCCGTGACTTCATTCGCTCCGTGCTGAACAAGCGCTCTACCTCTCCCGACATTGAAAACATTCTGGTGACCAGCGCCATGACCCGCGTAGCGGGTCTCGCGGTGAGTCCCGTCTCCTCTATGCTCCAACCAACGAACTGGGCGAAGAGGGTTGCTCAAACGGTTGCCATAGCGTGGATCGGATGGGCATCCGGTCAAGTAAATACAACCGAGACCCTTTTGAAAAAACTCCGAAATGAGCAACGGACAGAAGAGTATGTACAAGAAAGCTCCGGAGCAGTCAACCTGATGTCGCTATATTTTTGGGCGGGCGCCGTAGAAGCGCTGGCCCAGGAAGATCTGTCGACTTCAAAGAGGCTCTGGAAGAGATCACTCGAGGTTGGAAGCACCTTCGGAACGAGTTCCAGCCTCCTCGTTCAGTGGTCGTACACTGCAAGTTTCTTCCCTATGCTGGCCCCGTAGGGGCCCTGCCTTCGGGAACCGTTGCCGTTCCATCGTGTCGTGTCGGGCCCCCTTCGGGGCCGTTATCTGTTTGTCTTCGAGGTACTGTTCTCTACGGGACTGTTTCTACGGTCGTTGTTTGAATCGTGGTTGTTTGTGTTGTTGCGGTTGCGGTTGCGGTTGTTACGATCATCATCAGTGACATCAGAACCTCACCCATCCGTTCTCTCTTATATTTGATACCATCTAACCAACTGTGATCCCTGAGGATACATTGGATCGAAGATCTCCACAGGTGGAACAATGATGTCCCACCTCTATAAGGTCGCTACCTGGACGTTCCGCTCCTTCCCGTGAGGGAAAGAGAAGGCCAGCCTGACTTGGGGATGTGTTGCTACGAGTGAGCATTCGCGTCTCACTGTAGGACCGTAACTCCGGTACGTCAAGCTCTTACCTTTTAGGTGAGGTGGGACATCGACAGAGAACTCTTGGAAGGGTAGCCTCTGGTGTAAGGAATCTCATCATGATGACGTTACTGGAATTCTCGGATGTGAATGGGAAACCCCAGGTTAAGATCGATCTTCCGCCGCTTCTCATGGGATCGAAGGTGCGGTTGCACCTTAGTCTTCAGCGTACGAGTGGGGCTCGAAATGAGATCCTCGTCGTTGACGGACAGTTTCGAGTCGCTGCGGTCGGTGTAGATGCAGGATGTTCTCCACAGAGACAGGTGGTTTCCGTGGAATCTCTGAACGTCACCCCGACGTGGCGGTCGATCAAGAAAACAGTTGAATGGAGGCGTGCGCTTCCCCCTGTGAGGGCTCCGCGCACGATTGTTGAATGAGGATCACACCGATTGAACCGGAGGCTCTACGGGGTCTTCCACGCACGATCTCGATGGGAGGAACGAAGCACGTCTCGGTCTACCACGGGACGCCCCTCGAGATGGTCCGCAGCATGGCTTCTGAGATGGGGTTGGGTACGGACGTACACGAAGCCGTCTCCACACTACTAGACGCTCTGGGGCGCAACCGCGGCGTTCTGATCGCCATCCCTGAGGATGCTCCCGAGGACGTCGTCGCAACCCTCTTCGTTTACGCGCTCCTCGACTCGGGTGTCTCTCGGGCGGTTACGGCTGAGAGCTGAACATTTTGAACGCCTGGGACTCTACAGGTCCCTCTGCGAGGTTTTCCTTGTACTTCCCAGTCTGTGAGTACAATTTTTCAACCTCACCCGAAATAGTGTGGAAACGAACCTGACCGATTCTCATGCCAGGGTATAGACGTACGGGGTAAGTGCAGGTAACCTCTAAAGTTAGCTGACCCGAAAACCCGGGGTCACAGAAGCCAGCGGTTTCATGGATGCTCACAAAAAGTCGCCCGATACTGCTCTTTCCGTCGAGCACGGGGACAAACTCGTCGGTGCTGATCCGCTCCTTAGTGTGCATCAAGTAGCCGATCCCGGGTTTCAGGACCCAACCCTCGACTGGGTCGATCCTGAACCGACGGATCTTGTTCGGCTTCCGAACGTCGAGGATGGCGGACTTAAAGCCATAGATGGGAACGAGGTTTCGACCGTCGGGGACCTCGTCAGCACCAGACGGAAGCGAGTAAGTTACAGCCTCGTACACCGCGACGTGCTCACCGAGGGTGACGTCGTAGCTCGTGGGGTTGACCTGGTCGGGGTCGAACGGGTCGATTTTGATACGAAACTCGCTAATCGCGTTAAGAATGCCCCGATCGGAGAGAATGCCGTCCATGGTGTCCATACTACACCGCTCATCCCTCCCGACATGATCATATCCCACAGTATCATGTTCGATTCCAGTGTCACCGCCCGGGTCTTTGTGAAGCGTTACTACCTCGAGCTGAGGCACCCGTGTCTGGTGGAGGACGAGGTGGTGCACATTGTGCTCCCAAAAAGTGACTTTGAGGCCGCGAGTTTACTTGCCGCCGACCTCAACGGGAGCATACTCTATGCAGAATGGTAGATACGTTGTCATTACGTTACTGGCCGGACCCGGTGCTGAACAAAAAGTGCGCTGAGGTTCCGGAGGTCACCGACGAGATCCGTGCCGTTGCCAAGGGCATGCTTGACATCATGTACAAGCAGGGCGGAATCGGTCTGGCGGCCCCGCAAGTCGGGCGACTCATCCGGATGATCGTCGTGGACGTTTGGTGGCCGAAAACGGGCGCGCGAAATCCCCGGGTCTTCATCAATCCACTACTGACACTGGGCGAGGAGAAGGAACGAGCTCGCGAGGGTTGTCTATCCCTCCCGGGTATCACGGACTTTGTCACGAGATCAAAGAGTGTTCAGGTTCACGCGCTGGATGAGCATGGCAAGCCCGTCATGCAACACGCGGACGGACTTCTTGCGGTTTGCCTCCAGCACGAGTGTGAGCACCTCGACGGTATCACGCTTGTCGAGCACATGGGGCGGGCGAACCGTCGGATCCTAAAAAAGCAAATGCAGTCCAAGCGACCGCCCCGTCCGGTGTAATGCTAGGGATACGATGGAAAATTGGGTAAAGTTCCTCCTGTTCGTGGCCACGTACAGTACCGCGATGACGGAGTCGACTGAGGAGAGGCGATTAATAATCGCTGACGCGAGAAAGGTACCCTATAGCGTGAGCTCAGTCGGTCTCGCAGAGGACCGGGCCTACGACTTCGTACAGTGGGAGCTCGGATATAAGCCGTTACCCTCTTGGGCTCCAAAAAACATGGCTCCTGTGAGGATGCGAGTGTTTCCTGGAATGAGCGATAGGGGCTACTGATTCCATGGACCCGTTTACCATCATCGCAATCTTCGTGCTCATCGGGTACGCTCTTCGGCAACGGCAGAAGGCCAAGGCCGAACGCGAGGTTCGCCTCCGGGTCGAGCTCAAAAACGCGGCTCTCCTGGCCGAGATTGAGCGCCAGGGATTCGAGTTCCGCAGCGCATTCAACAACGGACTGGATCTGCACGTCCACTAGGACAGTAGGTTCAAGAACGTCAAGAAAAGGTCTTCCCTCTGGGTCGAGGACAAGACAGACTTGAAGCTATCGAGCTGATCCCGAGTCATGTCGTACTCGAGCACGTAGTGGGCAAAAACCTCGGCGAACGCCTCGTCGATGTTGCTCTTACCGTAGTCGGACACGGGGGTGACGGGACGCTCGTCCGTCTCATACTCCTCGTGGTAAGCTTTCCAGGCATCTCCGACGCGGGCCCCCTGCGCCTTGTTGAACTCGTCGACTGCGATGTCAATGTACTTGTCAGCTTTGGTCACAGCCTCGACGATCTTTTCCTCGTAGCCGTCGAGCCATTCGGACAAGTGTTTCTGAAAAACCTCCATCCAGTAGGCGTCGAAACTCTTCGGCTTTTGACTGGGTTCGGGCTCTGAGTGAATCTTCTTTGAAATGTCCTCGTCAAAATCAAAGGCGTACCTCTGAACGGCGCTGCTAGCCGTGAGCATTTCATCAAAGGCATGCTTCGTTGTAGGATTCAATGTTGACGAGGCGCCAGCGGAGTGCACCGCGTCAAGCATGTCGTTGTAAAATGTCCAGCCCGCCTTGGAGACCCGTTCGAAATTCTCCTTGAGGATGTCTCGAAAAAAGCTCTTCTTGGGAAAAGGGGACGTCAACGGGTCCAGGGACGATCGAACGGCCTTGGCGGCGGCTTGAACCTTTTCTTTGGCTGCTCTCACCGCATCGTTCAAAATGAGAATCGCCTTACCTGTCGGTTTTGGTTTCTTGTGCACCCTCACCAAGGATTCGAACTTCCCTCTTTGAGACTGGCTCATGAACTTGAACCAGTAGCGGTGCCCGAGCTCATGAGCCATCAGCTCGACAATGAACCAACTCGGTCGGTTGAACACATTGACGACGTCGGGTCCAATAGGGTAGTTTCCACCCACGCCGCCACCCGTGTTGTAATTGACCCCTCCACAATCGTTGCAGGAGATGTACACGGTTCCGTACCAAACCTTGTCCAGACGTTTTGCCTTGAGTTTGTGGTACGCCTCCGTCAGGTACTTGACGTAGTCCTTCACATTTTCTGGCGTTACGGTCAGATCTCGTATAACGACTTTGATGCCATGCAGCTCAAACTGGGTGTGAGTGTCTAGTTTGTCCTCGGAGTATACGGTCTGAAGCACATCCTTCAGGTGATCGATCCAACTGATGGGATCCACCTTCAAAGCCTTCTTGTCGATGGTGATCAGTCTCTTGATGGCTGCATCCAGGTTCAATCGTTTGAAGAGGCCGTACTTCTCATTGAGTCGACTGTAGTCATTGTTCCGACTCCGCTCCAAAGCATCGATCTCGACGGGGGTCGCCTTTTTGAGCACCTTCTTTGCCAGGGCCACAACAGCTTCCCTGTCGACTTTCCAAACGCCTTTGAGAGCGATTTGAAGACTCGGCACCTTCTCCTCAAACATCGTCTGTACTTTGGATGTGATTGAGTTGAAAATCTCGTCTTCAACCGTTTGGACTGGATACACGCTATCAATCGCCCGATCAAGCAGAGCGTAGGAAGCCGATATCTCTTTGAGAGGCTCCTCGATCATCGAGAACCTCATATCGATTGATTGCTCGGCAAACTGGTGGATTCCAAAATTGACTAAGTCCGTTTTGAATTTTTTGTAGAAGGCTAGGAGGTCGCCAATCTTCCACGACACCTCTCGATTGCTGTCTAGCTTATCCGTAAGGATCTTCTTTAGCTCAGCCTTCTTCTCCCGCCAGAACTTGTCGGGGATGAACCCACCCGTTCGCAGAAGGAATCGTCGAGCGACACGTTTTGCGAGCTGATCCACTCTTGAGATCCCCTATAGAACGATCTTAGCTCTACCGTCAAGCGCTCAGAGGTTCCTTCTTCTCGAAGGCGACCCCCCGTTCGTGTCCCTCCGATAGTTTTTTACACTGGGAGCAGAGCTTTACGGGGCCCGACGTGACAGCGGGCCGTTCATTACAAGCCATGCACATGTTCCGTTCGCTCATTCAGTCCTCCGGTGTGTCGACGCTCTGCATTTTGCGGATCTCCGCCTTGGCGATTTTCCACGCGCGCTGAACGACCCAGGAAAGGGATCTGTCCAAACGCCTCGCTTCCGCGCCGATCTCTTCGAGTTGTTTGTCCGGGAAGTACAAGGATTGCTTACGTTTATCGTCTTTGTTCATGACCCTCTCCCGCGACTTGACTTTGTTCAGAGTCCCCGGTAATGTTGGGCACAACGAGTATGGCTTATAGGTAGAGTAGCAGATGTACGCACAACGTCACATAATCATAGGAGATATTCACGGCTGTCTGGACCTTTTGAAGCGCCTGTTAGACCGTGTGCGCTTCGATCCTTCGGGCGACTCTCTTGTTTTCCTGGGGGACTTCGTTGACCGAGGTCCCGACCCCGTGGGGGTTGTTCGCCTTGTCCGTAAGCTCTGTCAGGAGTCAAAGGCACGGGCTGTAAATGGAAATCACGAGGAAAAGATGCTTCATTGGCTCACCAATGTTGAGCTAGAGAAGACGAAGGGTCGAAAGAACAGCATGCAGCGGCCAAAACCCGAGCGCCTCGCTCAATGGGAGGGGATGAGCCCTGAGGACATCAAGTGGCTCGGCTCCCTTCCCTATCAGCTCAAGGTGTGTCCTGGCTGGCTAGCCGTGCATGCGGGGTTCGAGAATCGGCCCATGTCCGAGCAGTTATCCGAACGTATGTGCCGTGTGAAGTACGTTAATGCCTCCACTGGGAGTTTGGTGAAGCCCGACCGTAAGAATAGAAATGTACCGCCTACGGGTGCGGTCGAGTGGATGTCCACCTGGAGAGGCCCTGAGAGCATCGTCTATGGGCACATCGTTCATGGTTTGGGGGCGCCTCGAGTCGATCATCCAGCTCCGGGGGTTGAGACTTGGGGGATCGACACGGGGGCGTGTTACGGCGGGAACTTGTCCGCCCTCGTTCTCGAAACCCGTGAAGTGTTCACTGTTTCGGACGGAAAGTCGTACGCTCGACTCTACAACGACGACTGAGGAGATCGCCATGAGGCCAGGAGAACCATGGCCTCATGAGTGGTCTTCTCCCTTACTAGAGCCATATCATACATAGCCTCTAAGGCGACGATTGCGGTTCCGCTGGCCAGGGCACCGTAGATACATTTGTCCAAAACATCGAGAATAGTTATCGCTTTTGGTGGAGATTCCCATTTTTCGATCAGAGGCTTTACGCTGGCATCCAATTGGGAGTCCGGAGCTCGCAGTAGCAGGGTCTTTAGTTGGTCAGACATATGCCATTTTTACACCAACATGATTCACATGCCGGTGTATGTGCCGCGCATGAACAGCTACCAGGTGAACCCAAACCTTTACCTCGTCGTGAATGAGGTAAGTAAGGCCCCAGCAACCAAGATCGTTGATGTCCCCGTCGACCATATTCTCGTGTACGACTGCTCGGGGAGTATGAGCTATGACTTACCGAAAATACGGGAGCAGGTGAAGAAGAAGCTTCCGAAGATGCTCGGGCCGAATGATCGCCTCAGCATAGTGTGGTTCTCGGGCCGCGTAGAGCACGGAATTCTCCTTGAAGCTGAACCGGTAGCGACGCTATCGGATCTCAAGACCATCGAGCAAACAATCGATCGGTGGCTTCGTCCTGTCGGGATGACGGGCTTCAAGGGGCCTCTCGAAGACGTGGTCGCGCTCGCGCAACGTTTGGAGAAGACGGGTGGTAATAGAGCACGGTCGATGATGTTCTTTACCGACGGCTGTGACAACCAGTCCAGCCAGAACGAAGTTCTCAAAGCAGTTGAGAACGCGGGCATGCATGTACAATCGGCAACCTTCGTCGAATATGGTTACTACGCCAACCGACCCCTGCTAGCCCAAATGGCTGAGAAGAGCGGCGGATCCCTTATCTTTGCCGAGACCTTCGACAAATACGAACCTCAGTTCGAGGCGTCCATCAAACGCAAGAGCACGAATGCCAAACGAATCGAGGTCACCCTCAAAGGTGACCCGGTCGGTGGGTTTGCCTACGCTCTCCAAGGTGGAGATCTCGTAACATTCGGTGTCGAGGGCGGAAAGATTTCCGTTCCAGAGGACCTCGGCCAATTCTACTACCTGTCTCCGTCATGCGTCGGAACTCTTGCTTCGGGTACAAGCATGAAGGGGCTCGACGCCACCCTTTCCGCTGTATACGCAGCGATCAGCCTCTTTTCCGTTCGCATGAAGCCTGACGTTGTGCTCCCCCTTCTCAAGGTGACGGGCGACGCGAGGTTCATCAAGGATTTCTCGACTTGCTTCGGCAAGCAGAAGTACAGCGCCTTCATGGACGCCACCAAGGCGGCGGCTTTCGATCGGGATCTGCGGTTGAAGGACGGGTACAACCCGAACCTCGTTCCGCCCGATGACGCGGTCACCGTTCTCGATGTACTCGAGACCCTTTATGAGGATGAGAGCGCGCGTATCCTCCTCAACGATATGACGTACACGAGCATCGGCCGGGGACGGCTCGACGCCACGGATCAGCTCACGGCGGAAGAGCAAACCCAAGTCGACACTCTCACCGAGGAGATGGGTAAGACCAAGGACGCGAAGAAGATTCGACTTCTTGCCCAGCAAATCGCCGACATCACTGACAAGCCGGAGGCCCTCAAGTTCAAACGGGAGGTACCGTCGTCGGGTCTGCCCATCAAGAACCTGACCTTCAACGAGGACCGTCCCAACGTAAGCTTCCTCGTTCAAATCCCGGGTACCATCGACCTTTCGAGTCGCATCGACAAGGCGACGATCGACTTGACGGGCGTCCCGACCATTTTCAAGTGCTTCCAGTTCCGAAACTATGCCGTCATTAAGGATGGGCTCGTCAACATCGAGAAGCTCCCCGTCATCGTGTCCCAGAAGACCTTCGACAAGTTTTTGGCCGAGGGCGTCGTGACGAAGGAGGATGTTCTACGGCTCGAAACCGACGGGCACTCCGTCGGCTTGTGCATTAATCTCAAGTCCCTTCCCGTCATCAACCGCAAGATGGTGAAGGAGCTCAGCGCCAAGACCTTCTTCGAGACCGCGTATGAGGTCACCAAGGCCAAGGCGGCGCAGAAGGTACTCAAGGACTATGCCAAGTCTCTCCTGCCGGAGAAGCAAAGCGTCGGCTATGCGGACAAATACGGCCAGGAGATCGCCGTGTGGCTCAAGGAGCAAGGGATCACGGACTACAACGGATTCCAGCCTCCCCATACGACGTCGGCGCCGACGACCGATGTATACACGGGTAAGGAACTGAAGGTCTCCCTCAAGGGACTCTCATCTCTGCCCAAGGTTGCCGAAGTGAAGGCGAAGATCCAAAAGGTGGGCTCCAAACTCAACGCCCCGTCCGCCCTCATGGCGGAGACGATCAAGGAAGTGGAGGCGTTCCTCTCAAGTGCCGTCTACTTGAAGGCGGCTGACCAGCCAGGGGTCCTCCAGGCGTGGCTCGACGGACAGACGAAGGCGTCGATCAGGAAGACCCGCGCGCTCATGCTCGACATGGCCAAGTTCACGTTTACGACCGTCGTCGGTCAAACCTGGTTCAAGGAGTTCTCCTCCGTGGACCAGACAGACATGACGATCACCGTGGACGGTAACGACATTCCGTGCAAGGTGGAAATGAAAGAGATTGAGATCAGGGTGTAGTCACGCCCTACTTCTGTGTTCTTTCCTCTCTACCTTCATTTTCAAACCTTTTTTCGCCCTCTTCTCTGCGTAGTGCCGTGCCATGCTTTCCGATAGTTTTCTGCGTCTCTCTTCGGTCCAAGGCTTCGGCACGTATTTTCGTGTGGTGGGCTCCTCCTGGGGCTTGGCCAACTCAGGAACCTTGGCGAGCCCATTGAGGACACCGTTTTGGTGAGCCCCGTTGACTTGAACTACGGTGGGATCCTGTTGAATTTTAGCCAGTTCCTTGCCCTCTTCGAATATGAGCTCGATCGCCGCTTCCCGGTTGATCCTTATGTGGATTTTCCCTAGCTCCAACCAAACGTCCCCATCTTCTCCCACGATAATGTTCACGGGAACCGACCCTAGTCCAATGCGCTTGGTGTGCCGTACGATTTGCTCTACCATGGGTTACCTCTCCTAAGGCGCTCATGCCACGAGCCCGGCTTCGCTGTCAAGAACTCCGGCTCCTGGCTTCTGCACTTTCTATGCCCGCTCAACCATTCGGACCTGAACCGATTTCGTTCAAAAACTACCCCGGGTTGGTGTAAGAAGAACGTGGGGAGCAAGCTTTCCTGTAACCCCGGGAGATTTCAACGTGGCTGAAAACAAAAAGGGTCTGTGGTCCTCCTTGAAGAGCCTTGCCATCGAGGACGTGCCCGACCCGTCGGCAAAGTCCGCGGTTCCTCTGATTCCAACGACACGTCCAAACCCCGGCGCCGTACCTCCCCCGTGGGTCGCTCCCCCGAGGATTGAAGTTTCGGTCGATCCGGCAACCTTATCGAAGATCGAGGGCAAACTCCAGGCCTCGACCCCTCCTGTTTATGCGGCGTTTATGGATCAGTTTCAGGCGCTCGAAGCCGTGATCCCCGACGAGGCAACGCGGTTCAAAGCGGCTCTTGTCGCCAGTCGTTCGTCCATCGAACAGATCTCGGGATCCATCGACCAGCTCCTTGTTGTCCTGGCGTCTCTGCTTGACGAGTTCAATCGGAAGTTCGAGGACAACCAGAGCAAAGCGGAAACTACAGCCAAGCAGCAGATGGAGGCTGACACGAAGCTCATCGCCACTTGCGAGGAGCAACTCAAAGCCATCCAAGCTCAGATTGCTACCCTTCGCACGAAGGTCGACAGCGAACAAGCACAGGTTCAGGCGGAATCCGCTCGTCGAGAGGGCGTCCGCCAGTCGTTCAAAGCAGCATACGACCAGGTTTTCAATCGCCTCACCGCCCAAAAACAACGCATCTCACAGAGGGTCTAAATCATGTCCGGCGAACTAGCTCAAGCCACGAAATCTTGGACGTCTCGTCCCGAAGGCAAAGTCGGCACCGTTTTCGGGTTTCTCCTCCTCGGCGGGGCGGCGATTGCCGTTCTGTACTTCTGGGGACTCATTCTGCCTTGGCTGATCATGATGGCGGCGAACACGCTGACCCTGATCGGTCTCTGCGCGGCCATTGCGGGGATTCTCTTCATCGTCTTCGACCCACGTTGGCGGAACCTCGCATGGTACGGCTACAAGTCGTTCATGCGAGGGCTCACCGGCATGTTCATCGAGCTCGACCCCATCGGCATTCTGAAGAGCTACGTCACCAGCCTCAAAGACAAACTCGAGGAGATGGACAAGTCTCTTGCAAACCTCGACGGTCAACGGGGCAAGCTTCGGAAGCAGATCGCCGACAACGAGAAAGCCCGCGTCCACGCGCTCAAGATGATGGAAGTTGCCCGCGACCAAAAGCAGAACGCGGCGATGACCCTTCAAGGTCGCCAAGCGGAAAGACTCGCCCAGTCGAACGTCTCTTTGCAGGACCTTCTGACCCGAATGGATCGCCTTGCGACCGTGCTCGGCAAGATGCGGGAAGCCTCCGCCATCATGATCGAAGACATCACGAACGAGGTTGAGCTCAAGAGCCGGGAACGTGCCGCCCTCCTCGCCGGGTACAACGCCTTTTCCAAGGCTCGCAGCGTCATGAAGGGCGGCGGCGATGAAGCCGAGATCTTCAACATGACCATGGAGAAACTGACCGACGATTACGGCATGAAGATGGGTGAGATCGACAACTTCATGAAGGTTTCTCAAGGATTCCTCGAGACCGTCGATCTCGAAAATGGCGTTGCCCAGAAGTCCGCAATCGAACAGCTCGAAGCGTGGGAAAATAAGAGTGCCAACATTCTTGGGCCGACGAACGGCACCGACGTCCACCTTCGAGTCGGCGATGCGGCACCCGCACTTCCGGCCAGCAGCGACGATTTCGCCGACCTCTTCACCTCCGATCCCGCGACCCTTTCGGCTTCGGTCAAACGCTAACCGTGCAACTGAAACCAACCCACACAAGGATCTAAATCAATGGCTACTCGTGTCAAACCGCTCCCGAAGATTCTCCTGGCACTCGCCCTCTTCGGCGGCCTCTTCTTCGTCTTTCACACCCTCGTCGCCAACGGCATCATCTCTCTGCCGGGAACCGCCGCCGAGGTTCCCAAGGTCGCCGCCGTTCCTACGGCGATTCCGACCGCAACGTCCGCTCCTCTTGTTCCCGCCGTGCCGATGCCGTCGGGCTCCGCCATCTCGAGCGGGACGAACATTCGAGCCTCCATGTGGGCATGGAACGCTCAAATGGGATTCATGTTCGCCAACGGCGGCCCCGATACGACGTCGGGCTCTCTCATGGCCCAACACGGACTGAACGTCCACGTCAAGCGCGAGGACGACACGTCCAAGATGCAAGGAATGCTCATGGCTCTTGCCAAAGGCCTCAAGACCGACCCGAACACGTCCGCGGGTGTGCACTTCATCACGCTGATGGGCGATGGTACCGCGGCCTTCTTCGCCGCCGCCAACCCCGAGCTCAAGAAGATCTGCAAGGACTGCGAAGCCGAAGTCGTCGGTGTTCTCGGCTACTCGCGCGGTGAGGACAAGCTCATGGGTCCCGCCGAATGGAAGTCCAACCCGAAAGCCGCTCGCGGTCACCTCATCGCGGGCGTCATCCGTGACGGAGACTGGAACGTTGCCATGAAGTGGGCGGGGGACAACGGACTGCTCAACAATCCCGACGAGACTACGTATGACCCAGACGCACTGAACTGGCTCAACGCCGACACCTACATCGAGGCTGGGAACAAGTACATCTTGAACGTCTGTGAGCCTCGTCCCGTCGTCCACGGGGGCAAACGAACGGGCGAGACCAAGAGTGTCTGCGTCGACGGCGTCGTGACCTGGACTCCCGGAGACGTGAACGTGGCCCAAAAGAAGGGCGGTCTCGTTTCGATCATCTCGACCAAGGAGTACAGTGGTCAAATGCCTTGCGCCCTTATTGGCATCAAGAAGTGGGACGTAGCCCACAAGACCGAGATCGAAGGCTTCCTGAAAGCCTCGTTCGATGGTGCGGATCAAGTTCGCCAATACCCGAGCGCCCTGCACAAGGCCGCGGAAATCAGCGCAGCGGTCTACGCAGACCCGGAAGCCAACGCCGATTACTGGGAGAAGTACTACAAGGGCACGTTAGAGACCGACCGTCAGGGCGTGAAAGTCTCTCTCGGTGGATCGTCCGTCTCCAATCTCGCTGACAACCTCCAGATCTTCGGGCTCGCCCCGGGTTCCGCCAACCTTTACGAAGCCACCTACGTGACGTTCGGGGACATCGTGGTGCAGCAGTACCCGAAGCTCGTGCCGAACTACCCCAAGGTGACCGACGTCGTAAACGTGTCGTTCGTTCAGGATCTCGCAAATTCCGCTCCCCCTTCCCCCGCCGCAACCGCCGAACACAACACCTTCGTTGCCGGCGCCCCGGTCGAAACGGTCTCCAAGAAATCGTGGTCGATCAACTTCGAAACGGGTAAAGCAACATTCACGCCAGACGCGATGAAAACCCTCACGCAACTCGAGCGCGAACTCGTCATCACTGACCTCGCCATCGAAGTCGACGGTCATACGGACAACACGGGTGACCCATCATTCAATCAGACCCTCTCGAAGCAGCGCGCGGCGGCTGTTCAGACCTGGCTCTCACAGCAGTCCAGCGCGAACTTCCCACCCGAGCGATTCACCGTTCAAGGCTACGGAGATTCCAAGCCTATCGCAACGAACTCGACGCCCGTTGGTCAAGCAAAGAACCGTCGAGTCGACGTCGTCCTCGGTCAGCAGTAATCAGCAGTTCCAAAGCAGATTCTGGGGTCTCAGTTTCCATATTGAGGCCCCAGCTCTTTTAATGAGGGTACCATGAACAGACACGACTTGTCCGAAGCTCTCAAACCGAACGGCCATGTGTCATCCAGAGCCACCACGATCCTTTTCGTCGGCACCCTCGTGGCCCTCATCGGGGCCTGGTTCGCTCGACCCGACTTCATTCCCGGTCCCGTCGAGGTGGCTCAAGCGTATCCCCGACTGTTCGATCAGGGTCTCTTCTATCAGCTCTACATCAGCCTCTCGACAAACCTTCAAGCCATCGCCCTCTCCTGCTTCTTTACGATTCCGTTGGCGTACTTGAGCGTTCTTCCCGTCATGCGGCCCCTCGTCCACATGCTTTGCAAAGGACGGTTCCTCGGTGTCACCGGGTTCGTCATCCTCTTCACCATCTTCTTCGGCGGTGGACACGCGCTGAAGGTCGCTTTGCTCGTCTTTGGAATGAGCTTGTTTCTCGTGACATCTCTTTTTGACATCGTCGAGAGCATCCCCCGAGAGGAGTTTGACCACACCCGAACGCTCCGCATGGGGGACTGGGGCTCGGTGATCGAGGTGGTTATCCTAGGAAGGTTCGACCAGGTTCTCGACGCCATCCGTCAGAACGCTGCCATGGGTTGGGTCATGTTGACCATGGTGGAGGGACTCGTCCGGTTCGAAGGAGGACTGGGGGCTCTCATGCTGGCTGAGGACAAGCATATCAAACTGGACGCCGTCTTCGCCGTTCAAATCATCGTTCTGGTCATCGGTATCCTTCAGGACGTCGCCCTCCGTGCCATACGGCACCTTCTTTGCCCCTATGCCGAACTATCCCTCGAAAGGCATTAGACATGAATCCCCTCAAACAACGAGAACAAATCCTCGTCGACTTTCTCTGTTTCATGCTGTTTGGACTCGTACTGTTCTTATTCGGAGGAGTCCCCCTTGTTCGTATGATTGGTGCCACGATCATCGCAAGCACCATCATCATTCACGGGTATGTCCAAATGCGGCTCTGCCAACAGATTGAGAAAGACGGTTACGATTCAGTAACCGGGGAGAAGAAGTCGTGAGTCAGGTCTGTGAACGCAAAGAAGTTCTCGTCAAGCTCGACAACATCTCCCTATCCTTTGACGGGCGGCCGGTTCTCTCCGACATCAACGCGGAAGTTCGGGACATCGTTCGTCCAGGTTGCGTGACGGGTCAGGTCGTAGGAATCCTCGGCCCGAGCGGTGTGGGAAAAACTCAGCTCTCGCGAATCATGACTGGACTCATGGAGCCAACGACGGGCGCCGTACGAGTCGGCGTCAGGCTCGAACCGATCCACGCTGGACTTGTTGGCTACGTTGCCCAGAACTACCCTCTTCTCCGTCACCGGACCGTGCTCGGGAATCTCATGGTTGCCGCTCGTCGTTCGGGCCTGAGCTCCGACGGGGCAAAGGATAAGGCGATGGGATACCTCGGCATGTTTGGACTCCAAGACAAGTGGGACGCTTATCCCGCTCAGTTATCGGGTGGACAGCGCCAACGAATCGCCATTGCCCAGCAGCTTCTATGCTCGGAGCACTTCCTCATTCTGGATGAGCCAACAACGGGACTCGATCCCATCATGAAGGACAAGGTCTGCGGTTTCATTCGTCAGGTTGCCAGCCTCTACGAGGAGAACACGATCTTCGTCATCACTCACGACATCTCGGCGATCCTCACGATTGCTGACACACTTTGGGTCCTCGGGCGCCGTAAGGACGCGGCGGGCAACGCCATCGGGGCGACCATCGTCAAGACTTACGACCTCATCGAACGTGGCATCGCCTGGGAAACGGACGTCGCCACCACCCCGCAGTACCGCGACGCTCAACGAGAGATTCGATCTCTATTTGAGACCCTCTAGACCGGGCCACGTAGGAAGTCCGTTCACCATATCGAATGGTGGGCAGCCGCATCTGTACCAATGAAGGAGACCCTTCTTCCCCAGGAGTAGAACAGGAACTTGCCAGGCTTCAACGCTCCAGCAGTCCTCGTACTCGGCGTCAGGGAATTGAGCTCGGACGTCTTTCAGTACCTCTTCCTTGGTCGGCGCGACGAACAATTTCCCGTTTCCAACCACCACCCATCCAACGGTGCTGCTGTTGTACGGGTCCCCATTGCTGATCGAATGACACGTAAACTCCATGACCCTCCCTTACACCACTTGGTGTAATAGCCCCATATGTACCCGGATCAACTCGCACTCATCGACCTCGATAGTACGGTCGCGGATTATGATGCCGCCATGAAAGAGGAGATGCTGAAGCTCCAAGCACCGGAAGAACCTCCGTACACGGGGCGTTACGAGAGTGACGCCGCCGAGCCCTCGTACATGGAAGCTCGTCGCAAGCTCATTCAACGCAAGCCCGGGTTTTGGCGGAACCTGAAGCCCCTCGAGCTCGGAATGGACCTTATCGAAGAGATTCGAACCGTCGGTTTCGAACTGCATGTGCTGACGAAGGGACCCAATAGCACCCCCGGGGCCTGGGGAGAAAAACTCGATTGGGTAAAGGAGCATCTCCCTGGGGTACCCGTGACGGTCACGTCTGACAAGAGCCTCGTCTACGGCCGCATTCTGGTCGACGACTATCCACCGTACTTTCAAAAGTGGCTTCAAGTTCGACCGCGGGGGCTCGTCATCTGTGTGGCCCAACCCTGGAACACTGTCTACGGGGGGGACCCCAATGTTTTTCGATACACTGGGGAATCAAACAATCGCGGGCTTCTTCGAAGCCTTCTCGATAGGGTGTTCAAGCGAAAGTCAGGAGAAACCTTTTACTCCGCCTGATTGTTGCTAGGAGGCGGGGGTATCGTCTGAACCAGCTTACCGTTGGCGTCGACACGGATTGCCTTCATCTTGTCTACTGAGCCGGGCCGCTTGATGATTGCGTGGAGTTTTTTGCAGATCTCCTCGGTCTCTTTGGACTCATCGACAAGTTCAAGAGCACTCTTCTGCTCTGCTTCCGTGACTGACATCGTCCCCTCACTTCTTTTTCGGTGGGATAGGTGGGAACTTCGGAATGTTCAAGGGCGGCATTCTCCTCGGAGGATCGGGACGCGGCGGTCGTGGGGGAGGGGGCGTGGAAGGAGTATCCGGCATAGGGGTTGCGTTCGTTTCTGGATCGACGTAACCCATGGCAGCCATAACGCCTCGCAGGAAGGAGTTGGCGGACTTGAGACTCTCTCGAATACGACGTAGCTCCTCGGCGCGATCCTTCGAATCCTTGTCATACTCGTCTCGCATGATGACCCCTGGGATGTCAGGACTCGAGCGGCCGATTTCGTCGTGAAGACGTCTCTCCCTCTCATCGAGGTCATCTTCCAGCCTTTGGAGAGAACTCTTAAACGAGTTCATCCGTTGCTCGATGCGCTGTTCGAATTCGGACCAATGCTCACCCGTCATCGACCCACGGTTGGCCGTTCGGGATACGATACGGATGAGCCAGTCGGGGGGAGCGTCCCTCCAGCTATCGACCTCATTCCTTAGCGCCCGAACACTCTTGGAGAGTGTGTCCAGGGTGTAAAAAACGCCCGTCGGGGGTTCGGTCTCAGCATCCCCAAGTAGCTTCTCAAGCTTGGAAATTCGCGTACGGATAGCCTGAAAAACCCCAAGAAACGTCGTTCCTGCGGCCGATCCGCCGGTGATGACTCCCGGAACCAGGCTTTGGAGTGCCGTAATGATATCCACACCTACGTGGATAAAAGAAGACTTAATCGATCAGGGGACTATCCCACTGGTAGTACTCCGCGTCGAAGTCAGGACTTGCGGGATTCCCAGGATGTCCAGACGGCCCGGACGACCCTTTTTCGTCTGATTTTTCGTCCTTGTCGTCATTCTTTTCGTTGGGTCCCATACTGTTCTCCTACCGTGACTTGATGTAGTTCTTCCGTGGAATGTCCGCGAGTCTATTGACAATGTCCAAGTTGTTTGAACGCACGGCCGCCGACAGATTGACCGAGACCCTGCGGTAGTAGGGAGATTCGAGCCATTCTGCGTAGGGGGTGTTGCCTCGAGCCTTGTTGCACTTCCGGCACGACGCCAGAAGGTTGTCCGGGGTACTCGGTCCTCCCTCTTCCCAGCAGATAATGTGGTCGACAGTAAGAGGAACGTCATCTTTCCCGCAGTAGCAGCACTTGTAGGAGTCCCTCTTGAAAACCCTCCAAGAGATGTTCGCCTCGATAGTACGGGCGCTCTTTCGGAGAATTGCCTTCTTGATGGTTCCGTCCCCCTCCCTTGCCGTGACCTCGGTTTCGAGCGTGTCCAGTTGGGTCATGAGCTTCTGCCAGTCCTCAACTCCCATACTGAGGTTTTCTAGCTCTGCTGTAAGATCCCGCTCTTCCGGAAAGAGGGCCAAAAAGGCTCGTCCTTCCCCCGCGTAGACAACACCTACCATACCCACGGTGTGCCCAAATTTCAGCAGGTCCAGTTGGGAAAGTTTCACCATGTTCCCATTAATACACCAAGACTGGCGTCTCGGACCACCAAAATAGAGCGGCTGCCTCGAATCGAACGAGGGACCTCCGGACTAACTACTCCGGTGCTCTTCCATCGGCCCTACTTCCCTGGCGCCAGGCTTTCGAACCTCGCTGAGCTACAGCCGCACTCTTGACAATTACACCGGTTCTCTACTTGTGCCCTCACTCGAGTATGACAACGACTCGCAAAGTTCAACGCTACGGATGGGTCCCCGACCTTCCGGACCATCGAGACCATCTCTACGCCGCTCCCAGCCCCGTGCTAGCGGCCCTTCCCCCGTCAGTCGACCTTCGCCCCAACTGCCCCGCCGTCTACGACCAAGGTCAATTGGGAAGCTGCACCGCTAATGCAATCGGTGCTGCGTTCGAGTTCGACCAGATCAAGGAAAAACTTCCTCATGTCTGGAGGCCATCGCGCCTGTTCATTTACTACAACGAGCGTTCCATCGAGGGCACCGTGTCGCAGGACGCAGGAGCTCAAATTCGAGACGGCATCAAAAGCGTTGCGTCCCAGGGCGCTTGCTCCGAAGACCTCTGGCCGTACGACATCACGAAGTTTGCGGATCAGCCACCGGCGGACACCTACACGAACGCCTCGAAGCATCTCGTGACGAGCTACCAGTCGGTTGCTCAGGACGCGCAACAGATCAAGGGCTGCCTCGCCTCGGGTTACCCCGTAGTTTTCGGCTTCACGGTCTACTCGGACTTCGAGTCTCAGCAGGTTGCATCGACCGGCGTCGTCAACATGCCGACCTCGAGTGAAACGGTCGTCGGTGGTCACGCGGTTCTCTGCGTTGGCTACGACGACTCGACGAGCCAGTTCATCGTTCGCAATTCTTGGGGCAACGGGTGGGGTCTCAACGGGTACTTCCTCTTCCCGTACCAGTATCTCCTCAGTTCGAGCCTCGCGTCCGACCTGTGGACCGTTAGATTCGTACAGGGTACACCGAACTCGTAATTCTCCTAAACGAGGACTGAGAAGGGGGGCGGGCGAAATACCGCCCCCCTTCTGTGTACCTTATGGTTGGGAATTCGATTCACCCATCGCGGGAACGATAACGGGGTGGGCCTGAATTGTAACGGCTGGGACTGCGACGCCCACTGCGGTCGGATACCTTCGGATTCGATAGATTTCGAGTTTGAAGTTTTCCGCTTGCTCATGAACCGTTCCCGGGCCTAAAGAGAAGCCCCATCGGCCGTCATCTTGAATGCGGCCCCGAAGGTTCCGTCCGATGACCAACTTTGCCCTCTTGACGTCCTCAAAGCGGCAAATGACCTTGTCTCCGAAGACCGAGATGAACAGAACCCCTCCGAGGGTCTCCAGAATCCACGCTCCGAGCGGGTGAACGGGAGGCGTAGCCCCCAACTTTTGAAGGTGACTCTCGAGGATCATGCCGAGGTGGGCCGCACGATTGATCTCTGCCTCGCTTTTCACGGGCGCCGGCGGGGCGTCCTGCTTTTTGATCGTGACGGACGATTTTCGTCTCGTTACGGGCACGGGGGTTGGGACCAGCTTGATTCTGGCAACGCTGGCAACCTTTTTCTTGCCCGGTACGAACGAGTAGCCCATCTTTGTGCGCTCTTTGTCAGCCATGGGAACCGCCTCTCGTCCTTTAGTACGGCAAAATCGCCTCGAAGTTCAATCTCATCCTTCAATTCTATGAGCGCCGCACCTACACGAAAAATAGGTTGAACCGTTCGAGGGCTTGCGCTGTACTCGGTCTAGGAGCAAGACGATGCGAAATCACTTCCGGATTGGAAAAATGGCTGACCTCGAGACTCTTCTACCCGGGTTCAAAAAGGTTTGGCCGGAAATCAAGGCGCTCTGCGGAACGTCGCAACGTCACCCCAAGTTGGTCTGCTTCACCGACAAGCCCGAGCAGGTGTACCCCAACGACTACGACCAGGCCAGGCGCATCTCGTTGAACCTCGAGACCATGCAGGTCGAGGGCACCGTTCATATTTCCGCCGGCGAGTGGGCATGCCACGGGGGCAGCAACAACGACCGCGAAGTCACTGCGATTCCGACAACGCACGCTCTGCTCACCTGCACCTACAGCGACTACCACCGCACCTTTACGATGGTCGTTCAGGTCGCAAAACTTCCCGAGGCTCTTTCGCCTCCCGCTCAACAACAGGGTTGAACCTTCTGCGGCGTCCCGTTGTACTAATCCCATGAGCACGACTCGATACATCGGCAACTGCCAGATCTGCGAAGGGGACCAGAAACTTCACAAGGGGAGTATGGTTCACCATGGGTACAGACGCCCTGGTAATGGGTCGATTCGAGGAGACTGTCCCGGTGTAGGATACGAGCCGTACGAAGTATCCTGCGAGCTCATAAAAATCTACAAGTCGAATCTAGAGGACTCGGTGCAGGAACACGAAGCCCACCTCGATGAGTTGCAGGAAGGTCGAGTTCAGGAGATCCGTAGGATGGAGCTCAAAAACCGCGTAGAGACCACCGTGATCTATGTTCGGGGACAAGTTCCTGACCGTGACTTCGAACGAGTCCTTCGGGAGAGGATCAGAGAGGTTACGCACAGAATTCACTACCTCAAGCTCGAGATCGGACGGTACACCATTCGCATCGCCAACTGGAAACTCCTTCCTCTTCGCACCGTCGAAGAAGAGGAGGTCAAGGAAACCGTTTCTCGCGCCGTCCGAGCCGAGGAGGTGGCCAAGCGTCGCGAAGCCAAGCTCGCCAAGGAAGCCGCCACGCGGGCCAAGAAGGAAGCTCTCAAGGTCAAGCGGGCCGCCATCGAAGCCGAGTTCGCCAACGGCTTCCGTGCTATTGCGGCCAGCTCAGAGAGCCTTGAGGTTCGTAAGGCCGAGGCGATGAAGCTGGCGTACAAAATGGCTCTGAAGAAGTATGACTACATGGGCGCCCGTCAGCTTGAATGTGACGACGTTCTCCTTCTTCTCGGCCTTGCCGTGTGCAAGGGAGACTGGATTGAATACAAATACCCCCTGAAGGGTGGACATCGAATCTGAAACCCCGCATCAAGGACAATGACAATGGCCGGTTCAAAGGCGAAAGCAACGAAGGACATCGGACAACAGCAATAAACCGTGGGTGAGCAACTACCCGGCTCTCGAGGACTGGCTCGACACGATGGACGCCGTGTGCATGTACCAGGAGGTCTTCGGTAAGAACATGATCGAGATGTGGATGATCAAAGGGCGGCCGTTTATCGTGCTCGTACATCCGAACGGTCTCGGGTGGAACATCTTCACCGACGGCTCGACGGGGGACGTCAAGGCCACTCTCGATGATGCTGAGAAACGCATCACGGCCACATACAAATAGGTTGAACTCCACGGCTCCCGCTCTGTATTGACTTCAGGAGAAGCGAATGCGGTACGAAGGCTACCACGACATCGGTGAGCTCCCCATCAAGGCGGGGGACCGAGTTACCCTTCCGAAGGGAACGCTCGTGATGACCACCAACCCAAAGCACGATGGTATCCGGGTCCTGAAGCGAAAGTGCACCGTGACAGTGCATCACGTGGGACACGGCTCGAACGCCTACGTAAACCGTGGCGAAAAAATCCCCGTCAGCAATCCAGAGGTGTTCTGGGCAGACACCAGCGGGTACTGGTGCCGTGTGGACATTAACACGGTGCTCGCTAAAAGTGCCTAAAGGTTCACCCCAAACCGACGTTCCATAAGGTCATGGCAAAGAAAAGCGCTCGCGGTAGGACGGAACTGGTCCACGTTGTTCACGCGTACGACGTTAACCTCAGCGAGACCACGCGGTCTCCCAGCACCGTCGTCTGGCGCCGCATCTCTCGGGCGCTCATGAGCGACGGTGTGATTCTCGAGAAGGTCGACATCCGGTTCGAGGATGGGCAGAAACACTCCTACGGCTGGAAGGTTAAGGACAAGTCGGAGCTCTCTCCGGCAGAGTTCACCGCGGACTACGTCGAACGAGGTTGGGAGGTCAAATAGTTCGGGGTGGGCTTCACCGCCCCGGTGTATTGAAGGGGTATGACCCCTTCCAGATTCATCCGAAAATTTCTATTCGCAGGAATCGCAGCTCTGACCATGGCGAGCACCGCCATGGCTCAGGACGCGTACGTCTCCCCAACGGAGTACCACCCTGACATTTCGCAGCCCCCGTACGAGGCGCATCGATGGTTGGGCTTTCAGTTCGATCTCGGCCTCCCGAGCGGAACCGCTCTCGGTCTCGTCGTTCGCCCGAAGGTTGAATGGCTCCGGCTGAACCTCGCCGGAACGTACAACACCGCCTCTCCGGGAGCGCGAGTGGGACTGACCCTCGATCCCGTTCCGTTCGGCATCGCTCCTACACTCACGCTCGAGGGGGGCTTCGCGGGAACGGGCAGTCCGGTGTTCGTCGGGTCCAAAGTTCCAGCAGTCGGCTACGAGTACGTCAACTTTCATGCTGGACTCGAGTTCGGGAAACGAAACAAATGGCGTCTGTTCATTCACGCGGGACCGACCTACACCCACGTGACGACGTCCGATTTCAACAAGGCTGTCAACGTACAGAACCTTGTTCTCGCGAATCCGACCGCAAACCTCTGGGTCGTATCGACGGGTGACCTCGGTGTCACCGTGTACTTCTGAGTCGGCCTCCAAACCACCACCCCGAACTTCTGAGAACCACAATGAAAATTCAATTCGCACTCCTCCTGTCCCTTCTCCCCGCATGCGGTGTGTACGGCTCGGTCGACGAGCCCCCCTCCTGTTTCAGCAGCACCATCGAGCCCGTAGGTGTCGAGGGCGGCCTTCCCATCTTCGATGGCGGCGCTCCGAGCGAAACGTTAACGCTTTCCGCCAACTTCGACTTCTCGGGCATTGCAAGTGCTTTGAAGGACGTCTCGAAGTCCCAGACGATTCGAGTCACCAGCATCACCCTTGAGACGCAAACGCTGTCCGAACCCATGCGATGGCTTGAAGACGCCACGGCCACCGTCTCGAGCCAAGACGGCAACCAAGACGACCTTCTGGGCACGTATACGGCTCCGGTCGGTGGCGCCGGGTACACGGCCGACTTCGCCGTCGACGCCAACACCCCCATCCAAACGCTCATCACGCATCCGGTGACCCTGGACCTTGCCATTACGGGCACGGCAGCCCCGCCAAACGAGGCTCTCAACGTGACCATGTGCGTCAGCTTCGACGGAACGATTTCGAAGAAGTTATGAAACCTGTCGACGGGCTCCCGAACTTCACCAAAGGACTCTACCTGCTCGTTGGAAACAACGAGCAGGAGCTCTCCGAAGTACTTCTTGATCTGGTCAAGCGGGTCAATAAGGAGTACCTCTTGAATGGGCAGGGAGTTTATTTCAAACATTTCGTCGGCGATCGTATGAACCGTCAAGAGATCCTCGAATGGTCGACTCAGGTTCAAAACGAGGGTATGGGGCCCGACAACGATAATTGGCCCGTCCTCGCATCTACAATGCATCCGTGGGTTGTTGACAGCCTGCGAATCGCCGAGGACGTCCAGGAGAGGCTCCTTTTTGTCCGTGACGGCAAACTCATGCGACTCGACGAAGTGGAACTTCACGATTTCCTGAGGGATTATCGTGCGGGCATCTGTCACACGTCCGAAATCATGGTCTCCAACGGTTTATGGTGAGCTAAATGACCACGGAAAGATACAAACGGTGCGAGCACTGCGGTGCTCATTACGTACATCAAAGCAGCGGCGGATGCACCCCGAAGTACAATCACGGCAAATGGTGCCACGACTGTTACAAAGTGGTGCAAGACGCTCTGACTGCCCAACCAAGGCAATACGAGTGCCGATATCAAAGTACTTCGGGACACCCTCGTCTATCGTTGGTCACGGTAGACAAGCTCCTCGGATGGGAAATCCTAAACAGAGCAGAACAGAGCCTCCCCATCACCCGTATCTTTTCAGGCCTTTATGACCTGAAGTCCCAGGACTCTCAGAGCGTTCGAGAAATCCGAGGTCGGGACCAGTACAGTGGGATTTCCTTCAAACTCGCTGTCTGGAAAAACAACTCCGAGAAACCGGAGATCGAAGCGGCCATGGAGTACGATATTCAACAGGGGTGTTTCACGGGGCGAGCTTGGAGCACCACCCCATGCATCCCCTAGGACATTACGTCCCACTTGTGCCAGGTGTACAGAGTTCGGATGAGGACACCAAAAAATACCATGACCGTAAGGTGGAAGGAATCACTGTCCTCAAATTCACCGAACCATACTACCGCGAACATGATAGTCGTGAGAGCCGCCTCCAAATGGAAGCGAGCCTGGTAATCATCAGCGGTACGCCTTTTCGTTCTCATCTGTTCCTCTTTAAAGGGAAAACCCGGGCCGCTTTTGAGCCGTTCCCGGGTTACAGTCCTTGAGATAGGTAGGTTGGTCAGTTGACCGATTCTCTGATCTTGACGGAGTCCCCGACGTCGACAGTGTGGGCCACACCGATTCGCGGTTCCGTCGGAAGGTCGTTGGAGACCTCTTGTGGCTCGACGTTGAAACGGAGGTTCGACCAGAGGTCATCGACGCTCTCCGGATACCGAACCGCTACGGTCACCTCGAGAAGATTCGGCGACGTCTTTCGCGTGGTGCCGATCATGTTGTCGAGCGTCTTCGTGAAGGCTTCGATGATGGCAGCCCGTTTGCTCTGAAGTGTCGGTGCCTCGACCGGTTCCTCTTTGACCGCACCCGGCGTACCCGTTCTCGTCATACCCATGGCTTTGATCTCCCTGTTTTCGTGTCGTATTCCCTATCAGTACACCGGGGCGACCGCGAAAAAATCAGAAATCAGAACTTTGATGGGTCGCCCCACTGGCTCAGGGCTTCCTTGAGCTCCTCATGGAGCGAGGCGGGCTCCGTGGTCAGGGCGTCGAGCAAAAGTTTGATGGCGACCCCACCGTGCGCCCCCAAATGCCCGCCCCGCATCTTTGTGAGGTTCTTGGGTACCTTGTCGTTTGGATCATAGCTGAACACGGCAAGAACGAATCCATTCTTCTTCAGGTTCTCCACGGTTGCCGCAGCAAGTTTCACGCCAGCTTTCCCGTCGACACTGACGTAGTAGTCGAAGTACTCGTAGCCGAACATTTGTTTACCTTGGGCGGCCCGCTCCTTCTTGAGCTCTCTCGCCATCGCCAGGTTGTACACGGGGGTAACTTCGACGTTGGTCTTTCTACCCGACATAGACGGGTGGTCCTTGGACACGAGCCCGCTCGAGATCAGAATGTCCTTCAGGCTTGCACCGCCCGAACCCATTTTCACACTCAAGACAGTACTCTCGTTGAGCTCACCCCCTGGCCACGCAATGTACTTTTGAGGCGCCTTGCGGACCGTGCCCCCGTCCCCGAATTCCATTACCTCTCGGACGAGCTTTGGACACAATTTCGTTAGGTCCGACTTCAGAGGACCCTCGGTAAAATGACCCAGCCAGTCCGACTCGATGATCACGTTTCCAGACTTGTCGGCGTCAAAAACGGTGTTCGCCCCGCGATGGCGAACACCCTCGGCGATCAACTTGTTTTCAATTCGACCAAAGACAACCCACATATCCGCGGACCAACCCCGTTCCTTGTAGCTCATCCATTCGGGCTTCGAAATGAAGAGCCACTCAACCCCGCTAGGATGGTGGACCCCTTCCGCAAAGTTTTTGCCCTTGATCGTGTCGACAACAGGCGGGGGCTCCCTCTTCGGACGATCGGGCGTTGGGGAACGTTCGGGACGCCACTCGCTCCGAGGAGCTGATGCCCCCGCTTTGAGGAGGTAGTCCTTTGCCATGTTGATCGCCACAAGAGCCTCGTGGCTACCGCCCTTGTCGGGATGGTTTTCCAGGGCTTTTTGGCGCCAGTTCTTGGTGATTTCCTCGGCAGAGGGCGTGTCCTTCGGATCGAAACCGAGAAGTTTGAGCGCGCGTTCTCGGGTCATGTCCCCAACATACTGCCACGCCAGCTTCTCCAGGTATCGTTGGGCAACTCGGGACGCAATACGGCTCATGGGGGTATCCTAGTAGAGCTTACAAGAAACTTAAAGCTAGGCAAACCCCCATCCTTGGGTGTATACTGTAAACGGGTCTCGTAATTGACCCACCTGAGCCACAGACCCACAACTGTTCTGAAGACTAACCTTGCAACCAAGCAAGGCTCCACTCTTTAGACTTGTGGGTCTCTGTCTTTAACGGCTCGGTGTAGTGGGTTCGGTATGTCGTACGAAACTGATCCGAAAGTTCACAGGTGGGATCTCCGTTACCTGGAGGCGGCCAAGCACTTTGCTCAGTGGAGCAAAGATCCGAGCACAAAGGTCGGAGCCGTCATTGTTACGAGACAACAGACCTACTCCGGCGACCTCTTGGATCTGAGAAAGATCGATATGGGCCGGATCGTTTCGGTCGGATACAACGGATTCGCACGGGGCATCAAGGACTCAGATGATCGCCTCAACAATCGGGAGCTCAAGTACAAGATGGTTGTTCATGGGGAGCGAAACGCCATGCTCTACGCCCAGCGGGATCTCACCGGTTGCACGCTTTACACATGGCCTTTCATGCCGTGCGCCCCCTGCGCCGCCATGACGATTCAAACGGGAATCAAGCGGGTCGTGGCACCAAAAAACGACAATCCTCGTTGGGTGGAGGACTTCCAAATCACACGAACGATGTTCAGGGAAGCTATGGTAGAGCTGGTCGAAAAGGAGATTGAACTATGATGATTTCCCGCGTTACTCTCACCCTCGAAGTCCAGTGTACGGACGGAACGACTTTCAAGTCCCCCATCTCCGTCTCTCCGTACTTATACGATGTTGTAGACTCGGAGATTCTCGCAGAATTAGGCGCGGAGCCCGAGAAATCCACTCCCGATGAGAAACTGTTCGCCATCTTAGTCAACAAGATCCGACGAAACGAAGGGTTTGTCGTGTATGAGGCTCCAACCGAGAATCGAGATATCATCGATTGGCTGTCCACTCACATTCTCTCGATGCTTCGACTGAAGTCAAAGGACAAGTAGCCGTCAGTTGCAAGTGCAGGCTTGTTGGCTCCAGACCTTCTGAACGCTGTACCCGTCGATGGTCTCCCACCAGAATGGTTCGTTCGCGACTTGACAGAGATCGGCAACTTCTTCGCCTGTATTGTCGTCGAACCAGCCGTTGGCGACGTCTGGGTTCGTCGACGCTTCGTAAAGCTCGTGACTGATAATACCCATCATCTCGTCGAACCAGCCCGAGTAAAGAAAGATTGCGAACGTGTACTTCTGACTGCCGTAAGACCCGTATCCGTGGAAGCCGCCGAGCGTGAGATTGTAGTCGTTCGTCGGAATATAACCCGGAGGAAGAAACACCCCGTAGAAGGTATTCGAGTCCGGAACCGGCAAGAGCCCGACCTGAATCTCATTGTTCAGCTCGTTCGGAACGAACTGGGTCGGAAGAACCGTGAGGATTTGAGCTTGAGCGTCCGTCGACGCATCGTAGTATGTGTCCTGCCCGAGGCCGCCGTCCCCTGTTGGAAGAAGAAGATTCGCGTTCGAGTTGTAAACGTTCGTGTCGAAAGAACCCGAACCGATCCCGTATTGGGACAGACGATCGAGAACATTTCCTCCGTTCAAGAGCACGTCCCACGGTTTGTAGTATTGGCTCTGATCAACATCTCCTTGAAGAGAACCTGTCCAGTAGCTCCCCCAGAAGACGAAGTGAACCTGCGGATGAGTGAGGAGCCAACCGTTCGCCTGATGACGGTAGACATCATACGGACAAGTTCCAGCGTCCGGAGTGGCACCCGGAGGCGTGAAGTTCGTGGTGTCGTTCGAATCCCCGTAGGCGCAGGCACTCGCGAGAAGAAGCAGGGTGATCCAGCTACTGTTCAGTTTGCGGCTCATACTAAACTAGTACACCGAATCAGTGTACCGGGAGACAAGAATCCTCAGCCATCGGAATCAATTGGCTCTATCGACTCCTCGCTGGTTGACAGCATGTGATCCCACACGGACTGACGCTTCTCGAGGGATTCCAACCCGCACTTTGAATCCAAAGCGAATTTCTGGCTGGAGGTGAGCATGAGCTTGGCTGATGTCTTCTTTTCGCTCTCCCAGAGCCAGAGAGACATCTTGATCTCGAGCTTGGCTTTCGGGGCGTACAGAAAACCCTTCTCGGACGCCTCTTGAGCCAGTTTTCTCCACACTTGTTCGAAAACGCGTTTGACCTTAAGTCGGTTATCGTTGAAAAGACCCACGGGTCACCGAGACTTCGCCCAATCGACGAGCTCCTGCGTCACGATTCGCATGTTCTCCTCGGTCATGGGTTTCAGGGGGAGCTTGAACAGGACAACGCCCGATTCCTCTTCGCATGCGTCCGCAACGATGAGGGGCGACGAATGATTCTTGTTCGTCGAGACGGTTAGGACAACGCTCTCCCGCTCACCCGGCTTCTTTTCCAGGATGTAGCAAACGTCGGTCATGTGATCGTTTTCATGCGGGAAGAGTGTTCCCTTGAGACCCGAGGCCATGAAGACATCCGAGACGATATTGACCATGCCAGCCCTTCCGTCTGTAACTACACCGAATTTCGTCTTTGCCCAATCGATAAGTCGTTGAGCCGACATCAACGCATTCGCTAGATTGAGCTCCTCGTGTGGGAAGTCTCGCAGTGTCGCCCCCGATCCTTCCAGGGTGATCTCGGAACCCAACACGCGTTCCGCACTGTCGGCGTCAGGACGGTAGAGCTTTGCTCCGACCTTGTAGATCGAGAGGACGACCCGTGCCGTTCGCCCGTGCGAATCAGCCAACATTTGGGGGAGGACATACCAGAGCGTCCAGTAATCAGAGTCGTGACCCTGATGCAGCTCGATTCGTCCTCCCAGCCCTGAATCCTCGAACACCTGCCACGCGGAGTCGGCAATGTCGTTCTGCACTATTTTAGTTTACACCGGATAGTGCCCGCATGCATCTACAGAAAAAATCAAGCAAATGCGGGCTTTTGGTGGCACAACTTCCACCAGTCGACGAGCTCTTGCACGACCTCTTTGACCGCGTCGACGCTTATCGTGCGGGCCCGAATCGACTTCAGAACCTTCCCCGTCTGGTCGTCGTAGACCACCGCCGAGACGATCTTTAGAGGGCTCATCGAGATCCCACACAGAGTGTATTCGGACGGAGCCTCACCCCCGAGCCGTAGATACGGCATTTTGAAGGTGAGGCACACGTACGAACTCGTGCTAGAGGACCACTGGTTCAAACTTCGACCGAAGCCCGCTTCCCGGAGCATTTCTTCGGCGATTTTGCTTTCTTTCTTCCACATGACGACATCCCACCCCCACGACGGGGTGAATGGTACACCGGAGGACTGACGTGCGCCCGTCCTTTTTAAAGCTCGCGCGATAGCGAGAGCTCTATCTCGATTCGGGACAACACGACGGTGACAGCCTCGTCCATGTCGATCTCGTCCTGTAGGTGCTGAGTCATTTCGGGTTGTGGTTCGACCGCTCTAAATTCTTGCTTTTCCATTGACTTTGTATCCTGGTGTTCTTTCGTCATTCCCGGAGGGAATAAGTTATTACCAGACACCCCAGCACATCGCGGCCGTCTCGACGAAGACGTTCGACTTCATCTGGACCTTCGACTGAGCCCCGATTCTGAAAAGCAGGGGCTCCTCCGGGTCGTCCGTCGCGACGATTAGCATGGAAAGGACTTGGGGCTTGTTGTTCGGCAGAAGGCCGATAAAGCGGTACGTCTTGGGTCCGTGGTAGAAGACGTCGCCCTGGTTGAGTTTCGAAGCCTGTTTTTCTTTGATGAGCACCGGGTCACTCCTTGGGCGTTTCGCCCGCTGCACTGAGCCACGTGTCGAGCCTCGTCGAGTTCGTGAAGTTGCGCATGACGTCGCTACGGACGCGACGGACTTTGCTTGCCTGGCTCGTCGTCTTTTTACCCGTCGCAAGCAGACGCCGAGCCGCTTTTCGTCGGTTACGGTCGTTTCGCCACTCGGCGGTAAGTTCGTGATTTTCGTCGAACTTCACGGGGCGACTCATGTGTAAAACCTGAAGGGCGGTCTTGATGTCCATTCCCCATTATTACACCGGAGACACCCCGGACTCAGCCAGAAAAATCAGTCGATGACGAGCAAGGTCTCCAGTTCGTGGGTCACCCCGTCGCGGGGCTGTGCCCACTTGTGGTTGCACTCTGGGCACTGCTTGATGAGGCGGTCCCGCTTGACGAGTCGGAGCTCGATCTTTTCCGCGGGGCAGTGGCATTCGGGGCAGTGTGCGTCTGTGGCCATGTTCGTTTCCCTCACCCTAGTAGAACGGAAGGAGCCCAGGAACCTTTACCTTGAGCTCCTATTTGGTCAGAATGCTCGGTACGCCGAGACAGCCTCAGGCCACCTTCACGGCTGGCATCGAGGGCACCGTGGGGCGATCGTTCGGGCCACGACGGCTCTCTTCGAGCAACTTGAGGAGCTCCGCCTTGTTGATCTCTCGCGTCGGGCGAAACGGGGGAGCCTGAATCTCTACGACATTCGCGAAAGCAACGAGGGCGTCTTCAATTGAGTCGAATGGCTCATCCAGTCCGACCACGGGCTCGAGTTTGTCGATCTGGTCCAGGGTGTCTTCGGCTTCCATTGTGATCTACCTCTTGCAAGATAGTACGGCCGGTCAGAAGCGAAGTTCAATAGCCGGCGGACAAAAACGTCACACTAACGTTTCTTTCAAGCTTTCGATCCTGGCTACCGCACGACCCCCCTGAAGGAGGAGCACCCGCTTCTCGCCTCGTTTCATGGCCTCGAAAAATGCCGACCACGCGTCCCGCTCCGATAGGTTCTCGTGTAGGAGAACGTCGTTTACAATGACGGTGAAAATCGACCTATCGATAGGCGGGGGTACGCTGACTCTGAAAACTCGTCTCCCGCTTCCCCTACGCCGCATGCCTCCTAGCTTAGCAGTTCAGGAGGGGTCCAGCGAGGTTGTTCCTTGTTTTGGGGCTCGGGGAGCGGAGCGTCACTCTCGGGAACGAAGACCTTGAAGGCACCGAATTTGGTTTCCATCGTGGTCCAAAGAACCCGGATGACGTAGTCGTCGCCGAGAGCGGGGACATTGACCTCGAAGTGCGACTTCAGCACCTTGGTGACCGTGCCATTAAGGGCACCGCTGACGAACTTTTGGCAAACCCGGACGGTCTGCCCTTTGTTGACCACTTGGACGGTTTTGGGGTCACTCATTTTTCTTCTCCTTCAAAATGGGCGGATACTTCGAAGACTTCCTCGGAACCTCCTCCTCCTCGATCGGGGGAACCACCTTTCCGAGGATGTGGGCCACCAGAGCTCGCGCGGCCTTGAACTTTTGGCTCGATTCTCGACGTTCGGCTTCTCTAGCCGGAGCTTTCGGCCACTCGTCACTCATCGGTTTCACTCTCACCCCCGCGAGGGTGCCCCCTTGCGCTTTCGGTTCGGTCTTGCTGTCCGCACAAACGACTTCATGAACACTTTTGCCCACCTTTCGGGAATGACCCGAGCGTTTGGACCTTTACCCTGGACCGCATTGAGCGCCAGGTCAAGCACGGAACCGTGGATACGATTCACGTGCGTCCAGTGGCCCTGAATTGAACCCTCCCTCTTTGCCTGTCGGCGACTCGTGATCTCGTTCACGGACGGTCCCCCATTTGAGCGAGGGGACGCCCGTTTCGCAAAAGTCGAACCCGTCGATCCTGCCGGATCGACGCAAAGAACGACGCCCAGGCTTCCTTCTCGCCGAGCTCTTCGCCCTTCACGACATCGTCCACGATGACCGTGTAATCGCGAAACACTTCCTTCTCCGGCATTTGATGCTCCAGACGGGAAAGCTCCCGCCACTTGTTCTTGGTACCCACGGTTATAGTACACCGGTCAGGGGTAGAAGTTCAAGGTTCAGGCGTCGTTCGTGACGAGATCCGTTCGAATCGTCAGGTCGAACGGGGACTCCGCAGCGAGGACTTCCCGGGGTAGGCTGTACGTGTCGGCCAAAGTCATGTTGACCATCGAAAGGAGAGCTCGCTGGGGGAAGACGATGCTGTACGTCAGCAGGGCCTGGCGTGGACGGCCGAACTGGTCGGCGTCCACGTTCGCAGACTTCATCCACGCCTCGAGCCAGGCGACGTACGCCGGATGGCCCATATCGGTGTAGCCCTCAAGCACGATGTTTCGGCAGAGGTCCTTCAGCTCCTGCATCTCTTCGTGGTTCATGTAGGGTTTGAACAGGAGGGTCGTCGAGTCCACTTCGTAGCTCATTGTTCGTTCTCCGTTGGGGTTGGATTCGTGGAAGGGGCTCCGCATGTGCATGAATCGCAAATCTCGCACACATAGAGCCCGTGATCGTTACAGGAAATGGGAATGGCACACGTTAGGGCGAGGCGCCGCTGGCAGCCGATCGCGTGCTGTCGAGCCTTTTCGCAGACGCACTGAATGAGCTGGCAGTCACAGTCCGCAACTCGACCGACGGCCATGTACTCGTCCAATGACATTTTGCCAAGAACCTTGTAGACACCGTTTTCATCGGGGATATCTGAAAAAAGTATAACCTCGGTACCGTCATGCGACGCCCCGTTTATGGCCCGAATCAACTCCTGGTACGGTCCCTCTTCGGGTATGGATCCCTCTTCGGGTATGGATCCCTCTTCGGGTATGGATCCCTCTTCGGGTATGGGGTCAGACATCGAGACAGTCGATTCGCCACCGGGTCAAACGGCAAATATCCCCCTCTGAGTCGCTCATGAGACTGAGGAGCAGGCCTTCTCCGAGGCTTGTTCGCATCTTGATGTTCTCAATGCACTGGCTCGGAGTGAGAAAAATCTTGCCGTACGGCACGGTGGGTGAATCGACTGACTCAAGCCCGGCAAGCCAATCGAGCCAACGTTTCCGCTCGGCATCGAGATCGACACTTTTGGTCGGGGGCGTAGGACGGTACTCGCTCCCGTACGCCGTCAGGATGACTCGAGACGGGCCCGTCATGTCGACGGGGGTACAGGTCGTTTGGCTCCTGTCGAGCCAAGCCTGGGGCGTCTCGTCGCCCGCTTGACCCATGGCGAGGTATCGGGCCATTTCCTCCGTCTCCGCCAGGATGACGAGACCGAGCGTTTTGTTGGGCGCGTCCTCGACGGGACCGATGAGTTCGAGATGCCAGAGCTCCATGAATTCCATCCTTACACCGGAGAGGGGGGCTCAACCGCCCCTTTTTTGCCCTCGAGTATCCGTTTCACACGAAGCTCCCGCTGGGCCAGCTTGAGCAAGATCTCCATCACCGCGAGTTCGAGCCGATCGTACTCCCTGTTGGCTGAGGTCGAGATGCTCTCCATGTGTTAGTTCGCGTGACGTATTCTGACCGCACCGTTCATTCCACCACATTCGGAGAACATGTCCGGTGGCCAGCGCCGCACCGCCTCTTCGACGGCATCCCTCCACGTGCCCGTGTTGATCCCCGCGTACTCTTCAGCGGTCGTGGATTCTCCGTTGAATCCACTGACAAAGAAAAGCCACGGACCGGCGGCTTCGTCGGAATGCTTTGCCAAAAGGGCGTCCTTAACTTGCTGTTTGGTTTCCGCCAAACGACGAGGAGCCTCCTCCTCTTCCCTCTTTTTGCGAGCCCTCTCAGTTTGAGCTTGTTTTTCCCGGTGGAGCCGATCTTCGCGCAACGTGTTGCGGAACTCCGCCATTCTCCGGGTCAGAACCTCGAGACGACGTCTCACGGGCCCATCTACAGCAGGCACCGTCTCATCCAAGAACTGCACCAGGACGTCGTAATCCTCCTCATTCAACTGCTGAAGCTTCTTCGCCATGATCTCTCACTCCTCGGGTCTTTTGGCTCGCTTCCCTTCCAACCATTTCAGTAGGTCAACCCGTCCTGAGTAGAGCACGGGAATTGTCTGCGCTTCCGCGAGATCCGCCGCGCACAGCCGGTGGTGCCCGTCAACGAGAACGAGAATGGGGTAAACATGACCGTTCGCGCATTTGTTGTCGAGCACAATCGGATCGAGAGCCTCCCCCGATCGCAACATCTCGTAGAAGTACCGAATCCGACCCCAATGCCACGCGTACTGGTGACGCTCTCGCATAAGACGAGATTGCCATGGGTGGGGGTACGAGCGGTCGGCCTCCTCAACGTACTCCTCCTCGGGGGGATACCGCAGGACAAACTCAAGACGTCGCTCGCGATCGGCGTTCCCGCTGTCGTCACGGGAACCACCGAAGAGAGATACAAAAGGATCGTATACTTCGCGTACTCGACTGACGAGTACAATGTTTTCCGTCAGCATCAATGATCCCCCGCGGGACCGGCACGGTACCCGGCCGATCTGATCCAAAAATGTCTGACCCCCTGATCGATGGTCGCACTCGTCGCAGTGAAGTACTCGACCGCATACTTCAACACATCCGGCTCGAAGTCGCAGGAGTCGGGGTTGATGCAAGCGTTGATCGGCCCCTTTGGGTCCTCTCGGTTTTCAACGAGACTGAACGCCGACCGAAGGATCGTGTTCTCGACGAGCATCCTCGTTGCAAACGTAGGGGCGGCGTCCGTAACCATCTTCAAAACCGCGAGACTGATTCGTTCCATGTCAGCAGTACAACGCGATCCGCGCCGAGTTCAACCGAAATCGACAGCTCTACCGAACGGTGTCACCGCCCAATTCTCTCACATTTGAATGTCAAGCACTTGGGCAACGAGCCTGAGCTGAGCATCCTCATCCAAGGCACGAAAGTCTCGGAGAGTCTCCTCGAGCTCGGGCGGAACGCGGGGCACGTCGTCCATTGCCAGACACTTTTGTACATGAAAGACAAGGTCCTCCCCAAACCAATCGATTGCGGCCCCATCCCGCCATTTGATCAAGGCCTCGAGCTTCTGGGACGCCCGTTCTTCTGGGACGCCGCCCTCGATGAAGTCTACGACAGCCGCAGAGCAAGTTACGCACATGTTGAAGCACTCCCCTTTTTGAAGGAGGCTTCCTCCAATCTCTTCCTTCGAGATCCTCTTTCGGCACCTGGCACAAAACTCTTCCATGGTACCTCTACTCGTACGCCCGTTTGGGTTGAAATGCACGAACTAAATGGGCCGCGGTCAACCCGTGGTGCCGTACCCGTCCCCGGCCGGACGGGCTGCAAAGCCAGAGGTCAAAAAAGACACGGTTCGTTACAAAATAGTTTCTGAAACCAAAAACCTCCGGTGTATTGACTAGCTATGGACACCCTTTCAACCCAAATCAAAAACCTCGCCGCTCAATTCGCCGACGACGTCGTCACGGCCTTCCTGTCCTCGTCTCCGAACGAGATTCAGAGCCTGACGAGCCGCCCCCGAACCACCACCACCGCCGCTCGCGCCCCGCGGACCACGAATCCGGCAACGCGCTCTGGACGCCTCCCCAAAATCCAGAGTCGATTGTATCAGGTCGGAGACCGCTTCTACCTCGACACGAGCGACGGCCGGACCTACACCAGCACCCGAAAGCGAGACCTCATCCGACGCGCCGCCGCGCGCGGTATCGAAGTCAACGTCTGAAAGATTTTTGACCTAATTCTCCGGTTCGACCCGCGCGGGTCACCCGGGAGGGTCAAAGACGGGGAAAGCAGCCCGCACAACGCAGTGAATTAAAAAGTAGCTGCTAGCTTGACGCCTCGGAGAGACGAGGAGGCCTAACCTCTAATCACCCCACAATGGGGGACAATGCCCGTCGAAACCTACACTGTCTTGTCGACCTTCACGATCTCCCCTCTCCCTGGAGAAACTAGGGAGAGGGTCTTCACGGAAGGCGGTACCCTATCTTACGATAGGACCATAATCTCGCGGTACACCGAACAACTTGATCAGGCCCTCTATAACGGGTGGATCGTCCGACTCGTCCCTCTTGAACAGGACGACGGAAATGACGGAGACGATGGGGACGACGGAGACATTCGTCGGTGGAGCTCCGATCCTCAAACCCAAGAAAGAATCGCTATACGAGATTGGAATCGTCGCCGCGACCGTACGACAATTCTAGGTCCGGATGAGCCTCGATCTCCCTACATCAGTGCGATTGATTATTCGTACTCTTCGACGAGTAACGAGATTCTAGTACCGCTCCCAGAAACCCACAGCCTCGTGATGGATGGCGATCACCTCGTCGGACGGGCTCAGCAAGAATCCGATGAAAGCGAAAGCGACGATAGTTCGATTCCCATCGAATCCCCTCCTATCGAAGTTGCCGTGGTTCACATTTCCAAGAAGTACTTGGAACGTTGGGAAGGACTGCACGGGAACACCCTTCGGGCCGAGCTCACCGCCGCGGTCACCAAATTCATGACTTTGGAAACGGACGACGAAGCGGAAACCCTTCCGAAAGAGCCAAAAAAGTCTCACTGGGAACATGTGCTGGAAGAGGTAGCGGAATGACACCGATCGATACGGACGGGGAACTCGGGCAAGCCATGATGGCCGCCATTCGGGAAGCCCGAACCCTGTGCGAAAGAACTGGGAATACCCCGGAGAACGAAGCCCTGCGGAAGGCTATTGATGATATGGATCAGATCGTCATCCGAGGCATTCGCAAAGATCTCGAGGCACTGGCAAGAAGCCCCGTCAACTAGACGCCACTCACGAGCGTCTTCTTGTCCCTTCGGTACGACTTCCGCGTAAGGTCTAGCCACGGGTCCATATGCTCGAACTTCTTGAAATCGCAGATCGTGATGAGCAGATAATCTCGCCACGAGCGTGTCCCGTTGTCGATGGCGTCCCAGACCTTGCCCCGAGCTTCCCACCGCCGATAGTCCGCCTTCGTTCGAATGTAGCTCGGCGGATCCACATTGTTCCAGTAGCAGAAATCCTCAAGCCTCGGATCCCTCTTCATGAACTTGACCGTGTTCCTTACGAATCCGTTCGCGTAGGGGATGACGTAAAGGTTGCCCCTGTACTCTCGAATCGTCACATCCACCGTGAGATCCATCGGATTATCAAACGATGATACCGACGCCTCTTTGAAAGCCTTCCGTATCCTCACTTGAGCCATAGAAAGCCGAATGCGGTAATCGTTCCTCTTCTCGACGGGGTAGTAGCCCGCATTCTCCTTGTACTCGTCGGACTCGGGGTCGATGCTCTTCACGATGTTCGAGTAGCAGTCACGAAGAACCTTGATGACCTCTTTTTCGCCCCGCTCGTTCGTGTCCCGAACCCACTGCCAGAACTTGGCGGGACTCTTCGCAACCGACGGTTTCAGACGGTAAGCGGTCCAGACCTTCGTGCTCATGCCCTAGAGATACACCGAAACGAGACTACTACTCGTCGGTTTCCGTCTTGATGATGTTCTTGTCGTGCCGTCGACGAGCCGCGCTGGTCGCCTTCTTGGCCCCGCGTCTGGCCCTCGCCGCCCCGTGGATACCCCGGCAATGATCGTGCCCTTTAACGGACTCGGAGGACAGGAGACCGTTCGCCATGGTTGCGTCGTTGTGCTCGACCCGCTTCATAGGTTGAGCCGCTCCGCTTATCGTTTTGGAACCCATGGCGAACAGCTTACCTCCGGCTATGAGATCCGTCGAATCTGATCTCGAAATGGGCTCCCGTCTGGAAAAATATTGATGACCGTGGACAGCTTCGACAGAAGAATCAAAGCTCTCTTCCTGTTGTAAATGACTTGCTGGCCGATAGGTCCTCGCAGGGGGAGTCGAACCACGAACTTATCGGTGAGAGTTGGAAACACATGAAGGAACACCGTTCCTCTGTGCTCGATTCCAGAATAAATGTACTCCAGCTCTTCTGCATGACTCTGATTCACTGCTAGTCGAACATCGTTGTCCTTGCCAAACAACTTGGGCAGCTCTGAAAGATTATAGGTGCGTGGTGGGGGTCGGTCAAACGTCCCACTCTCTTCCTTGGGTTGGACAGAGAGCATAGCCGCCACAACGCTCAAAACCTCCTCGTTGGATGCGTACTCAATGAAAGGCACAATCGCTCTTGAAGGGCGTACGACGGATAGTATGTGGAGGTCATTGACCTTAAATGATCCTAACTCGGTGGTGGTGACAAATAACGCCTCATCCCCAGGAGACTTGTCAAAGGCAACGCCTTGTTCACCGCTCGAGTTGATGGGAAACGTCGGTTGGATATGCAGCTCTCCCTTGGGAACTTCCTCACCGAGAACCGTTTTCTTCATGATGACGGACAGGGGATCCAGCATTCGAATGACGGCGCCTTTACCATCCGTTTTCTTGTCTTCGAGTTCAAAATTGTCGCCGTAACTCGGAGCCACGTTTCCGAAAGTGAGGTACCCGCAATTCCGTACGTGGGACAAAAGCTCCTCGGAAAGTAACTCGAGCTCTTCAGTCCGTTTATCGGGATAAATCCTCTTCAAGAGAGGAACGATGGTAGAGAATCGTTTGGTCTCATTGGACAACCAATTCGACTCAAAACGAAGCTTCTCGTGTCGAATCAATACGGGCTGTGGTGAGGAGCTGTCACACGGAAACGCAAAGATAAGAGAGATGGGACACTCTGCGTCCTCGGTGACCCCAACCTCACGCTTCTTATTGGTAGAATAAGCCAAGGTCAACGGAAGCACACGACGGGGCGGCTCAAGCATATTCCAGCAGTCAGGACCCCTTGACCGTAAATAAATAGATTCAGCTACGCAAAGAGCTCTACGATCCTCGGGGGATAGGATCACGTGCAGAGGACTCGGACCCTCTTCCGGAAACAGGACGGACATGATTTCTTGCCGTTCGAACTTCGGCGGAGCCACGACCTCCTGGGTCTCCCCTCGAACATGCCTCGATGCCGTTTGCCAGCTCTCCCCGGTCTTTTCTTGACGTGCCTCTATCTTCTTTTTGAGATTGCTCATTGTTCGTCTCCCTTGGAAACGTCGCCCTCGCCACCCCGAAACGACGTCGCCAAAAAGGGAAACCAACCGAATCGCTCCGAGGCATCCCCCTTCGCCCCGCAGTAACGCTCGCGGGTGGGCGAACGAACGCAGGGTAAGGTCCGAGCATGGACCTACCTTACTCTATTACACCGGGGACAAGAAGAACGCAAGGATCCTTTTGTGCCACGGATTACTTGCTGAGGGACCCCTGATGGTTCATACCGTGTCGAGCTGGGAATAGCTCGGCTTGCCGTCCCCGTAAGGGGACTAGATCCTTCGAGCCTCAATTTCTTCCGTAAGCGTAAGGGGTCAGCGCTACGGAAAACTACTTGATGAGCTTCAAAAGTCGTTCCTTCTCCGCGTTCAACTCCTCAGACTTCTCTGGGGTTAGGTAATCGACCTGGCGGAGTTGGTACTCAACGTCTCGGAGTCTCTCCTTCGCTCGGTACACTTTTTCTGCTCGCGCTGATCGAGGCTTTAGGAGATACTGCACGTGCTTGTCGGGCATGTGGATAACCCGTTTGCCTACGATCGTTCCTTGATCAGTTTCCGTACCGATGCTCTCTGAGTGGAGCGTAAAGGTCGGTGCACGATCCGAATCAAAGTCGTGTCCGTAAATTTTCGCCCTCTCGCTCAGGATGATGCATCCAGGCTTCCAAGGGACCTCCGCCTGGTCCCTTGGAATTCTTTCTGGCTTACCGAGTTGCGTGCCCTTAAAGTACTGTACGATCCACGTGATCGCATCGAGCTTTTCCCTTTCGAGAGCTTGAAGCTTACTTTTGTGGGAATGCTCCCATTCCTGGTACACAAGCTTCGCGGAGGGTACTTTGCGATTATTGGGTCCCGAGAATCCGTTGCTCTCCACGTAAAGGCTCGAGGCGAGCCCCGTACCGATGCGTTTTTCGTAGGGAGCCGTTCCAAGCTCCGAGACTTCTTTACGGAACGCCTCCCAATACGGGCCGAGTTCGCCTTGGAGCCTATCGATCTTGGCCAGAAACTGGTCGTAAATTGCCTGCGGGGTCAGAACCTCTGTCGCACGGCGATCGTAGCTGTAGCTCATGTCCAAGTTTACCACCTGAAACCTCAGGTGCCATCAATTTCGAACGCCGCTACGGAAAGTCAATCCTCTTCCAGTAGGTGTTCCCAGACGGACTTCTTCGGCGGTCGTACATCCGAAGAATCGGATGTTTTTAACGCGGGTTGGAGCCACCCCGTTTTGTGGGTTCTCTGTAATACGGGAGCGATTCGATACATGAGAGGCGTGGTGAAGGAGATCGGTCGACGAGTGCCCTCTTCTAGAAATCGAGGCTCGGAGAAGAGTGGAATGAACACCGGCTCTCCCGATTGAATGGGCGAATTCACGGGGGGATGAATGAAGCTCAACATCCCGTCAGACCTGAAATCTGAATCCGTCGGCATTGACCTAACCCTCGTCCTCGAGCATGTGTTCCCACACGGACTTTTTGGGTGACCGCGACTCCACGGGTGGCTGTTCTTTTAGAGAACTAAGCCACCGTCGGCCACGCTCATACGCTATTTGAGCCGTCGTCGCGGGTCCCTCTGGACCCATCCCATTCAACTGCTCGTCCGATACACGGCGAAGCCAATCCATAACATCATCGTTCACCCAATTCGGTTGTACCTCACGGGGCTCGAGAGGAAGAGGGGTCGTTAACGCTCTCGTTTGGCTGACCTCCGACGGTCTTTCGAACATCGAGCTTGAGACGGCCTCATCCGAACGCCTTGTGGCGATCTCCGTCCGTGCGCCCAACTCATCGAGTGATCGAAGAATACGGTCGAGACGCTCGATGATCGCTTGATCAAATCGTTCGAAATCAAGCCTATCCGTATCCTCAGACGGCATCGGTGTCGTCCTCGGATAAATGCTCCCACAATGACTTCTTCGGCTCATTCCTTGGGGAAAGGTTGATCTGATTGAAAGACACAAGCCCCGCCTGAATGTAGGTTAATGCCAATCCCCACATGGTGTGCTCCGTCCCTTTCACTTCGCTCAAAACCCGAGCCTGCTCCTCCAAAGTCGAGATCATGTCCAGGGGAAGGAAACACGTGAACTCATGCAAGTCCTCGCCCGGCGGCCTCGGTTGAACGTACCATGCGGAAACGCTGTCAACCTCGTCATCTTGCTCAACCTCGTTTTGGTAATCCTCTTGCTGAGGGGGCGGACCCAAAAGTCTGTACTCGTTAATATCAATCTCTCGGGTCGTAATCTCCGCCTCCGAAAACAGGGTCTCCCCATGCTCTTCATCCTCCGGATGACCGATAACCCACTCTTGAATTCGCTGGAGCACCCATGGAGTACGATATTCGTCCAAGTCCGAAGACGATAGCACTTGAGACGTTCCCGAAGTGAGCTGCTGATTTATGATGCGGTCTAGATCGACCCGCCAACGAGAACGTATGAAATCCGTGAATTCGTGAAAGGTTCCGTTTAGTACTCTACGAAGTCCCTGGGCCTCGGTTTCACCGCCCGAAACCGCCGTCGTCTCTGTCCTCGTCGTGGCCCTTGTCCTCGCCCGTCTTCCCCGCTCTCGTTCGACTTGATCCATCGTTACCGTACGACCCACGAGCTCGTTTAACTCCTCATTGGGTACGTGGCGAAGCCACGCGGGCGGCTCTGCGTCCAGGAGCACGAGAAGACTACGGGACTCGTTCAAAAGGGAGATCGTCACGAGTTCCCCGGTCGCCCGAAGAATCGTCTCCGTCTCGTCCGCCTCCAACAACGGCATCTGATAATGATCGTACATCCAATGTCCGACTTGATTGTCAAGCCAAGCGGTTCGAAACTGAATCAATCCGAGACGACTGAACTCGAAAATACCGATCCCGTCGAACCCCCCGATCGTCCTAGTTTCCTCAATTCGCATCAGCACCCGCTGCCACTGGGGTGCAATAAACCGTTCGAATAAAGACGCCTCCTCCGACGACGTACGATTCGAACGACTCTGCTCCGCGAGTCTCAACTCCTCAATCCGCGCTTCCGCTTCGACAAGACGAGCAAGACGAGCCGCGAGAGACTCTACCGTGTCCTCTGAAGGCATGTTACTCGGACTCCCCTAGCAAATGATCGAACACCGTCTTCCGCGGTTCAAGCCCGACATTATTCAGCTTTCCAAGACGACGACAGTCGTTCGACAGACCCTCCTCAATGTACCGCACCATCAGATCCTGCCACATAGTCCCGTCTCGTTCGTATGCCTCGAAACTCAAATTCTTGATCGCTTCGATCGTCTCACGGGGAATGCGTAACGTCACCGCTAAATCAACTTCGAGACCCCCGATAAGAACGGGCGAGCGGGTCGTCGGCAAAATGGGGTTCATCACGGACCACGTGGCTCGGGTCGCCACAATAATGATCGCATTCCAAAACCGATCCCGCTCCGAGTCAGGTAACGACCGACACAATCGCTCGACCTGAAGACGTATCCAGTCATCCCTGTGCGCTTCTAATCCATCCTGATTGAACGGCAAGTTGCCCGGTATGGTTTGACTGCGGCTAATGAAATCCAACTCCCGTTGCCACCGCTCCCGCACCTCATCCTCAAAGTTACGGCCCCCATTGTGAAGAATGCGGTTCAACCGAGTTGGCTCGTTCACACTCAAATCTACGCCGTCAGGACTCAGGTTCCGCGGGCCCGGGTCCCAACCCTGAACGGACCCCGCCCCTCGAACGGCCGCCTCAATGTCTTTGATAATGTCCGCCCGCTCCTCCGCCGATAGGTGCGTCGTCAGAGCCGGAAAATCGGACGGCAAAGGCATGATCCCTAAGGATACACCGAAACCCCGGCGTTACACTGACCCGATGCCCGCCAAAATCATCGTCGGTCCCTGGAAGGGACCCTCGACCGCTCCCAACGATGAAAAAAGTCCGGCCCCCTTCGTTGCCTTGTACGTCGCCCTCGCCGCCCCGCTGGGCGTCTTTGCGGTGCTTCTTCTCCTCTACCAGGTCTTTCTCAAAGACGTGCCCTGGAACGACTTTGTCGAAGCGTTGCCGAAAAACTCATCCGTCTTCCAGTAAATGCTCCCAAACAGACTTGGACGGTTCCTCCGTAGGCATCGCGGACACCACGGATCCCTCCTCGAGAGTCTCCTGCTTGATGAGCCAGTCCCAGAGTAGCTCCCTCGACTTGGCCGCAATCGAGGTCGACTGACCACGAACCGCCCGGTCAAGCCGAGCCCATTCGTCGGAGTTGAAGAACAACGTCGTAAACTTCTCAGAGGGGGACGCCGGGTCCATACGATCTTCGAATAAACCCCTCAGACGCATTAACCCTATGTACGCATCCTCAATACTCCGCGCCTCGTGGGGCCAATTCAACAACTCCCTGAGCTCGTTATGGTCAGCGTAGGCGTTCGGACTCTTCTGCCAGGGCTCCACCTTCAAGTGATATAGGCGAACCTCTTCTAAGTCCTGGTCCAAGGAGTCATACTCCCTTCCCGACAACCGAATCCACCGATCTACAACCCAACGTACAGTCGGCATGAGATCCCTACCCCTCCGTCGTGGGCATGCCCCCATTGTTACACTTTGATGTCCGCCAAAACCAGGTCATTCGTCCTCTTCGGGACAGGACGAATCCCCGATGGCCGCCGCCGTGATCTCCCTCACTCGTTTCTGCTCCCGTTTCAAAAACTCCTCAACCGTAATGCCCAGCTCCCCCGCCCGCTTCTCCGCCGTCTCCCGTACCGATGGCCATTTCACACGGTCCCGAAGAGGACCCTCCTTTTCCTTGGGAACCACGACGATTCCCCGTCGGAGCGTCTCCTCCGCGGTCACCATCCATCGCAATTCGCGAACGATGGATCGCTGAACTCGCTCCGACGGTTCCACCTTCCCCTCTATCCACCGAGTAACCGCAAACGGAGCCACTTCCAAGAGCTCCGCCATTTGTTCCACGCTTACCCCGCTGAGCGATATCCCGTCCCGAACAAGGTCGGCAAAGCTCCCCTCGTCCTCGAATAGGAACAGCCTCGCCCTCGTCAGGTACGAACCCAAATCGCCCAGTACGTCCATGATCCCGAAGATACGCGGAAACAATCTCCGGGTCAAGAAGTTCGCCTCGGTGTATCAGTAGGGCATGATGACCGACGCCAAAAGTCACATGGAATACTTCACCTTCGCATGTGAGCACGTATGCCCCGAACGGAAATTCTCTGCCGCCGACATCCAAGGCGTAACCCTTGGGGGTACTTCCATCGGCTTACGATGCGCCTGCGGCGACGAAGTACGCCTGGGCTTGAGCATCGCAAAAGCCCTGCCCAAACCGATCCAACCCTACCTGCTGACAACAGAAGCCCGTCTCGAAACTTTGAAACGTATCAATGAGGACCCGAAAACCCTCCTCTCCGAACTGATGAACTCGGGCGGCTGGTTCCAGCCAGACCCAGGAGTCGCCAAGATGACCGCCATGGCTGCCTTTATGGGTCCCGAAGGCAACCCCATGCAGAAAAAACTCGAAGCCATGTTCGATGCCCAACCAAAGACGTCATGAACACCGACCAACTGAAGGACGCCATCTGCCTCGCGAAGGGAATCCTGGCCGAAGCCCAGGTAAGTATTGACCACGCATTTCCGCTACCGCCCGACTCAAGGTACGAGCCGCTCGAGTGCAGAGAATGCACCCTCGCCCGAGCTGTCCTGGAACTCTCCGACAGGCTAGGAGAGAAAGAGGCGGAGAGATTCGACCGCAACTTCGTCGAAACTCAGAGAGATCAGCCCTAACCCCTCTCCCACTTCCCCTCATCATTCCACCTTCCAGACCCAAGAAGGAACGACGGCGACCCAGGCTCCCCCTCAAATGGGGCCCTCGAGTTCCCCTCGGGTCGGGACAACCCGTGCTTTCTCAGCCGTCGACCCCGACGGGCATTCTCAATGTCCCACATCACAAGAGCCACAAAGACCGCCGCGCCCCACAGCACCATCGAAACCGCGCCCCGTACCCGTTTCCAAATGCCCATGGGAAAGGTTACACCGAAGACGAACAGCGGGCGGGGGCTCGATGATGTCGACGAACATCGAACCCAGCTCGATGTTCGTCGACGCAGTTCGATGAGTGGCTCGACGAACATCGAACCCATGCCCGCGAAGCAGGGCGGTGGGGGTTTCCCCTTTTGGTCAAAAAGTATACCGACCTAAAAAATTCTGTTATTTTTCAAGGGCTTACCCAAAAAGGAATGACGTATGGGGTTATCCGTATTACCATCTAACCGACCCGGGACCATACGTATACTCAATATGCCCCTTTCCCGAGATCTGTGAGGGCGAGTAAGATAATGGAGCGGTTCTACGCTCACTGTAACTAGACCGCCTCGATCGGTATACCCGACCCCGCCCTGCTTCGCGGGCCCGGGTCGATGATCCCCACTGAACAGACTTACCATACAGCACTGAACTACCTACATCGCGCCATCTGTTCAGCACTGGTCACGTCAAGGGCTGAACAGAAGCCCTCACTGAACGCTGAGCTCAATCAGGTGTGGGCGAAAATCACATGTACCCACCTCTGGGCGATTCGAAGAGCGAGCTCCAAGATGGGACCCAAAAGGGGCGGCGGGGGTCGCACTACGGTTCAGTTCGCTACACACGAACGAACCTACACACCTACCTACGAACACGGGCGGGTCGTGTGTGTGGTGGGCGGCGCCCAGGTATATATACCAGTGTTCGTAGAGGGGGGAGCGGTGAAGGTATATGGGGAACAAACACAAGCCCGCGGAGCAGGGCCCGGTGTATGTGATTCTATGGGCAATAATTGAAGCTGGCCCTCTTGGGCTACCCCGCAAGTGGCGTATGAGGTTGGGGTCGGACCACATCGTTCACCTCGAGTGGAGCCACGACCACATCACCTGGACGACCGTCCCTCGAGTGGCCCTCCCGACGACGTATGGAACGGGCACCTACGTCACATGGGACCTCGTGGGGGACCTGATGCAAGAAGGGGTTCCCGGAGCGCCCGCTTCCATTGGGGAACAAGCACAAGCCCGCGAAGCTGGGCCCGGTGTCTGAACTGTTAACCGAGCCTGGGGTCAGAACCCCTAACGCCGCGCCGAGGATGCCCTCAGAGGGGCTTTGGGAGGACGCCTAGGCTTGGAGCCGTCCATATCGGGCGATGGGCTGTTGAGCCGGCTGATGTCCATCTCGGCTCTCCTTGCAGAAACGGTCAGTGAGCCCCGATTTAGGGTTGCGAGCCCTAGACCCACCCGAGGATACCTCCTGCGCTTCCCACGCGTAGGCACTTCAATGGTACCGGCCCTACCTCGGAAGCCCATCGGGGCTCACTGACACAAGTAGTAAAGCGCCGGGAAGGCGGAGTTCAAGTGGATGAGCTCAAGGTTTCGCTCTTTTTACTCGCCAGTGTCCTGTAGCTCCCACAACGGCTGTGTGTTCAGCACGAGAGCCCGCACCGCCGCCGCGAGTGCGGTGACCGCGTCATTGAGGCGCCCGTTCTCGCATTCGCCCAGGTCCTTCTCCACCTGCTCCACCTGCTCGAGTATCCGTAGCCCGGCGACCGACAGCGTGTTTACCTTCGCCATGTCTCGATTCCTTTCGTAGAAAAATCTCTCAGCTCATCCACCACTGAAGCAGGCGAGTCCACCAGCTCGGGAGATGGGCTTGCACGTGACTGCGCCAGGCATACTCCGCCAACTCGCACCGTACGATGAACTGTTTGTCGCAAATGGGGCAGCGCACGGCACCTCTGGGGAGGTCTACATCGAGCCCCATCAGTGGCCACAGACCGTGCATTTGACGCGGTCGCTCGGGGAGCCGTTCCGATTGATCCGCTCCTCCGTGTGACCGCAGGCAAGGACGAACGTCCAATGGTTCGCGGGAACGGCACGACGGCTCCGACGACGAACGATCGTGGTCTCGACCTTGAAAGAGCTGATGACGTCCATGGTGAAAGTACAGCTCGGAGCGGGGCGAAGTTCAAACTTTGGGCTCATTCACCTGAGCTCGCAAAGCGATCGCTTCTTTTCGTGCGGACCAAGCATCGGCGAACAGGGCATTAGCCGACCATGCGTCATGGTTGTCAGCCGCGGCCTCTGCCCGCTCTTCCAAGGCCGCCGCCTCTCGGTCCAACTCGTCGGCTCTCAACTCGTTCATGGTCCGTCCCTCCTGAAGGTAGTAAAGCGCCCGGACGATGAAAGTTCAATCCCCCGCCCCTTGGGGGAGTCTAGACCGAGCCCATTTTCCTCGAGCTCCGGCCGCCGAAAACGTTTCATTGCGGGGAACCTCACTTTTACCTACATGCAACGCCTCGAGCCCGAAGGAGCTCCGTTTCCCCGGTGTAGGCTAAGTCCCCTCGAGCCCGAAGGAGCTCGGTTCTCCATTTGGGCTTGCACAGCCGAAAAAATCCGGCAGATTGTGTCGGGTAAAGGTAACGTCACACCTTGAGATGACGAGACCTGATCAGTCGTATGGCGTAAAGGTAACGTCACACCTTGAGATGACGAGTCGTATGGCGTAAAGGTAACGTCACACCCCTCTCGGCAGCCGTCGAAAGCTTCAGCCGAGAGGTCTCGATATGGCAGCTCAGAGCCTTCGTATCTGAGACTTGTAACGACTGATCAGGTGGAGGTGGCCCGATGAGCCCCTCGAGCGGGTTTGAACCTTGGACGGTTCCGCGCTGTACTTCTCCCATGAGCACTGAGACAACGACGATGGAAACGGCAACGACAACGACCCTCGAGAGCCTCTTGGCGGGTCACGAAGTTTCTGAGCCGCGTGTAGTCAGCCTGCAACTCGCGATTGAGCTCGGAGCTGACAAGGCGACCCTAGAGCGCATCCGCGACGCAGCGAAGGTGAACCGACGTGATTTCATGGTCTTACCGGCTCACCGATTCGAAAACCTGAGCCGAGGGCGCGGCTGGGCCCGCAAGGGTCGAGGGGACAACGTGGCATGGGGAGAGCGGTGCGACGGCGGCTACCGCGTCGGCCCTGGCCGCTGGTCAGTCGGCGCTACGGACGGATACAGCCGCAAGGCCTCCGTCGAGTGGCAGGTCGAACAGATTGTCGTCGGCGCCGAGACGTGGACGATCGCGAACTGAACCCCGTTTCAAACGACACTTGAACCCCGTTCGGTTCCGCGCTGTATTTCCTCCCATGAGTACCGAGGCAGGAATCGAAGCGTTCAACGACGAGGTGGGAGCCATCGGTGACGCTCGCCGATGCCCCCGTCACCCGGGAGTGAAGACCTCGTCTGATGACGGTCTGTTCGATGGCGTCTGCGGCCTTTGCGAGGCTGACATGGCGGATGATACCGATCGTTGGGACGTCGACTCGGAGAACCCGCATCGTAGCCAGTGTGGGTACGGGGTCGGACGATTCCCGCCCGGCCCGCGCCTCAGTATTGCGTGTGTCCCGTTCGAAGACGACGGGATCCCGTTCTGAGGACTTGAACCCCGTTCGAGCACGATTCACGGTGGGTGTGAAAAGTTCGAAAAAACCTCAACCTCGAGCGGCAACCGCCGTTCTATCTAAGTGAAGGGACAAACGACAATGTCAGCTCTCGAAACCATCAAGCAGAACGGCAGCATCCTCGAAGACCTCATCAAGCCCGTCAAGGTATTCAAGGGCCCGTGGACGAGCTCGGACGAGTCCATCACCACCCCGACCGAAGTTCACCTCTACGCGGACGGCTCCGCCATCGCGTGCCACCCCGACCAGGGTGACTTCCCCTACGAAACCCTCTTCTTGCTCCAGAGGGCCTACCTCATCACCATTCCCGAAGCGTTGTAATCCCCCTTGCCCCCCTTCGGGGGCTCGGGTTACGCTCCCGATGCTCTCACCGGATGGTCCGTGAGAGTCGACCCCGTCGTAAGGACCCTGCGCAGGCCTCACGACGGGGTTTCCTAATTTGCACGATCCCCTAACGTGATACGCTGAGCTCCTCGTAGAGCCCCGCATTCGAAGAAGCCCCGTGACGTCGCTCAGCGACTTCGCGGGGCTTCTGCTTTTTGTCCCCAGCCTGGGGACAACCTGGGTGTTGCCTCAAACCCGCCCGTTGCACGACATGTACAACACCACGAATTCATGTCATACATTTTGACACACCTGAACAACGGTTCCCCTCGAGCGATAGGCACTGAACAGAGACCCTCGTTCAGTAGCTGAACATAAATACAGCACTGTTCGCACGGTTGGTTCAGTGCCACCTGTCCGCGAAGCGGGACAGGTGCGAGCTGGAGGCGAGCTCCCACATATCTCGAGGGTAATGCCGTATTCGCTTGACTTTGTCATGACCGAGTTTCTTAAGCGTGTTGAGGCACATCCCCAAAAGAAATCAAGCTCTTCCGCCGAAGGACGGACCGATTTATTCCTCCGGGATTCGAAATCCCAACTCATCCGTGGGCTTGACCTCTACCATGAGTGGAGGGAACCTACCTTCGCCCTGCTTCGCGGGCCCGTGGTAGACGGTTAGATGGTTCGATGGACCGACGGGGTGATGGGTAGATGGATCGACGGGGTGACCGGAGAGCGTACCGCGAGATTCCCCTAGCCGCACCGGTTCGAATGGTTAAGCTTGCCAGTAAGGGTATCAAGCTTCCTTTGGGGAGCCCCTAGAGGGGTCGGCCTTGCTCTTGAGGTTGGCCCTTCGCCATTTCCAGCCCTGCTTCGCGGGCATGTAGAATGGTGGGTGGTGTATACTGGAGTCATGTTCAATCCGTCCTCACCTGAGGTCAAGGTGTGCGGGGAGGCGGGTCAGCGACTGTATGACAAACTTGAGGCGGAGGGGGTCTCTCTGATGGCGGTCGGGGTGGGCGTCAGTTGGAACGGACAGCAGCCTGCGATCCACCTGATGCTTGTCCGGAGCACGGACAGACCGATTCCTGAGACCTTTGAGGGGTACGAAGTCCACTGTCGCGTCACGGGGCGGATTGTGCCGCTGTGACGGTACGGGCTGAAACATTTACGTTTGTAAAAAAGCCCGAACTCTTAAAACCCCCATGGTGTACTAAAAGAGGTGGAGCCTTTACACGGTGGACTCCTAGATGAGAGGAATTTTAGAGACCGCGGCTCGGTCCCCTTCGAACTCGACGAGCCGGTACAGGTTGAGGCTGTGGGAGGGGAGAGTTGGGAACTACCTACGGGAAAGTACTACATTAAAATGGTTAGATATTACCTCAGGATTGAAACCGTCGTCCTAGAGGCAGCACCTCTCTCTGTAGCGGAGCTGGAAATCGTTATCGCTAAAAACTTCGAGGAACGATGCTCGCTCACACGTAGAGTAGACGGTCGTATTTTAAGCCGTACATGTGAGTTCAAACACCCTACACAATTGGGAGAATTCCTTTACGGCCCTAAATGCATCCAACCTGGGTGTAATGGGGTCATCTCCTCATTTACCTTCGAAGCGGAAGAACAGATCTCCCTGTGTCCCAAACATACAACTCCTAAAGGTTCATTCCACTTAGGAGCTGACGATGACGATGACGATGACGATCAAAAACCTCCACGTTACGACCGCATGAGAAGGCAATTCCAATGAGTGGCCAAGTCACCGAAGCCGTTTACCAAACGCCAGAGCCGAACACACCTATCGTGCTCTACGAAGGTGACATGGAGCTCAAACAGGGAGACGGTGAAAGCGAGACACACATCTGGGGTAAAGGTAGGATCACTTACCACTGGCAACCCACACCGAGTATTGAGTGGGAGCTGCCTATGGAAAAGTATATAGGCCGTCCAAAGTTCGAGAACTGCACAATAACCATCCCCTCACGTTTCTGTGTATTTCCGGCTTACGTATCCCGAATTAGACCTGGTAAGGTTTCTGGCGATGCAATTGAAGCGGTACTATCCAACCATAATTGGTACTCACCCAAAGTTCAACAATTGCGGTTACATATACCCAATTTTCTCACCGATCGGTGGGGTTCTTGGATTGCTGCACCGAATGAACATTGCGAGTACGCTGGGCGAACTAAAGTTGAACTATCCGACTGGACACTGACTTTGGACTTGTTGGGGCATATTCCTCGGAATCGTAGAGATGGGGGACATATGGTCACCCATGTTATGGTCGTTGAGCGACCCGATAATTCGGAATTCGACCCGAACATGGCGAGGGAGCTTGTGGAGTCCCTGTACAGTGTCTTCTCTTTCTGTACGGGGCAAGCTACGGGTGCAGTGCTTGTGACGGGGCACAACCTGATGGGTCAAGTTTGCTGGAAATGGTGGCGTACCCTTCATATCGACGCCTACCAATCTCGTACCACATGGCTTCCGTCTGATTACAAGGGGGCGGGCACTCAACATCATCCTTCTTTCTCAAGACAAGATGCTTTTAAAGCGCTTTTACGCGGCTTCACGGAGGTAACCTCGATTTCTCCTATCGCCCGTCGTACCCTTTCTACCTGTGTGTATTGGTATTTGAAGGCACGAGATCAATCTGTTGAGAGTGCCGTGATCTTCTCAGTTCTTATCCTGGAGACTCTGACATGGTTCGACAGCGTCATCACTCACGGTGAGGACCCCAACGCCTTTGAAGCTTCTCCAGCCAAGGTGTCTGCGTATTTGGAGACTCTTGAGATACCTCATGATGAGCTGTACGAAGGTCAGGGCGCTATCGAGCGTCTTATTGAGATGCGAGACACAATGACGCATCCGCCAAAAGGAGGGGATTTCAAAGAGTACCCTGACATAATGCGAGATCACGTCCTCGCCTTGTATCTGATGGAGAGGGCCTTTCTAAGAGTCTTGGGCTACAACGGGTACATGTTCGATCGCAGGACCGGCCGAGACGTTGTGGTGGGTGTCCTGCCAGAACCACCCACCGTTAGTGGAGAGGAACTAGAAGAGATAAGACAGAACAGGATGAGAGGACCTCAGCAGGTCGGGGAACACGAGTGGCATATAGGGGGCCCCATCGACCAGTCTCGTAAGCCCTGACCATTTAAACCCTCGGTGTAATGCCTCTCCATGGATCTCGACACTCTTCTAGCTCACCTTGAGAGCACGGCGGGCGTTAGCGGGACCAGCCTACACCCGGACGACTGGCAATGGTCCGAGTTGTTCAGGGATTACCTGGGGAAGCACTCACGGGTCTTTCGGGGATGTCCGTGCATCGGTACGGAGGCGACGACAGGACAGTGTCACCGTAAGAGCGCCGAGTGGGCTCGAGAGCACGGCGGAACTTTTTGGTCCGGCTACGCCCTTTCCGAGGGGGAGTGGGTAACGCACTCGTGGGCGGTGCACCGAGGTTCTCTTGTGGTGGAATGCACTCCGATTGCACGGACGGTGTACGTTGGTGTGAGACGACTATTGACAAGGCGGGAGCTCATCGGGAGTCGTCTCAATGTCGGTCCCTCCGTGTTGGAGACGGTGGAAGAGCGACGCCTGCGGAAGCGGTTAGCTGAACCGTCCTTTACCTCATGTCCTTAGGGCGTCTGACCCCTCGGGAAGCAACCGCGGTTTGGGGACAAACATAGTTGACCTTTGGCTTCCGACGGTTAGGATTTGCTATATGGGTCCGCGCGATCAGAACCGGCCGGATGGTTACCCCATCGACCAGAAGTTCGACGAGGCCGCGAGCCGCGTGCTCAAAGATCGGCGCCTCGATGAGGAGAAGGCCGACGACTTTCTCCGCGAGATGGAGAAGCGCCTGCGAGCCGCCCAGAAGAAGGGTTGAGCTGCCCGGCTCAACCCTTAGGGGTCCGGGCGACGTAGACGCCCGTGCATTCGGGGATCGACCCTTCATGAGTCATGAGTGACCTCCTCAGTCAAAAGGTGTTCCCAATGGTTCATGCGGGGTTCTGTAGGTTGTGAGCTGGAGGGGGCATCAGGTACGTAAACATCGATCTGGCAGCGGCTAGAATCAGCCTCATCTTGAAGCAAGAGGACGACTCGTCCTTGTACTTCCCACTCCCACCCCGACCCGAATTCGGCGGATGCCACCCCGCGGATCGTAACCCAGGAGCCGATGTTCGGGCGGACACCGTCAGGGATGGGCATCGTGAATCTAGGCATCGTTCTTACCCCTACACCGGGTCCTTGGAGGGCGGTTATGACGGAACTGACTTGACCCATCGGCTCAGTTGGGTCGGAAGGCCCTCTTGACCATGGGGATCTCTAGCAGTCCTTCGGCCTCGTAGTTGGGTCCTTGGAGGGCGGGCCCTTTACATGCGGGCTGGCAGATCGGGTTCTTCTGTCGGGCCGGGAGTGTTCGTCTACAGAAGAGGCATCGAGGGGTGCGAGAACGCATGCGGGGTAGGCATTACTACACCGTAGTTACAGCGCACGGATGTTGCCCACGGCGTTAATCATGACTCGAACTCCATTCACGGCGGGAGGGACCGCTGCTCGTACTTCATCGCTCATGACGTCGACGTTGACTTTGACGCAGTAATTCCCCGACTCGCCCGCGATTCCGATGCCACGCAGCCAGTGAGGATGCCCAAGCTTCTCTTTCAGAGTCGCCTTGGCATGCTGTGCTTGCACCAGGGCGGTCTCGTCTCGACTGTTCATCCCGGACGCAGCACATAAGTAAATCCAGGTTTGAACTTCGCCCCTCCTTGGGCGGTACTTTCCGTTGAAAGGCGGGTATGAGGATGCACCGTGTTGTTTTCATCGAGAAGAGCGGCAAGTCGGGCTCGGCGTCGTTTCCCACCCTCCACATTGCGACGATGTACGCGAGGACTGTCAAGAGCGGCAAAGTCGTGGAGGGCGGGACGGACGAGCTCACGTCGGTCGCAGTGGTCAAGTGCGAGGCTCCCGAGATCGTGAATGCGAAGAGGCAGATCCTGAACGAGTCCATTCTCAGGGAGCATGCGGCGGAAGCCTACATGGAGGCGGGAACGGAAACGCGCCTCCTGGGCGGGTCGACGTCGGAAGCCTTGGACAATGCCAGCTCGGCTCGAGCCCAGGTCATGCGTAACCTGTGCGCATGCGGCAAGTCCTGCCCGATCGGCATGAGCGTTTGCTACTCGTGCCGTCGGTATCGGTAGCCGTTTGCAAAGTGACGGAACACGGGCTCGATCCAAGGTCGTGCCGGTGTAAGAGATTGAGGATGAGAAAGTCGTATGAGCAACGGCGGGCGGCGAGAGCGGACAGATTCGTCGCGTCTCTTACGGACGAGAGCGAGTTTTTCGGCCTAATCGGCGCGGGTTGTCCCGACTCCTTCTACCGGATCTACGTTCGACTCACGAAGGAGTCTCGAACGTGGTGGCGCTTCGAGGTTGGAGCGGGTCCGTCGAGCATCAATCCGATCAAGCGTCAGGGCAACATGAACGTAGCGGATCGGGCGGTAGCGATGTGGGGACCTATTCCGTTCCTCGCCGATTACACCTACGATCCCGAAAAGCTTTCAATTGCCAAGTTCAACTCGAGGAGCCTAGTCATACAGCCGAGTTTGAACCCGATGTTGCGCCGACAGAAGAAAAACGTTCAATCTACGAACATATACTCGATCCAGGCCAGGGCCTCCTCAACGGTGGAACTGGCGTGATTTGCCAGCTCCGCGGCACGGATGGTTCGTTGGACGAGCTCTTCCAGGAGAAACTCAGAGTCATCGACATCCGACGTGCCGATGACGACGTCAACGACATAAACCCCTTCCGAGACGGTTAGACGGTCCCATCGTCCGAAGTGGTTGCCGGGTATTGAGGGGATGACGACGCACGATGAGCCATCCTCGGATACCCGTAGACCGACATCTCGGCTATAGTTGAAGTCTCCATTGTGATCCACTTGGAGGTTTCGTAGCCGTAGAGGCGGAAGCACAACGTTACCCTCCATCTCCATCCCACGGGGAAGCGGTCCAGCATTACGAAGAGCCGCTTCGCGCTCTTCTACAGCTCTGGCGTAAGAAACTTGGAGGGAGTCGGGCATGGGGTTGTTACCTTTCTTACACCGGCCTCACGTGAGCTCCTCGTCGGGCGCCATCATGTGGTCATAGACCGTAGTTCTGTTTTTCCTCTCTCGCTTCTTCCGTTGGTGGGGGAACGCAAGGGGCCAAGCCCCGTTGAGGTCGTACCGTACGAAGGGTTCGTTGTACGAGGGCATGAGCGGGTGTCTCGGTTGGCCGTCTAGGAGAAGGTCTCCGATATGTCCCACTTCGACTTCGATGGAGAGCTCGTGTGCTCGAAGCATGAGCTGGAACTCTTGTACTCGTCGATCGACGTGGGCGCGGCATTTGGCGGAGCCCCAGCCGAGGACGACGCGGCACACGTTTTTGTTGTAGAGAGCCGCCGCGAGATAAGAGTTCGTTTTAGGTCCTACTGCGAACCCGTAGTCCAGTTCGGCAAGGGTGCTGGGGTTGCGGTTGCGATAGGCGAAGAGGTTTTGGATTTCGAACGAGCCGAAGCCCCATCGGGAGGCGAAGCCGAAGCATTTGCGGACCGTGGCATCGTCTTGGAGGACGTCCGCCGTGCTCGGGTTCAGGAGTACGAAGAGACACTTCAGAGTTGGACCCCATGTTCGGGTCAACGAGTAGCGGTATATACCGTCTTCCGATAGAACCGCGTCCCTTTGGCATCGAGCTAATGTGGGCATCAGTATCCGTGTATGGGGCAATACCTACCCGCGGTATCATCGTTGGCGATGATCATGCACCGACACTGTAGTTCGTACGCCTCTTTGGTCAGGTTGAACTCTTCTAGTTGGCGCTTGGCCTCTTCGAGCTCGGCATTGCGGGGCGTGGGGCCCTTCATGTCCTTGATGAGGTCGTGAACCCCGGGTACATGATGCTCGATGCAGTCACACAGGAAATCCTCGATATGTGCGCGATCTTCGTACGTTTCGACGGTGCCGTCGGTCTTGAACTCTTTGACGACCCCTCCGCCTACTTGAAGCGCGTGCCACGTTAGTTTCCCTTTGAGGGTCACGAGGACGCCGCCGTAACCCAAGGACGGTTCAATCACACATGATATGGGGCGCCTATCGAGTCTGACGGTGGCGTACCGTCTTCGTAGTTCGGACACTTCTGTCTCGCTGAGGGTAGCTTTCGGGTTCGGTGGGCCCGAGAATAGGAGCGGTTCTACCACGATGTTCATGCCCGGGTTTCTCACCCAGGCGTCCATGACGGAGATGCAGTCGCGAATTTCACTGTCGCTCGATTCGGCGGGATTCGGCCGGTACGGTTGAAGCTTCTGGAAGCCGAGCACGGACAAATGGTCGTAGGGGAAACCAGGCGCAGCTTTTGACGTCTCCTCACGGGCTTTCGTCTGCTGGGCGTTCTTCTGTACCCATTCGTTCACGATCGTTTGGGCCAGTTCGGACGGGGGGGCATCTTTCTCCTCGGCCAGGTCGTGATCGGGGAAGGACGGAAGCTGGAACAAGCGTAGCTCGGCGAGGAGCTCATTGACGACCTTTACGCGGTTGTCCCTCTCGACCCCTAATTGCCGCTGGAATTCGTCCTTTTCCTTCAGCAGCGTATCTTTCTCCATTTTCACCGTATCGAGGTCCTGGATGAGCGCTTCGTAGTCTTTGATCTCCAGTCGGCGGCTCGACGCAATCGGAGGAAGCTCGGCCTTTTGTCGGAACGTGTTGACGGCGTGTCGAAGCTCTTCCGTATCGGGCGTCTTGGCGGTGAGGAGACATTCGGCAATGGTCACGAAGCGGGCATACTCTATGGCCATGTTGAGGTGGTCGTTTTCGACTTGCCGTTTGCTTGCCACGAGCTCCGCGTTGTCTCGGTTGTCGTTGGACAGGCGCTGACGCGCCGTATCAAGCTCGCCTTTGAGTTCGTTTCGCTCGCGCTGCACCTCCGTCAGAGCTTCGCTCAACGACATGCTCGACGCACGAAGCTCTTCAACATGAAGCCGCAGTTTGTCTCGCTCGTCAGCCAACTGCATGTTGTCTGCCAATGCACGCTGTAGCTCTGAGCGCGTCTCATATTGGGGGCTCGACGCAATCGGAGGAAGCCCGGCCTTCTGTCGGAACGTGTTGACGGCGAACCGAAAATCGATGTTCAGTCTCTCTTGATCTGTTCCCGTACTTGTCAGGAGACGTTCGGCAAGGTGTACGAAGTTTTCATACTCCTTGCCCTGTTCTGAGTAGAGACTCGAGAGTCTCTCGTTGCTGGCCGTGAGCTGGTCGACGCGGTGGGCCAGCTCGAGTCGTTCTCGTCTAAAGTAAGGTGACTCGTAGGTCTCCTTCATGGGCGATGTCGGTCCTTGCCCTAGGGCTCTATCGAAGTCTGCATTCCAGGCGTCACGGAAGCGCTGAAGCATTCCCAGGTCGAAACTATCCCACGGCTCGTTGGTGATGTACCGGATGAGTTCTTTCCACGCCGGCGTCGTTGACGGTTGGGGTTTATCTGAGTTCATGTGCGCATTCCTTTTCACGGGACGTCGTTATCGGTCATGAAACCTACAACACACGGTCGAACCAATGGGTTTCCGTTGGCGGGGGACACCATCTACACCGGCAGGCAGACCCTTCTTGTCCCGCCATGTGTGCGTTGTGGAGTTCGGTTTCAATTCGCTCCCGGGCTTGGTGGGAGAGCCCAAACATCTCCTGCAACTCTCGGGCGACCTCGTGATAGTCGGTCCTATTGCTCATCAGGTGCCTTTGGGTTGATGACGTGACCCCGACGACGGTCGGCTTCCACGGTCCGAAGTGGAACCACAACCATGCCCTGGCACGAAGTTTGAGCTGACCCCTTTCGAGCTGTTCTTCTTCGGTCGGCATGAGCTTATCCTACTCCTCGCTGGTGCCGTAGATCGATGGTCTGACGAACCATGTCCACGCTTTCGCGTGGAATTCTTCTGGGCTGAGGTTAGTCATCCCCTGTGTGATTCCGAGTCGCCAAGCGGCTTCTGATGGGCGCCTGGCGACTCGGGGGCTGTGCGGATCAAGGCCGTAGGACCTGGGGTCCATCACCGCTTTCTCCAATTCGGAGGGGGGTGATTCTGGGGAGCCGAAAAAACGCACTCCTGGAGCACCTTCTCTTCTTTGTCGTCACGCTTCCGCCTCTCGGCGAGCATCGTGTCGGCCATCTCGGCCGCATCGGCGGCAAGATCCTCCCTTTCATCTTCGCCTACCGGGGTCATGGAGCTGCTCGAGAAGGCGCCCCTGATGACGGCGGCAGCGAAGCGATCCCAGGCCTTGCGCTCCTCTTTCGTTCGAATTCGATCCATGTTCCTCTACATACACCGACGCGGAGCGGGAGCCGAGCCCGAAAGGGGCTGGATAGTTGACCGATTTGCATGGCTTCGAGCCGGTGTACTTATATTCTACATGAGCACAGAGGACATCGTAAGGCTTACGCTCTGCATCATCCTATTCACGTTAATATGTCTCGCCTTGTCGGGCGTCTTGGACGAAGGGTCCGACAAGTCGAAGTCCGTGGCGGAGAAGGGCGACGCTCTGTTCACTGAAGCCTGCGTTAACCAAGAGAACAGCGGGTCACCCCCTGAAAGCGGTGTATGGATAAAAAAGAACACCCATGCCCACCGTTGACGACGCTGCTTCGCCCCGACCTCAATTTGGCGTCATCTTTGACGTTGACGGGGTCCTTCTGGACTCCCTTCCCGCGCACCTGGACGTTTGTCGAAAAAGGGGTCTCGAGTATGGGCTCAACCTCTCGATCCCGGACCCCGCGGCTTTCCGTTCGATGGTCCGTCAGGGCGTGAAGATCAGCCCCATGGTCGACTTCTTCCGAGCGGTCGGCTTTCCGAGTGACCTAGCCGAACGTGCGGATTACGACTACCAACACAACTTCAGCCGTGAGTACACGTCTCCCCTCTTCCCCGGTGTTTCCGAGATGCTGGCACGGTTCAAGACGGCCAACTGGGAGATGGGAATCGTGACGTCGAATACACGGGGAAATATTCGAGAATCTCTTGGAAGTCTCAAGACGTACTTTCGGCACGAAAGCATATTCACCCGAGAGGACGGGATCTCCAAAGCGGTCGCCATCGAGTGCCTTACCGACCTGTTCTATCTCAAACCCCACCAGGTCGTCTATATAGGAGACCAACCCGCCGATGCCAAGGCCGCTCTCGACGCGGGCGTCCGTTTCCTGGGCGTCACCTACGGTTGGGGTATCGAACGGGGAGACAACGGCATGGAGACGGTCGGTCACCCCAAGGAAATAGCCGATTATCTTCTCGCCGGTTTTACGGGCGGTACAACCCCGACGGAATCTTCGCCTTTGAGCGAGGATGCCCACATTTCATCAACACGTACATCGGCAAAACCTGCTCCTGCGACGACGCGCCAGTCCAGGAGGTCTTGAAGCATGGGGCAGACAAAGCACGGCTCTCTAGGTTCAGTAAGCAACCTACACCTAACCACTTTCTTTTGTACGGCGTTGGGAAAGTGGCTTGCTCGCTGACCGTGCTCGGTTAGACTCTCCGTTGTCGAGGCGGTGAGTCGGTCCTGAGCACGGGCCGGTCTTTACAGCGTCGCAAGCCGGGCGAAACGACCGGCTAGAGCCCTGATTCGGTGTTCCACCACCGGGTCGGGGCTCGTGACTTTTGTGGGTTTGGATTGCGGCTAGGACTGTGCCTTTCGTCGGACCCGCGGTGTATTAAAAAGGAATGTCAACAATTAATCCGGGAGACATCGTGCAACTCAAGTCGGGCGGTCCCAACATGACCGTCTCTCACCTCAACTCGGAGGGTGGGCATAGGGCTCACTGCTTCTGGTTTGATGGAAATACCCGACGAGATGCGGAATTTAATTCATGCACCTTGAATAAGGTTACGCCTAAGGTTACGCCAAAGAAGGAACCTCTCCCTCATGGTGGGTATCTCGAGTACAGTGGTGTCATCATTAATGTGACGCCTACACACCGCAACTTTGCTGTTTCAGTGCAGGTCGATGGGTTCGGGGATTTCGTGGCGTATACCGCAGTCGGTCAACATGCACCACCAGTAGGTGCCGTGGCTAAGATACGAATTTACGAAAATCCCAGTCTCAATCGCATCCTAGAGTGGTCGACTTGCCATCACTCATCGGTGTAATGGGACGGCATGAGCACCGATAGGCAAACCCTCATCGAGGACATTCCCTACGGCGCCATTGTTACGGTTCACGGAAATGAGGGCTCCGTCGTGTCCTACATCGAACGCGACCTCAGTATACGGTCATTCACGATGTCCAGGCGACCCTACCACTGGCACCCTTTCTTCATGGTGCCTCACGTGTCCTTGGAGATGGAACGCTTCTTGATCGACTCCCTCTGGAGGGAGTCGCCACATGCGGACGAGGTAGTGGTCGCTCGAAGCCTCAACTCGGACGGTAGTGTTGACCGCTTCCTCTGGTCAATCAAACACGTGCTTTGACGAATGGTCTTGCCAGTTCGAGCACACGAACGACTTGGGTGAGGTCAAACTGGTCGTCGATCCTCACACCGGACTCCATGTCGATCCAGTAGGACTGCTCGAGGGGAATGGCGTTCAACCGTTCGATGACGTCGACGACATTGTCGGGGTTGATGCCGCCGGCGTACCCCACGGAGATTCCAGGTGGGGGCGCCACCCACTCCGCTTGGGCATCGATACCCCGACCCCCGGATGGGTCCAGGAGAACGCTCGCCGCGTAGTAATTCCTACCGATCGCTCGAACTTCATCGGCGGCGGCTTTGAGGCTTGGTTCGTTCTTTGCTTGAAGTATGAACTCCAGACGGCGCCAAAGTCGAGCAAGTTCGACGAAAAGGGGGCTCGGTCGCCAGCCGTTCACTTGAACTCGTTGGTACAAGTGGGATGGGAGACAGAAGCCGCTACCGTCGAGGACGTCTCGGGCGTAGCTACCGCATAGGTGGGCCGCGAGTGGCATGACGGGCATGCTGGCGACCCATTCATCGCTCGGGTACCGCGGCGTCCCGGTCCGTGCGGCCGAAAAGAGGATGCCCCATTCGACGAAGGGGAACTCCTTGGAGATACGTCGTAACTCCGAATGGGATACCTCGTCGTCGGCGCCCGTGATCGTGACCTTATTTAGATACATGAACCTACTCCGACTTTACCGTCACACACCAGGAGCTCTGTGTCGTCGTCCAGCATGTAGGAGTAGCGCTTGTAGACGTCTTTGGCCTTTTCCAGTGTCTCTGGATCGAGCTTATCGGCCTCCGTTAGGAGCTCAACGGTGTGCTTGATTAGATTCCGCGTTTCACGGAAGAGCTCGTATTGCCAGGGGGCGATTCCGTAGGGCATGACTCTCTATTACACCGGCGGTGCCCCCCTTTTGGTGTAAAGGTAGAAGGAGGGCACGCCAGTTCTGGTGTCACCGTTGGGAACCCCCCTCGGCAGCCCTGCAAAAGCTTCAGCCGAGGGGGGCTTCGGTCTTTCTCGGGGCGACTGCATTTGAATCTCAATCACCCCTCAGTGGGGACAGGAAGACAAACCCGTCGTTTCAATCCTATGTACGGACGGGCGAAGATAAAGACGTCGAGCACCCTGTTGGGGCACTAACCATGTGGGAGGTGGGGTACAAACAATGGCAAAGACTGCTAAGCAGAAGGAATGGACGCCGAAGCGGCTGCGTAAGGCGGTCACGGCGGGATCGAATGCCGAAAAGGTCGAGCTACTTCAGGAGATCGGGGTTTTGAAGAGTGACGGCACGCTGACCGAACGCACCGAGGACTGGGGCAATAAGCCAACGCGGACCCCGGAGATTGCGCTGGAGAATAAGAGGGACCCGATGGTTGAAAGGCCGGCACGACGGAGATCGTGTCGTTGAAACCGATCAAAATCGGAGAGTACCCCATCAAGGGTCGTGCCGCCGATGTGCTGAAAGAGGCAATTCGAGAAGCCAACGGCGTGCTTGCGGGCGGGGGTCTGTACCCTGAGACGCTGACCGTGCTTTCCCGTGCTGTGATCGCCATGGCGCCCGTCGTCGAGGCGGCGATTCAATACTCTGCCGGTAATGTGCCCCTACTGGAATTGGACGACGCTGTTCTCAAATTTGGGGAGTCGGCCTAGGACGTGGTGTAAGGTCGTCGCAGAGGTACCAACCATGATCAAGCAACTTTTCACCACCATTACATTCGCCGCTCCCCTAATGGTGGGCACGGTGCTCTTCGCGGCATGTGCCACCCCACCCAAGACCTCAGTGACCCCGCCGGCTCCCCCCGTTGTGGTTGCGACGGTCGCGCCCGCTCCTCCGAAGAATTGGTGTCAGGAGGCATGTGACCACATTGCCCACACTTTTTCGTGCTCCGAGGGGAACGAAGCCGCGTGTGTTTCGGCCTACGAGACCATCGAAAAGGCGCCCATTCAAGGCATCGGGGGTCCGGGCTTCTGCCGGCAGATTGCCGAGGCGGCGAACGTCTCTTCGGTGTGTGACATCGGCATCAAGTGTACGGAACCGAATCCTGCGGGGCTCCTGATGCAGCCCCAGCGGTGCACGTGGGTCGACGTTTGCGGCAACAGGTGTGTCGACTGATGTCGGTTCCGGAGTCTCTACGAGTTGTCCTTTTCGTCGAGGGCGATTACTGGATCGCCCAAGGACTCGAGGTTGACCAGAACGCCCATGCGAGGACGCCCGCAGGGGCGCTTGCGAATCTGAGGGTGATTCTACGTCTACGAGCGGGATTCGATGAGAAAGCGGGTCGTCCGTTCCTGTCGCGATCTCGCCGGGCGGACGATGAAATGTTTACCCTTTTCGAGGAAGGGCTCCGCTGGGCGTGTCCCCCGAAGTCCATGATGGAAGGGACACCGCCGTTCTCTGAGGTCCGTATGGTGCACAGAGCAGATGGAGTGCTCATCGGATGATGACAAGTAAAGAGCAATGGGGAGTGTGGATGCGGCCACTGTATCCCAATGTGGCCGAAGCTCAATGGTACCCGCCGCACTCACCGGACAAAGTTGTGGGGTCCTTGTTATTGGCCACTAGCGAGGCCGACAGGCTGACCCGCGACGAATCAGTCGGTGGAGGCACTTGGCCTTGTTGGGCCTTTGAGGCGAAACCCTACGACCCGAGAGTTGGCGCGTCATTTTAAAGGAGCAACCGGAATGAGCAACGATTTTGATGTAGAACTTTGGGCAACCTACCTTCGCATCGCCCTGGACAGCACGGCCGGTTCGAGCGACTCCCCATCGAACATCGTGGATAAGGCGAACGAGATCGCCAAGATAGCCGAGAGACTCGAACGAGAGACACGGCTAGCGTCGCGGGGCTAGAGTTCCCATACCCGAGGGCCGAACTTTTCGGACGGTCGCGCTATCCCGTCGGTGTAATGATAGAGGTATGAACAACTCCACGTTTGAGGTCGGATCGACGGTTTATCTGAAGTCGGGCGGACCCCGCATGACGGTCATCGATGTGAAAGATGGGCCTCTCTACCGAGAGGTCCACTTGGCGTGGTTTTCGAATGGGGACCTAAAAACGGCCCAGATGGTATCCGATGCTCTGACGGATGTGAATCCCGCGGTTCCGCCGAAGCCCGCCCGTCCACCGGCCATTCCACCGGCTCCCACGAAGGAGTCCCTCTTTGGGCTCCTTCGTGGGAACTTAGGGTAGGGGTTTGACATCCTATTTCGTACGTGGCATCTTTGACGGCAATGCTGGCCTCTTAGGAGGCGCAGCAAGCCTCTCGTGCTCTTGCGGTGAGGGCTGATCCAGCGCCAATGAGCCGGAAACGGACGACGCTGGATCGGTTGTTTACCTCTTTAACGGGGATACCGTTCCGAAGGAATGACGATGAGAGGTTCACCATGGCAAACGCGACCACGATGAAGGAACTCTACGACGCCTGCAAGGTCTGGAAGGAAGGCGACGACGTAGGCTTCGCCAACGTCATTAAGTGCTACCTCAGCTTGACAGACCGCAGCCCGCGCGTCTTGGCGGACGAGTTCGAAGCGGCGATCTCGACCGTCTCTCGATGGGCCAGTGGGTTCGCTAAGCCGAGACCCCGGATGCAGCGGGAGATCGTGGGCTGGATTGGCAAGCAGGCGGAGATGAGGCTATGCACGTGATCAGATCATCCGGTGAGAGGATTCGGATCGCACATGCCATTGCCCGATTGAGAATCATCCTAGACCAGGTCGAACAGACGCTCGACGTGGACGCGCCCCCGGGGCCGGATGTCGGTCAAGCGGTCGCTCATACTGGTGTCGATCTTGCATGTTCGATTGCCCGTCTGGAAGCCTACATGCGTGCGGAAGAAGATAACGGTGGGGCGTGATGCCCGATTGGCTCAGTCACTTGCTCATCTTTTTCAATGAAACGGGGGTTACCGAAGGCAAGCAGATCCTCTCCCTCTCTGAGCAGTGGCAACCCTTCACGGAAGAACAGTGGGTGAGACTGGACTACCGAGTTCGGTCGGTCTGCGTCCGGGAGGCGATGTCGTTCTTCAATATGAGGCTTTTCAAGAGGCTCGGGGTATGTAAGCAGATTATCGATCTGTGTGACCGTGCAGGTCGTGGTGAGATAGTCGCCCTTGTTGAGTGGAGCGAAGCTCGCGCCCTGGCGTCAGGTAAGGGTCTGCCAGTCGAGATCGTGAGAGCAACGCGAGAGCCGTCGTTGGTTGGGTCCTGGGTGGTTCGTGAGTTGGCGTCGTTGGTGTCTAGGAAACGAGGGGCACTGACGTGCGTTGCTCAAGCCACGTACAAGCTCATCGAGGAAGAGATCCGAGTAACGAGAGCCGCTCGTCTAACCGTCTGGTCGCATCTGATGGACGAGGACTCGGTGTAAGGATAGGCTATGTCCGAACCGAAAGAGCTAATTCGTGGAGTCGCAGACGCAGAAGTGCGTACGGTTTCAATTGACGTGCCATACGGTCAGGGCTGGCGCGTCTCCGTTGGGAAGGTTTCTCTCACGTCGGATTCGTCTTTAGCGTCCGTCACCGTCGTAGGACCCAACGGGGGCTTGCGGACCATCGGAATCGACTTGGACAAGGTCATTTTACTCAATCCGCCGATGGACATTCCGACTCCCGACAGGGCGGTCGTTCACCATGTCGCAAACGTCATGAACGACGTACGGCGCAGTCGCTTGCTGGGCGGCTCGGTCGCGAACACAGAATCCGCAACGCAGCTTCTTCTTGAACTCGTCCGAGGGGATGAGTCATCTTTGGGGAGAAGCGTCCTCATCCGTAAGGACCGTACGAAGGGCACCTATACGGCGCGTTGGATGGAACGGAACGTCATCGGACAGGGGATGACGCTTGAACAAGCCCTTCAGGAACTTAAGGCGGTCATCCTCTTTCAGGAGAAAATTGACGAGGAGGTTCTTGCCGCGGCTGAGGGAGATCAGCGTCTTGGGTCAGACTCTTTCATCGAATTCGCGCTGAACGTTCCCATAAACGATCAGTGGCGGGTCACCATGGCACGGATCGGTGCGGACTTGGCTCCCATCGCACATGTGGTTTTTCAATGCCTCGACGGGCGAGAGCATATTACGGGCATCCATCTTGACAAGGGGATCCTGCTGTGTCCACTCATTCACTTACCAAATCCGACCCCTGAGGTCATGAGCCAGATAGTGTCGAGAATGAATGAAGAACGGGCTCGGTCACGGACCTACAGGTAGGTCCACTTCGGTCTCAATTCGCAAAAGCAGTGGGTCGAAACCATGGGTACATTACAGTCCAGAAGGAAAATGTAGGTGGTCTAATGGGTCGTCCCGGTGGTAACAGTGGCAAAGGTGGGCGCAATTACCGCCTGAACTGGAAAGACCACGACGGAGTGTCAAGATACTCGAAGTGGTCGATCCACCTCAACTCTGCTGGGAAGGCTGTCATCTGCTTTGACGGGCAACCCATGACGGGCACCCGCTCCTTCGCTTCCGTGGAGAACGCAAAGCGGCGGGTGGAGAAGATGATAAGAAAGGCGAAACTATAATGGCTCAGCACGTCAAGCCCGCTGATCACCCGAACTGTCCCGAATGCCGAGGGGAGACGGTCGAAGAGCTCCCCGGTGCCCCCGAGTGCTCTCTCGGGTGCCACTTCTACATCCGGAGCCTGGGCGCTTGGTTCGACGCTGACGTGCGAGGGGGCCCGCCCCTCGCAACGCGGCCGCCGTGCGCCCCCGAGGACGTTGTTTGAGGTTGAACGTGGTTTCGATCTACGCTGTACTTCCGCCATGGAAACCGTCGAACGTCTGATGAAGGAGAACGAAGAGCTTCGGGCTCAGGTCAAAAAGCAACTCGTTTTGCTGAGGTCGGCAGAGTACGAGCTTTACAATGTGCGAGTACGGATGATAGCCGAAGACAAATACAAAGGCGACGCGTGGACCAGGCTCAACGCGCTACTTCATCTCATTCATGTGGCTACGGTCTCGACATGAACGGCAAGGCCCGACTCATCGTTCACGGTGTGACAGTAGAGACTTGGACGAAGCGGTACGGCGTTTTACCGTTCAGTCATCCGTGCTCCGAGTGCGGCCGTATGTTGACGACCACGATTCCGTTTGCTCAGGGCACGCTTCGCGGCCTGGCGGCTCCTCGCTGCGTTTGCGGAAATGAGGCAACCCCTTACGGTCTCGTTCGAGACTCGGCCTATGGAGACCTGTTTACGGGTCGGGAACGTTGATCGAAGTCGTACACGTCGAAACCGCCGAAGGTTGGGTACAAGGCGACGATCCGGATCTATCGGTCGGGCGGCGGGTGGTACCCCGGAGCGAGGAGAAGGAGAGGGTCGAAATTCGATCCTCTCTGGTCGGGCGTCGGTGTACCCTGATCGACATGAGCACACTTCTCGAGGAGCTGAGAAACGCCGGGTTTCAATACCACTCGAATCCGTTATTGGACCGAGCCGCGGATGAGATTGAACGGCTCACGAATGAGCTGGATGTGCTGATCGATAACATTTGGCACGCGGGTAAGAACGAGTCAGACATCGTTGCCATCTCGAAGATCGTGGGGTACGAAGGGATCGGTAACCTCATTAGGATGGTCGAGGACCTCAAGAAGCGTGCCGACGAGGCCGAGAGTTACAAGGCGCAGGTCGAGGAACTTACGCAGAGGCTCGAAAGGGGGCGCATCCTCGAAGCTGCGGAGTCCGCGGTGACGTGCTTGTCGCACCGTACAGAGTGTCATGCAACGGGTTGCCTTTGCCATGACTGCCGGTCCTTCCGTTTTGCCACCCAGTTACTCGAATCCGTTAGAAGGGTTGACTCTAAAGATTGATCCGTGAGCGGGTTGAACTCCGGCGAATCCCCGCTGTACTAGGAGGGAAGGAGTTACGACGATGAAAGCCTACGGACTCAATCGAATCGAAGATGGGGATGATGACGCGGTTGGCTGCGCCAGCAACGGGCGTGCCACCCACATTTACAGCGTCACTGGACGTTCGTACCGAAGCCTTCGAGGCGGCCGTAAGGATGCAGCTCGCCGTACCCACAAGCGCCGCGCCCGTGCCGAGGGCAAAAACATTACCCGCAACTGCGGCGAGGAATGAAAGGGAAACGACAATGGTGATTGTTCAGACCGACTACCAATACAACGCTGAGGAATGGTGGGACGCGGCTAACGCACTGGCGAACAGCATGCGCGACCCGACGTTTACGCGCGTTTTCAATCTGATCACGCTGGCCGATGAGGTCAAAGTGGAGGAGAGCGACTTCGAGTCCTTCCTGTCGGCCGCTCGCAAGCTCGAGGGGTGGAGTGATGGCCCCGCAAAGGCCCCAAATCCGATTCTGTTTTCGTACGAGGAGAACTGACCGATGAGTCAATGGAGGCTGTTCGAGAGTGGGTTTAACTACGACACGATCGAGGCGGAGAGCGTCGAGGCGGCTCTCGAGGTCGCCAAGGACAATGTCGACCGAGACAATTACGAATCGTCCGACAAGACCTTCTACGTTGACGTGCTTGTGCAGCGGGACCCGACGTTCGCGGTGTGGGGCCAGGGGGTGAGCAGTAGCGAGCTCATCCGCAACGGGAAGGCAACGGATCGAGCTCGTGCTCAGGCGGTCGAGCGCTCTGGCCCGATCGAGGGTGATAGGTGGGCGGTCGAGGTCACCTGCTCGAAAGATAAAATCGGCACCGAGGCTATACCCGACGAAGCGACCGAGTTTTACGCCGAGCTCGAGGGGGAGGAAGAGTCGTCGGCGTTAGTGGCCGTGGAGCCAGAGGAGCCCAAGTGCCCGAACGGGAAACACACGTGGGAGGAAACGAGCCTCCGTGGTAACGCGGGAGGAGTCATCATCAAGGAAACCTGTTCGACGTGCGGCTGTGTTCGCACGACGAACACGTGGGCTCAGAACCCATCGACTGGTCAGCAGGGGCTGAGGTCGGTCGAGTACACCGTTTCGGACGACGACGATCAAGACCAGGTGGTCGACTACCCCGACAGTGCCGAGAGAGTCTATTGAGATCTGTTCAGCCGAAATGCTACCACGCATGCGGTCGCAAAGCCGCGGTTGGGCGACTTTTCTGCTCTACCAAATGTGCCGCAGAATGGGCTGAGGAACTCGCTCGCGGCAACGAAGACGAATGGTGTGTGCCTTGCCAGGCGTGGCAATCCGCTTCCGTGACGACCACAAACAAGCTCGGATGCGGGCATATGCGGGTTGGTCTCCTCGAAGGCATGAAACATGCCGATGCGTCGAAAAAGTACGGGGACGCTATTGGGGGTCAGATAGCGCACTGGGGAGAGGAAAGATTCACCTCGGAAGAAACACGAAAGGACGAGCTATGATAATTTGGTCCGGAGGTCCACCGCCCGTGCATAAGGGCTCTGCGCCAGTCGATTCAAGACGAGAGAACGGGTGGGAACCGATACCCCCGCCGCAGAAGTGCGACCTGTGCAATAAGCTGGCTCGGTACCAACACAAGGAGGGCGGGTTTCGGTGCGCGTCTTGCCCGTGTCCGCCCTCATCGAAATCTCGCCCTGACGGATGGCATTGCGTCGATGGGTAAGGGTTGACCAGATGAGGTACTACATCGAAATCGCCCTTCTCGATCCCGAGACTGATGCGACGGTCGAGACCAGAAAGATGTCAAACGTCTACGACGACCTCATCGACGCGACGAACGACGTCCGTTCCGTTCTTGTCACTGGCGGTGATCAGTCCGTATGTGTCAGTGTGCGGAATGTCGCGACGGGCAAATTGCTCTATCAGGAGTTCGGCAAGATCTTCCGATGAACGGGAGAACCGTTGGTGTGTGGATTGGTGCCATGCCTACCATTACGGTCCAGTACTTACCGGATACTCTTCCCCCGTCGATCTCCTCGGAGGAAGACTATACGATACGTAGGATAAAGTATGAACGGTGGGAGCACCTTCGAAGGAAGTGCGTGCTCGAGGGGTAAGCGTCGATGTGCTGCCCGGTGTTGGGGGTATGGTCATCAGCGGATCGGAGCAGATTCTGAAGTGGTTTCAACTTCCCGGGGGCGTCTTCGAGCAACTCAACTTGAAACTCGTGGAGGAAACGACTTACACGGAAGGGGAGTCGAAAGATGGCGAGGGCGCAAGTCAGACGTCCGGTGTATGTATGCCCCCTATGGGAACGGAAAAAGGTGACGACGTCGCAGAGCGGTTGGGTAAGGCGTTCGGACGATTGGAGCAGTGGGACTTACGGGTTCGGGACGTGTGGCTCCATCCGAAGCAGATTGCTGAGCTCAAGGGGTCAAAGGCGTACGATCCCGTGGCGGACCGGCAACTGCGGGACTTCTTCATCAAGTTGAGGGGCGCCTCCTACGTTGGCATGATTTATGGTGCCCGTGTCTTCGAGTCCGATGCCGTGCTGGAGGACCACGTCGTGCTGGCCCCCGACGGGCTTGATGCGAAGATTGAAGGTTCTGCCGCCTGTATGCCGTTCTGATCGGTGTAAGGACAAGGTTGGAGGGTTTATTCCCCATGACCGAGATCGAACGACTCGAGATTCAACGACTGACGGCGGAGATTCGACGTGCGAGCGAGATCAACACTCTCACGTTGCTCGTCCAGAGCAAGATGAGGCTCACGAACATCTTTTGCTCCGAAGCCACGTGCGGGAAGGTGGCGACGTTGTCCATCGAAGGTGGGGAAGACAGCATCTATTCCATGTGGATCCAATGCGACAACCACGGGCGGGACAGAAAGGGCGCTCGGGAATTCGAGTTCGCTAAGTTCTGTCGTCGGCTCAACACTTTGATCAGTGGGGAGTGATGGAACCTTGCCAGTGTGGGCGGGTAGAGCCGTGGATCACTGTTTTACTGGGACCATGAAGCATCACGACTGGGTGCAAGAGACCCCACATCAGCCGTTGCATTTCCCCGAAAACAAGCAATGGGTATGCCACGGTTGCGGAACTCGCATTATCTCTGTGGCTAGGCCCCAGGTCCTTGAGGATGACGCGGTCTGCTACACCGCGCGGCGAGTTGACACGGTCACTGGTGACGTTGTCTTGGAATTCTTCGGAAAGAAGTCATTACCTTACATTGTGACAGACTGCAATCTTCAGGGGCTTCACTTACTCTACTTCGGTCTCATGGCGACCTGGGTCGCGAAATCCTGAGCCTCTTCATCCGCAATCCTAGCGAGGACCTCCCCGTGACACGGTAGCGGGGCACACCAACACCCGAGGATCTTGCCCTTGAGCTCGTTCTTGACCCTCAGGACCATGTTGGGTTGAGCCAGAAGCCACTCCTCGTAGCGTCTGATCGCTTCCGTTCGAGAGGAGACTCGGAACTCGGCGAGGGTATCTTTCTTGTGGCTGAACGGGTTTCCCCAGGGTGACGGACGCCCGATGTAGACGTCGTAACGCCTCTTCTTGCAGTGGACGACAGAGGTGGTCATGATCCACCCTGCTCCTCGTCACTTTGCCGGGACATAACGGGTAGTTGTACGAGGCCCCCGAGCCATGATGCCGGCCAGGGACGGGGAGAGACAGCCCTTGTGGTCACCCGGATAGACGATCTCATCTCCCGTACGTTTCGGATCCGGTGTGGGGTGAGCTCTATACTCAAAGACTGCGGAGCAGATAGCCCATTTCAATACCTCTTGGCCCCATGACCCATCCTTCAACTGATTGGTATCCAACTTCGTACCATCCATGAAAACGTCGAATTCGGAGGCGAGGACGCCTAGGCCCCAGGCCCAGACGCCGATTTCCCCGGGACGTGAGTGCACCACGGCCGCGTGGACTTCGATTCTAAGTCTCTCGGCGTCGACGCGGGCCATCTTCGCGGTGCCCCGTCGAATGGCCTCCTCTATAGTGAGGCGTTCGTCTTTGGTCAACTTGTACGCGTGATGTGTATGCATACCTCAGGATACACCGACTCTGTGGAGCCACATAGACACTGCGGCTCCGATGGCGATGATCGTCGCTGCACCCATGACCGCTGGAGCTGAAAAGGCTACTCCGACGGCCGCGAGCAAGGTCGAACCGACCGCGACGCTAAGCTCCGTAAGAGTGCGGGCTTCGTCTTTAGTCATGGTGCTCTCCTTGGATGACCTTTGGACCGGGGAGACCCGGCTTCATTCCGAAGAGCTTGGCGACTCTGTCCAAACAATTCCGGCACGATCCATGCTCGACCAGGTTGGCCATGATCTCACGAGCTTTCGTGTTCTCGTTCTGAAGACTTTCGATTTCGGCCAGTGCGGCCTCTAGAACCTCAAGTCGGTGTTTGTCCTCCACAATGGCGAACTGGAGGCGCTCTTTCGTAGCTTTGCTCATGTCCTATATACTACACCGGGTCCCCGCCCTCGGTGTAAAGATAGTCTCATGCCGTTGGACGATGATGAGGTGCGGGTCCTAAATCTACGAATCCTGAATCTTGAGAACCATCTCGCGACGGTCAACGCGGTTCTTTCTCGTATGGCATTGCTTGAGACACCCTCGGTTGAGCCCCCAACCCCACCAGAGACCCCACCAGAGGTTGAATTCGATGAAACGGACCTCGCACGTATTTGGGTGGAGTGGGGTGAAGTTGAGGGCCGCATTGTTAACGACGGGCACCACCCCATTACTGAGCACTATCCCGACAGTGCGTCCGGGTTCGAGTTGTACAGGGAAGAGTGGCTCGAACTACGAATGGGGTCTGAGGAATCGACATGGAACTCAGCTCAACAGAGCGCGGCTAGAGTTGTCAGGGCTATGCCGAATCCTTATGTGTTACAAGAGAGGGCTCAGGATGCATGGCATTCCATGTCCAGGTACATACAAGAAACGGGGCATCATCCGTTTCTGTACGAGGGGAGAGAGTACGCTGATTCGGCGGCGGGGTTCGAGTTGTTCATTGACTATTGGGTAGAGAGATACGTGGGCTTGTGGGGTCGTGGGTCCTCAAGGTATGAGCTCCAAACCCGCATTGTGAATCGTATTGTCACCGCAACGCCGAACCCCTATTTGCTAAGGGCGCAGGGCCCGGGTCTTCGGGATGAATTTCCAATACAGGCCATCGCATTGACCTCAGACTTCGAGGACGTGCCTCCAAACGTCGTCAAGGCCGAGTCAATACTATTGACTCCTGAGGAAGTGGCTAGACTCACAGGTTACCTCAAACCCTACGAAATGTCGGTCGGTCAGTTGGCCACCAACCTTTTGCGAGAATGGCTCACCACCCATCGAGAGTATGAAATTGCAGCGGTGGATCAATCACCCAAGACCATTTGGGACCACATTATGGACGTCCCCACTGAGGGGTGACTGGGATGGCAAAAGCACGAGGCATGATTGTCTACCGGGGATCGAGCACCAACCTGCTCGATACGGACAGATTCTACGCAAATTCAGACCCCACAATGGGGTACCGAATTGTGAACCCAGGTTACACACGGAACGGGGAGACGATAGAGGTCGAAGCTGAACAGGACGGGGAACACGGGAATCGCCCTTCAGGTGAGACCCTCACCTTTCTCTTCATTTCTACCCATTCCGTTGTGAACATCGTCGGTGGTGCCGATCTGATTCCTATTCCCATCGAACTTAACGGACCTCGGAAGACAATATGGGAACATTTGGTGGGTGAAGGGTGAAAAGTGGTGTAAAATCGGGGAATGCCTCCCTCTGAGAACCACTCAGAATGTGATGCTCGCATCGAGGCACTCCACTCAGAATGTGATGCTCGCATCGTGACACTCCAGTTGGAAGTGCGGCGGCTCGATACACGGCTTATTTGGCTCAATACACGGCTCGTAACTCTAGAGGCAACGGTTGAGGAACGGAATGATGAACCGGAGACGACCTTAGCTTCCGAGGACGGATCACCCCCGTTCCGTGTGCCCAGTCTCTGGTCCTCGGATATCGTGGTATCCCATATATTCGAAGAACATAAGGACGACGGTTCACCTAGGGTCTCAGCTTGGGATCACATAATGAGTGAGGACGCTTGACCATGCCCGACGAAGTCACCACCCGAATTGAAGCGCTCGATAGACGGATCTCCGACATCGAATCCCTTTACGGTAACCTCAGGGTGGTCAACTTTGAGAGCCAGGTTCGAGCTGCGTGGGCTCCCATTGAGGAGCAGATCCAATCGAGCGGACGTCACCCTCTCGAGTTCAACGGTTCTACCTACCCCGACACAAGTAGTGGATTTGAGAGGTTCCGTATCGACTGGATCTACGGCATCGTTGCTGTTGCTGAGACATCCCCACTGTACAACATCAGACTTCAAATTGCGTCTCTAGTGGTGATGTCAGTTCCCAACCCCTACATGTCACTAATCAATGTAGGAAATCCAGACATTAATATGGGCTCCGGGGAGTGGGTACAGGTAGGAACCACTCGGTTTGCTGCTGCATACGAGAGTGCGATTCGAAGCTTATGGGGCAGGGCGATACCGCAAGAGTACGCGAGAGATTGGGTGGGATTTGAGTCTTTTCGTCAGGATTGGGTGACTCTACAGTTGCAGGATTACCCAACGACGAGTCCCGGATACGCCGCTAGGGAGCCTATTATTAGGCGAGTGGTGGACGAGACGCCGAATCCGTATCCACGTATGGACAACCCTCAACGGGACATTCCCACTGCGACGACTCTTGTCGATCTCGTACAGGCGGGCTCGTCGGCTGATGTAAGGGTCATCGCATTCATAGGTCGGGTTCGAGCTGCATGGGGGGAATCCGCTGCCTTCATTGCGAGTAACGGTAGTCACCCCTTGCGTCCCATCTTTGGCATCTATGGTGAATCCGAAGAAGAGTACAATCGTTTCGTCGAGGATTGGATCAGCACTTTTATCAGCGAAGATGTGACTGAGGATGAGCCGGACGACACCTATAAAACGATACTCGCGAATGGCGTCGTGTCTGAGACCCTTAACCCCTTTCGAACTCGTCGGCTTCACGCCTCGGTAGCCGGTGGTTCGATCGCGCCTACCGGCGGAACAGTTACGAATCAAATCGCCGACGATACGGTCGGATACGACATCGCTCTTCAGGAGTTCTTCATCCGGTTGCCGAATGTCACGCATTCCCAGATGCTTGAGTTTCAGAACGAAGTCTCTCACGTCGTACCCACCCGGGCGGGGGACGCTGTCGTTGCCTATATGAGGCGCACGGTAGGGGGTTTTTTCGGGACCGTAAAGCGAGATCCCTCGCCCGTTGAAAAAATTGAACCCAAGGTCTCCATTTGGGACCATTTAATGGAAGGAGACCGGTAATGAAAGATATGAGGCGTCACACATGCCAAAGGAGAGAACGTGGCGCCACGGTGCAGATTCCCTTGGAGGCGGTCACTAGAGCCGCCTCCTCCCGTGGGTCTAAAGAGACCGTCACCGCGTACTTGGGGTTGCCCGAGATGATCTTAATAGATGGCACATAACGCCGCAGACTCGTAATAATGTCCACTTCTCTGCCCGCCGCTGACTCCCGTAGAAGCTCGGGAAGCAGCGTCAAGGTTCTCTCGAGCAGGATTCCTCCCAGTGCCTTTATGGATTGTTCGAGTGTCACTACCGATGGCAGACGTTCCAGGCTCGAGGTCCGCTGCCAAGCCACGTCGTCTAGTACCTTTGTGGCCGCCAAGACGATCTGGTAGAGATCGAGCAGGTCCCTCGCCCTAATGCAGGGCTCATGATTGCATTCCTCAAAAGAACATTTGTGACCCATACCCTCATGGTGGTCTTTACGGTCCTGAGCACTTGCTACTGCGTTCACAAAACTACCCATTGTCTTGCCCTTCCTCTTCCAGCATGTGTTCAAAGACTGTTTTGGAATTAACCGGTTTTACGGGAATTTCTTGTGGTTGAGGAACGACTACGGGCTGCTCTGGCACCACCGCTCGTCGGGCTCTCCATCGGTTCCAAAGGGAACCAAAGAGGTTGTTGCGCACCGCGGTGGATAGAGCGGCAAAGAACATGCTCACCGCGGTGTATGCCCCAACCTCCATAATGGTGTCGCGCGGTGTCATGTCACTTCTCTCGCAGTGGCCTGTAGACCCGAACAATGCTGCCCTCGTATCCGCGTTCTAACCAGTCAGCTAACAGACGAAGTGCTCGTGACCTACTGACGAACTGCGGCTTCTTTGGGGAAGCAACGTACCGTCCGTCGTCTTGCACGTACCATCCGTCTGACGTCTTGACGCGGTACCCTACGTACGTACGAATCCTTTTGCGGACCTTACGGATGGCATCATCCCAATCATCGGCATTCAGAAGCCCCCTCTCGTCGAGCACTCTCCTCACGGTGAAGTTTAGTATGTTCTGCATGCACCCCCCTTTTTCAAATGGGGGTAACAGGATGATAGTGCCCGTTCCTTCATGCCAATAAAATACATGTGCATGAATAGTCTGTTTCGGGGTGAACCCTAGACTCTTCAGCAGGCCGGAGATAAGTCTTGAGTCGTACAGCATGTCACTTCTCTCGCAGGGCGGAGGGGGTACCCCTCTCTTCGAGAAGTTGAAGAACGGTCTTTTTCTGGTCCCGCCAGGCCACGTACTCGTCCTTCGTCATGCCGAGCCACGTCCAGACCTCGACACTGCGATCGACCGATTGGCGTTTCTTCCAGTCGTCTAAGTCTTTCAAAACCTCTTCTGGCTCGGCGCACCCGTGATCCAGACGGTCCATGAAAGGACCGTCTATGTAGTCGTCCTTCCACGAATCGAACCGTTGAGCCAGCTTCGCAAGTCGCCTCTTGGCATCATATTGGGCTTGGACCTTCCGGACATAAGCCTCTTCGACGCCGTTGTGGTGATTGTGAAACGCTCGGTAGAGGGCTTCGGCGTCCTCGGGGGACAGTTGCGGGGCAAGCCTATGGTAGAGTGAAAACGAGTGGCGATCGATGCCCGTTGCCACTCGACCGAGTCCGTAGATGCCGTGAGCGAGGAGTAGAAGCGGAGACGTCAAGATTAGAGCAGGCAGACCGAGAAGAGCAATGCCGATTTCAGCCGAACCGTAACCACTGGTCCCGCTGATCAAATCCCAAGTGACGCGGGTGAAAACGTTCTCTTCAGCGTCAATGTTGATCGTCCAGACGACTCCGCCTTCGACCTGACCGTGTATGGCCAATCGGGCGGGCTGTTCTTCTTCGCTCCCAAAATAGTCCTTCTTGACCTCACGCGGTAGGTGGAGCGCCTGGATAACAGTCAGCTTCTTCGTGCTGGGGAAGTCAAGAGCCAGCACGGGGGCGATGATCTGGGAACCGAGAATGGGTCCTAACGCGTCGATGTTCATTTTGTGTCCTTTTCATCACCCAATGTAGGAGCGCTCGTGACCGCACCCCCGGCAATAATTGCTGGGCCAAGAGGCCTCGTTTTTGCACTTTTTGTTGAGGCAAGGTACGCCTTTGGACGTATCCTTGGGGGGATGAGGTTTCGGAAGCGAGCTAGGCGGCTTTTCGGTCGTCAGCATGTCGATGTGAAACAGCTCCTCGTAAACCGACTGGCCGCTGAACCACTTGCAGAGGACCCTGACCCTGTCCTCGGCGATGGTACTGGAGTAGATGGTCATGGCTGGGCCGCCAGACTTGAGGTAGACGACGTCTCCGATCCGCATGCCTTACTCTTACACCGTTTGAGAAGCCCCACCCCGTGTTCTTGGCAATTTGGTCGCAACGGGGCGGGGGTGGTCGTAGGCCGGGGAGCTAGATAATCGTAGCATACCGGACGAGACCGGTGTATGGTGTCGGTATGGGTGCACATTGGGCAACCGAACTCAAGGCGAAGCTGGACGAGGCCGATCCTTCTGATGACGCCGTGTTCGCTGAGCTCGTAGGGACCACTCTCGAAGCGACCAACACGTCGGACGCAGATGCGGCCGAGATACTGGGCGTCTCCCGTCCGACGGTCACTCGGTGGAGGCTGAGACAGTCCGTACCCCATCCGGCTATTCGGTCGACGATCTTCAAAATGCTGAAGGATCAGATCAGCCTACACACACTCAAGCATTTTCGTCGGCTTCGGCGCGGACAGAACCTTCTGTAGGGACTAGGACTTTTTAATGGCAACTGAATTTATCCAAGCGGTTAGAGACAATGAAGACGTCGAGGGCAGTCCCGTTGCACGAGCACGAAAGGCGATTCTGCTCGCGGTCAACTCGACTCTCGACAAGGTTGAGGTGGAGTGGGAATACGAAGGTCTGTCCAGCACTCTTTCACATGTTGAGGTAAACTTCACCTTTAAGGATGATGGGGATCGATCCGTGGCCGCCCGTGTGGGACTCAAGTATTCTTGTCAGACCTCACCCAACGAATAACCGTCACGACTCGTCCTCAACGAGGTGGTCCCAAACGGTTCGGCGCGGTGCTGGAGTCCCCTTTGGGCGGGGATCAAAGGGGATCTTGACGTCCTGTCCAGGTGACAACGGGGGGAGTTTCCCTTCCGCCCTCAACCGTTCCCCTAGTTCTGAGAAGAGGAGTCTCCCTTGTGCGGTCCTACGATAACCGTCATCTTGGTCAATTGAATCCCAAGGTAAGTCGGCGTAGTACTTTCCGAAGCATCTGTTGCAGGCCCAATTGACAGAACCCTTCCATAGAAGAATCCCCGCAGCACGGGCACACCGTCAACGGTCCGGTCGCTTCGTAGGTGGGCTTCATTCTGCCATTATACACCGCCGGTTCCCGTTACTTTTTGACCGTCTCGAGGAGTTTGAAGGCCTCATTGAACGGTAGAGCCATGCTGGCAAGTCGCGACGAGGAGACGGTGTGGGCAAGCTCCCAGATCCCATCATTGGGGTTATAGAACCAAGCGGGACCCTCGACCTTGCGAATGATCCACCTGTCCTTGTCGGCCGTGCGAAAAAGGACGACCCCATCTTCGCGTGTGAATACTGTAGCTTCAATTTTCATCGTGGTGGCGCCCCGTTCTGTTCCATGCAGGCGACGCCCATGGCCGCGATTTTTCGGACGCTGTGAAGAGCCGCGACGCTGGCCCCCGGGTCCACGTTTCGAGACACGATGCGCATCGCTTCGGTCAGGTAGTCCTGCATGTAGACCAGCCATTCGGTCACGCTGTGGCGTCCGCCGCTTGACGTGGTCGCCAGATTCCATTTGGCCTCCTGGTACGCACGTTCCACGTTGATGGCTTCGTACACCTCGGCTCTCGAGGTTAGCAGGGGTACGGTCCGCGTCGGATTCCCGCTGAGTGGGGGTGGGAAGTTCACCGGGTCGCATTTGGAACACCCACATGTCCGCACTAGACCATGATTTATGCCTCTCGGGGAGTTGCACGGGCAACCGTCCGTCATCCAAGAGTTTTCTATCAAAAGAGGTTTCCCACAACCTTTACAGTGGAGCGAAATAAGGTCGCACGCGTGCTTCTCACCACGCCCTCTACAGTTGACGGTTCCGTGTTCACACTCGTTTTCGTGCATGTGGCCTCCTACCTATCGGCGACTGATCTCGTACATTTGCCCGGCCATGAATCCCATGACGAATGCGAGGAAGTAATCATAGTGCGCATTCACCCACATCCACAGGGTCGGCATGACTCTTTTCTACACCGACGCCCTCTCCCGGTGTAATGCCTTTTCGCGAGGCGAACGATGGAACAGGTGAAGTACCCCAAGTTCGAGTTTTCGGACCTACTCTACCGCAAAACGGTTGTGTCCGGGCACACGTTTGTGGCAAAGGAGGACGAAAACACTAGTAACCTCGTCGTCTGCTCCGTGTGCGGACTCGAAGGATGGGGCGTTCGCGAGGCGGGCGTCGACTCGATCAAGAGCTACTCGCCAAACAAGCCGTGCACATCGAAGGTTAGGACGGTAGTCAATCCTCATTCGTGAGGTGATCCCAGACAGTAAGGCGAGCCCTCGGGGTGAACGCGACTTGGATGTCTTGATCTGGAGGTAACAAGGGCAGTTTCCCTTCTACCCGCAGGCGCTCCCCGGTCTCTGCGAATAGTTTGCGCCCTTCTTTGACATGAGAGTTGAGGGGGTCGTGGCCGAGAATTGTATGTGGTAAGTACTGACAATACTTACTGAAACAATCATCGCAGGCGAAAAGTTGCTTCTTATCCACCGAGATCCCACAGCACGGGCACACCGTCAACGGCCCTTCGGGTTCATAGGCGGGTTGCAATATCATGCGGGTTCTTTACACCGTAACTTTACGGTGTACCGGTGTAGAGAAGTAATCATGAAAATCACCGACAGACAACAGCAACTCATGGGGGCATATACCCTGGCGTTCGGCACCCCCGCCTTTCTGCTTCTACTCAACGGTTGGGAGTGGAGTCTCATGACCGACGCCGAGCGCGTCACGTCGCTTCTGGCAACGGTCCTCTTTTCAATCGGCCTTGCCTGCGTGGTTCATGTGCCGTTTTGTAACGATGTCGTCGTGGCAAAATGTGCACGTGAGGGGTGTCGCCGTCCATGCTCCGACATGAGTTATCTCTGTGAAGTAGATCACATGTCCCCGTAGGGATGACCATGGACCGTATGGTCATCCGCTCGAATCGAGCGATCTAGCAAACTCCTCAGGTTGCAGGGGTAACAGCCTCTCGTAGCAGTCGTATGTCCTCTGGCACTGGAATTTTCCCGGGATGTGCGTATTCGCACCTACAGCAGTCGATCCAATCTCCCCCAACACACAAGGGGGACTTGAGTTGACGCTTGTCGAAGTCCGCCGTGTAGACGCAATACTCGGGCGTGTGGTGGGACAATGGGACCCCACATTTAGGGCACTCTCGTGAGATGCCCATCATCTCAAATACGGTGTCGGGGTTGTGGTCGACATGAAGCTCAACTCCCCCAGACGGGGGGTAGTATAGGCGAATATTTTTGAACGACTTCCCCCATTTGAGCGTGAGATGTTCGACAAGCAGGTCGGTAATTTCAGTGGACGTCCAACTGTATTTCTCGGTGGGCATCTGCGATCATCTCCCGATGTAACGTGAATCGTTCCACCCGTGGCAGTCCGGGGTGCATTCAATGTACATACTGAATCCGAAAAGGGCGACCAAAACCACAATGGCCCCCAAGGTGAGCACGGTGATGAGGGCGGCGGTTTTCATTCCTCACACCCTTGCGATCCAGCGTTCGGGGTCGTCCAACTCTCGAAATCGGCCTTGTCTGATCCAGGTGAGGGCTTTCGGACCATCATAGACCACCTCCACCATGGGGATGCCGTGCCTCCCGTGCATGGCAGTCGCGAACTTATCTCGACCCGTGTATGTTGAGAGCGCGGCGGCTACCCTCTCGTCCTTGTCGTCCTTGTCAGCTTCGGCGAACCTTTTGTGAAAGACCGCTTCGTCCAGAGCTTGGAACTCCTCCGGAAAACTGCGGATGAGAAGGCGTTGGAGTTTGAGCCGACGGATCCGCCTCTTGTAGTACTCTTCCTGGGTCTCGTTTCCGCGGGGGTCGGGGTCCGTTGTGAGAAATTCGTAAAGGACGCTCATCGCCTTGCCCATTCGGGTAGCCTTTTATTGAGCTGATAAAGAACATTCTTGATGTTCTTTTCAACAGCGAGAGCGGTACGTTCTGGTAGCTCCTCGTGAGTCAGTGGATGGTGGTATATGTAATCGGCTCCGTTGCTAAGGTCGCTCTGCACACCATCGATGATGGCCAGGTACGCCATTTGCTTCGGAGTGAGCTTCTTTTCTTTTGTCACAGGTCCGCCTCCTCTTCTGTGAGGTCGAGGGACTCGAGCTGAAGGAGTACGTCGTTTTTGAGTTTCCCGTCGGTCGGACTCGTCCCCATTGAGGGGTGATTGAGATTCCTACTCAAACGTTCCAAGAAGTTGAGTCGCTCGAGTTGTAGCTTGAGCTTGAGGATTTTGATCGTGCGGTACGGGCGCGAACGTGGCTTGGCACTGTAGTTCCAAAGTTTGTTGCAGCGGCACATCTTGTCGGCAATCTGGATCGCCTCCTCGTAGGGCCACTCTTTTTTGGGGTACTCCTCATACCATTGCGGGTTTCCGTCGTGCCCGACCGGCTCGCACCATACGCCGTACAGCCCGGAGGGCGCGGCGTACACTTCGTTGGGGAGAGTCTCTAGAGAGTCCATGTGGGATGAATACACCGGCCCTGCTTCTCGGGCTTGAACTTTGTACGACCTTGCGGTGTAATCTGAGCCATGGCAGGCACCAAGTCGAAAATGCTGCGGTTACGCGCGGAAGCGATCAAGGACAGTTTGAACTTAGGCCTTGCTCAGTACGAGAGCTTTCTGAAGGAGAACTCTCGGATCCTGGCTTCACTGAAATGGCGACGCCAAAACCCCGAGCTCGCTGAAAAGTACGAGAAAATCGCGGGAAACACATTTGATGCGCACAAAATGTGGCTTGCGGAGGTGAAGGTGGACCTCGCGCCGCTCGTTGCTCGTACCAAACAGAGACTTCAACTCGTGGACGAAATCCTCCAACGTTCCATATCCTCGTCGTGAACCTTCCCGATTGCGTAACCGTCCTCCCCGATTTTCTGACGGGTTCGGAAGCCGCGTCACTCTTCGATGCCCTCATGCAGGAGGTTGCGTGGCGGCAGACGCATGTTCGGATGTACGGGAAGAGCATCCCCGTGCCCCGCCTCATTGCCTGGTACGGAGATCCCGGAGCCAATTACACGTACTCTGGAATCGAGAACGTCTCTCAAATGTGAACGCCCGCCCTCGTCGGAATCAAACCGAAGGTCGATGCCCTGCTCCCCCGAGGACTCAAATTCAACGGTGTCCTCTTGAATTACTACCGGGACGGAAAGGACAGGATCGGCTACCATTCGGACGATGAGAAGGAACTCGGAGAGACTCCGTTCATCGCCTCCCTCTCCATCGGCGCCACCCGGCGGTTCCACCTCAAACACAAGGAAACGAAGGACCGCGTCGAGATCCCTCTGACAAGCGGTACCCTCGTCATCATGCATGGGCTATGCCAGAAACTATGGCAACATGCGGTGCCGTCCGAATCTCGACCGACCGGTCCTCGAATCAATCTGACGTACCGACAGGTCGTTTAGCGGGCCGGCGGGGGAGCCGGGGTGATGTTGACCGTGAAAACGGGCGGAGGCGGCGGAACGGTTGGAATTAGGCTCGGATTCTTGCTTTGTAGGCTCTTGATCGCAACGTCGTGCCATGCGTCGATGAAAGAGTCGGCGTCGAGGGCCATTGCGATAACCGTTATCGCCGCAAGAACACAGATGACGACACGGACGATTCGTTGAGTCGTTTGGTATTCGTTGCTGGCGGCCTTCGTTTGGCGGGTCTTCTCTCGCTCGCGACGCGTAGCTTCCCTTTCGGTGATCTGGGCCTTTAGGACCTCGGCTCGTTTTTCAGCATTGAGGAGGTAGGTGAATAGGGTCATGGTGAATACTTATTACACCGAGGGATCCATGAGATGGTCCCAAACCGTCTTCACTGGAATCTCTTCTTTCGGGGCCGCGGGCGGGTCATTTCCGTAAATGATTGACTCGCTGAGCACGGGATGCCCCTCGCAGCATCTTTCATCCCACACGAAATGCGGATTTGCTGCGTGACGGCGAGTTGCTTTGGCGGCTCGTTCTGCGTCGGAAGGGGAATCATGGTCGCTGCATCGAAGGCACCAACACTTTCCGCACCCCGCACACACCACTTCTATGCAATGGTTACCCACAGTGGACTCCCCATATAGCGATCACAGAGGCGATCGACCACAAGAGAACCGCTACAATGTCGTCTTCCATGAAATATCTTACACCGATCGCCCGGGCGGTGTAAGAAAGATGGCATGGACCTCAGAACCACCGCCCTCATCGAGGACTTCGCCAAAGCTATCCTTGAGCTACGGTCCGCTCTCCAGAAGCTCATTGGGTGGACCATGGGGGGCACTTGCTCGGACTGTGACAAGTTTCGAGAGGGGGCGCCGCGCGATTGGCTCCATCACGTCGAATGTGATCACCTGAAGGCGATCAACGAGGCCTATGTCCTCCTCGGACTACCTCCCGAAAAAGGACACACGTACAAAGACCCCAAGGGAGAGATGAAGCGTCTCGCAGACGAACGTCTGGCGGCCTGGTCGGTTAAGTACCGTGAAGCCGCCGAGGAGCTACGGCATTGCCGTTCGCTTCGGGACGGGGCGAGCGCCGTGACCTGCCCCGAGCCTCCGGAGACCAAAACCACGGAAAGCCCAGAGGGAACATGAAAAAGACGATCAATGCGAGCGCCAAGCCGTCTAAAAGCTCTACCCGAGCCAAAGAGAAGCGTAAAATCAAAGAGATAATTGATTGCGAGGGCTTCCACTACGGCCTCGTCTCCTACAGCGACTTCGAAGACGTCAAGGATGAGCGTTTCCACGAGCTCCTCAAAGCGTATCGTTTGGCCGCGGGGGCAATCGAAGAGTACCTCAATCTTTGAGCAGATGGTCCCATATGGTCATGGTCGGCTTCTCGCGAACCTCCTCTTTGAGGGTTTTTCTGACCACACGGATGATCTTTGCTCGGTTTATGCTTACACGGCCGTGATGGGAATCTTCCCAGGCCTTCAATAATTCACGAGCACGGGCTCGGGTCATGACTTCTGGCCTTTGGTGCGTGTCATACACGCCCTGCACGTTTAACCCGACCCTCGGGTTAAACGTGACGTACCATTTGTGCCTCTGCGTCCTAACCAGGTACCCTAGGACCTCCTTATTCATCGTGTGCGATCCTCTCCCACACGCTCAACTTGGCGCTGAGCCATCGGGCGATGAAATTGGGAATCATGACGTTGGGGTCCCCATTGAGGGGTGATTGGGAAACCCTTAGGGTTTCAAAGACCACATACACCGACGCCAAAGGGGAACGACAATGAGAAAGGCTTGACACCGCCCGGGGACTCGTTAAACTCCGCTCGAAAGACGAGGCCCCATGAAGTTCGTTTTTGCCGCCGTGTTTTGCGCCATTTCCGTCACCGGGATTGCCGCCGTTTGCGGTTTCTTCTCTCCCTGAACTTCCCATGAAGACCAAACTGACATCTCTCGACGTTGCCCGCCGTATCGCTAACGGTAAGTGCCCGCTCGATATTTTGGATCACGTTCTCGTGGGAGAACTGACCAGGAGAGCCGTCGAGGACGGGTTCATCCGTCATAACTACGGTTGCAACGACGACTGGGGCGGGTACTCGGTGACCGACAAGGGGCGCAAGGCACTGGAAGGCTAACCTACCGGCTCCGGAATGGTATACTGGTCCGTGACCAGGTCTCGCGAGGAAACCTACAGGCTTGCTCTGACCGTGCTCGAGGTAGCCCGTAAGAACGGGGACATCGTGAGTGCGGCTATCGCCTCCGCGGTCATCGCTGCCATTCACCGGTGCGAAAGGAACTGACCATGCCTGATTTCATCGTCGAAATGAGAATTCTCTGTGAGACCCTCAAGCGAATCGAACGGCTGTCAACTCGTCGGTGTAATGGGGCTCTCATGGAAGATGAAGTCACCAAATTGCGCCAGCAGGTCGAACAACTGCTAGGGGACATCCACGCGGTTTCCGAGGACTATGCGGACGCCAAGAAGCGTGCCGAAGAGGCAGAGGGTAAGCTCGACCGTATCCTCAAGCTGCCCCGGAAGTCCTACGGAGGTGATGTCAATGCTGACGGTTGGAACAACGCCCTCGATGAGATTCAGATCATCGTCGGGGCTCGGCGGGCCGTTTCACCAGAGGAGCGCGTCGAGACCGCTCCGTATCATTACACGTTCTACGTGCGTCCCCACAGAAACAGCAAACAAGAACCGTGCCCTATCAACAAACTTCACGTGGCGGTTGAAGCGGACGGGACGGCCTGTCCGCCTCCGACGGCCTGTCCGGACTGTAAAACGGACCTGCTTTTTCGCCTCGCCACTAGGGGCCCAGCCAACGTGTTCGAGATCCTCGACAGAGACGAAGGTGTCGTATACGATGAGGACATCAAGAATCTGTGGGGCTCTCTCCTGGAGTCGGAAACGGTGTAAGGTAGTAGTATGGCATACAAACTGACTGTCTACGATTACACCCCCAACGAGGCGGAGCTTCTCGCGATGTCGGAGGCCACGCGAAAGCACGCCGCCCGCACGGCTAAAATCGATAGTGAGCGCCTCAGCGTACGGGTCGTGAGCACACAAACTGCTCAGATCAACGACAACCCACTCTATTGTTGCCAAACGGCGACCGAGGTCAAACTCGATGGCCGGGACTTGAATACCCGCGTCCCCGAGGAGCGACAAATCTATTTTTCGGTTCGAAATGGAATGTGCCACCAAGAGGCACAAATCATACCGGACCCGAGCCGCCTCCGTTTGGTGCAAATCATCGAAGGACCGTTGGTTCCCTGACGAAACGAACACCGATCCGGTGTATAACTAGGGCATGAATCGTCGAAGCTTTCTCACGTCCGCCTTTACGGGCGCTCTCGTGTTTATCGCCAGCAAATTACCGTGGAACAACTACGGCGCCGTGTTCGAGGTCGTCTACGAGGACCCCGATGGGAGCGGGATGGACTATAGAGGTCACCTTGGCTCACACGTGTTCAATGCCAAACGATGCTGCAACAACTGCACCATCATCTTTGCTGCATTTGCGCCGGGCTCGGACGTCGACAACGGACCTTGCTTCGTTCCAGGGGAGCTGAAACCAATCAACGGGGCGGCAAAGAGACTCCAGGCTGAGATCGATGTCTCAAGGTTGGATTGTCTCGTTCCCCTACAAGAGCAGACTCAACGCACGTGGTACGCCGCGCCGCGAGTCTAGCCTAAGGGAATCGTGACACCCCTCGCTGAAGTCGCTCGGTCCCTTCTCTGCGAGGGCGGTCTCGTTGCCCGCCAGTGGGCTCAAGACACGTCGAGGGAAGGTGTACGGTGGATTTTCATGGAGAAGCCAGAAGGACTCTCTGAAGACGAACTGGCACTCGCCGCGGGACTCGTGGAGATGATGGCCGAGAGGGCCGGGCAACTTCCCCCCGACTGGACCGCCTCGGTTACCCGTCAGGGGGAACCGATCTACCTCTTTGACCCCTCGCTGTTCCGATCCCGTAGGATGGCAGAGGAAGGTGGTCCGGAGCCCCTTCGGCGACGGGGTATCTACGCCATGCCCAATTTTCTGACGTGGGCGTAGCTGAGCGGTGTAACAGCCTTGTTATGAGCGATCACGCCAAGGTTGTAGAGGACGCCAAGTCGCTCGTAGCAGCGATTAACACCCTGAGGGGGTTCGGCATCGGGATCCCCCAGGAGTTCGCTCGACTCGGTCAGTTTGCCGAGAGCCTCCTTGAAGCCGTCGAACACTTCGATCGGTGGAACACGGAGAACTGCTCCGATGAGCAATCCGTCAAAAACGCCCAGGAGGATCGCGATAAGGTCGAGGCCAAACTAGAAGAGGAGCAGGAGCTACGCAGGATCTACCAGGAGAAGCTGTACAAGGCGAAAGACTGGCTTCGAAAGCTGTGTGACGTAGAGTACATCTACAGAGAATCGACCCTTCTCCTAGCGCTCGAGGACCTTAGGGTGCCTGACCCATATGGTAAGTTGTAGACGGTGAACCCAAAGGCCTCAAAAAGAGTGAGACCAACGTCAATTTCGTCGGTGTAGACTTTACCCAGTGGATCCCGTATTCGTAAAAGTCAACGCCCGCGTCGATGCATCAGCGTCGGCCCTCGTCGTGGCCCTAAGTGAGTTCCCCGAGCTCTGCGTGACTGACAGTTGGGGTGTCGAGTCCTCCTCGCCTACTGTGGACGTATGGTTCACGTACGGGCGGACCCTTCACGAAGCAGCGGAATTCCTCGTGTGGCTCCCCGAGCACATGCCCATTTTCCATGACCACGGCGCTACGTTGAAGGGTCGGAGCGTGAGGGTGCCAGACAAAGGAAAGACCCTCGTGTTCGAGTTGAGCGTGCTGCCTGAACTCGTCGACCACGTTGCCTCAAACCTCTGTAAGCTGAGTCGTGAGTACAACGGTGAAACATACCCGCCCGTGCCTCCCCCGCAACCCGCGCTGCTCGAGGCGGCCCCCAAGTCCGAGATCCAACGAGTCCCGACCCGGCGGAAGAGGTAGTCAGTCCCTCGAGAAGTCTGTTACTTCTTTCGCAAAGTTCGTGATGCGGGTACGCGCCTTGCCAAGCACGGAGTCCTTCCCGATATTCTTGATCTTCTTTTGGATCTTGTACGTGGCGACGGCTCCGACGGCGACTCCGCTGATGAACGTGGCGGCAAAAATGTATAGAATCATAGGATCTCCTTGGTGACCGGTGACCTGTGTGGGTCGTGAACTCGAACCCCGTCCTCGTAAATACTCTCCGCAAGTTCGTGAACAATCACACTTGTGAGGAACTGGCGCATGAATTCCCGCCAGTAGTTTTTGGTGAGTTCTGATCCGCTCTCCTCGTAGCTGGTCATCCGTGTGAAAGACACCTCTACGACCGGGGCGCGCGGCTCGAAGTGGCCATCTCTGGATACCACCCGAGTGTAACACTTGACCAGGATGCCGTTTTCGTCAGCATCGGCGCTGAGGTTTTCGATCCAAGGGAACGCCGACGGACTCAATTGGAAGGTCCGAGCAAACGCCTGAAGTTCCTCGATGACCCTCTTTTGCTTGGAATCGGGCCTGAAATGGCAGTCCGAGTAGACATAAATGCCCATGGCCGGCGGGGGCGCGACCTGTCTGATGTTCGGGCTCACCACTCCAACAAATACACCGGGAAGGCAGGTTCCGTTGGTGTAATGGTAAGGCATGAGCTTCAAAAGCCAACTCGTCCGGTTCGGGCTCCCTCTCATGCTTCGCACCCACAGCGACATCGAAGCCGTTTGGGAGAAAGAGTCGAAGCCCGCCCTGACCATGCTCGGAACGGTCAAGGAAATCTGCAAGACCGCTACCGATCTGAAGAAAACCAGCGGCCATGGAGCCGCCGGCACCTTTCAGATCAATGACGCCTGGCTCATGAGGACCATCGAAAAACACTGCGCGAAGTACCAGCTCGACTACAACAATCCGGTGGGGTCACCTGACGACGTCCACTACACACTCGAACCCAAACATACGATCGGGTACCTCGTCAAACACAGTCTGACCGGTTACACGCTCGAGGTGATTGAGGCACTCGATGTTCGACTCACGGTGCTTCGTCGGTTCGGACGCCTCGCGGGTTGCAGTCTGACGATCGTCACTCGAGAAGAGAAAAGCGGTCCCGTTAAGGTGGTCTAGCCCCTAACTGTACTCCTTCTCAATTCCGTCGTCAGCCCACGGTCCAGTTGGGGCATCGATCGGATCGTCCTGTCCCCGCGCATCGATGCACAGATCGTGCGCCTCTTGAAGCACACCGTTGAGTATCGCTTGTTGGTTTTGGTTTCGATCGTTGCTGGCCACCCCCAGTGCACGACCGATCTTGCTTTGGAGGCGACCGATCACGATGAGCAGGTCCCGACGTGTGGGTTTACGCCTGTCGTTCCGCCTATTGCTCTGCGATTTCATCGAGTGCGTCGCTGTGCGTCCGTCAGAGGGTCCGAGTAATACGTTATCCGCACCTTATCGCCGATGACAGAGATAACAGAAACCGCCCTTGCTGCGTTTATCCCCATGACGTTCGGATCTCTCACACTCTTCGAGAGAGTCGTACTTGTATTCTGGAAGAACGTCGTCGTCGCACAGATCGGGTGCCGCCTTTCGGACCCGTTTGACGACGAGAAGCCCGTTCCGTAAAACGGCACGTTCTTCGGTCTCCGCCTCGAACTCCTCGTCGATCATGGCCAGCGCCTCGACGTCACGATCGAGCTTGGCGAGCAGCTCTGGCTTCAGTGTGTCTCCAAGCTCCTGAAGGTCGAGTAACTCTTGGGGTGTGAGATAAATTTTGTGAATCGGGATTCGCATTTCCGTCTCTTGGATGGAGTACAGCGCGCACGATGGTGGAGTTCAAGCCGATTTTTTCTTGACCGCCTGGTTGATGTCCAGCAGGGCCCGACAGATCTGACAGACATCGCAGGTGCATGGGGACTCTGTCTTGTTCGCGTTAAGGCGTTCTCCTGCCAATCGGGCGCCTTTTCGCAGGATTCCCCGGATCTGTTTGAGCACCTTCTTCTTCTCGTTCAACTCGGCATGGATGACGTCCGTCTGCTCGTTGGTCGTCGTGAGCATCATGTCGAGCTCTTCAATACGGGTTTTCAGCCCGTCGTTTTCGGTGGTGAGTTTTTTGATCACCATCTTGTAGCCTCTCGAAATCAGATCTAGAGTGCTCATGTCACATCTTTACACCGAAAACCGCCTCGCTCGGGGTTGAAATGGCCTTTCGCTCCGGACGGTTCGGTGTAAGGATGGGGTATGGGCCAAACGACCGAGACGAACCCTCTCCTCTGCGTTGATTGCGGCGCTCCAGAGGACTCCCCATGCTCTCCGACGTGTTCCGTGCACTCCGTTCCCCCGTGCCCCGAATGCGGCGCCCCGGCCGATACGGACTGTCTCCCTTCGTGCTCTGAAGTAGAGGTGGAGGTAGAGGAACCGCCCTCCGACGAGTTCTTGGACAAGATCATTGAGTGCTATGCATGTTCCCCGCCGGAAGTTGAGACTCGGATGAGATACTCGATCGAACTTCTGGCGTGGCTCATTTCTGTGTACCCCGTGTCCGTTAAGGCGGGGGACATGGACGGAATCGAGCTTCCTTGCGAAATCGATCTTGCGAAATTTCTCGGCCTCCTCGATGAGGTATCCTGGGTCGGAATTACCAACACATTCCCGGCTACCCGTACCCTCAGTTACGGCGCCGCTGTCGAGGGTGTGTACAGAGGGAGACATGTCGTCGTCATGCTTTTTACTCGAGCTCCGGACAACGTCAAACCTGCGTACGAGATGGTCGTGAATGAGGGAGGCAAGGAGCTCACGTTCGTCAAGCTCGAGGAGCCGCCGACAACTGACGTTGCTCCGACTGCGGAGCCCGCGGCAGCCCCATCTGAGGCAGCTACGGGGACTTGACGTGATCGTTTACTACCTTTTCGGAGCATTTGCGGGCATGTGCCTCCTGGCGTTCGTCGTTGGCATGCTTTGGCCCCGCTGAAGTCGGTTGAACCTTTCGACGTCTCGCGTTGTATTCTTCTCCAGAAGGGGAACGACAATGACTCGAAGCATGGCGGTTCAGCTCGACAAAAAGGGCGACATTTACGTGGACAATTGGGAGGACGGTTTCGGGGTGTTCGGCACGGAATCGGGCTTCTGCTACGAGCTGTGCTCTGACAGGGGGACTGCTGAGGAGCAGGCAAAGAACCTCCGTGAGAAGCTCGGCATCGTTTCGTGGGGTCAGGATCTGTGATGCCCGAGACCCATCGGCACATCGAGGCGAAGTGCGAGAGCTGCGGAGCAAAACTTCGCGTTCGCGTCGGCCTCAAGTCGACCGCCCGTTCGATCAACTGCTCGTGTGGGGTCCGGTATGTGTACTCGTGCTGGAATCTTCGAGAGTTGCCGGATGGAGGGGGTTTCGTCGACAAGTTCGAGGCGTATCCGATTCCGAAAAAGACCCGGTGACTTTCACTGCCGGGGTGCTAAAGTGTATCCCAATGACGTTGTGCGCGTTTGCGGCGCGTCAGGTTGAGCCCCCGTAAGGGGGCTCAGTCATTTTGTCACCATCGGGTTCTCTTTGTAGACCGGTGTGATGACGACGTTGGGGTTTGGTAGGTCGTCGCCGTCGTCGTCGTAGCACTCGTAATTCCAAATAGACCATCGGGCGAACTGCATTGAGTTGATGGCGGCGGCTAGTTCGCTCGGGTAGATGATCGACGCGATGTCCGCCGAATTAATGGCAACACCTTTGATCAAGTCGATTTGACCGAAGGTGTCCGTACTTGGGTCATCATTCTTTCGAAACAGGATGGTGCACAGCCCTGGGTATCGAATCTTCCCACTGATGCGGCCTTCCACGATTTGCCAGCCATTTCCCAGGGGAATGTCCGAGAGTTGGACACGGTAGTACACCACCTCAAGAGATGGCCTCACCCCTTCGTGTGGGATAGTAGCTCCGCAATTCGGACATTCGATGGGTGTGGTCATGACTCGTGATCCCTTACGCGACTAGGGTTCCGCACCAGTAACAGTTTCGTCCGACGTCGTTGACTCGTTGGCAACTGGAGTTTGGGCACGGGGCCTCCCTCGGCGGGATGAGCTTCCACTGTCCAGTAACCCTGGCCGTATGGTGCATGTACAAAACCCTACCACGGTGTCTTGGAGCGACATACTCCACCGGGGCCATCACCCACGAGTCCTCCCCGGCATCGTTCTCTTCGTTCGGGCGGATCACGTAGCAATGGGCTCCGACGAGCATGTCCTTGATCGAAGCGGATGTGTTGTCGCTTCCAACGAATTCCCAAACCTGCCCCACCCTCACGTCGGTCATGGGTCAATATCCGCCACGAATGTGTTTCTGAAGGTCCAGGTCAAGAGCAATGCGAGTGAGGGCATCCGCGTGGTGGAGAAACTCGTTTCTTCGGTCGAGCCTTCGCGCGGTTTCCTGATCCTCTTTATCAAAGTCATCGGCAACGTGCCGAGCCGCACTCCTCAGTTCTTCTGCTCGAGATCGAATGTATCGTACGACCGGATCTCCGAGACGAATCTCGATCTCTTCAGGTGATAGTCCCCCCGCGAGCATGGCAGCAATACGAGCTCGTCCATCGAGTCTGTTAAACGCCACACGAATGTTCGGGTGATCGGAGGCGAATCTCCGCATGTCTTGCACTTCGATACAAAAGCGCCAGCCTTTTTCCTCCTCATGGGTGGATGCCCGGGCACTCAGGTAGAAACCCAGGGCGGGCGGGAACACCGTTGGGTCGTCGGATGCGAGCACATTCACCGGGGTGTGCTCGTTGTTCGTGCTCAACAGAATGACACCCACGTGTATCGCCCCCATAAGGTCGAGTACGTTCGAGTACGTGGTGATGGTTTCTGGTTCGGGCATCGAGAGGTACTTCAGACACTCGCGGGTCAACATGCTCTGTTAATACACCGGGAGCCGTCGCTTCAGATGGTGTAAGAATGGGGTATGCGCATCATCGGGCGGATCGGATACGCTGACCATCAAGATGCGAGAACCTCTCGGGGAGCTCTCGGACGAGCAGGTTGCGGCTCTTATGGCTCCGCGTACCGGTCAAGTGGGCGTTTCTGATTGAACCTTGATCCCTTCCGTGCTCTATTGACCTCCCATGAGCAGCACACCCATTGAGATACCCGTTGCCATTCGTAGGGTACGTTTCAATCCGTTACCCGGGGTATCTTTTCGCCTCACCATGTGGGAGACTCGCGAAAAGTCCCTCCTGGGGGGCAACACGATCAGTTACCGTCTCATGATGCACGTGACGGGGCATCCGGCCGTTGAGCTCTTCAATGGAACCCAGTTCTCCGTACTCAAACACACTACGGAGTCGGATGAGGCTCTGAGCCTTCTAATGTTTTACCTTGTGTTCGCGAAAGAGGCGAACCCCGCTACTGCGAAACATCACCAGGAATTCGTCGAAAAATACGCCGTCACCCTTTGGTCCGAGGTAGAGGACCGATTTGGAGGACTCCCGTGATTGAGAGAGCTGTGGAACGAGTGCGTGTAGGGGCGGCCATTGGGACAGCGTACCTGTCCACCGGGGTTGCGTATCTGTCGTCCGGTCTGGCCAAGCTGGGGGTCGTTTCCCACGGGTACGCTTGCGGTAGGCACATGGACGCTATCGATGCCCACGAGCTGTGCCACGACTGGAATGGGACCACGCGGCACATCGAACAGATGGCGCTGGAAGTCGAGCTTCAGAAGGCATGGGAACTCACCGAGGAGCTCCGCCTTCGGGAACGACGGTTCGGCCCCCTACCTGCTGACGAAGTCAACCAGATGAAGGCTGAGTCCACCGTGCGGCTTTCGGGGTCCAAGTGAGCGCGGCGCCCGGCTACTACGTGTCGGCTATAAGAGGAGAACTCGTTGCATTGCCCGCCGGACCGTTTGCAACTCATGCCGAGGCCATCGCATCCGTCGACAGTGTTCGAACGCGATGGGCGGATTTGGACCCGTCAACACACTTTGCGGCCTGGGGCACGTGCCGGGTTCGCGCGGATGGAGAGGCTGCTCCCGAGAAGCCGAAGCGCCGTGTGCGCCTGCCGCTGTTTGATCCGTTGCCGAGCAAAGGTCGATTTCGCGTGTACGTGAACTCTATCGGCTCACTCTGTTGGCGCCCCGCTGGCGCCCCGATCCCCGATAACGGACGATGGGAAGAACTTGCACGCGTGAACATGCCGCGTGGACGAGAAACCGACCTCAACGGCGTGTTTGCTGCATATGACGCGTTGCTTAGGGTGTACGCGTTATGAGTACGGATCTCTACTCTGGTGAGTGCAAGCATTCTTGTGCGTCAACCGGATAAGCATGGCTTGAACTTCTCGCTGGCCGGGCTGTACTCCCCCCAAGGAAGAAAAAACGAATGATTACATTTGCAGCCGTGATGTCGTGCGACCATCCTGAATGTGAAACGAAGGTTGAAGTTAAACTTTACCTCAGGATGAAGACTGGACGAGTCGGGTATGACGGAGGAGTGGGACGAGAAGTCCCAGAGCTGGGTTTTAATCACCCCTTAGGTTGGAGCGAGGAGCAGGACTGTTCCGGTCGGATGCGAAACTTTTGTAAGGAGCACGTCCAGGGGGAACGACGATGAAGGCCGCCGACAAGATTTGGATCTACTACCAGTTTTTCACGAAGGAGCCCGCGTTCAAGGAGATCCTTCGTGATGATCCGAGGCTCGAATGGGACGCTCCGGGCACCCCTCCGGGCACAGTCCGTTACTCCCATCGAAAAGGGGGGAAGTGGACCTACGCCAACTTCGGCAACACCAAGCAGGAAGCCGCGGACAGCGCCAATCGTTACGATTTCGAAAAGATCGCGAAACTCGAAGCCGAGATCACTAGGATCAAGGCGAGACTCGTCAAGCCGTAAAGGTTGAACTTCCCTCACTCCAGCGCTGTACTACTCCCATGCTCACCAACTTTTCGATCGGTCGCCGCTACCTTTGCACTCCAAAGGGTCGCGCCCACTTCTACTTCACGATCCTCGGTCCCGGGCCGAACTACGCGGACAAGCCGTCGAAGACGCACAAACTGTGCCGCATCGACGTTCTCCCCGACCATCTCAACATGCCCGGCGGATCGTCCAACGGTTCCGTGGCGACCTACTCCCACTCACATTTGAAGAAATACGGGAAGCTCGTCGAGGTCAAGTCGCTCGAGGTGAAGCCTGGGGCCTTCTGTATGTACGCGGAGTATGTTACGCTCGAGGGTGAGACCGTCTCGATCAGTCTGGAGGGCGAGAACCGAGCCCCCGCGAGCCTCACATGAAAACTCGAATGACCAAGGTCGACCGTACTGCCGCGTGGTCCAGGCTCGGTAAAGAGATCTCGCGCTGGCAGAAGCTCAGTGAAACGGACCTCTTTGAGGAGGTCAAAAGGGAATGGCCCAGCGTCGTCAGCGCGACGCGCGATGAGTGCCTACGATTTCTCGTGCTCAACTTTGTGTCGCGTCACTTCGACGCGTAGTAGTCGGAGTCGGAGTCGGTGTACTGATAAGGCATGGACGATCCTCACGTTGAGGTTTGGGTAAAGTGTCTCCCGTGCAACGGAACGGGTGACGAGCCCCATTTGCCTTTCGAGCAGTACAAGCCCTGGGAAGTACCGCTGGACATCATTGCGACCGGTCATCCACGTCCGTGCCTCCAGTGCAATGCTCATCACACTGGGAAGCATCCTGGACGAGTTATGATTCTGGTGCCGGTGTCTGAGCTCAAGCCCGCCGTGGACCGTGGGGTGGTCGAGGCATGAAGCCCTGCCCCAACTGCGGCTCGACGAGCCCACGGCGCTTGCACGACCCGGACACGGGGGTCTGCAAGAACGAGTACGGTTGTCTCTCCCGCTGCTGCCGACGCCGCAAGGAAGAGGACGACAAGCGATTCGGGGGCAAGCGGCGGGTGCAGTGCACCGCAACGACCGGACATCTGAGCATCACCTTCTGTGAGCTGGGAGAAGGGCACACGGGACTCCACCAACGCAATACGAAGCAGTGGGGAGGTAACTGCACGCACCCTCTGGCCGCCGCTCTCCACGCGGGGCTCGCGTAAACCCATACCTACTTCCGAAGGGCTAGCTTCGTTCCCGTGGCGACCGAGTTAACGAAGATCAAGTACCCGAGAGCGACGTACGGCATCGCGTGAAGAATCTCGGGCATCGGGGTGATCAGGACGAGCTCGATGAGTGCGACGAAACCGAGCGCCTTTCGCTTGCAGAAAAACGCACGAGCCGTCCACTCGTAGACCGTCGGGGCGCTGAAAAGCAGGGCTCCCGCGACGATGACGAGGTAGGAGGCGAGGAGCGGCATCGGGGTCGTCGCCGTGATCGCCAGGTGGCTGATGCAGTAGGCAAACGACGGGACGACTGCTCCGAACGCCCCACCCATTAGGGTAGCAAGGCAGTTCTCCGGGCGGCACGCAACCTGAATCTGCTCGACCACACCCATCGCATTGATTTCGGTCTTCGACCGCTTCGCGCTGACCTTGCGGGCCGACTTCGGTGACTCTTCCTCGGGTCCAATGAGCTTCAGATTCGGGTTCATCGTTGTCTCCTTGGGAATGAGTACAACGCGACAAGTGGGAAGGTTCAAACCCCAAATGGAGTGAATCGGTGTATACGCCTATTCATGACGAAGGACGAACGAATTCAAGCTCTTTGCATCAGCCTCGCCAGCTTCATTGCTGAGATTGACACCAGTAGCATCAAGGTCGCGACCTATTTGGAACAGAGGTTGCGTCCGATTCTCTCCGAAGTAAGCAATGACCTGCTTGACCAAGTCGGGAACGACGGTCGGAAGTTGCTCGAGCCATCAGCGCTACCACCGGGCGACGTGGTGAACCCCGTGGACTGTCGCCATGGGAATTCCGAATCCGAATGTTGGGTGTGTGCTGACAGCCGTGCCGATGAGACCATTCAAAAACTCCGAGATTCTCTTATCTCTTCAAGGGAAACTCTGCTCGACTGCCATCGAGCCCTGAGAAGTCTGAAACCGTATCAAGCGATGCTCGTCGCCGAGCTCGAAGAGGCCTTCAAGAAGATCGATGAGATTCTCAGTGGGACTTGCGGAGGTCCACGCTCCGAGATATAATCATGGGGATCCTCGGAAGATATTGGCGCCTTAGATCCGAAGGGGTTGTGCTGGGGCTGCGACCAAGCTTACTGGCACCCCGTGGGGTTGACCGACCGTAACAAGTCGGCGGCCCCACGTTCTTTCCATCAGAATTGCAGTTTCGGACTGTCGCCCGGGTCGTCGCCCGCTATCGGCTCATCGTTCAATATGCCTCTGGCGATGCATATATCCCAGAAGGCATACCAAACAGTTCGAGTCTCCGCGCGGACTGCATTCAAGGCGCGGAGAACAATGTTTTTGTCGTCCTCGTTTTCTGCCTTCTCGTAGATGTCTCGTAGATGTTGGATACTGGTATGGAGGACACCCAATCCTGACACCCAATCCACGTCCTGTTTGATATTTGAGTCGTCGGGTATCAACTTCGTCAGGGCCCAAAGGACACGGTAGATGTCCCCCGTTGAGAGGACGAATCGGTCAGGATCAGAAGAGTTCCACCGTTTCTCGAACTCGGTTTTCCATTCAGGAGGGGGGTAGAGAGGTGCTTCTGGCGCCCCTCGGAGAAGGAACTTCTTGAGGCTCGGGAACTCTTGAGCGAGCTTGCATACGCTTGCCCACTGTCGGCTCGTCGGAGCCCTCAGAACGCCATCGAGCGCCTCATTCAAGTGCTCAACCGGGATTCCGTGCTCAGTGGCGAAGTGAGCACACTGTCGGTCATTTGGATCACAATCCCAACGACGGCCTCGGATAATACGCTTGAGCTCAGTGGCAAGCGAGACGTTCGTGTAGGCGGCGATGTCGGTCGGAAGCGGGGGCTCGACGTAGACGTACGGTCTCTCTTCTTCCTCGAGAATGTGTTCCCACACCGACTTTTTCGGCTCCCGCATGGGAGCCTTTGCACGGCGCAAGCTGATTGCCATGCACCTATACGTACACCGATCCTCACGAGACGACTAGAACGGTTTTTGGGGCTAGTTTCCTGTCAACCGACACGTGCACGGCGCTGGGTGAACCGTCATCCATGAGCGATAAACACCCTAGGATGCCCCGACGGTTCAAGGCCGAGTCGACGACCATCTTGATCCGATGCCACGCGTACTGGCGGATGGCGGCGAAGTCCTCCGGGTACAGGGCGATTTGTATGGCCTCCGTAGGGATTCGGTTGATCAAATCGAGGACTTCGGGCGGGCACCTATTGTCCAGCTCTTTTTCCAGCTCTTGTATTCGATTCCACAAGAGAACTTCCTCTCGAGTGGCTTCGTGTTCTTCACAAGGTGAGCGGAAACCGACTCTTTCAATCCACCCCGTCGAGTCTTTGTAGTTGAAATCGAAACCCACACCGTATCAGTACACCGACGCCCGTAAAATCCTAGGTAGACCGTTCCCACAAATAAAACGCTTGTACACCCACCCTAAGCTTCAAACGCCGAAGACATTGTCAGGCAAAGCCCGACGCAACGACGGAATGCGTGTCCTTACATCAAATCGGCGGGGTCGCCCGGCTCGGCGTCCGCCGGACCATCGAACTCAACCGAACCCTTGACGAGGTCCTTTTTGAACTGTCGCTTGAGGAACTTCTCGAGCGCGACCAGGAACTCGGGCGAGTTGGCGACATCCGAGACGTCCGCCGTCGCTGTAAATAGGACGTTCATCTTGTGGTAAAAAGGCTGCTTGTTCATGGTGTCAGTACGGCGTGGCGAGTGTGGGGGTTCAAGTGCTTCGTCCATGAGGTGGCTCCAAATGGTGCGACGCGGTCCGTTTGGAGCCACCTTGGGCTCCTCCTTCAGCTCTTCGACCAAAGACTGACGCTCATCCCGCTCTCGAATGATTCGTCGTAAGACGTCGACGGCGCCCCCATCCGGCCCATGTTCACCGACGTGTTGGACGAGTATTTGTAGCAGCTCCCCGTACGTGCCTGGAACCGCCATTGCTTCCCCATCCTGAAGCTGAGACAGGAGATCGGAAACGGCATCGAGCTCCCCTGGGAGCAGGTCACCGAGCAAGTCTCGTTGGAGGGTAAAAGGCATCGTCAGATTTACCTACACCGGATCTGGACTTACGGCCCGACGGGGGTTTCATCTTCCACTTGTCGATCGCGTTAGGGTATGATCCCCCTCGTGGCTCGCGTTGTGAGACGTGGTCGGAACTTTTAGGAACTGTTTTAAGTTGAACCCTAGGGGAGACCGCGCTGTACTCCCCCCATGGAAGACCGGCTCATTCTAATCTCAGCCTTTTGGCGGAACGATTGCCCCGACGGAGTCGGCTGCACGTTCGAGTTCCAAGGGAACGATGGGGAAACGATGGCGAAGTTGATCGAGGATACCGTCAAGGTGTACGATCAGCACCCTGAGGTTCCCGTCGAGGAGTACGTTGAACAGTTGCGAGCGATTGGGCTGACCCCGATAGATCTCCGAGACGAGCAGATGCTGATGCTCGCGATGATCAACATCGCCTGGCTCGAGCGTCGCGGCCACATTCCGACGGATGAGTTCAACGGAATGCTCTACGTGCGGTTGATCAAAGGTGAACCCACTCCGTCGAAGGTGCCCTTCACCAACTGAGTCTCAGAGGTGGTGGAAGTCGATTTCGATGTGGCTGATTTCGTTGCGATCGATTCGGCGAGGTAGGTAGTCCAGTGGGTACTTGCCGTTTGTTTTGTAAACTTGCCGCCGATGGTCGGCTCTTTCAATGTTGATGATCGCATCGGTGACCCGCGTCCAACCACCACGAAACACACGGACAGCATCCAAGGACAGTGGGTTGGCGGTGTAGAAGGGCGGTATCTGTGGGTGAATGCTCGAGCCGTCGTGGAAGTACATCACTGGGGGTGTGGAGAAAAGCAACCCCTCTTTCTCTCCCCAGAGCTTCCCATCTTGCGTGAAGACTCGCAGCTCCATTGATGTGTCGATCCTCGGGACGTCCGTAATGGAAAGAACCGCCTCTTTGAAGGTTCTTACGATGCGGGACCCTCTTCTGGCGGCGCACTGCTCCTCGTACATCTGACGTATGCGGCCCGGTTCTAAATTGCTGAATGGATCGTTCTCTCGTCGCGGCCACAGGCGATTGAGCTCGTTGAGGTCGACGGGTAGGGAAATCCGACTGAACCTCGTTCCAGGGAGTTTATCCTCGGGAGTTCTCTCGACAGCCTCTTTGGTCGCTGCGTTGGCACGGGAACCCGCAAAGAGAGCGGTGGGAATGGCGGCAAGGCCGGATAGAAGGGATCTTCTGGTGGTGTGCATGGAGAAAGGTTACACCAACGCCTGGGCGTTTTGGGATTCTTCGGCAATTTCTCCCAACGGTGTAATCTTTCTCCCATGAGCACCCAATTGCAAATGAATGCTCGGTATGCCGAGACCCGCATCGAAAACGCGAAGGGTCAGACCATGGACGAGGTGGTCGAGGAGATGCGACAGAAGCACTGGGTGCCACTTCGCCGGGCTCTACTGCTGGAAGGTGTGACCCTAAGTCGCTACTGCGACTTTCTCAACGCTTGGCGAAAAGGGATCACGCGTTACATAACCCACGGTTGGCCGGAATTTTGCTACATTCGTCTGCAACCGGGGTCGATTTCGTCGCTGGCGCACCCGGATCAAGGTCGCGGGCTGACCGAGGTAGGGGTTGTAGACGAGGTTCATGCAGGAAATACAGCGAATGAGCTCTAGAAGTTCAAGAGTTGCGGGAAGCTAAAGTTTTCCGGAAACCCTACCCAATCACCCCTCAATGGGGACGAGTCCTGGAAGGCCCCGAGACGGGTCGAGTCGTGACGGGACTCACTCGAGGTACGCTGAGAACGGAGCGTTGAATTTTTCACTTGAACCCGGGTCGGGTTGTGGCTTTACTGTCAACACAAGGAGACAACGATGAAGACTTTTCAGGTGGCAGATCGTGAACACATGGGCGGACACGTTGCGGTTCTCAAGCGGGTGGACAACGCCGAAGTTCAAGTGCCCCCGTCGAAGGGGTTCTACGTCCGGGCCATCCGAGCCGATGGTTCCCCCAGCACGATCGGCTTCTACTCCGACGAGCATACGGCCAACACCGAAATCTCGTTCCTGAAAGGGAACCGTATCCCGGACCCCAAGCTGGCGGACGCCGTCGACTTCGACATCGTTCCCGGCCGCTGATTCCGACACACAGAAGACCTCTCACCCACACGCAAGAAAGACCATGGAGACCGACAACCAGACCAACGAACAGAACGAGCAGACCAACGAACAGGAGATGCCTGACGCCGAACCGGAGTTCAAACTCACGGTACGGAAGCTCGAAATGCCCGTGCGACCGCGCGGCGTCCTGGCCGAGTAACCGACAACCAAAAACAAACGGGGTGTGGGCCTTAAAAGGTTCACACCCCGTTTCTATTCCATACCGTGGAATCACTCGTCTTCCACGAGGCGTTGCCATAAGGTCGTTCGTGGCTCGGAAGGGGGCTCCTCAGGGCACGGTTCTTTCGTGAGGGTTAGGAGGTACTTCCAGACAGGACAGTCGTTGTCGTGTCGCCTCTCGTTGGGCATGATGCTTTCAGAGTCGAATCCGCAGAACAGACATTCCCCTGCCTGTTCTGCGTACTCAACGGCATCCTGACCGATTTCGGCTCGGGCGATGAGCTCCTCAAGAACGCTTTCAAATTCATCCCACACCTTCTTGGCGTATTCGGGCGAACTGAGCGCCTGGGTCCTCCTGGCTTTTTTCAGGAGCGCAAGGGCCTCTTCCCCGGAACAGGGCATCAGTTCGCGGCCGTGTTCCGCGGAGAAGCCTCGGGAGTCGGCATGGCGTCGTTGTGTCCCCTGTCCCAAGCTTCAACCTGCTCCATAGTAGGCTCGCACCCGACCCAAATTCGTTGTGCGTTGTAGGCCGACATGTCGTAGGAGATGGGGTCGACGAGGGCCGCCGTCTCCGCGGCGGCTTCCGTGAGGGTCTCGAGGATTTCGTCGAGATCGAACTGCTCCTTCTTAAGTTCAGCCTCCACGAGGGCCTTGATGGATCGCTGAAAGTCCGAGAGCTCTCTGGTCATGCTCTAAGCGTTACACCGCCCGGAGCCCCGGGGACGAATCTTTTTCGATCTTCCGCTTCCCGTCGGTGTAATGCTAGAGCATGGAGATCACCGAGGTGGACGCCATTCGGCTTACTCACTGTGGCCCTATCGCGAAACGGCCCTGTTTCGAATGTGACTTGCCTTGGATCGAACGGACCTGTAAAAAGATCGAGGAAACTGAGGTCGTAAGTCTTGCTCCGTGGATCGGTCAGACCCTGCAAACGGCCGTCGAGGCAATTATTGCCGACACCTCGAAGAAAAAGGAGTACCTATCCTCCTTCAATTTGTTGGTTCGGAACGATCGTCATATCGATCGTTCCCCGGACCCGGAGTTTCCCGAACTCGCGGTCAATAAGTATGGGTGGTCGTATAATGTGTCACGGGACTATGTCGTCCAAAAAGGAGACGATATTTTACTCTGGGTCAACACTTACTACCACCATTTGTGCAGCAAAAGGCGCGTGGAACGGCTCTATCGCGAGCAGTTTGAGGGCATTTTCAAGTCGGCTGGAGTAGAAGCAACCCTCACCAGCATTCCCAACGAATACTGCCCATGCGATAATTGCGGACCCTGGTTCACGGCTCAAATGCCGTTCGGAACGCTGAAGCTTGGGTGGCGGAAAAGGGTCATCAACATCGATTGGTCTGACACGGGTTTGGACCTACAAGACCTCTTTATCAATGAGAGCACGACCAAAGGCGCGCATTTCATTCACGCTTGGGGTGTCAAGAAGGCGGTCGAGTACCTACAGTTGATAGTGAAACATATGCCTGCGAACAACGACCTCGAAGTGAAGAGACGAGAGATCCTCGCGATCCACTACCACAACGCTTTGCTCCACACGGTCAAGTTGCAAGACGCTTTAAAAAAGGTCGTCAGTTTACTCGGTAGCCCCGAGGCTACCGCTCAACTATCAGCCTTCTCCGTGGCCAAAGCCGCTCTCGAGAGCACCGTCTCCCCTCCCAACCCTCTTGCCAACCTTTATGATCAGGGGTTCCATACGGGTCACTTGTTTCCCGAGTACATGCATCTGCCTATGAGACCGGAAGACCCGTACATCGAGCCTTGACAGTTACGGTGGGGTGACTTACTCATGTGGTGGGCCCTACCATCGTAGGCCTCATCTCGCTCTGTTCGACCTACCCTCGAACTCACTGCGGGACAAAGAGGGAGATCCTCGGCGGGGTGCATTTTTCTCTAGTGCGCTGGTCGGTTTCGGGGTGGGCGGGAGCGACCAGTTGCTCGCTGGAGAACGACGATGCCCACCAACAAGAAGAAGCGAATCCGTGCCCGCATGGCCAAAACGGGTGAGTCCTACGTGACCGCCAAACGCCACGTCGATCCGCCGCCGACCGAAGAGAAACCCCTCGTTGAGGAGCGGCCCGTTGCCCACTTCAGAGATGAAAAAACTGGGTTGTACTTGGATTCGTATCCGCCCGAAATCACATATGACAACCTGAACGACAAAATGGCCCGAGCCCCAACCTATGCAACGATAGGTGAGGGTCACGCCCACTACATTTATCAGAAGCACAATGCCCCATTGAGAGTTCGCGAAGATGCCACAAGCTTCGTCGTCACTATGTACTATGACTTTGATGAGGCGGCAGCCATTCGAGATCTTTGCAATGTTGGTTGTAATGAAATCCTCATCGTTCGGGACGAAATAGGATCTATCGGGGGAGCCACGGGAAGCCGCCCCATCATAGCATCTTGGCTCGGTTCGACCGTACAAAGTACAAGTGGTAAGTACTACGACTCCATCGGTGAACTGCAACAGGTTATCCTGTACTATAAGAGACTCAAGGGAAGCCTCCCCATCGTCGCGATCACGCATCCTAAAGAGCTGCGATGGGAATTCAAAGCTGGAAACCTGTCGTGGTTTATTAGAGTCTCGACTTTGGTGAAGCACGGCAACAAGGAATCGGTTCTCAGCTCCTACTTCAAGACGGATGAGGGACTGAAGGCTCTCACGTCCTTGTGGAACAAAGGCTTCGAGCCTGTTACGCCCTTCGTTGAGACTGTGCTTCGCACGAAGGCCCCTACTCCCGAGGTTAACGAACAGGCGGTCGAAATCCTTGCAAAGTCCGAAGTAGCACGGCTACGGCGTGTTGAAGCTGCGGCTAGGACGTGTCTCGAACAACTTCGAACCCCGAGCTCCACGTACACCCTCAGGGAAACCTCACTTGAGTGCATACTCCTTCAGGCGTTCGACGTTCAGGTTCCCCTTCAGAATCAACCGCCACCGACTTCTTGAATTTTAGGCCTTTTGGTGTAAGGTAGAGGATGACCGCGTACTTCGACAAGAAGGGCATCGACCTGGCGAACATGGAGAGGTCGCTGAAAAACGGCGTCCTCTCTCTGACAGCCTTCGGGACGCAGATCGACGAACTCGAGCAGGAACTCGTCTGGGATGTCACGATCGCAACAGAGTTCCCTGGGTTCCCGCCAGACCTAGCAACCGAGGTCAATGAGGCCATCCTCAAACGTGGCACGGTGACTCAACCCCTCAACGCCTCTCGCCCGTCGTTCGAGACAGTGGAAGATCACGTGTACAACTTGTCGTCTCTTGTCGGAGACTTCCACTCAATCTTCCACAAAGTCTCACAGCGCAAGATTGTCGGGTTCTCCGACGATCCTCGGAGCCCGCTCCGAGTCCTCTACGCGAAGTCCGAGGAAAAACGGGAAATGATGGTCGAGAGGAAAAACAGGGACGCCAAAATCAAGGAGCTTTACGTCCAACGCCGCCCCTTGACTCGAAAGAAGCGCCTCAAGGGTCATTTGTCCGAAAAAGACGCTGCTGACCTCGCTCGAATTGAGAGAGAGATCAATGACCTACAGATGTTGGAGGCGGCGGCCCAACCTCCGTTCGCGAACGTTCTCATAGAGGCGCTGGAAGACTTGAACAAGACGATGGAGCTTCACTTTCGGGTCAAATCTTGAGTCGATTTTTTCTTGCATCCGGGTTCCGATGGTGTATAACTTTGATGTGCGCCTGGAGCCGGGACACTGATGGCCCGACTCAGCCGCAGTTACGTGAGTAAGGAGAGCCCTCGAGCCTAGTCCAACAGGGGGTGTTGTGGGGTCGGGTTAGCTACCCGAATGATTCGGATTCCCCAGTCCGCACGGCCGCCGCCCTTGGATCCAGGACGGCGGCCGTTTCTTTTTGGTTCCTCTCACGTCTCTTCGGTGTAGCTACTCAGAATGCCCTCAGAGATCAGCAAGAAGTACACGCCCAAAACCACTCCGGAGAAACTGGGCTACCTCGTAGAGGAGTGTGGAGAAACCCTCGCGGCAGTGGGCAAAACTCTTCGGTGGGGGTTGGAGAGCTACAATCCCGAGCTCCCCGTCGCTGAGCGGGAAACAAACCGTGATTGGATCCTGCGGGAGATTCACGACCTCGAGCGGGCGATCACCCTCGTCCGAGAGGCCCTTACAAAAGTCCGGGTCACCTACGACCACAAGAGTGACGTCCTCTACGTGAAGAATACGGAGACGGACATCTACAGCAGTCAGGAGCTCCCGGACGACACCTTCGTCATTGTGAACCGAGACTACCACGGGAATCCCGTTGGTCTCCAAGTCCTCGAAGCGAGCAAGACGACCACGGCTTGGCACCTCTACGAGAAGGCTATTCCCAAATACTTGTTTGTCGCGGTCTCCGATTGGATCAGTCGGCTCGGTACTCGAGCCGAACTCATCGGTCATTTAGTACAAGGAGAGGAAAAGTCATGAACATGGCCGAACTAGAGTTACGGTTGCGCCGCCAATTTTCCATCGACGCTGGGGAAGCCCTTGTCGACTACATGAACGCCACCGTGGTGAGTAAACTTCAAGCGCTCAATGTCATCTGTCGGCACAGCATCTGTCCGCCCGGGGCTTGCGGCCCCTGTTACGACGATAGAGAGTGGCAGGATGAAGTCGCACGAGCCTCTTACGGTAACTTCTGTCCCCAATGTGGGGCAAAAATGCCCGGTCAGCACGAACTGTCCTGCATGTATGTGTTACCGGCCGATGAGTGTGTTGACGCACTGGTCGATGAGGGCGTTAACGTGCCCACGCCACCTTCTTCCGAGTCTGAAGATTCGCGCGACCACCTCATCGACGATCTCAGTCGCCAACTCACCGAAATGACCGAACGTTACTCGATGGCAATGGGGCCCGGTTCATCGTTTGCCGTCGTCAACCACTTTGAGCGGGCTAAAGAGCTCCTCGGCGCCGGTCAGGAATTCATCGACGAAGCCGTCGAACGGGTTCTCAAGGCTCGACAAGAACGGGAAGCTGCCCTCGAAGCCGAACTCGCTGAGGCAAAGAAGGACCGCGACACCCTACGAGACCGTGCGGTCGAAGCTCTACAGCAAAGGGATCGAGCCCGGGATGAAACGGACGCTATTCGAAAGGAGCTGAACGCCCTTAAAGACCAGGGACCATTTGTGCGTTCCGTCAAAAAATCGCCCAAATCTGACACGTACCGCGTCCCCCGAGCAAAGTGCATCACGTGTGATACGGAATTGAGTTTCCGCCAACACCTTCCCGCCGTACCCGAGTCTCCTGAAGACCCACCCGGGCCGGCTTTCAATGTTTTCGTTCACACCGACCCCTGTTCGCAAGGATGGGTGTGTCCAGCCGGGGGAAAGATCATCGGGGCGAATGGATTGGTGCGTTTAAACGAAGCGCCGATGCCCTAGCCGTTCCATGTTGTCCGCTTTAGCCATTGCTCGCGCTGCCAATCGGGACCCGTGGTGACGGTAGCTTGGCGATCCCGTAGAGTCTTCTCCCCAAGAGCGGCGACCTCGAGCTTGTCCGCAATGCGATCTAGCTCGATGGCGGCCTGCCTAGGATTGAACCCTAAGGGCTTGGTCAAAAGGCGGTGTCTCAGGCTGTCAAGTTCCCGAAGAACCGTGTTCACGTCCGTCACTTTGAAATTCTGCTGAAAAGGCATAGCGCGACCCTCATTCGTCCGGTGTACTACTGTAGGATGAGAGTTCTCTGGTGCTCGTGCCAATGGCAGGTACAACTTTTCAGTAGGGTGTGGACAATTCGTAGCCCTCTCTGTCAGGCTCACGGGTGGAAGTCCCTTCACCGCTGGCACCGACTGGGGCCCAAGAAGCGGTCTGTCCTGGCTCCAAAGAGCATCCTTCGGAGCCTCGGAACGGAGCGTCTCAAAAAGGCATTGGATCCGACGAAGCCCTGACCCGGAGGCGAACCTCGTTTGCCTCTTTCAGCGAAAAAAGCCTCAGATCGGTGATGTTCTGTGGGCGTTCGGTCGCCAAACGCGACACGAACGCCCGTACCGCCATCCCGATCTTTTTGTCCTGCTCCTCGAGTGACGGATCCAAGTGCACCCACGGGCCGTCGAACAGGTAAACATGCCCAAAGATTTTGGGCGGCTCATCCGAATTCCACGCACGGTACTCGACGAAAGCGTCCGGCTCCTTACCGCGGCAATACTCCTCTTGGGCTTCCGTCAGAATCCGTTCGGTCTCCTCCTCGGTGTCCATGTAGTTACGCCAAGCGCCCGTGAGGATCGACTGGATCTCTCCGTCAACGTAACGGACGAGTTGGTCTCGGTTGGGTCCGTTCCACTGTCGTCCGCCGTTAGCCACGTTGCCGATCCCAGCGGCGAGGTAGTTCGTGATGGCGACAACGATCTGGTCGATTTTTTTGGGTTCCATTTGACCATAGTACACCGGTCGTGAGTGGTGTAATCCTAGAAGGTATGGCTTACGATGCGGACACCGTCACGGCTCAGGTGGCTCCTCAGTTGGACCGTCTGTTCGCCCCCTGGCGGGTAGGTCGACCCGATGGGTGGATTCCCGACCCACGAACGAAGGAACTCGTCTGCATCGGTCTGTGGCTCCGTGAGGAACTCACCCGTCTAGGACTATCCGATACGGACCGTAAGACGCAGGAAGGCTACTATCATCGGCACAGCCGTAGCGACGAGAACCTTTACGAGCTTGCTGCCAAGGTTCTCAATGATGCGGTCGCTGGGGATATTCCTCAGAATCGCAAACCTCATCGACGGTGGGGCTGACCTCAGTCCTTGTCGTTGATGCGATAGAGGTTGATGTAGACGTTGTCCTTCCACGAGATCACGGCGCAAGGATCGAGTTGAATCGAGATTCCTTGCTCGTCTTCCCAAGCCGCACCGATTCGGTGAAAACGTTTCGCTTCTTTATCCCCTTTGTCTCCCGTCGGCTTGACCTTTACGGTCATGATGTAGTCCGGTTTTCTCGACGCGTTTGCCATGAGTCGAATACAACGCAGGTAGTCGAAAGGTTCAAGAGTACGTGGCTAGGAGATTTTGCACAGGAGCTTGTTGGCTCCGTACAAGCCAGAGTAGGTCTGTCTCGGCGTACCGAGCATTCGTTTGAAGTGTAAGGTCGATGCTTACACGAGCACTTCCCCGCCACACCCCGCGCAACGTTTGTCAGGCATCCGGATTAGATACCTCAGACTTGAGTTTCGTCAAGAGTCGCTCGATTCCGAGGGCGATGTTGTCGTAAATGGGGCGCCTCATCGCTGGGTGCGGGGCGGTCCGACCGTTTTTCCAACGTTCGAAACTCGACACGCTCAAACCGAACCGTACTCTGAGGACCTTCTCCTCGTCAAATACCCTCAGTTCTACCATCCGGTTGATAAGTTCTCGAAAAGTATCAGAGCTGTGCGTGGGGGCCGCCTTCAGATCCTCCATGAGTTTCGTGAGTTCTGCGATACGGTTGGACACGGTAAACATTCTACTACACCAAGATTCTCGATGAGTCAAGACCTCAGCCGGTGTAACCTGGGAACTATGGGCAACCCGCAAGACCGCATCATTTTCGCTTTGGACCTTCCCACCTACAAGGAAGCCGCCGGTTACGTTTCCGCTCTGCGGGAACACGTCGGCTGCTTCAAGGTGGGGCTCGAGCTTTTTATGGTTGATGGCCCTTTAATGGTTCACCATATTCAACACGTACACAAAAGGTCGGTCATGCTCGACCTGAAGTTTCACGATATCCCTGAAACCGTTGCGCGAGCCCTCGTCCAGGCGGGGGATATGGGCGTGCGGTTCGCCACGATTCACGTGCAGCAAAGAGCAACGATGAAGAAGGCTGTCACGGTGGCAAAGCAGTACGGCATCCAACTCCTCGCCGTGACAGTTCTGACGTCGATGACGGACGATGACCTTTTCGACCTGGATATGTCGCCGCCGTTCCTTGGTTTTTTCCCCGGTGGAGTATCGAACCGTGTCGAACGTCTGGCAAAGCTTGCCTGGTCGGAGGGTGTCACGGGCTTCGTTTGCTCTCCCATGGAGGTGAAGCGGCTCCGTAACAGTTTGCCCAATGCTGTCCTCGTGACCCCAGGAGTGCGTCCCGCGGGTAGTGATGTCGGAGACCAAAAACGAATCGGGACGCCGTCTCAAGCTATTTCTGACGGAGCAAACTACATCGTCGTAGGTCGTCCGATTCGAGATGCCGCCGATCCTGTCGCCGCCGCGGCTCTGATCGCAAAAGAGATCGACTTCGACTTGGTGGACTCCCCTTGACGTGTTCCCCGGACGGGGTAGGATTCGAGCCACCATGAAACAAGAAAGCTCCGAAACCGTTCTAAACATCGTCATTACGACCGCCCTTCTCGCCCTCGGGGTGGCGTTCATCATCGGTTCTTACCAAGGGTGGCTCACGCAGTAAGGTTGAACCGACCGCCCTTCCGTGTTGTACTCCCGTTAAAGGACGAGCGAACCGTGGCGAACAAGATCAAATGGGCGTGCCCCAGGTGCGGCGCTCCGGCAAACGAACACGGTAAGGGTGGTCACGACACATGCCACTCTCATAAGCGCGGTGCGGATCCCAACAACGCATGCATGGGGTTCATCTGCGATTGCGACTGGGAGACCGGACCTGAGCACGGAGAATCCTACCAGGATCCGTGCGAGGAAGCTTACTGCTACCATTGCGGATGGGGTGGCACGTTTCCCGAGAAGCCGAAGGGTCTCCAGTCGTGGGAAAAGAAAGCCCTTGATGCAGGGTGGACGATGCCCGAAGCTCGTATGGCAGAACTCGGGCTCGCCACGGAAAAGAAGAAGTAACCCCATGTCCGTCTTTGTCACGAAAGGCATGCGAATTCGAGCCAAGTGGTTCGAGGCTCGCCTGGAGTCCCTCTCTGGAGGAGTGCCCAAGGTCGGAGCCGTCGAAAAGGTGGTGACGGGCGTCGTCCGTCACGTTCGTGGAGATCATCCGACGGATCCGAAGACGGTTCGGGTCTACGTGGAGTCGGAGGACGGACTTGGCGTTCCGTGTGGCCGCTGTCAGGTTCGCGAGATGGAGATTCACCCAGAACACATCGTCGAGGTACTCAATTCCCGGACTGTCGTCGGCTAAGTACCCGCCAAACGAACGCGGCGCCGAGGATCGCTCCGATGATTGTCGCTGCTTTGATCATGGTCCTACCACCTTCGTCCCGCACCAGTAGCAGTTCTTTCCGATGTCGTTTTTCCGTTGACAGCTAGAGTTCGGACAAAGAGCCTCCTTCGGGGCTCCTGTCGTTGCTGTCGAGTCGCCAGCCTGAACGGTGAGTTGCCACCAATTGTAGAAGTCGAATCGTTCGATCTGCGTTGTGCCGACGGGCTCTACTTCAATGGTCGGTTCCCCCAGCCGATTACCTAAGGTCACTAAGTGCCTACGAAAGGTGAACTTCTGACCTTGTGACCAAATCCTTGACCCCGTGCTCACTACGATGGTGTCCCCATCCTTGATGGGTGTGAGGTCCTTCTCGTGAAAGGTGTGCATGGACGTGTTCGTTGGATCCACACTGAACCGTATAGACCATAGTCCCGACGGGGGAGTACCTCCGATCTGGTCGTACACGACTCCAAGCCAGGACGAGGTTGGTACCCGGACGGGATCCCCTATTTTGGGGACGTAAGAAGCAGCGGCTACGGGATACATCCCGCCAAACGGGTACCCGAACAACTCAGCCCTCTTTGGTCTTCAGTTTCGAAGCGTTGTCGTCGAGGAAGCCGCGAATCTCGTCGGCCATGTCGAGCACCTTCTCCCACTGCTCCTTGTAGAGCGTGACGGGGAAGCGCCCGAGGCCGTAGAGCGAGACGCCGCCCTTCTCGGAAACCTTGAGGCTGATTGCTCGCTTCGGTTGAGCCTTGAGCTTCTCGTTCTCAGCTCGGAGTCGATTGAGTTCGGCTTGGACTTCGGGATCGAGGGTCATGCCTTTTTATTACACCGTTTTTTTACACTCGCCGCAGGTTTTTGGCTCGGTGTACGCTATTGGGTATGCCGGAGTGGCTTTCTAGCCTGCTCAGATTATTCACCGATAATGGGGTCAGGAACGGGATCGTCTCGGATCTAGCCAGTCGGTGGGGCGTTCTGTCTGACGAACAGTGGGTGAGACTGGACTACCGAGTCCGGTCGGTTTGCATCCGTGAAGCGGTGAGTCACACGAACGGTATTACGATTCTCGCTGTTTGTGAGACCGCGGCAACTCTATGTGACCGTAGAGGTCGAGGTGAGCCCGTCACTGATGCCGAATGGTTGGACGCCCGCCGCAAGGCGTCGGCGGTGACAGGGAGTCCGGCGGTGGTGGCGTTGGCGTCGACGTTGGCAGCATCGAATTCGATGCCATGTGCATGGTTGGCGGCGAGTTCGGCATCGTCGTTGACCCGCATTGCCCAAGCCACCTACGACCTCATCGACCAAGAAATCGATTTGACGCGAGCCGCCAGACCCAAAGCCATGACGATCTGGGAGCACATAATGGAGAATTGACCCTAGAACCTGCGGTCGCAGTCTAGAAGCAGTCCTCGTTGCTGTACTCGATGCTGTCGGTTCCCATATCGTCGGCGGAGACGGGGGCGCGCCTTGAGGTGTGGCGAACGTGGGCCGCGGCGGGGGGTGCCGCCTCGCAAACCGCGTGACGGACGGGGTTGCCCTTCACCCATTCGATTTTTTCGCCGACACGGACGCGGCGGTTGCAGACCTTGCAGAACGAAGCGAACTTTGCTGTGAGGACCATTTTTCTGTTCTCCCTCTCACTCATATAGAACGGACCGTTCCGGAGGAACTTGAGAAAAATTCGGCGTTGCGGTGTAAGGGACCGCATGCTCTCGGATCAAACGAAGGAAGCCATTCTCACCGAGTATCTCAAAAATGGTGGGCGTCACCAAAAGCCGCCTGAGACCTCATTTGGACCGAAAACTGGGTTCCGTTGTACGTGCGGCGGCCCCCTTTACCAAAGGTACGACCTCTTCGAGTCGCGACTTCCCCCGCGCAAAGGTCCTCGTCGTAGCAAAAACCGTCGGATCGCCAAAAAGCAACTCAAGAGGTGGCTCGAGGAAGAATGCATGCTTTATCGGTTCGAGTTCGCGTTGAACCTTCTACGAGGCCCCCGCGGGTATATCTGCGGCTCTTGTTACAGAAACGTTGGATTTTACGAGGCCATCGGCCGCAACACCTTCATTGTTGAGCAACTCCCGGACGGCGCTCTGCCGATTTACGACCGAGATCCTGATGTTACGGCGTTCGATCCCGCCTCAGGACAAGCTCTTACGGTAGAGAACGTCCTCCCCGGCTCCCAAACCGTAGAGGTCCTCGATCGTTTGGATCCGATACCCCTCCCCAAAGAGGAAGGTACGGATCTCCAGGTTCCCAACCTTGGCGTCGACGAGGACTGAACGGACGCCGAACTCACGGGCGCCCTCAACCTCGACGTTCCGGACGAGGAAGGAAGCGATGTGCCGACCCCGCATGTCGGGACGGACCGTGATGTTTTTAATCTCGAGCGCGGTCGGTTCTGCCATGTGCCGCTGGTAGATTACGGCTCCGATGACATTCCCTCTTGAAAGAGCCACGAGAGCCCGTTTGGTCTCATCCTTGAGCTGGGAGTGGACCTTTTGGAGCCATCCGTCGAAGTCTGGGTAGTCCTCGTGTGGGATCCAGAGTCGCGGTCCCCGCAGGTAGTTCAAGATCTCATCCGCCCGCCGGTCCATCCCGTCGCTGGTGAACAGGAATTCCATGGCTCAGACCTTCCGCTTTTTTGCCGTCTTTTTCTTCGCCTGCTTCTTTGGCGCCGGGGCCTTGATCTCGGTAGCCGCAATCAACCAGTCGAGATGTGACAACTCGGCGTTGTTCACGAGCATATTGTAGGCAATATGCTCGGCGAGCTCCGTAGGTGTGTAGAGCTTGTAAAAAATGCTCCTCCACTGGAGCTCGACTTCGCACTCGAAGTTTACGAGAAACGTTCGCATCCCCATGCTCCTTCTATTACACCGTTTGAACTTCGGGCAACCCCGGGTCGTACTGGAGAGGAACACATGGCCACCAAACCCGTCTTCCCGATTGGCGCCGCCGTCTACATCGATGGTCGCGATGCCGCGATCGTTCGAGCCGCCTTTCCCGAGGGCTCGTCATCTTTTCTGTTCCCGCACTACAAGGTGCACGTCATCGGCGGCGACAGAAACATGGCCGTTTCGATGTCCCGCGTTGGGGTGAAACGGAAGGAATCGGTGTAACTGTACAGAATGGCCCACGTGTGGACTACAACGCTGCCCGACAAGACTACAGTGTGGGTGTATTCGCGCTTCTACCATCAGGGTGTCCACTACAACGGGACCTGCTGTCAATACTGCGGAGCCCAAAAGTGCACCGTTCCGGGGAGCCGTGCGGGTCTTGTTCGCACCCTCTACATCACATTCAAATACGGCAAACCGTATCGTTTTAGTCCCAAAGCCCCGATCTGCATTCGAGAGGACGAGACCTTTGCCGTTGAGGTACCCAAACCTCTCCCGAACAGGATGACGGTCTATGACCATCTGCTGAGCCCGAGCTAAAGTTTCTCAGGGGACTTCCGTTCCATTGAGTAAGAGGGTACGAACGATGCGAGACTTCACCAACATCTCCCTGCACAGCCCCCGCATGATGGAGCACCACGAGACGGATCCTCGGTTCGAGCGGTTCGTCAAGCTCGCCAGCAGCATGACCGCCTTTCGGGTCTCGGTGCACGAGGTGTCCAGCGCCCTCAGGTCGATGGGCGCCAACGAGGGCGAGATTTTCATCGTCATCCACGCTGTGAAAATACTGGAGTCTTAGCCTGCTCATCCGGTGTAAGGTTCTCTTATGAACCGCACCGTTGTCGCTGCCATCCTCTGCGCCCTTTCCGTCGCCGCCTGCGAGGGTCCCCAGACGCAGCACATTTTTCGCATCCGAGCTCCGTCCGACGTCGTCTACGTTCCCATCGTCGACCACTCGAGGGAGCACGACAAGGCACTGCAAGAAGCCATCGATAAGGCCGTTCGGGCACAGGAAGTGCAAGATCTCCGGCAAGAAGTTCGTTCCGAGTTGCTCGATATCCCGAACGGCCCGTCGACCCGCTCGCTCACTCAGCAATAACCGTGTAGGCTTACGTGTGCCTAAATTCACCATCCAAGTCCGTCAGTCTCCCCTCATACCTGACATCCGGTGCAGGGGCTGCAACGTTCGGCCACCTCGAGACGTGACAGGATGGTTTATCGCAGCCGTCCATCTGATTCTCTGCCCCGATTGTCGTAAGAAACCGCTCAAACGTCATCATACGTAGCATTCTGGTGTACGGATAAAACATGCGAACCTCCTTCTGTGGGCGACTTCGAGACCGTGCTGAGGCCTTTTGGCAAAAGCACAAGAACTGGGAAGCCCCGCCGATCCCGAAGAACGTTCGACGAGTCGTGGGTGCGGTTCAAACTTTGCTCCCATTCCTGGCGGACAGGGAGGACACCCTTATCCAAAAGACGCTGAAGGGCATCTCTCTCGCTGAAGCCGTATACCGCATAGTGGAGGGGAACCGCCTGATTTCCGAGTATTCGGCGTACCTAGAACAGTGGGATTTGGTCCAGTCGTCAAACCGTAACCTTGCCCAACTGCTCTCTCAGTCGAAGATCTTGGAGATGCTTCCCTGCAATGAGATCCCGCTTTCCCACGGTGAGGCCAAATTCTGGGAGATTAATTCCGAGCAGGGGAAGTTTCTACTTGGAATTGGCGAGTACAACTCCAGCCTCGCTTATCCGGAGAATTTCGACGTACCAGGACTCCTGAACAGCCTCTGGAGCTGGTACGGGAACTGTATAACGATAAGTGTCCCTAAAAGGGGACACGGTAATCTGAGTTTGGAGTCCTTCCAAGAGCACCACGGGGAAATCCTCGGGAGCGCAAAGGCCACGTACGAACACTTCCTCTCGCAGCATCGCCGCTTTAAGGCGAATGGTAAGTCACGAACTTACCTCTTCTACGGACCCCCCGGCACCGGAAAGAGCACCTTTTCTCGTAGACTGGCCTTGGAAACGAGCTCCCGCGTGCTCATCATCGACGCAACCTCCATCTCTTTTTGGGGGTGCGACGAACTTCTCTACCTGCTATCAGCTCTTCAACCGGAGTTTGTTCTGCTGGACGACATTGATCGTGCTTCGAGTTCCATGTTTCTGCCGCTCCTCGAAAGGGTCAAACAAGAGGTGCCGGAAACGTCGTTCGTAATCACGGTCAACGATGTCTCGAAGCTCGACAAGGCACTGTTTCGACCCGGTCGGATCGATACCGTGCATGAATTTCTTTCTCCGGTGGAGGACGACCGCCGTGAAGTCATCTTGGGTTATCTCAAGCAGAGTCTTCAAATCGTGGACAAGGAGACCCTGGAATTCCTAGTCAAAAGTACGGAAGGAATGTCTCAAGACTACCTCAGAGAGCTCGTTCTACGCCTCGACTACGAGGATGTGCCGAGCGCCCTCCTTTCTGTCATGAATCTGTGGAATCTTTCAGGCGGGAAATCTTCGAACAGCGCACCGGTTCCGGTCGGGTCTTCGTCAGAGCCAGAAGAGTCAGAGTCGGAGCCAAAGTCGGATAGACAACCACCGGTAAATATGACCAAAAGCACCGTTTCCTGGCGGTCTGTAAAAGATGGCTCAGTTTCGTCATACCCGATTGCCCGTTGAGTCTCAATTATGAGTAAACTTCACCACATTTCCCGCAGGTTCGGTTCCCAAGACTCAGCGCGAAGAGCCGTAAGCGCCCTCGTTTCCTCCCTCCTGGATTACGTTGAGGTTCATGCAACGGGGGACGTTCGCAACGGTCGTCTAGCACCATTTACGGTCTCTGTGACCGTCGATAACCTGGACGATAAAGTCCTTGCCGTGTCCCTTATGGGAGCGTTCGGCGCTCTTTCTCCGACGATGGCGGAGGACTCGGCGATCGGGTTCGAGGATTCGAACTGGCACCCCCGAGTCCTGACCTGGGGAGATGAGAAATGGGGAAGCGTGGACCCGACAGTCATGATTCCCTCGTCCATTCGGGTCTACAGCGACGGTTCAGCTCTGGCGGTCCATGACGGGGAGGTGAGTAAACCGTTCCCGTCCCTGTCCGAACTCTCAACAACATATCGCATCGACGTCCATTAGCTCGGTGTATACTAAGGGGATGGTGTATCAGCCTAGGTCGGGAGATATTGTTCGGAGTGTCATACCCGATTGCCCGTTGAGCGCTCGAATTGGTGTGGTGCGGTCGCTGACTCCGGGTGGGTCGTACAACGTTGCCTTTTCGAATACCTCCGTGGCCGTGTATACAGCCGATGAGATCGTCCCGCTCGTGGAAGGGGTAAATCGAGTCGAGCTGATCGGCGGTGTAAGCGCCATGGGTACTTATGCTGGGAAGTACCTACATAGTCCGGTGCACGGAATCTCCATCGACTGGGACCAGCACGGACGTGGAACTTTTCTGTTCGTCAACTCCGTACAAGCGTGTGATTGGGATCGTCTCAGACTCGTTGACAAAGTTGGTATGTCGATGACAGCCCCGAGGGAGATCCCGTGCCCAAACAAGAGCTGCCAACGGAAGAACGATATCGGACGAAACTGCTACTGGTGCGGAACCCTCGTAGTATAATCAAGGCTCATGCCGTATAGCGAAAAAGTCATCAATCACTTCGAGAATCCTCGCAACGTTGGCTCCCTCGATAAGAACGATCCGAACGTCGGAACGGGCGTCGTCGGCGCCCCGGCCTGTGGAGACGTGATGAAGCTCCAGATCCTCGTCAACGACGACGGGGTCATCGAGGATGCTAAATTCAAAACCTTTGGGTGTGGAAGCGCGATTGCCAGTTCGTCCCTCGCGACCGAGTGGATCAAAGGCAAAACGCTCGACGAGGCGCAAGCCCTCAAGAACACGTCCATCGTCGAGGAACTCTGTTTGCCTCCCGTCAAAATTCACTGCTCTGTCCTGGCCGAGGATGCCATCAAGAGCGCCATCGCTGATTACAGGAAAAAGAAGGGTTTGACTTGACTGGCTGGGGTGCATACGTTGTTGTCATGAATCGTACACTGTTGGTCAAGTTTCCGTTTTTCCACGCTTTCAAATTACTGTTTGGGTATGGCGCAGTGGTCTGTCTGGACGATGGTCTGGAGGGCCACGAACCAGATTTGTACGTTACGGTGTCTGTCCGACCAGAAGTTGGAGACGGTAAATCTAGATCCACCATCCAAGGTAAGCTGACTCGCGAGGGCTTCTTTCCACGGGGAACTTGGGGAGGCGGTGGAACGTGGGGTGAATCAGGTTTAAGGTGGGGTAAGAAAGCCTGAAGGCTCACTCCCTCTTTAATTCGTGATACCGCTCTGTCTCTTTCAATTCGGCTTGACAGAGCCTAACACTTAAACAGGATGACTCTCAATCCAATCCAACACTCGACGAACAATAAGGTTGACTGACTCCAGAGCCTCTCGGGCCTCCTCCGGTCGGACACCGGGTAACGGTCCAGAGGGATTGTCCGCCAAGAGTCGCCCAGGGTGGATCCACTGGCGAGTTTGACAGAGGCGATCTGCTCTGTCCCGAGCCTTCGGATCTAGGATCGCGTTCGGTCCCCCTTTTGACGCGCTACTCAAAAGCTCATCAAATGACCACCTTGTAGGTGATTCATTGAAGGTCTTAGACGCTAGTGTGCCAGAGCCTGTATCTCTAGCCCGCTTGACGACGAACGTTAAAGCCCCCTCCGATAGCGCTGCCGCAAGAACACATATTGTGATGGACGATGTGGACGGATTCGCCCTTTGTAGCTCGTCGCATGTGGCGGTCCACCACACTCGAAATCTTCCGTGTCCCAGCGACTCCAATACAGATCCAAAAGCTATTAGGGGTTCAACAGAGACAGGGCGACCGCTCGTACGTTTTTGAATTACATCTTTGACAATACCGTGGATTTCCGCCATACCGGAACGAGGCTGCTTGTGGAATTGGTGCGGGACAGTATGACTCGGAAGCCACTGACTATAACTTCGCCCCCGTGGAAACGTAATCATACCGTCGTCTCGCAAAGTGAGCGCCCGGTCATGCAGGTAGAGGGTGATGGCCACCTCCACATCGTTTTCCGGAATACCATCTTTAATCGCGTTTGCTACAATTACATTGCGAGGCGCCATCGCATTAGCCATCGTCTCCAAGCGCCCGATATCCTGTAGATAACTGATAACGAAATCAAACGCAAGTGCGTTCCTGTATTCAGGTTCGTAGCCTATGGAAAAATTGGTCAGCATTCCATTTTGTGGAAGTTGGTGGCGGCCTTTTTGCGCAGGAAACCCCCGTAACCCGTCGATGATTTCTCCTCGCCGAAAATTCAACCGACTGGCCACCTCAATCAACTCATCACACGTCAATCCAGGTTCACGCGGACTATGGTAAACACTGCACTCCAAAGCCCACATAATAACATGCTCAACCGACAAACTCATACTCTCCTCCATACACCAACGGTTCTCCCGTTTATCGAAACATCGGGTCGTCCGAATCCGTCTCGATGATAAGGTCACCGTTCCTTACATCGTCGATCTCGAGAAACTCGTAAAGCCCAGCCTCTTTGCCGTTGATCTCGAGACATGCCCATCTCCCCTTCGGGAGCACGGCTCCGTCCGGGTGATGTCTCAGGTACACTAAAATGTTCATTGGACGTCGTCCTCGACTCCGCCGCCGCCCATGAGCTGGGCCTCCAGGCAATCGTACACGCTCTCGGTGATGAGCATGCACCGCATCATTGCTCGATTGGACAGGGCCTGGGAGTGATACTTGCACGACGCGATCAGTCCTCCGGTAGAGGAGTAGAATACCGTCGGCTTGTTTACGCATACGAAGGGGTTATCGTTGTCAAGATTCGCCAGGAATAGTGAGGCGAACCCCATGCAGCAGATCCTAGCCATTAGCGAGAAAGGTCCGTGATGTGAAACAGACTTAGAACTCGGTAAATTCGGCCCCTCTCGGTGTCCTTCAATGGGACATCGAGGTTTGGGTATCTGCGCTCGACAACGGTCACGATTCCGACGACCAAGTATTGGTTGGAGTCCTCGAGTGCTCGGATGGCTTTAATGGAGGACCCGCCCGTTGTGACAACGTCCTCAACCAAAACGACTCTGTTTAGCCTACCCTCGACCGGAGCGGGACCCTCGATGAGATTCTTCGTTCCGTGGTCTTTTGCTTCCTTGCGAACGTGAAGGACGTCCAGGGGGAGGTCCTCGAGTGCGGCTTGGAAGCCCACGAGGCTTGCCAGGTGGCACCCGCCGAGGGCAACGCCCGCCACGGCATCGAATTGACTAACACCGACGAGCTGAAGCACGTGTTGGTGTAGGACGTAGGCGAGGGTCCGTTGAATCGAATGGTGCATCGACGACTTTTTGACGTCGATGTAAACGTCCGACTTCTCTCCAGAGGCGAGGGTGAAGGGCTCCCCCTCCGGTGCGATTCGAACGGATCGCTCTTTCATGACATCTCTGATTCGATTCAAATGAGGACGGAGATTCTCTCGGATGCTCATGTGTTCTCCTTCGCCATGCGGGTGCGGTAGCCCGGGATGTAATCGTCGAGAATGATGGTGATGCCATCAACGTAGACGTCCCACTCCACTTTCTCGTCGCCCCAGCTCTCGCAGAGAGTGAGCTCATGCGTAACGGGGTAAGAGGTGTAGATCGAGTTCTTCCATGTGACGGCGAGGTAGTTGTATCTAAGTTGCTGGTTTTCCCCGACTCGAACTTCCGGTCGGTCGATTGCGTACAGGTGAATCCCGACGCTTTCGAGAGTCACGTCATTCTGACCTTTTCCGACGTCCTCGGTTGGAGTCAGACGCTTCTGCCTTTTTCCTTCTTCGCTCGAGTGAAACCCATTGTGTCGACCCGCAAACACCCCGCACTCTTTGCGGCCCTGATCCGAATCGATCAGGACGGCGAGGGTCGTCTGGTACTGGTGGGGGTCGATGACGAGCCGTCCCTGGGAGAAGTCGATGAGCATGGGTGATTCTTACACCAGGTTCCGCGAAGGATGGTTGAACTTTCGGGCGGGTGTGTTGTATCTATTCCATGTCTAAGCGCGGGTTTCGATTCTTCGATGATAGGGAATACATGCTCGTTCAGAAGCACACGGGAGAACTCTCTAAGGAAGCGGCCGATGAGCAGGCCGATCGTCTCCGTAAGGAGGGCTTCTTGGTGCGGGTCGTCAAGAGTGGCCGCTTTTCACACTCTGTCTACTCGCACCTACCGGACGACTCCCCGTAATTTCGCCACGGACGCGAGCAGGTCGGATGCGTCCTTGGTCTGCCTCGTCGGCGGACGGTCATCCTCATCGTCGTCCTCTGGTGGAGTCGGTTGAGCTTCGGGAGGTTTGGGGGTTACGGGTTGGACGGTGTGCTTGATGGGCTTTCCGACGATGAGCTTGGCGATGAAGTCGTCCCAGCTCATGTTGCCCTTCAGTTGACGGGCGGTCTCGTAGACCTCGTCGCTGAGCTGGGCTTTAATCCATCGGTAACCAGCGGCCATGACTCATTCTGTTACTACACCGATCCTGGAAGACTCGGGCATTTAATCCCGGTGTAACTGGAAGTTCACTCTCCGATCCCGTCCTCGTCAAACTGACCAAGTAACGTAATGGGTGCGGCGCCGTCGACATCCACTTCGTCTCGTGTGGTTGTTGATTGTGCTTTGGTTTCGGAGCTGGCGGCTTCTCTGGAGGTGCCCCATCTGCTCGAAGGTCAGGCGCTGGGGAACCGAACACCCGCTCGACACGTATCCGATGTTATGCGACATGTGGAACCAGCCGGAGTGCTGTCGTCGAGAGTTTCCTAAATGGGCGTACGCTTGAACTTTCCGATGCTCCGCGCCGTACTCCCGCCATGGGTCTCATCGAACGTTTAATGCGGGAATTCCAGGATCGAAAAGCTCGTTGGCAACCAATTCGAGCAGCCATCCTCGCCCTTTCTGCCGAAGAACGCCTACAGTTCCTCGCGGAAATGATCACTGAAATCGAGGACAAAACCCCTAAAGGCAGACAGCTTAACAGCCACGATCACCTGTTAGCCGGGCCCGGTGAGTACACGTTTGGAGCGTCCAGGTTCCGCCTCAGTCGCAAAGTTGCAAAGAGGGTGGATCGCATCGCCAATGCGCACGGCTTTTGTCTGATTGAGGTCTCGAACTTTCCTGGTGGCGTGGAGTACCAGCGGTGGTTTTCTGGTCCGAGTCGTGGCAGCCCCATCGATGAAGAGACTGAGGTTGCCATTCTATCCGACATCGAGAAGGATGGGATCCCCTTGTGGTGACACTCGACGTTTGAACTTTCGGCTACACCACGCCGTACTTTCATGAGACAGGAACTTCAATGTCACGCCCTACCAAAGCATCGCAATTCGTAGAAAGCCTTACAACGACTCAACGTCTCGCACTGATCGAGCTCATTGCTGGTACTGACGAGCTTGTCGGGCAGAAGAAGGCGACGTGCATACGTGACGCCCGGGCGCTCCTAGTGGGTGCCCTCGATCGCCTCTGCAAAGAATCTTGGTAACCTCAGTCGTCTCCCATCATCTGCTCAAAAATACTCTTCCGGGGCGGCGGTTCAGGAGGCGCGGGCGGGGGAGACGACGGTGTTCTCGGACGGTTCCCATGCCACGCCTCGATGTTCTCCAGGCTCCGCCTAGTCGTCGACGGACACGGTAGCTTCTCAGGATCGGTCTCGCCCGTAAAGTTGATTCCCCACGCCTCCCGCAACTCCTGCCATTCTGGGTGGCTATCACAGTACTCACATTTTGCGGGGGCATGAAGTACGGATGAGTCGCAGTGGGGGAATTGCTCGATGGGCATTCCCTTCCATACACCACGCACCGTGCCGACGGGCGGTGAGTCCGATGTTCCTACCCCAGGTCCCCGTCCCGATAGGGCCCGTGATCGTCGCCCAGGCTCGGGCGCGCAAGCACGGACATCGCTCCATGCTTGGGACCCAAGCATCGGCAGGAATGGCCTTCCTTAGATGGCGCCTTCTCCAGCTCGGGAAGGAGCTTCTCAATGGCGGCCTGGACCTTCTTGAAGTCGCCTACATAGAGCACGTTCGCGCGCCCTCCCGAGTAGTGCCAGTCCACGGCCTGACCGCTCTCCTTGGCGACGGCCTTGACCCACTTCTCGACCCGGTGCGAACAGCCGTCGAGAATGATGGCCGAGTGGCCTTTCTTGAACACCTTGTCGTTGCAGGGCGGCGGCGAGGGCATACCATATCTATACACCGGCGACGCGTCTGCCGAGCTTCTTGTTCGCCATGAACGGAACGACACCCACAGGACTCGGGAACTTCACGGGTTTCCCGGTTCACTTTCGTCGATGTCTGGCATCGATGACCTCTATGACGACGGAGTTTCCCAGGACTTCTTTACACCAGGAGGCGCCGTACCCTGGACGAGCCTCGAGTTGGGCTGACGGGGTGACGCCGAGCCCAGGAAAGGTGCTCGGAGCATCAAAGGTGATAAGAATGCGATCCACATCATAACTTGTCACAACCATTACCTTTTTGACTTTAAGCATCGAGGTCTTGTCGTGGGCGCCGGGTTGAGCTCTTCTTGCAGCCTGCGGTAACATCCCAACATTTAAGCTCGGTAGTGTTTCGGGCACATGCTGTTGCAGTATTTTGGTCATCTCTTTTTCGGGCACCTGCGTGGAAGACCTCTCTAGTCGCGGCCGCCTCCCGGTTCAAGAGAAATCGCGGGTCGCAATCCCCATCCGGTGTATCACTAGGGTTATGAGGCGATTTCTGTCCGTCGTTTTCCTCTCGCTCCCCATTCTGCTCGGCGTCCGCACGGTTTCCGCGAGCGAGGAGAATTTTCCACAGGGTCCCCGTCAGTTCGGTTGCGCTCTCGCCGTCGACCCATTCGGCGAGCGGGAGGTGTCGAACGTCTACTTCTACCCCACTGTCGGCGGTATCGTTTACTGGGACGAGCATTTCCGGGCATGGATCGGCCCCTACGGCTGGTGGACGCCCTCCGGGTCATATCACCCTGGCTTTTTCCTACACGGGTACCGTGACCTCTATCGGGCTTCTTACCGCCCGTACCGCTTGAGCCACAGTCACGGCGGACGTCCCTGCAAGTGACCACGCCGTATCGAGCCATGCCGGAGGTTCCCGTCGTCGACCCGAAGCCTCTTCGATGTCGTCTCGGTTGGCACGTATGGTGCTACGTCCTCGGTGATGTCCTTCTCGGCTACACGACGTGCGCCCTCTGTGACCATCGTCGCCCATTTTTCGTCTTCTAACGTTCAAGCTTTATCGTAAGCCGACCGTTCTCTCCTGGACAAGGAGATGAAGTATGGCAGTACAAAATACGATGCTTCTGAAGGCGCACCACCTCGGCAGTACGATCATGGTCAAAGGGTGCGGCGAGCCTGGAACCATCTTAGGTACGTCCTTCGAGTACGAGGGGCACTACATTGTGGGTTTCGACAGTAAAGATGGTCACACCGTGAAGTGGATCCGCCCCGACGAGATCCTCGAACTCTCGGACATTACCGAAAAACTCAAAGATCCCACTTACCTTCGTTCACTCGCTTCGAAAATTGTTGAGAACGGAATTTGAGCCATGCGCCTCCCATTCGACCGCATTGAATCTCTCGCCTCCATGCCGGGTGTCCACAGACTCTCTGTTGAGAACTTTCTCGCCACGTTAGATGGGTTGACTCAAGCAGAGGCTCTTGCTAATCTCGAGCAAGACGTGCGAGCCAACGGTTGGAACACCCAAACGGGTCGAGCCATTCAACAGGGCATCGCAGAAGCTTCCGAGGACACATGATCTCCTTCGTTGATCTCGTGCGGGTTGGACGGTCTGAGGCGAATCTCGATGTCCGGAAAACCATCGGCACTCTGGCGTCCGCCGCCCTGCCTCAACTCAGTTTTCAACGACTGAGGACATCGCTACTTCGGGCGACGGGGGTTCGTATCGGCGCTCGTTCGACCTTTCTGGGCACCCTTCGGATGACCGGGTCGGGTGACCCTTCTCTCCTATCTATCGGTGACGATACAACCATTACGGGTCCTCTTCATGTGGACCTGAGCGCTCCCATCTCAATCGGGAACCACGTTCAGATAGGGCACGATGTCGCTCTTCTGACGGTGAATCACGAGATCGGGCCACCCAAACACCGGTGTGGGAAAATGACGACCTCGCCCATCTTCATTCAAGACGGGGTTTGGTTGGCCTCCAGGGTGGTCATTCTGCCAGGTGTCATCGTGGGCATGGGTTCGGTTGTCGCGGCGGGCGCCGTTGTGACCAAGGACGTCCCCGCAAACACGCTGGTCGGTGGTGCCCCAGCTCGTGTGATACGAAGCCTCACGGAGACTGCAAGAAGCATCGAGTATCACACCTGGATGAAAGATCTGGACGTCGAGACCCTTCCTGCCTAACGTAATTTACGGTCGGCTGCACCCTCCCCCTCTCGCGGCCGACCATCGAAGCCCCTGAGCCTAAAACTCGGGGGCTTCGACCTTTACTGGTCAGAATGAGGACGCTGCGAAACCTCGGCGTGGTTCGCACTTCGGCCTGTCCAGCTTGCGGGAACCCCGAGAATAGCTAAACTTCTTGTGGATTTGGATCAGGTGGAGATAAGCATGGCAACCCCTGCCCTCATGGATGGAGACCGACAACTTGTCGGCACATATCGCAGGTTTGGAGAATCTGGGCCGGTTTACGAGATCCTCGCCATAAGGACAGAGGGTAAAGCGAAGCTAGTTGAAGTTGAGCTCCCTGAGAGCGGCGAGAAAGCGATCGTCAAACTCGAAGACGTGCTCTCGGATCCCAAGGCCGAGTAGTGTACGCGCGCGTGACTCCCGGTTAAGGTAAGCCGTCAGAATGGTGTATGCTCACTCGTGGTAGACAACCTTCGAAAGTATGACCGACCGACTGGGTACGCCGCCAAAGCCCACGACTTCGTCAAAAAGCGTACCATCCACCCGTGGCGTCCACGCCGACCATCGGAGAAACTCCTGAACCGAGTCGTCTGGGGCACGGAGGACATTCTCTTCACTGCGATGCAGGTGGTGTACGGATTAGACCCGCTCGTTGCCGTGAACCTCACGAAGGATCCCCTCTTCGGTTTCGACGTTGACCTCCAAACCGAGTTAGAGGAGTGGCAACGTAAGCCAGTGACGTCCAAAGGGTCTGCCGACGTCCTTGAGGAACTGAAGGAGCACATCGAGCTCGCTCGTAAGTACTGCTACGAGTCCATCGTTATTTGACCACACTCTCGTCACAACTTCGACCGTGAGGACACTTCGAACGGTCACGTTGCCATTTCATCCACCACCGAGAGTGGAGTGACGCACCTTTCGGTGTGGTGCCAGACGGTGCCGCTAACCCTCCCCAAGAACTAGTACGAGGAGAGGCGCTCGATGGTGACGTCCTCTTCCACCGGAGGCAGAGGAAGCAGTTTCCCCTTGGCCGCGAGAACGTTCTCCCCGAAGGTGGTCGGGACCCAGGCGACCTCGACGTCGGATCGTGTGAGATCGAGAGATCGGCTGACGCAGTTTTTGCGGTAAAGAGCTTCGATCGTGCCCGTGTGGTATCGGCTGACCGGAGCGAAAAGCCCGCGCTTCAAGCGTTGGAGGAGTCGAAACTGGGCGACGGTCAGACTCGTGTAGCGAGGCTCTCCGGATTGAGTGGTCATGTTCCTACCAATACACCGAACGGAAGGGGTGAACCGTACGAAAATGACCGAGCTGTTTACAGGCACATGGCCCCAGTTTGGCCTTACTCGGTCCTGACGGTATCGCCCGTCCGCTTTTTCCCGTGATGTGCTGCGGAGCACGGCGGGGCGCTACGGACCCGAATCAGGAGCGTGGGCCATTTTCGTACGGTTCGGGAAGACGACGTTTTACCGCTCGCTTTCTGACTCATCCGGTGTAAGGATAGTTTCATGGAGATCTACGACAACCCGGACTTCCAGGGTTTGGGGTACAGCGGCGCGGAACTCTTTCATTTTCAGTTGGAGCCGTCCACGACTGTTGAAGTCAGTATGGTTCGGACAAATGATCCCCGACACATACTGGGGGAAAACTACCGTCAGTACGTCATCTACGTTGAAATGATCGGCGGCACTCGCTTCCTAGAATTTCACGCCTGCGAGGGCGGGGCCGTCTACCGTTACCTCAGCGGCAAAACCGACAAGGATTTCGTAGATTGTGAACCCCGTTACACTTTGCTGGACATGATCCTCGGACAGTCAAAGAATCTCATGGAATTGATCCAAAAGGCCGTGTCATATGCCTACACTAGGGGTTTCCAAGACGGGAAAGAAGACATTCAAGGCGATCTGAGAAACCTACTCGGTCTCTAGGGCGGTGTAATGGGCGGGGCATGACAGCCGTCCATACTGCCTTGGCAAAGAGGTTCCCGAACCCCGAGTGGGCGACGTTCTTCGAGGTTCGCAATGACGCCGGCTTTCGGGCGTCGCGTTCCGCCGACTTAGTTGCGATGAACACGTGGCCGTCCCGGGGACTCGCCGTTCATGGGGTTGAAGTGAAGGTCTCTCGGTCGGACTGGCTTCGAGAACTCGCTGATCCCGAAAAGAGCACGGCCGTGCAACGCTTCTGCGACCGATGGTGGCTTGCTACATTGGACGACAAGATTGCGAAGCTGGAGGAAATACCCGAACTATGGGGACTGCTCGTCCTTCGGGGTAAGAGTCTCGTCGCGGTGAAGGAAGCTCCCGAGCTCAAGCCTGAACCGTTTACCCGCGGATTCGTGGCGGTTCTGCTACGCTCGGCGAACAAGGGGATGGTGCCGGCCTCGACGATCGACGAAGCGGTCAACAAACTGGTCGACGAACGCACCAAGTATCTCGACAAAAACCATGAATCGGAAAGGGCACGCATGCGGGACGAACTCAACACGCTCCGTAAGCGTGTGCAAGACTTCGAACGCGCCAGCGGCATCAACCTCGACAACCGCTACGGCCGCTTCAACGGCCTTGCGGACCCGACGGTGTTGGGCGCTACGGTTGAAGCCATCCTGTCCAGGTCTAGGGGGTTAAATACGGAAACCCTCCGACCGCTCAGAAATCAGCTCGAAGGTGTGCTATCGAGCCTCGACACCGTTCTAGAGACCGTGCGGTCTCTAGAGTGCACTGTGGAACTCAGCACTCCTCCAGCAAGTGCTCCCACGCCGACTTCCTCGGAAGCTTCACAGGGAGACCGTGCGGACATTTGATGCCCCCTTGTCCCATGTGGTATTGGTTGCAAGAGGAGCACCAAAACTCTACGCCCTGAGGAACGGAGCTACCCGGGGTGATGATCGCCACGGACTCTTCTAGGGTCATGCCGTCGGTGATCTCTAGTCTTCCGTCATAAGAATTGGGAACCGTTTCCCAGCCGGGTCGATCCAACGTTTTTGGGTAAAATGTCACACGGTATTCAAGAAAAACGCTATCATTCTCGATCTCGATGTGCAGGGGTAAGATTACTCCCATGTCCCGATGCATAGGTAGAGTTTGCCCCATCAGAACGAGCCTTCTCCAGCAGCTCGCGGTCATCAGATCTCTTCCGTCGACCGTCGTCAGATGTGGGGCGCCGCCGAGCCATTTTTCTAGGGTTTCTGAAGGCACGGTTCGGTGTACTCTCCTAGCATGGCCGTGTCGGTTGAGTTCGCGCAGAAGGTTTTGACCTCTGTAGAATATACCATATTTTACCTTGGGGTTGATGAGATAGAGGCCGAACGACGACGAACTGAGATTCGGCAGTGGCTTGATGAGCTTCAAGAGCCAGTAGGTTTTGGGAATTGGACTCGAATGTTCAGGGCTGATATTTCTGAGGAAGCCCAAAAAAAGGCGAGGCGCATCCTACTGGAGCACTTGAGTCCCGAACAGCTCGAGGAGTACACGAAAGACAACTTATTCCATGTGACGGCGCAAAATGGTCGTCGTTTTCGCATTAAAGAGAAGGGGGTTACGGAGCTCAATGAGGCGGGAGAGGAGGCCTTTTTCATTTGCTCTCATCCAAAGGGGAAGCTTCCCTCGGCTGACGTCATGTTGGCCCAAAAGCTTGCACTCGAGATCAATTCTGAGGTCATGCTGTCTATCGCCAATCGGCGTTCTATGAAAGAGGAACAGGCTTCAAATGAGCTCACGAACGAACTTGCTCGGGTCATCGCGCCCCTTCTGAACGAGGAAGAGGATCGTATTCGAATGGAAGACTTCCGTCGAAGAGTTGCTGAAGCGCTCGAGGACGGGGCGCGTCGTTACGGTGGAGGACAGGCTCTCGTTGCGATCGAGGAGGCAAACGGAGAAATTAAGGTGGTCCAAGATCCAGTCGTCGGTGTAGGGTAGTGGCTATGACGACGGACATTGACACCCACGGGCTCGAGACCGTGGATTCGGATTTTGAGAACATCTCCGAGGAACTCGGCGCGGCCTCCATTATGGGCTCGAACGGGGATACCAAGATCATCTGGGACCCGAAGAAGGAATCGGACGTTAAGTCCGCCGAAGCGATTTTCAAAGACATGCGAGCGAAGAACTATCTGGCGTTCCGCGTCAAGGGGCGAAAGTCTGAACAGGGGGAGCAACTCAATGAGTTCGACCCCAAAGCTGGACGGATGCTTCTCATTTTCGTTCCTCCGTTTCAGGGGGGCTGACCGATGTTAACCGACACACGCACCTTCCAAACGACAGATGGTGATGGAAATTTCTCTGAGTGGGTGACGATTGGTAAGTGTAGTAGTGGTAGGGTGGTCGTCGGAATCGGCGTGACAGACGAAGAGTCGAAGCGTAACGCCGCCAAAAGTGTCGAAAAGTACGAGAAGTTCATCGCTCAGAATCCAAGGGATCGTCTTAGAGAGTTGCTGGCTGGCGCCCCACGGCCGGAATACCTCCTCGCTGCCGACGTGACAGAGGCGATTAGGTCCATCGCGGAAATTCTACTCGAGGAGCCCTACGCGGTTTGCGGGTAAAAATTCTTGACCCGGCCACCTCTTCCGGTGTATTAGTCAGAGCATGGATCCGGAAGAGTCGTTCTATCTCGTCGTATTCCTGTTCCTCGTTGCGGCCGCCCTCTTTTGGCTCTTGACGACTCTTGTCCGAGAGCGGAGAGATTCGGAAGGTTCAGTCACCCCTTCGTGGCGACAGTGGTGGGAAGAGGGGGACCGTGATGTGTCCCTTCCGCCCGTAAAGCTGGTGGGGGACTTCAGGAGGGAGCCGATCGAGTGGGCTCTGGGACCCGTGGCAACGTTTGGGGATCCTGATGAAGCTGACGGCGTCGCAGAACTGCTGTCTCAACTGCAATCCGGGGACCTTCCCGTCGAAGAGGAGTGGTTCATCGATGTTGCTGAGTGACATCCAACCTGGTCTCCTGGTGTGGTACTGGGCCACACCAAGAAGTTCCCCGCCGTGGTCGACGGTCCGCTACGAAAGCGCGGCGAGTCCTACGTCGTTCGTCTGATCGATCTTCCACCCGAGTACGGGACTTACCGAGGTTGTCCGGGAAAGACCCACGTCAATGACGCGGCCGTTCACTGTTTGGACCCTCGTTTGGACTTGAACCCGGTCTACTTCGAAGCTGTACTGCTACGCAAGGAGAGCTACATGCCCAAAAAGAACAAGACAGAATCCCCCGTGCCCGTCAAGAACGCGTCGTCCATCGAAGGCACGTTCACCTTGCTCATCTACGAGGAGGTGCCCGAAAACACGAACCTCTACCTCATTCCCAACGAGGTCGCAAACTCGTACCGGGGCCACCTGCGAGAAGCGCACGGGAGGTACATCAATGCGGACCAATCGAACGACGGAATGCAGTTCCTCAGCAACGCGCTCGGGGAGCCGCGGGACTCGGACGAGCACTGGAAAGACATCGCCGGCGTCCTTCGCGAGTACAAGGTGGCCAAACAAGACAAGGACGGCAACATGCCCCAGATCACGGGCGTTGTCGTGACGGACGTCTGCATCTCGGGATTCATCCTCTAACGAGGACCCGCCGACTCGCACTCGTTAGTGGGGGTACACACTGCGGTGGGTGCCCCCGCCGCCTTTTTGACGACCTTGTGCGGGTGCGTGATCCCTTTGAGCTTCTTCAGCCAGTCCGCCTCGATTCGAACGTCCCGACCGTTGGAACGGACCACGATGTCGGCGAAATGGCAGCCACGAAGGGGCGCCCCCTCCAGGGTACGACACATATAGTTGTATGTGCGTTTCCCAAACACGAGACGTAGAAGAAACCTTCGGACGGCGTTCAACATTCCGTCCTGATTACACCGATGGGGTTACTCGAGTCCGTCTAAAAGTTCACCGACCCGACTCGGGTGCACCTCTTCGAGGTGCTTTCGTACTTTGGCGAGAAAAGGCTTCCTAGAGGGAAGGTGCTGGTCGGCCGACCGGGTGATTGAGGCGAAAGCCAGGACGTGCTCTATGGGTAGGGCGGTGACAGGAAGATCTTGAAGGAGTTCGTCGACCTCGGTGAAAGCCCCGTCGAGAAGAAGAATGTTCACGTCCGCATAAATCAGGTCGAGCGCATCCTCAAGTTCCATGGCCTTACTCGGTTGGTTTCTTGACCCCAGAGGGTAGTGGTCCGAGAAGATTGGCGCAGCCATCGGCGCTGTAGGTCTGTCCCTCGATGACCGTCAATACCGTCGTTATGACCGATAGAGACGCCGCACTGACGATGCCCACGGCGAGCGCGTTCTTCGTGGCCGTGTTGGGGAATTGGGTTTCCGCTGAGGCCATCGCCCCCTCCGACCCCGTCAGGACGAGTCCCGTGATTAAGGAGGTGTTGTGAACCCCCGCCAGGGTTTGGCATGAGGACAACTGAGCCGGGGATGCGGTCGTCGGTCCCTTGGGGACGGCGGCCAAACAGCCCGACAGGAGGAGGAAACCAAGAGCCAGGATCTGTCGCATGCCTAGGGCTCCATATAAGTGAAATTTGGTGTAGACTAAAGTAGTGCCGACTTTCATCGTTCGCATTCCTGTGTCGGTTCATGATCCGTCCGTACAGGATCTGGAGGAACGAGACCCGATGGGGAGGATAATACGAGACCCCGGGTACCACACTCGATTGGAAGTGGCGGTTGAGTGCGCGAACGAAAGGGAAGCGGTCGCCGTCCTAGCCTCGGAGCTGTCCAACGCAGGAATAGGGGCATTTCGTCGTCAAGAACAACCGATGGGATGCGCTTTTCGATTGAGGGTACAGAGAGATCTCGCTCCGTACTTGAATGTGCCGAGTGAAGGCGAGTACCTAGGTCGTCGGCACATCATGCATGCGGGTACCATCGGTCAACTGGTGAGGCTTCACGACGGCTATTTCACCATTCGAATCCATTTCAGCGAAGGCACTCTACTTTGGAAGGATTTCGAATTCAGTTTGAGCGAAATGGCCACACTCTGGGAACAAGTCAGTCCCCCGACATTTCAGAATCAACAGGGATCGGAAGGGGCAAAGCCTTCGAAGGATAGACGGACCCTGTACCAACACATCATGGAAGAGGGTGATTAGTCCAGTCGGTCCCGATAAACAGGATCCGTGTGGGTGGGTTGTCGCAACTTGAGGGGCCACGCCTCCATCTCGTCGCACTCGTCACATATCCAAGTGCCGTTCGACCGCTTTTTGAAGCCCATGTTGATCGCGTTTTGTTCGGCTCCTAAAGGTTCGTTCCAATCGTCGGCCGTTGACGTGTTGCAGCTAGGGGCGTCACAGCTAATCCACCAATGCGTACGGTCGTGCAGTCCCATATCAGTCCTCCTCAAGCATGAGTCGTTCGTAAGAGCTCGTTCTGGGGGCGGTTGAGACCGGGTACTCGTCATCAAATTCTGGGGGTACGGATGTCCAAATCAAGTCCCCGCGGCCCACGGAACCAAGGGATTCGGCAATTTCTGAGTCGGTTGAGGGTCGAAAGTTACTGACAAGAGCCAGGACGTTGACCTCAAGGAACTCCGACGGCACCCCTAAGTCGTCAATCTCATTCATCGGGGCGGGGTTCAGATGGGCAAGATGACCGTTGTAGTGGTCGATTCTCCATGCAAGAGGGTTAGGGAGTTGGATATTACTAACCCAACTGAACAGTTCAATCCACCGTAATGCTTCAGCTCTACCTAGGTAATGGAAAGCCGAGTATTCCGCTGTCAGGGCCGCAATAGGAATCCACCAATGATCGAATGGTTCCGAGTGTAACGTCACAAGGTGAGCCTGACCGTTCCGAACTTCCACGACCTGAACCGTGTGCCCAGTACCCGCGAAGTTTTCCTCAATGGTCGCCAGGGTGAAATACATCCACCGAGTTCCGTTGAAGTCGCAGTCTGCCGTATTTGGAAGAGCAGGTCTGGGCATGGTGTTAAGTCTACACCGGACGCTTCGGCGGGACTTCTTTCAAAGCGGTTAGAACGCCATACCGCTCGAGGTCCTTCAACTCTCGATCCTCCGGTTTCCGAAAAACCCATAGATAGCTGTGTCGTTTGCGGGCATGCTGCTGAACCACGTGTTGGACCACCGGGTCCTTGTTCTGGACGAGCACAAATAAGTCCTTCGCGTAAAGTCCCATATTGAGGGCGTCCCTCATGACTTCTACATGCGACCAGCGATTAAAAGAACTCTCCACCTCATCCTGACACTTGACCCATATTAGCCCCCCTTTTTTGACGAACCGCTTAGCCTCAAGCATTCCGTCTCGATAGAGCTCGATGATATCGTTGTGGTACATACCTCGAGTTGTTTCGCTGTTCTGGTAGTTTGCGTTGACGATCATCTGCCCCGGGTTGTGGGCGTACGGGGGGTCCAAGACGGCGACGTCGAAGGAGTCATCCGGATACTTGTCCCGGGGAAGGCTACGGAAGTCGTACGGGGCATCGGGGCACGTGATGATGTCCGATTTGTGAAAATCGTACCGTCGAAGGTGTATGCCTCTCCAGAAGACACCCTTGCCCCAGGTCACGTCAGCGACCTTGCTCCCATTGGGCAAGTACATACGGCAAACCTCTTTGACCAAGGCGCTATTGTTTTGGGCGACGTACGCACTGTAGACGGGACGGTTGAAGTCGAGGGGCTCGTCCTCCGCACCGCCTAAATTGGCATCGTCAAGGCGCTCACACTCTTCGGCTTCGTTGAGGGTCCCGAATGTCTCACCGCAAATATCACAAGCGAAGAAGGGGGTGGGCATAGCCGCCCCCTTACACCTATTTAGAGTTGGATCTCGGTCAAAATGGTTGAAAGATTCTTACAACCCCTGATGCATAGCGCGTAGTCAAGGAAGAGTCCCTCCCTCTCGTTGCCATCGCCCTCGTGGATGTAACCAAAATCGTTCCGATCCCGGCTAGGGGTATCGAACACGGACCACTTTCTTATTAGGTTGGCCCACCAGAGATCATTTACGTCCTCGTACAGCGTAAATGGGTGCTGGTGACACTTCAGTGACGGATCGAAAAGAATCATACCCATGACGGTCGTCATGCCGACATGTTCCTCGGGAACCCATAGACTGGTCGGAGAGGAATACAAGAAGCAGTTTTTGACATAACGGTGTAAACCGCTAAAGTCCCTAACTCCAGTTTCCTCGGTATACGTAGAGGCAAGCTTTTCTAAGGAGTTTTCGTTCCCACGTAGAAAGAGCAGGCATAAGCAAGCAAGCTCCTGGAAGAAGCTATTCGTCGCTTCTCGAAACCCCTTGTGCTTTGCAAAGGGTTTACCTAAGGTGTACCCTCTTTGATACAGCTCCTGTACGAACCATTTCAGACCGTGGTCTTGCAGAACCCGGTTCTGCAAATTTCCGTATTGGTCAAGGAGCATCCTGTACTCCTCGGATACTCCAATAGAGCTTCCGTCTTTTAGCACTTCGAATGTGACACGAGTGAGGCTAGAGGCATTGACTAGGGACGGAGGTGAGCCGCCTAAGCCCTTGAGGGAGTACCCGTGTTTGACATCCTTTCTCACTTCTATTTTCAGGTCTACTTTGGTTGTGTTTGGGGCAGCCCCATGGGGTATTCTGAGTTTTGAGGACACTTCGATTGCATCTTTGTTTGGGCGCCGGGCCGCTGCCTTTATCGAGCGTATGTGCGACTCGAGGAGCTCGTTTAGGCTTAGTTGAGCGTACTTCGGAGTCCCAGGATATCGGTCAAATCTCGGGAACTCTTTATTGCCGACCCACAGAGCCTCATATTCGATGTTCATCTTTTTTGTGGCACTGTAGATGGGCTGACCCAACGCAATGTGATTGCGGGCGATCATTTCCGCCATCTCCCCAAGGTTGGGCCCATTTCGATGGACTTCTGGCGGATCCGACGGGAGTTTAAGCCCTAGAGCTTGCTGGTAATCCTCGTCGTCGCACTCGTACTCTTCAAACATACGATGGGTTACACCGACGTCAGAAGCCACTTCCCGGGCAAATGTCTGGGGGGAACCCGTGCTCGAAAAGCCATTCGACGTCGACGCCCTTTTGGTACGGGCTGTCGAGCGAGGAGAACTGTCCTGACCAAGAGAACCGTCTCAGGGTTCCCGTGTATCGGTCGAACCCCGGTTGATGGATCGAGGCAAGGCCGAGGACTTTGGAGCCCCACGCGCGCGCCGTGGGTTGGCTACATGCCGTACAGATGAACACCCAAGCGCTCCCGTTCGCTCGAGACTCGAGGCAGGGCGACATTTTGGGGTGGAGAGAACAACGCGGAACGTTTCTGACGGGGGTCATTCCCCCTACTTTACACCAGATTCACCTTCCGTACCGTCCGACTGAAGGAAGTTTTGAGCAACGTAGTACCCGTCAGGCAGTTCGCTCCAAACGTCATCGGTTTTGACCCGCAGGATCCGCCACACGGGGCGACCCCCGGGCGTGAAATGAACTCGACCCTCGAGCTCTAATTGAACTCCGGGCATAAATGGTCGGTTCAGAATGCGCACGGGGCGGAGCAGCACGCGAGTGGTTGTCGGCACGGGACTCCTTGATGCCGACTGAATTTGAATCGCGATTCCCGCAACGTACGCCGCCTTGGTGATGGTTTCGAACGGCTGCACGGGGTCACCCTTATCATTGCGGTACCACGTGCCGTTCAGGGAAATCCTGAACATGCGCTTTTGCTGGTGGTGGACGGGCAGGATTTCCCAAATGTTATCCCCGCATTCGTACCTCCATTTGTCTACACCTGTGCTCCGCCAAGGGCGGTCGCCGCGGTGTCCCCCTGTGTTGTTGCTCATGACCGAAGTACAACCGGCCCCCCAACATGGTTCAAGTATTTCACGCAATTTTTTCAATTCGACGGGCTGGCCGGGGCTTTTTGTCAAAACCCGGTGAATAACCCTTGACGTCCCCATTGAGGGGTGATTGAAGAACGCATACACCCATGAACCAATTCGACCCGACCCTGATTCTCACCTGGAAAACCATGATCAACGTCGCAAAGAACGTGCCGGGGATACCATTGAGGCTCGTACGGGATATGTCCGACCGAATCGACGAACTCCTAGCGGTTCCAGACTCGGAGTTCCTCGAACAAGTCCGAGCTTTCGAGGCTGTCGTCGACGCTCGAAGAAACTTGAGCCGCGCGCTTTTTTGCTCGTACGACGCCGTTCCCGTTCCCGTTCCCGTTCGCCCGGCTACGCTGGGCTAGATCAAACGGGACGAGGCGTGAGCATCGGTAATGGACGAGGTCACCCGTTGCAGTCTGAGACACGTCCTTCACGACCGGTTTCCTGCATACCACACATGTTGACATCTCCCCCACCTCGGAGCTGAAGCTTTGGCATGATCTAGCCCAGCAGTCAACAATCGTTTTCACTGGGCTTGTCAAGGAGTTGGCGCCGATGCTAATCAGTTCGGGCTAATGCCAGTGCTGACGGTCGCAGACTTCCCCAGGTTCCGTTCTCGCTCGATCTCAATGGAGAATAGCGCCGCCCATTGTGCGGGCGTCAGGTGGTCGAGGACCTGAGTGACATTTCGGACAACGAGGTAGTACCCGTCCTCAACCTGCTCGTCGGACAGATCAACACTCTGACCGTCGGCAATGAGATACGTGGCCACAATCGCATACGAACCGTTCTTCCTCAAAATGACGACTTGCACATTGCTCCTTGCAGATGTTGCAGATGGACGGACTGCACCACGAAAGATTGAAAGTTGGGGTGGGGGGTAAATACTCCCACTGTGGAATAGTACACCGAGCCGAAACAATTCAGTCAGGTATTTGGAAGTTATTTGGATGTATGCACCGGCTTACCAGCCGGTCAAACCCGTCGAACTGTAGCCTTTCGCCACTATGCATGAGTTTACGTGACACATTTGATCCCACCTTCTGAAAATTCCAGCCGTACGGGTGAGTTACGGCGGAGCTGGATAAAAATGGGCTCGGGGAGACCATGGTCAAGGGGTGCACGCCTTGTGGGAAAACCGTGTGAAACAAAACTCCTTCAAGATACACCGATTCGTAACAAAACCAGCCATTTTATTTCGCAAAATGCAGAGGCCGTCTGCAAAAAACCCCCTCTGAACACCGTGGCAGTAGTGTAATGGTTTCCGATACTTGCGACCATCCGTACCGAACGGTACAGGTGGCCCCGGTCTTGCACCTCTTACGCGGCGACACGGGAAACCACCCAATCAAACAAGTAGAGAGACATTCCAAATGAGCATCAACGATCAGACTGCGGTTCACGAGATTTCCGAGCACGAGGCCACCTTCACGAAGATTTTGGCTCGCCAACGTCGAAGTCATGGTCGGGCACGGTCGAAAAACTGGGCGAACTCTTCTTTGCCCGACTCACAACCGTACATCCTCGTAGGCAGCCCCGTCAATAATATCGTCGCCCTCAAGAAAGCGACGTGGGGCTGCAACCGCGAAATGACTTACAAAAACGGTGACCCATTTCTCTGGTACGAGTCGGCCGAACGAGCCGAAAACGGCGATCACAAGGGCGGCGGACGCGGCATCTTCGCCGTGGGCGAGTTTACCAGTGATGTCTTCGAGAGCCGCGCGAAGCTCTGGCCAGACGGCCTCTACCCGTACCGCGTTGGGATCCGCATCGTCCGCCTCCTCGAGAGCACCGTGGACATGGCAGCCTTGAAGGAGACCCTGGCCCCCGACGCGGGCGTCAACTGGCGGTTCGTTCGCCGCGACCGTCAACTGAGCGACGAGGAGTGGACCGCCCTCAAGCCGATCCTTGCCCGTATGGTCAACAGCTCGAAGAACTGAGCCATTATTACCGGGCTTAGCGCTTCACCATCTTGTCGAGCTCTGCAAGAACCTCGTCGCTGGTAGCGAGAGCATCGCCGCTACCTCTGAGGATCTCGGTCATGCGAGCGTACAGCTTGGGACACGAGCCGGACGGAAGCTCCTCCTCATATAGCTTCTCGAGCTCGTCCCACGCCTCGGCCAATCCCGCCCACTCCGAGTTCGACCTCATCTCTCCGATGCGATCACGCCAGCCGGGAATCGCCTCCAACAAGCGGTGACACCGCCCGAAGTCGTCGGGATCCCTCGGAACCGTGTTCTTCTCTGTTGGCGCTATCCCCTCCCTTAGTTGTCGCCAAATCGCCTTCGATGAGCGACCCGTGTCGGGTCCGTTCCACCACCGCTCGGGATCCCCCTTGTAGTCAAGTCTCGGACACGCTTTGGGCTCGTGCCCGAACCTTAGGCAGTGAAAGCACGAGAGTCCCAACGCCTTGATCAGGCGGCACTTCTTGTGCTCCTTGTCGAATGCCTTACTAATCGCGGTGAAGACGTTCATTGAGACGGGCAGTGTCGGCTGGTAAGTCTCCCCGCACCTTCGGCAGAAAAGTGTGCCATTTGCGAGAAATCGCACATGACTTTCCTTCTTTTTCGGGCTCGGTTTGCTGGAGTTCGGAATCATGACCACTTGCACACTTTGAGCGATGCCCGGTATTGAGCTCACCTGCATTAGCATACCCATAGGGTACTCATACACCGACTAGGGGGTGAGTCTTACCTCTCGCGTCGTTGCTCGGTATCTGAACCGTCAGGCGGACCTATCCCCACCGATCGGTCACCCAGGTGGACCGTGCCAAGTCGTCGACCGAGTCGAAAAGAACATTCGAACTCCACATCTTCGCCAGCACCTCATAGAAGAGGTGGAAATGGGCGGCACCCTCTCGAACCCCGACGCCGCCAAGGTCTACCGTACCGAAATTGAGCACGGAAAAGGCCTGTTCAAGACCTTGGTCTTCGGACCTCATGCGCAATACCGCATGGACCTACGAAGCGTGACGATTCCCCAAGTACGGGCCGCGCTCGAGGTTCTGTCCCGCAAGTATTTTGACCTCAAGTCCAGGGGAGGGCCCGATTTTCAAGAGCTCGATCGTGCCCTCCAGAGGGAACGGTTCGTTTGGACGGCGCCGAAGTTGGGTCTGACCGTCGTCTTTGTCCTCAAGGACCAAGGATCGGCCCACCTCATCACGGCGTACTGGGAGGGGGAGCCAGACCCAAAAGCGACGCCCGGGGAGTGCGAGCCAGGTTGAACTCCGGTCTCCCCGGGCTGTATTGCCCCCATGGAACGGACGGATTTCTCGGGCGTAACGACGGACGCTGAACTCGTTCACCTCTGGCTGTCGAGCCGACCCGAGTCGACCGTTCGGGTGTACCGACCCGTCGCTGAGATCTTCCTCGCACGGATTGCTCCGAAGGGGCTACGAGACTTGACCGTATCGGACATCACCGATTGGCGGGAGTCTCTCGTTGGCGCGGACACGACGAAAGCTCGTTTCGTCAGCACCGTGAAGTCCCTCCTCAGCTTCGCCTGGCGGACGGGCTACTGCTCCGTCAACGTCGGTCGAATTCTCCGATGCGTCAAAATTGTGTCGCGACTCCATGAGAAGCTTCTGGAAGAGGATCAGGTTCGGGACCTCATCGGTGCGGCGAGCTCGAAGCGAGACGGGATTCTCATTCGTCTACTCTACATTGGTGGTTTGCGAATCAGTGAAGCGATCAAGCTACGCTTCGTTGACATCGGCAAGGGCCGCGTGACGGTTGTCGGTAAAGGTGCGAAGGTTCGTACCATCGTCGTCCCTGACAGCATCGTGGACGGACTAAAGTCCCTTCGTCAACCTTCGGACCGTCCTGAGTCCCTCGTTTTTACCTCGTACCGAGGGCGACCCCTCGGAGTCCGCGACGCAAGGGAAGCGGTGTACAAAGCCGCCCGCGAAGCAGGGCTGAAATTATCGCCCCATCATCTGAGGCACACGCACGCGACCCATGCTCTCGAACGTGGGGCGAATCTCGCGCTCATTCAGCGATCCCTCGGTCATGCGAACCTGGCAACGACCAGCGTTTATCTTCATGTCCGTCCGACCGCCGGGTCAAGCCAGTTCCTGCCAGAGGTCTAGTGGACGATCTTCTCCGGGTCCGGGTGAATGTATACTCCATGCCGGGTGTCGTAAAAGTTGCATTCGAAGAAGACCCCGTACACCCCGAGGTTGAATCGTACGCCTGGATGGTCACCACGGGTCTTGACCCTAAAGTCATAGTAGACCCCGCGGGACTCCCCGAGTTGGAACCCAGTCTCGATGCACTTATTGAATAAGGGCCCCAAAACGAGGTAGGCGTTCTTTTCCCAGAGGATGGTCCGAACTCCGAACATACCCTTTGCTTACACCGAGGGATCGACAACTACGCCCGCGTCCTTCAGGAAATCAACGTCGTCCAGCTCAAACGGAACTCTCGTGACTGACGGCTCCGCCTTGACCATCGAACCCGCCTCGATGGCCGCCTCTTCAGGTTCTTCGAATTTGACCTCTTCGATCTCCTCTTCGACCTCGACCTCGACGGGCTCTTTTCTAGGGGCCTTTCGAGCTTTTCGCATGGCGGCGGTTACGGCCTTGCGGTTGTAGGCCATGGCGGCCGCGACGTCCGATTGGTCACCGATCACGAGAAGTCCCTCTTGCTCCTGCAAAAGGAAACCCATTTCGAGTATGAGTTTTGTATACGTGCTCACATGTAGCCCGTACGCTCCAGCACCCTCAGCCAGACGCTTCAAAAGCGACTCAGGCATACGGATTGACCACATTTTGGAGCGCGGGGCTTTAGCCATGAGTTTCTAATTTACACCGATTTTTGGGCCCTGTAGTGAGGGCATTCCTCGATCGCGTGTTTAAGTGGACATGCACAAGGTTCGCAAGGTCCAACGTGTGCATATCCCCCCGATAGATCGCAGTCATCGTCGATGCAAACTGAAACGAGGGGTTGGCTTCGCAGGGCAATGACGTCGGGGGTGCAGTAGGGATCCGAAACCCTCTTGAGTGGCTTATCCGGGCCGGCAACAACGACAGAGAGGTAAGACTCCGTCCAATTCAAAGAAGCCATCTCGAAGTATCGAACGGCGTCCTCATACGATGAGAACTCCGTGACTTCGGGAACGCCCTCTCGAGCGACCGCGACAAGGTGAGTGGTCGGCTTTTTGATCATCCGGGTTGACTTTTTATCTTGGTAGGTGCGTGGACAGTTTCTAGGAATCTTCTCCTGTCCGAGCTCCTTCATCGTCGGGGGAGTCCCCAGTTTGGTGCGGAATCCCCTTTCCTTGTCGTCCAAAATGATCCGTTTGTCACAGCACCGGCATCGCCAGGTTGTTCGCGTTTCGGAGCGAAATTCAACGCTCCAAAAATGCATTCGAATCAGTTCGGCGACCATAACCTACACTGTAACATGTAGGAGGGTACTCTACACGTCTCATTTTAGATCCCATTCCGAGTGAACAGGATCTTCTCACCAGGTGCCGTCTTTGACTCCGAAGGACGGCGTCTTGATGTTGACGACATGGGCTGGTTTGACGTCGACGCTTTCGTTGTCGGGTAGGAGGGGGAGCCCGCCTTTTTCCGCCTGGAGCTGAGCGGCGCTCTTGATCTTTTTCGTTTCCTCGGTGGCCTTGAAGCTGCCAAGCTCGCTGTAGAACTCGAACCAGGGAAGGCCGTAGTTCGCATAGTCCTTGGCATTTCGGGGGGTCGAGGGCGGCTCCTTGCCTGTAACCAACTTCCATGACATCGAGTTCAGCAGGTGGACGAACACGCGGCTCGAGTGCGTGCGGTCCCACACGTCGAATCCAGCTCTGACGGACTGTCATGACTTTCCAGCACAATAATCTCGGGTTTGAACCCATTTGAAACGATGCCCCGGATCCAATGGTTTTTGTGAGATTTTTGCAGGAGGCTGGAGGGGTGGGAGTGGCTTTTAGGTCGTGTCATACCCGTGGAAGTTTGTCCTATATAGCGAAGCTCCCCGTTCCTTGGATCAATCAATCCGTAGATGAAGTTTTTGAGACTGGGGTCGTGGGTTGTAGACAAGCTGCCCCGTAACCTATGTCGTTTTTCTCTCTGGCCAGACGGTCGCGCCAGAAATGGGCTCCCCGTCATGCGTCTTGAGGGCCTCCCAGGCTTCGATCTCCGTGTCGAAGGGACCCATTCGTTTGATGTTCCCGCCGCGGGCGAAGTACTGGACTCTGGTCCTCATTTGTTTCGTCTTCATTTTGCGCCACCGCACGGGCAGGTGAAGTCTCCCGGACCGGGGATGATCGTCTTCTGGTCACACGCGTTGCACCTGAAAATGACATGCACCCCGGCGTCGTCGACCCAGATAGTCCCCATCTTTTTGTAAGGCCCCACGTTTGGGAAGTGTACAGACTTATCGCCCCACCCGTCGAAAAAGAAGTAGTCGTCTCCCCAAATGTGCTTGACAACCGGCCCGACGGGTTTGCCTAGGATCGTAATTTTCGGGTCGCCACTCATGAGCTATTCTTACACCACCTCAAATAATCCAAGGCGGCCTTTCAGCGGTCTAAACGGTAGTTCCTGAGCATCCTTCAGGAGCCACCCGTACTGAGGTTGTCCCTTGTTGTTGTACGGCATGTACCATTTGCCGTATGGGCCTCGGTTCGGTACTACAAAACCCCAGATGTTTGCCTTTCCGACAATTCCACCGCGAGGCAGGTCCGAGATGGAAGGCACGTCCGTCCTGGCACGTATGAGCTCATGCTCGAGCATCCAGTCGACCGCCTCGTCGTACTCCTTCTTCGAACAACCCGCTCCCGCGTGTATAAGAATGTCGCCTAGATGGCTAGTTCTCCACGAACGATTCTCCAGGTTTTTTCCCAGGTGGAGGATCGCAAAGGCCCACGGTTGGCGTATCGAGAGAGTTTTCATTCTTCTGCGGAGAACTTCTAGGGTAGCTTCGCCTTGTCCAGCACCAGAACGAGAGTGTTCTCTTCCTTGGTAGGTTCCATGGATCAGTCCGTACAGGGGAGAGCGTAGTATGTATCGTCCGTTACGACGGGCTTCGACTCGCAGAAGATTCGAGCTTCCGTCACCCGGAGAGCGAGTTCCCTGGAGAGCTTGTCGTACGGGTGACGTCTGACGAGAGACCGAAGGGTCTCGAGGGGCCAGCCTCTCTGGTCGAGGTAGTGGCCCTCTGCCATCCAACGGTCAATTTCTCCGAGGGCGACATCTTTTGTGAGAGGCATAGGATAACCATACACCGTTTGGACGGTTCAGCCACCGGTAATGACCCGATGGCTGACTGTCACTTGTTGAGGAGGGGTCGAACGCTGACCCCGATCGATTTCACCGTTTGAATGAGGAGCATGGTGCTCTTGCGCCGGTCCTCGTCCAATTTCAGGGTGTCGGGGTTTCCGATGACGCTGCTCAGAACCTCTGCGGTAGCCGTTGCCCGCGTGATTCGATCCGTGACCCTGGACAGGTCAGTGATGTGGTCCTCGCGAGTGGTGTACCCTTGAATGGTACCCGCCTTGATGAGAAAGGAGTAATTGTACTTGCTGAGCATCAAGGATCGGGCTCGACCGACCTTTTTGATGAACTTGCAGACGTCGTCCGAATCCGCGCTCTTGAGCGTCTTGCCGCCGTAGCACATCCAGTAGAGAACCGGACCAGGAATCGAAATGCCGGGGTACTCGTGCGTCAGCCAGTGGATGGCGTTGACGATCCGCTCCTTTTCGTCCAGCGAGATATCGATCAACTTCGCGTAGTGTTGCTGGATCGTCTTGGCGATCTTCGAGTCTGCGACGTTGTCAAGTGTGACGACCTTGACCCCCGTCTTTTTGGACCTGGATTTGGACGCCGAGCCCCTTCCGCCCACTACGGTGTGAATGAGAGCAATGTCGGGGTCGTTCGTGCGTTTGTTGTCTTGAAGTGCCATGATGCAAATCTCCGTGATTAACCGTTGGGATACGTTTCGTGGTAGGTCGTGACGATCGAATAGGCTTGAGAGTGCGGGTTGAAGATACTGGCGGATTCTGGGCTCGAGTTGATGTCTGGGTGGTGCAACTTGGCAACTTCTCGCCAGAGCTTCTTGACCTTTGACAAATCTCCCAGGGTTCCAGTGGGGGGCAGAGCGCCTGTTAGACGCTGATAGGCGTCCTCGTACTCAGAACGCTTCTCCGCATGAGAGGCGACTATTCCAGTACGTTGAGCCTCTTTCTCACGTTCGAGAAGGCGGACGCTCGTAACCCGAACATAGTCCAAGGCTTCCTGAAGAATGTTCTTAGCCGACGATTGCATTCGGAATCGGGCTTCATGGTTGAGCATCGTTTCGGTGTATCCCTCGATGTACCTTTCGAAGGAGGTTTGAATTTCCCGTACCAGAGCTTTTCGCGCTTCGACAGGGAAAGGCGAAACCTTTTCGTCTTTAGGAGGTTCTACACTAGCGGGGACCCTTTTCACTCGGACCTTCCCACCATTGCCCTTGCTCTTCGGAGGGGGCAGTTCGAAAGCTTCTCGAACCTTCTGGGGTACCCTTTTGGTCATTACACCGTTTAGCCCGCGCTTCCCGCTAGAATCGAACTCTTTGAACTTTTTAATGACGTCTTTGAACGCCTGTCGTAGGCTCATCCCACACTTTTCGTGCACCTCGATGGCGATGCGAAGCACCTTCTCGACGGGCTCCGCATGGACTTTCAGTGCGTCCATAAGCTCGAAGGACAGGTCGGCGGTTTCAGGTTCCCGACCGAGTTTCAGAAGCTCGTAAAACGTGTGGACGGTGTAGTAGTACTCTCCCCGCTTGCCACGTCGATTCGGCACAATCTGCTTGAAGAGCTCCAAGAGCTCTTTGGCTGATCCCGTGGGAGTGCGGCTACTTGAGCCCAAGAGGAGAAGTATCTCCTCCATGGCGTAGTACTTCTCCTTGGCGCCCAACGACTCTATCTTTGAGTCCAGGGCAAGGACGGCTTCAGACAGTTGCTTGGTCGATCGCGTCGCTGCTGCTTCCATCGTAGTTCTCATTGGTGGTCGTCTGATCCCCTGGCATATTTCGCATAAAACCGATCCGCTCTTTGGCACGAGCGATCAGGTAGCTGATGCCAGCCTGGGTCATGCCCAGTTTGGTTGCGATTTCTGCTTGAGTCATGTCGTCGAGTAGGTACATCCGCAGAGCGTCCGCCTCTCGGGGTGGTATACGCTTCAAATACTCCAGAAAGCTGCTGTCAAAGTCTGGGGAGACCGCCATGCATTCCAACGCCTTCTCGTAGTCCTCTGCCTTTCCGTCGCGACTCACTTGAGACAGAATGTCTTTTGCCCGTTGAGCCCCGAGTCCTCGGTCCAAGGCGTTCCACAGGGGCGCCGCTTCTTCCCCCCGTTTGAGAAGTCGGTCTCGAAGGGTAAAGTGGTATACGTCTCGGCAGTCCAAGTACTCCCCTAGCCAATCCATGGGGTTTCGGCCCGCAAAGTCCCGCTGTTCCTTCGTGGAAAGATTTGAGATCGATCGCTCCATGAGGGCCTTGTGCCTCCACGAAAGAGACGAACAGAACTCATTGTATTGTTCCACCAGGTCCTCGAACTTCACTTCTCTCGGCTTGTCACCCGAGAGGTGTTCGAGATGGGGAGACGTCGGTACCGGCACGAATTCAACGGTGGGCTCAGGCTCCTGTTCAGGTGGCGCTGGTTCAATAACTGGAGAAGGCTCTGGTTCGGACGGCGTTAACCCCAACATACGGATTAACTTCAAAGCCAAACTCGCCCCGTCCGGCTGTACAAGACGATTGATCAGAATGTTGAAGTTTGGGGAATCGACGCCCACGCTGTAACGCGAAAGCTCATCCAGGATTTGAATACGCGTGCTTTGGAGTTCGTGGTACGCGGTAGCGAGGGCGACCAAATGTTCGGGCTCGCCCAATTTTGGAACGTGCGGTTCCTCTTTCGTCCCCTCGTGAACGTATCCGTCGACAAGGCCTTGAATTAAGGCGTCCACTCCCACCGAATAAGACTCGGCTTGCTTTTTCAACCACTCCCACGCTGGAGCGGGAAGCAGAATCGATAGCGTGAGAGACTCCATGGACCTATTCGTACCCCATCCGGAGTGAAGGTCAAGCAAAAGTTCACCGTCACGGTGTATGGATCTTGTACCCCAGCGCGGCCGCTCTCCCGGGGTACTCGTTGAAGAAGGACTTCAGCGAGTCTTCCGACTCCCCGTACGTCGGCCATCGGCGACCCATGATCTTTTGGCTCAAGAAGTCAGCGATCATCGATCGGACTTCCGTGTCACTGGCGCCGAAGGCCTTGACATTGCTCAGGACGGAGGGATCCGCTAAAACCTCGTCGAGTTGCTCGTCTGTCAGCGAAAGACCTGTCTCGTCACGGACCCCATTTCTGACTTCCTCCCGGAGCTTTGCCAGGTCCTTGTCCAACACTTTGTCCAGACAGTCAGCACAAATCACGGCAGAAGTAGGGCTCTCGCAGAGGGGGCACGGCGTCATTCTTTGACCTCGTTAGTAAGGGCATCCTCGACTTTTCCGAGGAGATTGTTCCATCGTTTTCTCCACTGCACTCCGGCGAGAGGTTCCATGGTTAGCACGTACCCTCTATCCAACTCCTCCGTGATGCCCTTCTTACAGTCCTCGAGCGTCTTGCGGGCCTTTTCGAGTTCGCTTTTAAGGTCACGGATTTCTTCCTCGGCTTTCGCCCAGCGTTCCCTCGTCTCCAGAGCGGCTGTGATGGCTTCGCGCAATCGCCACGGGCGGGGTTCTTGCAGGACTCGTCCGAAGTAGACACCACCCGATTGCGCCGCCGCAACCCACTCGTGGAGCAGGTCCTCGAGTCGCTGCACGTGACGCTTGAGAAGTTCCGTCTGCTCCGCAATGTTCATCGGGTTCCCGGGTACAAGCGAAAGGCGATCAACACGAGGATCATAAGGATCCCGAAACCGACGATGTTGATGATCTGTTGAATTTCAGACGGGCTCGGGTCCTGGCGACTCATGTTGGCTCACAGGGGTGAGGGAGAGGGTGAAGAATTTTCGGAACACCCCTTCGAGGGTGATGGCTTCGAGCTCGGTAACGGGCACCCCGTCAATTTCGATGAAGACCTCGAATCCTACGTCGAGGGACTCCGTGCGCACATGCACCCTTTCCGGGTCCACTTTGAACACATGCGCCGTGACTTTCTGAAAGCCTAGGGCGACGTCAGAGGGGTTTCCGCCTTGTTCGACCCAAGAAAAGCGCTCTCGATTTCCAAGCATGTCTACCCATCTGTACACCGGGTTTTATCCCTTGAATAGAGCTGATCGCTGGTGTAAGGTCAAATTTATGGACGCTGACATCGAAGGGGCGATCATTCGTTTGAAGCGCGAACGGAACGCTGTTCTCTTGGCTCACTACTACCAGGACAGTGAGATTCAGGATGTCGCGGATGTCATCGGCGATTCTCTTCAGCTTGCGCGAACGGCGGCGGAGACGACAGCGGACGTCATCTGCTTTGCCGGAGTTCACTTCATGGCGGAGACCGCAAAAATCTTGAACCCGACGAGAACGGTCATCCTACCCGACCTCAACGCTGGGTGCTCCCTCGCCAACGGGTGCCCCGCGGATCGATTCGCCCAATGGGTGGATAACTGTAGGAAGCACGCTCCAAACAACGACGTGACGGTTGTCAGCTATATCAACTGTACGGCCGAGGTCAAGGCGCTCTCGGACATCATCTGCACGTCGTCCAACGCGGTGAGGGTCATCGAGAGCATCCCCGAGAGCAGCACGATTCTCTTCGCGCCCGACAAGAACCTTGGCATGTGGGTCCGCAAAAAGACCGGACGACCTATGGTCTTTTGGCAGGGTACTTGCATCGTCCATGAAACATTCAGCCAGCGAAAGCTCATCGGACTCAAGACGCAGTATCCTGGAGCTCAGGTCATCGCCCACCCCGAATGTGAACCCGCGGTTTTGGACATGGCCGACTTCGTGGGGTCAACGACGGCCCTTCTGAGCTATGCGGTCGCCAGCTCCTGGGACCAGTTCATCGTCGTCACCGAGTCTGGCATCCTGCACCAGATGCAGAAAGAGGCGCCAGAAAAGACGTTCATCCCCGCGCCTCCCGACGGCAACTGCGCCTGCAACGAGTGCCCGTACATGAAAATGAACACACTCGAGAAGGTGTACGCCTGTCTCCGAGACTTGTCGCCTCGCATCGAGATGGACCCCGCCCTGCTTGCGCGGGCTCGGGTTCCGATCGATCGGATGATGGCAATCTCAGTCTAATCCGAGTAGGTAACGGATAATTCGTCCAAACTCATACATGTAGACCGTAGGCCAATACCGCCAGCCGAGCCGCTCTTTCGAGGCGTTACCCGTGGTCAGGTGGGTGTAGGTCATGATGCGGCGACGGGCTCGGGGACAGGCATCCAGTGGGTGACCTGTTCGCCGATCTGGAGTTTGCCGTGAGAACCGATCATGTCCGACTCGAAGCCCTGCGGGATTCTCTTTGGGCCCAGTTCCCACTCGAGGAGCGGCACGAGACGCCCGATGCTGACGGAGAACCCCCTCGACGTTCTGTGTTGGAGGAGGACGGTTTCGTAAAGGAGCGGTAGACGTTCGTCAACTTTTACCCAAGCGACCATAGTTGTCCTCCTTGATTACGTTTCAGTCTTCCGTTTCAGTCTTCTTGTCTCGGTGTAAGTCCCACTTCTTCCAAGTGGCAACTCCGGCCACGAGCACGAACGTCATGATTACGGGTCCCCAGAGAACGAGGGATAGTGTTAGGTTGGGATCAAACATGGCTTGCACCTACACCACCCAATCGGGCGGTTTCTGCTCTGGATACCCTGAGATTTTCATAGGGTAATAGTAGTCTAAGTCTTTTCCGCACTCGGAGCAGACGAGAATCCTCCAGGTATCGGAAATCGACAGTGTGGATCGGAACTCCGTTTTCTTAACTTCCACGAATTTCCTACACACGGGCTGATGCGGAATACCGACCTTCCCCTTGCACCACTTCTTCTTGTTCTTCGAGGCGCGGTGGGGGGTTGTCTGGTCGGGCACCTTTTGTGACCGCTCGTCTCGCCGCTTTGCGGATGAGATTTTCCGGTCGCTCATGGTGAAAGTGTAGCACTCAGTGGAGGGTGTTCAGGGCGGCATCCAAGCCGAATGTGAACGACACATGCCTAGATACGACTTGGGCGTGATCCGCTTCCGATTTACGGTAGAGCTCGGTCAACCTCTTCACGAGGGATTCTCGAAGATTCTCGGCCGCCTCCTCGAGAACAGTTCCGGAGCCCATCGCTGAAAGACCCCGAGCCGTGTCGGGTTCACACAAGAAGAGTTGGAGAGTCTTGTCCTGAAAGACCTTAGTCGTAATGGTAGGTTTCGAACCCGGGTACACGGTCTTATACGCCTCTATGGAGAGTCGAATGTTTTCTTCAGGGGACCGCATAGCCGCCAGCTCCTTGTATGAACTCTTGCATGGTCATTGATGCTCGTTCGTACTTCAACCAGACTTGTCCGAGGGGGTCCTCTGGGACACACTTCTCAGACGGCAGTATTCTTACGAGGGACTCCTTTTTACGGAGCTGATTCATGATCAGAACAACTCCGTCAAGGCAGTTCACAACGAACGGTTGAAGTCCTTGCTTCCTTTTGTACACCGTTCTGTAGCTCGTCAGATCCAGCAGTGCGTAACCAACGATCTTTGCGCCCGGACCTAGGATCGGCAAGACGGCTCGGGGGCTTTTGCCTTTTTCCAAAACTTGTAGGAACGGGGTGGTCATAGCCTATTCCTACACCGGAGGCGCCCGCTAACTGGACGAAATCGTGAACGTATCCTTCAACCCGTGATTGAACATGAGGAGCTGATACTCTCCCGCTTCACCGGGTTTCGTGTGCACGACGCATGAGTTGTTCCCGCCGTCGTCTCGAGAGACGAACTTCTTGTCCGGACCGTAAAGGTAGCAGTCGATGTCTCCGCCCCCTTGTCCCGTCACTCTCAAGGTCCTGACGTCAGTCTCGACACCGGTGATGTGGACTCGCATCCACCCCTCAGACTTGATCTCGAAGGATGGGGCAACCCCGAGGGTAAGGGCCGAGAACAGTAGAGCGTGGATAAAGGGGTGCATGTTCAGTTGGGCCTTTTCGATGGGGGAGCTTTGCAAGTCAAAACCGTGGCTCCGGGTTCACCGTTCTCCGTATCCTGAATGACCAGAACACGGACGTGATTGAGCTGGGGAGGCGTGGTCAACGCTTCGGTTGCCTTCACCATTGTTCTTTCGATGGCCGCTTTCGTGGCGGCGAGCGGAAGGACCATGATGTACGGAGCGCCGATGAGAGCCATGAGCTCGAGGTCCGCATTCGGCTTCGGGGCGGCGTCTTCTTCCCGTAGTGCCGCGCAATAGCTGGCCTTCACGAGGTGAACCCCGAACTCATCGTTGGGGTCCACGACGATGATGATGTGTTTCGACGGGTCCCCATTCACTCGAGCGAATTGCTGTAGAGCTTGGGTCCTGATCCCTTCCCAGAGAGCGACGCGAGGAGCTGATTCGGTGGTTGCCATACGTGTATTTCTACACCGATCGAATTCACCGAATGCCAACTAAAATGGTCTCGGGAAGAACTTCGTTTGAACTTCGGATTTCCCAGTCACGGCACCCAACAGGTCTCACGCCTTCCCACGGTTCAGCACGGTCGTACACCTGCTGATATGTTTCGGAAATGGGGGGTGTGTCCGAAAAAGGGCGCTTGTCGTCGAGTCGATCCCAGAGCGCCTGCGCGGTCATTGCCCGTCGCAAACGAACCAGAGCCACCTGTGGTGTGCTCCCCTGGGACATGATGTCGTATTCCATGAGACAGGCAACGATGATTCCTTCTTCGTTCAACAGTAGAACTCTCATGGCGCACCTTCTTTTCATAGTCGGCCGTTTTGGCGCAACCTACAACAGGCGGCACAATGGTGTATTATTTCCCCTTTCACTTCGAAGAGGTACACGGCATTTGGAGCTCCGCAATTGGTGCAGTTTCGCCCTGGATTGCCGAGTCGAGGCGTTCGATCAGGTGGAAGGTCTCCCCGCAGCGTTGGACCCGTGTCGTAAGAATAGTTGGGTCGACCGAAGGCCGTCTGTTCTGTCCACCTCGGCTTTGTGGGGATCCCGCACGAGTGAACCGGATCCCCGCCGTAGCATCCGTAACAGAGCGCGCGAGGCGGCGGCGTCACAAGGGCGGGCTCCTCGATTTTGGCCGAGGCAACAGGTTCTGTCGTGTCTGTGAAAAAGTAGGACTTGGTAATTCGAGCGATTCGCCCTACAAACTTGAGATCGTCGAAGCCAGCCTCGTGCGCGATTGTGTCCGTCACCATCGTAACGGTAACCTGGGCGCTTTCGACCGTTATACAGTAGGCGTACCCCACCACGAGTCTTTGCTTTTCTGAGTACCACCCAAATTTCGTGTTTTCCATGGTCCTACTATCCCGGTAATACGCCAACGGTTGGATACTCGTACGGTCTCCAAAGGTTTCCGCATCCCTTTCGTTTACCGTAATCCACGCAAAGGTGCGTCTTGTGCGGTCGAATTGCGAACTCCCCCTCGTCGACGTGTTGGAGTCCACACTTAGGACACCATAGCTCCATCGACACGGGGACGTCCTTACTCTGAGCCGCAATTTGCTTACGCTGGTACTCAGCCTCAAGAGAATTCAAATGCCCGGCCAAGGAGGAATGTTTGAGGCAGTGCGAAAGGGAAATTGGAGAAATGGTGGCTCCGCTCATTGGACGGGGACAGTCCGGATAGAAGCAACGCATCGCCCAACGATGCTTCAACCTCTTGACCTGATTCCTACGCGTGACGAGCTCGAGGAGGTAGGGGAGAGCATCTTTGAGCAGCAACCCCTCAGAGGCAAGCTCGCCCATCTCAATCAGATGCTTCAGACTCGATTTGAATTCGGTCATCGTGCCGTCCTCAAATACATCCAAGCCGCTCGACCCGTGGCATCCCTTTGATCGAACCAGGCATCTTTCCACGCATCCCGTTCTGCCTTCAGGTTGCTGACTTGACGACGTAAGCAAAACTCAACCGTGTGGGGTTCCGTCATCATCGCAATGTCGACCTTACAGTCCAGACAGATCAGCGGGCCCCCCGCAATGAGACACGGGTGCGGGTCGAATGTTCTTCCACAGTCGGGGCAAGGGTTCACGGATTATTGTTACACCGGAAGTCTCGAATTCGGTGTAACCTAATGCATGGCTCAATTTTTCAACGCCGATTTCGAGAAGGGTCGGCTCTACAGCCTACGGGTTTCCCCGGTTCAATCGACCTCCTTCCGATGGTCAAACTCCAAGGAGTGCCGAGATTTCCCTGACGGAGGGCACACTTGCATCGTTTTGGCAGAGTCGTTTGATGAAGCCTACCGTGCGGTAAAACAGAAGCACGAGACTACGGCGACGTAACAGGGGTCGTCGTGAACTTGCACCCGCACGTGGACATCATGATGACCCCGGGCTTGAGCGGATGACCAACGTGCTCGTACTTTTGCTTACACGTAGGGCAAGTGTCTAGCGGACGGTCCACGACCGTGACGTCTGGCCTCCTGGAGATTCCCTCGGTCGGACGGATGTCCTTGGCCATTCCGTCTAATTGAGCCATGAGATCGGCTGGGAGGTAGCGGTACTCAAGGGGTATCCCGTTTTTCATATGAAGTTCGATCCCCATCTTCATGCCGCTTGAGATCCCCAGATCTTCGTAGACAACAGCGGCCTCCCCACAGGCGCCCCAGATGAAACCGACCTGCATGCCGAGCTTTCGCTCCTCGGGCGACGCGTCATCGAGGAATTGAGTCATGAGGAGGTGACTCGCGTATGGGGCTTCTTTTCTTCGAAGGCAATCCACGGCACAAAGTCGAGCGTACTTGATGTTCTCCTCGAAGGTTCGGCCATTGGAAGGAGACAAGGGGGATTCAATGACGACTTTTCGCATGGGAACCTCTTTCGAGGCTCCCCTACACCACGGACCGGTGTAAAGATGGGAAATGGAACTCTCCTCTTCTGACCGCCGACTCTCCCTCTGGGAAAAGTACGGTCCGGGTACAGTAAAAAAGTTTCAACACATCCGTTCGGCCGAGACTCACGTCATCCTCATGATCGACATTCGGTCTCCGGACGGCCCCGACATCATACGGTCTCTTTATACCATATCCGGAAGCAATACGGAGAGGCACGGTAAAGTCGAGGACAACGCGGAAGCGGAAATCGCTCGCCTGCAAAAGAGCGGGGAGCCGTTCATCATGGCTCTCGCGTTGGAACCCACGATCGCCATTTTCAAAAGCGTCAGGTCGAAGATCGCCGAAGGACTCAGCGCCGAATTGACTCCGAACCATGTTCGAGCCGTCATTCTGGCAGAGAAGGGCGCTATCCTCGTTCAAGAACCCATCCGGGTCGGCACGAACTAGAGGAGTTTTCCGGCCACGAGTCGCGGTTGGAAAATCGCCGCTCGAAAGGCCTCTCCTGGCGGGAGTTCGATGCGTCGGTACTCCCTTATAGGCCTCTTGTCCTCTCCAAATGTTCGTTTGATAAAGTCGGATTCGTCCTCTGCGGACACGACGAGAACCTCGTCCTCAGTGCAATATGCAACGACGCCCATTCCTCCATCTTACCACTTTTCTTCTATCGGGGAAGGGTTCGGTGTAAAGAGGAGTCCATGTCGAAACGCGCTGATGACCTTCTCATGCTCGAGGAAGTCCTGGATGATGACGAGCTGTCGGACGACGAACGAGAAATCTTCGAGAGTATGCTCGAGAGCCTCAATGAGACCACGACTCGCATTCTCTCGGAGAAACAACGGAACATGCTTCTGAAGGTTCATGACCGATCCCACCCAGCGTACGCAAACCTGTACAGCTCGGGAAAGGTTCCGGAAGGAAATCCCGTTCCGACGCCGCCCGTTCTCCAGAACCTTCCCAAATTTCCCCCGGGACGGAAACCGAAATCGGTGTAGATAGAAACAATGGCGACTCAAAGGCTGCTCACCGCCACAAAGCGTGAGGACACGACGCAAAGCTGGGAAGTCTTCCGCTTCGAGGGTCTCCGAAGAGATGTCATCGGCTGTGTATTCGCCTCGTCCGTGGAAGACGCACTTCGAATCGCTCGTCGAAACTATCCCGATCACCGGGACTTGATCGTCAAACAGGACGAGGATCCCTATTTCTTGGGGGACGAGTCAATCACCAAAAATGAGGGAGACTATGGACCAAGAACAGACCGAAGCAACTGAAGCGGAATCGACTGAAGCCGTCTACGACACGAGGACCCACTTTGAGCGGCACCCGAACGATTCGCCAGCTCACTTAGGTATGATCCGAGTTCGTATCGACGGCGGGGACAGCACAACGAAGCGTGAGGACCGTCAGTACTTCTTCGTCAAAGCGGGATACGGAGAGAAGCAGAGAATCAAAGCTGCTCGGGCCTTCTTTGCATCAAAGATGGGACAAGACCTCGAGTAAGGATGAGCTGTTCAACGACTTTCTTTTTGTCGACCGTGTAGTCGATGGCTTGGAAGTCGGATGAGAGAGAAGACTACGTCCAATCGCTCCTGACGGATGAGGTTCTCGAGGCCTACAACGAGGCGTCTGAGAAGTTCAAAACGGGAGATCTCGTCATCCTATTCCGTGAGGAACAGATTTCGGTCTATCCGAGACAGAAGCTATTTGAGCATTTGAAGTCGGTTGAGGCTTCCATCCACCTCATTGACAAGCTCTCGGCGCCCGCCAGTGAGTCTTTGGTTCTCTTCCGAGGTTTGGGTATGCCCTCATTTTGGTTCGTCACAGACCTACCTAACTCGGACGAGACGGTATGCTGCGCCATCGCAGCGGCGAGAACCCTGGGCGGGGGTCTATCCTAAAATCGGTGTAATAACCGTTCATGGCTAAGAAGTCGAAGCCTAAGAAGCTCAAGAAGGTCCCGAGGTCAACGAAAGAGTTCAGTGGGATCCGAGTCCAGCTCGATTTTACGATCTCGTTTGACTCGGATCAGAAGGTCAACTCTCTCCCCCACCTCGATGACGTCAACGATCTCATCTTGAACGGCATCGTGGCCAGCGCATTTTTTGCGGAAGGTAAAGAAGGCTACATCGAGCCGGGGGCCATACTGAACATGCGACTCATAAAGTAGGTCTTGAACTATCCGGACCTCCGTGTTGTACTACTTCAAAAGGGGTGCTCGGTACGCCGAGACCTAAAACCATGCCGAAGTTCAGAGACATTCCGCAGTTTACCCGCAACGCCACGTACGCTGTAGATGTGAGCTGGCAGTATCTGCCCACTTTCTATGTCAATCACGTGACGGAGTATGGGCTGAATGTATCCCCGGACTTCCAACGTGGGTACGTGTGGACGCTATCCCAAAAAGTGCGTTTCATCGAGTACATTCTCCGGGGCGGCGCAACAGGCAAGAATATCTACTGCAACAGCCCCAGTTGGAACACCCTTACGGACATGAAGGACTACGTGCTCGTTGACGGCAAGCAGCGCCTTGACGCCGTGCTCGGGTTCCTGTCTAACGAGTTCCCCATCTTCGGTGAAAATTACTGCCGGGACTACGAGGATACTCCGTCCATGCTTCGCTCATCGTTCCGCTGGCACGTTAACGACCTCCAGACGCGAGATGAAGTACTGACGTGGTACTGCGACCTCAACAGCGGGGGCACCATCCACTCCGAAGAGGAGCTTGATCGGGTCCGTGCTCTGAAGGGACAGCCGACGGAAATCATCACCTCAGAACAAATTCTCGAAAGCGCCAACTTGAACCGTGGCCCCCTCAAGGTGGCTTACATGAAAGCCCTCGAAGAGAAGAGCGAGATGGAAGCCGCGCGCACTCTCCAAGCATCGTTGCCCCAGTCTCCATCCAAAGTCAAACGTGGGAAAGGGAAACATGGTGTGCGCTAA